ATTAAGAAATTAAGAAATTAAGAAATTAAGAAATTAAGAAATTAAGAAATTAAGAAATTAAGAAATTAAGAAATTAAGAAATTAAGAAATTAAGAAATTAAGAAATTAAGAAATTAAGAAATTAAGAGCCTAAAATTATTTTCAGAGAATAGTCAGAATGGTAAAGGCAATTAAAACTAAGAAGGATCGATTATCAGAAGGCATTCATATTCTTAAGCAATTACGCGATAATGGTGTCAAAGACCAATCACCAGGGTTTCTAGAGCTCAAAGCAAAAATTAGTGAATGGGTTTCGAGTGAGGGCTCTTGGGAAGGCAATATTGACTTTAGAGAATATGGTCGTATAGCGGAAGTTGAACTTCCTAAATATGACAATAAAGCAGCTGGACTAAATTTTAAGGTTAAGAAAGTTTTTTAGATCTATTTGCTTTTAAAACTCTCTGATACCATAATTTATAGGAATATTGTACTTTTGATATATTAATTTCTATAGTTTTATTTGTATAGTTCTTGTATTGATTCTGTCGCTTCTGTTGCTTCGGTTGCTTCTGTAGGTTGTAACCAGAGGAGATTGCATCCTCGTCTTCATCCTCATTGTGCGTAGTACCAGGAGCAGGTTTATAAAATCCATCAGGTGGCGGAGCCAATTCTTTACATCGACTAGCACTATGATCACTGTCGCCACAAATAGAACATAAATACGACATATTACTAAAAATATATATTATTTTTTGTTATAAGTTTACACGGAAATATCGAGAAGAATTGGAATGTGATCTGAGCCAAAGTATTCCTGAAGCATATCGGATCTAACAATTTTATCTTTAGAGTTAGCTGATACTATCCAGTGGTCAATATTCCATCCTTTGTTATTCTGTCGAGCATTGGCAAAGTTTGAAAAGTAAGTATATTTTCTTTCGGTTGGATGAAGATGACGGAATGCATTTACAAACCCAACTTCTAGCATTTTTTTATATTCTGCTCGTTCCTCTTTTGAGGCGCCTGCCACCTTATCTCTATTCTTTTTATCGTGAATATCAATATCTTCTGGAGCTACATTATGATCGGCAACATAAATTACTGGAACAGTATTTTCCTCTTTCAGTAATTTAAGATAATTGCGCATAGTACTTTCCCACGCTATTCTCTCTTCTAAACGAGCAAGTTCAGGTTGTGCATTAGGGACATATGCTACAACTACAACGCAGTTTTTAAACCGTGCGGTAATCATACGTCCTTCATCAATCCATTCATAGTTTGAATAGGGACCAAGTTTCTCTTCATCATACATTTTAAAGTCATATGAAACCCATTGTGGCTTTTGATTACACATAAGGGCAACGCCTGAATAGCCCTTTTTATGTTTAGAGAAGTTTGTTAAGATATATTTGAAATCTGATTTGAAACAGGCAAGATCGCCTTCGCTTTGTGTTTTTAATTCTTGGAAGCATAGTATATCTGGTTTCTGTTCTTGTATAAGAGTCTTAATAACATTATTTGTGGCAGAACCTTTCTTTTCGCCATTCTTGATTTTGGTGGTCATTGACCTAATACCATTGATATTCCAACTGATGAGTCGCATTCTTTATGAAGTCTTGGATTGGATTCACAGCCGTCATTTTTGCTGTAATGGGATTTCAATTTTTTTTATATCCAAATCTCGTATAATTTAAAGATATATTTATCTTTATATTAGATATGGACAATCTTGCCACAATTTTTGATAGATATAATTCAGATAAAAATAGCAGTTTTCATAATTATTGTCGGCAATATGATAATTTAATGCAAGATTATAGAGATAAACCCATATCCTTCTTAGAACTAGGTGTATATACTGGTGAGTCAGTAAAAATCTGGAGAGATGCGTTTTCTAATTCTACTAAGATTGTAGGTGTTGATATTAATCCAGATTGTAAAAGATATGAAAATCCTGATAAATCCATTTTTATTGAAATTGGTGATGCAACTAATCCAGTATTCATTAAATATCTTAATGATAAATATGGCGGATTTGATATTATTCTTGATGATGCCTCACATACTAATAAAGATGTCATCCTTTCATTTGAACAATTATTCCCTTTAATGAATGACAATGGATTATATATTGTTGAAGATACTATTACATATAAAGCTCCTGCATATATTGATACAAATTATCCAAACCATCTTGTTTATTTTGCTAAATATGCTCCTTATCTAAATCAATGGCGTTATGATTCAACTGAAGGAATTAAAGATAATTGTATAGATCCATTTAAAATTCAAAAGAAGGCCGCAAATATCTTTGAAGCTTCTATTGATTTAATTACTTATGGTTGCTCCTTTGTTGCTATTAATAAAAAAATTAGACAACACTGGCTTTAATATACACAAAATATATTTTCGCGCACTTTTTTAGAAAAATGCTTTAATAGGCAAACATCATTCCTGCGCGTCCTCCGTAAATTCTGAGTATGTTATATGTTGCCGCGTATATATGTACCACATAACTCGGTACAACTGTACCGCCAATATTACCTCTAACAGGTCTTAATTGTAGAACCAAATCTCTATTTACAATCTTATCAAGGTTTGCTTCACCTTGCGGACGCGAAAATGGTGTAAATCCATTCTGAATTGCGAGTGGTAAATTATAATAATAACGATTGACCCAAGGTGTTTTGCGCTGTTCGTATGATGGAATTACTGATCTGAAAAGTGCTGGACCCTGTGTTCTGAATCTTACAAGGTTTCCCTCATAATCTAGTTCATATGCCAATAATGGCTCTGAATCACTAAGTGAGAAACCTGGACGTAAGAATGATGATGGACTCTGTGCATATAATCCTAATGCATCTGGCCACCAAGGCGTCTTTATACCATCAGGTAAAGTATTTACATTACCTGTTAAATCACGCGTTGCTAAAAAATATGCATTGTATCTAGGAGCTTCTTGACGATTTAGCATAAAAAAGATGTCTCGAGTTGGATTTGGAATATCTAATCTGATTCTGGCAGTTGGTAAACTACGTGTCTGAAATGGATTCATCGCGTAATGCTGAACAACTGGCATCTGTAAATCTGCTAGACGGAATCGGTTTGCCTCATTTTGATCTAAATAGACATATTCAGCTAAAATATAACATTCACCTAGCTGTAAATTTAATGGCATCTGAATAGGAATACCATTCGCATTTAATATAGGGTTTCCTGGATTTAATGGAGGTGCTTGGGGTGGCGCTGTATAAAAATTACTTCCTGGAAGAGTCCATAATGATGTACCTGGTTCCAATGACGTATTTGGAACGTGTGTATCTGTGTAGTAGCAACCATTAAGATTTCTAAATGTTATTCCAACGCGAACTTCATCCATTGGAATTGCATCAATCGGTAATGCGCAACCAAAATCTCCCCGTGTAAACCAGAATGGAAGTGGAACAATCACTGTTTCATTATATGGCAGCGGCGGTGTTAACTGAACAGGTGTTGGTGGCCAACCGAAACTCTGTTGTGTAAATCCGTGATCCTTTCGCTTTATTAATTCATTTATAATTGGTACTTTCTCTAAGGGCGTATTAAACTCATCAAGAATCTCGAGAAGTCGGCTATCAATAGTTTCAACGCGAGAAGCGGCAATATCAAGTGTTAATTGTTCAACTAAGGCGTGACCAAGAGAATTAGTCCAACCAAACTTTGGATAGATTGTTAATACTGGTTCAGCATCTTGAGCGGCTTTTTGAGTAGAATAGATGTCGGGCATCTGTGCCACCAAAAATAGACGGGTTACGAGGTGACCTTTTCTTAAAATACGAAAGTAAGCCGTATTTCCAAATGTAGGAGTATTTTCAAAGTCTAGACGGCCCCACTGTGTTGTAAATCTTCCAGCCTTAATCCAAATCTTTTTAAATGGAAATAATGTATGCTTAAAAGTTAATCTTTCATCTTGAATTCCAGATGAAATTACTTTTAGAAGACTAGCTACCATCCTTACTTATTACTAGGTAATTATATAATGTATCTTTAAGACCATAAACTATATAATTAAGTGGTATTTTGCTTAATATCATAAGTGTTCTATAATCTAATTTTGTATTAGGCCCGTAATTACAAGTTGGTTTATCAAAAATTGAATAACCTATAGGTACAATATATGATAGATAAATGGTACCCTTTCATATCTTGTTTTATGGGTTCCCTGTCGATAATTTTGAATATATAATTATAACTGCACTTAATGAATCTATATTTTATCACGATTTATTTAATTTTACAGTCAAATCGGTGTATTGGGCAGACTACAAGTATACAATAGATGGACTAACAAATCGTACCCCACAGGGTTCCATTGAATATCAATTCTCGGCATCGACTGCGTGTGCACGCCTATACAATTATCTCAATTCATCCAAAGCACGTTATATCGCTACAATAGGTGATGTACCACATTCTCCCCCACATATTTATACTAGTAATGATATTATGTGGATTTCATTTGCTGTAATTATTGCAGTAGTTTTAATCGCATTTATTATATGGCTAATCAGATTGCCACACAGACGGCATTCACCAGCTGTCACCTCCATTGTGAATTATGAATGTACACGAGTCTGAAAGACCATAAATCATTTGATAATATAAAGGAGAAGTCCAATATAGAAATAAAATGTTAGTAACAAGCTATTATGATATTTATGGAAAACCTGAAAAATTTATGGAGTATATATATCTATTCTATGACTTAGCATCTAGTGGCGTTCCTATTATTGTTTTTACAGACCCAAGTCTTGTTAAAAAGTTTAGAATCTTTCCGCCATCTGTCAAAGTAATTGGTGTGCCACTTAAAACATTTGAACTGTATTCAATTTCTATGAAATATAATGGAGAACTACCAAGTAGTAGAACGGTTATAAAGGATACAAAGGAATTCTTAGCAATTATGAATACCAAGATTGAATTTATTTTAAAGGCATCTGAGATTTCAATAGATGATACTTTTATATGGGTTGATTTTGGAATACTTAAGATATCTAAAAATCCAGAACGTTTCATTAATAAATTAAAAGATATCAATGAAAAGACATTTGATAGGATTATGATGCCTGGATGCTGGTCAAAAGGACAGGCATTCTCAGTCGATCATGTTAATTGGAGATTTTGCGGTGGAGTGTTTGTTATTCCAAGAAAACATATCGAAGTGTTCTATAATCACTCAAAAAATGTTCTATCTGATTTTTGTAATCTTCCTCAATACAAACTAACTTGGGAAACTAATGTGTGGAATATTATTGAAATGTATGCTAAAGATGATATAATCAAGTGGTACTTTGCTGACCACGATGATTCTATTCTACTTAATATTAGTAGTGTTCTGTAGTTGGATTTTTTTTTGTCGAACTTTTCACCCCTTTTTGCCAGACTTTTTTCTAAAAAGTTGCCAGACTTTTTTCTAAAAAGTTCCTTTTAATCAGTAAACATTCTATTACAGATTCCATTCTCAAATCGTAACCAGTTATAATAAATAGCATATACAAATACTTCCCATCCGCCTACAGTTGCTGGATCAAATACACACGGGGGATTTAAAGCATTTAAATCAGTTGTAATCGGCTGATTTACTCTTAAGTTAAGTGTTACAGATGTTGCTCTACTCATATTAGCAGTGCCTGTTGGCTGATGTTCATCAGGATATCTAGCGAATGAATAACCATATGTATAGGCGTTATATGATATTAGACCGCCTCTATGTTTTGCGGCGATGTGTTCTCTAAACCAGTTGCCATCTGCCGAAATTAACTCTGAACCATTAATTCGAATTGACGCCCAATCCAACCAAGGAGGATATATTTTTGTTGGATTAGTCTCTAAACCAATTGCAGGCGTAAAATTAGTCCATTCATTATTCACTAATACAGCCTTACGTCTAAATACCCATAATAACTCTGTAACTGGATGATTTAACTCGAGCGGTAATTGAATCTCAACAGTATCTGTATTTGCATTCGGTTTACTCACAATATACTTAAGAGGCTCTTCAAAGTTAAATGTCTGTACCAACTTAACCATTTGTTCAAAGGGTCGGTGTAAATATTTCTCTCTCAAAGAACCAGTTATTAGTGGGCATACAGTAAGAATACGAAAGTCTCTAAATTCTGGTGCACATTTAGCCGTTTGTGTTGTAACAGCACCCTGAATACCACCACTATTAAATAAAACAGTTTCATTTAGCGGCGTCTGAGTACAATTCTCTCTGTATCCTATATAGTTTCGTACCACCTGATCAAATGGTCTTAGCTTGATATCTACTCGAACCGCACCCTCATTACAACTCAAAAGTGGAAAAAGTTCCTTTAAACGAGTACGAATGAAGAAAAATGGTAGAATACAAAAGAAAGTACCATCTTCAGTTGGATAGGGTCTATTAGGATTAAATGCTGTTTGACCAACTGTTGCTGGTTCTAAATACTGAACTGGGACAGTTCCAATCGCATCAGTTGCAATACCTATTAGATTATTGATATCGGCATATACATTAAAGAATGTACGAATAAACTCGCCTGTAATTCTTTCGACTGTTTGATCATTTACTATAAAATCAGCATATTCAATAATGGCCGTTCCAAGACTATTCATATATGTCCAATAAGAGGAAGGATTGGTAACAGTATCTGCTTGAATTTCGCCATTTGCTAAACGTTTAATAATATTGCCATTGTACCAGCTACCAAGTTTAACCTGAAGAATAACTGCTTGTAACAAATCTCCAGCGGGTAGAGCACCAATTTCAAAACTGCATTTTTGGCCCCAATCAGCGGGACCACGTTGAGTAAATTCTTGAACACTTACTGAAGATGGGTAGACTGTTTTATGGTCTCCACGATGAAAGAAAGTTTCATCAGTATCTAATGGAAAATATGTATTATCTTGTGCGTCTCGGTCCGTAAGGTCCAGAACGGTTGTTATATCACCTCTTGGTCTAAAGTAATCCTTTGAGGACATTTGCTATTTAGTATCTATTAAAAATGTTTATACTCAGATACTAAAAATATTATATTTATATTTATATTGATTTTTGATTTTGATTTTGTATTTAATATCGTTTAATAAGTCGAACTCCACAGGCGTTATTTACATTTACGTTTCTAGAGTAGGCAAATCCAACTGTAGCGGCCCGTGCACAAGTATAGTCGTAATTCTTTGCACTATAGATTGAACCTGAAGATAAATCTAAATCATAATTCTCAAAGTTTGAGAATACAAATTGATACGTATCAAGCGGAGAGAGTAGAAGATAATTTTCTACTCTAGGAAAGAGGTCCATAAATCCTAGAAGCGAAATGTTAATACTATATTTTACTCCATCTGCTGGCGACTTAACTTTGAAGTAGAGTCCTGCTTTATTTTCAGCTGTTTTGATGGAGGGAAATGGCCAATCAGTCTCATACCACTTATTATCCTCTCGTTCCTCTAGCATTTGAATAGAATACTTATATTGATCAGTTGCTTCAAGCTCTAGTCCAATTTCTAAACAAATTGCCTGACCAGTTACAGTATTATAACAACTGTATTTGAAGTTAGTCCAGTATGTATTCTTTGAATAAGGGAACTGGTACATAATATGCCCTGCATTGTTGATATGAGAGTCTTTGGTAGTAAATGAGTATATAACACTTTTACTGATAGGGTCTTGGATTTCAGGATTAATTCGCCTGGGAATATCGATGGGAATATTCATTTTGTAAAGCTTGTAATGCAACGCAACTCAATATATCATTATTGTATATTTCAATTTTTTTTGGTATATTTTGTTTCTTAAATCATATATAGTTGTGATAAGTATAGATTTAGATGTGAAGATGTACTCCAAACTATAAAATTTGAATTATAATTTTGTAGAATAGAAGATGTATTCCAAGTCATAATATGCTTTGTATTTCAAGATATACCGATGACACATATGCTCAACAATTCGGCGATGGCCATCACAAGTTCTATTTAGAATTTCGATGTAATCGTCCCTGTCTTAAAAATATGGACTGTTGTGCCAAATGTGCAGAAAAATCTGATACTAAACTTCAAACATCTCGAAAATTTAATCACGGTAACGTTAATGAACCTATTCCCGACAATTCACACATCTTCGGAGGAAAATGGTACTATGAGGCGGCCAAAAAGTGGAGCCCTCCGCCCTCTGAAATTATTGAATTTGCTTTAGCTTATCAAAAAGAGGCTCGCGGGGATTTTACTATTGAACAACCTGATTACGATGAGTTATCTAAAGCTAAAAAACAATCTCTCTCACAAGAAATGGCTAGATCTAAAAAGGTTGTCAGTGAAAATGGAATTACACCAGTAGAACCTGTAAAACGCAGTAGAAAACCTAAGGTTGCACAAGTAACACATGTAACACATGTAACATCTTCATCAAATGATGTACTGAGTGAAGAACATGTAGATAAGCCTGTTAAACGTACTCGAAAGCCAAAAGTAGCAGTCGATCCTTCTATTATCACAACAATAGAAACAGTTGCTTCCGAACCTAAGAAACGTGTGCAAAGTATACAACGTAAAAAAGCTATTGGTACACCTTACAGTACACTAATAAGTTCTACACCTCAGTTAGTTCACAAAGAAGTATCTCTTCCAACTCATATTGAGACTAAATTGGAGGAGGTTGATATTGATGGATATAAGATTGAGTATGTAAAATTGGCAGTGTTTGAAGTTGGACAGGCAACATACTTTAGAGATAGTGTAAAAAATAAACTGTATAAGAAAATTAAGGAAAAGGGTATTGGGGCTTATATTGGGCGATGGAACCCAGATACGGATTCAATCATTGCTGATATTCCTGATTCAGATAATGAAAATTAATTATTTGGAGCTTTCAGCTTAAAACAAAAATATAACCTATTTTTAGTATGGCAGTTACACTAAATACAGCTGAGGATCTATATACATTAATGGTTGCTCCTACCCTAGGACCTAGTGGGACTTATTCTTTAGCAAATGATTACATACTTGGTGCAGATATCGATATGACAGCTTATAATTGTGAATCTATTGGATATACTACTCCTGCTACTGGCTTCACTGGTAATTTTGATGGTGGAAATTTTACTGTAACTATTCCAAATATTTCAATATCATATGGCGGATTTATATTAATTGATGCTGCTACTAAAACTATACAAAATACTAAAGTAATATATAATAATCCTGCTGGTGGAATATTTAAGTCTAGTATAGGTTTAGGAGTAGGTGGGTTTGTATCAATAAGTGTTGCAAATATTGTAAATTGTAGTGTAACATTTACTAATAATTATACAATTGGTGATTCTACAAATCAAAGTGCAGGTGGATTTATTGGTACATGCGCAGGAGCTATTACTGGATGTACGCTTACTGCTGGAGATAATTTTAGTGTTCAAGGAGCACCATATCTTGGAAATTTTAGTTCAGGGTTTTTTATAGGTGGAATTCTTTTGGGGCTGACTACTCTATGTGAAATAGTTATTGGAAACAATTCTAGTATTACAGGTTATTCTAGTGTTGGAGGTATTACTGGAGCTTTAGGTTTTGGTTCATTATCATTTAGTAATATAACAATTGGTAATAATTGTTCAATTAGTGTAGCAAGTCAAGAAGCTGGTATATCACCATTTGGTGGATTAATAGGAGAACTTGATGGACTGGTCCCGTCAAATCCAGTTAATATATCTGACTGCTGGGCCCTATATGGTTCTAATATAATTGTAAATACTGCACAAGGTATTGGAGGTTCATTAGGTTATAATAAAAATCTAGTAACAGGTACAAATTGTCTTGTAATGTATGGAGAGAATTCACAATTTAATGGAAGTAATTTTGGTGGAGCAATCGGTTCAAATAATTCGAATACATTATCAAATATATTTGTTCTATATAAATCATATTATGTAAATGGTTCTGATCCTGGACCAATTTTTAGCATTAATACAGGAAGCTCTGGAACAAATATTATAACTTACGCCTGTCCTGGTGCTCTACCTGGAAGTGATTTAACAACAATTGATACCAATTATTCTACTTTAATAACTATATCAAATCTATTGAGTGGTATTGCATCATTATCTGAATTTTCACAGTATATTCTTGACAATTATTATTGTCCTCCTATACTACCTGCACCATATATTCCTCCTTGTGCTGAAATTAAAAAATGTCGTTTTTGTTATTCATATAAACCACCTGGCCCTATAGAAAATTGCTGTAATCCCGTTGTATGTACTACAAATGAATTTTTATCATCAATTTCATCTTTAACACCTGTTATAAATAATAGTACTAGAACATCTGAACGATCTCTTTTACTATATGGATTACAACAACAATTAATATGTAATCAAGCAGCACAGGTTAATAGTACAGTTCAAACTACTATTAATAATAGTACAATGATAGCAAGTACAATATATGGACAACTTTTACAAGTTAGACAACGGAGATATGAACCATTTCAACCTTACATTCCTCCTGTAATTCCTCTATCAGTTATACAGTTACAAATGGCAACAGTGAATGTTGGTGTACCACATTCGGTATTTACTTGTGCAGATGGTAAAGGTGTTCAGTTTGTAACCACATAGAATATCTAACAAAAATATTATATTTTCTTTTCTTTTATTAATATATTTTCTTTTGGGGACTTTTCCTAAAAGTTCAATATATTTTGTAAATTCTTTTGGGGACTTTTCCTAATAGTCCATTTAATAGTCTTTTGGGGACTTTTCCTAAAAGTCCATTACTTCTTAGTTACAATCTTCTTCTTGATAATCGTCTTCTTAGGAGCAGGAACAGGCTCTACATCATCACCCTCTTCATCATCGACTGTAGTAGCCATAGGAGCAGGAGCAGGAGCAGGTGCAGGAGCAGGAGCAGGGGCAGGAGCCCGTGCTTGTGGCATCATAGCAGTAACTACAGAAGCCTTCTGCTGAGCTTGAGGAGGAGCACGGAATGCTGCATCATCATCCACTTCAGGAGCAGCATCATCTGCAGCCTCATCCTCGCCCTCATCGTCTTCTGCAGCAGCAGCAGAGGCCGCTCGTGCCGTGCTAGAGCCAAGACCCTTGAATGCAAAGTCCGCAATCTTTTCAGGAAGCTTGTGAATGGCAATCTGCTTAGCACGCCAAGTGAGACCAAACTTAGAGCCAGCAAACCAAACACCCGCACACTCAACGATTGCCGTCACCTGAACACCCTTGACAAGAAGATCCTCTACAGGGATACCCTTGTAAGGACTACCATTGATATCGTAGAACTTAGCCTCAAAATCATTGTTAATCTTACGAAGCTTGAGCTTGATATTAGGAGGGTAATTGAGGACATTGCCTTCCTTATCCTTACTGTACTTGAGCGAAGGAGTATAGAATGCCTTAACTACATCTCGGCCAAGATCACCCTTGAACCACGACTTGCTATTCTTGACGCCCTCCTCGAGGAGCTTTTCGTCAATTTGAGAGATTACATCCATAAACTCCTTGATTTCTGGACGCTGCTCATTGCCACGGAAAGAGAGCTCAACAGAATACTCTGCGGGGCCAAACTTATCAGCTACATTAAGACCAAACGGGACAGACATTGCCACCGCCGTTTGCATAACGAGACGCTCGCCACCATAGTTAAGGTAGGCTTGCTTAGCACCACTTGGCAGCGACTTAGGAGCGCTGATAGTGATGTTCTTGGAGGTAAAACTGGAAGGGTATACTACGCTGGAGGACATTTTAATAGTTCTATGCCTTTATCTAATGTCCAGATTTCTCGTCAAATTTTATTTTGGTCCCATCCTTATCATAAAATATATTATGCTTTTCTAGTTCATATGAAGTGTCTGTTAATTTTTTGAATAAAAAATAGTCCAACTTTTTTTTATTGAAATGTATGTTTTATATCAAATAAGAGGGCATATCGTTAAATATATTACAACTCTAAAAATAATACTTACAGATGGTTTAAAATTGTTAGCATAATAGATATAATAAGGGATAATTCGCGTCTAGAGCTTTAAATGTCCCGTTGTCGCCGAGTCATTTCAATAAAAAAAAGCGTCATCTGAGGGCGCCTTAGGTACCGCGACCAAATTCTATCATAAAATTTGATTGTCGGAATGACCGCATTAGAAGGCATAACGCGTTTAAAGATGTCTCAGAATACCACCGGTACTAGTACAATGAATAAGTCCACCCCCGTCGCCAAGCGTGTTTCCAAGAAATCCGATGTCCCTGCCGTCTCTGCACAGCTTGCGGCAGTCCCTGCTCCCGTGGCCGCTGCGGCCCCTGTTGTAGAGAAGGCTGCTAAGAAGAGCAAGCCTGCAGTTGCCCCTTCTGCTTCCGCATCTGCATCTACCGCTCCTGTAGCTGCCGCCCCTGTTGTGTCTGCTGTTGCTGAGGCAGCAGTCGTAGTTGAGGCCAAGACGGTTGAACAAGAAATCGCTGCTCTTGTCATCTCTCACCAAAAGATCCGCGATGAAGCCGTTACTAACATCAAGACGCTTCAACGCCTCCAAAAGCGCGTCGCAAAGGAGGTTAAGGAGGCTGGTCGCCGCCGCCGCCGCAGTAAGAAGGAGGGCGAGGATGGTGTGCCAAAGGAGAAGCGTCCCACGATCTTCACGACCCCTGTAACGCTTAAGAGCGAGCTCTGCACTTTCCTTGGCAAGACGCAAGGTTCCCAGATGACGCCTGCGGATGTAACGCGTGCCTTCAGTGCCTATGTTGATAGCCACAAGCTCAAGGATGCTGAGAAGGGACACACGATCCACCCTGACGTAGCAATGCGCAAGGTTCTTGGCGTCAAGGAGGGTGAGACGCTCACGTACCGCAACATCCAGAGCTACCTCTACAAGCTCTATGTCCTACCCGAGAAGAAGAAGCCTGTTACTGCTTAAAACTTTTAGGATTCCCAAAATTAATTACAATAATTAATTAACTTCAAAATGAAAATAAAATATATTTTTAGTTTATTTTTATTTGTGTATTGTGTATTTAATATTTTTTAAATACTCTATATATTATTAGAATGTCTTGTAACCCACAATATAATCCATATGGTTATAATCCATATAATTATGGAGGTAATTGTCCTTCACCTTGCCCACCGCAGCCTACCATTCCATACTATCCACTAATTTGTGTTGGAACTGGTCCTACAGGTCCTACAGGCTCTACGGGTATGACTGGCGCTACGGGCTATACTGGACCTTGTTGTACTGGTGATACGGGTGTTGCAGGACCAACTGGACCAGAAGCAACTGGACCAACTGGACCCTGTTGTACTGGTGCTACTGGACCATCAGTTCTTATTGAAACAACTGGTCCTACAGGACCAGGAGGCGATCCAGGAACTGTACAGGCTATTGGACTCTGCTATTCTGATTATCTTTATTGGGATGATCAAATTTTTCCAGCAGCTTGGGTTAATGGCCTGAATGACGTACATATTGGTTGTAATGCTGGAGAATTTAATCGAGGTGCTCAAGCAGTAGCTGTTGGTAATTTTGCGGGACAAAATGATCAAGGAGCTCAATCAATAGCAGTTGGACTTCAAGCAGGACAAAATACCCAAGGTGGTGAAGCAATTGCTATTGGTAGAGTCGCAGGACAAGATAGCCAAGGAAAACAAGCAATAGCAGTTGGACGTCAAGCAGGTCAAACTAGCCAAGGTAGTGTCGCAATTGCTATTGGGTCAGCGGCTGGTCAAACTAATCAAGGTAGTGTTGCAATAGCTATTGGTAATTTTGCTGGACAAGGTACTCAAGGAGTTCAAGCAATAGCAGTTGGTAGTCAAGCTGGTCAAAATACCCAAGGCGGTCAAGCAGTAGCTGTTGGTAATTTTGCTGGACAAGGTGATCAAGGAGCTTTAGCTATTGCTATTGGTGTATCAGCTGGACAAACAAGCCAAAGTGGGATTGCAATTGCAGTTGGTAGTTTCGCAGGTCAAAATACCCAAGGTGCTGAAGCAATTGCCATTGGTAGAGCAGCTGGACAAAATGATCAAGCAAAACAAGCAATAGCAGTTGGACGTCAAGCAGGTCAAACTAGTCAAGGTAGCGACGCAATTGCTATTGGTACTTTCGCTGGACAAAATACTCAGGGTACAGAGGCAATTGCTATTGGTAATCAAGCTGGACAAACAAGCCAAGGTAGTACCGCAATTGCTATTGGCAGTGATGCAGGTCAAACTAGTCAAGGTAGTACCGCAGTTGCTATTGGTAATTTAGCGGGACAAAGTGTTCAAGGTAGTGGAGCAATAGCAGTTGGACTTCGAGCAGGTCAAAATAGCCAAAGTACAGATGCGATTGCTATTGGTGTTCAAGCTGGTCAAACTAGCCAGGGACAATACTCAATTGCTATTGGTTATTTTGCAGGGCAAAATACACAGGACAATGGTGCGATTGCTATTGGAGAGAGAGCTGGACAGAATAGCCAAGATCGTCAAACAATTGCTATTGGTAGAGAGGCGGGACAAAATGATCAACAAAGAAACGCAATTGCGATTGGTTTAGCAGCTGGTCAATTTAGCCAAAGTAGTGGAGCAATAGCAGTTGGTTATCAAGCTGGTCGAACAAGCCAAAGTACAGGTGCGATTGCTATTGGTATTCAAGCTGGTCAAACAAGCCAAGATGGTGACGCAATTGCTATTGGTACTTTCGCTGGACAAAATACTCAGGCTTCAAATGCTATTGCTATTGGAAATACTGCGGGACAAATTAGTCAACAATTTATAGCTATTGCGATAGGCAATAATGCTGGACAAAATAATCAAGGTTCATATGCGATTGGTATTGGTGTTCAAGCAGGTCAAAATACACAAGGAAGTTCAGCGATTGCGATTGGGGAAAATGCTGGACAAGTGAAACAAGGTTCATATGCGATTGCAGTTGGCTATAAAGCAGGTCAAAATACACAAGGGTTGTTCGCAGTTGCTGTTGGGTATAGTGCTGGTTTTACTAACCAAGGAACTTGCGCAGTTGCTATTGGGTATAATGCTGGTACGGGTACACAAGGAGAATACGCAGTTGCTATTGGCCATCAATCTGGTCAAAATGGTCAACAGCTTCGAGCTACAGCAGTTGGTAATCAAGCAGGTGACCAAACGCAAGGAACGTATGCAACTGCTGTTGGCTATGAAGCTGGACAGCTTCGTCAAGGGGAAAGTGCGGTTGCAGTTGGGTACAATGCGGGGGCAGGTGACCAAGGGACTAACGCGATTGCGATTGGTCGCAATGCTGGTCTAGCTACACAAGGGCGCAATGCTATAGCTATTGGTAATGACGCAGGAAATCTTAGTCAAGGGACTAGCGCGATTGCGATTGGTCGCCAAGCTGGTCTAACTATACAAGGGCAGAATGCTATTGCTATTGGTAATGAAGCAGGGCTATTATCACAATCTTCTGGAGCTATAGCTATTGGTTTTTTTGCGGGACAAACACTTCAATCTCAAAATGCTATTGCTATTGGCAATAATGCGGGACAAAGTACTCAACAATTGTTTGCTATTGCAATAGGCAATAATGCTGGACTAGTGCGACAAGGTATAAGTGCGATTGCTATTGGTGTTCAAGCAGGTACAAATACCCAAGGTGGTGACGCAATTGCTATTGGTACTAAAGCAGGTCAAATTAGTCAAGGACAAAGTGCAGTTGCAGTTGGAAATCAAGCAGGTCAAAATACCCAAGGTGGTGATGCAATTGCTATTGGTAGTTTAGCAGGACAAATTAGTCAAGGCGAGGTTTCTATAGCTATTGGAAAAAGCGCTGGTCAAAATACACAAGGAACAGATTCTATTGCTATTGGTGGATCAGCAGGACAAAACTTCCAAGGGAATGAAGCCATTGCTATTGGATCAAATGCTGCAGGAACGAATCAGGGTACAGGTGCAATTGCTATTGGGACGTATGCTGGTTTTACTAGCCAAGGTACAAATGCTATTGCTATTGGAGAATTTGCTGGCGCTTCTGGTCAAGGATTAGATTCTATAGCAATAGGAAATAAGGCTGGTGGTGCGACACAGGCAAATAATAGTATTATATTGAACGCATCAGGTATAACACAAGATATTGGTACTGCCTTCTCTAATTCAATTGTTATAAATTCACAAGCGGGAGTAGCAATAACTCCACCAGCAGCAGTAGGATTGTATGTAGCACCAATTCGATCAGTCCCCACGTTGGATACTAATTTATTAAGATATAATACTGCTACTAATGAAATCACATATGCCACAAAAACTTTTATAATAAATCATCCATTAGATGAAAATAAGTATTTAGTTCACGCCTGTCTAGAAGGACCTGAAGTAGGAGTATATTACAGAGGCACAGCCGAAATTTTAGATAAATATTTGGAAATAGAATTACCAGAATATGTAAAAACATTAGCAACAGATTTTACTGTATATGTTACACATGAGCTCGATGAAGAAATTGATACAGAACCAAAAATATATGCTGCAAGTAAAATAGTAAATAATAAATTCAAAATATATGGACCAAAAGGAAAAGCATCTTGGCTTGTTTTTGGAAAACGCGGTGATATAAATGTTGAACCTCTTAAATCATCTGTTAATGTAAAAGGCGATGGACCTTATAAATACATCTAGAATTATAAAAATAAATTAATATAATACTTTAAACAATATGGATCTTGGGTCTTGGATCAATATGTACTTTAAAAATATTATAAAATAGTTTTTAAAAACTTATATATAATATTTAATTTAGTGACGATGAGTATGTCTATGCTTTGTATGTCTTTTATGAGACTTGTTATGATGTCTCTTGGTACTACGATGTCTTCTACGTTTGCCACCACCTGAATTATTATCTATTGAACCCATTTTACCAAAAAGACTACTAAGTTCATTAACTTTAGCTCTTGTTTGTGCTGCCTTATATTTTGGATTTATAGAATTTATTTTATATGAATGTCTATATGTAATTGCCTGTCCAGTTGACATAGCAGTTTGTGATTGTCTATCAGTTAAACTATGTGAAAATTTACCCTTGCCATTGCCAATATCAACATTTTTCATTAACATACCAGTAGTAGCATTCATAGGATAAGGGAAATCTTGACCAGGACCAGTTGTAACTGATTCCTTGATAGTTTTCTTAATAAATTGTTTAGGAGGTGCTCGCCCAGAAGCGCCAGAAGCGGCAGAAGCAGCAGAACCATTATTATTATTATTACTATTATTAATATTCATATTTCTAATAGTATATTTTATTTTATTTTATTCCTATTAGTTCATCTTTGTAAAGTATGTAGTATTTTTGAAGTACATATTCCAGCTCTTTATACACACTTATTAGCGAATATGCCAAAAGTACATCTTTATCTTTCATATTATTACAGAGATACATAAAATCCTCCCACTGCTGTGCCGTAAATCCCAAAATATCACAAATATAATCCCTACTAAATACTGCACCCCTTAATGGGGATACAGGTCGTAGAACAGTACTTGATCCGAGAATAAGTAAGTCAGAATCATTTGTGATAATTATACTAATTATACCTTTTTGTTCGAGCTCGATAAGAGTATGATCAGCTTCATCTGGGGCTTGATATATTTCACATCCCTTTCCTGCCAACCAGCTCTTAACATACTCTACATAGTCTGGAGGAGGTTGCCACGCTTGGCGTTTTAGTTGATTCAAATAACTATTAATATAATGGCGATCTGAACCTGTTAGATGATTGAAGGGATATTTTATAAATTTTTCAATTTGATTAATTGATTGGTAGAGTTCCTGTCGTTTTTGTGTCTGTTCTTGGTGCGATTGTTTTCTTTCTTCGGTTGGAGCTCCATCGAAAACACAATGAACTTTTTGTGCGTGTTTAATAATTGGTAGTAGGTTATTTTGAAGTTGAAACATATCTCCTTTGGATTGGTGGAGGAACCAGAAGATATCTACGCCAACTGATTTACCTGAAATGAATTGTGGAATATTAACATCTTTTTCAAATCTTTTCAAGAACTGAAAGAGACCTTTTACGCCCATTTGTAATTTATATATGATTCTGACTAATTTCTATGACGGACTGGGAATCAATTTTGGATTGGTTACTGTGGGGGACTTAAAGCTCGAGGGGACTTAAAGCGCCCTAGATTTTTGCGCACTTTTTTTAAAAAGTGCTTTAAAGAATTGTCGATTCCTTTATCACTTTAAAACGCTGTTTTAATATATCACTCGGAGGATACGTTAAACGCAATGAATTCCCCACTCTAATTACTGGTGCTAAATCCATATTACTTAAAATAGACCATTCACGCCAAATATCCTCCTTTCCTATCGTATATCTCCACGGAAACTCCATTGAATAAGGATTAATCATATGCTTTCTCACTTTTGTATTCTGCTTTCTCATCCATTCAGATTGTCTTTTAAGTAAATCATTAAATATATACTTTTTACCTTGTGCCAAAATTGCTACATAACATAATTCCGCCCACGCCTCTGTCTCCGCTTCAATCATATCTATTCCATTCTCAGTCCTATCCAAACAACACGAATGCTGTAACTCATGTAATAATACTCTCGTCGCATCCTCTGCCCTATAAATAATTATTGTTTCAGGATTACATCTGTAAGTATAACCACCATTAATATTTTGAGGCTTAATTGGTTCATAATTCGGTGGAAATTCACGAATATTACGATTTGCTAAAAAGAATACCTTAAATGGGGGTCTGGTGCCTTGTGGCTCAGAAAACATTCTCAAAATACGACCCCATAAATCCCACGGTAATTCCGCCATCTGCTCCATTGTCTCAAATGCCGCTATAACTTGTCCATAATCACACTTAGATACTACCACAAATGCATTACCTGATACTATATTATTATACATCCATTGACGCTTATTCAGTGGATCAAACTCAGAATCCTTATTACATTCCTCTTCAAGAAACTTCAAATCTTCTTTATTAATTTCAGTATTTACCCATTCTATATTAGGTAATTCAAACTCCTTTTTAATTCTATCCAACACGGTATTAAGTATTAAAGACATTCTTACCCTATTAGATTATAACAAACTTTATACCAGATTATTCGGTCCTAAGGCACTAAGTCAAAGGTTTAAGCTAAAGGTTTTAAGCCAAAGGTTTTAAGCCAAAGGCTCTATAACCCGAGTTGCTAATTCACTTCTAAATTTATATAATTGATGTGCTAATTTTAAATGAACGTGTTCCCATAAAATAGGAATTCTATATGAAGTTACTAATACCCAACCTGAACCTGACTCAGCATTCCATAATATCTCCATTAGTTTAGCTTTCATACTCGGAGTTATCCATTCTGTTAAATAAATTGCCTCAACCCAATACATTATAACATCAACCCATCTTAAGTTACGTTGTAGACATATATAAATCCAATTTCTTACATCCGCAATCTTTGATGTGCCCCAACCATCTGACCAATCATTTATCGTTTTCCTAAAAAATTCTAACCAAACATCATTCTCAGCTAATTTTGCCTTCTTTGTATAATTAGCTAGCAAATTATCCTCCCCAACTACTGGAATCTCAAAACAAAAATCACGTAATCGACCACTTAAAGGAAGCTCCGTCGTAAGAAGAATTGCAAACGTCGGATACTGCTCTAAACACTCCTGTAACTGTAATACCGACTCATCTGTTAAGAAATGCGCGTGATATAACACCAAATATCTACTTTGAATAAGTGAAGATACTAGACATACGTCTTGTTGTCCAGTCCAACGCGTTAAAATACTCTGTAGAAATACTTTATCTGACATCGACATTCGTGCCACATCAAACCCCAAATGTAGATTTGATTCCTCATATGGAATCGATTTTCCAGTCGCCTCATCATCATCCTCATCTGGATCTCCACCTGCGCACGACTGCTTATTCAAAAACCAAGTACCCTTCTTAATCTCAAATGGAACCCCAATCTTATCAGCCTGTGTCTCTAAAAACTTTAATAACTGGGTTCTTTTACCTACACCTCTAAACCCTCTCCACGCATACGAACACGGCTGCATATTACCTCTACACCTTTTCATAGTTTTAAGCACCCTGAAGACGCGATCCCTTTTATATACTATATTTCCTTTTCAAAACAATTTAAATAGATAAAACATATACCATATAAGGTTATCAAACCATTATATATAATGCTTCTCTCAATCCCATATCAAGCATTAGAAATAGGAAATATTCACCTCACACCCTTTCAAGCCGATAAATACGGTAAAGCAGTTGCTCGACTGTCATACAAAGATAACAGTATCGACTTTCAAGATGTAAGTATTCTTTCACCATCCATTAAAGTTATCGACTACAACCCTGAAAATTCACGCCTTCGTATTGACCTATCTGACCAATTTAACTTTCAAGTTAAACTTCATACACTCCAGGAATATCTAGTAAGTACATTCTATGTACATCAACAAAGCTTCCTTAATCAAAAGAACTATACCCACGAAAATATTCGCGAACTATTTCATTTTCTTCTTGATGGATCCATACTATGCTTATATATCTTTCCAACATCCATTATTAAAAAAGCAGATGGAACTACATGTAAAGTGTCAGACCTTACAAAAGGTGATATGATTCGATGCGTAATCCGCCTTCAAGGTATTTCTCAAGTTCGAGGAAAATATGGCATTCGTCTTCGTCTACAACACTCTATTCCATCTATGTGGTCAATTACCTCTGATTAAACAATTTATAACAAGTTTTAACAAGTTTTAACAAGTTTTAACAAGTTTTAACAAGTTTTAACAAGTTTTAACAAGTTTTAACAAGTTATCAACGAGATATTGCTGAAATCGCCAATGAACTAAATGATAAACCAAGAGTTAGACAAGAAAGTACTAAGATAAAATAAATTGTTCGCGCCGAATCCTGAATAAAATATAATAGCGCTGCAATAATTAGACCAAATGTACCTATCAGAGTTAAAATCCATATTTTAGTTATTTGTGGCTTAATAAGATTCCAATCATCCTTACTTCCTACAAAATTAGACATTGATACAAAAGCTCCAATAAACATACCAACCGAAACTAAACTGAATATAATAACACCTATCATACCACTTCCAGCTGATGCCATTTTTGAAGTAAGCGTACTACCTGTTTCACCATTAGTCGGAGGTTTAGAATTACTATTCGAGGACATTCTATTATGACTTAGAATTATTTCTACTTATCATATTTCTTACCGCGTCGGCTGGAAATGATAATGGAGCCGTACCGAAAAATACTATCATTAGTAAAAATACTATAAATAGTATTTGACCACCCACCATTAATACCAAGTTTGACCTTGAAAAGTCAAAGATCTGTTGTGTTCCACCTGGCCCTAATATTGTACTCATCTCTATATTCTTATAATTTATTATGTATGTAATTATTAGCAGAGCAATATGCCACAGCAAACTCGGAAGAAGAAATTGTCTCTAAAAGATTTCTCTCGATGCAATCCTTCATCGACTCGTAAATCTAAAAATAAATGTTTACCCGCCAAAGTTTATTCTGAAATCGCTAAAAAACTTCACATCAAGGGCAATAGTAGCAGCGATAAACTATTCCAAAGCATCGGCTGTCAAAAAGGGGAAGAACATTGCTTACTTGATAAGGCACCTATCGATGAAAACTTCAAAAAGGAACTCCGTAAGCAATATCTCAGATCCCGTCGCCCCAAAACTTGGGATTCAGATCCCGATATGTGGCTCGATAACTACAACATTCTTGGTGTTATGAAACAATATCAAGAAGCATATCCATGGTTTAAATTCTTAGGTGTTTTCCCCATTGATTTCTCAGCTCCTGACCCATATAATCATAGTAATAACGATAGTAATGGTGGTAGTAACGGCAGTAGTAGTAGCAGTCACAGCAGTCACAGCAGTCACAGTAGTAGTAGTAAATGCCTATACAAGGAAACCTGCGACATTAACCTTAAAAATGAATATGCTAAAGGAATACGAGGTATCGGTATGATTTTTAACTTAGATCCTCACTTCAAAGGCGGTAGTCACTGGGTCGGCCTCTATATCAACCTTAAAAATATCAAAAAACCCTTCATTGCCTACTTTGATTCTTATGGTTATAAAACTCCTCCACTTATCGCAAGACTAATGCGCAGCTTTAAATTACAAATTAGTAGCTGTGAATTGGGATTTAATGCTCGTAAATTTCAATATGGAGACTCTGAATGTGGTATGTTTAGTATGTACTTTATTATCTGTATGATGTGTGGTATATCATTTAAAAACTTCTGTAAAGACTCCGTTAATGATGATTATATGTTACAATTACGTAAAATACTATTTTCTAAATAATTTAATTTACTCTTTTATTGATCTTTTCCTGTTTTAGTTGTTTTGATTCAATAAATCGTTTCATTAATCTGGAATTATTTTACTCTATAAATCACACCCTCCACTCTGCCAAATGAGGTGGTTTAAAAGGCATATAAAAGATTTATACAGTAGAGTTAGCAATGTATCGTCCGGTTCTAGCACAGCAACAACCACAACAACAAGGAAACACTTCCGTTAAAACAGTGTTATTTAGTGATAAAAACTATAACACTCTTCAGACTGTACTGATTCAGGACTTTCAGCAAAGAAACGGTTCACCTCTCAATGACCAACAGATAGACCGTTTATCTAAAACCTTAAACCACTATCTTAACCAAGTCTATCAGGTTCAAGGTGACAAACCCCTTCAAAATTTAAACAAAGAAGTCCTATCCGCCTCTGCCAAAGACTTCTCACAATATATGCAACGCAAAGAACTTACCAAAAATACTTCCCCCGTTAAAACTGTTATGGATGAAGGCCTATTCCAAGAAACATCACAACGCTTCGCTAACCTCACACAAGAACGCAATGAAGTTAAGGCACTTCCTCCGTCTATGCCCGACTTCCGTGTTGACTTGAATGAAAATGGTCCTCCCGCCGCTGAACTATTTGAACGCGCCAAGAAACAACGAGAATTTGAAGCCCTCCGCTCCGCTTCACAAAATACTGAACTTGTCAAAGCTGAAGCTGGTCTACAATCTCGGATTGATGCCGATTCTATGTTTAAAAACGCACAAGATTCTCAAAATCGTAATACCGAACTGGCTCTCTTCCAACGCCAATCACTACAACAAAGACCACAACAAAATACCGATCTATCCCTCGCAATTATGCCTGATAGACGTGACCTACTACTCGCTCCCGTCGGCTCCTTTGATACTATGACTGGCTCACCTCCACCTCGTGACCTCGGCCAAGCCAACTCCAATCCCACAATTGTACAACCTCTACTTGCCTCACCTGTTAAGAATGACCTGCCACAAAACTACGTTGTTCGCGAAGATAAAATTGTTAGCTATCGTGAAATCGAAAACAACCTTTTCATCTATTCAGCTGACCGTGACTGGCTCAGAAATAACAAGGAAAATCGTTACAGTTTCACTGTGAACTTTGACCCCGCCGCTAATGGCCAAGGCTTCAATCCCACTTTATCCGCTCAACAAAAGTTCAAGAACATTGTTCGCATTGAGCTCATCAAATGTATTATGGCTGGTGAAAGCTTGGATGTTACCATCAATAAAAATACTACAGATCTTACTGTAGATACCACATCATATCAAGATAACATTCTAAACTTACAATACATCACTGTTCGTGTCGCAGAACTTGAGAATAACAATTACGGTACAGATAACTTCCTAGATCGGTCCTTTGGTGTTCTTCAGTATGACGCACAATGGTTATCAGATGCTGCGCAGATTAGTTGTAATAGAGGCTACTTAGCTATGATTCCTAAATTCCTAAAATGCCAAAAGGATTTCTATCCTACACCACTCTCTACTTTACAAAAGATGACTATCGATATTCGTCGCCCAAATGGTGAACTTCTTTCTACCTCGCCAGATACATTTGATATTGCTGGTATCATTGGCGCAAATCCAACTGCATTTGGTACAACATATCCTTTCAATATTACACCAAGTGGTAACTATAATTTGAGTGACCCAACGAATCCGTTTAACTTCTTTATCGTCACTAATAGATATTTTAGTAGATTTGAGATTTGTCCTGGTGATCGTATTCAAATTAGCGGTTACACCTATTCGGATGCCGCTCTTAATGACACTACAAATGGTGGAGCTCTAAGAGACTTCTGTAATTGGATTAATCGCCCTGAAGGACATATTATACTTAATAATGGCTATACTAATACACCCACCACCATTATAGATGGCCTAAATACAGTTGGCTATGGAAATGTACTTATGATTCAAGCTAGATACCAAGACCCATCCACTGGTTCAACTCTGCTTAATACATTTGGCACGGGCAACTTCTCAAATATACTCAATACATATGGCCTTGCCCTACAATCTCCTTGCCGTCTAATCGACCTTAATAAACAACTCAATCTTGTATTCCGTGTTATCACACGTGAAATGGATGCTCTACCGCAAATCCGCCCTGATAATAACTATTAAACACTATAAATTATTTATTGTTTTATTAATCTTGATATTAATCTTGATATGAATTAGGTACGTAATGTTTTCCAACATTATAATTTTTTTTATAATTTTGCTAATCCTAACCCTAATTCTCCATTATAGCAAAGACTATAAAGAGGGGTTTTTTGATTTTCCGGATGCGAACCATAACACATTCGTAGAAGATTCGAAAGTAAAATACAATCAACTTACTAACACAATCAATCTTACTAACCCCGCCGTTCCTGTATCACCTGATAGCGCAGCAGCATTTAAAATAGCATTAGGTGGATTATCCGCAAATCCAACATCTAATACATATGATTTACAGCCAAAGAATGATTATACCATACCGACAAATATACCTAATACATTTCAACAAGCTAAGAGCTGTGAAGCGGCTGGTACTTCTTGTAGTGCTTTTGATGACCCTACCTTTGCGGCAAATTGCGGTATGAGCTTTGATAAAAAAGCAATTGGTTCTGACGGTAAACCCCACATTGGCGGTCTATATATTTCCCCTGATGACCGCACAAAACAAATGGCCGCCGCACAAGTTGTCCTAGATACTGGCGGCGCCCCTTATGACCCATACAAAGTCTACCAACCAACCCTCGGTAAATCTAAACCTGGTACTTTTTCCCTAACTAAAGATCAATGTGTAATTGTCAAAGAAAAAGTAGACTGCGCATCTAAACAAACATTTAGTTCGCCTAACTGTACTCAGTGCTATACATCACAAAACTTTAATCGTGTTGGTCCTGAAACTGGTCGCATTCCTTCAATCCTCTTCCTTCTTGGCAGTGGCTCTATAACTATTACTACACCAAATTCTTCAGGCCCTGCCCAAATTACTCTTACACAAACTAATCTTGATCCTAATACTCCAGTTCAAATTGCTATACCTGGTAATGCTGAAGGAACCGTTTTTGATATTAATGTTCAACCAGTCGCTAATGCTACATCAACATATGTTGCTGGCTTCATACAAGGTCAAACCCCACGCGGTACATTTAAACTAGATTTAATGAGTCTAATTCAATCAGATCTTATTACAAACTCTAAACCTAAAATTAATGGAAGTATCATGGTAAGCGGATTCAGATGCCTATCTTTTGTTCCAGGCAACGGTCAAACCTCTATGAACCTATCTTGTTTAATGCCATTTTCATTCTTAAGTATGTATGATGGTGACGCTCTCACTTGTGATAATGGACCAATCATTACTCAGGCAGCTTCTGCTACCTTCTTAGAATCTGATCCTTGTTTTGGTAAAGCTAATAAACCTGGTGCATACAAACTAGAATGTCTACAGACACGCTGGATTGAACTCGGTGGAACCCCACAAGGTACAGGATATCCTGCCAATCAGACTAGCGCAGATGCTCTTCAAATAGGCGACAATGGAAAACCTCTTGACATCGATACAATTGTTGATAATCTAGCCCCTAAAATGACATCCGCCTATTCAGGACAAAATGCCTCTGGACAAAATCTATCAATGCCAGATTGGAATACATTATCCATGTATGCTTCTGGTATACCAATTAATACACCCTGTGATGGCCCCACCAAAGATAATGGTCCTCTATCTCAAGAATGTCTATCATACTTGTACTTAAATCAAGGAGTCACCTCACATATTGGAGCTACATACTCACTATCACCTACTACAATGGCTAGTATGAAGGGACAGGATACAGCGAATACATATTGCCAGCCTGGTACATCTATTGATCCCGCGACACCTACAGGTCTCAAGTTTGGACAAAGTCTCGGTGGAATTAATACTGTCAAACAAACTTACGATCAAATTAATCGATTGGCAAATGACAATACTCAGTCTAATACTGCACGCACCGCAGCTGTTAACAAGTGCTATGGTGTTTCATTAGATGCTATCACCTCTGGAAATACAACGGGTCCCACTCAAGTCTTCGCAGTTGGCCCTGGATACAACTATACACAGGGACAAGCTCAGCAAATATGTTCTCAATATGGAGCCCAAGTCGCAACTACTGCTCAATTACAAGATGCACAAAGTAAGGGTGCGGATTGGTGCTTTAGTGCCTGGGTATCTGATTCAAATAACCCAATGTATCCAATTACAACCTCTACTGGAGGGGGGTGTGGAAATGGAGGAACTGGTATTATGTCATATAATCCTGGTGGTGTGGCAGGTGTAAATTGTTATGGACCTAAACCTGGTATTGACAATTACCCTCTAAATACTATTTTACCATTTAATCAATCATCTTGGGATTATAATACTAATATACTTTCTTCTATTGGAGGACTTATGGTATGGTATGATGGCTCTGATCCGAATGGTGACAGTACTACTCCCGCTGATGGATCAAGTGTCAATACTTGGGTAAATAAGGCTGGATATAGTCAGTACAACGCTGTTGCTATAACCCCTGCAAAATATGTGGCGGCCCAGAAAGCACTGTTCTTTGACGGCTCCCCCATTTACTCCACACAATACCCCGCGGATCCTACGAGTGAAACTATATTTATTGTATTCAATACAAATCCATCTAATAAACTGCGACGCTCAGCATTGTTATCTGGATATACAGGTGCTCGCGGTGTATGGACTGGTTATACTGATGGCGGTGGCGGGGAGGGCTCAATTGGTATATTGAGTGCTGATATACAATGGAACGCCACTACACCTGCAGGATCCTATGTATATGGTACTACAGCTCTTGCTACAGGACAAATTAGCGGAGGTAGTTCATATATATCTCTAAACGCAGGAACTGTTTCCTCAGGTCCAACGAATTTTACCAAAGGAACTACTACATATATAGGGATGCAACGTGGATCTAACCCCTCTAACCCCTATGTGTACGAAGGGACTGCTATGGAGATTCTAATTTATAATACCGTTCTGTCCACCGCCAATATTCAGCGCGTACAACAATTTTTGGCTGGAAAATGGGGATTTAAAGTATAATGTGTCACCATCCCCCCTTAAATACATATAACAATACTTAGAATAATAATTATTTATATAAATGATATTATGAGATATATCTATATAAATAAGAAACTAATACAAGATTAGGATGTTTCGTAGATTGGCAGAAGCTTTTCAAGATTCAGGAAATTCTGGATCAAATGATGGAAGTCACAGTCAGTACATTAATAGTCAAAATAAGTATTTTAATTCTCTTCCAAATATGATTCTTTCGGGAACTTCCGGTTTGAAAGGTTTTGATACAGCTATACAAAGTGTCGATACAATGGGCCAAGGTTATCAATCACCAATTGTCAAAAATCCTAACAATATTTTTATGCAAGATTCCAGTCCTGATCTGAATAAAATGGCTAAACAATGTTCCGCTTCTTCTTTGGATCAACTAATCGCTATGAAAAACCCTAACGCCGCGATCGGATGCGGTTGGCTTTATACACCTCCAAATCAAGGCAGTCCATATCCAGTTGTCTCTCAAGGCTTCATTGGCAATTCTGCTGCACCACTCCAGAATTACAATCCACCTGACTATAAAAAATACTTCTTTGATCTACAACTCGCCAAAAAACAAATGCTACTTGATAAATGTAAAGCACTTAAAGCTTGTGGTGACGTCGACAGTGATGTTTTTAATGGTACTTGTGGCTACTGTGGCGATACTAATCAGGGTGTCCCAATCGATACTGTTGGACAACCACTTTATGGAGGTGACCCGCTTGGTAACTGTAGCCCACAATCCATAGTAACATCTAGCATAAATTGTCCTCCACCACCTGGTTCTGGTCCTGGTCCACAACCTATTATTGATAAAACTTGTCAATCTATTAATGGACGTCTATCTGCCACATGTCTTTATGATAGATTACTTACTGCTGGATGTAGTGATAATGGCTCATTGGCAATTGCACTTTCAGGTTCTCCTGACCCTAGTGATTATATTTCCAATATTCGGAATAGCGATGCCGTCAAAATATATAATCGTGTTGCTAATCCACCATTAAACTTAGATGTATTTAGTCAAGGCGCCACTACTGTTGATGTTGTCTTACAAGAAGCTCAACGACTCTCAGGAAATACTAAACTTCCATCTAATACTGCCACTGGTGCGGCGGCACGAGATTTATGTCTCCAAAAAGGAGCAATTAATGGCTACAACTTCTGTCTAGACCTACCTGATACAACTCCGTCTCCTTTTGATATGGGATGCTTACAACAAATATTTAGAAAAATGGGCGGACAGCCCACAGGCACCGCCTATCCAAATACATCAACTATAAATACATATAATTCAATGGGTACTCTTAGTGCCTTCAAACAATATATAGGTACACTTATTCAAAGTATGAATAGCACGGACTATACTACACAGCGTACAGCAATGATACAATTTTTAGGAATTTCACCTGAGCGCCTTATTGCTCGCACACCATATCAGCAAGGTGTAGAAGTGATTTGGATGGTTGCCAGAGCAGGCTACCCAAATCAAGTATCAGCCATTCTCAAACGAACCATTGAAACAGATATTGTACAATTTGCGCCTGGAAGCACTGGTGTCATTCCACAACTAGCTTTAACATATCCTGGATTCTCACAATATTCATCTATGATACAAATGTTCGATGTACGCGCCCCAGCAGATTTTACTACTAAATTTAGTATCACTATCGATGACGGATTCTTTGTAGCTGTAAATCAACCTGCTAATATTGCAACCAGTGCATTTAACACATTGTATGTCGATCAAACTGGCCTGTTTGCCAATCTCAGTATTCAAGGACCCACTAATTATATTTCTGGTAGTTGCTCTAACTATTTTGCTGCTACACCAAATATAACTAAACTTTACTACAGTGATGCTGGTGGTGGGGGGCATACATTCCAGATGACAACTACTGCGTGCTCTGGATCATCTTCTTTTACTCCTCCTTACTATTCACTAACTCTTGAACCTCGCGCTCCTTTCTTAAACTTTGAAGTATTACAAGATGGAGGGACATTTGATGATACTAGAAATCCTGGAATGTTTAATAATCTTATTTCACAGGGTAGTCTAGAATTTCATAATAGACCAGAAGAACGTAACTCTGTACCTGGTAATAAAGGATTTATTCGATTAACAAATAATTCTTCTGTTCTAAATCTAACAAATATCGCATACCAAGCTTGGGGAACATGTACATTTGCCTTCAGAATACAATCTATGCCTATCAAAGACTCACTATTTAGCTTCTGGGTTTTTAATAAATTATGTGGCTTCTACCTAGTTCCACTCAATGGAAGTACCGCACAAATACGAGTTCAAACAAATATGACACCTGATAATACTATGTTTGATGGTCCTACAAACTTTAATATACAACTTGGAACTTGGTACTATATGGAAGTAGCACAACGCGGCGATGGTTTTGATGTATTTTGTGATTCAATAAATAATATTATAAAAAATGGGAATTATACAACTCAGACTACAAAGATTACCAATTCAGGATCTATTACAACTACAAATAACTATGGACTATATTCACCAGGTCAATATAATTGTAATGTGGCTATTGGTGGACCTGCAGGTGGATTAAACTTTGCCAACTCATCCTTTCAATTTGATTTAGCTTGGATGCACTTTTTCGATTACTATATTAACACTGTAGATGTTATCAAAGATTGTAAAACCTCCTGGCAATTCACACAATTCCCAGACTCTCTCAATACATATAAAACTTCTGGATAAAAAGTACCCAAAAATTATTACTGCACTTTTAATAAAAGTGCCCAAAAATTATTACTTATAATAATCTATTAAATTTATTAAATAAATGATTTAGATTATTTTATTTCTTTATATCTTCATTATTGGCTTAGATCCCTTAAATGTACCCGTTCCAGGATTTATTGAGATCTCCCCCAATGGTTTCGTTAATTTATCATCCACCATTTCGAATAACTCAAATACTAATCCACCAGACCCCTTCTTTGGACCAAGTAGATATTCTTTACCCTTCCACTTCATAACTGTAATCTGTTCAACTTGAGCTTTTGGAGCAGCTCTTGAACCAAGTTCCTTCGCAATTGCTCCTTCTGGTGCCTCCTTTACTTCTTTAATTTCAATCGATGTTAGAATCTTATCTACTTGTAAGTTTGGATCAAATAGGTATTGGTCAGGTTTACCATCAACTACAAAACATTGAACACCATCATTATCTGCTGCATTTAATCCACAATCCATCGCGGTCTCCTTCATCAAGTCTAGCAACTCTTGGTTAATCTTATCCTTCTTCAAACCAACATTATACACCTTCTCATCTGATGTCTCATCCTCATCTGTTTGACGAATTGTTACATCTATCTTATTCATATTCTTTTGATCAGCAGAAAACACTGTGTAATAAGTATAAATTTCTACTTCACGCTCCTTAAATGGTAAATCCTGATGAGAACAAATACGAATAGCACGACCCTTTACTTGATCTGAACGCACTTTGTTCCAGTATGGCTCCATAATATGTACTGAGCGACAGCACTTTAGAGAAATACCTTCTGCGCCAGCACCAGTAATACCAAATACCCAACAAATCTCACCATACTTATTTTTGCGTTCTCCATACCCTGATTCCTCGAGAACCTTACGCATATCCATTGGCATCTTATCAAATACTCCATTAAAAATATTCAATAACAAGTTTCTTTTTTCTCGCAAACCCTCTCCTGTTAAGAACATAAAACGCTTCTCACCAGAATCTGGTCCCTTTCTTAGAGATTCAATAGTAGCTTTAGAGAATTGTAATTTATTCTCACCTCCAGTTCTTAGAGCACGTGGAACCCATTCACCACCTTCAATCTCAATTTCTACAAATCCATTTGCCTTCAATCCCTCTCTTAATACACCGAGACCTTCTACTGTCTTAAACTGAGAATATACTAAATTACTACCCTTTGATACATTAATTCTACGAATCATCTGGTCTAACTTTGTAGAATATTGTGCTATTCTACCTTCTGGTGCTGCTGCATCTAACTTTAAATAAGTATCTCTATTTGCTCCAAGAGTATCCATAGCTTTCTTGATTTGTTCTTGGTATGATAATACTCGTCTGACAGTTGGCTCTTGTTCAGCCTCTTCCACTGCTTCTGCTTTACTCTCTAATTCGGCTGCTTCTTCAGCAACTACTGGCACGGGTGCTGCTACTGCTACTTGCGGCTTTCTACGTGGTACTCTTGTAACAGGTGCATTTGCTTTCTTCTTTTCCTCAATAGCTGCTGCGATAGCAGCGGCTGCAGAAGCAGCATCAGCATCTTCAGCAGCTGGTTTTGGTGCGACAGGTTGCGCTACTGGTGCTTGCGCTACAAATGCTGCAGGTGCGACTTTAGGGCGTACTCTTTTTACTGGCACTTTTTGAACTGGTACAGTTGGTTTCTTCTCTTCCTCATCATCTGTCCCTTCACCTCCTTCTTGATAGTCACCACCCTCTGTTACTGCCACACCTTCTGCTGCCGCGACAGTTTTAACAGCTTCTTCTAACCCTGCTTCTTCTACACGCTCGGCATCCTCCTTTTCTTCTTTTTCTCCTTCACCCACTGCTTCTGCTTCATCTGCTCCAACATCTTCGCCCTCTAAATCTGGATCAGGAATAGTAGCTTCTTCTGCCGCAACCAATTCTTGTGCCGCCAAGTCCTCTTCTACCACTGTAGCAGCTTCACCCATATCAATATCTTCAACTTGAACAACTTCCTCTTCTTCTTCAGCAAATGTACCTGGAAATGGACGCTCGATGCCATCTGGGAATGCGAAGTTACATAACGCTCTACTTCTGAAACGATAGCTAGATGGGTTCTTCATCTTTGCAAATTGTTCAACCGCTGCATAGTTGTCACCCTTGTCCTTATCTTTACCCTGCTCACCCTTAATTTCCCTATTACGCTCTTTAGTATACATAGATAACACATAATCACTCATTTCACATCGTATTACTTCATCTTTTGTTACACGAGGCATATATTCTTCTTTAGAGCCCTTATAATATGAAATTAAACCAGTTAAACGCTTTTGTAAAACGACCTTATTTTTGACGGATAAACTGATAGGATCAATGAATTCATCTTTGAATTCCTTATCATCTGATGGTAGTCTAGGATATGACACATATGTTTCTGTGCCAATTGGGATCTTTTCTTTAATAAGCTTAATTTTAATTCTTTCAAATACTGTTCTAATATCATCTTGTGCATCAGGATTATATTTTACACCTACAAAGTTCTTATCATCCTCGTCAACTACTTTTTCATAGCCTTCATTGAAAACTGATATTAAAACTTCCATTTTCTCAGCACGTGTTACAAAGCGAACAATATCAACGCGTGGTTCAGCCTCTGCAATCTTTCTAAACTTATCAATAATTGCCTTATCGGCAGAGTTGAGTATTATTTCCGCACACTCAATATATCCAGCTAAAACATTTGCTAGAATTCCAAGCTCATCTGGAAAGTTAATAATTGGAGTACCAGATAGACCTATAATTTTACTATTACGTGCATCAGTTAATAGTTTGTAAAATAGATACGAACGTTTATAATTAAGTTCAGATAGACATAGCCCAGGTTTCCATTTACCAGGTACAATAGGTTCAACTGGAATTTTTCTGGCACGACCCTTTCTCTTAGTAACATATGGTGTAACTTCACCTTGCATTAAACGTGATAAGTTATGAATTTCATCAATTACAATTACCGCATTATCAAAAAATCTCTCACCCGTTACTGGATCAACTGTACACGCATATTTCTTGAGCTCCTTAGCAGTTACACCATTATAACTGATAAATTTAACGCGTTGTTCAATACTATTTGTAATCTGCGCTCTTACATCATCGCGTTCTTGTTGAGATAATTCATCATAATTAGATGGCTTTGTAAAATCTGGAATCCATATTACTTTTCTCTCCTCCTCTGGGCGGTCCAATACCTTCTTAAGATACCAATCACTTAATGATAGAACAGAACGAGCATATAAATATGATATACCTCCTTCAGAAATCAGAGATTCACTGATCCAGTGATTTTGGGTGTTAAAATGCTTAAAACCACAGAAAGAAATTTCAGACATAAAGTTACCTCTCAAAGAAAAAGGTGTCATAACAATAATCTTCTTGTTCGCAGTACCATATAGGGCTTCAGCTGCAGCGATCGCTGAGCAAGTTTTACCTGAACCGAGGCCGTGATAAACGAGGATGCCTCTGTATGGTCCAGCATTACGAATATATTCACGAATAAACTTTTGATATAAAAATGCCTCTACCGCTTCTCCTGCAGCTGCCCCTAGCTTAGCACAAGCATCTTCATCAATACGCCCCTTCACTTGTGGAATAAGTTTGAACTGATCCGCATAATTATCAGAAATGAATTGGTAGAAACTTTTTCGTGTCTGTGGTGTATACACTACAGTATCTGTTAAGTATGGATTTGCCGACTCTATTTCATTTTGTTTTTCTTGATAATCTTTAAGTAAGGGGATTTCATCAACAGCTTCTTGAGTTGAAGGGTCTAACTTCTGAGAACGTGGTATATAGTCAGGAGTCTTTTTAGCAAGTCGTAATGGCTTTTTTCTAGCAATTGGTGCTGCTGGAAGAGAAGGACCAGAATCGGCTGGAACAGGGGCTGGTAAGGGTCCAGAAAGTGGTTTAATAAGTGGATTTGCCAAGGATGCTGCGAAGACTCTTTCTCGTTTTTTATCAATCGGAGGGGGTGGAATCCCTGCGAATGATTGAGGAGCAGCTTCTAACTGTCCAGCTGGCAGTGGCTGCTTTACAGCTGCTATCACCTCTGGACTCGCAAGTTGCGTGACCTTGCTTCGTTTTGCTTGAACTCCCTTTACCTTTGTAGGTGGCTCACCTTTAGAAGACATCTATACTTATCTGAGAAACTATATAATTATATTAACACATATTATTCTATAGTTTATATCAATATTGTCATTCTAATTAACTGGTGGCTGTATAATACATCCATCACACGTTGTCGGATTTGTTGTAATTGTTCCATTAAATGATGTAACAGGATCTGTATAGAATTTTAACGTAACAGGGTCCATTTTTGTTACATTATTAGATGGATTAAAAACGACATTTACACCATTATTGGCATTTGGAAAGCGAGTTTGACATTCCTGTACAAAGTGCTTTTGATTTTGATCCTGTATCGGCTGATTACATTGTGCTTCAGGATTCTTAAATCTATAATATGTATCAAATGGTGGTAAATAAGGATTTGACTGGTTATTTACAGGTAAATTGTTTGGAGTTCCAGTTATTGCTGAGTTTCCTGTTACAGTTGGATTTGTATCTGCAGGGCCATTGGTATTTGTACATATATAACTACAGGATGGTACTCGTAATTCAGCATTAATGGTAGAATATGAATTTAGAGTAGTAGGATCTGCTACATTTCCTCCACTTGGAAGTACTACATAGGTATTTTGAGGTGCTGGAGTTGTAGTAGAGGAAACACCACACGATTCCTTTCCTGCGCGTTGTAATAAGATTATTTCAGATGAATATACTTGTGAGGCTGAACCAGAAGCTCCTGCGAAAACACTTAAAAATTGTTGAGGAGAACCAGATTGAATAGCGGTTGTTCTACCAGCTCCACCAAATGAATATGTACCCGTATTCAGAACTTGACCATTTACAGTTGCTTGATCTGCACAGCAGGGATTTGTCGGAACATTACAATTCTGTACCCCTTCACAAGTCTTTACACCTTTTATATATTTCGATGACTGAATCTGATTCTTCCAGATTAATGTACTCGCATCCACCGTCTGATTACGATTAATATATCTTGTATTCTGCTTCTGAAGCAATTGTGTAATCTTGCTTGCGTCCATTCTAATAAAAATACAAATATTTAATTTTTACTATTTTAGAGATTGAGTGTATCAATTTTTAGACGACGACGAACTACATTACCCTTTCCTTCTGTTGTTACTGGTACTGATGCGATTGGCAAAAGTTTTGGACTACCCTTCATAGATGTTAATACTGGGCTTACCACCTTTGCCACATTAAACGCCTCATTCAGCGATGGCTCCAATAGCTCTAGCGCTGACCGAGATGCCTCCTGTTCTGCCACTTTCTTATTACGAGCAGTAGCAGTCGTTAGAATCTTATCATTCGGATCTAGAACACCCATTGTAAAGATTCGATCGTGTGGTGGCCCTACAACTGCAATTTCCTTATAACGAGGCGGTACATGATACAGCGCTTGAAACTTACGAAGAAGCTGATCCTTGTAGTTTGTATCCTCAATAATAATTTGTACAAAGTCAATATGCTTCTCAATAATTCGCACCAAGAAATCATTACATACACTTAGACCTCGTCCGACATCTTCTTCTTGTAAGTACAAGGCGCCAAACCACGCTTCAAACATTGAACCTAGAATACGTAGATTGTTACGACCATCACAGATTTCTTCCATATGACGTGAGAGGATGATCCAGGGTGAGAAGCCAATTTCTTTGGCAAGTTTACCAAGCTGCTTATTGTTAACGATACGAGATAGAATTCGAGTGAGGAAACCTTCGCCTTGTCCAGGATAGCGTTTAGTTACATATGAGGCAATAACTAGACCCAGAACACGATCGCCAAGATATTCTAATTCTTCATTGTCGCATTTTCTAAGGGGAAGACAATCATCAGGTCGTGGTGCGATAACAATTTCTTCACCATATTCGGCCTGCTCTTGCCAGATTTCAGGACGATCCACATATGATTTGTGGCAACAAGCTTGGGAAAAGAGATTAAAGTTTTTAAAACGCCCTTTCCAGCCATACCGTTTAAGAATCGGGATCGCATCCGATGGGGTGAGCTCCCGATTCTTAGAATTCCAGGGGTTAAAGATTTTCGTATTTCCTGACTGTACAACCGTATTCATCTTGGATAAATCACTATTCATTATATCGTAGCTCCTGTTTATATTCCTTTCATAAACTCAAGTCAATTTTTAATAAGAATTAAATATGATGTAGTATAATACACACCTATTTATTTCTAGCTCTTGGTATAGGTATGTCAGACTTCAGAGATCCTTTTCCTAATTTGCCACAAGTTGTGGATATTGGCAACGACCGTTATTTTATGGGTGCACAAAAACCCATCGAGCTCGGTTTTAAAGATCGCGCCGATTATATTAAATCATTTAGCGATAATTCTAGAACCGAATTCTTGATTCGTAAATATTTATACATAAGTCTTAAAGGTAAAAAACGTCTAGTATTTGAAGACCCCAAAGAAAAAGCTGAACTTATTGCTATTCTCCAAAAACGCGCCAAAAAAATAGAATCTAGCAACGAATTTACTAGTTCAACACTTAAAAATACACTGCTTCAAAGAAGCTATTTAAATATTCAACGGCTTATCCAAGAATTAGAGGGCCCTGATTATAAGGGATTTAAATTTCCTTCTTTACCTGATATATCTTTACCGTGTACCAAAGCCAAGAAATATATACGCACAATACCTGAAAACAGGCTCTATCAATTAATACTTGAAATTGCTTGGTATTTACTTCATCCAGATGATGTTCCTGAAAAGGTCAAGTGTGACTGGGCCAAGACAATAAAACAACTCGATACTCTTCGCATTGGTGATCTTGTCATCAATGAAAAACAGAACGGGAATAATGTAAGTCCTTCCAATTACTTTAAACGCATAAATCTTAGTTCAGTTGTAAAATCTAAGACACTTGTAAATGCTCTCGACCAAGCTAGAGAAATGGCCCAGCAAATAGAAGGTACAACTGCCAATGATAATATGAAAGAACGTCTTCAAACACTTATTAATATACTTGAAATAAAGAAGTATCTAAGTGATGACCTTCCTGTTGATAAAGATCGTGTAAAAATCATTGATGTTCCTGCAGCAACCTCCATATCAAACTCACTTATTTCAAATCCTATGAAAGGTGGGGCAGGAGCAGGAGCAGGTGCAGGTGCAGGAAAAGCACTCGATAAACCACTCGGTATTGCAATGCGCCCATTATTCAACTACTTTAAAGTTGTGTTTGACCCAGTTTATTCACTTCTTGAATCAAGTATTGATACCTATTCTAAAAAGACTGATATCCAAAAAGTTATGATTCCACAGTTAACAACAGTACTTCATATTTGTAATAATCTAAATCCTTCTGAAACTACTACTAGTGGATTAAATACATATGGAGTATATCGCATTAAAAATGTAGATGAAACACTCATCACATTTATGAATAATATGATCGCATCTACCGATACATACGTATCCTCAGTTGGCGATGATGCTAAAAGGAATATATTTAATAGACAACTATTTCACCTACCCAAAGTGCGCTTATCATCTCTGCTTAATAAGTTTGTAGATCCTACGAAGTATAGTGATCCAGATTCTATACCCTATATTCAATTATTTACAGTTGGCGGCAATTTACGATTAATAGAAAAAGATAAGTTTATGAATTCTACAAAACCTGAAATGACTGAGGAAGTATTCAAAGCAGTTAATGAATTCTTTGCCCCAACCGATTTATACATACTCTGCACTAAGTCTGATAATGTTAAAGAAAATATCCCTATGAATATGTATGAAATTGATTATGATAACGTTGATGTTGGAGAGACTGGAATTCAAATAGATAATATATCAAATAACTATTTCAATAAAAATAAAAAGCCTGAACTATATCTTGAAAATTTAGTAACCTTATTACCATATGTTGTTTTTAATGATGCGGAACTCGCATTGAGTATTTTAATCTTATTTAAAGAACTTATGCCCAAATAGAATGAACTCTCAAACACCTCCTACTGATTTAAAAAGTACTACGACGGAAAATAGTCGCAGTGGACAATTTACATTTAATCGCTTTTTCCTAAAAGCAAAATACAGTCTCTATAGCACTCTTGTTTTTTTCCTATTTGCTAATCCTGAAACTACTATCATACTTCAAAGATTCTTTGGTAGATTTGTTGATTTTATAACACCCGCTGGAGTTCCAACTATAACAGGTATATTTGCCAGTACTGCACTGTTCTTTGTAACAATGCTTGGACTAATGTTGCTACCGAGCGAGTGAAACTCGCAAGGTCTATACCAAAGGCTATACCGAGCGAGTGAAACTCGCATATATAAATACATTCGTATTTACTACCGAGCGAGTGATTATGAATTGAATACGGGTCTTAGTGCCTCTTGGAGTATCTGTTCCTGCTCTTCAGAATACTTCATACCATTATATTTTTGCTTATAAAGCATCATTTGTGCCAGAATTTCTGCCATATTATCTTTAAATCCTTTCTTAGACTTGAAGAAGAAGAAGAGATTTGTACATTGTATTTTATCTTTTTCTGAGAAACAACTATTCCATCCACCCTGAGGTGTCCAGCTTGGCGTAACAGTTGAGGAAGGAGTCCAATATATCATTTAAATAACTTATTTATTAATCGATTACAAGGTTTATATTCTTTCAAATTTATATGCTCTATAAAATTAAAAGCATAGTATAGAGAAATGACCAAACTAATTAGCATTCTTGCTATCCTATTAATCCTGCTTGTACTTTTACGATTCTATATTAATCGTAGATTAGAGGGCTTAGAAGGCTTCGAAGGCAGTTCACGATCTATTGTTATCTGTAAGGCTGAATGGTGTGGACACTGTAAAAATGCCGCTCCTGAATTTAATAAACTCCTATCAGCCTCTCCGATTACATTAAAAGATGGCAGCAAAGCTACCGTCAAAATTCTTGACGCTGACAAAGATAAATCTGAAATTGGACAATACAAAGTCAAGGGATACCCTACAGTTCTAGTTGTTGATGGGGGACAAACTACGGAGTATCCTGGCCCAAGAACAAGTGATGGTATCATTGACTTCTTAAATAGTAACTATTGACTTTTTTAAAAAAGTCAGCAAAAACGTATATTTAAACTTTTTAGGATAGGTTTTGCGAACTTTTGCTAAAAGTTCTTAACTGACTGAATGACGTCTCTTAAGTTTTGATTTACTCTTAAAATAATTTATAACCGCTTTCTTACCTATTTCAATAATGGAATTCTTAGTTTCTTCATTGAAAGAAAACTCTAAAATATTAAATTTAGTTAATTTTATTTGAATACTTTGAGCATCATAAAACTTCATTTCCAATTCCTGCTTTGCGGCTAATACCATTCTAATCGGTCTTATAATAACCTCCTCTATTTCCGCATCCATTAAATCAATCGTTGTATCTACACCACCACTTATCAATAAACTTAATGTGCGCGAATGTTCTTCTTCTGGTAATACAAATAATGGATAATTACTGATTACACCCCCGTCTATTAAATAATGACCAGAAACTGGACAGATATGTGGTTGGAAATAATATGGAAATGACATTGATGCTCTTACCGCATCTGCTATTCTATAATTTGGTGTATCCTTTGGTGAATAATGTACCGCCTTTGCATCATTTAAATCTGTAGCAACCACACGCAATGTTGTACCAAATTTATCATAACAATCCTTAAAAGTACATTCTGATGATAATCCTTTTACGTGCAAGCAAGCTTCCACTAACTTATGAAGTCGTTCCCCTGTATCTATTCCAAAATGTAATAGCCATCCCGGAACTGAATCGTATTCTCTAATATTTGTAAAGTCAAACTTAAGACTGAACTCCTCTAGTTCTTTTAAGGTATACCCAATACATAAACACATTGCCATAAGAGATCCTGCTGATACTCCCATCCATTCCTTAACAGCTTTTAATGGTATATGATTTGATAACTCGATTAATGCTCCTACATGTGCAATAGCACACATTCCACCACCCGATAGGTATATCCTGTGAGGTATCATTCCTACTATTTTAAAAATAATCCATTTATATTCCTAGCGCACTTTTGGATATCATCTTACTTCTAGATATTATCCTAAAGCGTTCCAACCCTTAAAGTCATTTGCTTATATCTAACAGCAATGGATCAACAGACACCTATATTAAATCCAGCCGAACTATATGATAAACGTCGCACTAAAGATGCTGGTCGCCTAAAAGCTTATAATAAAATCCTTGAACAAATCTATAATCGAATTCGCACAATTAGCAAACTACCGAACTCACAATGCTATCTTCTTTATACTGTCCCACCATTCATTTTAGGCTTACCTAAGTTAGATCTTGAAGATTGTGTTGTATATCTTATTTATCAACTTCGCCACGCTGGTTATGAAATTCGCTACTCTCCCCCCAATATGATTAATATTTCCTGGTTACATCACGAAAAATCCTATCTTGTTGAACAATCACCCATTATGCAAGCTATGATGGAATCTGCTGAACGAACACAAGCAGAACTTGAACGAAAAGAGAAAGAAGCATCACGACTTATGGGCCCTAGAAAATCACAGCGAAAAGTTGTTAAACAGACACCAGGGTTTGGGCAAAGCAATCCTGCAGGGTTTACAGGCCTTAGGCAAAGCAATCAAAGCCTCGGGCAAAGCAGTCAAGGACCCGTCTATAAATCTACATATCCATCTTCAAGTGCCATCAATACAATTCTAAATAGACCCCTATCAAATCCTACTGCAGGCCCCCCACCACCTTCTGCCAGTGATTATGTTCCTCCCGCTACATTCCTTCAAAATATGTCGAATCCTGCCAATCAAGTTGTCTACCCAAAATCAGTTCCAGAATATTTTAAACGCTAAGCGCTTTTAGCAAAAGCGCCCAAAACCTATAGTAAACGCTTTTAGCAAAAGCGCCCAAAACCTACAGTAAACGCTTTTTAAAAAAAAGTCCGCAAAAACTTTATAAAGAACTTACAAAAATAAGTTTTGAATACTTTTGTTAAAAGTATATAGAAATGATCAATCAAATTAAGATTCGTTTTTTCCTTTTCTTATTTGGATGTATTGGTTCACGACTAGCCCTTACAGTGGTTAGTGCATTCGCTTCTGGCTGGTTCTTAGCATTAATCGGTATATTCGCATTAATTCCAGTTTTTGGATGGTTCTATATAATTTTTATTGGGAAAAGAGATACGGGCCTAGAAGTACTCGGCAATAAAATCTGGTGGAAAAACTTAAGACCTGTCCATATGCTCCTATGGGCATTCTTCTCATACCTCGCCATTACTGGTAATAGAAAAGCGTGGCTTGTCCTACTAGTTGATACACTGTTTGGTCTTTCTTCATTCTTAGTATACCATTGGTCACAAGACAATTTTAAAAAGCTATCAGAATAGAAATGAATATCATTAGCGAACATAATGTTATGTTTATGGTGATTTGTATGTTCTTTGCTGGGTATGCTTCTACTATGAATAACTGGATAGATAATTGGGATGATTTTCGTTTTAGTTTAAATGATTTTTATATGGTCGGATTGATGACTGGATGGATGTTCTTCTTTATGGGTCTTTTTACTTTACAAATTGGTAAATGTGTATTTGGATTAATCGCAGTTATAGTATTCTTTATATTGATTCGCACACAGGCATTTATTAATGAAATACAATATTTGAAAGGGATGATTCCTCATCATTCTATGGCTATTTTAATGAGCAAACGTCTGGAAAAGAAACCAAATTCTATTCAACACCTTTTAGATCAAATTATTCAAACACAACAAAAAGAAATTATTATTATGAAACAATATTTAGAGGGTACTTAATTTAAAATAATATAATTAGAGAGTAATGTCCGATGAGGGTAAAGAAAAATCACTTATTATTAAAAAAGTCATATTTACAAAGAAAAAATTAGATAAAGAAATCGGCTATAATTATTGGAAAAGATATATTGCAAGTGTATTTTGGTCACAGATTTCAACCCCTATAAACCTTGCTATTACAATATTAACTGCTATAACTACTGCACAGATTCAGACAAATGACTTTGTTTCTCCATCTGCTAGTTCAAACTTAGCAGTCATTAGTCTTATTCTTGCTACATTAAATACTTTTTTTAGGCCTCATGTACAATATGCAACAAATACTGAATTCCTATCAAAATGGGTTGTATTAGGTGTTAAGTTTGAAGATGAATACTATAATAATAGAATTGAAGGAAAAACTATAGGAGATTATTTAAAAAGGTTAGAATCACTTCAGGCTATTCAAAAAAGTGTAAATGAACTCAGACAATTAGAAGGAACTAATAGCATTAATTTCTTAACTGATTTTATATTTTACATTTCTTTTCTTACGTGCCTTAGAAATAATAAAAATTGGTTAGATAGCGATAAAACAGTGGATGACGCTGTAAAACAGAGATTACAGGAAAATAGTGGCAAAACTGGTGGCAAAATGGATGACAAACCTGATACCAAAACACCTGATGAACAAAATACAATCATTCAGCCAGTACCCCTTGAAGTTAAAATAGATATAGAAAACCAACCTAATTTAAGTCTGATTAAGAATATCTGATAAACGCTTCGAAACAACAGGGACGACCTTTCTTGTCCCCACTTTCACTGATTCAATATCTGAAGGGTATGATTCCTCATCATTCTATGGCAATTCTAATGAGCAAACGTCTTGAAAAGAAACCAAATTCCATTTAACACCTTTTAGATCAAATCGTTCAAACACAACAAAAAGAAATTATTATTATGAAACAATATCTACAATAAATAAGAGATACAATGTCCTCCTATATGCTTAGTTCTTCTTTTTTGACACAAAGATTAAGAGATAAGGCTATATCACAGCAAATACAGCAAAAAACACAAGCTGGTAAACCTATTATTATCCCACAAGCTGGATACGGTAGTTATACTGGCGGTGATGCTGATAATGGTTCAATCAACACATATAATAAAGTTCAAGGTTGTACAATAGTTAATGTCGCATGTCAATGTGCTTCTATTAAAATAGTACCATTCATACCTGATAGTATATTAGTCAATATACTATTACAGTTTAATTCAAGTGTAATAATTTATATTGAACTACAGGGGGATGGAACTATTAACTGGGGCGATGGTTCTGCTACTCTATTTTCTGCTGTAAATATAACTGGATTTAGCCATACATATAATAGTCAAGGATGCTCAGGGTATTCTGAAGAAGTAACTATTAATATTACAGGATCAACAACTTCAGTAAAATTATCTAATAGCTTTAGTGAAGACTTAATTCCTAATTTTCCTCAACAAAATTATCCAAATGTTCAGGGAATTATATTTATTAAGGCAGATTATCTTATTACATTAATATCTAGAGACATTTTATATATTAATAATTTTGCTAAAGCCATTTCACTTTTAAATGTTGAACTTCAAGGTAGTGAATTAAATTTATCACTGGCAGACGGCTCAGAGTTTAATACACTAACACAATTACAAAATATTCATTTAAGAAAAATTCATAGTCTTACAGTCAATTCACAAAATGAATTTATAAATAGTTTTTATAATGCCAAAAAACTAATTATTGAAGGCATCAGCACAATAATAACAGGGGTGGATACATTTTATGCCTCTAATCCACAACTACAAACACTAAGAATTTCTAATATTAGTACTATTTCCCCATCTAATATACCTCAATTACCTTCAACCCTGCTTAATTTTAATTTTTCCTATACTTATATATCATCATTTCCATTTGTGCTTCCATCTGGATTACAGACCCTTATTATTCCAGGAAATTATATTAATTCACTACCAAGTTTACCACTATCACTTATTGAACTTAATATATCTGATACACAATTTACAGATATTCCAATAACACCTAATCTTATTAAATTAAATATGACTGGTTGTGTTGTTAATATGGCGACACTCTCTAATTTATCAGCATCATTACAAATATTAAATCTGGATAATACAAGTCTAACACTTCCACTTCCAATAGATTTTTCTACACAAACACCTCAATTAAAAGAATTATATCTTACTAACAACTTTGTAGCATCAACCACAGAACCCTTTAATAATAATTTCCCATCAACACTTGAAATATTAAAAATAAATAGTTCAAATCCTATAAGTTATCCTACATTTCCTATATCATTAATTGAACTTGAAATAATAAGCAATAAGTATCTCCAAAATTTGGATTTATCCACTAATATAAATCTCAAAGTAGCATATCTATCGGATATAGGAACAATAAGTGGCTTAACAGATCTTGGAACTATGCCTGATTCTCTTGAAAGTCTTAGTATTGACAGCTGTAATTTAACTGTATTTCCTATTTTATCTAATACAAATTTAACGTATTTTAATGCTACTTCTCTAATTTATTCTGGTACAGTACCTGCTCTTCCTGATACAATAAAAACTCTAGTATTCGATTCTTCGACTATAGACAACTTACCATTACCTCTTCCATTAAGTCTTGAATCACTAAATATCGTCAGTTGTACTAACCTTACTTCATTACCTCCAAACCAATTTATTAACTTATCTAATCTAATTACATTAGGTGCCAGCAATACAAATATTAATAATACACCCGCGACTCCATTCCCTGATATTCCATTATCTTTAGAATCATTAAGTTTAAATTATTCTCAGACTAATATACTCCCATTAAATTTATCTACCAGTAATTTATTAAATCTTGATCTATCTGGATGTGATAATATAATAACACTTACAGATGGCTCTGGCTTATCTCTTTTACCTAATACATTACAGACTTTAAATTTAACTAACTGTATAAACCTAATGGACGTATCTTTACCATTCCTATTTCCAGACGCTTTAAATACATTATTCATTACTAATAACGCATTTATTAGTATAATACCACAACTTAATAATACGCAAATAGCAGAACTTTATATAGGTGATTTGCCATCTTTAGTTAAAATTCCACAACTTCCAACAACTATAAAGAGTATTTATGCTCAAAATAATACACTTTTTACCCCTTATGCGCTTACTGGTTTTATCGATACGTCTTTAGAAACTACCTGCCTCTTATATCTTTACCTAACTGGTGTGATTAATCTTGCTTCTCTTCCAATCTTACCCGATTCTTTAAAGGTATTAAATATTTCAAACTGCCAATTAAACGATGGTATATTACCTTCAGTTTTCCCTAATAGGTTAACTGAATTATCAATTGGTGATAATAATTTTACAACAATTCCATCACTTACAAATACTCAACTATTATCTTTAATTGGTAATAAACTAACTAGTCTTACTTCAATACCTAATCTACCATCTACAGTTGAATTAATTGAATTATCTAACTGTTCAGCATTATTAGATACAGGCTTTCCTACATCATTTCCTAATTCTTTAATAAATTTATCATTATCAAATAACTCTCTTATAACTGTTATTCCATCACTTGCTAATACAAAACTACTGAGTCTTGATATTCAATCACTATCAAGTCTAATTCTAGTTCCAAATCTACCATCTACTATTACTATCATTAATGCCGCAAATGCATCAAATATCACACCATACGCGCTTCAGGGATTTACTGATACTAGTTTAGAATTATTCACAAGTTTAGTCGATATATCAATATATTATATGTATAGTACCTCATTTGTAAATCCATTTCCTCTTGTTCCCTCATCAATATCAACTATTAATATTGACAAATCAAGTAGTACTGGTGTAATAAATAATCAAGCATATATTGAAGCAATTGCTACAAATATTGTAAATAATGGTCCTATACAGAGTGGTACTTTAAATGCTACATTAATGGGTCTCGCTATTCCACCTGGATCTAATTTAGAAACTTTAGTAAATACATATTTGTGGACTATTCTTGTTTAAGTAAACTATCATTGATTTAGAATGTCTAGAAGGTGCTTAATATTATTATTAATTTATAATGATAGATTATAAATTAAATATTAGATTCTTTTAATATTACAAATGTTGGATTAATTAAAATAGATGTTGAAGGCATCGACTGTAGTATTAATACTCTTAAAAATAATAATTTTCCTAAAATTATTTTTGAAAGTTGGACAAATACACAACAAAAAGAAATTATTATTATGAAACAATATTTAGGGGAAAATTAAACTAAAGATGTTTCTTTACTAATCTATAAAAATCCTCCTCTGATTCTTTACAATCTCCAAAAAATAAATTATAAATCTGAATTATTTCATTATCAATATTTGGATAGTCATTAAAGTTTTCCAATAATTTTCTTTTAATATATTCTTTAATTTCAATATACATTTGATTCTGAATATTTTCTAATTCATTTGTTCTAATTAATTTTTTTGTAGTTTCAATACAATTTAATTGTTGTTCCACATAGTCCTCAATTGTAATATTTTCATAAAATTGATAAGATAAAATATCATCTATATGCCCGTCATACTCTTCACATTTATTAAAATGGTTTAAAAAATAACTTCTATGATGTGTACCATACATAGAACAAAGAGGACATTGTAGCCATTTAGGAATATCATTATACGTTTGATATTGATATATTGGCATTATATTAATATATAATATATTAACAACTTTTAAGTCTGATTAAGAATATCTGATAAACGCTTCGAAACAACAGGGCCGACCTTTCTTGTCCCCACTTTCACTGATTCAATATCTTTAACAGGTGCTTCAATGACACCTTTTAGGGATTTAAAATTATCAATTAGGGCTTCTGCCATTTTTACAGATACTCCTGGACATTGTGCCAAGCAACTTATTGCAAATTGTCTATGATCCAACGCATTTGCCTTCTTTTGTATGTGAATTCCATCCGTCACTTTTACTAGTTCAGTTGTACGTTGAAGATTTTTTGGGTCTTCCTTCCACTGCTCTACTAAGGTCTGAATTAATTCTGCTGTTTCCTGAACTGATGCGGTTTGCATAACTGGAATCTGATAATGGAAAATTAGACGATTAATAAACTTCATAATTGCTTTCTTCTGAAGTCGCCCTGTACTTGATGATAGTGAACCCTCTAAAATATACATAGGTTGTGTCTTGTTCTCTTGACAATAAGAAAGAATGCGCCCACGTTGCTCTCTATAGCGACCATCTAGAATAGATGCTTCTAAGTCTCGAATGGATTTACGTTCAATAATAACACCACCTTCTGACATTTTCCCTTCCACATCAACTCCTAACCAAATATCGGCTACTGGAAGTTGCTTCACTGACATCCCTTCAACCCCTTCTAGAATCTTAATCAAATCTGATTCACGTGTATCGAGTAGGAACATCGTATTATTAATTACTTATTAAATTTTGTTTATATTGTTGTATTTATATTCCTGTTATTATCATTCCAGACATAATTATATAGGCTACAGGATTCATATATTTACTATATACAAACTCTCCATCTTTACGATTATCTTTAACTTGTATTAAATTATTTGCTATTATTTCAGAAAAATGTCCATCATCCGTGTTAATACCAACATTTAAACAATAATATTTATCTTTATAGTTAAAACTTATTTTACTTTCATTATTTATTGAATTTACAAATTCTTCTTTTGAAATTTCATTATATTCAACAAAAAAATACCTTCCTCTAAAAGAGCCCTCTAAAATATCGCCTGCTAGATATAACACATTATTGACTTGACTATAATGTGTTGTAAGAAATAAAGGAATTGATTTACTATGTTTTATTAGCTGATGGTAAGCTGCCATTTATTTATTTATATATATTGATTTTTGTTTATGCTGTGTTCTTATATGCTAATTGTGGTAGCCATATTTTCTTTTTTTTAACAATCGCACAATACATACTTCTATCTTCTATATCTGACATATTGCCTAAAATACAATTACCAGCAGATATCCCTCCATCTATTCCTACTACTTGACAGGGACAATATTTGAAATCGTGAATATGTTTGCTTTCTATTGTTTCCAAACATTTTCTGCATTGAATCGCGTGTCTTGTTTGTGTATATCTCACACCCGCATAGACTATGGAAGGCATTTCTCTACTCTATTTATAGAAACTTTATTTATACCTTTGATTAAAAAATACCAGTTTAATACAAATTATTTATTAGACCGAAGAGTTTAAAAGAAATATAATTAGATAGGTAAATGGAACGTCTATTTTTAACATTTGGAGAAATTGATAAATTAAAAGAAAAATATCCTGGTAAAATCCCTATTTTTGTTACAAAATCACCTAATTCTCCTGATATTCCAGATATCACAAAGCATAGATTCCTGGCTCCGTCAGATCTGCGACTAAGTCAATTTATATGGGTTATTCGTAAACAAATCCGCTTACCACCAGAAAAGGCATTGTTTATGTTTGTAAATAATACTCTTCCAACTTCTAGCTCTTTACTTTCTGAATTATACAGTCTTCATAAATCTCCAGATGGCGCCCTTCGTATGTCATATACGTCAGAAAATACATTTGGTTAAAACTTGTTTAATTTTTAATCCTTTTTAGAATTCTTATTCTTATTCTTATTCTTATTCTTGTTCTTCTTTACAACATCCATAGCTTGATTCACCTCAACTGGTGCCACTTCAACTTTAGTGCCAATTGGCATTACATATTGTTCTGCCAAAGGAACTGTAGGAGATGAATTGGGAGTTTGTGGTACATTTTCATTTGGTTTAATTTCATCTGGTTTAACTTCATCTGATTTAACTTCAACTGGTTTAACTTCATCTGATTTAACTTCAACTGGTTTAACTTCATCTGGTTTCACTTCTTCTACAGTTTCTTTAACAATAGTCGGTTCGGTTGTCGGTTCCTTTACTAGTTCAACAGCTTTTACTGAATCACTTGATGATTTTGTCTCGACTGTATCTGATGATGTATCAGTTACTGGCGTCGGAGCAGGATTAGATGTCTTAATTACAGCAATTACAGATTGTATTAGCCCCATTATATCTACTAAATAGTATTTATTCCTTTTAAGTTAATTTAACACAAATTTAAAATATATTACAGGTATAATATATTATTTAAAACCAGTATTTAATTGGATAAGTTGGGGCAAACATACGTTCTAAACCGGGTGTCCATTGATAGTAGTCATTCTTACCATCACGAACTGTATTTCTAGCTTGGAAAAATGGATCTAACCCTGCTGCAACATCTGAAGCGGTGTATGGAACCTCAATTACTTCCTCTCCTCGCTTCTCCATCGCTTGACGTTGTGTATCACGTTCAACCTCATCTTCCCATACAATATGCGGGTTTTTCTCCTTAACTTCCGTAATTTCCCAAATATTTTCACCTTGCTTTGATTTCTCAATAATAGGAATTAAGCCTTTTTTGCCATAAACTTTATCAGTTAATGCTTTAACATCATCGACCGAGTATTGAAGAAGGCCCTTGCTACATTCAGGCTTATAAGTCTGTAAAATCTTCCTCTCTTCTGCTTCCATTGCGGCAGTATCAGGCGGTGTCATATCAGAACCATTAATCTCGTTGTACATCTTGGTAGGTGGTGGATTATTAAGATCTTCAACAACTTTCTTTTCAAATTGTGCTTGATTATCTTGGAAGTATTGCGAGTTTGGTGGCTGTACTGACCAATCCATAGGATACCGGGTCATAGCGTCGCTAATTTGTTTTCTGGATGCGGTCTTTGATCCTTGGTTTTGGAAGACTGCTGATATTTCATAATCATCCAAATCATCAATTGGGTTCATCAGATAGGGTTTTTCCGGCGGGTAAACAGTCATATTTAAATCATCTCGTGGCGTCCCGTCAGGATTAAATCTATTTTTGATATCATCCTCGCTTTGAAAAGTTTCTAAATACTTACGACCACCAAAATATAGTACAAAGTACCCGAATATCAACAGAAAGAACAGGGTGATTAAGTTTGAATTAGCCATTTGACTCCTATATCTTCCATACATTAATAAACAATATCAAAGTAGAATGGCAACTCGAAAGTTTCGTAAATCAAAATCCCGTACGACTAGTCGGAGACCTAAGAGAACAGTTCGGAGACATAGGACTTCAACTGCTGGAAAGATATTACCACCACTCGATGTGCGTTCAAAGAAACATCTTTCAGAGTTTGAAAAACGTCTCAAGAAAGGGCCTCTTATGATTATGATGGTCTATGCTGATTGGTGTGGCGCCTGTCATACAATGATGCCCCATTTTGACGCTGCTGCTAAATCCCCTGGTCGCTCGATACAGGCTGTTAAAGTTAACGAGCAAATGTTACAAGCAGTCAATAAAAGTATTAATGAAAAAGTTAATAAATCTGCGAAGCCTCTTAATGTTGAAGGCTATCCCAGCATTATTGTAGTTGATAACAAGGGAAATGCTGTAACCGAGATTGAACCAGTAAGAAATACGGAGTCAATGACTGCTCTAATGGCACAAGCTGGGCCACTTGCTGAAACTGCTGGAATTAATAGAACAAATCAGAATCCCAATAACGTAGTTAATAATGTTGTTAAGACTGGTATTAAAAATATCGTGTCAAATGTAAATAACAGTGTAGCTAATGAAAATCCTATAAATGTAAATAACGCTTCAAATGCGATGGCTATGACTGTAAATAATGCTTCAAATGCAATGGAGATGACTACAAATAATGCTACAAATCTAATGAATATGACTTCAAATGTGGCGTCTATGACTGCGAATAATAAAAATAAAAAGTTATTAACAAATCTTGGTATTGAGAATCAAGGTTTAGTTACAGGTGTTCCAAAAGGTAACAATATGAATCTAAATTCAAGAAATGTAGATGTTGGTGAAGATGAACTTTTAGGAAGTATTGCCTCAAAAAATAATAAAAATAAAAATATTAAATTAGCATCAATTTCACCTAATAAATTAGCTAATGCTGGTCTTAATACTGAAAAGAGTGTTAAAGAGAGTTTGAAAGAGGCAACTGCTCCATCTCCACTAAATACATTTGGATCAGTAAAAAATGAATCCAAAGGCCCTGCTATAAGTGCTAATATAAAGAAAGAAGCAGAGGCGGTTACTTCTTTAGCCGCGCCTCTTATGCCACCAAGTGTAGGAAGTGATATGGAAGAATCAGAGAGTATTAGTAATAAGTTAACGGCTGAACAAAAGGTAGGCGGTGGTGGGTATAATCGCAAAGATGGTGGAAGCCTGTATTCTGCTATGGCGCGCACAACATACTTACTTGCTCCTGCAGCTGGTCTTCTAGCAACAGCCGCAATGGTTATGAAGGGTAAAAAGCGTAAATCATCAAAGAAGAATCGTAAAACTAATAAAACTCATAGACGTCGCCGTTAAAATTTGAAATCTCTTTAAGTCCCCAAAAAGGCGTGAGATAAATTTGAAGCTATATTTTATAACATCATTAGCAGCCATACAATGTCCGCTAATGACGTTGCTGTGAAACAGCACCTCGATTGTCATTCCAAGACAAATGACGTAGTATTTCACTTGCTGGACATCCAAGCTCGCGATATGCGCATCGAATCCGAACAGGAAGATGTTCGCGAAATCGCCTACGAATCCAATTCTGAATCCGACGACGAAGAGTTCAAGGCACGGCGCAAAAAGAAAAAAACAAACAATAACTTTAGTCAGCAAAAAGAATTAGTCATTCATCTTTTCGGCGCCGATGAAAATGGTAAAACCATCCGCTGCGACGTAACTGGCTTTCGACCTACACTCTATATTCGCCTCCCTGAAGATAAAACCTCTTTGTGCGCCGACTCCATTAAACAATACATCAATGGCCAGGGAATCCCTATGAGTCAACTTAATATCAAGCGTATCACCAAGAAAATCTTCTATGGATTTACCGCAAATACCTTCTATCCATTCCTACAAATTGACGTGCCATCCCTCGCACTCTTTCGTAATATTCGCAACCTTTTCCTTGATGAAAATCTAAATCCACACACTAAGAGACCCCTTGATGGACCTATGCGCGGAAAAGTAGTTGAACTCTTTGAAGCTAATATTGATCCTATGCTTCGATTTCTCCACTCACAAAATATCCAACCCTGCGGCTGGGTTGCCATTAAAGACGGAAAAACTTCTATCTCTGAAGACACTGAATCTGGACTTGTTATTGAATGTGACTATGAACAAGTTATACCCACAAAAGGACCTCGTGTTGCTGCTCCATTCCTCACTGCGTCTTGGGATATTGAGTGCTTCTCTATGACTGGCGATTTTCCTCTAGCTAAACGCACTTGGAAGAAAGCAGTAAAAGATGTAATTGCTCTTACTCGTGATGCTCCTCGTGCAACCGACCTAATTATTAACAGTCTATCTACTGGACAAAATCCAGTTGAAACACTCCCTAAAGGTATGACTCCCATCTACTGCCAACTCAAAAAACCACTTCAAGACGTGTCCTTAAAACTACTTGATTCAACTATCCAAACAAAGATTGATGATATTCTAAAACTTCAAAGTGATATTGATGACAAAATCGCTCAATTTGAAAAGCTACTCACTGCCACACTTAAGAGCCTTGTATATCTTGTTGGCGACCCTGTCATTCAGATTGGTACTACACTCACTCGCGGAACACCTGAGTCAGTAGAGCGTCATCTATTCGTCTTTCCAGATTGTGCCCCTATTCCTGGTATCACTGTACACTCCTATCGTTCAGAAAAGACTATGATCCTTGCCTGGTTTGAATGGATGATTAAGATGAATCCTGATATCCTCATCGGCTACAACGTATTTGGTTTTGATGAATCCTATACCTGGCACCGCGCAGAAGAACTTGGTCTCATTCATTCCAACTCACCTATTCATCAGCTTACTCGCCTCTTTGCCCTATCTAGCGAAGTTAAACTGGAAGAGAAGTTCCTAAGTTCCTCCGCTATGGGTGATAACTTGATGTATATCTGGACAACTCACGGTCGCCTACAAGTAGACTTGTTCCATTACATCAAACGTAATAATATACTTCCCTCTTACAAACTAGATGAAGTTACTAAACACTTTATGTCTGGCAAACTTAAGAGTCAAAAATACGAAGGCGGCATACTCACTCTTGAAGTAGCTGGCGCCATCAAAGATGTTAAACCTGGCCGTGCCATCACCCTTCTTGATGATACTGGTGAAACTGTGTCTCCTAAGCTTGTAGTAGAGAAGGTAGATGGAAATAAGATTTCGTTTACGTGTGAACTGGACTATGATGCGCTTAATGAAATGGATGATGCTACCAAGTGGGTTATTGTAAAAGATGATGTAAGCCCTCAAGATATATTCCGTCTCCATCGTGGGTCAGCAGAAGATCGTGCCATTGTTGGTAAATACTGTCTTCAAGATTGCGACCTAGTAATTGATCTGTATCGAAAACTGGAAACCTTTAATAACACAATGTGTATGGCGAATGTTTGCTCTGTACCACTCAGCTATATCTTCACTCGCGGCCAAGGCATCAAAATCGAATCACTTATCTTCAAAGCCTGTAAAGAGCGCGATATTCTAATTCCTGTACTTTCATCTCCTCGACAGGGTAGCATAGAAGATTCTTATGAGGGCGCGATTGTACTAAATCCTGACCCTGGATTCTACTCTGATTCGCCTATTGGTGTGTGTGACTTCGCATCTCTATATCCATCCACTATTGTAAGTGAGAATATTAGTCACGACTCTCTACTTTGGATTAAGGACTTCAATTATGATGGAACTCTAATTTCGCATAACTGGGGATCTGAAGTCTATGATGATTGTGAAGGATATGGCTATACTGATATTGAGTTTGATATCTGGCGACCTGATCCAAATGATAAGCGCAAGCATCCTGTAAAGGTACGCTGTGGCCGCAGAATCTGTCGTTATGCCCAACCACTCGATGGAACTAAATCAACACTGCCTCAAATCACTATGTGGCTCTTACAAGCCCGAGAGGCAAAGAAAAAAGATATGAAGGGTGAAAAAGATCCTGAACGTTATGCCCTTCTTGATGCTGAACAGCTGGCCTACAAGCTTACAGGTAACTCTCTTTATGGCCAGTTGGGCTCTGGTACTTTCAAGATTCGTCTTCAAGCTCTAGCAGCCTCTGTAACATCTTATGGTCGTAAACAGATTCTCTTTGCCAAGGATGCGATTGAACTATTTTATGGACCTAGAGTAAAACGTCTTGATTGTAGCGCAAAAGTAGTATATGGGGACACTGACTCTTTATTCGTAGAGTTTAATCCTCGTGATCCAAAGACAGGAGAGCGGCTAGAGGGTCGTGAAGCTCGTCAGGCAACAATTGATATTACAGATGAAGCTGGTGCCTTTATTACAAAGACTCTAGCTGCTCCACACGATTTCGAGTTTGATAAAGCATTTGATCCAATGCTAATGTTTTCGAAGAAACGGTATGCTGGAAATATGTACGAAAATAATGCGGATGAGTATGTTCATAAATATATGGGTATTGCATTGAAGCGACGTGATAATGCTCCAATTGTTAAGACTATCTTTGGTGGTGCTATGAAAATGCTTCTTGATAGACGAGATGTTGATGGGGCATTCAAGTTTGTAAAGGATAAGTGTTTGGAGCTAGTTGATGGTAAGGTGTCACTAGGTCAGCTAACAGTTACTAAATCACTTCGTGCTGATTATGCAAATCCGCTTAGTATTGCACACAAAGTCTTAGCTGACAGAATTACTGCAAGAGATCCTGGTAATGCTCCAGCAGCAGGTGATCGAATTGGATATGTATATATCAGTCCAAAGACAGGTCAAGAGGCCTCAAAGTTACAAGGTGATCGTATTGAGACTCCACTTTATGTGAAAGAGAATAGCTTGGTGCCAGATTATAAGCATTATATCGAGCATCAACTTCAGAATCCTATTTCACAGGCATTCGGTCTTCTACTTGAAAGAATTCCTGGCTTTACACCATCAATGATAGCAAAGTGCCCTCCAAAGCCTGGAATTATGGATGGTTCTTTAGAAGCGGATAAGATGTTGGATGTGTGGCTTGGATTCCGTGAAAATATTGCGGCTCAACTTCTATTTAGTGATTGTCTGAAGAAGTTTGAGAATACCAGTCGTCGCAATGCACTCTATAATATGTTTGGAACAAGTGCTAAAGTGACAATATCTAGTTCAACTAAGCCACAAAATCAAATTGTAACACCAACTGTGGTGACTACGAGAGGAAAGCCTAAAGTAGCACCTACTACTCAAAAGACTATTAGTAGTTTCCTAATGGATTCATTCATTGTAGATAATATTAGAAAGAAAGACCGTGCCACAGCTGCGGCTAAGAAAAAACTAAAAGCAGAGGCAGAGGTAAAGGCAGATGCAGATAATGATTAGTGATAATATTGTTTATATGTGCTGTACCTTTTAGGCATAACTATCTTAGAATTATTTTTTTATGTTTGTTTCTTGTTTCTTGTTTCTTGTTTCTTGTTTCTTATACCTGCGTCCGACTTATACACAGTATAAAATATACACACCTAATTAGTATTAAATGGGAAATAGTGCTTCAGCCAATAATAGTTTACACTTTATAGTAATAGCTAACAAGAACCAAGCACAGGCCCTACTTGATACTGCTGAAAAAGAAGATTTTTATCTTGAGGAATGTCACGATAATAAAGCAAATTCACTTGCTCGGCGAAATCTAACATATTTCGCAAATCAAGTATCAATACAAGATAATAATTATGCTATGGCATATCTTGATGCGGCTAATTTATATTTACCTATAAGGCTTTTAAATGATTTGAAGGAGGTTAAAATAGTTCAGTTGATGCCATCTGCGGATGGTGGAATGCCTCATACAAGACCTGATAATATTATTTGCTATCCAGATATTAGTCAGTTATTTTCAAAAACAACACTAATTCACGAATTATGGCATATTCATCAAAGGGCTTTTAAAAATGAATGGTTTAAAACATTTAAGCGTCTGGGCTGGATGATGTGGGATGGTAATTTACCAGAACAATTGGAAAGTGCAAGGCGTTATAATCCTGATACGTTAGATTGTCCATTATGGATATTTGATAGTCAATGGATACCTGTTCCAATCTTCAAAGATATTACAAAACCTAATGTGGCTGATATTGAAATCTGGTTTTATAATCCTGAAAAGCAATATCATATTAAGAGAGTGCCGTCAGAACTTGTGACATACTTTCCTAATTTGCCACCAAATGCGTATGAACATCCTCGAGAAATGACCGCATATATGTTATCTGAGCCTGATAAATATAGAGAGTCTCAGGGTTTTAGACATTTAATAGAATCAATTGGTCAACTATCAATTTTGTCATCTAAAAATATTTCTAATTAATAGATCCCCTATGTGTAATAAGGATAAGAAATGTCGTGCGTGGATATCTTTAGATTCACTAGGGATATCAGCGCAAGGTTGTCTTAGAGATTCTTCTTGGCTACATGGTATAACTATTCCATGTAACCAGTCTATTTTTAATCAACAGTTATATATTGACCTGCCAACTAAAAAGCTAATGTGTATTAAAAATGTAGCACACGGGAAATTTGGATGTATAGATTTAGCACAGTATGATACGCAGACAAAACATTCTGAAGTATATGTTAAGCGGCCTATTCTACCAGGTAAAACACTTCTGTATGAGGCGTGTATTCAGAAATTAGTGGGAGACAGTCTTGCAAATATTGGATTTCCGACAGGTGCGCCAGCTCTTGTAGGTTTATTTCGTTTAAAAGATGAATCTATATGTTTTGCAATGGAACAGATTAACGGTGCGTCTACTTTAGACAGATATCTTGAATCTGTTTCTAAAGTACAATTTCCAACAGTTATTATTGACTGTCTACTTCAATTAAGCGCGATGATTTGGCATCTTGATACTATACTTGGCATCAATCATAGGGACTTAAAGCCGAGTAATTTTCTGATTGTTGAACACGATGCGCCTAAACGTAAAATAATTAACGTTGAAACCGATATTTTGGAGATAGAATCAAAACATTCCCTCACCTTCATTGATTTTGGATTCTCTTGTTTAGGATCTACTGAGACACATATCTCTGATATCTCTCTCAGTACTGTTTACTCCAAAATGGATCCTTGCCCTAAAGAGGGACGTGATATGTACTTATTCTTAGCCTTTCTATATATCGATTATCATCAAAAACTACCATCGAGACTTCTGATCCTATTTGAATCCTGGCTTCATATACCAGGTTCTAATCTATGTGGCTTTATGCGAAAAGATAAAGAAAACTCTAAAAAATGGCTATATTTTATGGCAGGCAATGAAAGTATTAAACGATTTAGTTCTTGTCCTAAAAGCATTGTCAAAGACCTACAGGCTTTTATTTAGTTTGAATTGTTGAAAGATCCGTGCGCTTAGGAAACCAATACCCTACACTATAATACACCTTTGAATCCTCACTACATTTGGCCAAACTTTGACTATTACTCTCAAACCCTCCATAATACATATTGTAAGGAATATGAACTTCTGTTGCGCTGCCTAGAAGGGCTGCCATCCAAGACATAGTCGAAGCAGACGTAATAAACTTCTTGGCTTTTAACATAAAATCAAAATCATCACCTAGAATACCAGTTATAATAGTAGGATTTAGATCATCAAATTCACTTAGATATTCTTTTTCCCATTCTGCCTTTGGCGTATTACATACGATATAGAGTTTGTCATATTTAATAGTCTTAATAATATTTTTAATGTCTTCTGGATCATATAGCTGCGAAGTCTTATTCTCCATATCAATAAAATCGGCCCATTGAAATGCACCAGCTAGACGAACGTGTACTACCAAATCATTCTCCGTCGGCTGAACAGTATGTTTAGTTTGATACTTTATAATATTACTGATTTTGATACGGTTACTAATATTATTATTATTCTCTTCAGTAAAGAGAGAACGGATATAATCACGTTCCTTCAAAAAAATCTCTGAACGCTGGAAAAAACCCATCATTAAAATATCTTTCGATGTATCAAGTTCATACTTACGCCCCTCAAGATGTGCTGTAATAATACGTTTAAATTTTTCATCATCAATTGTTGTGTTAAATTCCAAATTAATCTGGAAAGTGGGTTTCACTGCATCGTAGCCGTAAATTTTCTTAATAATTTCTGCGGCGAAATAGTGAAATAAGTTATTACCAAATTGGCCTTGGACTAGAAAATTAACAGTCTTCATCTCTTTTCTTCTCTTTAATATATTGAATATGTTTAAGTGTTTTTAAACTCACATACAGTGCTTTAAAAACTAATCCAATATTTAGATAAGTCTGTTTAATTTTAATGGTAATCCGTGACCGAATAATATCATATATATTAAAATACAAGATGCTATTAAAATACTTCTATTTTCAGCCACATTACTTTTTTGCCCTAATCCAAATATCATAACAACATATAGTATAATTCCAATTATTACTGAATGTAACAACATACTCAGACCCCTTTCCATTGTATATTATACATTTATAAATTAATTATATCTAACTGATAGTTTAGAATGCTGATATATCTGAACTCATTCTCACACAATTTAAAGCTTTGCCTAGTATATAATTTAGTGGTCAAATGGCATTTGTGCAAGCAATGAATACCCCTGATACGACCAAAAAAGGCGTCAACAGTGCCGATGTCTATACTGAAGAGGGAGTCGGTGATTACAGAGTCTCCCTTTTCACAATGCTCAATCGCGGGCTTGAACAATCATATATCCAAGACTATACTCGTAAAATTTACAACCGTAATGTGCCAGATGAGATGTGTGATCTATTTGTAATGGCTTTTCAGACTCGCGATGTACGCGGCGGGAAGGGCGAACGCCGTCTTTTCCATCACTTCATCCATGCTCTTTATGAACACAACAAGGAAACTGTTCGTCAAATGATTAAACTCATTCCTGAATATGGCTGCTGGCGTGATATGTGGGAACTTCTAAAAGATATCCCTGAACTCGAGTCTGAAATCTTTAGAATTACTCGTGAATGTTTTAAAGATGATCTTGTAAAATGCCATTCAGATCAGAAAAGTAAAATGTCTCTTCTTGCCAAGTGGCTCCCTCGTGAGAACTCTGGTACTTATCCTGGTCTCGCAAGGCGACTTGCCAATCATATTTATGGTTTTGAAGAGTCTGAACGTAAGCGCCTTGTAAAGTATCGCAAAGATACAAGTATGATGAATAAAGCTCTAAAGACGGTGGAGATCAATATGTGTAGTAAAAGTTGGGCTGAAATTAAGCCTGAATCAGTCCCTGGTCGCTGTCTCAAGATTCACAACAAGGCTTTTCTTAATGAGAGTGTAAAGAAATCCTACACTGATGCTCTTCGGTATGCTACTTCAGAGGATCGTATGGAATGTAGAAAGCATTTTCAAGAATTCGTCGAGGCCCTTGCTAAAGGTGAGAAGAAGGCACACGGGGCCAATGTTGTAATGCCCCACGAACTCGTTATACAGGCACTAGCACATGGCACCTCTCAAGATGAACTTGGTATTAATCAAGGCCAATGGGTTTCTATTCGTGAAGAGACCTTGAAGCTTGGTGGGCTTGGCAAGTGTGTTCCTATGTGCGACTTCAGTGGCTCTATGAATGGACTCCCTAAACTAATTTCTCTTGCACTTGGTATTCTTGTGTCTGAGATTAACCACAGTGCTTTCAAGGACCATATCCTGACTTTTGATGCTGAGCCTAAGTGGCATTCTTTCGCTGGCAAGAATACACTAAAGGAGAAGCTTGATAGTATTCGTGGTGATCTTGGTCAGGGGCTCAACACTAATTTCTACAAGGCTTGTATGCGAATTGTGGAGAAGATGAAGCAAGCCAAAGTTCCAGTTGGTGATGAGCCTGCTGACCTCATTGTTTTTACAGATATGGGATTTGACGCGGCTATTAGAGATAATAACTATTATGGTCATAACACAGTAAAATCAGCTGTATGGGATACTCAGATTCAACAGATTCGCGATGAGTTCAAGAAGGCTGGTGAGGAGGTATGGGGTGTAGGCAATGGTTGGAAAGCGCCTCGTATTGTAATCTGGAATCTAAGTGCCAATTTCAAGGATTTCCACGCGGCCGCGGATCAAGAGGGAGTTGTACAACTTTCGGGCTGGTCTCCTTCAATGCTCAAGGCTTTACAAAAGGGCGGTGTTCAAGTAATGACACCCTATCAGGGAATGCGTGTTATTCTTGATGATGAGCGTTACGATGAAGTGCGTAAAGTCTGGAATATGATTCACCAAATTTGAAGTGGTTGATAATTTCAATATAGGGTTAGAAAATGAATACTCTTCCATATTGTAATATTTTACAGTTTCCATTAAAGTCCTTTTCATATAGACAGGACTATTCCAAGTTACTTGAACTTATTAGAGATTATGTTAGCCAAGACTGTTGGGCCTTTGTTATAAATAATGAAATCATTTTCAATTCATATAATGCTCAATCAAAAACTTTTAAACATATACTCGAAGAAAAAATTATTCGAGATAAAATTATTGAGAATCCGCAAAACATTCTTGCTGAAGTAAATTGTCGTAATATTAATACTAGGATAGAGATCTATATGTTTTCACTACCAGAGTCCTATAAGCTTGTGATTATATATGAAGCGGCTTTATCTATATATATTGTATATCGACTAAATTCACAAGGATTTATTGATGAATTTGGTGAAGATAATGAAATCTAAATTATAGCTGCCCAAAAGGGGCTTAAAGAACCCAAACCATAATAGGGTAGGAAGAAAAGCTCTTCCTAGGTGAACAACTAACTTCACTATGTGTAACGTATTCATACAGCAATTACTCTAAATTATTGTTTATAATTAATTAACGAATACAGCCCTTACACATAATGAAGTTAGAGGCCTCTTAATACTCCAGTATCTATACAGCAATTCATATCTTATTTAAAAGGTTTTCTGGATACAGCGTGGGTATTAATCATCGTATGTTGCGTGTTGTATGTTGTATAATGTGTTATATAAAATGGTCAATATTAAAAAGAAAAGAAAAGAAAAGAAAAGAAAAATGTGAGAAAGGAGATTTGAGATTTGAGATTTGAGTTTTTTTGAAATTAATTTGCGTCCAAGGTTGTTTCCTGTGCGTTAAGAATCTATACAGCCATCTTATATAAAATTATATTGATTAATTTAAGATTTTTGGATTCTGAGCTACTTTATAATGGTTACTAGAAGAATGCTTATGGATGTGATAAGCAATTGATATTTAGGCTATACCAATTACTTAAAACATCCAGTAATGAAGTCGCGATTCATTGGTGTTGCTTTTAGTTTTTTTCAGAACATACTAGTCTGACTTTATAGCTATAAAGGATGATGACTAAATGAGACTGATTACTGTTCGATTAGAGGTGCTTATACCCCTCGCTGGTAGAACAGACTCATAAAGGGAGGAAATACACTGCAATTACGGAATTTTCCGTATATAAACATATTCGTTCTATACAGTGCCTATGCTGTAAATACTTAGAGAAATTAGATGATAATGGGGTGTAGAATAAGTGGGAGCTCTGAAAAGGACGATCTTGAAATACCACTACTCGCATCAAAATCTCTGAATGTTGTTCATAGGTTTTTAGGTTATTAAGGAAACTTAGTAGCCTAAAACAAAATCCATCCACTGCCTTTGTGTTAATTGACGTTTTAGGGATATACAGTTTCATTACAGTTATCCTTAAAAGTGTTCGATTAGGGTATGATGGTGTTTACAGTTGGAAGACTGTAAATGGTGTAAAATGATTGTTATCGTGTGGTAACAGTTGTTCCCTTTTATTTCGGTGAATACTAAAATGATTGGTTACCAAAGCATTTTGCTAGGCCCTCTCGTGTTTCCTACTGTGGAAAATACGTGAGGGCTTTTTTGCGTTCTTAATATAGAACAAAATGTCAGAGTATGGCCCAAATCCTGAAGATTTAACCGATGAAGAAAATGAAATTATTGAACCCTGTGAATCCGATGAACTCTGTGAACCCTATGAACCCTGTGAAACTAAACAAGTTGCTATCGCAGTCCAACAAGGTCAACGGCGACGTGTTATGAAAGGTATGACATACAATATCGATGAAAAACACGGCTATATTTACTTAGTTCGCACCCGAGAATTTAAATCACTCAATCGACAAATCTACAAAGTTGGTCGCACATCTCAGTGCCCTGATACCAGAATTGGCCGACTCCATAAATATACAAAAGGATCTGAAATCTATTTAATTTTACAATGTCACGTAAACGATGTAAGCTTAATTGAAAAAGAAATTCTTGAACAATTCTGCTTAAAATGGGACCCTGGTCCAGATGGCTCAGAAGATTTCATTATCCCTACCCCTAAAGAATTAATGGCTGCCAAACAGATCATCTTCGATGTCATTAAAAAATACGAAGAGAGAAGACTATAATATTTATGCTAGTCTTCTTCTACTACAATATCCTCGCGCCAGATTAGAAGGCCTTTGCTGACAGATAAATAATTATGATCTGCTTCTATAAAACAGGAATCCCAATCTTTCGGTGTAAAAGTATTATCATAGTCTACTAAATACTCTTTATCATTTATTTTAACTGTCATCTTCTTTGTAGCTGGATTTTTAGAAGCAAACTCCTTCATCTCATTTATTAATGTATTACTGGGGAATACTATAGAATTATGGTCAACCTCATCTAACCAATCTGTCGGATTGAAATAGCCATTACCAACAACAAATATTGGAGGAACGCTGCCATAATCATCGATCTCATAAAACGGATACACTATTTTTTGATTCTGTGCATCCCAGAAAAGGAGATTATTATTTCTGTAGTCATCATTTAGATAGTGAATTGTTGCACCATTACAAAGGTTATTCTGTTTAGCATATATGGTTGCTACAGCCTCAATTACTCCTCGATTGCTAAATAGAAGATTGCTTAGCGAATCTGTAGAAGTCTTTAAGATAGATCTGAATGCTACTAATTCAGGGTTCTTTGATGTCTTAATTATATACTTTATTTGTGCTTCAGTTAGTTCTTCACGGGGCATTTTGAGATAATAATATGTATGTTACTTGGAATAGTTTAGCAGTCTAATCTATTTAAATGTTATATATGGTTTCAATTTTTAATCAATAAAAATATACATATTTTATATCTTTATTGATTTGCGAATTTTTCCTAAAAGGCGCATTAGTTTTTTTGGGTGCTTTTTCCTAAAAGGCGCATTAGTTTTTTTGGGTGCTTTTTCCTAAAAGGCGCATTAGTTTTTTTGGGTGCTTTTTCCTAAAAAGCACATTAGTTTTTTTGGGTGCTTTTTCCTAAAAAGCACATTAGGCCTTAGACCGCCACTGAGTATCACATACATTACAAATATATAAGAACTTCATATTTATAGCATCATATTTCAGGTAAATAACATCTTTTTCTTTTCCTGAAGTGTTTGAGGCACATCCTGCATTAGGGCACTTAATAGTGTTGACGTGAGGAAGTGTAGGGTCTTTTTTAGTGAATTCATTCATAAGGATTTTGTAGCCTTCTGAAGTTTTCTCTTTGAGGTCAATTTCAAGAATTAGGCCACCCTTTTTATCTTCTTCTTGGAAACCACAATTACGACAAATACGTCGGAGCGTCTTGTCATTCTGATCAAGATACAAGTAATATTTACACACTGGGCAAAAGTCGCTATCTTTCATTTTGCTCGTCCTACTAATATCTGTGAAGCCGTTTTAAATCAAATTTTATATCCTCAGCTTAAACTTATTTTATATCATTTATTCAATGAGCTCTCCAATAATTTTTCATACCCAACACAGTATTAATTGTACTAAAATTTTTAACCAATTTATTAAAGGAGACCGATATATTAAATATTATAATAAATATCTAATTCCATATCAATGTAACCATATTAATTACCCATATCGTATAATCTATGGTAACTTCGTATATCCTATGTATAATACACTTAAAAGATCTATTCTATCTAAAGGTACCACTTTTAATTATAGTTATATAAAGGGAAAAGAATTTATTACTGAGTTTAATCCTACTACACTTAGGGATTATAATATTTTTTCCCAAACATTTCTGTATGTGAATGGAATTGAGGTATGTGAACATACTTTACAGCCAAACTCTATACTGCTCTTCTCCATTGACAAGGCTATTGCAGAACCTCTCATTCAAAATCAGCTACTTTAAACCCATAGGTATTATAAACGTGTTTTTTTGTATATATATAATAAATAATGGATACTTTTACAAAGTTATTCTGGCTTAGTTTCTTACTTTTTGTTGGGTTTTCCTTATATTTATTATATTGTACAAAAAGAACTTCAGTACTTTATGCGCAGATTGCTTCCGGTTTTGCGATGTTTATAACTAGTAAGATTGGGCGTAAGTTTGTAGGACTAGAGTGATATTTAGTACCCATTAATTTCACGACCACAGACCACTTAAAGGAAAAAATTGAAATCATACTTTACCCCCATATTTACATCAATATCATTTGCTGTAACTATAAATTGCGTATTTTTAGTGAGTTTATTCCATTAAATAAAATTTGACAGATGAGAAAAGGGATGAGTAGTCGTAACACAATGCCTACTATCACAGATAACTTCCTAGAAACCACCTTTGGGGTATTCCTCGACTCACGTCGGGTCACCGAAAAAGGTGATATTTGCTCCTTTACGGGTATGGGAACTATGCGCGGTAAATTTATGGTAAAAGATGAAGATTACCCGCATTTCCTAGACCTACTCCACGAATACCTATTTACTCAACAACGACGACCCCTCAACCTCGTCGAACAACGTCGATGCGACCTCTATACCCCAATCCTCATTGACCTTGACTTCAAATACCCCACTGAACGCGCCATCCAACGCCAATTTGAACTCTCTCACATACACACATTCATCCGAAAGTATGTGGAGAATATAACTCACTTCTATCAACTTGAAGATTATAAACCTCTGCGCTTCTTCATCACACTACGCCCCGCGCCATATGAAGACAAGAAAACAAACTCAATCAATCGCTCCATCAAAGACGGCGTTCATATCGAGTGCCCAGATCTCATTCTACACTCTGAACACCAACAGGTACTGCGTCATCGCTCTATCGAGCTTGCTAATCTGACGAATGCCTTTAAAAATACTGGATATATCAATGCTGAAAAAGATATCTTTGATGAAGCGATTGTTAAGAAAAACGGATGGTTCTTCTATGGTGAATCTAAACCTGATATCCCTTCTTACAATCTTACCTCTGTTTACATTTATGACCCTACCACTGGAACCTTCTCTGAAGAAGATATACACAATTTCTCCAGCCGCCAACTTCTAGAACTACTATCCATTCGCTACAACCTTCACGTTGATACTATCCCCTTCAATGAAGAGACCCAAGAAGAATGGAAATATCGCCTTGATTACTGTACTGGTAAACGAAGTGCCCTTATCATAGATGAACAACCTATCGAAATTCCTATCGCTGTTACCACAACTAACAATGTGTATGAACAAATTGAACTCGATAAGATTGCCATCGCTAAAAAGCTTGCCATCGAATGTCTATCCACCGAGCGCGCTAGTGGCTATCAATCCTGGATCGAAGTTGGCTGGTGCCTCCATAACATCGACTCCTCTGAAGATATGTTCAATGCCTGGATGGAATTCAGTAATAAGTGCCCTAAAGCTGGCGAAAATAATGTTGGATCCCTTCTACGCGACTGGAATCGTGGATGGAGTCGCAACGGGCACGAACGATGCTTTACTATTCGCTCCCTTCATATGTGGGCCAAACAAGACAACCCTCGCAAATACAAAAAAATTATGAATGAAAGCTTTGTAGATTTCGTTGAACGCGAAGTTGATGCCACTCATACCCACATTGCACGCCTTATGAAACGTATGTACAGCAACAATTATTGTGCCGCTGTTGATAGCAAAAAGGTCGACTGGTATGAATTCACTGGCAACTGCTGGAAAAAACTTGCACAGGGCATTGATCTACGTAATAAAATGACCACTGAAGTCGCCCAAGTTATCTCTGATACTCGTACCAAAATCCGCAATCGTCTAACCGATCTTAGCAACGACGAACGCTCATTCGAAGAAACTCGTATGAAAAAGATGACCAAGATCGAACAATGCCTTTACACCTCTGGCTTCAAAGATTCCGTTATGAAAGAATGTATTGGCCTCTTCTACGAAGAAGATTTTGCTCAGAAACTCAACTCCAATCAGTATCTTATCGGGTTTAATAATGGTGTAATTGACCTTCACGCTATTCGTACAACTGATAATGGTGATAAAGAATACTATGTAAACTTTCGCAAAGCAGAACCTACTGACTTTGTAACATTTATGGCAGGTCGTTACATTACTAAGAATTGTGAGCCCATCGATTACATAGAATATAATCCTACTGACCCAGATCAGGCTCCTATTCATACTGAAATTGATGACTTTATGACTAAGGTCTTTCCTCGCCCTGAATTGAGAAAGTATATGTGGCGCAAACTTGCATCCTGTCTTGAAGGCGCAAACAAAGAACAGACTTACGAGACCTGGATTGGTGTTGGTGGTAATGGTAAATCCAAACTTGTTGACTTGATGTCTATGGCTCTTGGAGACTATACTAGTTCGCTACAAAGTACAGCTATGACTCGTAAACGACCTGATGCTGGTGCAGCTAATCCTGATATTATGGCCATTCGCAATAAACGCTTTATCTATATGGCTGAACCTGATGACCGTGAACCACTCAATACTTCTCGTATGAAGCAGTTTACAGGTGAAGATGATGTAGAAGCACGTGGTCTCTTTGAAGAACAAACCAAGTTCAAAATCACTGGTAAGATCTTTATGTTGTGTAATGCATTCCCTGCGATTAATACAATGGACAGAGGTACTTGGCGTCGTGTTCGTGCGATTCCTTTCGAATCTAAATTCGTTGATCCTGGCGTTGAAGATGTAAATCCTAACTCAAATATCTACCCCCGTGATAATCAGCTTGACGCAAAACTTAAGAAGTGGCGCACCCTATTTATGTCCCGTCTCGTTCATATCTACAAAACTGAATACCTTCTTAATGGACTTGGCGTTATTCCATCTATTGTAACTCAGGAATCTAGTAAGTATCAAGAATCTTTCGATTCCGTTGCAAAGTTTATGAATGCTCGCATCCGTGAAATTCCTAAAGGTGGCTACGAAGCAAACATCAAAGACATCTTCCGTGTTTACAAGAACTGGTATGAATCTATTGGTGGAGGTGTAGGTCGCAAACTTTCACAAAATGAACTCTACAAACGCCTATGTGATAAATGTGGAGAACCATCTGATAAAAAGACTTTCAAACAGATGCGCCTCTTTGAAGACGATGTTGATATTGAAGAATATGATAAATCACTTAATGAAACTAGCTAAATATTGTGATTCATAAATAAATTATTATTTTTATGTTAAGAAATGCATAAGCATAAATAGAAACATAGTTAGGAAACAACTACCAACAAATATTTTTCCAAATGCTACCAATTTTAGTTCTGATGATGCTGTATATACATAAATTATTGATATAATCATAAATAGATATGCTATTACTACAAATGCCATTGTATAGTCTTCAACAAAACGAAGAACCTTTTTTGACTGAGGCTCTTTTATTGTATCTTTAACATCTGAAAAATCTCTATTAGATCTCTCAATAATTGACTCATTCTTATCAACCTCTTTCAATAATGTTTCCTTTTTCGTCTTTAGTTCTATATGTCGCTCCTTAACTTGCTTAGCAATATCTTGATATCCAAACTGTCCAAACATTGAATCACCCATCATCAATGAATCACCCACTGTACCAGTTAATGATTCTAAATCTTTTTGTAATTTAAATGTATTAGAAGCAAAATTTGTATTTCTATTTAGTTCTGTTGTAGTAGTACAATCGTTAATTTGTGAATTAAGAGCATTTAGTCCATTAGGAACTGACCTACAAACTGCGGCAGTAGCATTCTTATCTTCAAATGCCTCGGCCTGTGGCGGAGATACTTTTTGTTGATTTAAGCAACTCATTCTATTATCACTCTGATATAATGTTTTGTAAAATATTACAAAGTATTATATAATTAAAATAACTAATCTATTTATTAATTATTGGCCCATAGGAGCAGGAGTAGCGGTAGGAGCAGGTGCTGCATACTGTGATACAGTTGACTCTATACCCTGAGTTACTGAGGAAACTTCTTGCGTAGCACTCTGTGCTGCAGATGATACCGCTTGACTAGCACTACTAATTCCACTTTGGATATCAGACTCTAATGAATTAATTCCACTCTCAATACCTGATAGAGCACCTGGACACAAAGGAATTGGAATCTTTCCATATTTATTATTAAATGTGTTTCTATTCCAATATCTCTTATCTCTATATATATTCGTATATTGACTACGATTAATAATTGTAAATACAAAAATTACAATGATCGGTACAGCTAATCCAGCCGCCAAAGATGAACTTATAATACTCATACTCCAAAGCGTAGTTAAAAGAATAAATGCTGAAAGCACAATAAAAAGCATTGAAAATACAAATAATGTATCTTTCTTATTATTAACAGACCATTCATTCATTTCATATTTGCGCCCAGCAAGATTTTTGTCATCTGTTGTAGCAGTTGCCGAATTACTCTGATTAGCATAAATCTGTTGCTGAATCTGCGCTAATTCCTTGTTACGCTTATCAAGCATTAAGATAGCCTCTTGAGAATCAGTAGCACGAGTTAAATCCCCGTAGACTTTTTGAAATGTGGAGTCTTTTTGCTTTATAATATCTGTATATACTTTGCCCTGCTGGTCTTGTAAAAACTGTTGTAATTGCGCAGGGTTTTGTTTTAGTTGGCCAACTGCTGTAGCTAATTCAACATCCTGAAAAAGCTTTGTATAGTCTATAACCTGATCTAGATTTGCCATTCCTAGTTCGCATCAAGAAATTATCTAATCTCTAGCCGATTTGTAAACATATACTAATAAACCAAGTGCGACAATATTTAGAAAACTATATAACCCCAATAGATTATCAGAATATTTAGCCTTTTGCTCAGTAAATTTCACCATCTGCTTATTAATTGTTGTAACCGCTTGATTTGATGAAATTATATTATTCTGTGCAGCAAGCTTCTTCTGTTGCTCTTTAATTTGCTTATCAAATGCCTTGATTTCTGATTCAAGATTTGTAGTAGATGACAACATATCATCCGTTACTCCATTAATAATTTGTGTTAGATCATTCAAACGTTGATTTAGAGCCTGTGTAGATGTTAAATATTTTTGAATAGATGCTTGAGTGTCACCCGTATTATTCATATATCCTTGATTTATTGCATCGAACAGTTTCTCCAAAGAATATTTATATCTCGATTCATAAAAACAGTATTCCGCTTTAACATTCTTCAATAATTCTGCTTGTTTTTTAAGAAATACTTCAGCATTACCAGATGATGCAGGTGGTACTACACCAGAACCCTTTAAAGATGCAATAATACTTTGGACAGCATTCTTATTTAGCATTCCACTTCCATCTCTATCGGAAGCTGGGTTTGGCGCCGATGGCAATAATCCCTGAGTTACACCATTTCCAAATGTTTGACTTAATTCAGTATCAGTTAACGCCGTTTTAGCTGGACAAGAAAAAGACATCCTACTATCTTTAACTTTGTTTTTATACCTTATTAACCAAATACACCACCAATCTTCAATGACAAAAAGAGAATTACTATTAATGCCGATACCAATAGTGATATTATTACACCTTTGCTTTCAAAAATAGATAATAATGAAAATCCAGTACCTCCCTCGAATATTATAGTCGGCATTGTCATTCTAAATATCACCAACCCTACACCGATAAAAAGTACAGCTAATACCCACAAATATGGAATTAAACCTCTTCGTACTGGACGGTCTAATATAAATAATTGGTGTCTTGTTACATCTGTATTGCGAGACCGGAGCAATTCGTCTCGAGCAACTGCGCTTGTAACATCAATCTTCATTTCGTCCTGAATCTTTTCTAAACGGCTAATTTGCTTTTGAAGCTCACCATTCTCTTTTAATAAACCCGCCAAATCATTATCCTTAGCTTCCGTTGTCAAATACTTTAAAATATCATCATTTAATGCTGCGTATCTCTGTTTAATACTCTCGGCACGCTGTGTTAACTTTACAATTGTATCATAGTCTGGATTATTATTTGGATCTTGACTTATACCACCACGAGCAATAAAATTACCTGTTGCCTTATTTAATTCCGTAATTAATCCCTGAACATTTTCCTGAGATAGATCATCGAATCTCTTCTGAAATTTTGCTCTTTCTTCAATCCACTTCATCTCTGTTTATCCTAATTACAAAAAGGTAACTAATTATTTTATATTTTCTGCGTATTTATCAGTAATGTCCGGGTTTGTAAGAAATGATTGGGGTAAATATCTAAATGGTGGTAGTTCCCATTATAACTTTGAATACCGCTCTCCACAACCTGACCCTTTGCCAAACCTAATACCTACTCCTACTCTTGCTCCCCCTCCTATGCCAATAACATCACCACAGAATACATCACACTCTAGAAAGAATATTAAAGATGGTAAAATGCTTATCCCAACACACAAAGGCGGTAAGAGAAAATCACTTTATAGTAGACGCAATCATAAACGTAGTAATAAAAAATATAGACGAACTCATCGTAAATAGTTACACTTTGAGCTATATATTTTCTGAAGTATTAACAAAAACTAAATATTAAAATTTATTTAGTTTTTGCGGACTTTTCCTAATAAACTTGTTATCACTTGTTTTTGCGGACTTTTTCCTAATAAACTCACTATCATTCCCTAAGGGTGAGCCTCTGGCGAGGCCTTACGTTTTTGCGGACTTTTTCCTAATAAACTCACTATCATTCCCTAAGGGTGAGCCTCTGGCGAGGCCTTACGTTTTTGCGGACTTTTTCCTAAAAAGTCCTAAAAAGTCCCTAGGGGGCACACACACGATAGATGATTGCCTCACCAGCCGATGCACTAGGCCGAGTAATCTTAATAATATCACCTGGTACTGCGCCAATACAACGCGCAATAGGATCTACGTGAAACTTAATTTCAGGAAACTTAGACTTTGCAGTAATATACATTGAATCCATTAGTTCCTTATGGTATTCATTTGGTACTATCTCGTGTTTAGGAACTAGGATATGCTTCAACGGATTAATCACAATCATCTCAATACAGAAGAACGAAACACGTAGTTTTCTACGCTCTTTTTCACCAGATTCCTTCATTTTCATATATTGTTTTAATGCTATGATATTATGAGCATCCGTTATAGGACCTGGCATCATAACAATCACTTCAGTATTTTCAGTATCATCATCATCAATATCATCAAAGAAGGTATCTAGCTTTTGACGACTAATTGCTGCATATCGCACATCACATACTTTAGTTTCATCTTCCTTCTTTGAAACCTTAAAACTTAGACTTGGAAAGGCTGCTGCGGCAGCTGTTGCTTCAGCCGGAGAAAACTTACGATACTTTTCTACGTCATAACCACGACTCTCAAGAATATCCAATAGAGTCATACGACTACGATAAATATTATCAATATATACAAAGTTGTCACTCATTTTCCTAATCAACGTTAATTAATTTTAGGCTGTCAAATTTTCTATTCAAGTTTTGTTATCGTAATCTGTCCAGTTGATGATGATGGTGGCGGCATTGTAACCATTCCATTACCTCCATTCATTGGGTTATATCTTGGTATTTGTGGCATCATTGGACCCATCTCCATCCCACCTCCCCTAAATGGATTTCTTCTTGGCTGACGACCTTGACCAAATGACGGTATTATACCATCTGACATCATTGCTTCCATATCTGTTCTTACAGTAATTACTGGAGGACCACCTGGAACACCTGCTCCTGTCACTAATCCCTCACCAGATTCATTTAAAGATGCTGATTGCTGACCTGGTGTAATTATATTTGGCAACGCAGGCGGAAGCATTCCACCCATTGTTTGAGCAATGAGAGGAGCTTCCATACCTGGTAGTACTGGCAATTGTCCTTCAACTGATCCATTCTGTAATTGCGCCATCGCATTCATCTGCGCCTGTTGCCCAAATCCTTCTCCTTCAGTAGATTCATCTAATACAGTATCTAATACAGCCCTTTCAGCCTCAGTCATTGATGCAACTTGTGCACCCATTGAACGCAATTGCTCAACAGTAAGCACCGCCTTTGGCACCTCCTCAATATATGCTGGTGCCACCGTCTCTGGTAAAATGAGGCGTGGAAGCTCTTTTACAACTTCACTTGACGTACCAGAGAATTCTAAGGGCTTCAAACGTTCTACTCCACTTGTTGTAATATAACGCATTGTTAAGTTAAGGTAAGCTTCTTGCTCTTGTGTTAATAGCTTTGTAGAGTATGGTATTTCTACTTCAACTATCTTGGATTTAGGGCGACCAAGTGGTGGTAGAATTTCAAGATTGTTGACTGTATCTCCAATATATTTGACTGGTCCATCACATAGGGCGCAAATTGCGATACCAAGACGAGGGTTATAAATTGGAATTGTACCACACGCAACACAGATAGGAATCTTTGCACCATCTGAACGCTCCATAAATGACTCCTTTACAAATGCCATACCACCGTGTGCAATAATTGAGTCACGGTCCATCTCACCAATCTTAAGACCACCTTGTGCTCCACGGCCACCTGTCGGCTGATGTGTTCGCATCTCCTTACGACCCTTACCTCGAGCCTGCCACTTGTCTTCCACCATATGCTTCAAACGCATTCCATACACTGGTCCAATAAAAATCGCAGCCTGAATCTGTTCTCCTGTCGCACCATTATATAGAATCTCATTACCATACTTTTCATAACCTAGCTCCTCTAAAATACCACCAATATCTTCTTGTGGAGACCCATCATTCATAAATGAAGTACCATCACCAATACCACCTGATAGTGCTGCAGTCTTACCTAAGAGCTGTTCTAAGTTTTGTGCGATAGTCATACGTGATGGAATCGCGTGAGGATTCATAATCATATCAGGTACAATTCCAGATTCTGTGTGAGGCATATCGTGACCTCTTAGAAGCGCACCAATTGTACCCTTCTGGCCGTGCCTGTTGGAAAATTTGTCGCCCAACTCAGGTATTCTGTCCTGTACTACACGAATCTTTACGAGTCTTAGCCCCAAATTATTTACCATTACCACTACCTTCTCAACACGACCACGAGTCCACACTTGTGGCGTTTTAGAAGCATCATTAATTGTTCCAGCCAATGTACTTAACATATACGCACCAACAATTACAGTGTTCTCATCAACATATTCGCCCTCCTTAATTATACCACGATCATCTAATTTAGAGTAATCTAGGCCAGGTTTCAAGTCCTTCCAGTTTCCAATAAGTGCTGGGTTACCAAAACGGACTTTAATGTTTGCCTTTTCATCATCTTCTTCGAATGCTTCATAGGAACGGAATGCCATTGAGCGAAACATACCACGCTGAACTGCATCATAGTTCATTACAATACCATCTTCCTGATTATAACCAGACCAGCACGCAATCGCTAATACGATATTCATACCATAACCAATTTTACCTTCACCTAAGTAATTATTATATATAGTACGCGTTAAAGGCATTTCAGGGTAGCATAGTACGTGGGCAGTGTTATCAAAGCGGTTTCTCCAGTTAGTGGCATAGATTGAGATACCCTGTTTTGACTGCGAACAGGATAGCTGATTACGAGGAGATTGGTTATGTGGTGCAAATGGAATGAGAGACGTCATCATACTCATAATTGTTGAAGGGTGAACTTCCATATGGGTTGATTCAGGCTTAATATATGCTGGACTATTGGCAATATATGATTCATTTTGTTCATAAGGATCAATATATTCAACCGCGCCAGTGTGTGGAGCAAGTGTGTCAGGATAATCTTCTAATTTATCTGTTTTTCCTTGAAGAGGATCAACAAACTCAGTAGATTCAAGATTAGAATATCTACGAACTTCAAGATTACCCATTACAAGATCACGCCAAGTAGGATATGTTTTAAGTTTTTCAACTGGAACAGTTGCCTTATCAAGCCATACTAACGGTCTTAGAGGGCGACCAGCATCCATATAAATATATACCGTTCTATCACGAATAGAGAATGAAATACTTACTGAATATGGTAAGCAACCGCTGCGTTTAAAAGCTTTAAGTACTCCAGTCAGGAGATAGGGTTTGGCGGTGTACCCAAACATACCACCATTTACATATACAGGTACAAAAATAATACGCTGCTGCTCTGTCACATCCTCTGGCTTATATACACGCCCTGTAGATTGTAACCATTCAAAAAACTTAATAGTCTGTGATGCAGTAGAAATAGCAGCCATAATAGTCAAGTTTTTAGTAATACCAATCGACGCACCAGTTGGAGTTTCAGATGTACAGAAATATCCATATTGGGACGGATGTAATTTACGAGGCCCCGTCAACTTCATACCTGTATCAAAATCCAAAATAACACGGCGACAATGTGATAAGAAATCTACATATGATAAACGAGACATTGCCTGTAATACACCTGACTTCTCCTCTCCAAGACCCGTGCCCCACTTACCTTTGAAACCCTTCATTATACTTTCACTCAGCATACCTGATAGGAAAATCTTTGATTCATTCCCCACCTGGAAAATGTTCTTAAAGTTTTCATCCTTATAGAGTACCGCCTTATTGTAGTTATATTCTTTATCAATTGCCAATGCAGATGCCTTTGTCCATACCTTATAAGAATTATTAAAAAGTTCTTGTACTAAGAAACCACTTGTTAAACAACGCTGATTTCTAGTATCATCACGATCGGTTTTATTATCATAGCCTTCTGCGACACGTAGGATTTTTCTGACACAGTCGCCTAAATATAGAGCCTGAGATGAGGGATCATTTGGCATATGAATAAATAACTGATTCTTAATAATATCTAAGACGTGAGCAATAGAGAAACCCTTTGTTAATGTCTTAATATACTGAATCGCAGTGTATGTGTTAAGAAAAGGAAACCCTTCAATAATAGATGGTTGTAGTTTAGGTAAGAGTAGTTTAGCTTCAGGACTTTCAAAATCTGGGAAAATCATTTTAAGAATTTCTTCATCAGACTGGAAACCAAGCGCGCGGAAAAGGACAAATAATGGAATCGTTTTTCTTACAAATGGCAAAGAGACTTGAATTGTTGCGTGAGCTGTGAATTTCTCTTTCTCAACGTGTCTCATTAGCGCAAAGGCAATTCTTTTAACTTGGCGAGTCTCAGCCGATAAACAGGAAATAGATGCATATACTGACACTTTTGGATCATTTTGTGGTGTTACATATAAGGTATTAAATGCCTGTTCCTGACGAGTAATAAGTACTTTCTCAGCACCATCTACAATAAAGTAACCACCATTATCATAAGGACACTCACCAGCTTCTCTTAAAAATTCCTTTGGTTTATTGTTAAGTATACAGTAGCGACTTTGAAGCATAATAGGAATCTTAAATAGGGGCCATTTCTGAAAAGTCTCTTCAGATGGTGATAAATCAACTACTGCTCCAGCAGCATTAATATAAGTAATTTTAACAATAATATCAGCATATACATTTGAAGCATATGTTAGATTTCTTAAACGTGCTTCATTGGGAAATAGTACACGAACTTCATCTGTATTTTGAAGACTGACTGTCGGAGTACCTATTTCAATTGCAGTTCCATCCAAACCTCCAACATAAATTTCAACTCTATACCTATAAGTACCTGTCTTCTCATTTATAAGGTCCTTTAGAATGAGAATTGGATTTTGAGATTTAATAATACTTGTTAGATCCTGTTGTAAAAATTGGTCATAGGAGTCTAAATGATGCCGCGTATATGGATAAGACACCGTGCGGAAGTATCTGTCAATCAGAGTTCTTGACAGCTCTCTTGCTTCATTTCCAGTTAGTGCCATTTCTATCTGAACTAATCAAATAAAAGACTCTTATATTACTTCTTTTCACACTCCATAATAATTAATCTAGTTTTCATTAAATTAATTATTATTTTGAGGTATTATTAATTATATTTATTTAGAAAGTTACTGGTTTAGGATAAACTGAGCCAATTTGGTAGTTAGGGGCTCGTTGTACTTGATCTGGAGATGGTCCAACTGATTTACCATACCACATATCCTGTGCATCTTGAAGAACTCCTGGAGGCGATGAAGAAGGAATTGGGCGTGAAGGAATTTGAGGAAGTAAAGATCTAATATCATCCAATATGCCCCCACCACGTCTCACCTTGCGACTTCGGTTTCTTGAACCACCCTTAACAGTAGCAAAATGAACAGCATTTGACCCCATACCTACTGGTGGAACTGGCCAAGGTGGCTGACCTGGAACTGGATCATATGATTGCCCTGGCTCAGGAACCGCCACATTAAATCCACTATCTACATACTTTATAAAACTTCCAAAGCTTGACTTACTACCATCTGAAAGTGGAAGATGACCTGCTTTATCTGGTATTTGTCCTGGAGCTAAGTAAATACCCGCACGGGTCGTATAGTCAAGAGGGGCACCAGCGATTGGAGTAGCAGTATTAGCAAGTTGTGATCCAGCTCCACCGCGTCTTCTTGCGGTTCGATGGCGGGAAGAATGCTTTTTACTCATTCTATCACATACAAACGCATCTGCAGACTTCTTATCGAGTTCTTTAAGAAATACTTTTGACCATTCCTTTCTTAAATCCTTAATAAGTTTCTCTTTGGACTCTTTTAGAGCAACCTTTTTATCAACATATTCTTCAATATGCTCAAAAGAACGCCGTAATTCTGGTATAGAGTAAATACCCTTAACTTTCTTACTTGAACTATGTCTTCTGGTTTTTCGTACCATTCCTATTAAATCCTATTAAATTGTTTCTAAGAAACTTCTTGAAAGATTGTTATTTCGCTTATTCTTATTTCCATTAGTATTACCTGTAACTGTATTTAAGATATTGCCTCTATTATTATTCACCTTGTTAATCGTATTATTCACAGTTGAAACTATATCATTTTTATTATTTGTTAAACCGTTTGCAACCTTATTTAGTGATTGAACTACATTATTTGTAGCACTATTCTCATTTGGAGCAGTTATATTTGGTATTGGTGGAATAGGAACTGAACCGTTTGTGAAAAATGCTAGGATTGCGTAAATGATAAATAGAATTATGGCACCAATCATTATGGCCGGGGCGTAAATCTTCAAAGATTGTTGCCAAGTACTTAAACGATACTCTGCCGCAAACATTTTGTAATGGTCATATACGCCATATGACAAAAGTACAATTGATAATATAGCCACTACTAATGGTGTAAAGCGAGGGGCCACTAGAAATGATACAATAACTGCTAGTAAAAATAATAGTAATCCTGGTATAAAGAATTCCATTTCCTCTATACTGTTTTTTGATTTTACCTTTTTGCCTTTTTGCTTTTTTTGCCTTTTTGCTTTTTACTTCGTATTCTAATAATTTAAATCTTATCAATCAAATCTACGTGTGTAAGCATATGCTTTCGGCAACAATATCTCTTTAGACCCAAAGTATTAAGCACTTTTAGCTCCGCCGTATCCGGAACTGACTTTCCATCCATATAAATTGGCGTTACCTTATTGGAACCACGAAGTTCCTTAACTTTTTCTTGGTAAAATATCCACTTATCGGCAAGCACGTTGCCACAGTTCATACAGCGAATTGGAATAATCATCTCTACGAAATCTACGGAAAGGTTTCCGTCAATCAAATTTTACAAACTGACTTTCTCTCAATATGTGTATAACACAATTATTACTTAAGTGCGTTATAAACATTTAAATAAAAGTTCATTAGACACCAGAAATGACATCTGTTCTATATGGTGCTGGCCTAAACTACCAAACGGGCAATCCCGTCCGCCAAGAAATCGTAGCTGTTCGACGTGAAGTCGATTCCCTCCGGAAACAGGTTGAACTATTAACGGAAGAAAATCTTGTTTACCGCAAACACCTTATGAAGCTCCTTCAAGCATCCGATGATGGCAATACCGAATTTACTCGTGACCTAATGACCCTCTCTGGCGGTGGCGCCAGCAATAATCGTGAACCTGGCGGGGGCACGGTACAAGGTGCTGGCTTCCGCCGCTAAGCGCTTTTAGCAAAAGCGCCCAAAATCTTTTTCTAAAAGTCCTTAAAAGTCCTTAAAAGTCCTATAATTCCTTCCTCATCTTCCCCAAAATCGCCTCACTAATCTCTATCTCGTGCTTTGAACTCAAATGAGCTCTCAACGATTTTAAAGACAATGTTGAATACTTACGCAAAGTATCCACTATTGTTTGATTTTCTTCATTTGACCACTTACTTTTCTTTTGTGTCTTAGAATTTACCGATGATTCCTCTTTAATTTCACGCTGAGGCCCATCAGATGTCATTTTTATAGGCCCAATATTAATAGTTCCACCGTGAACTTTATCGTGACAGCCCTCACAAATTACAATTAAATTTCGTTTATCGTTCATATGTGACCCATCCTCTAATATACCATTTGATGCTGAGGCTCTCTCCTTAATATGATGAACCTCCAAATCACTCGTTATTGCCTTATGACATACCTCACAACTATATCTTACAATGTCTGTATTCCAAGTTGAACTTGTTGCCTCCTCTTGCTTTACAGAACCCATAATTTGATGACGATTCTTTAAAGCTTGCTCAATAAACTCGAATGGAAGATCCATTGCACGCGCAACCTCCAATCCATACAATGTTGAACCATTACCAGGACGCAATGAACGATCATACACCAATCTCTTCGTAATTGGATCATACTCTACGTGTAAATGCCATACCTCAACCCCTAACTCACTTGTATTAATTACATTTGGTAGCCCGTGAAGATGTGTTGCAAAAATAAACTTTGCGTTTTTAGCCGAGAGCCATTGAATACCACTTGCCACTAGAGCCTGTGCTGAGATTGATTCAGTTCCCGCACACAACTCATCACCAAGTACAAGTGTATATTCATTAGAATTTCTTAGAATATCACGTAATTCTGACATCTCAACTGCGAATGAAGATAACCCAGCAAAAAGATTATCTTGATTCAAAATACGCGTATAAATCGCCTTAAAAGGCTTTAGTGTCATTTCCTTCGCAGGTACAAAACATCCAGCTTGCGCCAATAAAACACATAGACCAGTCGCTTTCATTAATGTAGATTTTCCAGATGCGTTCATACCATACACTAGCCACCCTTTATTGCCCTGGCCAAGCCCCACATTATGCTTCACATATGCTACACGACTAGATGTGGCCTCTACTAGAGGATGACGAACATTCTTAATATCAACTGCTGAGCCACTTTCATCTATTGATTCAATCTTAGGACAACAGAATCCTTTCTCTTTAGAAACGCGACCGATACACTGAGTACAATCGATATGGCTAATCCAGAATTCCATTAATGTCCATATTTGCTGCCCAGCTTCAGAAATCTCAAGACACGCGTCCACCAAATGTGTCCTTACTAAGTTTTCTAATGATTCACGTAGTCTTTGAAGTTTTGTATTCAGTTGCTGAAGCTTTGTACAATCAATCCATCCACCCGATTTTAGTTCAGAAATCTTTGTTCCATCTGGTAGATTCTTAATATTCTTTTTCAGCTGAGCAAGTGTAACTGTAGATCCTTTAAGGCCATAGGGCTCTTTTTCTCTTTCTTCAAGACGAATTGCGTCTTCCTGAACACCACCATTTATAGCAATCTCCTTACGAAGACTTTGAAATCCTTCAAGCGCCTCTTGAATTTCTTTTTCTTTTTTCCCAATCTCCTCAAACTTATCAATATTAAATGCTGTCATATCTCCATTCGCCTTCTGAGCCTTTTCCTCAGTAAAATTCACACGAAATACTTTCATATAGTTTGACCATTGCTCTTCAGTAAACGGTTCCTTTAGACAAGTATCATTTGTAACCTTATTCATAATTACTTGAATAGCAGAGTATGTTTGGAATATACCAGCGATTTCTTGAGGAGTTACAAGACCACATAGAACTTTGCGATGAAGACGAGGGAGATCAAACATAAAACGCAATTGTCTTTCAAGTGTTTTTGATTTATCTTCGGGCCACGCCATATAATCTTGAACTTCCTTCAAACGAGAACGAATCTCATCCGCTTCTGAATATGGACTTAGAAGACGATCACGCATAGCACGTTTACCCATTGCGGTAATACTTTTATCAAAGAGGCCTATTACAGTTTCACTGGGATTAGTTCCTGTCATTTGAAGTTGAGTTAGAGCGTGGTTGCCACAAATGAGACGAGCTTGAGGAATCCAGGGTTCATTGCGGTGAAATGATTTTAGCATACTAGGATAATGCTCCTCGATAAATTGAAGTAGAAATAGAAGAGCCATTTCTTCAGCTTCAGAACGCACCCCCAAATATGTTTTAGCTGGAAGTACAGACTTGATAGAGTAAATCTTTTGTAGATATTCTGAGCGTACTAGTTCTTTAGAGAATGCGCCAACTGTTTCAACTGGGCGAATATGGAGAGGAATAGTTTGTTGGATTCCAAAGATTCTGCGAAAGAAAGCTTCATCAGGAGTGGAGCTCATACCGCCTGCTCTCCAATAAATTATAAGTTCTTTTGGTTGAAATACACTTAGCATTTGTACAAGGTCATCTGCTGTCCAAATATCAGAACGTCCGCTTGCCTGACCAGAGTATGTACTAGTTGTTCCAGTTGTAAGATCAAGAGCACCTGCTCCAAAACTTGGTGCACTATTTGTGTTCTGTTGAAAGTACAGTGTTACTACATATGGTGTATCAGTTGATGTAGTATTTTCAATATGTGTACTTGGGGAGAGAATACGAGAAACTTTACGTTCTTTGACCTTACCGCGTACATCTTTGATTTGGTCAACAATAACAACGGTCCATCCAGCGGATGTTAGTCGTCCAGCCCATTTATGCATAACATAATCTGGAAAACCTGCAAAAAGACCATCACATTTTTCAGAGAAATCCCCTTTCTTGGTTGAAAGTTGAATACCTAGATAATCAACAATTTCTTTCACATTACATTCTGTTTCACCAGTTTCTATATTTTGAATGTCATATAATTCATAAAAAGATCCTACCATCAAAAAAATAGCTGTTTTTGGACCATATTTTTGAGTGTATGTTTTGTATAGTTCAATATATTCCTTATACATTTATTATCGCTTCATTTATATATCACAACTGGACTTTAAGCCGTCTGATTGACTAAGACTTTAGTCATCCTTTTTATTTTCAGTTGATTTCTCCACTTCTGCTACTGCTTCTACTTCTGCTACTGCTTCTGCTACTACTTCTGCTTCTGCTTCTACTTCTGCTTCTATTGCTTTTATTTCTTTTATTACTTTTATTATTTCTGTATATGTCTCTGCCTCTACACCTGTTAATGCCTCTTCTGCCTCTTCTGCCTCTTCTGCCTCTTCTGCCTCTTCTGCCTCTTCTGCCTCCACTTCCCTACCAGGCTCATCTCCCTCTTCATTTGTATACAATGTGTTTGACTTTATATCACGCCAGTATTTTCGACCACCAAGCGTAATAGCTTCCACTTCAATCTCCTCTTCATCTTCCCCACTCCCTTTATACATACCATTTATATTATTAATAATTTTAATACATATAAATACAATAGACATTAAGGCCATACCTACAACGATACCCTCTATTAAGCCAGTATTGAAGGTACAGTACTTATAACAGTAAGGGTTAATAAGATTTAACTCTGGCATTTCTTGGATTAGTGTTATGGATTAATAATTATCACGAATTAGTGTTACAGATACAAATGGACTATATATTAATATATGATATATTTATGTCAAATTTTATATATTGATTATTATCACCAATAACATCCCTTCTCAACCTTAGTAAAATTGGATGGTTTATCCTCCTTATTTGGCCTTAACCAATCATCATTTACCAACTTCAAAATATCCTTATTTTCAAACCATCTCTTTCCAATTACTCCAAAAAATAATTGTAATGCTCCTCCAATATACATTACAGATTTACCAAGTTCCTTAAAAATAAAATTGGACACTAACATTCCATATCCACCAGCCGCTACTAATGCTACATCAAACTCTTTAACTTCTCTTAATGATTCTAGAAATGGTATTAAATGTTCCTGCCAGTCTTTATCTTGATGATTTCCAGCAAGTGTAAGAGGTGGCTGAACAAATTGGAACTCACAATCTTCAAACCACAACCGATTTGGAAATATTTTTTTTAGATTTTGTACCTGTTTAGAAAATGTTTTTGTAAATGGGTGAACTACTAGGATCTTTTTACCTTTTAGTGCTGGCATCCAAGAGTCCCTAAAATAATATGGCTCCAATGCCAAGGCATTTATTTTAGGAATATTTGGTGTTCGACTTGTTATAAGTTTTTGACCAATGCCTGTATGCTCAAATACCTTACCATCTGTATCCCATTCCGCAATAACAGTACAATTCTCATATGACTCAACTAACTTTTGAACATATATTCTAAGCGATTCATTATTTTTGACATTTATTCCAGCATTGTTTTCAAGTTCCTTTAAATCATCTACAATATCGAGTAAATTATTATTTAAAACATTATAGGCAACTTTTAATTCGCATCCTGCGATTCTACCAATAAAAAAAGGCTTATTTTCTTCAATAACTCTTTTTATATATAAATTGTCTTTTTGTGCATTACTCATTACTATCTATACTTCTAAATAACTTTTTAGGTTACGGTGTAATACAGACAGTGCTATTATATTATTCTAATACTCTACAAATATTCTTGATTATATGTAGAAATGCCGACTCCACCTGGGAATATAAATGCAACGAATGAACATGGTAATACTGAACTACTGAGAGCCTGTATAGCCGATACGCGTGGTAACCATACTGATACTATAATTAAACTATTACGCCAAGGTGCAGATCCAAATATTGCTGATAGTGCAGGTTATACACCATTACACTATGCGGTTATGAAAGGAAATCTAGCCGTTGTAAATGTACTACTCCAGAAAGGCGCTAACCGCGACGCTATATCAATTAGTGGTTCAACACCACGTAATCTTAGTGCACGGGCCCACTTTTTTAATAGAGAAATTTTTAGGGCTCTCGGGGCGCAGGATGATCCTGTAGGTGGCAAAAGACGCAGCCGAACGAACAAAAAAACAAGAAAGACGAATAAAAAACGCCATACAGCAAGACGCAGGCGTTAAATATAGATTGCTTTGAAATTATTAGTTATACAATTCTGTTAGTAAAAAGTAATAGAATTATATAAACAATTTATAAGGTCAAATAAATCTTACAGTGCCTTATTTTTAACAACTTCTGCATCCGCCGCCATTTGTCTTAAGACATTCTCAGGAGCCTTAGAGGTTGGTTTAATTAGTCCACCCTTAACTAATTTATCCTTGAGCTTGTCAATTGGCATATCTTTCGCCTGCTTATGAAGTTTCTTAGCCCGTGTGATTCGTTTATGAAGAGATGATACACCAATCGTAACCTTACGATGTTTTCTTGTCTGATGCTTCTTGGTCGTCTTAGGAGCGTCAGCCTTCTTAGGATTAAGATGAACCTTCTTTGCAGTTGTTTTCTTCTTTAATTCAACCTTGACATGTTTATTGTCATTATGAGTCTTGCCTCCAGCTTGAGCATATTGACCAGTCGGTGCAGCGGATCTATCAGGCGATGGAGTATATGATGGTGCTGGAATAATACGCGGTGGAACTGGTGCATCAACTGGATACTTGAGCCAACTATTAGGATTAGGAGATGCAGCGACGGCGGCAATAGCACTTTTAGACTCTACACCTGTAACATTTGCCATAACTGGAGAGACGCCTCGTAGAGGCTCTGAACCCCCTTCTTGCTTCTTTTTGGTATTACGTCTACCTTTCTTAGCACCACCTGATAATTCATTAGCCGCACTACCCGTAATATTTACACGTTTAACTTCACCTTCGCCATTGCCATTGTCTTCCATTCTAGTTATTAATAACTAAGAACTTTTATTTACCCTTTTTGCTAATTTCGATTTAAACAAGTATGGAACTTAAAATAGTGCCACGTTGTTTAATAAATAAAATCAGTCGATATAAAATTGATTCAGGGTTTGATTATCACATTGTGTGTAACAAATTAAAAATGTCTTCTGTAACTGAACTAATTCCAAGCTATCGCCATGTTCTCGAAACCTTTATCACTCAATCTGATGGGAAACAAATCATCAGTCATCAGATTGAGTCATTCAATCAATTTATGGAATCAGATATTCCAGAAATTATTCATATGGCAAACCCCATTACATCCTATGGCTCACCGGAAATTCCCCTAGCTGGCCCCCGTTCTGCCCTTGCCACCGCCACTGGCCTATCCACTACCGCCGCAAATGCCCTTATGGGTACTTCTGCTGATGGTGCTCTAGCACTAGGTAGAAAAGTACAGCACGAATACGAAGTAACACTTGAGTTTGAAAAGATTTCCATTCGGAAACCTACCATCTTTGAAAACAATGGTGCTATTCATCCTATGATGCCAAATGATGCACGGCTACGTAATCTTACCTACGCAGCCCCACTCAACGTCGACGTCAAAGTTATAACCACCTTTGTCGACCATACACGCAATGGCATCCGCGAATCAAATGTTCGCATCTTTCCCAATGTACATCTTGGCAAAATCCCTGTAATGGTGAGCTCTAAATACTGCCTCCTACACGACCAAAAACACATCCATCCCTCTAACCTCGGTGAATGTGCTGAAGATGTTGGTGGATACTTTATCATTCAAGGTGGCGAACGTGCTATGATTTCAATGGAACGTATGTCTGAAAATCGCCCATTTGTCTTCCGTAATGGTCGAGGCAATGCCAAAGAAAAGGAAATTGTTGAAATCAAGTGTATTGGACCAGACAATGATCAAGTCCCTAAATCAAATACTGTAAAGATTGTATATCATCCCAAAAATCAACTTCTAACTATGCTTCGTGCTACAGTACCCCGTATCAAGACTGATATTCCACTTGTCATTCTCTTTCGCGCCCTTGGAGTACTAGCTGATAAAGATATTTATGAACTCATCGTTGGTTATGATAACGATCCTACATATGACCCCATCATTATCGAGTCTATCCTTGAAGCAAGTTCAATTACTACAAAAGAGCTTGCTCTCGCCTGGATGGGTGAACACACCAATACCTGGTCTGTCAAATCTCAAAAGCAGAGCAATGTTCAGGATATTCTTAGTGAAGAACTCTTTCCACAAATTGGCGGTGCTGAAATGAACTATGAAAAAGCGTGCTTCCTCGCACATATGACTCGCAAAGTTCTCTGGACTTCCTCACAACGTCTCCCTACCGATGACCGTGATGGATACCCCAATAAACGCGTCGATATCCCTGGCTTTCTACTCGCCGATCTCTTTCGCAAGACCTACAATAATCGTATGGTTAAAGATATGAAAGCCGCTCTATCAAAGGAAATTCACGGCGGCTCTTGGAAAGCCACTGGCAACTGGACTGAAATCGTTAACATTAACAACATCAACAAAATTATTAAGTCCACCATCCTTGATGTCTGCCTCAAATCATCTCTTGCTACAGGTAACTTTGGCAGCGGTAAGATTGGTGGTCCCTCTAAGATTGGTGTATCTCAAGTTCTTAACCGCTTGAACTTTACCTCTGCGGTCTCTCACTTGCGTCGTATCTCAACACCAATTGAAAAGACTGGTAAGCTAATTGCCCCACGTAAGCAGCACAATACTCAGTGGGGTTATATCTGCCCGTGTGAAACTCCAGAAGGTCACGGTGTAGGTGTAATTAAGAATATGGCATCTACTGCCAGTATCAGTATCTTCGCAACACCGATCACTGTATACGCCTTTATCCAAAACCTTAATAAGCTTGTCTCTCTCCGTGATGCAACTATTAAACAGAAGCACGATCATACTCGAGTTTTCCTAAACGGCTCTTGGATTGGTATGCTTCTTAATGATGATGCCCACGAACTTATAGATACACTTCGCAAAGCTAAGCGAGCTGGTAAAATCCATATCTACACTGGCATTATCTGGAAAAATGCCTTTAAAGAGCTTTGGATCACAACTGAAGCAGGTCGCGTCCTTCGCCCTGTCTACTATGCACCCGCCATTCGTGAAATCGCCGCAGATAAGACTGGTACACTTAAACAACAAATCCTAGACATTAAGGAATGGAACCAGCTACTTATGTGGGAGTCTCCTACTGAAAAGCATCTCTTCGAATATCTAGATGCAGGTGAAACTGAAGGAGCATATATTGCAATGGATTATGAGAACTGTGTAAAGGATAAGTCGCATACTCACTGTGAAATCCACCCTTCAGTCATCTTTGGTACTGCCGCAAGTGGTATTCCTTTCCCTGACCATAACCAATCTCCTCGTAATGCCTATCAGTGTGCTATGGGTAAGCAAGCAATGGGTATCTACGCCCTCAACTTCCGCGAACGCTTTGATGCGATGAGTCACATTCTCTGCTATCCTGAAATTCCTATGGTCTCACCTTATATGAGCAAGTTCTATGGAGCACAGAGTCTACCTGCTGGCCAAAACATCGTTGTTGCAATTATGACATATACTGGTTACAATCAAGAAGATTCAAATATGATTAACCGCGCAGCGTTGGAGCGTGGTCGATTCCGTTCTATCTTCTATCGCACATACAAAGATGAAGAACGTAAGAATCAGAGTAGCGGCGAAGAAGAGAAGTTCTGTAACCCTGACCCTATAGAAACAAAACATATGAAGAATGCGCAATATGAAAAACTGGCAGAAGATGGCTTTGTACCAAAGGACCAATATGTTACTCCAGATGATGTACTCATTGGCAAAGTTGTCCCTCTCCGTGTTCCCACTGGACAAGTACTTCCTGCTGGTGCGAAAAAGCATCGTGACGTAAGTAAGATGCCTCGTAACAATGAGAGTGGTTATGTAGACAAGATTTACAAGAATCGAAACGGCGAGGGTTATTCCTTTGTAAAAATTCGTATGCGCCAAGATCGTATCCCAGAAATTGGTGACAAGTTTAGCTCACGTCACGGTCAAAAAGGTACTATGGGTATGATTCTCAATCAAGAAGATATGCCTCAAACTGCCACTGGTATTGTACCTGATATCATCATTAATCCCCATTGTATTCCTTCTCGTATGACTATCGCTCAGCTTATGGAAACTCTCCTATCAAAGATTGGATGTATGACAGGTTGCCTTGGCGATGGCTCTCCTTTCAATAATGTAACAGTTGATAATCTGTCTACAACTCTGCGAGATCAGTTCGGTATGGAGCCTTATGGCAATGAGATTATGTACAATGGATACACTGGGCGTATGATGGAAACCTCAATCTTCATTGGGCCGTGCTACTATCAGCGTCTCCGTCACTGCTCAGCAGACAAACTTCACAGTCGCGCATCTGGTCCTCTTGTTATGCTCACTCGTCAGCCAGCAGAAGGTCGTGCCCGTGAAGGTGGTCTCCGTTTTGGTGAAATGGAACGTGATTGTGTCGTGGCACACGGTATGGCCGAATTTACCAAGGAGCGTCTAATGGAGTGTTCTGATGCCTTCTCCTGTTACTCCTGTAAAGATTGTGGTCTGATGGCCATCGCAAATCCTGAACAAAGCATCTGGGCGTGCCGCGGTTGTGGCAATACAACTAACTTCAGTCATATCAATATTCCATATGCAACTAAACTCCTCCTACAAGAACTCGAAACAATGAATATTGGTTCTCGTCTCATTACACAGCATAAGCTCATTACTAATAGTCCGGCCTCTACAAAATAGATTATATCAAGATATAACATAAATAATAATATTAAAATATATTTTTTAGTACAGTTTGAAAGATATTATCCTAACTATATAGAAATGAAAGTTACGGTTGCCTCCTACATCGCCGAATACATTGGTGCATTCTTTTTTATCCTTGCCATCTTTGCGAGCGGCGGCAATCCTTTAATCATTGGTGCTGCCCTCGCTCTAGTCATCTTCCTAGTTGCCTCCATTAGCGGCGGCCACGTCAACCCTGCCGTTTCATTAGCAATGTATATGAATGGTACTCTAAATCCAATGGAACTGTTCAGCTATGTATTCGCACAGTTACTCGGTGGTGTAAGTGCGTTCTACGCCTACAAAATGGTTAAGGCCTAAATGTACTTTGCACTTTTTAGAAAAAAGTGCCCAAAAACACATTTAGGAAAAATTATATATTTTTTTTGCAAACTTTTTCCTAAAAAGTTCATTTTTTAACAAATGCTAATGCGAGAAGACATAACACTCCTACTACGATAATAGTAGAAGGTCTTGTCATCATACTTTCAAATGCTTCCTGTTGTTGAGTTTGAGCAGGTGTTCCATCTGGATTAAATGTTTTCGGTGCCGCTGCCCATTGGTCCCTTGTAAGATTTACTGGATTTCCTTGCGAATCTGTATCTTGTATCCAATATGTCTGTACATACCCATTACCATTATTAACAGCTGTTTCAGGATTTGAAATCCATACTTCTCCTGTATCTGGATCCGCAATTCTTCCATATGAGTCGCCAACAGGCATTGTTACTTGTTTACATTGCGGGTATCCTGAACCAAATAGAGCATTAATTAGTGGACTGGGATTTAGTGCATTTTCAGCATCTTCAATCATACCAGGAGCTAAACCTTTTAATGGTGGTAAACCCATTTCAGCCATAACCATTTTAAGTTTATCACCAAGTGCGTCTCCTTGAGTAATTCCTTGCATATATTGCCACATATCTGCTCCATTTGAACAAGATACGCCCGTCTTTATAAAGTAATTAACACCAAGAGGTGCTAAAGGCATACCTTGTGTTAATCCTGTGGATGGTGCTCCAAAACCAATTTGATCCGAATAGAATCCAACACCCTTTACAGCATTAATAACTGAATCCATTGAATCACCGACTTCAACGCCAATTTGAGGCGGTGTCATCATCGCGTCCGCAGGTTTATAGGGTGAACCGAAGAATCCAATCCCTGATGGAACCATACTCGGAAGGATTGATGTTCTTGTCTCTGAACCCTGCTGCGGCGCAGATTGATTTGGATCAGGCACCACAGAGTTATTGGCAGAATTTGTTAAGTTACTTGTTGAATCTGATGCGTAACTCATTTACCTATTAGCACTTTTTAGAAAAAAGTGCGCAAAAATATCAAATGTTAATGAATTTTTAATCCTAAAAAGTGTAGCGTGTTTAAAATTTGAAATGTTTTGTTTCCAAATCTAGCAGGGTAGCAAATATGGAATCATTATTTAAAAGTCGCTCTAACCTCCCACCTATCAAAGAACTTGAACCCTTTGAAAGATGGGAGGATGACCCATCCCTACGGGATGAATCCAAGAAATCATTCACACTCGATACTGACAGCTGCCCCCTCTGTTTTAATACAGATTGTCTTGATACTAGTGAATTAATTACCTGTAAAGAATGCGGCTATGTTGTAGCCCGTCCTTTCGATAACACCGCTGAATACCGTTACTTCTCACAAGAAGACCGCGGTGGAGACCCAACACGTGTAGGTGCACCTCAAGATCCACGTCTTCCTGAAGCATCACTTGGAACTGTCATTCTTAATGGATATGGTACTGCGAAAACAATGTATAGAGTTCGTAAATACCACTCCTGGAATACCGTGCCATATAAAGAACGTTCATTCATTCAAACGTGCGAGCGTCTCTCCCTAATTGGTCTCAATTCTGGCATTAACCAGTCAATTATTGAAGAATCCAAAAATCTCTATACAACTCTACAAGATATCGGTGGGCGCCAAGGTCTCAGTCGTGATGCCCTCCTATCTGCCTGCCTGTATACGAGCTTGAAGCAATCTGGTTCTCCTCGTAAACCAAAAGAAATCGCTGACATCTTCGGTCTCAATTCAGCTACATTCACTAAAGCACTTAAACAAATGCAGGAAGTTATGGCGCTTGCTCGTCAGAAGGGTCAACTTCATCTTACTACAACTAACAAGCCCAGTCAGGCCAGTACCCGTGCTACTGAATATATTCAACTTCCTTTGAGCAAACTACAGATTCCTCGTAATCAAATGGAGCATTTATACACACTTTGTAAGAGAGTAGCAGAGAAGTCAGAGGAGGCTGGTTTATCACAGGAAAATATGCCGCCATCACTTGCCGCTGGCTGTGTAGCATTTGTAATTAAACGATGTGAGATTCTTAATATTCCAGTTTCAAAGATTGCAGAAGCCAGTGAAATCTCAGTTGCCACCCTACAAAAATGTCTCAGACGTCTTGAAAGTCACGCTGAGATTCTAGAGACTGTTCTATAGGCGCCAAGGCTCTAAAAATAAAGACTTAGACCTATTAGAATGGGTAGTGGTCAATCTATACCAAGCACATTAACAAGACAAAAAGTATTTGAATTAACCCGTGACACACGGGGTCTGATGGATGTTCTATTGGAATATATGCTAAAAGAAATAACTGTACGGGACTTTTTAGCTTTATCTAATCCAGCAGAATGTAAAAAATATGTTATTTTTATGGCTAATAATCTCTATAAACATTTTTACGAATTACAAATTGTACCTATCAAAGACAAGAAAGGTGTTATCGCATTTCGACCTGTTAAAGAATTAACTAATCCACCTGAAGATACTGAAAATGAACGGCAGAGCTTATGTTTAACACTCGCATACTTCTATACTCGTATATTCCAAATCTATGGTGCATTGGCTCTTACTGTTATTGATGATTCTAAGTTTATGATGGAAAGTGGTATTATACCCCTTTATGGTGATACAACTAAAAAAGGGTTATTACCACCTGGCTATAGACCATATGTAACATTAGGAGGTAGCATAGGTGGAGAATTAACTGGCGGAAGTATTCCTGCTGCTACTTTGGGTAATTTTAATTTTTTACGTAGTTATTTATATGAGGATAAGGATGAATCAAAGGGGTTTTTAACAAGATACTCAGGAGAAGGAGATAGTAGAGGTGAAATATATTTTCTACCAAAAATTCAAGATAGAGATGAATATGGTAGACCAATTGGTAGTTCAGATATAATCTCTGAAACCAGACAACAAAAAGGTATATTCTTCATTGGTTATACTGGTGGCAAAAAATATGCTACTCTTGAGGCCTATTCTAAAATAGAAGGAATTGGCGGTGATACCAAATTTTATTTTGGCAAGTTTAAATACTATAAAAAAGATAGCATTAATCCTGAATCTATTGAACTAGGTTCAGATATTTTACCAATGAAATCATTAACTATCCAAAGAGAACGTCCTACTATTGCTAGAGCAACATATAGTTATACTATTAGGGGTACTGAAAAGTCTATTACAGAGGTTTTCAATGGAGCATTGTCTAGAGTCGTTGCATTTTTAAGAAAAGCAACAGACGGTGATACTAGTTATAGCACTAGTTCATCTGGTATTATAATTTCAGAGACAGGAACAGTTGAGGAACTTCGCCTTGCCAGAATTGTTCAAAACCTTACAAAAACTAAACCACTTGGTCACTGTTTAGCACGCGCTATTCAACTCCTACAAACATTACCCCTTAAAGGCGAAGCTGCTGTATCACATATTTGTAAATCTAAATTCTTTGAACAAACATCTAGTTCTAGTACTGGAGTTAGAACTACATCATCACGAAGTGGTATTCCTGAGCCTGGATCATCACTTGATAGTAGTCCTGGTCTAGCAGCATTATCACAATTATTCTATGATACTGTTTTATTTGGTACTCCCAAAATTATAATTGGTACTACACCAAAACCTGGACAAGGTAGTAAATCATCTTTAGAGCAATATATGGAATTTATGAAAACTATGGGCCGCCTATTTGGAGATAATGTATTCAGTAAACCAGTATCAGATGAAACCATTAAATCTGGCCTGAAAGGAATTAGAAATAAAAGAGATAGTGATTTTTGTAAAGGTATAGATGGTAATATTGTTATACCTACAAATGTAGTTAGAAATGTTTATGATGTGGTTAATCAATTATATCAACAACAAGTTAAACACGCTGCAGAATGTGGTAAAATTGTTAGATTACTTTTTGATATTCAACGCGATAAATCCTCTGGACGTTATAGAATCTCTTTAAGTGATAATATCATCAAAAAGGGATTCCCTGAAATTGAGCGTGTTAATTATTTGTCACGACAATTACTCGTTAATTATTATTCTAATTGCGAAATGACGTATTTAAAAGGTATGAAAATTGTTCTTGATTCAAGTCCTGAAGCAATTGAAGCACGTAGACGCCGCGGTGGAACCATTACTAATCCTACTGCGCCTATTTAAAGACCTAAATAAATAATATTTAATATTTATTATTAATTTAAAATACAATAAGACTTCTTTATATTAATACAAGTTGTCCATTGATAGGAATACCAGTGAAATGGCCCATCAGTTAACCAAATAGGATTTTTCGAGAGAAGAGCGTTTCCTATCCATTCCTTATTCATCCAAACATAATCAAACTCTGGATACATCGTATCAGATAATACTTTTGAAGCTTCTTCACGAATATCATCTGTCATATTGGGGCTTTCTATCCACGCAGTAGCCCATACAATTCTTTTCATTTTTTTATCCTCTTCGAATCTTTGATACGCATTTTGAAAACAAACCAATACTTTATACATATCTTTTGTATATAATTTCCATATCTGATTTGTTGATAATATATTACGAATAATAAACATTCCAAAACTTAATTCACGAAACAAATCCATTACTCTATATGCCTGAGTTGTTGTCAGCACTTTTACATTCTCAACAAGAGTAGTAGCCTCTAGTTGTCTGTAAACATATGTGCCTGTATAAAGTGGATTATGAACTATGCTAAGATTTCTACCCTCTTTTAAAAATAGAGAGTATGGTATATTGTGTTTATTAACATATATGTGAAGTTGTGTGAGTAAATAATCTCCTACACCTTTTTCTCGCCACTTTTTATTTATACAAAAACAATCCACACAATATATCTCCTCATTTTCATTTGTTACAAATATACCTAAATAATGATAACGAATACATCCAATTATATTTTTATCAATATCCTTCAATATGAGAATATGATCTTTTATACCAAGTAATTGAGATTCAGGAATATCCAGAATGGGTGTTTTTGGAGGATTACCAAAATTATTCCTTAAAAATTCACAAATATTACTTATATATCTTTCATTTTGTCCCTGACAAACTATAATAGATTCAACACCCGTTGGTGATTTCAGTGCTTCTCTATAGAATAATTGTGATTTAAATATTTCCCTATTAAATTTTGATTGAATGACATTATATATCGGATATGTATTCCAAAATACCATATCTAATTATTATTAGATTTCTTTTATATCACTTAAATATTATATATACTATAATTATAGATGATCACGTATTTATTTAATAAGATACAAATTGAAGATGAGGAAATTAAAAAGATATCTGAAGCCGTTGAAAAATATAATTTACTATTTCAAGATATAATTAAATCACCCGTTGGAAAATATTCAATTAATAATATACTTGAAACTATTGAGGAATCACTAAATTATTTAGAAATTTTTATACCTATTCTTAAGAAATGGATTGAGGAATATCTTGAGAGAAATCGCGGTCAATTATGGTTATATTATGGTGTTTCAAAGGGTTCTTATTTAGCTGATTACTGGAAAATACGTGAAACAGACTTTTCAGAACTGACCACTATTTGGCCATTTCTTTACAAAAGAGATAGCTCACAATATAAGGATTTCATAGTTGACTTAAGAGGCGCACAAAATGAAATATTAAGACAACGGAAACGACAAAGTACATCAAATCCAAATTATAAATCATTTCATCCTGACGGATGTTCATCTGGGTGTAGTTGCTGGATGTTAGATGATATGGAGCAATGGTATACCGAGGAACAAAAAGAGATTTGTACATCAAAAAATATATTCTTCAATGGAAAACTACAAACTGATTTCTATAAAGCTGTGGTTGAAGAGCTAAGTGATCTTAAAGAGCAATGGGCTCATTGGGAACCAGAAAAGCCAAATAAATCCCATATTACAAAATCATCATTCTCTATAAAACCTGGTCAAACACCTATCTCAATAGTTCTATCTTGGGTTAAGAGTGATTTTCATTATTCATCCACATTTACTATGTTTCATTGGTCAGATACTTTTAAACAAGTTTGGGAAAATATAGATTCAGTGGATGAATTTATAAAAGTTCAGAGAAACAAGTTAAAGAAGATTGTCGATTTATTATAAAGCAATAATGGAGTATAGACGTAAAACACTTAGTTCATCCCTAGATGACTGTTTTTCTAATGATATTGAAAAACAAAGTACTCGTAAACCCTCCATTTCAGTAGATGATACTATAGATGAATATACTGAATATATGTATAATGGTACATTTAATTTTACAAAAATTATTTATAGAGGTCTAATAAATTTGATTTGTCCTTGTTGCTATCGAAATCGTAAACCCATTGAAGTCAAATAATTATCCAAGTCTAATTTAGAAATGACTCGTTGCGAACACTGTAAAAAGAAACTAGGCGTATACGAACATAAGTGTAAATGTGGAAAACTGTTTTGTATTATACATTTACACGCAGAAGTACATACTTGCACATACGACTATAAATCAGAGGGCAAAACTACACTCAAAAAAGTACTTGATGTTGGCCCTCTCACTGTCAAAATTGAAAAGATTTAGACCAACGGGTATTTGAAACAGGCACATATTCACTTTTAAAATCGTAAAGAGCATTCATAAGGCGTAGCATTTCTTTAACATCTTTTTAAGGTCGGTAATTTCATTTCGCATCTCAAGTATTTCCCTAAATGGAGTGCTTACTGATAAACCCTCTGTTTTTGCCTTTAGTTTAATCTTTCTATATATCCCCATGCCTTCTTTTGCTCTTCAACTATTTGTTTATACAAATTACTATTTTTATAGTCTAAATAACCCCTGGAAAGTATGATATGAGTTATAATACCAAGATTTTTTAGTTTACATGAAATACTTCCAGGAGTTCTATTATGTATATCAGCGATTTGGCTAATTGTCATTTCATTTGTTTCATATTCAGTTCTAATATCCTGAAGTTCTTTATCGCTCCAATTCTCATTCTGACGATTATAATACTCAAGTCCGTTCATTTTATGAACATACTTAACTACAATTAAACCATCAATTTTTACTGAAAAAGTGCTGGTTTCAAATGCCCGTGGGTCTAATCTAATTTACCCTTAATATTTCTTAAATACAGTACTATTATATCAGGACACCATCTAGGATTTAAACGAGTTACTTTAGGATTAAACCACGCAACCGCGTCTTTCTCTCTTCTATCCCTACGCCATCTAGCAAATGCCTTTGGATGTTCCTTTATCCACTCAAAAGTATCGAATGATTGTTTAACCTGATCCTCCGTTACAAATCCCTGAAAAATATGATATTGAAAATACGTATCAGGTGGAAAATCCGATTCCTGTGATTGAAACACCAATCCTGTATGTTTTAAATTTTTTACTTCTGTCACGTGTGATTCCTCTTCTGTTTCTCTTAATACATTCTCTTTAAGAAGTTCTAATACAGATTGATTATGTTTAATATCCTTACCTTCCATTTGTCCCTTTGGTGGCTCCCAACTAGGCGTAGACCATCTTGCCCCACGTCTTTTTACTACTAAAAAGTGTCTTAAATCAAATGGTTCATATGTGGGGTGAAGAAATACACAAGACCTTAGATAAACTCGCCAACCTTCCGTTGGATGTTCAACATATGCATAAGACTTTGATGGATCATATGGAAGTCTTTCACTACCCCGTACTAATCCTTTTTGAAATACATCAAAAATAGGTACACTATCTGATAAAGGCTCACTTGCGGGAGCCTTAGTATTTGATTTTGGAATTGACATCACTAATAATTATTACTAAAAATACTTTAGATTAATCTATTTGTTTGACTATTCTGCATTTCGGCTGAAAAATAATAAATAGCCATATGCGAATGACATTGGCATTAAATCCATATATTTTGTATATGTCCAACCATTATTTTGAGCTTTCTTTATAATATCTGGCATATTTGGCATATACAAACTATGTTTTTGTCTACGCACTGACCCATCTTTAAAGCGGAATGTCTCGCGGAATTCTGCCTTAGGATCATCTAACTCAAAATTGGCCTCATAATCAAACTTATCAAATACTACCTTCGACTTTGTTATACGCTCCTTAGAATACTTCTGTGGACTAAACCCTACCCACGGGTTACTTGAATCAAGAATAGGTTCAAACTTAAATTTATTTACTACCTCTACTGCTAAGGTGCCACCTGGTTTAACCCATAGGGCTAAATTGCGGAAAAGTGTATCAAGATCTCTAAAGTAATATATTGTAAAGTATAATAGAACCGCATCAGTAAATTCTGCAGCAGCTGCCGCCCCTGGACCCATTAAATCAAATTGACGAAATTCTACATCCTGTTTTTGTGAGTCATTTAGAGTTGTATTTGGAATAGTTGTACCTTTAGCATAACGAATCATTGCTTGACTCTTATCAATGCCAACTGTCATTCCTGCACCTTGTTTGGCAAAAGATGCTGTCCCAATACCAATACCACAACCCGCATCAAGAATTATTAACTGATCCTTTGGAGTATGTTTAGTAAATTCTTCCATACAAATAGCAGATTCAGCTTGAATTAGTTTATCATTCTGTGTTAACTTTGTAAAGACTGATGCGTAGAAATCATCGAATAAATCATCATTTGATAACCATTCATACTTTGACGTTACTGCGTCTGATGTATTAGTTTCTGTCACAAACCCCTCCTTAATTTTACCACAATTTAAAGTAGTTAATTTATCTATTGCCAAAATGAAAACGGAGCTTATTGCCATTAATAAGAAGGCTACTAAAATTACCGTTTGCCACGTATCAAATGTAAAAACTGTTATTAGACACCCCAAAATAATAATAATGACATAAATTAATAATTTAGGATAGAATCCATCCATTATATTCCTACTTTCTCTAAGACTATTTTGTGTTTTTAACGGTGGTTGTAAATCTACGCTTACTTTGTTTGCGACAAGTTATACCCTGTTTTTTCTTACCACAATCACTAGAGTATGTCGCAATTTTCTTACAGATAGAAGTATAAGGATCTTTAAAATCAGTATCAAGTCCACATCTCATTCTCCATAACCATGCTAGCGTGGAACGTCGACATCCAAGCGTAGGTGGATTCTTCTTTTCAACTTCTTCCCATCTTCTAGCAATTTCTGCTGGCAGAACGGCCGGAAGATATAACCAAAAACGTCTAAACCAATATAGTCTGTCAGATAAACCCAATACATTCCATTTGTTCTTTTCACATTTATCCTTACATTTATATACCTCTTTTGGACAATCTGGCATCGGCTTAGAATGTAACGTTGACTCCTTTGGATGATTATATCCTACCGCAAATAAGAAATCCCAAAATGTACTTACTTGTTGTTGCCAATCACATTTAATCCATTTATCGTAAAATTCTTTAACATCTGAGAACTTGGGATTTGGATTCGGATTTAATCCTTGCTCTCTTAGTTTATTATTTACGCAATTGTGAATATTATACATCCATTTCTTCAAATCTAGACTGGGATTCATATTCACATATGTTTCATTTGTATTTAAAAATGGATATTGTCGATAATAATCTGTTAATGATGCTCGACAGAATTTACAAGGTAAAATATATGGAAGTGACTCGAAAAATTGTGCATATTTTACCGCATTTGTTGGGGAGTACTTATAATCAAATGTAATCAGATGGAGCATTTTCCATCCTGAAGGACCCCAAAATCTAGTATCCATTTCTCCTACCTTTTTTTGAGATTAATACTTAATACACTTTATAATATGTATTAATCTATAATAATTCATCATTACTAATATTTATTCTTAAGTCATACCAAAACCTCTGTATGAGAGAGGAGAGAGATATGGTCTTACAAGGGACTCACCTGGTTCAACGACCTCTTCTGCCTTACATTTCACCACGGCCGGAGGGCAAACTGAGCGCGGGCAAGGTGCACAAGCGGGGCATTTAGTAGCTGGTGGGCACTTCACATCAGGGCAACGAGCACGCGGGCAAGGTGGGCAATCTCCTTTTGGCTTCTGACACTTAGAACAATCTAAAATTACTGGATTCTGCTTTGGTACAGAGCTCTTAAGCACATAATTACTTAGTTCAGGCACTGGTGGGCACTCACTCTTTAGGATATAATTACTCATATCAGGTAAAGCTGGGCAGGGTGGGATAGAACTCTTAAGTACATATTTGCTCATATCAGGTTGCTTACAGTCGGGGCACGCCGGACAAATTGGACGAGGTTTAGGTTTTGAGCAATTACAAGGAGAATCGCCTCCACAACTGTCACATTTATTTCCATAATTCTCAAAGCCTTCTTTCTTTAAAAGCCGTGTTAGATATAAACCTATCGCAAGGCCCACCACAAAAATTCCTAACAAATGAATTGGTGATGTAGTCATTCTGTTTCTAACCTACTTTTTATCTTATTATAAATTAAGTTAAGAACTTGTTAAAACTTATTTATAACTTCTGATGTGTATTTATAAATTGTGTTTTAACAAGTTCTTAACATAATTTATATATACGTTTTTTCTAAGAATAATTTTTGTGAACTTCTTTCTAAAATCGTTTTTGCGGACTTTTTAGACCCGTGAACATTTACAATGGGCACCGAATGTGTCCACATTTTAGACCAATAAATATTATACGTGAACAGCATAAAAAATTGACTGATATGCTGGTCACTATATATACCAAACAATCTAAGCATATATCACATCCTATAGTTTAATGGTTCATACGTGGGTAAGTCTTACCAACGATAAGATGAATCGGCCGTGTCAAAATAAACGCATTCTTCGTATATTCCGCAATGAAGACACACGTTTCTATGGCGATTATAACCTAGACATTTACCTTAGCGCAAAAAAAGATTATGCGAATATTGAAGCGGCTGTTTCAAGAGTAATCGCTTCACGCGGTGGATGGATTGGGGGTACTAAAATGAGTGATGCAACACCGTGTGTCATGGGACGGCTCGATCAATACATGTCAGATTGCGGATATATCCCAGATAGGGAATTTAAAAAGATGTTTCCTCGTCGTGAAGACGGTAATGTTATTGAAGGACTTACGGTGCGGAAAGATGGAAACTTCCTTATATATGGTTGCGAAACTACACGGTTTTACTATGTTATATGCTTTGCGACAAGTTGATTGGGTCCTTTCCAGCGAATCTATATTTAAACTATACCCATTTATAATCTTCACGGGTCTAAAACTAGTTATAAAAAGTCCTATTTGGCAATTCTCCATCCAGGCCAATCCATCGGCGGGCAACCACACGTTTCAGGTAATGATGGATCCATTGTCGCTTGTAAACGTGTACAAATCATACGTGCATACCCTTTCCAAGAAAACTCATTCGATACCTTTGTATTATTAGGCATTATTCCAAAATCAGTTGGCTTTAATCCTCGCCTTTTAACTTGCTCTTCAATCTGTTTGGCACGCGTTTTCCAATCAAAATGGGATGGACCACGACCAGCATCCATTGGAGTTGGTGCCAATTTATCTGTTACTGGGGCAGCACCTCCACTTGGAACAAACTTTGCATTACACGCATTATCCAAGTCACCTACTGATGGAAACCCTGTCTTATCTATCGTCGATGTCATCGCTCTTGCCTTTTCAGCTTCTCTAGGACTCGTATACTTTACAGCAAATGACGCACTTACACCATTAACAATTGTATCCGCATACTTGTCAACTAACTTATTAATTTCACGAGTTACATCAGGATTCTTTTGGACATTTGGTGGCAATAAGTTCGCTAATCCAGGTGGAAGACCCAATGTTCTTATTACCTGCGGCAATGGCTGATCTGGTTTACCTAAAATTGGAAACGCACTATCAATATCCCTCTTCATAATAGGAATCTCAACTGGCATCAATGCTCCAGTTTGTACTTGGTCAAGAATAGTTTGGACATTTGATTTCATTTGAGTAAGTGCGACAATACGAGCACTTATGATAGGGTCTGTTGTACCACTAGCCGCTAAACGTATAATTTCAGCACTTAGACGTGCTACAAAGTCCTCTAACTCTTTAGGAGTAGCAATCTGACCATTTTGGCCTGCGGGTGGCTCGCCATTCATATTCTCAAATCCTTCCAGTGAACCACCTACAACATTTACAGGCTGTGTAAACTCATAAATTGGCCCCTGAATTGGACCAGCCGCACCAATAAGTCTTACTTCACGTTGTAAGTATGCCAAGTTAGAAGATATTTCGTTTAAGTGGGATAATGTTATAGTGGGTTGTAGACCTGGATTTCTGTTAAGTACTTCAACTTCAGCTTGTAGTGTATGGAAGTCACCACGAGCAGTATTTAATGGAAGTTGAATTGTCGGATCGGAACGTTCAGAAATCTCTTGAGCCTCAAAGGCTAAGAAACCCTTTAATAGTTCTAACATCTCGATTAATTGCTGTCTATTTGCCTTAATAAGTGTCGTACTTTGATATGGTAAAGGACTCATTGCCGCAATTTGCTCATATGGTGCGATTGGTAGTTGGCCTGGTAAATTCGCTGGTTGAACATTTGAATCATTGATACTTCTAGCCGGAGGGGGAGCAACTGAGGGTGGAATAATATTTATTGGTATATTGACCTTGTGTGACGGAGATGTATTCACTGGGTCAAATCCCTCTTTTCTTTCACTTGCTGAAGTAAAAAAGTAAATTACTATCAAGACAAAAAGTAATGCTAAGAACGCAAACATCCTACTTTCTTATATTATCTTTTATTGTTACTGATTAGATTTATGATGATTAATAATCAAGAGAGCATCCATAGCAAGGAATCTCATCTTTCTTAATGTATTGTGTCATATCAGGGACTGGCGGACAAGATCCATCTGGATTCTTTGGGCAGCGATACTCAGTATCCTTGTAGCAACTTTCTTCATATTCCTTTCCCTGTGCCGTTGAATCTGTATCCTGTGACTTACGAGTTTCACCACTTATAATTGGCTTAGTACTACGATTCGCCAATACTTCATTTTTAACCAATTTTTGAATATCCTTTAATAGTTCTGATCTCTCTTTAAGATTCATTGCATTATATCCAGAACCACTTATAGATACCTCTGGAATCACATCCGTTCTAGTCGGTACAGATGATCCCGTATCTGAATCTACTGACGAATCAGGTACTGGTGCTGTACTGTCAGGCATTATATCAGATGATACTGTACTTATAGCACCCCCTACATCAGACGATACTGTATTCATAGCACTCCCCACATCAGACGATACCGTATTCATAGCACTCTCTAAATCATTTGAAATACTACTTAAATATCCATTTGAAATGTCATCAAACCCCTCTTTATTAACATAATATGAGGTCGCAATTACAACTACGAGTATCAATAAAAGAGTACATAGTGTAGCCTTAATAATCATCTTCTACTGTTAATTACTAACTTTACAATTTGAATTATTATTTTATGAAATTTGATTAATATGATTGCGACTAAGTCATTAGGAAGATGCTATCTGCTCGTTTTAAAGACGATAGTGTGGTTGAAATTGGAATTGATGAGGCCGGACGAGGATCCTTTTGGGGACCTATTATGGCTGGCGCCGTCATTATCCCAGAAGAATCAACCTGGACAGAAAAACAACGTACATTACTATCACAATTACGCGATTCCAAGAAAATTAGCCCTAAAAAACGAGAGAAACTCGCTGATGAAATTAAAGAACTACTTCCTATGGCAGCAGTTGGTGTAGTTACAGCTCAAGAGATTAATGAGAAAGGTATTACTTGGGCTAATATGGAAGCATTTCGACGTGCCGTTATTAATTTAGAGCTTTGCTCAGAGCTTGTATCAAAATGCCGACTTGTTATCGATGGTGTACTTTCAATTGAGGGCTGGAACGGAGAGCAAAAGCAAGAGCTCATTGTTGAAGGTGATTCAGAGTATATGGCAATTGCTGGTGCGTCAATTCTGGCAAAAGTAGAGCACGATCGATGGATTACTCGATACTGTGAAGATCATACTGAATGTAATGACCGTTATGATTTACTTAAAAGTAAGGGTTATGGAACTGCTAATCACCGAGAGGGTATAAGAATCTATGGAGGACACGAACTACACAGAACTTTATATATTCAAAACTGGCTTCCTGGCTCAACACATAAAGCTAAACCTAAAAAGAAAGATACTGTCAAAAAAGATGCTAATCAATGCATAATTAAGTTTAGTTAATGGCGGCGTTTATGAGTGTGTTTACGAGCGCGTTTATGCGAAGCACGTCTCTTATGCGAAGCACGTCTCTTATGCGAAGCACGACGTTTACCTCCTTTTACACCGTGTAAAACATCCAAACAGTCTGCAACACTGGTATATTCTCCATTTTTCACAAGCTTTTCGCACTCTTCTTTTTTTTCATTATTCATTTCTATATAATATTGATATATTTTTTAATTTATTATATTACAAATAATCATAAATTAAAAATAAAAGAGTTAACTACCAATTAGGGCACAAGGGCAATTTAATTGCGGCGCTTGTGGCAGCTATTGCGGCGGCGGGTAACGCGGCGCTTGCCACCATCTACCTTGTTCTTGTTCTTGTTACGAAGAGTCTTATTCTTGCCACCTCCATTCTTGTTCTTCTTGTTCTTGTTACGGAGAGTCTTGTTCTTGTTCATCCCGTTTGGCATCTTATACTTTATACTTAGATTTTTTGTTACGCGGCCTTGTCGGACTCTTCTAAAATCTCAATTTGCCATCAACCCAGTTGTCTAAAATCGAAAGGTCAATTCCTCGGAACCGGGGGAATTTGTTAGAACGATAATGATGAGACTCCTTCCTCTCGAACGTAACATATTTCATCTTAGGATCAGTCATTATACTTTCATCATCTGAAGCAAAACCTCGTAGCTTCTGAATCCATTTAAAAGACTCATATGCGTAAACTTGTTTATCTAGTAAACCTACACGTGACATTACAAACACACCAGGTGCTCCATCGCTTGGCAATGTATTTATCGGCGAAACAGATAGTAATTCCTTAAAATTCAAAACTTTATGGAGCGGATTTCCAAATTCCTCAAATTCACCTATTGTAAGGGGTAAATCTGGATTTGAACTAGTTCTAAGTACATCTACATAAGGGACTTCAGTAAATGCCGCGCCTACAAGTTGTCCATTAGGAAAGCGTGACACAATTGCTCCAATTGGTAATCCACCTGCAGAACGACCATATATAACTGTTTTATCTGCTTCCAAATTATTCTTAATCTTTGCGGCTTTTATTATAGCCTCAAAATCATCCACTGCTAAGTGTCTATTCTCTCTTCTTGCTGCCTCTGCCCACGCAGCATCTATATCACCACCACCGCGTACAAAAGAGAATACTAATGCCCATTTTCTTTTCAGTAAAGGATACCACTGGCCATAAGTCCATCCAATCGGTGTTGTTGAGCCATATGCACCATATACATATATTAACTGAGCCTTTGGTGTTACTCCTTTTTCTTTTATAACCACATATGGTACTTTTGTTCCATCCTTTGATGTTGTATGAAAACGATGAACTTCTAATTCTTTAAAATCTATAGGATGTTCTATTTGTATTTTTCGTTCATCTCTTATAATTTTATTATTAATCATATTAAACATATAAGGAATTTCAAAAGGTGATTTAATAATAAATGTTTGAATTAAAGAATTTTCCCATTTTGTCCAAATATTAACATCAATTATTCCAACTTTGATTTTAAATATTAATTGTGGTTTTTTCTTAGCTGCGCAGAACCAGATACTCTGTGAGCCCTCATATATTGTTAAGATATTACCCGATTGTATATTAACCCATTGAATCTCCTCATCGGGTAATATCCACTCATTAATTGGTCTTCCTTTTAGTATCCATTTTTCAGTTATTGAATTTTTAACTAATACACAATCATCTCCATATATACTTTCACCTAATCCTATTAGTATCGTAGAATTCTTATATAATCTTTCAAGTCTATCACCATTTATTTTATATAACACATCATATATCGGATTTGATGATAATAAATATAATGTTCTATTGGAACCTTTAATTAGAATTAAATCACGACCCTTATCAGGCTCTTTATATAATACCTTCTCATCGTTACCTGTATGTGCATTACATACACATAGTTCTATAGTTCTAAAATAATCTACTACTTTAATAAAGTAACATAAATCACCTATAATTGCTATTTGTGAGGAAATTGCCTTTTTACTCCAGATTTGTTTGCCATCGGATGTTTCACAAATTAATTTATTTTGTGTATGAATATCTTCATCTGATGTAACATACCATACGCTATTACCTAGAACATCAATATCATATGCGGGTTTCCCTCGTTTATTCCAGGTCCATTTCCACATAAATCTTGAGTTTGGTACTAAAAATATATCTATTGATCCACATCCTATTCTAAAGCTTGGTAGTTTAAGATACTGTTGGGCATCTAGAATTTCTTTTTCAATCTGTCGGGCCTCCTTTTCAACGCTGGACTGTTTAGCTAGATCATTAAAATGCTCTTTTTCACGTTTTATAAGATTCTCCCATCGTTTGCCTTTCATTGTCTCCATCCAGGCCCACGGGTCTTTCCACTTTAAATATCCTAAATCTCTAATTTCTTGTGCTGTCATTTGACCCCTACTACTATATTTTTTTAAACTTTTTCCTAAAAAGTTTATTAAAAGATATTTTTTGAACACTTTTTCCTAAAAAGTTTATTACAACTTAAAAGATATTCTATCTCATATAGTAAATGGCTCCTCCACTTTCTGTAAATATCATTTATAACAAAGCAAATACATATGGTCTTAATGATGATGCTGAAGTAATTGATCGTATCCTTAGAAAACTTCAAGACTCAATTGGTCATCCAATCGGTAAACCACGATTAGTTGATATGCGAGAACCTCTCACCCATTCTGATATCAATATTCATCTTGAAATTCCTGTTTTTGCTGCGATTCCTTGGGCTCATACTAATATTATGCTTGTAAACCCTGAGCAATGGTCCTTCGCATATGATTCATATGTTCACGCATTCGACGCACTTATTTTCCGTGACCCAGTAAGCGCCGAAAAGTTTCGCGTAGCTTTTGCTGAAAAGGGTCTTTCTACTGATAATATCTATGTAGTTCCTTGGATGGCTGCTTGGCAATCAAAAGATTATAAAGGTAAATATGGTACTGACAATAGTTTTGTATGTTTTGTAGCTGGCTCTACTTCAAAGTATGAATATTTAAAACAGGTTCTTCCATACTGGCTACCAACTGATCCTACTCTGACTGTCTATACCACTCGTGAGGACTTTGCCGAGGGCTTAAAGAAAAATGGTCTTGCTGAAAATGTAACTGTAAAATGCCAAGATCTTAGCTCAGAAGAGCGTAAATGTATTTCAGCCCAACATACAGGACATCTCGTTTGTAGTCAAGGCGAAGCTTTTGGTTATGCTGCCGCCAATGCAGAAGTCTCTGGCGCATTTATTATTATGAATTTTCTACCCACTTTTGAACACTTCTACGATAACCCAGGTATCTCCTGGTTATCTAATACATATGAGATATCAACTAAGGTGCGCTATTCATCTGCTAAGCCAACTGCGATGATCCGCGAAGAACTCGATACTGCTTTTTATAGATTTAGAAACTCAGACTTTGCCGAAATTCGTACAATCCGCCAACAAATCGCTATTAATCGCTTTAGCGAGAGCTGTAAAGCATTTCTACCTATGCTAACTAAAGTTTATTCTTATATTAAGGAACGCCGTCCTGCAAAAGGAGTTTATCATTGTCCTCCAATCCTAAATCAGGATGATTGCCCTCCAATTACAATTGTTACTCCCACTTATAATCGTGAGAAACTAATTGAAATTGCTTTCCATAATTTATTGATTACTGATTATCCTCAAGATAAAATCGAATGGATTGTAATTGAAGATAATGAAAAGACGTCTCATATGGCCAGTGAGAAAATTATTAGTTTCCAGATTCAAGTTCCTAAAATTAAACTAAAGTATATTCCTATTGAGGGGCGAATGACTATTGGTGAGAAGCGTAATCACGCAATCGAAAACGCCTCAAATGATATCATTCTTTTTATGGATGATGACGATCACTACCCAGAAACATCTTTCCGTCGGCGTGTAGCCTGGCTCATAAAGGGAACTAAACGTGGAGAAACGGGTAGGGCAAATATTGCCTGCTGTACTACACTTGCTTTATATGATTTGAAGTTTGGTACGAGTGCTGTAAATGTTCCCCCCTTTGATATTCCATTTTCACAACGTATCTCTGAAGCTACTCTAACATTTAGGAAATCTGCTTGGCTTGAAAGAAAGTTTCCTAATGTTTCAATTGCTGAAGGTGAGGGATGGATCGCAGGTCGTGAAGAGCAAGTTATCGAAATGCAACCTCAACAAATTATCGTAGCATTTTCACACGGTAATAATCAATCCTCTCGTCGCATTCCACCATCCGAAAATAAACCAGCGTGTTTCTGGGGATTTCCTAAAGAATATCTCATCTTTATTCACGGATTAATTGGTGTTCAAGTTGAAGAAGACAAGAAAGCTAATAAATCATCTAAATAGAAGTCTTTCTTTTTCTTGAATGTAGAATTCTACCACCTTTAACTGTTGGTTTTGCTTTTACTTCTAGTTTTGCTTTTACTTCTGGTTCTGCTTCTAGTTTTGCTTTTACTTCTGGTTCTGGTTTAGCTTCTGCTTCTGCTTCTGGTTTTGCTTTTACTTCTGCTTTAGCTTCTTCTAGTTCTGCTTTTTGTTTTGTTTCTGGTTTAGCTTCTTCTAGTTCTGCTTCTGGTTTAGCTTCTTCTAGTTCTGCTTTTGGTTCTGCTTCTGCTTCTGCTTCTGCTTCTGGGTTTGCTGGATTATTTTCTTCTACAGCATTTGCAGTAGCTTTTGTAGGAGCAACAGGAGCTGTTAAGATATCATCTGGATTTAATTGTACAGGTAGATCGAGTGTTGGTTCACCTTGAAGTTCATCTGCCTTTTGTTTATCTTTCATAGAGCTAGAAACGACTTCCTGAACAAATGGTTTACAAGGACCAGTACCACATATAAGTTCTTTATATTCCTTTGTAACAGGTATTCTTAAGATTTGTAAAATTATTCTAAATATAGCAGATTTATCAACTGCCCCAATTAGTGTATCAAATTCACAAGAACATAGATAAGCTTTATCAGACATCACAGCTTGAATATTATTTAAATCTTCAAATGTTGGTGATAAATAATCAGGTCGAGCAGATAACCCTTCATCAACTAGTTCACCATCAATTTCCGCCTTTCTCTGTGCTATTTTTTCTAATACACCTATTAATGGTAGACGAACCTCTTCAGGAGCTGTTATCTGAAATACTGACAATAATAAACCAATTATAAGTGACTTTGTAGCATCTAATGAACCAAAAACAATATCACGTTGTATCTGTGGTGATAATTTTCTAAATAGTGATAAAAATACTTTCATAACTTCTCCTGCGATAAGCGGCGTCATTCCATAAAACCCAATAAATGTTAGAATAGATTTCTTCCAATCACCTCTTAATAATTCTAATATTGCTAACACAATTGATAATAATTTTCTAGCGGTGGTTCTATCAGATACTCCCATTGAAATACGTGTCACATCCAATGCTAAATAAATAGCAAATATAATTGTTCTGAAAGGTATTTTAACTTTTGATAATACTTCAAATGTAATATTTGGTGGAATTGGAAATCCAACTGCGGTACTTAATGCAAATACACCTTCAGAAATTGCCATAGCGGCAGGCTTTGGAATTACACGCGGATCTGGCTCTAAATCGTGCTCCTTTTCTAATCTTAATACACCATACTTTGAAGCATACTCATTTACTGTAGCATCAATATTTCCAATCTTATTATATATTCTAGCATAAATATCATCAACCCCAAACATTTTTGTTGGATCATCTATAACACCTGTTGTTTGTGTGAGTTTTGTTTTAATAAAATCTTTTGACATATCTGATATTTTACTAACATCTGGTTTATACATCATATCATTTGCACCACCAGTAAAAGTATCTTTGTCAAAATAGTCAATAATGACTCCTATATAGGGTTTGAATGCTTCATTAAATTTTACTTGTTCATTTTGTGTAAAAATGGGTTTACCCTCACTATCTAGTGCTTGAGCAGTCCATCCTTCACCTTTGGTTTTTACAATAGCATCTATTATACTAAAAATAGCATTTGTAGATTTATAAAGTCGTTGGGGCATATCTTTATTATGGAGCTCATCTGTAATCTGACTCCTGAGCGTATCAAAATTATATCTTTCTGCTCCGTTCATCCTACTCTAATTTCCTTTTTATTTACTTTTACTAAAAATACTCATTAGAACCGGACATTACCTATACAACACAATAAAAATATATTAATATTTTTATTATTTTGCTTTATTTATATTATTCTTTATAACTATGACTATGCACTACACATTGTACATCCTTCATCTGGAGCATATTTCTTATGTAGGCGATCCTGTTCAGACTTCTCTGCTGCCTTCTGTAGCTCTGGATCAATCGTAAATTTCTGTGCCATCACTGGTGCGCGTGTTCTTAAGTAATAAATACCTGTCTTAAGACCTTGCTTCCAAGCATAAAAGTGCATCGAGGTTAACTTGGCATAATTTGGATCCGATACAAATAAGTTTAAACTTTGCGATTGACAAATGAAAGCTCCACGTTGAACTGCCATATCAATCAATGTCTTCTGTTTAATCTCCCAAGACGTCCTATACAGCTTTTGAATTGCTTCTGGGATTTGATCGATTCCCTGAATAGAACCATTTCGAGCGATAATCTGTTGCTTCATCATATCATTCCATATATCAAGCTTCTCCAAATCCTTCATTAGATACTTATTAATAATAATGAACTCCCCTGCCAAAGTACGACGTGTATAAATATTTGAAGTAAAAGGCTCAATACACTCGTTAAATCCCAGAATCTGTGATGTTGAAGCAGTCGGCATTGGTGCCATCAAGAGTGAATTGCGAACACCATACTTCGCCACTTTTTCCTTTAAAGATGTCCAATTTAGAGTTCCATCCTTCTCTGTAATTGGCGTAATTGACCACATATCATATTGAAATTGACCCTTTGACATAGGACTTCCCTCATACGTAGAATAAGGACCCTCTTTTTCTGCCACTTCACAAGATGATTCTACTGCCGCATAATAAATATGCTCAAAGATTCTTTGGTTAAGATCGACAGCTTTATCTGATTCCCAAGGCACTCGCATTAGTGCAAAGACATCTGCTAGACCTTGTACTCCTAGACCCACTGGACGATGCCGCATATTTGAATTCTTTGTTTCTGGCGTTGGGTAATAATTAATATCAATTACACGGTTCAAGTTACGAATTGCTACCTTCACTACCTGATGTAGCTTCTCATAGTTAAACTTTTTAGACTTTGCATCTACATACATTGGTAAACCAATTGATGCCAAGTTACAGACCGCAGTCTCATCTGGCGCTGAATACTCTATGATCTCTGTGCATAAATTGGAACTCTTAATTGTTCCAAGATTCTTTTGATTTGATTTCTTATTCGCAGCATCCTTATACAAGAGATATGGAGTACCTGTTTCAATCTGTGAGTCAAGTACTTTGAACCAGAGCTTTTGTGCGTCAACTTGTTTGCGACCACGTCCTTCTGCTTCATATTTTGTATAGAGAGCATTAAATTCATCACCATATACATCAGCTAAGCCAGGGGCTTCAGAAGGGCAGAAGAGAGTCCAAGGCTCATTCTTCTCAACACGCTCCATAAATAAATCAGGAATCCAAAGAGCGTAGAAGAGATCGCGACAACGTTCCTCTTCAGAGCCAGTATTGAGTTTGAGCTTTAGAAAGTCCTCCACGTCCGCGTGCCAAGGCTCCAAATAAATTGCAAATGACCCATTTCTCTTGCCGCCACCATTATGTGCGATTCCTAAATGTGCTACTGTATAATCGTGTGGACCATCAATTTCAAAATCGTGTACAATTCCTTCATAATTTACTTCTGAAATATTTTCAATTCTAGAATATAAATAATTATCATAAGTTAGATAACTAAAGAATTCACCTTTTGGAGCATTTGGAAACATATCAGTAATTTCCTTAATACGAGGAACACGAATTACATTTGTAGGGAGGCGTGTAGTAATATTCCTATAGCTTGATATATTTCCTACACGATTACGAGTATATCCAGAACTAAGTGCCCCCATTCTTAGTAGTACATAACGAATTGATTCAATTAGTCCTAATGATGATAGTTCAATTGCGATTTCCTTTTCACTTACACATCCATCCGTTTCAATAATACCTCTTATAATCTGTTTAACTTTATTAATAGGAAGATGAAGTAGTGGAATATCCCACTTTTTATGTCCTTCAGAATCATATAACTGATTGCGAGTTAATTTAAAGCGGGGTGTAGCAGTCGACCATTTAATATCTATACAACTACCATCTTCATATGTACTATATTTAATTCCTCGATTTGTAAGATATTCTTTAACAAACTCTAGTGTATTTGTTTTGGTAGTATTATTTAAGCATACACCAGAAGCTGCTGATGAGATATGGCCATCCCCTAGCATAATTCCATAAAAGCGACAGTCTTCTTCAGTCATTTCTTCAATATCTTTTTCATAAGTTGGAATTGGAAATACTACAAAGTCTGCTTCTTTAAGTTCTTTGGCATCTACAAACTCAGCTTTAGTAATCGTTTTTTCAAGACGATTACGTATAACACTATAGTTTGTACATTTAGTTTGGTTTTGTAGTGCTAATATTTGATGTTCAGGTGTTACACGAATAGGATAAATAGCATTTTTAATTTGAATTTCTAACATTTTCCCATTATATTCGTGTCTGATAGGCATTTTTACTTTATGGTATACACCTTCACTCGTTAAGATTTTATCAGATACACTTACATCTTCAATTAATTTAGGCCCATTTTCAGTATATACCAGAGTATCAGGAGTAAAACACTGGTCAACATAGCGAGCAGTATCATTAAAGTTCCTTAGCATAGGTACAATTCCGTTTGAAGTTCCATTTGTACCTTTAATTAGAGAGCCTTTGGCACGAATGTTGTGAATATGGAGGCCAATGCCGCCAGCGTGTTTAGAGATTTGTGCACATTGCTTCAATGTATCATAGATTCCTACAATACTGTCCTCTTTCATTGCCAGGAGAAAACAAGAGCTGAGTTGTTGACGAGGCGTACCTGCATTAAAGTTGGTTGGAGTGGCGTGAATGAAGAATTTTTGACTTAATAGATCATACGTCTCAAACGCCTTCTCCAAATCTACCGATCCCCATAGTGCAAGTGATACTCTCATAACTAGATGTTGAGGGCGCTCTAGTGTCTTTCCTTTAGTATCACGAAGTAGGTATTGTAGTTTTTCAAGGGTTTTAAATCCAAAGTAGTCAAATAGGTAGTCGCGATTATAGTCGATTTTGGCATCGATTTCTGTACCGTGTTTTTGACAGATTTCAACTAGTTCTTGTGAAACATTGCTAATTTTCTCACCTGTTTTATCTAGTATTTGGTTATTAAGAGCTTGGACAACTTCAGAGAATTTATCTGAAGTATTACGATGATGATTTGAGATGGCAATCCTGGAGGCAAGTATCCCATAATCTAGATTCGTGGTCATTAACGAAATGGAGAGTTGTGCGGCGAGTTCATCCAATTCAGATGTCTTGACTCCGTCATAAATTCGAAGTAGAGTCCGCTGGGCAATTAGAGTTGAATTTACCTCTAGACCTTCTGCTGACTTACGAATTCTATTCAAAACTTTATCAAATGAAACATCTTCCTTGGAACCATCGCGCTTAACAACTTGCATACTAATCATTGACATCTTTCCGGAATTATATGAGGGACGCAATCTAGTCAATTTTTAATAATGACGCAATTATATAGGGCAAATGAAAGGAGTTCTAACACTAATTCTTGTGTTAATAATTATTCTCATTGTAATTATGTCAATGAAGAAAACCAATTTTGTTAATTATGTCGCACCTTATGCTCCAAAGTCACAGAAAAATTGGTGGAAACGTGCTGGATGGGAACGCTTTGGATTCCCATATTATTCCTATTGGTCAGAAGGTTATGAAAATTTAAATGATAGACCAGCTGAAGTTAGTGCTGAATCTGAACAACAGGCCTCTTTACTAACAAGAAGTCTCGGCGATGAAGGACCCATTATGGAATTCCCTCCCGATACGCCTGGCCCAGCAGATCTATATAATAATCAGCCATATCACTTGCTCGCTGATGAAATGTCTCCACCGCGTGTTAAGGAAACTATTTCGTGTGTGAACAGTCGTTCCTGTTATGCTACTGATTTTGAGAGAATGGTATCTAAGACTGGAAATTACCGTCAATTCACAAATAACTATAAACGTAATTATCCTGACAGCTGTTCAGCACCAACACAGGAATTAGTACTTAACTTCTACAAAGCCGATCCAATGCCAATTCCTCAAAATAATACTGGTGGTAGTGTAAGTGAAGTAGGATTTGGATTAAATTAATTTCCTTATATTAGAAATGAATGCTCCGCCCAGTAATCATATAGTATTTCTATTTCTAATCTTAATTATTTTAGGGTTATTATTTACTATTAATATTTTAATGGATGCGTATGTCTGGGGCATATGGCTTAATAGAATGAAAAATAGTTCTGGAAACTACAGTGCTACTAGAATATTATTAATGGTTTCTGCTGGTATAGCGCTTTATTTCTTATTGGACTATCTTTTTAAACCTAAACAGACGGTTCGGGCGTCACTATCACGTTCTCAGGAGTAATTTCTTTACCATTTTCATCTAATTTATTAAACATAATCATACATTTTTCTATCCTTGGCCTTTTAGCAGGTCGTGTTGATTCTGGTACAACAAAATCACCACGCTTTGCTTTTTCTACATCTTCCCAAAATATATCAATTAATGGCTTGATAGATGTCCACCACTCTTCACTTCGTGTAATTACTTGTTCGCTCCATTGAAATAACCTCCAAGGAATAATTTCGATTATTTCTTCATCGTCCTTAATTTCGGGTTTCCATTCGATGTCTGCATTGACTGGACTATAAATATAATAAAACTCTTGATCACCTTTCATTTCAGCATATCGAATTAATCCAATATAGCCATTATATAACCCTGGGCCTACTTTTTCGGGTGTATTGTTATATTTAGATGTGAATCCTGCCTCAACATAATCACATTTTTTACAGCCTGTTACCTGAAGCTGTAGTTGCATTTGAGCATAATAATCCTTTGGTACAGTTCCATCTATCTCTCGAGTTACTGGGCATTTAATTTCAATTAATCGACCTGTTCTTTCATTCTTAGGACAACTATATACTAACCCATCTGGAGAAGCTGAACACCGTGTATCTGTAGGATGAATTAGACGACCAAGTTCTTTTACAGTGACACCATATTTATATTCGTATAATTGCTTTGCAACAGGTTCAAATCTAATACCCCAATCAAACGCTGCCATTCTATCAGAGAAGACTGCTAGTGGTTGATAACGAGGTTGTGGTGGTAGTGTTTTTGCCATAACCATTTTAGCACGAGTTCTTGGTGCGGCAAATAAATTACCAATTTCACTTGCTGAAATAATAGTAGACATTTGAGCATACCATTCAGCCGATCGCTGCTCTGTTTGTTTTCTACCAATAAGCTCATCTAGAAACTCTTTACTTGGAATATCGATAGCCGTATCAAGCGCTTTTTTAGCAATTTGTGTTTTAAATTGCTCTTCATACATTTCGATAATTCTATCGATGTATAATTGCTCCCTATCAGAGAATTCGAATGAGTGTGCGAGAGTATCGGCTGCATCCAACCATTGTTCTAATTGAACGCTATCTTGAGGATCTGATAGCCAATTTTTAAATAGGTCTATCAAATCCTTTAACTTATCCTGGAATTGCATTACTAATTGTTTATATGTTTTTATTGATTAACTTCGTCCTCAATTTTTGTTTCGGTCGATTCTTCACCGTGTGTTGAGACAGATGGGATATCATCCTTCTTCTTCTTTCGTGTTCCATCTGCGCGTGGTTTCTTTGTGCTAAATACCCATTTTAAAATACCTTCTGGATTACGTTTAATTTCTAAACCTCGAATTATAGTAATTCGCTGTGTTTCCTGGTCATAGTTTACAATCTTTAGCGTGTTTAATAGTTTTTTATCAAGTGCTTTTTGAAGAAATATAAAAAATGCGTCTTTTTCATCTTTAGTCATAGTAAATTGTGGACCAACTTCTTCAATAAATATACGAAGTCTATTTAATCGTAAGCCACGCTCTATACGATGCCAAGGGCGACAATATGCCTCACGTGCACTATCCTCTAAAAGATTTTTAAAGCTAGTATCTGCTTCTCCTACAGGATTTTCAATATCATTAAATGGCTTCTTATGAGTCTTATTATGTCTTTGCGAATCCATTTGTCTATATATAGAACGCACTTATCGTTTAGATGACTTAAACGTGTATTGTTATTTTTTCTGGATAATCTTTGCAATAAGATCTCTTATTTTGTATTTACCTAATATTTCAGATATAGGGATATCTAACCAATTTGCAGAACCATTTCCACTTAAATAAACATATGTTCTCCAGCAAAAAGTTTCCGTATCTTCAAAAGGAATTTCATCCCATTTATAAAAATCAGTTATTTTCGTTTTTTCAGTATTTACTTCACAAATCTGTAATTGTTTATCAAACTTAATAGTTGTTCCTTTACGATAAATATCATTTGGATTTAAAATATCCTTATCCAGATTGAGCGAATTATCCTCTTCCCAGATTCCACGACCACCAATTGTTAAAACTTTAATAGTATGTATTTGAATACTATTTTGATCTACTACATTGTGAATAAAAGGTATAATTAACATCTTAAGATAATATTAAGTAGGTACTTTAAATGGCGCAACCTGTTTTTCCTGATAAACATACAATTTCGGCGTATGATGCTTTTCCTATGCCACAATTTATGACTAGGACAAGACGAGAAGTTGATACAATAGATGCCATTAATGCTAGACAATTTGAACATTGGCAGACAGATGGTAAATATGGGGTAATGAATCGTCCGGATATTAATAAACAGGCACCGTTTTATGATATGTTACCTAATGACAGTCGTGGAAGTGACAAAAGCTATCGCTCACAGCCCCGCTTTGATGTAGATGCCAGTCGAGGCGTTCAGAATCCATATTTTGACAAATATGATACCACGTTTGATGCGAGAAATATGACCCGCGAACTAAGAGCAAGCGTTTATGAAGACAAGCATACTGGGTACTTAAAGGAATCTGAGAAGCTGTTACAGAGGAATTTTGATAATCGTTGGCTAAATCCCACTGTAGTTGCACAACAAGCAGAGGCGGCCGAACAACTTAGACCCAAAATGGATGATATTCGATTATTCTACAATAATAAACCTTCTACCGATACTAGTAACAAACTTAACTTTAATTTTAATTGTTAATTGAATGATGGACGTGTTATTTTTTATAGTCTAGAACAAGTCTACTTCCTATGACGATGACGGCGTGTAATCCTGCGTTTTCGAGATATGCGACGGTGTGTTTTGCGATAACCGCCAGAATGTTCTACCGCTGCAACTGATTCTGTAACTGCAACTGGTTCTGCCACTGTGACTGGTTCTGCCACTGTGACTGGTTCTATCACTGCAACTGGTTCTGGTTCTGTCACTGTGACTGGTTTTGCCACTGCCACTGCAGGCCATATGTCATCAGCGTCATTATATAGAAACTTGCGTATACCTTCTACATTTTTGCGCCTAGGGTGCGTGTTAAAACCCAAAAGAATGTTCTTCACATCGTCAGTAAGTATATCTCCAAGTATAGTCTTTACATTCTCGAGTTTTTTTTCATAATTACAGACTTTATCTTTCTCTGTATACACAAACTTACACAAAATATCAGCATCCGCTTCTATAGCAGGCATAAGTGTATCGATCACCTTTTGGAAATTTGTTTCATATGCCCGCACTAGGCCAGCACTAAGTTGTTTTTCAGGCGAAGACATAACACGTAATATATAGCACAGATTCGTAATCTCATTTGTTAAATTTTGAACATATGGTTTGAATTTAGGTATCATTAATGGGACGATTCTATTCAAATAAGAAAGTCTTTGAATGTGATTATAAAATTTATGTTGAGATTCTGGCTTGCTCATGAGCACAAGACGATTAGCAATGGAATCGTAATTTTCCTCATAAAGTGATCGTAACGGTTGTACATATATATCATTGTTCAGATGTAAACTAGTCATATAATCCTTATATTTAATCACGTCCTCTCCGCCTTCATTTAAAGTATATACAAATTCCAAAAAATGGTCTTCGATTGCACTATCCTTTAATTTTATACTACATTGTACCTTCATCATATTATTTGTTTTTACGCGGGTAATCAATATATTTCCTACATGTTTTGATTCAATTGCTATCGCTATTTCAGGATTGGTAAATTCTGTAATTTTTTCAGAAATAGGGTCAAAATATGCTGGAATGGGCGATACTTCAATTGCCTCTGCTACTTTTTCAAACAACCAATGCGTCCAATTGTCTATGAGAGCATTGATAGTTGTTAAAGCCTTATCTATATAATCAGAATCGGCAGGATCAATATCAATATCTTCTCGATAGGATATTTTCGGTCGTGCTATATGTACATCAACATCCCCTGTAGGATCTAAAAAGGTTCGTATGTGCGGCACATCCACATTCAATGCCCTCTCTTTATAAAATTGGTTATGGAGTAGTTCGTATACAGAACCCCCAAAAAACTCGAAGGGTACAGCACCATCTGGATATTTCGCTGTAATATCTTCATCCGATATATCATATTCTACATCGCTATTTGTATTCTGATTGAAGCCAATTCTCTTATTGTTCTCATTGTTCTCATTGTTCTCAGGAGCCGGTAGCCATAGTGGTATTGTTCCTTTAAATTCATAAGTGCTCCACGGAATAGCCTGCGGGATTTTAATAATTTCATCCATTATAGGATATATGGATTTTACCCAACTACGCCTTATGGGGGAAATGGTATATTTAAAATCGTCATCTTTTACATTGATTAGATTGCGATTTATGTAAGTTTGGGCGGCGGCCTCCATATCTAATTCTATAAATGAATACTATTCTATTTGCCGAAGACTAACATGCATCACTGATATCAAAATCTAATCTAACTTTAATTTTAATTGTTAATCAAATGATAACTCAATTGGTATCTTATATACTTGTAACTTATTAAGAGATGAGGGCGTCTGCTTTGTACGACGCCGTCTAGTTGTTCGTGCTGTAGAATTAGAACTATGTGTTGACTGTGATACTTGTGTTGACTGTGTTGACTGCGTTGACTGCGTTGACTGTGTCAATACAGTAATATTAGACTGAACTGACTCAGAACTTACATTTGAATCCGTTGAGGATGCAGTTTCATTCTTTACTCGCTTTTGAGTCTGCATTGTTTCCTTTAAATATGAATTGTAACCCGTGCGGATTTCTTCCTCGTGGGCTTCAATATACTCTAAAATCTTTGACTCCAATGCCCAACGGAAAAAATTAAGCTTTCCAATCGTTGTCATAAATTGCTCCTGGTTTGGAATCTTAAATATAATTCGTTCCCTACGACAATTTGGATCGAAATACTGCTTTGAATATGCTTTTAATTGCCCCTTATAACTTAAATACACTAGAAAGTCTTGACCGTTTAGAGGATATCGCACAAAGTTCTTTCGACTATATTTTGTAACAAACCAATCAATAATTCTGAGACTTAGCGGAGCTTCACCATTTAGATATGTTAGCACTTTTTCAATTTCCGGATGACTCGAATAAAATCTTTGAAGACTTGAAATTACTAACTCTGGCTTACAATCAATCTTACGCTTTCTCGTTTGAGGATCAGATGTGTAGGTATCCATATCTAGATGCTAGATGGTAGATTTTTCTTAGGTTCGTTTATCAACCAATATTTTAAACAAAACTTATCATAGAATGGCTGCGTTATCTGGTTATAATCCTGGTATGTCCTTACTACCCGCAGGCAGCGGAACAATTCAACCTATGAGTGGTGGTAGTATGACAGGACCCCCTCCTGGTTTTGATCCTGCTCGCACATTAATTCCAGCATCTGGTGGTGAAATTGCACCCTACAAAGGTGGATTCTTTGAAGAACCTATAAGTATTGGTGGTGCTCCTACTCCTCCTGCTACTGCTACTGCTCCTGCTCCTGCTCCTATTACAGATACTACAGGTAATCGTGCTGCTGCACTCGCTGCTGCTGTAGAAGAATCTAAAAAAGCAACTAGTGCACCCATCACTGCCATAACGCCTGTAAAAACTCCAGGTAAACCACCAGTTGCTCCTATTACTGCTCCTATTACTGCCCCTGTTACTGCCCCTGTTACTGCCCCTGTTACTGTAGATGCTGATAAGATAACTCCTGTCAAGCCTATAACGCCAGATTCTACTCCAGTTAAGAGTGATAAAAAAGATATAGTATTATTTGGAACACCACTTACTCTTGAGGATCCAAATAAAAGCACTGGTTCTGATTTTAATGAGTCTCAAATCAAAGCTCTTGCACTATTTGGTCTTGATGGACCTGGCTTATCAAATAAAGAAAAACAAGATGTTCTTCAAGCTCTATATGATGGTAAATGTAACAGTGATAAACCACTTGCTATGTTAGTTAATTGTGAACCAGTTCGTAGAATTGTACAAAGCCTAGCACTTAATTTATTATCTAAATTACAACCTGGCGATAAAAATACAACTTCAAATATCTCTAAAGAAGAACAACCTGAAGTCAGATTTGATAAAATGGGCGATGGCTCAATGAAAGTCTGTATTACATTTAAACCTAACAATCTATCACTATTAAGTAAATATATACCACCTTCTCCTGCTAATAAGAAAAATAAAAAAAATGCTTCAAATAAATCATCTGGAACAGCGTCTGGAACAGCGTCTGGAACAGCATCTGGAACTGCGTCTGGAACAGCGTCTGGAGCAGCATCTGGAACAGCATCTGGAACAGCGTCTGAATTAGTACTGCCACCTCCACCTCCAGCACCACCAGCTAATTCTATTAAACCTATAATTACTGAATCACATACAAATAATACTATTACTGCTAACTGGAGAAATATCGATGGAGTAAAATACGATGTTAAACTTAAAACTGGTACTAAAAATGGTAGTGGCTCTGAAGTAGTTGGTACAGCTACTACATTAGATGATAATAAAACTGTTACATTTGAGGAATTAGAAGAATCAACTAAATACACTGTAATAGTTAATGCTGTAAAAGGTGCGACAACCGATACTGGCTCTTTAGAGGTTACTACATCAAGTTTAGATGAAGAACTAGATAAAATACTTGCTGAAGTAGGATTACCTATTAATAATAGTTGGTTATCAGAACATTTCCCACATCGTAATAATATAGCGGCTGCGAATGCTACTAAGAGGCCATTAACTCCTGAGGAACAAGCTGAAATAGATGAATTAATTAGAGAGATAGAGGCTGATGCAGCGTTGATGGCTGCGAATGATGGCGCCCCAGCCAGTCCACCTATAACACAAGAACAACTACGCGAAAAATTAAATCGCACTTTAGGAAGTACTAGAACTAGATTAAAGGCATCATCTAGCCCACTAGCATCTATAGAAGAAAGAAATAATGAAAATAATAATAATAATAGTAGTAATGCTGGAACTGAAACTACAGAAGAGACTAATATGAGTTCTAATGATTTTTCAAATAGTAATTCTGATGGAGAAAGTAATAGTAATACCGAAACAATTGGTTCACTTGCGTTATCTAACGGTAATACTACAAAATCTGGAACATCTGATTCTTTTGCGGTATCTAGCAATTCTGGAACACAACTTTCAAATAATTCTGGAAGTGAAGATGGAGACTTACAGGCTCAAATTGATGCTAGAAAGACACAAAATAGAGAAGCTGCTCAGAAATCTTTAAACAATGATGAAAAGGCCCGTGCAGCCACTAAACAAGTAGAAAATAATACTACTAAAAATGTTCATAATATAGATCCATCCACTAAAGAGAATAAGAACAAATTAAAAACTTTTTTAAATGCTAATAATGATAATAATAATAATAGTGGTAATGCTGGAACTGGGCCTGGATTTAAGTCACCGTCTGGTCTTGATAGTACTCCTATTGTCCCTGATGATGCTTCTGCTTCTGCTTCTGCTTCTGCTTCTGTTCGACGTGCAACCACTGACCCCGTTGAAAGAGCGCGGCGTCAGGCGCGAAAGGAATCATTTGGTCTCCGCGAAGGGCGGCCGATGCCCGTGAATGCCACAGCAAATCTGAAGTTACCCCTGGGTTACAACCGTCCAGACAACAAAAAAACAAATAGTGGTATAGAACTTACTTCTTTGCCGACAAAAAAGATAGCTAATAATAATCAAGCATCCAGAGCTGCTGCTATTGCTGCTGCAAAAGAAGAGCTAGCGGCCAAAAAAGCCAAAAACGCGATCAAAAAAGAAGAAAATAATGCGGAAGCAGCAGCAGTGGCCAAAAAAGCCAATAATAATAAAACACCAAAAGGCAGTAACAATACAACGCCAAAAAGCAATAAAAGCAATAAAAGCAATAAAAGCAATAAAAGCAATAATAAAGTAACGCCCAAACAATATTCAAAAGGTAATATTAGTAACTTTACCCAAAAATTAAATGCTTTATCACGTAATCTTCAAGCAAAACAAAGATCGTTTAAAACACCCAATAGAGCTGCCACAATTAAAAGTATTAATAGTAATAAACAAACACTAAAAGGGAAGACAGGAATGTCCTCAAACGTTATTAGAAATTCTTTAACTAAAATTAAAAATAAATATGCTAATGTAAATACAGGAAAACGTTTAACACTTAGTGGAGGTAAGAGAACAACATTTAAAAAATCAACAGCATTGAAAACACGTAGGTCAATGAAGAAGCAAAGGGAGACGAAATAAATATTAATGCTATAAAATAAATTAATAATAGTTTTAAAGTAAACATATATTAATTTATCTAAAAACGAAGAGTACTACCTTTTTTAACAAGAAGATCCATCATAAAAAGAACAAAGATTCCACTTGAAATAAACATTAAGAGTTCAGAAGTGACTTGTTCAGGAGAGGATGTATTAATATCATCAAGTCGAGCCCATAATTTATCAAGCTTCTTCATAATATCATTATTCGATGTATCTCCATTCAATCTTGCTGGAGGACTATAATACTCTCCACCTGGCGGTGGTAGCTTTTCAATAAAAGAAGTCTGTGCTCCACTTGTCGTAACTGGTTTCCAGAACATATTCACAGATGGATTTGGGAGATTAGCGGCGGAGCCTGCCCGTGCGACGCCAGATTGTTCAAAAGCTGTTAAGAAATCTGGTTGAAGACGGTAATCTGGGGCATCAGGTATGTAGTCAGCAAAATTATCACCATCAGGGTCAGCACCAAAGTATTTCTTCTTACCTGGGCAAGGCTTTTGAGCCTCAGTTGTACCAGGAATATTAAGAGGAATTTCAGCTCTTACATAATCACCTTTAGCATCACCATCATTACGTGGTACAAATGGTTCAAGTGATCCTTGTGGGGCATAGACTGGGACGTGTTCACGCAAACCAGTGGCCGGATTCATTGCTGGGATGATAGGGAGCTTGTTAAGTTGCTGACGATCGGGATCCTTGTCAGAGATATCTAAATATGTAGCTAATGGGCCTTTACAACGTCTGGCTTTTCGACGTTCATCCTTTCTTGCCGTTTTCCCTGCGTAATCGTTGGTACATCCCGGGGATGGAGCACCATTCAATGCCTGAAAGGCATCATCTAAAGCACAATAGTTCATAGCCTCTACTACCAAAAGCAATCATTCTTATATCAGAGAAATGAACCTTGCAAGACTCGGATTTAGCGCCTGGATTATTATTCTAAATATTGTACTGCTCACTACACTTTTAATAGTTGTAACCTCAAAACGCCGTGATTACTTTATAAATTACCCACAACAAGTAAATCCTAGTGCTCCAATTAAATCAAATCCAGAAGCCAATACGGCTAATAACAATTATGCCTCAATACTAATGTACATTCAAAAGAATCCCGCTAGTTCTGTTAAGTTTATATCAGATATTAAGCAAAAATTCTTTAGTGACAGTTGTAATGTAAAGGATAACATTGATTTTAATAATATAGCACAAATGCCAAATGGGATGCCATTTTCATAATATGTTTATTATATTGACTAACAAATAACTGGAATAATCAGGATGTCATCAACACAAAGCCAATTATCTTATCAGCAAGGAGGAATGGTTGGATCTTTTCAAGTACTTTTAACGAATATGGATTCTCCAGCAAAATTAATTTATGGATTCTTACTTATCTTAATAATTGTATATGCTCCCATTATTCCAGTTGAATATAGAATATTTGCGGATTCAATACTTGGTAAATTATTTGGGGTAGCGATTGTCTATGGAGTTGTGGAGAGCCTAGGATGGGTCTACGGCTTACTCACCGCCCTTGCTTTCCTTTTAGTTCTCAATGGTGCACCCCGATCAGATACTTCAAGTTTAGAGGCGTTTGATGGCGGCGGTAGTGTTAGTGAAAAGAAGATAGTTGGTAAACGTTGGTTTGTTGAAAAGGTTTTAGGAGAACACCCTAAAAAGATTGCCACCGATAGAGTTACAACTTCCGCTATTGAAGACTAAACATAGCAGTTAAATGTTATAGCATTGATTAGATATGCAATCCTGGCCTTCATTTTTGTCCTTTCAAGGATCAACCGATGGTATTTTTCGTGCTATAACTGTCCTTTTAGCTGGTGTAATTATTGTTAAGTATAGTACACTCTTTGAAGAAGGATATGCCCAAAAGCTTACTGACTTATATATTCATCCTTGGTGGCGTATTCTTGTTGTATTCTTAGCATTATCATCGGCTGTGTGGTGCCCTAGAGTTGGAATCTTAATAGCTCTTATTGTATTTTTTTACTTAAGTGATATGAATACTTTAATTACACCCTTTTCTGAGTTATAAAGCACTTTTGCACTTTTTAGGAATAGAAAACTCATTATCATTCCCTAAGGGTTTAGGGCTTTCAGCCCATAATAGCCTCTGGCGAGGCCTTACGTTTTGCGCGCTTTTGACAAAGCGCTTAAGTGCGCAAAAATAAGTTGAATAGGGTGCTCAAAATTAATTAATAATACACTTTTAATTCTTAAAAAGTGCTAGGATGAGTCTTCCGGCTGCTCTATCAGGCCAGGCACTAACTGCCATAACGGCAATTAGCCCATTAGATAACTTTTTACAAATATTTAACACCAATCCATACTTCATCGGTCTTATGATGCTTATCCTCAACTTAGGAGGTCGTTTCATCAGCTTAGAAGTTACTAAGAAACAAGAACAATTTCTACAATTACCGTGGGTTCGCCGAGTACTTATTTTTACTGTTCTCTTTGTCGCCACTCGTAATATTTGGGTAGCATTCTGGGCAACTGTATCAGTTGTTCTCTTCTTAGGATATCTTTTCAACGAAAACTCCGCACTATGTATCTTTGGAGATGGTGGACGTTCTGGCTCTAAATGCTCAGATGCTCCCAAACCAGGTGAAGAAATGACACCTGAAGAAAAAGAAATTCTACAACGCCTAAGTTCCAAAGCACAAAGATATCAGACTGGGGGTAGTGGAGATAAATCAACAAGTAAAAATCCTCAGCAACAAGCGCTCGAAAATTCAGTCGGTCCTCCAGCGGATGAAGAAGATGATGTACTTCACACTGATATTTATGCAGCGAATTTGACACTTTTACGTAACCCTCAATAAAATTAATTAAATACTTAAATTAAGTAATAAATTAATTTATTAAAGTTTATATATATTAATCAAGTTTTAAATATATATCCTCATCATCTTCTTTAACAACTTTGTAGCCACTATTTAAAAATTTTGTTAGTAATTCATTAAAATTTTTATCTCTTTTATATGTTCCATCCATATATTTATGCTCAAATACTATATTAGTCGGCTTAATATGCGATAAATCTAAAATGTTTAAAATTGTATAATCGTGTCCTTCAGTATCAACTATTAGAGTATCTATTGTTGCTATATCTTTTTCTTTAATTATTGTATTAATTGTTTTACATTCTACATTTATTTTCTCAACTTTAAAATCTGGAAATCTTTCAAATATATTATGATTATGAAAATGTTCATCTGTCATAGAACCTAATTGAGATATCCAATATGGCAATATAGAAAGATTACATTTATTAGATGGAGCATACATATCAATAAATCCATCTTTATCACTTACCGCAATATTTAAACATTCTACATTTATATTTTCTGTTTTACATTTAACTTTATAATTATGTACTAGTATATCAAATAAAAATGGTACAGGTTCAATTAAAATTAATGATTTATTATTTAAACAGGTATTATATAATGGATCATTTAAAGAATTTCCGATATGTGCTCCTATTTGTAATATATCAATATGTTTAGACATTACTTACATAATAAAATATTACTTTAAGTTCTAAAGATTAAGTGTCATTGTATTTGCAACTGGAATTGCGGCCTTACGACGACCTCTACGTTGACCAGTTGCCCCAGTACGAACACTTTCAAGCTGACTTAGTTCGTCATCTTGACGAGAATGAATACTGGCAATTTCACTAGCTGCTTGCATAGCTGGTTGTTGATTAAAAATAGATGATGCTTGAGGCATCATAATTGGGTTTGACTCTAAATCTGCAGCTCGAACCTCTTGGAATGTTTTTAAGATATCATCAACACCAGATGGGCCTCTCATTTCACGTCTCTGCACTGATTGAGGAGCCTGTGCCGCCATACTCTGAGGCATCTGTGGCATTGGAGGAGATCCCATTCCATTTGAAGCTTGATAGAATGCACCCGCTCCATTTATACCCATTGGTTGAGGCATTCCTACAGGAGGACCTTGTTGCTGTACTCCCATCGCAGCCCCCATAAAGTTACCAAATCCAGGACCAGCTTGGTTAGCAGCCGCCGCCGCAAACTGTCTCGCCAAATCTGGATTTTGTCTGAAAATATCACTTGGTGCAACATTCGCCATCTTTTGACGGAAGAATGAATTGCTCATATGGAACATAAAACCACTTCCAACAAGTGTCATTAGAAGTTTAGCTTCAGGTGGCATATTACCACGACCCTTGTACTTGTCATAGAGTTCTTCAAAGACATCATCATAGTCTTCGACGTTTTCGTGTACAGATTCAGACCAGCCCTCGAGTTGCCAATCGAATGGATTGAATTTACCATTCAAGAATTCAAAGCCCGTTACAGCACCCATCAAGCATTGACGCTGGAAACGGATAGAACCTTCAAGATTTTTAGCATCGACAAGACGGTCATATTCGAGTTGAATTTCATCTAAGGAATTATCCATACTGAAATGTTTGCTGAGAGTGTAACCCTTGGTTTCAAGACGATTGAGTTTGTTGATAAGGTCAATCTTCTTTTTGCGCTCTTCCTCTGGACTTAGACGGTTGGCCGCCGCAAGATTAATTGATGGACCAGTAGCAGTTTGATCATTTCCAAACATATTTGATCCAAAGTCACCAGAATCTTTGTTAATTGTAAATTCAGGTAAAGACGAAGAATTACCACCGCTGCCAGTTGGAATATCAAATGAAATTGCCTCAAGGGGTTCTAATTGGCTAATTCCAATATCACCAATAGGTTCAAGAGCTGAAATACTTTGTGAATTGGAACCACCATTGGCCGGACGAGAATTAACTCGACTGCTTGTTAAAAGGCTAGCACCTAAGTCATCACCCAAACCTTCACTACCGAGCTCAATAATGTTACCAATATTTGAACTAATTTGGATGTCGGAAGAACCCAGATTTTCGACGAAGTTCTGCATATCACTAATCGTCACACTGGAGCCACTCATTATGTCTTTCTCAATCAGTTCTTTTTTAAGCACTATAATTGGCGCACTACAATCCAACTTAAACTCAGTCCTAATAGCGCCCCTGCCACTATTTGATTAATTGTATGACATCGTTTAATATATCTCGATATCATCACTAATCCAGAATATCCAACTAACAAACTTCTTATAATTGGATTCGTAGTTTGCTGGTAGTAAAAACCTGAGAAAAAGGCAACCTCTGATGAATGCGACGATGGCATACCGGGCTGACCAGACTGATTTCCATCATTACACATTAAATTACAATCCTTAGCACCTTGAGGACGAGGACTCGCTTCACCAATAAAAAAATACTTTATAGTTTCTGATATAATTGTAGTTCCAATTATACCTAAAAATGCCTTTAAATGTATATAATTACCAGTAAAAATATATAATAAAAATGGAATTATATATAGAGATATAACTGACATTGAAATTGTGTCTAGAACATTCATTCCTTGCTAAATACTACATAAAATCTACGCACATACAAAGCGCATCCGCCATATCAGACTTCTTCTTTGACTTTTGCCAACTATCATAAATTTCGTCATTTATGATAGTCCCTTCATCAAAGAGGGTTTTTAGACGCTCTTCAGATTTATTCTTTCTTTCAGCATAGCCTTCATCGCCTTTTTTGGCATCAGTGACTTTCTTTTTGGCGTGAACAAGGTGGTATTCTGGAGTCTGATTGTTTGTTAAGAATTTTTCTCTTAGAGTTGCAAATAGTAGAACCTGTACTGATTTCATATGCGGATTCTTAAAAGCTGGCTGATTCTCCAAGAGAACGTGTGTACAATTAGAGAATATTGGCCATTTTTCTTGAACAAACTTTCGAAGCGAATCGTGAATTAACTCTAAACTGACCTTTGAAGCGTTTGCCTGTTTTGGCTGCTCAAAATGAAATGTAAATTTCTTTCCCAATGACTCTAAATATTTACTATTAGACGAACCTAGATTTTCACAATTATGAGTCTTTATAAGCTCTTTTAGAATCTTATTAGTTGGTAACTTTTTCTGATCGAGCTCTATAATAATAGTATGTGTTTTTGGAATATGACGTTTACAAAAAACATTGTCTCCTGCTTTATATGATGCCTTTAAGGTACAATTACAACAATTAACCTGCTCAACTGGTTCAAGAATATTACAATTCTCTAAAGCAATAACATTCACATCATTTTCTAGCACACAAAATGCTAAATTCTTGATACCAATATCAAAGGCGATTACCTTTTTTTGCGAAGTTTGCGAAGTATTTATAGACATTATCTAATTATATATATCTATTGTTTATATTACTAAAAAAATACATATATATTTATTGTGTTTAATCCATATGTTTCCAGTCTCCATTTAGAATGACTATATTATCTTTATTTAATTGATTAAATGATTCTTTTGTAAGTAAATATGCTTCTACTTCAAATAAGCACCCAGTAATATTTTTAACTTCGATTTTAGTTCGTTTATACCAAATAGGATGCCCTTCTAGTTTATCACAGCGTTTTATACCAAGTTCATCTACATTATAGAGATCGCCAACAATATTTACAGCTTTATCTACCATTTCAGGCCAGAATTCAAGTGGAAAGATAAATGGGAAAGACTTAGAGGTTTGAGTAACCATAATATATTTATTAACTGATATACAGGTTTCTTGGAACTTGGAATGTGAATTAAGGATTTCTGAGTTAGGTTCATCTACTCTCAGAGTTCCATAAGTAAATAGTTTGTATTCCATCTTATTTCCCATTCAATATTTATTGATTGGATGAATGTGCCGTTTAGTATGACGTATTTTTTGTTCAAATTTTCTAAACTTTTTATGTGTTTTTCTATGTTTATTACTATATTTATTGCCACCATTTGTCTTTTCTTTTGGTCTAGCAATATTTACTTTTAAGGGTTCTAATGGTATTTCCTCACCAGCTTTTACCATTTGTCTGTATGTTCTATGTAGTAATTCAATAGCAAATGCTGTATACTGTAATAATGTTGTAATATTAGATGAAGATCCAAATAATCTAAACTCTAAAAGGGTGTCACTTTTGTATTTTAATGCTCTTTCTTTTCTATCAATATATGCTTTATTTGTCATACTTTCTCGAATATTATTATTAGATTTAGTTGGCTTTTTTCCCTTTATTCTATTAAAATTTTTATATAATGGTTGTGCCCAAAAAGAGATATAATTATTATTATTTTTATTATTATTATTATTATTAATTTTTTGTGGGCGCATATTACGAACTAATGAATATATCCCCCTCTCCTGAGTTATATAATTCTTTAAAAGCTTTCCAAGAAATGGCTGAGTTCCAATTGTAATATATCGTTTTTCTGTTGTATCATATAGTGATGAATTAACGTGAAACCCCATAGAATAATTTATAATAATACATTCTGGTTTTTCAAGACCAAATAATACTAAAAATGGATGAAGAACATTATTAATCTTATCATCTGATGATTGCCCAGTAAATGAAAGGATAGGTGTTATACATTCAAAGTTCATTGATATTAAATCTTTAGGTAGACGTTCTTTATCCCATTCCTCAGGTAGTAGACCTGCTTGATCCCAATTCTTAGGTATAAGGCCTGCTTTCTTCCATTCCTTAGCACTTCCAGCGTCACCGCATATAATAGTACAATCTTGCTCAAAAATTGGAATTGAATAATCATTAAAATAATGTAATTTTGAACTAGCCTCTTCAGACTTTACAGTTACTCCATCAGCTTCAAATGGTGTAAACATATTATAGAGATAATAACCAGTTTCAGATTTTATTCCTATATATGTATATTTATTTTTAACATATTCAAATGAACTTGATTTAAGTATAATATTCTTATAAAAAAGTTCAAACTTTTCTTTAAATGGAATTCTGACAAGATCTTTTTCAGCACCTTCATAATTTAGACATAATGCATCAGCTTTTATACATATTTCCAATTCAACTCCAAATCGAGTTTCAATTTGATCTGGAACAACTATACCAGATGTATCGGAATCATTATTAGCCATACTTAATTATTAGTTAGATATATTCTGAGTAAATAACATTCATCAGAATAATATGGTCGCGGTGGGGCTTGAACCCACGACAAACACCTCACATACATAGTACTAGCTATAAGAGTGTCTTTCTACCAACTGAAATACGCAACCACTGAGGGATTTCTCCCTTTCTTAGTATATGGTTAAGTCTTTAAGTTAGACCAACGGACATTTAAAATGCCCGTTTGCCGCCGACCGCTGGGTATTTCTAAACAAGATTCAAGCCTATTTTGCCTTCGGCGAAATTTGCTTAGTGCCTTACCCAGCGGTCTAATTATAAGGAAATGCACCACGCGGAGAATTGCGACCTCCTTCATAGTATGAAGTTAAACCAATATTCTTACGATTATTACGAATTTCAGACATTGTTGGTTCAAAGGAAAAAGTTCCAAAAAGAGAGGGGCAAGGAACATTCGCACGTTCAACACCAATTCCGTTTACAAGCCCAGTAGGATTTACTTCAGAATAAAATGGGTTTGAATGAACAATATCAGCTGGTGGTGGAACTGTATTAGCCATTGCTAAGGATGCACCTGTCCATTCAACTTGTCTGCGACGAGATTCCTCAATTACATCGTCTGTATGATTTACAAGCCATAACTTAGTATCAAATTGTATTCCAGCACGAATATTCTTGGTACATTGTGGTCTGTAATCAGTTACCAGACGACCATCTTGCATCGGGCCTGCGTAGGCGGGATAGCGAGAATCTCTGGCTGGGTATACATCCTTGACTGGAGGGACATAAGCCTTTCTGGCAGCTTTGTATTCTGTGCCAAATGGCGGATTGTGGTATAAATTGGGCGAAGTGTCGCGACTAAATCCAGGTTGATTAAGCTCTGCCATCTATCTTTACCAATTGTTTTGCTTATTAAATTACTGAGATTCACTGGAGCCCTGAAAAGGACTGCTGGTCTCAAGAAATGAAGATGACCCAGTTCCTCCAAGAGTGGAAGAGCCGGGTTCAACGGTAGAAGAGCGATCTGATGTTTTAAGAGCCTCAATAGTAGCACCCTTTTTCATAGAGCCAGCACCAGTAATTCCACGGGATTTAGCGAGATTTTGAAGCTCCTTTAGAGTCATTGCCTCATAATTCACTGATACCTTTGAGGCATTTGATAAAGATTCATTTTCCTCCTTTACTGCCTCAGCAACAACAGACTTATACTGATCAACTTCATTATCAGTGGCGTCATTTTCCTCAGATTGTGATACAGATTCAACAGGCCTCGCTTTCTCAGTATCACTTACAGCACTAGGGTAATAATTATCTGTGTTATCTGTATTATCACTACTATCTTCATCAAAAGGGGTATATTCACCGCCACTATGTTCCGTAGATGATGTAGCTCTTGGAACACTGGTTGCTGCCGGTAGTTCAGTGTATGATTTGATTTCAGCACTCATTTTGAGATCAAGTAAAATAGACTCTAAAAGACTAATTTTCTGCTCAGCTTGCTGAATACGAGTGTATAAATAGAGAGCAATTGAACCGAACAATAATACAAGGACTAATCCCACTGTTAGTGTATCACTTAGAGAGGTCATTCTGCCGTGCTCTAGGGATTTTTTGAGATTATTCAGCCGCACTTATTTTTTTATTTATCATCATTAATCCATTAGTTTTAAGCAACTCGTCTACACTACTTACCTTACAAATACCTCTCTTTAACGAGTACTCAAAATGAATATTACCAGCATCATCAACACTTGCTGGACAACAGATACGTTGAATATTTTTATCTGATTTTTCTACTAGTTCGAAGAGATGAGTACTAATTACGCTGATAATATTAGGTTTTTTCCAGAGTTGGTTACAGTATATTTCACAAGCGCGGATGGCATCTGGTGGATTGGTAGAATGATACAGTTCGTCGATAAATACTAAAATAGGTTGATTAAACTTAAGAGTATTGGCAGTAAATTCAATTTCTCTTTCAAATCTAGATTTAGAACCTGGCAGGTCATCTGGTTTCAAACAAACAAACATCTTGGTAAATGGTGTAGATATTAGATGACCTGGAGCGCACCCATACGTATGAGCAAGTAAAGCAGAAATAGATAGAGCACGTAGAACAGTAGATTTACCACCTTTATTTGGACCAGTTAGAAGAGCGTGTAAATTCGAGTTAAATTCTGCTGAAATTACTTTTCTATTTAATTTTGGAACTTGGAAATCAAATGTATCATTCACTTTAAAGATTGGTGTATCTGATCTGACCCACAATACAGGATTCATTTCTTCCTTATGTGCTAGAGCCATAATTACTTCAAGTGACCCAACATATTTTAGAGCTAGTTTAAAGTAAGAGGATTCAATGATTACTCGAGCAGTAGCATCTCTTTCACTATTAATCTCAGGTAATGGGCATTTAAAGAAATTAAATCCGTGGGTGTCTAAAATAGTTTGAAGCTGAGTATATAATTCTCTAAATTTTAGCACTAATCGACCATTATCATATATAATTGTATCAATAGATTTCAAGTGCTTATATGACCAGTATGGTTGAACTATACCTTGTACAAATGTAACAATCACAATTCCAAAATGTTTTAGAAAATTAACGGGTGATATTCCTGTAAAAGATGCCTGAGGTGCAGATGGATCCATTATTTTACCAAAATTACCTGAAACCATTGATTGAAGAATACTCATATAACTATTAAATGTTATTGGAACATTAAAGGCAAACTTTAGAACAATATATGGCGCAATTAATGTTAAAAATGGAACAATAAATGCTAAACCTGGTAGAAGATACACACGAATAAATGACCAAAATGTTAAGAAATATGGAACAAAATTTAGCGGCTTTAGAATTGGTCTGAAAAATAGAATCTCATTATATGATTCCTTTTCTAATTCTGAATCTGTTGTTATTAGCTTATTAAGTTGCTTTTCACATTCAGATATTTCTTTAAATATTTGATTACATTCTGTATAGAATTTAGGATCCCTTTCAAATGCCTCTTTAAATCTTTTAAAGCGATTACTTAATGAAGATAAACGCTTCGGATCAGATGACCATTCTCCTACTTGCTTATTGAAACATTTCTTCGCAGCATTTGTTTGAAGTTCTATCCATTCGGAAAACTTTTCAGTATCAATTATGGATTCAACAGAGCTCATCTTATGACACCTAAATTATTTTTTATATCATAACAAACACGATTTTTGGGCTAAAATTTGAAATCAAAATGAGATAAATGAGAGGGTATCCTATTTCATTCCAAGCCAGCTTAAAACTTTATTGATACATATCACTATGACATCTATTGTCCAAGATATCCAAGTTGTCCGTTCCTTACGGAAGGACCTTACCGTAGGGACAGACCCAAAACTCCCACCCAACATTCTTAACTCAATTGATATCATTCACAATTGTATTAAGAGTGGAACTGACTTTAATGGCTGGAAGAAGGTTGATTGGCGTAATGGGGGCGGCGGTGCTAGAGGTTCTGGTCCAGCACAACTACGTTCTGGGCCCAACTCAGGACAAGGACATGGTTACAACAGAGGTGGAAACGGCTTCTTTGGTGGTCGCCAATCCAGTTATGGAAATGATCGCAATGACCATTATGAACAATCCTCATCCTCACATTATGCTTTTGGAGGACGTTCTAGAGGTGGATTTGGTGGACGTCAAACGCCCGAACCGCCACAAAGCATTCCTCTTACTGCAGGAGGAGCAGGAGGAGCAGGAGCAGGAGCAGGAGGAGCAGGAGGAGCAGGAGCAGGAGCAGGAGCAGTAACATCAAACACTATACATATGCCATCTGTACCATCAGTAACATCAGTACCATCTGTAACATCACAAGTTAGCGCAGATGGTTTCCGTTCTGTCCCACAAAAGTACGTTAGTAAATTCAAGAAGAGTGCCGAGAAGGTTGAAGATACTATTCTCAATACTATCATTCTTGGAAAGCTCAACAAGTTCAGTGAACAGAATTATCCTGAGATTAAGGAATTCATTACACACATTATCGATAGCGGCCAAACAGATATGATTAAGTGTTTTATGAAACTTGTCTTCGAAAAGGCCGCAAGTGAAGAAATGTTCTGCCCGCTCTATGCTAAACTCTTGAGTGAACTAAGTGCTCGATATCCCGTTCTTCTTACTGAGATGACCAACTTATATTCAGAGTATATGGAAATCTTTGAAGAAGTTGTTGAGACCAGTGCTGAAAATTACAATGAAGTATGTAAGCGTAATATTGGGAAAAAGTATCGTCGTGGTTATTCACAATTCCTCGCAGAGCTTATTAAACACGATGTTATTGATGCTGATACATTTACAAAGACTGTCACAAAGATTATCACTCAGATTGAGGGTAATATTAAAAAGAAGGAAGCTACTAAACTTACTGAGGAATACTCAGACTGTCTTCAAAAGATTATGAAGGCAATTAAAACAAACAGTGACAGATATGATACTGATTCTAATGATGAAAACAATGAAAAGAAGGTTGAAGCGATTCGTATGACACTAAAGGGTGACACATCTGCTCGTATTCACCCTCTTACCGTGCGTAATTCTGATAACACTGGTCTAAGCAATAAAGCACGTTTCACTCTCCTTGATATCTATGAAGCCATCCAAAAGTTTTAGAAGCCTCATTGTTAGTTTAAAAATATTAAATAATAATAGAAATGAGAAGAAATACAAATAAAAGAAGTCTAATTAAAATAAGAAATTATACGGCATTTATTCCTAAAACAATTAAAGCTACGCGCAGATTTAGTAAGACTGCCGTAAATAAACTAGGTTATTTTTTAAAGAATACTACATCAACTCTCAAAAAAACAACTAAGCGTCTTGATAAACGTGTGGCAAGATCAATTGGTTCTTTAACAAAGAAACATAGTCGTAAATGAAACAACACGATAAAATTTGATTTCCTAAATCTAATCATTTAAATCACAAACGAGATTTAAACGATGAGTAAAATTAATCATTTAAGTAGAATGGTTCACAAAGATAAAGGTAGGTCCAAGAGAAAACCATCCCCTAAGAGAATTCTTAAACGTAGTGGTGGTAAAGGTGGTAAAGACGATGATGATAGTAGTGTAGATAGCAGGGGTAATATTCGTGATTTCATTGATTATGATTATACTTCGGATGAAAGCTCTGAATCATCTACATCTACACCACCTTCTCGTTCACCAAGAACACCTCGTAAAGCGGCAATCGCTGCCCGTAAGAAAATCAGTAAAGTAATAGCAAAAGAAACTGAAAAGAAGATCCCAAAACAAACTGAAAAGAAACCTCCAAAAGAAACGCCTAAAAGAAACAAAATTATTTACAAAAAAGAATATAAGCCAGATGACAATAAACGACTAACACCTTCTAAACGAAAGTATCCATTTAAACATTATACTAAAAAGCCTAGTAATAAACGTAGAAGTCCATCATCTGTCCATTCAGAGGATAGTGGATTTAAACATAGCAAAGACTCTGATGAAGATGATGAGAATGAGGATGATGAAGAAGAAACTAGTATGGATGAAAATGAAGATCGTAAATCAAAAGATAAATCTAGTGAGGATGAGGACGAAGATGAGGATGAAGATGAGGACGATGATGAGGATGATGATGAGGATGACGATGATGAAGATTATGATGAAGATGAAGAAGAGGAAGAAGAATTAGGTAACAAGGGGTTTGGTGGAATTCTTCTTACTCTAGGAGGCGGACCTGATAGAAATCCTATGTTGCCCAAAAAATATAATATGAAAAAAGAACCTGAAAATGTCAAAAAGTTTGTAAAACTGCTTACAGCTCCTGTTGAAGACAATACAATTGATGCTCAAATTGGTCAATTTAAGGCATTAGAAGATGAGAAACAAAAAGAACTTATTACTGCACTTGAAAATCGCCCTACTACAAATGACTCTGGAGTAAATCTAATGCTTAAAATTCTAACTCTTAAACTTGTCCCTGAGATTCAAGCAATGATTCTTGCTAAATATAACAGCCTTCAAAGCCTCGAAACTTCTAGTAACGAATACTTTAAACTTCGTGCCTGGCTTGATAAGGTTGTAAGTATTCCATTTGGAATTTATAAAGAAATTCCAGCTCGTATAGAACAAGGACAAGAAGTATGTGGAAACTTTATGCGAGGTGCGAAGAAGTGTCTTGATGATGCGGTATATGGACAAGATGAATCCAAACTTCAGATTATGCAGTTCATTAGCACTAAAATTGCTAATCCAGAAAGCCGAGGCCTTTCACTTCTACTTGTAGGTCCACCAGGTATTGGCAAAACGTCCCTTATTAAGAACGGAATCGCAAAATCTCTCAATTGGCCATTTCAATTCATTTCACTTGGCGGTGATTCAGATGCATCGACTTATACTGGTCACCAACTCGTATATGAGTCTTCACACTGTGGTAAGATTGTTAACTCTCTAATTGCTTCTAAGTCTATGAGTACTGTGTTAATGTTTGACGAGGTTGATAAGATCTCTCAGACACCAAAGGGTGAAGAAGTAATGAATCTACTAATCCATCTAACCGATCCTGTACAAAATGGAGACTTTGAAGATAAATACCTAGCAGGTGTACCAATCGATCTAAGTAAAGTAATGTTTGTATTCAGTGCAAATGATATTAACAAGATTGACAAAGTGTTACTTGATCGTATGATGGTAATTGATCTCAAGGGATATGATATGAAACAAAAGACATCTATTGCTGAACAATATCTCCTACCAAGTGCTCTCAAGGAAGTAAATCTAGTTGAGCGTATTGCTATCTCAAAGGATATTCTAACAAATATTATTGAAGAGTATGCAAATGAAGAGAAAGGTGTTCGTGAGCTCAAACGCTGTATCGAACAGGTTACTCAGAAGATTAATATGCTTCGAATGTATAACTCGCCTGACCTACCATTCTATATCAAGGACTTCGTGCTTCCATTTATTGTAAAGAAAGAACATATCAAACTATTTATCAAAAAGAAGGAAAATTCTAATGCACCTCCTATGGGAATGTATACTTAAAGACGTTTAAAATTATTATTTATTATTTATTATTTTTTATTTTCATAGATGCTAGAAGAGCCTCTTGTAATGCTAATGCCTCATTATTAGATTCCTTATTTTCTTTAGCTTTGGCATTGGCATTTTCTATTGCCTTAAGAGCGTTTTCAAGACTAGATGAGCGACGTAGCCCTATTGGAGCTACAACTGGGCGCTTCCTTGGTATAGCAACCGTTGCGTCTGCTTTCTTTGCAGCTTTCTTAACCGCTTCTTCTGCTTTCTTTGCTGCTACAATCTTGGCAGCTTCAGCCTTCATCGCCGCCGCCTTGATTGATGCCTCTTTTCGTTTACGAGCAAGGGTCTCAGCTCTTTCCTGTTCTGCTATTGCATCTAAGGCATTTTCTAAACTAGATGATCTCTTTCTTGTATTATTAAGTCTTGTTTCTTTTAGTGTGTTTGCTATTTTTTTAACAGCATTTGCCTTCTTGGCCGTATTTCTAGAAGCATTTGACCCTGGAGCTACAACTGGGCGAGGCCTTAGGGTTGGTGCTTTTTCTGCTTCAATCTTTACACTAGCAAGAGAAGCAGCAATAGCCTTTTCGATATTATTATTAAACTTATTAGCACGTGACTTTCTAACAGTTACATTTGGAGTAGGTGATACCTTTATGGGTTTGGTAGCTGTTGCTTTGGTAGCTATGGCTTTGGCAGTTGTAGCTTTCTTTGCTGTTGCTCTTGAAGCAGGTGGTACTAGACAGTTATCCGCAATAGCTCTTTCTTCTGGTGACTTAGCTGCCAGAATTGTAGCTAATCTTGGAGCTTCTAGTTGGGGGCCCACAGGAACAGCTACATTACCTGTTGCTATATTAACTGCATTAGCGACAGATGGATCTTCAGGATATAATAATTCATAGTGACCATCGCCTACACGAAGCAAATCAATTGTTCCCATATTTCTTTTGTCTTCATTAAAGATATAACATACAATTTTTGCATTTTGTGCTGGAATAGTTCTATATAAAAAACTGCCATTGTCTAATCGCCTAAGTTTTATTCTTTGTTCATCAATTGATGCTGATTTATTAAAAATTCTGATTCTTCTATCTAGCGCTATTGCAGCATATTCATGAACAGGATCGGCATTAGCTGCATTCCATAGACCATCTTTGCGTAAATTATCTAATACTTTTTGATAGGCTACAGCAGCTGGATCATTACTATTATTATTAATAATTAGAACTTCTTTTACTCTATCAATATCTTCACACATTTTTAGTACAACAATTTCACGAAGCTCTTTATGATAATCTTTTGGTAATGCTGGATGTCCAGCTCTGCGCGAGAGTTCATAATACTTTGCTAGGGCTCGATAAAAGCAATTACCATCTCCTGGTATATCATACCTTTTAAAGCCAAAACGTCTTAAGAATTCTATTTGACATTTAGGTAAGGTACTAAATGCGCCTGTACATTCTAAAATAGTTGATGAAAATGCACCGCGGGCTGCCATGTCTATTATCTAGCTAAGTTTATAAAACCGTAGTCTTTTAATAAAACAATGCCAGTAACTATTGTTCCAATACTTAATATAATTTTGGAAGTTACATTGCCTTCAACCTCTTTTCCAAAATATGTATCCATAAAACTTTGGATTGGATTCTTTTCTTTTGATAGACTTAATTCAATTGATGTGAAAAAACATTTATTAAATATAAAATAGCATAATACACTCAGTAGTACCATAAAAAAGAACAATACTCTAAAAAGATCACCAGGACCAGATTTAAAGAAGAAATAATAAAACCCTACAATAAAAATAATATAGTGAATTACTGAAACAAATAGTGATTGTTGATTACCATTTAGGAAAAATAATAGGGTTTTAATTAGAGTTGTCCAAAAATCCGTAATCCCTCTTTCAATCTTATCTATCTCCATACTCACTGTGTAACTATATTTCTAAAATAAATTTGACCTAAAGAATAATATACACTTAAGATAATAATGTCAATCATTCTCTTACGTGGATTTTCACACTCGGGAAAGGACTTTGTTGGACAAATTCTATGTGACACATACAATTATAAACGGTTTGCTTTCGCAGATTCACTTAAGAAAATTGTGGCTAGAGATTTCAAGTGCCCAGTTGATTTGCTTCATTCACAAGAAGGAAAATTAAATATTTGTGAGAAAGACCCACTTAGACGAACTTATCGCCAAATTCTAATTGATGAGGCATTGCGTTTAAGAAATATCGATGCTGGAGTATTCGCTAAACACTGTTGTCAAGAAATTTATGAACAAAACCCAGTAGATTTACCTAAAAGAATAGTTATTACAGATTGGCGTTATCCAAATGAAATTCAGATCTTAACTGATAGCTTTCCAGGATATATCATTACTCCTGTTCATATTCAACGTGAAGGACAGACTACAAGCCCTGTAGATGATATTTCAGAGCATCAACTCAATAGTAGATCTTCTGATTATCAATTATGTAATAGACTTGATAGTACCATATTTGATGAAATTAAAATTCTTATTGATATTATTAGGTCTAAAAGTAATTAAGTATAGCATACACCATTAAATGTTAGCTTTGTAACGTCTTCTTGACCACCAAGTATGGAATCTTGATAGAACATAGGTTGTTTTAAAGCAAATACTTTATATGAGGAATGGAGTACTGAAAATAATAAATCGTGTGGTACATCATCCACATGCTTTGATATTTCATTCATTTTATCGATAAATATCCTCATAAATTCACGTGAATTATATAAAATTGCGTGCCCACCTGTCATACCTTTTAAACGTGTTAGAATATCATTATATGATTCAACTGTATCTAATGAATTATGAATAATATGTGGTCTATTTCTTGTATAAAGTGTATCTATTGAATGCGGATATGTCCATAGTGCCACACCTAAATATAGCATATCATATGTATCAGGAATATCAATTGTATCATATTTAGTAAAAAAGGCACAATCATCTTCTAAAATTATAAATGGCTGGCTGCCATCTAATTCTCGCTTAAAAATATCTAAAACTGTATTTGTCAGGCTAGCAGTATTATTTAAACCTGGTAGACTTTTTACATATTCAACTCTCTTAAATCCTTCATCTATTAATCTAACTAAAACTGTTATAGTTCTATCCCTATATTTACCAGTTCCTGGTGAAATCAAATAAACTTTAGTACTTTTGATGTCTACGAGCATTTATATATGTATTAAATATTTGCTTTAAATTAGAAATGGAATCATTTTTTGAAAACCGATTTGTGGGTGTTTGGTCCGATACATATGTCCGAAAACTTCTTTTTAAGGCTGCAATGATTCTCCTCATTATTGGTGGTTTAAATTGGCTCTTAGTCGGCCTTTTCGATGTAAATCTTGTATCTGGAATTTTTGGTAAAGGTGGCATCGCAACATTTATTTATGTTTTAGTTGGCATCAGTGCTCTTGCTATTATGTTTGATAGAGACACATACCTACCATTCCTAGGGCCAATGGTAGCACCTTGCTCTGTATTAGAAAACCGTGACCCTCCGGGTTCTACAAGAGAGGTTAAAGTGAATGTTGAACCAAATGTAAAGGTAATTTACTGGGCAGCCGAACCAGCTTCTGAAAATCTTAAAAAACTAAACTCCTGGAAACAAGCCTATCTTGATTACCAAAATGCAGGTGTAACAACTTCAAGTGGTGATGGCGTAGCTGTACTTAAGATAAGAGATCCACAGAGCTACAAAGTACCACTAAAAGGGCAATTGGCACCACACGTACATTACAGAGTATGTGGTGAAGCTGGATGGATGGGTAAGATTACAACTGTATTTTTGGATAAAAATAAGGTTGAAGGATTTGAAGATAAAAAAACAGATAAGAACTATAAAATTATGAATTTAGCTGATTCTGCTGCTAGCATTTATTAACCAGCTTGAACACATATTTCTTGATTTATATAGCTAATAATAATAAATCATATTTATCTAACTTAAAATATGATTGATTATACTTATTTAGAAATGGAAGATAGTTTAAATTTACTTATTTTATTGCTTAAAAGGGTTGATTCTGATACATTAATTGAAGTAACTAATGATTATTATTTAATTACACATCCATTAATTGATGCTATTAAATATGTAGCTAATGAATGTCTAATTGGTGAAGATGGTCATCCTGATAGAGAAAATATGGATACAATTGTCAGAGCTGGATTTCCAATTTTACCAGGAGAACAAGATCGATTTGGTTGGCTAACTGGATGTATTGAACTATCACGCGGCCTTATTACTTTTGGTTAGACTAACTTATTTTTTTCTGAAAAAGAACATATAGTTTGAAGATGAGAACTTGGCGGTTTCTTGTTTGTTTGCAGTTTCATCATCCATCCACCACCATTCTCCAGAAATTGGATGTTTGAATTGTGCGGTATAATGGCCGCCCATATGCGACCCGTGATGATCTGATACGCCTCGAAGTTCATATACCCAATTACGACTCGGATCATTTGATTCCACCGCAAAAAACTCATTAAAATTTATATTCTCACCTTCATAGGGACAAGATGACATATTTTTCTTACCATCCCAGTTAAACCTACGAAGTGTTACAAATAAACTATGAGGGAGTTTCCAAATATGAGAATAACATTTTGCTAAATTACGATCTTGCCCAGGAGTTAGCTTTGTACAATTCTCACAATGATATCCCTCAATCTCAGAATCCTTTACCTCATTTTGAATCCAATCTTTAAATGTCTGCCCTTCACAAGGAATCTTTAAAGAATTGAAAACTTCCCATTGATAGGAATTATTTTCACACTTAGTACAATGAATAGTTTTGCGTATCATACCAAAGAATAGATGAACTACTTCACTATTATTTTTGCTTACGAATTTATTCCAACCATTTTCTGCGCGTAGAATCATTTTTTCATTTTCTGACTTAGTAGGATCAAGTGATACTTCTACATAAGGGATTTCAGTTTTAATGGCTTCGTGAAAACTATCCAAAAGATATACTAAGTATTCGTGACTGTCATTTGGAATAGGCACTCCAAACATTTCATATACAGTACCCTTCACAGCTTTTCTAACTTCAGAGATAAATCCTGAGGGACGAACATATGCTGGTTTATAAGCAGACCAGAGCGACTTAAGAATATCTTGATACGCTAACAAAATCCTTTTATAAGTATTCTCTTCGGGCACATTCTTAAGTTGTTCTATAAAGTTCTGAGTAAGACAATATGCGTTCCATTCTGGACACGCCCGAATAAGTTGAAGTGTAGAATTACAGTAACATGTATTCCCCATATTCTGAATTCCAACTACACCCTTTAATGAAGGATCTTTTTTTGGTTCTTCTACATTTTGAGATATATAAGGCTCTGACATACTAATAGCTAGCTTTGACTCCATAAAATTTGAACGCGATGAGGGCTTAAGTCGTCGATATATAGTAACCTTATCCAAGATGTCTCAGCAAAACATTTATCAAGTTCAACTACTAAATGATCTCCACAATTATTTCCCAGATGTACTTTATAATTCTGGACGATTTAGAAATGTCCAAGATCTTCTTGAATACATCCGCCAAGTAGCGGATACTAGCCCTTATTCACGTGGACTAACTAGTTATAATAATCGCCAAACACTTAATGCGCGTGTGAACGCTGTAAACTCTGGTCGCGCCCCCCCTACATATCGGTCAGTTGGACTTGCTCCTACTGCTCCTACTGCTCCTACTGCTCCTACTGCTCCTACTGCTCCCACTACATCACCCCATTCTATTCCAACTACAAATGCCGCTTGGGCACAGCCTGTTATGGCAGCCGTATTTGAAGAACATATTCCTACAGCACGTATCAGAGTACCACTTAATACAACTAATAATACAAATACTACAATGCTTATGAATACAATACTCGGTGGTATGTTTAGTGATCTATTTGCAGGTGGTGGCGGCGGGGGTGGCGATGGTCTTCAAGGATTTCTAAATCAACGTGTACCAGTATATCCTTCAGTACAAGAAATCGATCGAGCAACTACACTATTACGCGCTGGCAGCAACCGCCAAGGTGATATTTGTACCATTTGTCAAGATGATATTGAGATGAACCAAGAAATTCGTCAAATTGATCATTGCTCACATTCATTCCATCGTGACTGTATTGATACCTGGTTTCAAGGTAACGTACATTGCCCTACTTGCCGTCACGATGTACGTGAAGTAACTAATACGACAACTAGCAATAGAAATATGCGTAATAATAATGAAAATACTAATCGTCAAGAAAATCAAGTACCTAGTAATACAAATTCAAACGCACCCCCACCTGTTCCAGACAACTATAGACGAATGAATATTCTTAGAACTGACCCATAAAAATTATATATAATACTCCCATTTAGACCGCTAATTCCAAAAATAATATAGAAAAAATATATTTTTTATTATTATTTTTTATATTAATTATATTTGAAATATTTAGTTAGATACACTGAGGGAGGCAAGATCTTCAGGAAGTTCAGAAATTGTAGTGGAATAATGACGCTCAATCTCCTTTAGAGTATTTCGTTCATCACCATATACAAGGTTAACTGCTACACCCTTCTTACCATAACGACCAGAACGACCGATACGATGTACATAGTTTTCACGCTGAATAGGAAGCTCATAATTTACTACAAGTGATACCTGCTGAACATCAATGCCACGAGCAAGAAGATCAGTACTAATAAGTACACGCACTGTTCCAGAACGGAAATCATCCATACGCTTCTTACGTTCACCAACTTCCATTTCACCGTGAATATATTCAAGCGTAAATCCTTGTGCTGAGAGCTGCTTAGCAAGCCACTCGGCCTTTTGACGCTTATTCACATAAATAAGTGCCTGATTCACTGCGATTTGCTGGTAAAGGTCCAAGAGAACAGGGAGTTTCCAGTCTTCACGCTCAAGCTCAACGTAATATTGCTTAATACCGTCAAGAGTTACTTCATCTGGAGGAAGAAGCATACGAGCAGGATTACTGAGATAGTGCTCTGCAATTTCAATTACATTCTGGGGCATAGTGGCACTAAAGAGGGCAAGACGCGTAGTAGAGGGAAACTTATTATCAAGAATAGCCTTGATTTGTTCTGCAAAGAGGTCCTCGAGCATCTGATCGGCTTCATCAAGAATTACATACTTGATATGTTCAACTGAAAGGTCTCCACGTCGAATAAGATCGAAAATACGACCAGGCGTACCAACAATAAACTGAGCACCCGCCTTAAGAGTACTAATATCATTACGAAGTTGATTGCCACCTGTTGCAGAAAGTACTTTAAGATTCATATATGTACCGAGTGCCTTAGCTACACGTTCGGTTTGTTGAGAAAGTTCTCGAGTAGGACATAATACGAGAACTTGAGGGGCCTTAATTGAAATATCTACAACACTGAGGGAGCCAATAACAAATGCGCCAGTTTTACCAGTACCCGATTGTGATTGAGCGAGAATATCAGTATGCTTGCTCATAGGCACAATCGCCAGTTGTTGAATCTTGGAAGGGTTCTCAAACCCATAGGAATAAACGCCTCGAATGAGGTCGTCCTTGAGGTTCATTTCATCGAAGCTCTCATACTTCTTAAGTTCGTCTTGGATAGTTGCGGAATTATCGGTCATCTCTGAATTGATAGTATAACAATGCTTTATGCTGATTATTTAGGTTGACATTTTCAAATCAAATTTTCATCTCGCCCAAAATACATTTTTTTATAATTTATTTTTATACTTACTTCATTATGAGTTTAATAATATAGAATAATGTAATTATATTACATAAACATTTTAGAGCGTATCTAATGGCCATCCAATATAAAATTTGACTGCTTAAAATAAATTAATATCAGTAGAATCAGAAATGGACGCAGATGAAATTATTGAAACTGGCGGAGACTATGAAGACAATGCTTCAGAAGGAGAATTTGATGGTGAAGAAGTCCAAGACGAAGAAGCTGCTCCCGAGGTTAAACCTGAACTAAAGCGCCTTTATCAACAACATCCAGAATGTAACTTAGACTATATTGAACAAGTTATTCCAAAGATTCCACTACAATTTGTACCTCCAGGTGGAGATAAGGCGGATTCTAATCACCGGACTTATCCATTCCTAACAAACTTTGAAAAGACTAAAATTATCGGTCTCCGTGCTAATCAAATTAGTAAAGGATCCGTACCGTTTGTTTCAGTACCAAAACACATCACAGATGTACGCGATATTGCTCGACTAGAACTTGAACAAAAACGTCTACCATTTATTGTCAAACGCCCCCTTCCAAATGGACAATTTGAATACTGGCGTCTTACAGATTTACTTATTCTTTAAACTTAATGAACCTATGCGCAATTTAGAATGTATAGACTTATAAATATCTTTCTCTTCAGGTTTATCAATAGTACTACTTCTCTCACTAAATGCTCGCCGCTTACTAGCTTTATTCTTCATCAATTTAATCATTAAACATATATTATCATATTCTTGTTCGTGTAATATTGATATAGAAACAGGAATATTTTTTAGTTCTTTTGATGATGAAGGCATTTGTAATCTCAACTTAATATTCGGGCGGAATTAAATTTGATTTATCGAGCTTTAAGAAATATAATATAGGTATTACAAAATGGACTGTCAAGATTGGACTACTGTTACTGTTCGTCGTCGTACTTCCAAGAAAGATACTAGTTCCTTAGGGCAAGGATCTATTCAATATCGCGATCCAGCAAAGAGTGAAAAGATTCGTATTGCAAAACTGGAAGATACCGACTTACCAGGGCCTAAAAAACGTGTAAATTCCGAATCACTTCAAGAACTTATTCGTAAACGAATTGAAATGAAAGTCACACAAGAAAAAGCAGATATTACTTGCTCCTTTCCTCGTAATACATTTAAGGATATTGAATCAAATCGTCTTATTCCAAATGAAGATCAAAAACAACGTATTCTACAAAATTTCAGTATTCAGCTTAAGATTGTTACAATTCGCGCCTAAAGAATTTATTATATAATAAGATAATATGTTATCTAAAAAACTTATTTCTTTTAGTAGAGGGGGGCTGTCAACAGAGTTTATAAAACATATTGATTCCACACATAATCTATGTATATATAAACTTGGTGCACACTACATCCCAGACAGTGTTATTTTTCCTAAAGCAAATAGTATTACACTTATTAATTGTAACAGTGTTGGTATTTTAAATATTGTAACTCCTACTGTTTTTCCTAATCTGTCTAAAGTGAATTATCTATCCACGGATCCTGGTGATTTTAAAATTTATGAGCGATTTAATGATAAAATTAAATGGGTATTTCCAAATAAAACATATGAATTCTATGATTTTATGGTAAAATCTGGACGTGGAAAGAAGGATTCACAATTAATTAAAAAGTATGTAGCAAATAAAAGAATTATTGATGGTAAAAACGGGTTTGATATTTCATTTGATTTTGATTTAAATATTCCTGGATTTGGAATTACAAATGGTGAGTGGTGGCGTTCTCAGTTTTATGAATATCTTGTAAATAAACAAAATATTATAAAGAGCAAAGATTGTATATATCCTGGAGAAGCATCCCAAATTCAGGACGACGAAGAAACAATACTTCAAAAAGAGTATGTTAAATCATCAATTGATAAATTATATTTCGATCATATTATAAGTAAAGAATAATAATACTTTATTACTCTATTAAAATCTATTTAACTAAAAATATATTAATATTTTTATTTATTTAGACCAACGGTCTAACATTCCAAATTATGTTTTATGTTTAACCACCTTGGCGCCATTCCTTGCCACAATTTAGACAGGAGATAAAGCAGGTCATAGGCTCATCTGCAGAGCGTGTCTGAAGTTCATAATACGTACATTCACGCTTATTACACCGACGACACTTAAATTGATCAGTTGCACGACTCTTATTACCTTCAAGAATCTTCTGTTCACGTTGTAGAAGTTTATCTTTTAGTTCAAACCATTTTTCAGGAAACATATCATATGCTGTCATTGACGGGATTTCAGATAATTTGAATTCCCCTTCAAGTACTCGAGTTAGAAGACGAGGATTCTTTACAGGACTATCAGGATGAATATTACTCATTACAGAACGCACAATCTGACGATAGATTTCAATAAATACAGGTGATTTCCAGCTTCGCGCCACATAGTTTTTCTGAGCATAATTATATGCAGCCTCATAAATATTTTGCTCTAATGATCGAATGTCATTCTTTGAAAACTTATTCTCAATAAACTTAAAACTACTGAGACACATAGTTCGCAGCTTATTACTTTCAGGTTCTGTGTTAAGCGAGATTTCCTCTTTTAGACCATTTGTATCTACTTTATTATATGCAGGTGCTCGTTTACGTTTAACTGGGACAGCTACCTCATCTGGTTCATCTTCATCATCAACTCCTTCGATAATAGAATTCTTTTCAGAATCAACATCCTCAAAGTCATCCTTTACTGAGCCTTCATCTTCTGCTGATACAACTTCATCTTCATCTTCATCCCCTTCTTCATCTTCATCGCCTTCATCTCCTACACCATTATAGAATGTATTCCATTGTTCAACAGTAAATGGAACTGGATTATCCCATTTATTAGAGAGGGATGCGATTATAAGTGCGTCACCAAATAGTGTAGTTTCAACATATGGATCAGGCAGTTCAGTTTTGTTTTCAGTACCCTTCTTACCTTTTTTATAACCAAAGATAAAGATAAATTTATTATCATACTCATAACAACATACACATTCTGGTTCATCTTTCTTTTTAAAGTATTTCTGAATAGTATCCATTACTAAATCACCACCACTATTAAGCTGAAGATTCGCCTTGCGAACTTCGCCCTTAATCGATAGTAAAACTGTAGAAAGAGTTGGCATTCTTGGAAATCTGATTATAACACGCAAACACTGCTTAAATCCCTGTCAAGTTTATTATATAGGATATAGATATAATGCCATCAATTTTTGTATGGAAGGCAGATGAACCCAACACTTCAAAGAAACAAATTAGATATTATTCTGGATCTAACTGGGCACTAGAAGATAATGATTATTCTTCAAAGAGTTATATGTTTCTTGAACAGATTGTAATCCCTGGATTTAATGATTCAGTTATTACATTTCACACTAAATTAATGCCTCAAGACTGGACAGGCTCTGAACTCCTGGAAGTTACTAACATATCATATGAACAAATTAAATCTGATAATTATGGTACACTTGAGAAATTAGGTGATTGGATGCGATTTACTAGTAAGAATGAGATTGAGTTTAATTCTGAATCACTTCAAAATGAACTTCTACATATTAAGAAATGGATGACTACTAAAAGCGAAGCTCCTAAGAGCGAAGCCCCTAAGAGCGAAGCCCCTAAGAGCGAAGCCCCTAGACAAAATAAGTTTGTTCAGAAACCTGTTGATCATCGCCACCAACATAATTCACCACATCATCTCTCTTCAGAAAAGGTACAACTTAATTTCCAAGAGTTCCTTATTAAGTACAGTTTACCCATACCTAGAACAGAATCTCTAGTCAGTATTACTACAAGTTTGAATTCATCCACTTCATATAATAATGGGTATCATAAGAAAGGTAATACAAATATGAGTAAACCCTATAGTAATAATAGTTATCGTAATAGTAAATAATTATTAATTATTTAGTTTAAATTTATAATTTTTGATGTTGATTTGCGCTTATGATTTTCACGAGACCAAAAAGAGGAATGAAATCATACATCTACATATTTGGCCTTCTGTTGGTAGGCTTCGTAGTATATTTTTTAGTTAAAGATAAAATATTTGATACGTCATCTTCCCGAGTGGAAGTATATCCTGGTAAGACTGAGGCATTTGAGGTTCCTGCTCCAGCATCAATTGAGATTCGTAAAGCTCCTATCTATCCTGAACGAGTCGTTATGCCTTCCGGCCCTAACCCTCCAAGCCAAGCAGCACCCAATAATGAAATAGTAGTTTATGGTGAGCCTGCTGCCACAGACCCATATTATGAATCCCAAGAAAGTTCAGACATTCCTGAAAACTTACGTTACCCTGAGCGCTCATTCCGCCCACCACCGCTAAATAATAATACATCTATTGCTGTTGAGGCTGGTATTGCTAGCAATAATATTCAAGTAACATCAGATAATTCTCAGAAATTCCAACCAGATTTCATACAGGGCGGTGGAGAATTTATGCCAGGTATTTTTGCCAACGATACATATTCTGAAAAGAGTTATTCATCCTTTTAATACTTAACATTTAACTTTTTATATAAAATGTAATACTATCAACTGTATTTAAATAGGGCTTAAAGCCACATCGCATCTATTATATAGGCTAAAAACAAAAATGATGAGTAAATCGGTACATTCCACAACCCCTCACTTTGAAAAACAAAAGATCGCACGATTCCGTCGCCTAGATAATGATCATATCTCGGCCATTGAATCTCTTTTCAAACAATTCCCATTCCTCAACGACCGTGTAGAAATCCATATGCCCTTTAATCGTGCGAAACCTACCTTTTCCAGTGGTACTGTATGGGTATGGCCTAAGTTTGATAAACGTCCAGTAGGATACTTGATGTTTATTGATGGATTCGCACCCTGTATCTGGTATCCTGAACGCCAAGAGGGTATGACATTTCGCTGGCTACTCCCTCCTAACTTCTGTCAAAAAGGAGCCACTGTATGTCTTGCCAATATTCTTGCTGGTGAATCTGTACTTCAAATTGAAGACATTATCGTATCTGAAGGAAAAGATCTCTGGTCTAACCACATTTTCTCTGAACGCTGGCATACCCTACGTGACTTTTGGAACTCACTCCCCGCTGATCAACCCTTACTCGCATTCAAACCACGTATCGTTAAACCTGTCCCTCTCAACCAATGGCATTTACATTATGATCCCTCTATCTATTGGATTATTCAAGCAGATCACTCTAGACAAGCAAGATGGTATTGGAAAGATACGGTGACCATCCCTGAACATAAAGCAGTTGAGTTTATTGCTCCAGTTTTGAAGCGCAGTACTGAAATTCTCAGTATCCTTGTTGCTTACTGTACTCCATATGCTAAAACTATCCTTCCTGATACCTACTCTCTATACTCTCAAGAAGGCGTATCTCTTGGAGTTGCATCTATCTCCACCCTAAATCTATCACTTGAAATTCGTAAAGTTATCACTGATAACCCTAAAGGTATCCCTGTTGAGGTTACATGGAATGATAGTTTTAATAAATATCAAGTTGTGCGTATTATGCCAGATGAAACACCTATCACAACCGCCTCTTTTTTCTACCACAAGAATCTTTAAATATTTTAAAAGATATGAGTATATAATAGGATGACACGAAGATGTACTTTAAAAAATAAGAAGTCGCTCCGACGTGGAAGCAACCGACACAATCTACGTAGAAGCAGACGGGATAAACGTAAGTCTGGCGGTGGCTGGGGTGATTTACCTGCTGGCCCTTTTGATAAAATCGCAGTAAACCCTGGCAATCAAGTTCACTTTCCTTTTACTGGTCCTGGTAAAGACTGTACTGGTAATCCACACTCTATCCGTCCAGGATATATCATGGATTATAGCCCTAAAGGCCTGCCCGGCTTTAGCGGCGGCAAACGTCGTAATAAAAACCGCAGAACCAACGGCGGTATGGCTATGCCAGCCGCAGCTTCTACTAGCTTTGGCAGCGATCTACCTGGCCCTGTACCTAATCCAAACTTACCCCCTGTTAGTGGAGGTGTAACACCAAAACCAGGTGATTTCCCTAACCCAACAGGTACCGGTGGCACAGTGGCAAATCCTAATAACTTACCAGTTGTAATGAGTATGCCTGGTGTTCCTGTAAATGGTGAACCTTTAATGCAAAAGATGCCTATTGCAGAGCTCTCTCAGTCTGCCGATGCTGCCAATTTAGCTGCCCCAAAACAAGCTGGAGGTCGCTACGGCTTCTTCCCAAGTATGGGCCCACTTAACCCAGTCAACGGCGTCGGTGTAGCTCCCGCCCCATTTGGACGCATCCCTTGCGAAGTTGGAACATACAACCCTCTCAACCCCAATCCTGATAATATCCAACGTCTCTCTACTGCCCCACTAACACCCCCCTTTGTTACAGGCCGGCTTGCAGGTGGAGGTCTCCCAGCTGGAACTAGCTACGCAGCATCCTCTGCTAACTTCCCAACTGTACAAGTTGGCCAAGCTGATTCAATGAGATACTATGCTCCAACTGCTGGATACAGAAATGACTTTATGACATTTCAAGCCCCAAGTGCAGTTCCTGGTTTAACAATCCAAACCCCATATGATGCTCGCGCTTTCAACCAAGCCTGTATCAAGACTGGCGGTTCTTATAAAAATAAGAACAAAAAAAATAAAAATAAAGGTGGCAGCATACCTGTAGCCCTTAATGCAGGTACATTCACGCCTGTAACAATGGATGAGCTCTGGACTCGCAAGGACTTTGATGGCACCAATCAGGGACTACCTGTTAAGTTTGGCGGCAAGAGACGCACTCGTCGTGCCTCAAGAAAGATGAGAAAGACTCGTAATAAACGTAATAATCGTAAGTAAATTTTAGAATTTAAATAATGATCCGTGTTCATTAGCTTCTGTTTTTTGAACAATTCTTTTAGGTTTATCAATATGCTGAAATGTATATTCACATTCCTTATAAAACTTCTGACGAACAAACCATCGACGCTTATGACATTCGTGTGAATCAATAATATCTATAATATGCGGTGCCACTTTTCTCTCATCTATACGCTGCCTGAAAATACGCCCTGTAGATTGCTCCACATTCTTACGCGGCGTTGCTAGAATAACAGTATTCAGCTTCTTCACCGAAAATGCCTCACTAGCCATCTGGTATGTTGCCAAAAGGATTTGACACTTATCCGCATTGGCATCTAGCTTTGATTGCTTCATACCACCTATATAATATCCATGTACATACTTAGTTATCCATTCATTTAGAGCCTTCTCAAACCATTCCAGTTGTGAAATACGGTCACTTAGAATAAGTATAAATCGGTTAGGGTCTTTAGCATATTCATCAATTAGTTCCATAATTTTTTTATTACGTGCTTCAAATTCTGCTACCTGATTCAAAAGCTTTGCAGAAACTGTTTCTCCTCTCCAATTAACAGGAATATCTTTATAAATAGGATCTTCTGAATCAAACCATACTGCTTTTACAACGGCTTCCTTATCTGGAGCACGCTTAGTATTCTTATAGACTGGTTCACCCAGATAATATTCAAATACACACGTTAATCCATCTTCACGATCAGGAGTTGCACTCAATCCTAACATATATTTTGTCTGAATTTTGAGCAATGCTTTACAAAAGTAAGCTGCTCCTAAGTGATGACACTCGTCAAAGATTGTAAATCCATATTGGTCAAAGAATCCATCAGGAAATTCTCGACGACAAATTGTCTGAATCATACAAATTGTAACATCATACTTTTCAGCTTCCATTTGAATTTTATTAGCTTGGAGAATTCCAACTCTTGCGCCAATTATAAAGTTCTCAATTTCCGATTTCCATTGATTCATTAAGAACTCTTTATCAACAATGATGAGGAATCGCCGTTTCAACCTTACTGCTATATTAAGTGCCATAAATGTTTTACCATAACCACACGGTACACAAATTAATCCATTCGCATTCTTTTCAATAAATGATTCAATGATTTCATTTTGAAAGTCGTGAGGTGGAAACTTTGTACTAAATGATATTGTTTCAGGAAGTGATAAACCTTCTGACACAATATCTACTTCCGGTTCACCGAACTTTTTAATACCCCAGTGACGAGGCACATAGAAACGAGTCTTGGATTCATAATAAATTGGAAAGTTTTGAATATCTTTTTGAAACCTATCAAGAACCTTTGGAGCAACTGTTAACTCAGAACGAAGTCCTTGAGTTTGAACATCGGTCAAGAATGATTTCTTAATAGCATAACCTTTTGCCGTTAAAACACGGTCTTTATCTTGGACCGACATTTACTACACTAAATATAATATTAGAATCTTAAGTCAAATTTTATGTCTTTTAAAAACCCAATATGTATAACAGAGGAATGTATCGGACTGAATTAACATATTTCATAGTTCTTACGGTAATTATACTGTTTTCACAGTTTTTACCAACAGATATATTATTACTATTTGATAATTTTGTAGTAAGAATCGCTATTGTATTCGCATTATTATATCTAATAAGTCTTGGTCCTACGGCAGGCATTCTAGGACTTATAGCTGTATCTGTAATGTATTTAGAGCGTAATAGACGTAAAGTTGTCGTTGCTACTAAAAAGATCGATTTAATGGATTGGAGTCGGCCAGAGCAAGCTACAGTTGAAGAGGCAAGTGAACCACAAAAGACCGTGCCTGTAAATGAATTTGATAAACCAGATGAAGAGGAATTTGATTATATGCCTCACGAAACCTGTAAATCTGGACAATTTGAACCTGTTGCACCATCTATCAATGAAAAAGCGGTTCTATCTACCATCTATCCCTTAAACAGGTCTGGACCTGAATCTGGAACTGGGTCTGACCAATTATTCGAAGAACTCGGATTTGGACACATTCGTGGCGTTGAAACCGTTGGCGATTCTCGATAAATAATTATTACTTTCATTAAGAATGACTTAGATAATTATTTAGGCAAACGGGCATTTTAAAATACCAAGCGGTCTAGAACTTAACTTGTGATTGATCCATAGTTTTATCTACATAGTATGCTTTTGCAACTTCTGCCACAACGATATTTGCTGAAAGGTCCAATCCTTTCTCTCTATAATTTGGATTTGTTACATCTAAAAAGTTCTCCAATGATTGTCTCGTATATGTTACTCGGTGCATTCCTAAATCATCTGTAAATCCAATTGAGATAAGTGGTGGAGCAGTTAGCACTGGTTGAATAATTGCCTTAGTACAATTGTTTCCAAAACACTGTGCCATATCTAATTGTTTTTGATTAAAGCAACTATTCTTTGATAATCTGTTCTTATCCAAAGTATCATAAATACTACAAGTTGGTTGAGTTGGGAATTGAGGGGAGCTTAGTGTTTCATTTAGGCGACCTGCTGTACAACCTTTTATATTACGACCATTGTCTTCAAAGTATGTTGTCATAGATAATGGGCATTGATTTTTGCCTTTTTCTACATACATTCTGATAATAGATTGGACACAATTGGGAATATCAGGTGTTCCCTTTCCACTTAATGTACATTGATTATCACTTAAACATCTATTAGATACAACTTCACCATCACAACATACAATATTACCGTCATTATTATAAAAAGTCTTATACCCAGATGGACAAGAACTTAAATAATAATTGTCAAAAGATTCTTCAATTTGTGGCTTATTAGCATTATCTTTTATATACAATACAACAAGTATTATAGCAATGCTAATTAATAAAACTGTTAGTTCTAGCATTTTCCTATTTATTAGGCGTGATTTGATATCCAACTTCCAACTTTCAGTGCGATTATTGCAGCGATTGCTATTCCTGCTACACCTGCTACAATACCCTCAATTTGTTCCGTAGTTAAACCATTTTTTACATTAGGTATATCGCCCGCATTTTCTAGTAGTTGAGCTTGCTGCTGTTCATATAAAATTGTATCAAGGGTCTTATTTCCAGGTACAACATAAGCCCCTGATAAATCTTTTAATTGATTAAATGGCATACATTTATATTCAGTAGTTTTATAGTATGGACATTGTTCAGAATTGTATCGTGCTGATACTGAAGTTGGAAGACGTGGCGGGAGTGTAAAATATTCAAATCGATTTCTAAATTCATCAGTACAACTTGAAATTGGCGTAGAATAGATAATCCCATCTTGTGAAATTACACTTGGAACTTTATTACCATCATCATCAAATGTATAGCTTCTTAATGTAGAATCACCAGCTCTTATGGCCGGAGGGATCATATAGGGTAATAAAGTTCCATTAAGTTGTATCAACAATTGTTGATAACCAGCCTGTGTTAAATGAATCCCATTTGGAAAAACTACCACATATAAACTCTTTGATGTTGGATTATTGGCAGCATCAAGTGTTTCAAAACAAGTTTTATAGGCTATAGATGATTGGCTTGTATCACCATCCCAACCGTAAAAAATAGACTCTAATGTCGGAACACCTGATTTTTTGTCAGCTTGTACCCCATTTTTACTGTGTTTTCCATTACAATTTGGCTTTGGACAATTTGGAACTGGACAGGATGCAGTAGCTGCACCACTATTTGCTACATTATGATTTACTGTACCAGTAATCATTGAGGTATCACCCGTCTTATTCAAATTAGGAATAGCATTCTTCAAAGAACACGTCCCACTCTTAAAAGTGTACGCCAAGCAATTTGTATCTCCACAACACGACTTTATACACGATGAAAGTGTTGAATTTGGTATTTGCTGATAATCATTTCCAGTATAATCAGATCCTACTAGATGTGTGTATTGACAGGATGGTACACTTGGATCGATTAGTTGATATAAGTACTCTGCGTGACTTTGATTTCCAGAATCATAAATTGGAACACATATCAAAATTCCAGATAATGCAGATAAATCCTGTGCAGCCTTATTTGCTGAAAAAGAAATAATAAGCTCTGCTGCTGGCGGTGTAGTACTACCAGGTAATCTATAACCTTTATTTGTTACTGAACATATCTGAACATCTACCAGCGAAAAACGTTGCCCCTTAAAAGTACAAGTATTCTCCGTAGATTCATCTATTCTATTTCCAATCAATGACGGTGTAGTTGTTCTAGGCGCAAATGAAATCGATAATGGATAACTTTTAATAGTTATACTAGTTAAATCTGCCTGTTGAATTGGTCCAACAAGTTCAATAAAACCTGTATTAACATCTGATGGACAGTACATCTCTATCTTGAACCTACATAGGAAAATATACTTAATTACTCAAAATAATTCATATATTCTATACTCTGATTTATACAGATCCAGGCATTAAACTTAAATATGTTTCCTTAATATATCTTACATTACGATATCCCATTCTATATAGAACCTCTGCTGCGATAGGGGCACGATTATCACCATTTGAATATACTAAAATCCAAGTATTCTTACTTGAAATATCTAGTGGAACCTGTTGACTTAGTGTATCAGGAGAAATTGGTATAGAATTAGGATAATAACCCAACTGTTCACGCTCTTTTGGTGTTCTCACATCAATAATTAGTCCAAATCTACGTGCCTTTGCCTCACCAACACTTATTTTAAGTGAAGGTCCTACTTTAGTTTTATGTGATTGTTGTGATATAGTATAAATAACATATACTACAGCTACAAGAATTGCGACCGTTAAAACTGAACCTAATTTGCTGACTTTAGCCATTTTCTAAATTAGCCCAGGAATATATTTAGGCGTATTTATTAATTTTATCCGTAGAAAGTAAAATATTTAAGAGCTATAAATTTGACGCATATAATTCTATTCTAATGCGCATTAGAATAGAAATGAAGATTAAATTTAATAAAGAATTGCTATTATCTTTATTTCCTACGGAAGGGAAAGCCAAACTTATTGGGGAATATGATAATATTAATTGTAAAACTAAAATAAAATATACTTGCTCCAATTGTGATACAGAAGAAGAAAAACCCTTCTCGCGATTATATGCTTGTGGTATATTTTGTAGAAAGTGTACATATAAAAGAGGCTTAGAGGCTGGTATTAAAACTTTACAACAGAAATATGGATCACATGTTAAAAATGCAATGGATGTTCCTGAATTAGTAGAAAAAATTAATAATACAATTAAAACAAATTATGGTGAAGATATAAGAACAAGGCTTGGTAGGAGTCTTGCTGAATCAAGAAAAGTACAATGGGAGAAACAAAAAACAAACTGGAAAGGAATAGAAGATAAAGGAATAATGAAATGTAGAACCTGTAAGGTTGAAAAAAATCTTGATTGCTTTCAAAAGGGAATACGTAAATATAATACTTGGAATACACAATGCTATGCTTGTAAGAATATTAAAAGAGCTTCAAATAGACAAGAATGGAGTAAAAATGCTCCTATTGAAGAAATTCTTGAAGAATTATTAAAAGCCGCAAAGCGCCGAGGAAAACAAAAAGATAAATATAAATGTAGTATTACACTTGAAGAGCTTAAAGAAATATATACTAATCAATCTGGAAAATGTTATATAAGTGGAAGACAAATGCTAACTAATGTAGGAAGCCCTGATAGAATTAGTCTTGATAGAATAGATAGTAATAAAGGTTATATAAAAGATAATGTGGGATTAGCATGTATTCAAGTTAATATAATGAAATTAGATATGACATTGGAAGTATTTGCAAACTATATTAAAAATATTTATGAATATAACTCAATATTTAAATGTATAAATACCGATTTATAATTGTAGTAATATAAAATATTTTATTAAGTTATTATATAATAGATTGTATATATTTAGGCCCATCATATCTATACATAGATGTCCGACCAGGTTTATTCATAACTTCAACTTTAATTTCTTCGCCTGATAAAATCTCATTACAACCCACATCATCCATACAATCTCGCTTCTGGAAACGCACTGGAATTGGAACTGGATTATATGTATCTGTACGCGTATAGTAATTCCATCTATCACCACCACCTCCAGCTGTTCTACGACCATACAATGGTAAGATCTTATCATCAACATTCACAACACCGACTGATTGAAATGACTCAGGAAGACCCTGTGTCGGAATGTTAATTGGTATTGACGCAATCCCACCTCTTGGAGGAAATTCAGGAGGAGCCATCCAATCTCTATATGGTTGTGGAGCCATATCATACCGTGAGTCGCCGCCCTTAATTGGAATGACTGTTGTTTGAGGCGCTTCTCTTGGAGAACGTGGCATAATTATAGTTGGGGCCTGTGGTCTTAAAAAGAAAGCTGCATAAAGAAAAAATAATAATGCGACAACTAAAATGATTGTCAGAGTTGTTCCAAGACCACTTGAAATACAAAAAACTCCTGGAGGACACTTACTGCGGCCTCGACTTGACCTTGCCATTCTAAACAGGTATGATATTATGCTAAATTATTAGCTTTAATTGATTCTGGTGTTGCCGTATTACAACATCCTTTGCGTCCCCATCCTGGTCCATATCCGGGTTCATAACCAAACCACGGAGTCATCTTCATATCCGCAAATGGTTCAATACTTGACTTACACATCCAAAAAAATACTACAACACCTAACAATAATAGCCCTCCTAAGATTAATAGTGTCATTTCCTCTATTTAACTGTAATTATATTTTCTTGATAGATTCTAGAAATGGACTCAACCGCTATTTTCTTAGCACTTATAATAATTGTACTACTTGGTATAATTATCTATGTAGCATTTAACCCTACGTATGAATTTACATATTCAGGAAGACGGCCTCATTATAGACCACCGCATCCAGTAATGCCTCAATATGGCCCATACTGGTCACACGGTGGCCAGACAAATTCTGGACTCTTATATTAAACTAATTTAACATAATTTCTTATAGAGATTTAATTAAAATAATACTGTGGATATTGGTTAGTATTTTCAAATTGATTCTCATTTATACAGCGACAGTTTCCAGATCCTGAACAAATACATCGATGAAATCCGCGATTAAGTCCCGCTCCTTGAGCCCACCAAGGTCCAATTCCTGTTCCGTAATCTAGATCCCATACAGTAAATCCTTCTTTATCCTTATAATATACACTTAGTATAATTAATAAACCCAATAGTGCTAATATACATAATGAGTATCTCATATTAATTTAGAGTGTGATTATTTATGAACTAAATAGTGTCCTGTCATTTATATAGTTTTTATATAATCATTGAGTATATACCAAGCTGTTCTGGTTTGTTCATTATATAAATAATTATTTTTATCATTATTATTATCGCCATCCCAAGTTATCTCACCATAAAAATAGTTATAAAGCGCTTTATTCCACCAAAGTTCATCAATAATATATTTATATGTCTTAAGAATTGTAATATAGTTGGTTCTTTTCTGTTTGGCATTTGGATTATTAAATAGTGGTCCTACTCCCTTGCCACAATCATTTAATGCTGCTGCGAGTGCAGCTCCATGGCATATTCCATCATCCCCATCATCCCCATCATCCGCACTATCAATCATATTTCCCTCATATGTTCCCCAAACGTCACCTTTACCATCAATGAATACATAATGACCCTCTTCGGGGGGGCCTTTCATTACAATAGAATTCCGAAACGGTTTTGGCCAACCATCATTATAATCATTCATTCCTTCAGTAGTTTTAAATTTAATATATTTACAACCAGCTTGATTTAAAACAAATTTAATTGTATCTCCATTAATAAACTGCCACATATTTTCATACATAGTATCAACGAACTCTTGTGTTAATCTCTCTCCACCCCGTTGAATACGCCGAATTGTTTTTCTATATTGTTTAGATGACTTTTTAGTCCTTCTATTAGACTTTTTATTAGACCTAGTTTTCATTCTACTATATATATAACTTAAATATTTTGATTATATTTTCATAAAAATAATATCAAAGCATTATATTAATTTATAACTTGAATGCACCGCCGCTATTACCAAACATACCTGAGAATGTGTCTAACATCTTTCTACCTTCACCTAAAATTGGGCCCATTTGTGTAAGCATACCCATTAGTGACTTCTGGGTTTCGAGTAATTGTTGAGTATCAGTGGTCATAGCTTTCATCTGTTCAGGCTTGAAAGATTCCATAGCTTTTAGAAGAGTTGAGCCACTATTTAGTATTGGCCCATCTGGATATTCAGATGGCACCTTACCAAGCTTAAAAAGATTGTTGGTAGCAGATTGAAATTCTTCGTTAGCGATTTCTCCATCTGTCTTTTTCTTATTATCTTGAACAGCACTAGTTACTTCTTGAACTTGTTGAGAATTGACTTCATTTGCTCTCTTAGCAGGGGCGGATGAACTTTCAGAGCTTTCACCTTCCTTCGGAACTGCTGGTTGAACATCTTCAAATCCTTCAACTGCGGGATCATAACAACCAGCCGGTTCTCTGCGAGGATCTTTTAGGCTTTGAGGGATTTGCTGATATTGGCCATTCATTTGTGCTACACGGTTAAGAATAGCCTGACTGGTATCTTCATTTTGGAATGGTTCTAGTCTTCTTAAAAGCTTTTTAAGAAAGAAAATATAAAACATTGCGAAAAAGACAGAGACTGCTACAATGATTTCAAATTGGTTTAGAAACGCGGCGGCGATTAATGCAACAGAGGAACATAATAATAATCCCGTTAAACCTGAATATACTAAAGTATATAGAGCTGTAATAACCAGTATGGTCATTGAAATATTATAGGTGAGGCTGTTAAACTTCATTTCTCTAAAGCTTATCAGGAAAGAAAATGGTTCTCTAAACTACCATCAAGGGTACAAGCACTTTTTGAATAAACCAAAATAGGAATCCTCCAACTAATGCTTTAACAACAAGTCCTGCCGTAGTTAAGTCGCCGCCAATACGTAGTAATGAAGGAAGATAGTGGCCAATTAGGACGTTAATTACAGGTAAGCTTACAATAAATACAATAATAGCTACAAGGAGAGGTTGCTTGATTTGTGAAATGATATCAGCGTACATATTGCCTTTAGTTGTTTCTATTAAGGTGGGTTGTTGTGGGGCAGCTTGGGGCGCATACTGAGCAAATTGGGAGCCACCGTGAGAGAATTGTGATGTGTGCATAACATTTGCAAAATCAGCTGCTGTCGGATAATCTTTTCCAATCATATGTGCTGTAGCAGTACCAGGATCAACTGCCATAGGATAAGTTGTATTAGGATTAGGCGAATTAATCATTCGTCCATTACTAGCCGGAGGAGGAGCAGAGTTATTCATCATAATAGGATTTGATTGACTCGGGATGTTCATATCTGCAAGAATTTTATTTACAAGATCGTCATCTTTGTTACTAAAGACCGGAGCTTTACCATCGAGATCGCTTAATAATGTACCAGCGGATGCCATTCTTCGAAAAAGAGAGAAATCCTTTATGCGAAACTATTCACACCGTTTAATTGGAGTATCGCGTCTAGAGAATTGGTCACGGAAGGGTTCGTTTGTTTTTCTAGATAAAGAGCACTCTCGGAATGCTTCTACTGCCCCCGATGATGGACAGTCAATAATTTCAGACTTAAATTCATAACATTTACCTCCACCCATTCTGTAAACATATTTCTCAAAATCCTTCTCTTCTGGTGCTTTACTTACATTACATTCGGAACCAGTACATATTGGTCTTAAAATACATATTAAGCCAACACCTAATACAAAGCTAAAAAATATATTAAATCGTTCATCTTTTAGAAAAGATAATACACCCATTTCCTGTTTTAGCACAATTATATTTTCTAAGCTAAATATAAATATGTTAAAGCGTCTCAGAATAATTCCTCTTATTGCGGGCCTTGCAATTGGCGTTATAGCAGTTCTTTTTATTAAACCACAAATGACAGTCGTGTATAAATATCCAACACCTGATACGGCGGCAAAGGTTGTTTATAAAGATAAGAATGGAGTTTGCTATAAATATATTGCTACAAAGGCAGACTGTGATAAAAATGAATCAAGACTTAAAGACTTTCCTTTAAATAAATAATCCTTCAGCTATATCTTTTGCTACAGCCATATCTTCTACAGCAGATACATTAGCAAGAGCAGTTGCAACAGGATTAGTAGTTGTAGTCGCAACAGTAGCAGGAGCAGGAGCAGGAGCAGGAGCAGAAGCAGAAGCAGTTGTAGCAGTCGCAGGTTTAGGGCGTCTTCTTGGAGGTCTAGCTACAGGTCCGCTTGGCGCAGTCGCATCTTCCTCAGATACTCCTGTTATACCTTCTGAAGGTATAGTAGTCACAGTCGTAGTCATAGATTGTTTCTTTCTACGAGGAACAGGCTGTGCAACTGCTCCCGCTATTGCCATTGCTGATGCTGCTTCTTGATCAGATCGAATCTTTTGACGAATATCCATAAGAGCCTTTCCTAATAGGTTCTGACCAGTCCAATTTACAGGGTTTTTAGCCTGAATATTATCTATTGATAATCCAATTCCTATTAGATTATCATCTGGTATATACGCACCTAATGTTGCGTTCTTTGTTTCAAGTAATCGAGCCGCTAATTCTGGATATTGATTATACTTAGCAATATTAACATCATATATGAATTGTTTTGTAAGATCATTCCATTTGGTTTCATTGATTTCAGCATCTCCTGGTACATTTTCTAGCTTGTAATTAATATCATCAGGGGATTCTGCTATCATAATTTTTTGTAAATTATCTTTGTCATTGAAGCTTTTAGCAATTTCAGCGGCGATAGCTTGGTATGCTGAGTTATACATAGTGCCATTAAATTCAATTTCAACAGTCCATTTTAGGGATAGGAAACCATAATCATTTGTATCAGGTTCTGCGAATAAAATAACAGTGACCGCATTTGCATTTGCCTCTGCTGCCCTTGCTTCCGCAACACTAATAAGTGGTTTTTCAGGGGCTTTTCCAACTCTTACATATTGTTCTTGTAATGTAAAAGGGCGTTCTTGTAGAAAGAAGAATGTATATGGAAATTTACGTTTTTCATTTGGCTGATCAAAATCGATTTTGTTAATGGGTATGCCATCTTCAGTATCGACAAACTTTAATGGAAAGCGAATAGCTTGAAGTTTTACATCGGCTTCAATAACTTTTCGATTAACTCTTAGAATATCTGAGTCGATTGATTCAGGATTAGCAGATAGTTCTCGAAGTTCTCTTCTGGCATCTTCATATTCTTTATTTGCTACTTCAATTTCTGCCATACGTTTTTTTCCCATTTCATCATGCTCTTCATCTGTAGGGTGTCTATAGTTAGGAAGTGGAATAGTTTTAATAATAGCACCTTCCTTATTTAGTTCTATAAGGTTACCACTATCATCATAGCCATATAAATCTGGCTTTTTAGCCTTTGCTTTATAAAATCGTTTCAATTCTTCGACTGACATTCCTCTACTCTACATAATTAATTTGCCACACCAATCAATTCACGAATATTACTAAATAAATAATTTCTAAAAGTTATTAGTTATGTCTAATCCGGATACGAATAGTGCTGGTACTAATGTTGATTCCTTAATGACAGGATTTCCAGTAGCAATTCTCTTTTTCTTAATTACAGCAGCCCTATTTCAATTTAGAGATTCATTTACCTCATTTAACTTAGTAATATGGTTAACTATACCACTATTGGCATTAGTTATTACTTCTGCTGTTAATGTAACATCTCAATATGTAAATTGTAAGAAGACAAATGTAGGAAAAGCAATATTAGGTGCATTACCTTCATTTGCAGCGGTTATCCTTGGTCTAGGTATTTCTTCAATATCTTTCTGCCGTATTCCTGTTACTTCTGTATTCGCTCCTTTATTAATTGGAAAAACGGTTGATGTTACAAAAAATAAGTCTACCACAACTATCAATTCTTTAAAGAATAGTAACTCTAAAGAATGTTGTGTTCCAAAACTTACACTTGAAAGTATTGAAAATCAGTATCCATTGATTGCGGGTATATCATATGGATTTTATATAATGTTTTCTATATTATTTGGCACAGTTATTGGCAATAGTCTATCGTCAATTTGTTAATTACTCATTCTCACCTTTAGTGTCGGTATTAGTATCGGTATTACTTTCGACATTCATATTGTGATATACTAAGTTTGGAGCTTCTGGGCCTAAAAATATATATTTAGGAACACCTCGTTTAACTGTTTCATTTGTATCAAGAATATAGTAACCAGGTTTCATTTCATTTGAACTACTCGGTTTTTTTCTTGACATATTATCAGATAATACAGGCGACATTGCTTTCATTGCTTTCATTGAAACATTCTCTGGCTCAATAGAATTATTTTGAACTGGAACATCTATGTTATTAGATACTCCACCCAATCCAGTATTACTTGCTATAACTAGAACGATTATGTATGAAATGATTGACCATAAAATTGCGAATAGCCAGAATGGCATCCAAGTATATTTTTGTTTATTACGTCCTAATCCAAATTCTTTCCAACTACTATCCTTAGCAAACATCAGTTCTGGCTTTAGGATCAGTATAGCAGAAATACCTGTTAGGTATAATAAACCTGCGTAGATAAGAAGCGACATTCTTATTGTTCTTAATAGAAAAATACTTGACATAAAATCGTCATTTATTCATTATCATCGTCGCCGTGTTGATTGTGGTCATAACCGCCTTCACGTTCAAACTCATCATCGCCATACATTGGAAATCCAAATTCATCTGTCGCACCCCCTTCAAATGCCTCCATCTGATCTGGCCCAAGGCCCGGAAAATCAATAATTCCAGCCGCCTCCCGCTTTTGACGTTCAAGGTCATAGTAGTCCTTATCATAGGCATAAATCAACTTAGTACCACCAACAGCCCATTTACCAATACCTAGCTTCTTATTCATTAATTCAACGGCTCGTTCTTCATCTGTGAGCTTATTAAACTCCCCAACGACATTCACACGCTCTTTCTCATTTCTTATCGCTATCAAGTCCTTAATCTCCTGATCATTAAATGATAGACGCTCTCTTCCATACTTATTCAAAGTAAGCGCCGTAATCTCGAGAAGAAAGCGCATAGATGGGTCACCGATAGAGCGGACGGGGCTTGTAATTTCTGTTCCAGCTGGAATTTCAGATGGATTTATCATTGTTGCCAATGGACCATATAACATTGCACGTTGAATATATACTAATGTCATCTCTCTTCCTGGAACTACAATTGGACGCAATTTACTCTTAAATTTAAGAATCTCTTTCATTTGATCTATAAAGTATCTAATCTTTGAACGAGCCAGTTGATAGGCTGGTTTCTTGATATCATCCTCTTTTAATTTTATAAGTTGTAAATCATTATCTAAAATTGGTATAATATCTTTGGCTACATGATCCTCGCTTAATAGCTTCTTTAACTCAACTGGAATAAATAGTGATGAACTTGAAAACTGTGTTAATATTCTTTCAAATGGTGTTATGAAATAAGTTTGTAATACTTGGAAGAAGTTAATCCAAGATAATTTAACTATTTCTTCAAGCATAGCTTGATACTTAGTATCTGTCAGTCGCTCTCCTATAACTCTTTCAGAACCAGATGTCGCCTCTGATATTGGTCCAGCAGCTATTGCGATATCACCCCTATCAGCACCTGGTGGTAATTTCAGGAAACCTTCTGTTGTTTCCTGAATTATAGTATCCCATCCTGGAATTGGTGATGGACTTATTTCTCCAAACTCAGCCATAATATCTCTCACCGATAACTGTTCCAATATCTTAACAGGTTCAACATCATTTACTGTATGAATCTTATCAAGTAGTCTAGTAAATTCCTCTGTATCAGTATTTACCTTTTGAGAGGCCAATGCAGATTTACCTTCAGTATCAGTATCCATAACTGCTGGATTTGTTGGGAATTGGAAACCGCACCACGCGCACATATTCGTCAGACCTGGCTCATGAAGATAACCAAATCTTGGACCCTGAAAACAACATTTCAAGAAAAGTCTGTAGTATAATTCACTATCAGGTTCAACTACATCCCCACCAACTTCTCTTGGAATAAATTCAGTTATCATCATTTGACCTTGTTGATTTGGAACTAATAATCTCCTACCAATTGGAGGCAAATCAGTAGCGCTTCTCCAAAATGTACCAGGTGTACCAATATTGGCAAGACAACAAGTAGTTTCAGTAAGTGGAGATCCACGTACAAGGGAAGCGGTCTTTTGTGCTAGCATATGAGCTTGGCGAATCCATAACTTAACAAGTGCTAATTTACCACGATTACCCATATTAGCTGCAACCTCTGGAGTAATTATATCTTTAGCAGCCATTTCTGGAGTTACGATAAGTTGTTCTGGTAAAAATGTAGCAGGAATTTCATCTTGTGGCCGACTAAGATCAGTACCCCTTTCTCTTAGCTTTTCTAAATATTTTCTCTTTTCTCCAAGTTGTGCCTGAATCATATCATCACCTATAATTTCTTTTAGAACCATATTCATATAAACCATAATACCATTTCTACGTTTTATTAGATCTGGTTCTTTTTGGAATCTTGTATCTTTCCATGGCGATTCTTCTCTACGCACAGATGCCACTGCACAGGCTAAATACTCTATACCCTGCTTATTTGATTGATCTCCTTCTAATGGATATCCACCAAATCCAGGAGAATCACAACCTGTAAGTGCGTGTCTTACAGAATATGAAGGAATCTTTACTTGGATTTCAAGTAATAGGAAAATGGCAACAGCTGTAATACTATTTCTGGCGACAGCTACATCAAAATCTGGCATAGCAGGGCGCTTCTTCTTCTGTTCAGTATATATATCACGTGCTGGAAAACGATTTATAAATCCAATAGTTCTATCAATTACATTTTTGTAGCCCTGATTATCCATATTAACACCTATACGAGTGGCAATTTCACGAACAATATTATAAATCTTAATTTCATCATCTGTTAAATTTAGATCTTTCTTTTGAGATGGTTCAATTGGAACACTGATAAGCATATCAAGACGTTCTTCAAAGATTGCATCTTCATCAACTAAAACGGTGCGGCCAGATTTTGGATTACCATTATCATCAAACTCAAGATTATTATCAAAATCTAAATCACGCATTCCTTGGCCACAATTTCTACAAATATATTTTCCTTGGAATGAGCCACCTGAGAATTTAAGAATAATTTCTTTTTCGATTGCCTGTTTATCCTTTGGATTCAAATATGCTTGAATTTGTAAACGTTCGTGTAAACAGAGTAAATGCTCTTTACAAATATTACAATCTATCCAGTTTCCATCACGCCCACCTTGATATTTCTTAAAGAATTCAGTTAACTTCTGAAAACGCTCTGAATCATCAAAAATTTTTCTTACACCCACTAAATCCCCTACGTGCTTACAAGTATTCTTCTTTGGCTTTTCACCTGCGTTTAACTGATTATACTTTAATAAGTTAGCAACTTTAAGGGTTTGTAAATATGCCGCATTATTTGAGTCAAGTAATGCTTTAGCGATAAGTACTGAGTTTTTGCCAGCGGCAACTTGGAAGTAGTCAGGATGTTTTTTCATTAGATATGCAACTTTACCAATATCAGATTGAGCAAGAATAGGATTGATACGTTCATATTCTAGAAGATCATCTACAAGGGTCGGCTGTGAACGAATCTCCTCAAGAATTTTAGGAAGCTCAATAAATGGATTATCCTCAGGTTTCTTCTCTTCCTCTGTATCTATAATTTGCCTGAGCTTAGCAATTGTTGATAGTAATTGATTTTGATAGAGTCCAATCTTTTTGAGTAGAACTTCTACAATTTTAGGTGATAATTCAAGATTATCCATACCATATTGTTGGAGAGTTGAGAACGTATCCCCCAGTCCTAAAGCTGGAACTGTTATTCCTTCAATATAATCAGGAAGAGGAATATTACCAAGTGTACTACCATCGACATCAAGTAAAAGTAAATCCTGTGAGGTGCCTACTTCGGTAGGTGCTCCAGTTTTTGCTAATATTTCTTTCATAGTTTCTTTTGGCATTAGGCTTCGACCGCTATCAATAGCTAAACTTGTAGATCGTGTTGTACCAATATTATTCACAACTTTAGATGGAAATATTAAATAAGAATTCATTGTAGCAGCATCTTCTGGAATTAAGACCTGCTTTTTTCTATCAACGCCCTTACGATAAGTAGTACTTAATGCGCGCTCAATACCAAATGGTACTTCATCAAAAATGGGTGGAGCTTTTTCGGTATGACTGGCAATATAACCAGGGATAGTATCTAAAAATACAGTTTCGCCTTGAACTTCTGCAAATTCAGGAGGCGATGTTCTAAAGAATTCAGAATCAGACATTGCTTGCCAGAGTGGTTCAGCTTTGCTTTCAGATAACCAGGGTGATAGATATTTCTTTAAAAATGATTGTTGATCACTCCATTCTTTAACAATTTGTCCACCTGGAGCACCAGCCATTGCCGCAGACACTAAAGAGCTTTTCTTTTCCACCATTTGGTCAAGCTCTCTCGCAAAATTTTCAAAATATACATCATTGCCACTCTTTGTCTCACTTAATTCATCCTCTTCATCAACACTGTATTCTTTTTTACTTATATTAAGTACAGGTCGACCAAGAGGAATAGGTACCTTTCTAATTAATTCAGCGAGGGTGGAGGCGGATACATCTTTGGAGCCTTGTATGGAGCCATCGTCGTTATAGGCAACTGTGGCCTGTTTAAGGTTGAAGAGAGTCTCGACAAGGACTCGTACTGCTCGTATTGATCTTGGATCTTTCTGAAGAATCGGATCAAGGCCACTGATAAAATCATTGAGGGCATCTACCTTCTGCAAGTTATCAGGAATTCTTTGTTCATAAGCAGCCGCTTCTCTGAAAACTTTTGCACGGGTGACTTCAATAAACCCTACAATTTCAATTTCCTCTTCCTCCTCCTCTTCTTCCTCTCCCTCATCTTCTTCGATGGGGCCGGTAGGTGGAGCTTCATTAGATGTACCTTCTTCTGGTCCGACTAGTTGCCGAATACTAATAACTTTGAAGTCTTCATCAGACTCAATGCCAACAAAATCAAAATTTAAATCATATACATTCTCTACATCATCTTCATCTTGAATTTGAATGTAATCATTTTCTTTATCAACCTTTACAATCTTATAGGATTTGTAGAGTTCACCAGATGAATTAAATGTATCGATAATTTGATTAATACGAAAGTCTTGCTGCTCTACAAAACTATCAAACTTACGCTTTTCAATTACATATGCCGCAGTTACACCGTCTTCCTCTTTATATAATTCTTCATCATCGGTCTGCTCAACTTCGAAATCGTGTAACATATTAGAAACACCATCTGGTTTAACACTAATGCGTTCTAGACTTCTGTAATATACAGTGCCAATGGTTCTGCCATATTTTTTAGAGTCAATGACTACTCTATCGCCTAACTGAATAAATAACATAGGATCATCTTCATTGCTTATTGGGTTAGTGTCTCCTGTCGGAGCAACTTGTACAGAGGATAAAACAGCGCCTTCAATATCAGCTTCATCATCTATCTCATCATCAACACCAGTACCCTCTTCAAGTACTACACCAACTTCAGCAGCGGTGGCGGGAGCAGTACCGAGTGTTACATTTTCCTCATTTGGCTCAACACCTTCCAATTCATCTATAGGCAATATTTCATTGGAATTATCCATTGTTCCCTATCTTCCTATAGAGATTCTTATAGTCTAGCAAAACCTCAAAAAATATTAATTTAATGATATAAAGAATTTAGATGTATAATATATAGTGTTAATAATGCCGCTCAATTATCAGAATAATGTATTTAAAGAACTAGTTGAAAAGTATTCAACGTGGGATGATATGCGCAATTATCTTGAATCAGAAGATGGTGGTCTTTTCAGAATTGCTGATAAGAATGAAGATACAGGGTATAGTCTAATTCGATATGAAAAGGGGGTATCTAAAATGGATCTTCCTCATAGCAAATGGTTTCGTTCGGTAGTTTGGAATACTAAAACAAATCGTCCTGTATGCGTTGCACCTCCAAAGGCGGCAACACAGGAGTTTCCATTTAAGACATTGAAAGAACTGACCGATACTGGTATAGTGTGTCAAGAGCTTCTTGATGGATTTATGATTAATTGTTTTAGAGTTGTAGGGGATAAGACGCTACATATCACGAGTCGTTCAAAACTTAACGCAGCCGGAAAGTTTTATTCAGAAAAGTCTTTCAGAGAATTATTTATGGAAGCTTATATGAACACAAGTGAATTATCCTTTTACAGTGAAACAATTATTCAAGATAATTCTTCTGATATTCTCTCTCCAGATAGTTCAAAGGGTGAAGTAGCAGTATTTTATAGTTTTCTAGTACAGCATAAGGAACATCGAATCGTTAAGAATATTGAAAATAATCGTATATTTGTAGTTCATAAGGGGGCAGTATTTGAAGATGGTCGTGTAGAGTTTGAAGATAGTCCTGCCACGTTTAATGGTAAAGTAAATATTGAAAATATTGAGCTTAGTGTAAAGCCCCTTAAAGGTTCATATGCACAGATTGCGGCGCTTGCTCCTATTGCTCCTCTTGCCCCTCTTGCGCCATCTGTTGAAGAGCAAACTGAAATACAAAAATGGATTAAGAATATTCTTCAAGAAAGAGATTGGCAGTTCCAAGGTGTAGCTTTTAAGGATGTTTCTGGAAATCGGTGGCGGTTCCGTTCTGAAAAATATTCTGCTGTAAAAGCTCTTCGTGGTAATAGCCCAACAATTCGTGAACGTTTTGCGCAACTGTATTCGCAAAATCTAATTCATAAATATCTAGAATATTATTCAGATGAAATGCTTCAAATGACTGTACATTTTATGTTTATGAATAGTATTATTAAAATGTTATACGATTTCTATGTTGATCTTCATATTACAAGGGTGAAAAAGGCTGAAGAGATTGATAAAATGTATCTTCCTCATCTTTATAATATTCACGGAATATACTTAAATCAGTTGCGCCCTGAAGGTAAAAAGGTTAATATCAATGAAATTACATTATATCTTCATAGACAACCTTGGCAGCGTGTATCATTCCTAATCAAGAAGACTGTTGATAATATTAGTACAAATGAAGTTACTGGTGTTACTGATGTATCAATATAGAAATATATAACTAAAGAATATATCAAGAATTAGGCCCGCGATTGCAAATAAAAATAAAATATTTTCAATATTTGTTCTATTCTTTTTCTTATAAAAGTATATAACTAATAAAATGAAAAAAGGTATGTCCAAGAGGTCAGCATAATTACTTAGATTTTATTTCATTTCTACTAAAGATATATTTTCAATTTTTGTCTAAATGAAATAATTTAAAGACTGTTTAGCATAAAGTATTAGTAAGATGTCTAAAGATAATAGTAAGTATGCTATTGGAATAGATCTTGGCACAACATATTCTTGTGTTGCTGTTTGGCAAAATGATCGTGTAGAAATTATTGCGAATGATCAGGGAAATCGTACAACTCCATCTTACGTGGCATTTGCAGATTCAGAGCGTCTAATTGGCGATGCTGCTAAGTCTATGGCTGCCACCAATCCTAAGAATACTGTTTTTGATGCTAAACGTCTAATTGGTCGCAAGTTCGACGATCCTACTGTTAAATCTGATATGGAACATTGGCCTTTTACTGTAAAGTCTGGTGTAGCTGGTAAGCCTCAAATCGAGGTAGATTTTAAAGGTGAGCGAGTTACTTTTCAGCCTGAAGAAATATCTGCAATGGTCCTTACCAAAATGAAACAAACAGCAGAAGCCTATCTTGGTGGTGAAGTTAAGAATGCGGTCATCACTGTTCCTGCATACTTTAATGACTCTCAGCGTCAGGCCACTAAGGATGCTGGTATTATTGCTGGCCTTAATGTACTTCGTATCATTAATGAACCTACAGCAGCTGCTCTTGCGTATGGCCTTGATAGAAAGAAGGCAGGTGAACAAAATGTAATTATTTTTGATTGTGGGGGTGGAACGCACGATATTTCTCTAATTACAATTGATGATGGTGTATTTGAAGTAAAGGCTACTGCTGGAGATACACATCTAGGGGGCGAAGATTTTGATAGCGCAATGGTAGATTGGTGTGTACAGGAATTCGAAAAGAAAAATAAAAATACAAATGTAAAAGATAATGCTCGTGCCATTCGACGTCTTCATACAGCCTGTGAACGTGCTAAACGTACTCTCAGTAGTTCAACGCAAGTAAACATCGAAATTGATACTCTTATAGATGGTATTGATTTTAATGCTGTAATTACTCGTGCTAAGTTTGAATCATTATGTGATGCAGCATTTCGTCGTACTATCGCACCTCTTGAACAAGTACTTCGTGATGCAAAAATGTCTAAAGACCAAATTCACGAAATCATAATGGTTGGTGGCTCTACACGTATCCCTAAGATTCGTGATCTTGTTAGTTCATTCTTCAACGGCAAGAAGCTAAATGACTCTGTACATCCTGACGAAGCTGTTGCATATGGTGCAGCTATTCAAGCACATATTCTTACAGCTGGTAAGGACTCAACTGACCGAACTTCTGAGATCATTCTTCTTGATGTAGCTCCTCTTTCACTTGGTCTTGAGACTGCTGGTGGTATTATGACTTCTCTTATTAAACGTAATACTACTATTCCCTGTAAAAAGTCTCAGACATTCTCCACATATGCGGATAATCAACCTGGAGTGCTAATTCAGGTGTACGAAGGTGAGCGTCAATTTACTCGTGATTGTAATCGTCTTGGTGAATTCAAACTTGAAGGTATTCCTCCAATGCCTCGCGGTGTTCCTCAAATTGAGGTCTCTTTCGACATTGATGCAAATGGTATTCTCAATGTTTCTGCAGCTGAGAAGTCTACTGGCAAGTCTAATAAGATTACAATTACAAATGACAAGGGTCGACTATCCAAAGACGATATTGAGCGAATGGTACAAGAAGCAGAGAAGCACGCAGCGGATGATAAACTTCGTATGGAGCGTGTAGAATCTAGAAATCAACTTGAATCCTATCTCTACAATACTCGTAATGCAGTCCGTGAAGATAAGGTGAAGGAAACTCTTGGTGAGAACACTATATCTGAAGTGGAGAGTTGGATTAAGGAAGGAATTGAGTGGCTTGAAGCAAACCCTGATGGTGAAAAGGACGTGTATGATGAAAAGCAAAAATATTATGAAGATAAGATTAAACCTGTAATGATGAAGCTTTATGAGAAGTCTGGTTCTCCTGGTTCTGCCTCTGCCTCTGATACAGGTGGTACTGAATCAGCTCCTAAAGTTGAGGAAGTCGATTAAACCAAAGCTTAAACATATAGAGTGTTTTTAAGATAAAATGTTTCCAGCTCTCTCAACCACATCGTGGATTCTTTTTGGTATTATTGCCTTGGTAGCAGTTGTTGTTATTTGGAAATGGTGGAAGAAACCAGTAGATGATTCTAAAAAGAATGATGACGTTGCTCCAGTAAAGCCTCAAATTACCGAGGAAGAAACTGGCCCTCCACCTGAAATATCACTAACAACAGCTGAGCCTCCTCCAATGGTATTTGCAGTTAATGACCAAGGTAATTTTGACCTAACAGATATGAATGGAAAGATTCTAAACATTGGATATGGTCCCAATCCTAAGACCTATATTAACCTTCTAGATCAAGCTGAAAAGGATACCGATAAGCACGATTTAGAGCAAGGGGTAAGCTTTGTCAGCAAAGTAGGTAATACTAAGTTGTATCAGGTGGGAGGAAGGCCATATATTGTAAATTTTACACGTCTCCTATAAGGCTCTAATTAATATTCCAACGCGGTTTAAAACTTTAATTCGTATATAATATAGGTTACAATGGAGGAGGTACTTAAAGGATTACAGGGCAAACCGCTAACAAAAAAGAAATTCTTTGACTTTTTAGCTGATATTAATATTGAAGATCTGTATGGTAAAAAAAATAATGTTATTGAACCAGCTGCAATAACTGAAATAATTACTAACCCCGTTACAATAGAGAAAAAGGTTGAAGAAATTAAGTGTGCGGCGTGTAAAAAAACATTTACAGCAGAAGGATCTTTAAAGCGTCATTACATACGAAACCCTGTATGCGTAAACTGGATTTCTCTTCCTGAAAAAACAGAATCTGTTCAACTTACAAAGGGGATTCATTTAATTATCAATGATATACTTGAAAAGGCTATTAGTGTAAACAATGAACTACAGTGTAAGTTTTGTAAAACTAAATTTACTAACACTGGAAATCATCATAAACATTTCAATACTTCTACTGTATGTAATCAACTAGCATATCAAGAGTTCAAGAAACTTTTTAATAGTTTATAATTCACAATATAAACCTATAAAGTATATATAATCAAGTATGATTTATTTGATTATAACTACATCAATTAATAATCGCTATGGGGCAAAAGATCAAACTGAGCGTCAGGAAAGATATTTATATGCAATCAATGAAACCCTAAAAGTATTACCATATGAGATTAAACCAATTATTGTTGAGAATAATGGAAAGCGTGAAACATATTTAGATAACTTTTACCATAATCAAGAACACCTGAAAGTATTCTATACTGAAAATAATAAACAACAATTTAAAAGTAAAGGAGCTAATGAATTACTTGATATAAAAGAAGTGATTGACAGATATGGAATTGAAGATAATGATATTATTATTAAATTAACGGGACGTTATCGAGCATTATCCCCTAAATTTTTTAAAGAAGTCATTGAAAATGAAAATAAGTATGATGCCTTTGTAAAGTTTTATGGAACTTGTTCTTTGAAGTTTGAGCAATATGATTGTATTTTAGGATGCTATGCTCTAAGGGCAAAATATATAAAATTATTTAATCATTTCTCGATTGATAATTATAAGTCAGCAGAGATAGCATTTGCTAGATATGTTAGGTTTTGTGGGGCTAATATTAAAGAGATTGAGACTTTAGATATAGAGTGTATATTTGCAGAAGACTTGAGAAAACTAGTTGTGTAATATTTTTTAGAAATCATAAACAAATCAAATTAGATGTCTTGGGATATATTAAAACCCACAATATATGAAAAATGGCGCACTCACTGGTTTAAGATTCATCCCGCAGATGTGGCAGAATATTCCTGGAACTATCTTTTTACTGGAGGAAAAGAGATTCGTTCAAAACTTTTCTGCGAATTATGGAAGTATTTGTCCCCGGATTCTGAGATATCTGCTGAGCTGGCGTTTGCTATAGAATGTATTCACGTTTCAAGTATTGTATTGGATGATACACCTTGGATGGATAATGCAAGTGAGCGACGAGGTCGTAAAACACTTCATACAGTCTTTTCACCTAAAAAGGCAGTTCTAATAGCATCTGAATTAATTGATATTGTTAGACAAATATGGTTACATAATAAACCAAATCACGTTTCAGAACAAATCTGGCAAAATCTTCTTAAAACAAAACTACAAAGACTCACTATTGGCCAGTGGTACGATATTGAAAAGAAAGGAGATCTAATTGAACTTGCTTCACTTAAAACAGGTGTATTATTCGAACTTGTTGCTGAAACAGTTGCAGTATGTATTGGATTAAATAGTGAATTCTGGAAGATTTGGGGCAACAATCTTGGAATACTTTTTCAATGGATGGATGATTATTTAGATAGACAAGAAGATATACTTCAAAGTAATCGTAATGCGTTTAACGAAGCATATGATATAACTCTAAAAAATTATAGTTATTTATGGAATAAACTAGAAATAGGAATTGGTAAACAATGGTTTTATACACCATTTGGTATGTATATGAAGAAATATTTTACTGAACATATTACAATTTCTGCACCCCCTCTACAAGATCTATCAGAGTCTATATCAATCCCATATCCAACAAATATTATAGTTCCAGATATTGTAAATTACAAATTTGAGGAAAAAGGTATTCCTGCTGCATTTACTGGAAAAGATATAATTAAAAGATTATTCAGAGTATCTGAGGATTTATTTATAATTCCTAGTATAAACACTAATTTATGGTATATTAATGAAAATCAATGGGAACAGATTACAGATGTCAAAGATATATTTTTTCGTGTCCATAGTGCTAAATAATTTTATTTATAATATATCTTAATCATTCTCTTCTATTTATTAAATCTTATTTTGGAGATATACAATATTTAATAAAAATATTTAGTTTATTTATAGGTACTTTAATTTTAAGTATATGCCACATATTATTTCTAAATCACCTGAGCTGCCACCTTAGGAGTCTTACGACGAACTGTCTTTGAACCTGGTCCAGCAGTAATTGTTGCTTGAGCTGGTGCTCCAGTTGATACACGCCAAGCAGCACGGAGCTTCTGAAACATATCCACACACCCCTTCGCCGCCTCCGCTAGAGCCTGACGGGCAGTTGCTTCTTCACCATCCTCTACACCAATTCGAAGTAACATTTCATCTCGAAGAGGATGAGGCACTGAATAACCAGCATATGTGACCTTTGGTGTAGCTTCGCCTTGAATATGGTTTTCAACTAACCAAGTTTGAAGTAGATTGCCGAGAGTATGATCGTGTCCACGGATAAGGAAATCATAGCCAATAATACGTGAATCAGCTGAAGAGATAGTTATTTCAGCAGGCAACTCCCCACGATGAATATTCACATAACGACTACACATATTCTCACCAACTTCACAGGCACGTTCTACAATATATGGAACAGGTAAAACACCAGCAGTTTCAACCGTAAAGTTAAAACTATCTGGTTCATCCTTTTCATTGATTTTATAGCAGCGTTTAATTTGCATCGTATTAAATTCACGACGAAGCTCATTATAACGTTCAGAGCCCTTTTCTACACCACTTGCCTTTTTAGCAGTATTAAGCCAAGACAGAAACATCTCTTCAATACGCCGAGGATCAGTGTCAGGAGTATATTCATAAGAGCATTGAGATACTGGGCTAAAACGTGCGTGTTCACGACCTGTACCCTTAGTAGCCTTTGCCTTAATTTCGATAAATTGCTGAGTTGGACCAGAACCTGGTTGTAGTGTAGCAATTAGACACGTATCACGAGTAATAGGATTTGGAGGAAAGAATTTGTCACTCGGAACATTAATAAGTTCATCACTGACAACTTGTTCTTTTACGGTATTATTTTCATTATTTTCATTATTACTATTTGCCCCACCAGATAGAAGGGAATTTACTTCATATACTTTGAAATCACCTGATTTAACATAGGTTGTATTATCTTTGTTACCAGCAACCTTAAGAGTAAATATATATTTATCCTCTTTCCAACTCAGCGGTTCGGTGATATTAATTGGGATAAGACCAATACGGTCAGCCAACATTTCATTTGTCATTGGAGTATCATTCCGTTTAACAACTACATCAGTTGTCGAGCCCGTAGATGTCATATCTGAGCGAAATGCTATAGTTTCGACACCAGTTAGAATTAGGCGGCGAAGGGTGTTAGCATATGTTACATGGATTGGAGAGAGAGTGAAAGAATATGTACGATCGTCGAGTTTATTAAGATTGTCGAAGTTCATCTTGGCGTCCTAACATATCTTCCGAATGAACATTTAAATCAAATTTTATAAATTGCGTCCATCTCGATTAGGATTCGTTCGTCAATTAGAAAAGGATGAACAAAGGCACTGCAGCACCAATTCACATATGTTTCTATTCAAATCGATGTGAATGGTCGAAAGCATTTATAACTGAACTATCTCAAACGCCTTATAAGGGTGAATTTCGTTTTGTATGTGTCGATCCATCAGCAAACCGTCCCCAGTTACCTTCTTGGCTAAAAAGTGTTCCGACACTTGTAATTTCAGGTGAGCCTGAACCAAGAATCAATAGTGAAGTAATGAATTGGTTGTATGAACGTAAAATGAAGGATGGTGGTGGTAAAAGCTCAGGAGATAGTCAAGGAGGAGGGCCTTCTGGGTCAGTGGAACCAGAACCATATCTTGATTCTGAAATGGGTGGTAGTTTTGGTGATAGTTATTCATTTATTGGTGATGATACATCTGCACAAGGTAACGGTGGAACAAGAGTAGCACATAATTTTACATATCTAAATGGCCAAGATGCAGTTAGTACAAGAGAGGCTTCTAGTTTTCAAACTACAAGTTCAAATGAGAAACGTAGTAAGAAAGAAGAATTACTTGATAAGCAGATGGAGCAATTTTTGAAGGGGCGTGATGTAGGTATTCCTCAGCGTGTTGCACGTCAATAATCAGCGTATGCGCGTCAATAAATTATTAATATAATTTACGAATAGCTAATTGATAACCAATATGAATTACTTCATATCTACCTGAAAGGGCTTCTAATACCTTATCCATTGTCTGTTTAATGGTACCATCTCCATTTCCACCTCGATAATCATCCATCCACATTATTCCATTATTTTCTAACACTGCAAATGAATTTTTCATATCCCGTTCAATATAATCTAGTTGATGACAACCATCAATATATATAAAATTAAACATATCTATATTTTTTTCAAAAAATTTATCTGATATTATCTTATTAACAGTAATTTTAGATGAATTTTTAGAGTGTGCTATATTATAATCGAAATTTTGTTCAACTGGATTATTAAAAAATATCTGATGATCATTATTATTTATTGTTAAAAAAGGGTCTACGCAAATTAATTTAGATTCAATATTGTTAAGTAAATTATCGGCAAAAAATACACTTGATATTCCCTCAAAACATCCGATCTCTAATATTTTATTTATTTTACTAGAATCTACAAAATCTAATAATTTATGTATTATTTCACTGCCAAAGAACCATTTCTGAGAATACTTATAGTTTTCCATTATATTTATTATAGTAATTTAGCCTTTAAGTATATATATGCTTAAAGAATTTAAAGAACTATGTTAACATAATAAATAGAGATATGTCGGCCTTATCTGCTTTTTGTACGCAGCTTCTAAATTTCTTTGAAGAACTCTGTAATACCTTTCCGGAAGAGAGAGATATTAAAATGGCAGTAGAGGCAATTAAAGGTGCAAAGAAGATCAATCCAAGGCTAGTTCTGGATTTATTTACAGATCACGTATACAATGACTTAGCACCTGCAGTTTTAAAGCGTGATGTACTTCATATCCGTCAGGTTGCACAACAAAAGCTTTCAACACAGTTTAATGAAATGATTTCGGCACTTGCCATTTTTGATAAACATTGGGATACAATGGGAACAGTAAATCAAGAAATTATTTGGCAATATCTTAAAGTCCTATGTATCCTGTCCGAGAAAGCACGCGCGGCTTAATACCAGAATGTTAATTTAAAGGGTTTTTAGTAACCTTAAAGAAGAATGGAAGAACCAACTGCTACAGAAACTTCAGTATTTCAGACCAAATATAATGAATTTGTTGAAGATTTGCTTGGAGCACTTCCAGAATATGCTTTACAAATTCAAGCTTCTCGATCACTTGATGATAAAACCAAATTAAACAGATTTCAAGAAGAAGTCAAAGTTGGTAATACACTTGGTGTGGATGATACCAATGAACATAATAAGAATCCTGGCAAGGTACTACCTGGTGTAGAAATCTCTGATACGGTATGGACATCATTATCTGAACAAACTCGAAAGGCTATTTGGGAATATGTACGTATTCTATCGATTTGCTGTTTTATGGAGGCTGGATTTAGCGAATCATCTAAACCTGATTGGATGGATGACGCAATGAATGATATGAAAAAGAAACTAGAAGGCTTTGATTTTCAAAGTATTATTGGTAAATTTATGACATTTTTCAAGTCTGGCACTGATGGCGCTACCCATGCGGGAGAAGCAGCAGGAGGAGCAGGAGCAAGTTCCACATCTGGATTACCATCTGGTTTACCAGCCGGCTTAGAGGGATTATTTGAAAATGGTTTTCCAAAGATACCTGAAAAGTTCCTAAAGGGGCATATGGCCAAGTTAGCTCAGGAGATTGTGAAGGATATTACTCCAGAGGATTTGGGAATTAGTAAGGAAATGATTGAAGAATGTGAAAAGGATCCGTCCCGGGCATTTGATGTTCTGTTCAAGGTTTTTGGCAGCAATCCTGGTAATATTCAAAAGATCGTTCAAAAAATCGGTAAGCGTCTCCAACAAAAGATTACATCTGGTGCCATTCGTCCTCAGGAAATCGCACGTGAAGCCGAAGAATTAATGAAAGAATTTGCTGGCAATTCAAGCTTTGTAGATATGATGGATGGTATCAAGGGTGCATTCGGATTTCAAGATATGGACTTGGCGCGACAGGCTGGTCGTGAGGGAAGCGCGCGTCTTTCAATGGTAAAGGAACGTCTAAAGAAGAAAGCTTCTGAAAAAGAGGCTAAAAAGGCAGCAGCAATGGCAGCGGTGGTAGCACCAATTAGTATGAGCGCAATAGCGGAAGCTGATGCAGCAATGACGGCACTTCTTAATGAAGAAGCATCCACTAAGAAAACTGGAAATAAGAAAATGCCTGGAAAAGGTGGTAAGAAATAAAGTTTCTAAGGTTTAGAATAATGACTCACGATAAGGGATGTGAACTTCCGTTCTGGAAAGACTTTTCAATCCTATTCAACGATTTTAGCTTAGAATTTAAGCCAAATTGTCCACATTCAGCTTGGAATTTTGCCGCCCGGTTAATCCTTATATCAGTATTTATTGGCCTAATTGCTAGCCTATTGGGAGGCCTTCCAGCTCTTGCTGTAACACTAATGTTTGGCACTTTTACAGCATTGGCCATTATTTTTACTACTAAGATTGAAACTTCCGACTCTGGGGATAAAGGAACACAAGGAACACAAGGAACACAAGGAGAACAAGTAGTAAAGAAATGGGATACATATCATAAGTTACCTTACATTGCCAATGTAGACCCTAGTGGCTATTTAGCACCAACTACTGGTATGGAAGGTTTTGTGAATGGTGGTTCCAAACCAGGTAGTGTTCAACCTTTTACTGCGCAGAATCCAACAGGTGTTGTAGAAGTTGATGCATTTCCATACTCGGGCCCAATGCTTCCTGACTACACTCCTCCAACTGCTCGCAATCTTTTTATGAATGTTTTACTTGATGAAATTAAATATAATCCTGGACGCCCAGAAGCCGCGCCTGTTGATAACCCAACTGTAAAGCAAACAATGGATGACTATTTCCGTGTACAATGGTTCTCTGACCCAACAGATGTATTTGGAAAGAACCAGAGCCAACGTCAATTTGTAACTCAACCATCTACAACTGTTCCAAATGACCAAGGTGCATTCGCAGACTGGCTCTACAAAATTCCTGGTAAGACGTGTAAAGAAGGTGGACGTGCTGCTTGCTTGGCTGGAACAGATGGTGGCCCAATTCCTTGGTTGAATATGGACTCGTAAATATATTTTGTTGAATATAAAGCATTTTAATAGATATTATAATTAATAATTAATATTACAATGCCCAAAACTAAATTATTTGAAGTACAATTTATGATTGTTAAAGAGTATTTTGAATATTTATATGGTGAAAATTATGAAGAGTATGATGATGATTATCTTGATAGTATTTGGAAAAATCCAAGCGACTTTATTAAACCTGGTATGACATTTATGATGAATTATACACATACAAGATTCTACAAATCAGAAGAAGCAAGTACAACTGTTACAATTGATTCCATACCATTTTTTATTGATGAAGAGCCTGACATATATATTACAGCAATTATAAAAACCGATGAACCTATCTATATTTGTGAAAGTAATGCTATGCTTGGGCGTGGCATTACTTTACATACAGATGAAACTACTATTGCTAAAGGAGGAGTTAAAAAAATATTAGATTGGCCTTCTTAATTTTCTTTTAATTTAAAATCAACATTTATAATTGTAAATCGTGGAGCTAATTCAAATGATGAAAGAACTTCATATTTTAATGAAGATATTCCATTTGTTATACTTTTAAATTGCCTCATATGAAGCACTGTATTTTTTTTTGCAGATTCATAATTTTTTGGGTTTATATAATGGCCTGGATTAAAACATTTTTTAGAATCATTTAAATCTATAGAGTTTGAATTATCAATATATAGATTGGCGCGCCGAACCCTATGTAATATAGTATTATCTTCAATCCCCCATCCCCAATAATTAGGAAATCCATTAACTTTTTCAAATTCATTTTTCCAAAAACAACAAACTCCACCTAAATTTTCTTCTAAATTATATTTATTATTAATTGGATGTCTGATTTCACCAGGTCGTGTATCATATATAATTGAACCCCAGAATGTAGGATATATATCTACATCGTGAAAAATAAATAGCCCATCAGATCTTGTCTTACATACCTCTAAAAATCCAATATTTAGCATAGCACCACGATTAAAGTCATTTGAATTTATTTGATGAATTATATAAAATTGTGCATCGATATCTTTATCTTTTAAATACTCTGTAAAACGCTTAATAAATTCATCTAAATGCTCTTTACGATTTCTATATGGAATTATAAAATTATATTTCATACTTCTATATTTCCATTAAATTATTTTAAGTTCATTGCTTCATTATATTTTTGACTTAATTTTTTATTGGCTGTGTACGAATATATGGTTTCGGATTACATTTAAATCGCTTAAGAGTTTTGCCTCGGGATTGAAGAACGGATTTTACACAGATTCCAATTGCCGCCTTTTCTTTACCTTTTAAGGATTTGTTTTGTCCTGGTCTAACCTTTACAGTTTTTCTAACTTTTTTGATACAACTACATAATTCTTTACCAAGCGGTTTTGGGTTTGGCATTTCTTTTTTATAATAATATTTTTTATGCCTCATTAGTTCAGAGATAATGGAGATCAATAGATTAACTCATTCCCGTGATGACCTTTGCGGTATTCAGTCCTTTTACTCACAATCTGTCGGGCCTGGACGTTATATGACAACAAACTTAGTCCCTAAAGCTACCGGCGTCAACCCGTTGGCCGTAAATCAGCTACTCATCTATCCCCGTGAAGGTTACGGTCTAAATAATGCAGCCATCGATGCTGATTCAATTCTTCGTAATCAAATTGCTTTTAAAAACAATCGCTGCCAAATCCGCCCACAATCCCGTCCCTTCTTAACCGTTCCCTATATGGCTGGCGGCTCTCCATCCCGCGATGTTGAAAGCTTACTCTTACACTCTGAACAAGTGCGTATGGGTAAGGAATGTGGTACTGTAACTGAACAGTTCTTCTCTCAACAATATACACCAATGATTCCGATTCTCAAGCAAAATATCCAGAATCCTAAGAACTTGGTCCCTGAAGTTGCTGCGGCTGGATGGGTACACGGTGGAATCCCAACTCGCTCTTACCTCCGTGACGTAAATTGCTAAATAAACTATTTCATTTTATTAAACTGATATTTTGATGAATACATAATAATATCAGATAAGCCATAATTATTTTGTTTAAATTAATTAGAAATGAATAACAATTCCGGCCGTAACAACACTACGAAGCGTAACAACACTACGAAGAAAAAACGTAGAACTCCTGCGGAGATTCTTGCTAATGCCCAGCGTAAATTCGAAGAGAAGGCTCTGAAAAATGCTGCCAAGGCCGAGTTAAAAGCTGCAAAGGAGTCTGAAAAAGCTGCTGAAAAGTCTGTTAAGGCAGCTGAGAAATCAGAAAAGACTCTCTCTAAGGAAGCATCTAAAGCTGAAAAAGACGCCGCTAAAGCTGCTGAGAAGGCTGCGAAAGAGGCTGAAAAGGCCGCAGCCGCAGTAGTAAAAGAGGCTGAAAAAGCTGCTAAGCAATATGAGAAGAATCAAGATGCCGCATTAGGTATGGCTGGAAAATTATTTGGCCGTTTAAATACTGAGCGTAATCGTGATTATGAAAAGGGTGCTAAAGAGGCTGAAAAGGCTGCTGCCAAGGCTGCGAAAGAGGCTGCGAAAGAGGCTGGAAAGGAGGCCCTAAAAGCTGTAAAAGAGGCCGCTAATGCAGCTGCTGGATTTGAAAATGCAGTTAAGGCACCCGCCGCTGCTGCATCAGTCAAGGTCAATAATAGTACCAAGAAGAAGCGCAGAACTCCAAATGAAATAATGGCTAATTTACAACGTAAGGTTGAGGAGAAGGCCGCGAAAAATCTAGAGAGGGCTGCTGTTAAGGCTGCAAAGAATGCTATGAAGGCTACTAATGCAGCTGCCAAGAAGGCTGCTAGAAATACAGCCAAAGCTACTAGAAACGCAGCAAAGGTCGCTAAGAAATCGGTTAAGAAGAATATGACCAAAAAAAATAATAATCGTAATAATCGCAATAGACACAATAATAACAATAACTCAAACTGGAGATACTTTTAAGCATACATTCCTTTAAGTCGCTCAATAAATAATTTAATTTCTTCAATATTCTTTTCAACAGAAACACCAACTTCAGTTGAAAGAGTTAGAACTGGAATATTAGTACTTTCAACCCACTTCTTATGCTGATTATCAAGTGCATCAAGATAATCAATTCCTATCCGGTCTTCTCCTTGACGATTGCGAATCTTTATACGCTCCTTTGAAGTAGTAGAATTTGTTGAAACATATATAATTCCGCGTACTGGAAATTTTTTACCAAAGATATTAAACCAGCTTTCATAGAGTTCCCATTCAAGAGGATCAATATCACCTCCATCACGAAGCATTTCTGCGAAAACGTGCTTATCAGTCAAAACAGAACGCTCCGTAATAATTACTTGAGGTTCTTTCATCGTAGAATCAAGATTTTCAACTGCGTCTTGAATATTCTTAAGACGAGTAAGTATTGCGCAGTTTTGAAATGTATAGGCCCATCGTTTTTTGTCTTCGTAGAAGAGTTCTAGGAGATTTTTGCCTTCGGCATTTTTGAGAGCTGTCCATTGTCCAACTGGTTCATCTACAATATGTATGTCGTGGAGTTTATTCCTAATCTGAGTAAGCAAGGTTGATTTACCTGCACCAATATTTCCGTCAAGTGAAATGATAATAGGAAACATTTTATATATATAAGAATCGTTGGTTTTATTTTTCAGGATTTAACGATATCAAATTTGTATGTTACTGCTTATCAGGAAATGGCAATCTACTTGAGCAATGTGAATGACGCATACGGTCCAATTTTGACAGCACACTGGGAAAAAAAAGATGACCCCCAGCATTATGATTACCTAACATCACAATTTGTAAACCCCACACCACAAAGACATATTTTAGGTATTGTTGGTGGCAATGATATCAGTTTAATCAAGGGAAATATGGTTGATTTGGAATCTGACTTACGCGGTATTAATATTCCAAATACATTTTGCCCTTGGAAGCAATATCAGCCACCACCTAAGGGACAGAAGGAGATTGTCCGAGATAATAGAAAAATCGATATCAAGATTGATGTACAAAAAGCACATTTACCAGTTTATCAAATGTGGGCATATCCAGCAGTTGTAGCACCTGAACCAATTAAAAATGAAGTATGTGTCAAGCCTGAAAAGTATTAAAGTGCACATATGAGATTGTAGACTAGTAGTTTTTTGCGAGCTTTTTTTTAAAAAAAGCTCATAGAAGAATGGCTAATGCTTGTTATACTACTCAGCAAAATCTAACTAGACCTAGAAATGATCCGTTTCACCAAGTCGATGATATGCGCATCACATCATATGCGGCAAGATATTACTTAAGTCCTCCTGCCGCAAACTGTCCGACAACATTTCCAGTGAATGCTACGACACGTATTCAAAAGAGCGGTGACTCTTGGGTTGAAGGCCAATGGCGCACAGATGTTGAATCTGATCTAAAAGGTATTGATCGCCTAGGAACAAAAATTCGTTGTGATGCAGTTCAGTATAACCCAAAAACTAATATGATGAATAACATCCCTCTTAGAAATGCTAAAGATGAAAATGTACCACAAACATTCGCACGTCTAGTTGACCCACCCTGTACTTTACGTGCTACTGGATGGAACAGATGGCAACCACTTTTCCACAACCCTCAAGAGACATTTGAAACTCCATTTGATTTCTTCATTCCATCACGTGATGTTGATAAGGAGAAGTATAATACACACAGGGAGAAGTCTTGTTTTACTCCGTACCAGCAACCAGCTATTGCGGAGCTTGGTCACGAAAAAGATATGTATCCTCGCTATCCATTTGTTCGCACTTAATTTGGTAAAATTGTATCAAGCCATTTAAATTTATCATCCCACGCTAGCCCAAAATCTAATTCAAGAATTTTTAAAATTATTTTTAGTTCTTTTTCATTTTCATTTAAAGATCTTATTTCTAATTCTTGAATAATTTTTGTATTTGTTATTTTACATTCTTTAATAAATTTCTCTATAGATATTTTTTTAAGATTATCAACCCTTTTTAAAAGTGCATCACGAAACTTATCAACTGATAAATATGGACGCTTTGTTGCACCATTTCGAAATAATTTCGATTTTACTGGATAGCTTGTAAGTAATCGTTGTATATACTTATTAATAATTAAATTGGGGTCTTCTTTGAATTGTATAGGCTTTACATTATTAATTTTATTAAAGTATTCAATCGCATCTGCTTCAGAGTCTACACGAATCTCAGTTACAGTTACAGAGAAGTCTTTTGCGTCTTGTATATTTTCAAAATAGTCCGCAACAACTGAAATACGATGTTGTCCATCAATTAAATATGTCTTTTTAAATGGCTTATTATTCTCATCCATTTCGTCATATTGTACTGTTTTATATCCAGAATCTAGTAAATATGCTTTATAGTCAATAGATTCTTTAATATTTTTTACGTGATCTAAATCAATAATTCTATTGCCTTTCCAAATAGGAATGCGTATTAATGCCAAAGCGGACATCTTAAATAACTTGGAACCATCTGAATATATATGTAGTAAATCCATTTCGTGATTATAAATATACGCATATATTTTTATCAATTTTATCAATAATATATCTAAATCTGCTCCTCTTCTTCTGGTGTTAAAAGCCACATTTTATGCTCCTTCATTTTAGCCATTTTAAGATGCCCCTGAACCCAATTAAAATGAACTATAATGGCTGATTCATTTAGCATATCAGTATTATCATAATACATTTTTCCATTAGGATATTTCTCTAAAGGAAGAGCGTTAAACATACATCCTGGCTTTACAAAGTTATTAAAATATGTCTGATCATTATTATCAAATGCGCATTTAAGATATTTCTTTTGACCCACCTCAGAAATACAATCATATAATTCTATTAATCTATCACTTGTTTTAATAAACATATATCCAGTACACATATTTTTAGTATTACGATTTTCCTGTGCGTCATTTTGAACCCATACATCATAAATTGTATCCTTCCACCATACACCCATATCTTCCAGTGGATTCTTTCTAAACACAATATCACCATCGATTAATAAAACATTCTTATTTAAAGAAAGAATTCTATAAATCAATTCGAGCTTCAAGTAGCAGATTTTATCATATCCTTTGGTGTTCCAGGGAGAGAATTTACTTAACTCATTATCATCTACACAAAAAACATTATAACCCATTCTTTTCAAGATTGATGTACCTTTTTTGTCAATACATACAATAAATACTTTTTTATCAAGACCAAACGGTTTCAAACTTTTTAGCATATTTAAGGTATAAAGCAAGTAACCATAGTTTGTAAGAGTTGTAATTACAGTTTTTGTGTCATTGAGAAGGCACGGCCCTAAATCCTCTAAAGTTATTAACATTGCTCTACAAAGTTAATAATTGTTTAAATTCTGTTAATACATTTAAATATTAATTGTATTAACACTTAAATTAATATTTCAATAGATTTGATTAATTTAAGTTGTTGTTTAGCGCAAAAAAATAAAGGTTGAAGCCAGGTAGTATGGAAATCGCAGCTCTATCTGGTCTCCTTGGATTAGGTTACCTAATCTCAAAAGTAAGTGGCAAAAAAGAAGGATTTAATGGCGGTTTAGCAAAAAATACAAAAGCTGCTGGTATGATTCCTCCAGCCGACAGAGAATATCCTCTTCTTACAACTCCACAGCCACAACCAGGCAAGGTCAGAGAAGGGTTTATGCCCGCTGCTAGAGGTCCCAATAGTGATCCGTTGACAGTGGCCCCTAAGGGTGCCTCCGCTACAGGGTTTGGCCCTGAACTCGATATGATGTATCAAACTCACAACGGTCAAACATATCCTTCCGAACCAAGTCCAGGCCCTTACGGTACAGCACTTGGTTACGCATCTAACAAACCACCTTATGCTCCTGGACACACCCCGGGCACAAATCCAGCCCCTTCTCCCATTGATTCCAATGTTCCTATGATGGAATATCGCTCTGATAATACGGAAGCCAGTCCAAACTATATTGATAAGGATTACATTATCAGTCCACTTTCGGGTCAACGAATCCCTTCAAATGAGTTTAAACATAACAATATGCAGCCATTCTTTGGTGGTCGCATTAAACAAAGTGTCGCCCCTCAGGCAAACGTTGGTATTCTTGATGCTTATAATGGCAATGGCTCCACACAAATCAAAAAACGTGAAGTCGAAAATATGTTTGAAACCTCTCGTGCACCTTATGGTAATCCATTTGGTATGGAAGACAACACCGAATTCTTCCAATCACGTATCACATCTCAAGCCCCAATTTCTCGTGATGGTGAACGTCCCTTTGAACCAACTCTAGTCGGCTCAGGCATCGGTGAAAAGTTTGGGTTTTCTGGAAAAGGTGGATTCCAACAACTCGAAATTAATGAAATTATGCGCCCCAAAGATACTAATGAGCTTCGTGTACTCTCCAATCCTAAAGAGACTTATGACCAACCTATGGTACCAGGTGGACACTTTATCGGTGTTGCCGCAAATGTCAGTGATGTCGGTGAAGTCAGAAAGTACAAACCTGATACTTTTTACATTGATGAATCTGGCGAACGTTTCTTTGTAACAACTGGTGACCTTATAAAGGAAACTGTTCGTTCTACACAGATTTTACCTCACACAACTCGTCCTGAAACATCTGTTGAATATGAAGGTGTTGCCACTTCACAGGATTTCGGTGAATCATATGTGACTGGTTCCTATCGTATGCCAATGTCGCAGCAATATGGCGGTGCAGGCTATCGTAACGCAGATATGACTAGTTATTACACAAAAGATGTTGGTGCGGTTGAAGCAGATTATGGTAAAAATTCTATTGAGATTCGTCCAAATGAACGTAATGAAACGAGTGAGCGTGTAATGGCTCTTAACCCTGTACCAGCAGATAATGGTCTAGTTACATCACATTACACAGATGACGCTCGCCCAACTCGTCGTGCTGAAACAACTGGAAATATTCGTATGACTGGAACACCTATTTCATTTGCTGCACGCGCCCCAGCTATCACTGTTTGGGATCCCAAGGATATTGCTCGTACAACTGTAAGAGAAACAACAATCTACTTGGATCGCCCTGGTATTATGGCGGCGGCTTCTGCTCCAAATCGTCTGAAGGTGTATGATCCAGATGATATCGCACGCCCTACTCAGAAGTCACAACTCTCTAACAATCTTGGGTGGACTGGTCCAGGTGGTAATGGTGCTTGGAATGATGTCATTGATCCCACATTCGCCTATAATATGCGTACTAACCCCAATAAGGAACAAATTGCCCGTGGTCGTAAACCAATCGCAGGTTCTGGTGGTGTGGCAGTATTCAAGGGTGATCCTGGTCGTCAAACTACACATAAACTCGATACTGATTTTATCAATGATCGCGCCTTGGCAATTAATCGTTCATTGGATATCACACCAGGTGTTGGTGATCTTGGTCGTGTTGAGTACAGAGTACCACTCAAACTTGATATCAGTCGTGAGCGTAATCAATACAGTACAGTTGAAGCTGTTGATAATAATCCACTGATGCAAAGCTTGAGAAAGAATGCTGAAATCGATGATGCCGCTATCAGAGAATACAGTTCATACTTGTCTCAGCGATAAAAATAATTTTTATTTAAACTACTGTTATGAATACAATAACAATTACTATTATAATTACTAAACATAAGGCTATTTTAAGACATTTTTTAAATTTTGAAATAGGCTTTTGAACTACTAGTTGTTGTTGTGGTTGCTGTATCCTAATAGAAGGTTGTACTTCAATATTTCTAGTATGTTGATATGAATTACTTTGAGCAACTGTATCAATAAATTCTTGATAGGTAATTTGTTGTCCAGTTTCTTCGTCTGGTGTGCGTTGTGGAGAGTACGGTATAGATGGCGGTAGTCTAACTGGGACGGTAGGAGGTGATTTACTTTTAGGGGTTGCCTTTACTGATAAATCTTTACGACACATTAGACATTTTAGATTTGTAGTCGAATGAACATAGTCAATCCAGCAACTAGTGTGTCGTTTATATTTACAGCTACATGCTGTATTATCTTGGAGGGGTTCGGTACCTGAATCTTGGCAAATAATACATTCCATTTTGGATGTGACAATAATTAATATGATTCCGATCGATATCAAATTTTTATAATGCTCATAAAAAAATGTGTTTGAATTATAGAATGCCTAATAATTCAACAACTGCTCCAGCTGTTCCAGCTGCTCCAGCTACAGGGTTTTTTGCTTCATTAGCTAATGCTGTAACAAGTGTACTACCTGGTAATAAAAACTCCAAAAATAGTACTAATGCCAGTGCTGTTAATTCTGCTTCTGCTTCTGCTCCTATTGTGTCACCCTTTGGTAATATAAAGAAAAATAATAGTAGTAAAAATAAAGCGCCAGTGCTCTTTGGTAATGTAAAGAAAAATAATAGTAGTAAAAATAAAGCCGCGCCCAATCCGTTTGCCACTGCTGCTACAAATGTAACTGTGACAGCCCCTGCTACTCCTGTAACAAACCCATTTAATGTTCCAATTAAGGGTGGTATGGCTCCAGTAAATTTTAGTTATGGGCCTCGTATGCGACAACCCTCAGAAGAAATAATGCAATGGGCAACAACGGCTGGTATACCAACTCCAACTGGTCCTGAAATGAGAAATGTTGCACACGGTGGCAAGAGACGTACGCACAAGAGACGTACGCATCGTGTAAAGCACAGAAAGAGTCATAAGAAGCATACGCGTAAACATCGTATGGTAAAGCGTAAGACTCTGCGTAATAAAAGACGTAATTAAGAGTATAAAAGAATAACACTAAAAATAAATAATAATGGATAAGACTCCAATTATATTAACAGGTCCTCCTGGATGCGGTAAAAGTTACTGGATTCAGAAGTATTCGGAGCAAGTTAGAAAGCAGTTATTTGTGTGTCCGTGTCGAAAAGACAGAACGCTTCGAGATGGTCGTCAGAAGTTACATATTTGGGCGCGTCGAACGGAGCCTGCTATTTTATGGTTAGAGGGAGCAGATGATTTAACACCAGAGGCACAGGCATTTTTGCGTCGTATTCTGGAAACACACGCACATGATGTATTATTTATTTTAGAATGTCGTGATGCAGGTCGTCTTCAAGAGCCAATTCGTTCTCGATGCGTGATTAAGAAGATGTATCAACCCAGTTGGAATGAATTAGAAGAGTATTTAAATAAAACTTTTACTAATCTTAACACAAGCGAAATCAAGGAGTACTTAAAGAAGAATGAGTATTCCTATCGACGTGCAAAGCAGTGTGCATTTTTACAACTTCAGTATAATGAGACTTGGAAAAATATAATTGAACATCGCCGCAAAGAATGCTTAGTTACACATACACAATCAGCAGATAACCTAATTTCATATATTAAAGGGGGTTATAATCCAGATACACTTATTAATCCGCTTCTCAAAAATGAAACACTATTAAAAGACTACGGTAAATGTATTGAGGTTTCAGGATCATTATGGGCATTTTTAGGAAGTGCGTTATACAAGGCATCAACAACAACACAGAATGAAGAAGAATGAATAGAAGTTCAGATTCAATTCTTTCCGTGTATTCGGATGCCAGAGCGGAATATACAAAGCAGCTTTGTGTTTTTTTAGTACCGGCCTACTTCCAGTTTTTTATCAACCTACTTGAAAAATCTAAACAGGCTATGACTACAACACCAAAACGTTCCTTATGGCAATTCCAAAATTATTTAAATGAGATTCACGACTGGAATATGGAGAAAGTTAATAATGAGATACATACCATTTACACAAATTGTGGCTGCGACTATCTCGATGACCTTCTTACCGCAGTTTTTATTGCTTATACCAAAGTTTTAACTGCCATTCGTCTCTCTTCAAATAAGAAGAAGATTGAAATTAATGTACCGAAAGTAGAACATTTCCTATTTAAAGTATTATGTGAAACTTCAAAGTTATTATGGAGTTCTACGTATTTATTTAGAGAGGATATTTCTGGAATTGAGAAACAACAGAATTATAGAAATATTGAGGGAATTTTAAATGAAGGAGTTCTCCAAGCTGTACGAAGTTTAGTGCCTGTTAAATCGATTCTGAAAGATTTTGTTAATAGTGAAGGCAATGAAAGTAATGAAGGTAATGAAGCAGCAGATGAAGAAGATAGCGATAATGAAAAAGAAGATGAAACGAAGGAGGCTACAAAGGAAATTCCACAAGAAATTACTATTCCACAACCTGTAACTGTTCCAGAGGTAGTTCCAGAAACAATAACTGCAACTACTGCAACTACTGAGGCATCTGTTGAACCTCTTCCAGCTCCTATAGTTATTTCTGTCGAAACTACACCTAAAAATGAGATTGTTCAGCCATCAGAAGTTGTTCAGTTACCCCCACAAACAATTATAATCGAGGATAAACCTACTGTAAGATTTGGAGAGTTTGATGCTATATTTGATTCGGACCACCCAATGGATTCTGATATGATATATGATCCTAAGGATGGTGATGAGAATGATGATGTTCCGGCTCTTGAAATATTAGATGATGTTGGCATACCATTATCAGAAGGATTGGATTTTGATAGTTTAGATGAAAAGAAGGATGAAAATAAAGAAATGGGGGTTGGAGATTATGAGGAATTAAATTAATTTTGGCGCGGTCAGCTTGAATGTGTTTTTCTCGAACCAATGGAATAATGACACCAACATGGTTCCCCTGGATTTTTGTTGGAGGCTTAGTCTTCATCGCTTTAAGTTTTACTGCTGCCAAGTACAAGGATAAGGATTATAAAAAAATGAATCTACTACAAGATTTCATTAGTGGATCTATTTTAATAGCATTTACGGGTGTTTTAGTACCTGATATGTTTCCTAAAATGGAAATGCCAGTTTCACTCCCATCATCATTTAGTGGAGGATTTGATAATGGAGATTTAGATTTACAAGTTGGCCCACCTCGCTTAGCAGGTAGATAAAAAAATATTATTTAAAATTAATAGTTTATTAAATATATAGTTAAATAAACTATTTTATTAGAGATGCCTACAACTATATATGATAGTTCATTAATCACACAGAGGCGAAAGAATACCACAATTTCAGGATCATTTATAAATCGTATCCAAAGTATAACTAATCTGACAACTGGCTACGGTTCACTATTGGGTATTTCTAAACAGTCCATAATAAATAAAATTATAACTGGACAAATGACAGAATATAGATATTAAATAGACTATTTGATTAGATACTAATTAGATGTCAAACCGTAATTTTGATGCATCAGTTATAACAAAAAGACTTGGAAATAAAGCTATAGCTAAAAGTATTATTTCTAATTTTAATAATGTTAATTCACAACCACAAACAAGTAATATGAACGCCTCGATAATTAATGAGGTAGAGATGGGTAATTCATTATTTGTAACTAGAGGTCCAACTTGTACAACTTACGATTTAGGCTGTCCTTGTCCTATCTCAACATCAGTAACATCAGTAATACCTCAAACAGGTTGGTTTACAAGAATTGCGGGAACTGGAAATAGTTTTGGATATGGTGTAGCACGTGATTCTGATAATAATATCATTGTAATTGGAGTATATGAAACGGCGGATATTACCATCTATAATATTGACGGATCTATATTTGGAACATTACCTTATAGTGGTGGTAACCGTGACGCATTTTTAGTTAAATATAATTCAAATGGAACTGCTATATGGGCAACTAGAATTGCTGGAATTGGAAATGATTTTGGATTCAGTGTAGCAGTTGATTCTAATATTCCAGATAATAATATTATTATAACAGGATATTATACGGCTGCTACTACTTTCTATAATGCAGATGGATCTGGAACATCACTAACATTACCTGGTAGTGGTGGTGCGGATGTATTTATAGTTAAATATAATTCAAATGGGACTGGTATATGGGCAACTAGAATTGCTGGAGGTGGATCTACTGTTTCACCACAGCCTGGTCTAGGTGTATCAGTTGATTCTTTTGATAATAGTATTATTGTAACAGGATATTATGGGACGACTGTTACCATCTATAATGCAACACCTCTGCCATCAGGTACATTTACTACACTGCCAACATTAGCCACGAATGGTAGTGTGTTTCACACATTTATAGTTAAATATGATTCAGATGGAATTGGTCAATGGGCAACTAGAATTGCTCCAGTTGTGGCGGGGGGAGGATTTATTTTTGGATTAGGTGTAAAAATTATTCCTAATAGTTCTAGTGCGGGAGATATTATTGTAACAGGGGCTTTTGCAGCAAATGCTACCATCTTTAATGCACCAGGTACTGTAGCAACACTGCCAACATTAGTATTAGTTAGTGGCACGAGTAATGTATTTATAGTTAAATATAATTCAAGTGGGGTTGGTCAATGGTCGTCTAGAATTGCTGGAACTGTAAATGATAGAGGATATGGTGTAGCAGTTGATTCTAGTAATAATATTATTGTAACAGGATTTTATACAGGAATTGCTACTATCATAAATCCTGGCGGAATCATCTTTGGAACATTACCTAATAGTGGTGGTGGTGTTACTAATGATGTATTTATAGTTAAATATAATTCAAGTGGGTTTGGTATATGGGCAACTAGAATTGGTGGAGCTAATAATGAGAGAGGACAAGGTGTAACAGTTGATTCTCTTAATAATATTATTGTAACAGGATATTATGCGTTAAATACAATTACCATCTATAATGCACCAGGAGGTACAGTTAGTACACTGCCAACATTAACTAATAGTGGTACAAATGATGTATTTATAGTTAAATATAATTCAAGTGGGATTGGTCAATGGGCAACTAGAATTGCTGGAACTGCAGATGATACTGGAAATAGTATAACAGTTGATTCCAATAATAACATTATTGTAACAGGATATTATAGTTCAAGCCCAGTTACTATCTATAATACACCTGGTACATTAGTAGCTGGAACATTAGTTAATACTGGCTTATATGATGTATTTCTAGTTAAATATATGTCAAATGGATTTATATAATTAATCTAAGAAAAAGATTAGTATACAAGTTTAATCCCGTTTATTTCTCACAGTGATGTAGAAATGCCTACGACTGTATATGATAGTTCGTTAATTACACAACGCCGTCGCGCTACTACCGAGTCCGGTTCATTTATTAGTCGTATTTCTCCTTGGAATATTCCACCTGCAGGTACATCAACAAATCAACCAAATACGGGATATGCGCCAGCATTAGGTATTTGGGATCAATCTATTATTAATACTGTAAAGAATGGCCAGATGAAATTTTACAGAAAGGGTACTGGAGGCTGTACTACAGTTGATAATGGTTGTCCCTGCTCACCACTTCCAGCTTCTGAACAAGGTTGTTGTGGAACTAATTAATAATTAATAATTTAAATTAATCTAATTACTTTTATAAGTATTATAATTAATTTATTTAGGCACCAAGAGAATAAATAGTTTCATCTTGTGAAACTTTTTGTTTCCATTTAAATTGAGAAAAGACTGGTTTATGAATTTGGTCTTTTGGAACGGCATTATGAATATCGTGTGCGATTCGAACATACAAATCAAATCCTTCATATTTCTCATCCCCATTCTTATCTTCATATATAGTGTGCCCATCTTTATTTACAGTCCAACTCCATAGGAGATTATATAATGGTGAATTGGTTTCATATACTTTCCAGGTATCTTCTTGGCTCATAATTGATACACCTTTGCCTTTCTTTTTTGGGGGAGCCTTATCAAAGAGGCCATCAAGTAAACTAACTGATAATCTACAGAGATCAAAAGATGGATTTGGAGGATTTTTTGGAAGAGTGTGATCAAAGAATGGTCCAAAATTGTATTGATCGCCTGCTTCTTGGTCTGGCCAATGATCATCAGAAACCCATAAGTGTTTTCCTAATCGAAAAATAGAGCGACCAAAATCAATAACTGTAAAGATTTTTCCAAATGTTGGTACTCTCCAAATAGTTCCATCTTTAGCTTTATAGAACAAGAATTTCTTATCAGTCTTTCTCCAAAGAATATTATTGGAATGAAGATCGTTGTGTGTGAAGCAGATGGCATTTTGTAAAAATGAAAGTACAGAGATAACTTGAAATAACCAGGCAATCCAACGAGCTTCCCATCCTTGAGATCCGCGCTTGTGTTCATCAATTTCATCTTCATCAAGAAGGTTATCCATAACTCCTTCTTGTGCTTCTTGGTAGATTAGGATAACTGGCATATTTGGAATTTCTAGACAAATATCTAAATCTAGTTCAACGGATTCATCCGAACCCTCAGAACTAGTCAAACCATCTGAGTCACTATTTGATTCCTCTTCAGAACTGGATTCATTCTTTTTTAAAGATACACGTTTTGTAACTTTTTTATTAATTTCAAAAATATCTTTAACATTTTGAGCATCTTCTTCAATATTATCAAATGTAAATGATTTTATTGACTCAACATCTGAAATTTCAGGAACATCTTTATCTGTAACAGGTTCAAGTTCAATTTCAGACACTTCAGAATCGGTATCTTCAAATGGACACGAGGTAATATCTTTATAGATTTCTTCAAAGTTTGGAATTTCTTCAACATCGGCATCACCGCGTATAACTGTTAGGCGAGCACTATGTGATTTCATTCCCTTCCAAAACCAACGACATTGTCTATACGTATCATATTCAAGCGAAATATTATATTGATATTTCTTACTAATCCCAGTTGATGCCCCATAGTAAAGTACGCAGTGTGGAGTTAAATTATTTTCTCTAAGTGCGCTAAGTACAAAGTTAGCAACAGTATCAACGTATGCTTGATTATTGTGGCTATGTAGTTTAAGAAGTGTTTTCTTCCAGGTGTTTTCACTTTGTGGTAGTAAAGGATGATCAGGAATAGTATATTTCTCTTTGATTAAGTCGATAGGATTAAGGAGGTGTACAGTTTTGATGAAGGTTTTACAGGGTTCGGATGTGGTTGAACCATAGATTGTTCGAGTAGTATTCCAGATTTTTTGATTTGTTTCATCTTGGTTACTCCAAGAGGCGATATGGTATTTTGAGGAGAGTTCTAGATTTTTATGGGATAGTGATGATTCAGGAATTTTAAAGATATCAAGAGCTGGATGATAACGTTGTAAATGTAGATAATTTGAAAAAGTTTCTTTTTCATTTTCCCCAATTTCTCGTTCCCTACAGGGTTGGTTTTGAAGTGTTTGGAGTACAGACTTCATCATCTTCTTTCTTCAAAGAGTAACGGTGCGTTTGTGTAGCGCACTAGTTATTTTTGTCTGTACTAGAATAAAAATGGCTCAAGGTGGAGTAAATGTTAATCTCCGGAAGTTTGTAATGAAATCAATTCCACAGGATGCTGTGGTAGTATTTATTGGACGGCGGCGTACTGGTAAATCAACTCTTGTTCGCGATTTATTATTCCACCATCAAGATTTACCTATGGGTTGTGTAATTTCAGGCACTGAAGAGTCGAATGGTTTCTTTAAAAAAATTGTTCCACCGATGTTTATTCACGGTGAGTATAATGCAGTAATTTTAGCTAATTTTGTCAAGAGACAAAAACTGGTTATGCAACGTATTCAGCAAGATGAAGGTCGTGGTGTTAAGACAAATATTGACCCTCGTGCTTTTTTGATTCTCGATGATTGTATGTACGATGATTCTTGGACACACGACAAGAACATTCGTTATTTATTTATGAATGGTCGTTGGTTGAAGGTGTTCTTTATTATCACTATGCAGTTCCCGCTTGGTATTCAGCCTGCTCTTCGTACCAATGTGGATTATGTATTCATTCTGAGAGAGCCTTATATGAATAATCGTCAGCGTCTATATGTAAATTACGGTTCAGCTTTCCCATCATTGGAATTTTTCTGTCAAATGATGGACCAGTGTACACAGAATTACGAATGTTTGGTGATTAATAATAATACACAAAGTAATAAGTTAGAGGATACAATTTTCTGGTATAAGGCTGATATTCACGGTGAATTTAAGATGGGAGCTCCTGAATTGTGGCGTCAATCTGAGATGTTAGCGCGTATTAAGGAAGAAGAAGATGTTAATAACTTCGATCCAAGATCAAGTGCTAGGTTAAGAGGTCCAGCCATCAATGTTCAAAAGAAATACTAATATAATAAATAGTAAATAAATAGTAGAATGGATATGAAACTAAGACAATTGGCGGGTACGCTATTTATAGTGTCGGTTATAGGAATGATGATATATTTAGTGATAACACCGAATCCTTCCGAGGGTTTTGTGGATGCGGGTCGCTGTGGAGTGGATTTACCCCCGTGTTCAGGAGAACGCATACGGTGTATGAATGGGTATTGTAAATCAGATATTCCTACTAGCTGGCCACGAATTTCAGATTTACCAATGACGCCACCGACAAAGTATCCATACGCTTAAAATGGTTATTGAATAATAAAACCTTTGCTTCTGTCAGAAATGGCTCGTACTAAATCAATGGGAATTGGCGCAATGTTCGTCTTACTTGTAGTCGCTGTAGTTTTACTGCCAATGGTTGTGCGTTATATTGGAAGAATGGAGGCACATTTTGCTATTTCTGGATTCCAGGATATGATGGTGGCAGGGGGTCCATCAGGACCATCTTCGGCTGATGGAGGTGTCGCGGGCATTCCAGCAATTGGGTCAGCTTCAAAGCTCCCATCTTGGCGCCCAGATCCTAATACAGATTACCTCTGCCGCTCACCAAATGAGGATGGTAATCCTTGCCCTGAAGGGTACTTCTGTGATGGAACCACTCAAGCCTGTATCCCAACTTTTGTTGGCGGCCCGGTTCCTAACACTGGATATTACTCCTAAAGCACTTAGCACTTTTTAGAAAAAAGTGCGCAAAAATACTATTCATAGGAAAAAGTCTGCAAAAAACTTTATTTTTTTTAGGAAAAAGTGCTATCTAACAAAAACTAATTATTTGAAATAATGTACTTTTGTTAATTAATTATTGCTTCGGTTCTACGACAGCATTCTCATCAACTTTTTCAACAGTCAATGATGCTGCTTCCATCTTTCGTTGGACAGCAAGGTCACCATTGCTACTGAACATACCACTCAGTGCTTCAGATGGATTGGCACCAGCACCACCGAATACCTGTTTAGTGGATGCACCTGCCGCTCCAACCTTAGTACGCTCATCGAAAAACTTCTCACGATTATCCTCATTTTCCTTATACTTGCGCATTAGGTTATTGAGTTGATCATTATTGTATTCCTGGTCAGTAACTTCGTGTGGTTGAGGATCCCAAGGAGTCCATTTACCGACATCGGCTAAGAAGATATTATGGTATTTATCCTTATTTTGGAGCTTTTTGGCCTTTAGTTCAGCCTCTTTAGGATTGCCATATACACCGCGAACCTTGACACCGCGCATAGAGGTACGGAAGTCATTTAGTGCATAGAATTCATCCTCGAGTTTAGTCTTGTTCGCATACATAAAATCATCATATGCTTCCGCAATCTTAGTCTTATTAAGATCTGCACGATTCTTTTGTACGAAGCTGCCATAATCGGTCATAATATCATCGACGCGAAGACGATTTTTACGGCAGATAGTGGCCTGATCAAATTGGTCATTCTTCTCAAGTTCTTTAATACGGTCATCAAGTTGATCATTAACATTTTTTACAACATCGACCATAAATTTTTCAAGATTCTTGACTTTCCAGTCAACTTCGTATCCTTGAAGGAATTTTTGAAAAAAATAGAGTTCTTTCTTATCGAGAACTTTCTCCGGGCTGAGAAAGCTCAATAGCACGTAACGCTGGCCAGGGATTTCAGTATCTTCATCAAGAAAGTCTTCGACTACGGTGGGGGCATTTTTATCACTCATTTCTGTCTATCGTTTCTGAGTATTCAAGCTTTAAACTCGTATTCATTGAGTACAATTTTTTTTATAGTGTGAGTTTTTTTCTAAGGTTTGAATATAGAAATGATGGGCTACGGATTTGCTGAAATTGTCAATCGTGTTATCAAGTATTTAATTGAGGGTCTAGTGATTGCTGCCGCTGCTATCTTTATCCCCAAGAAGTCTCTTCCTCTCGATGAAGTTGCAACCCTCGCCGTCCTCGCGGCCGTCGTCTTCGCCATCCTCGACGCGGTCTCTCCAAGTGTCGGTGTTACGGCACGTCAAGGAGCCGGCTTCGGATTGGGCGCAAATCTCGTTGGCTTCCCGCGTATGTAAGAAATCACCCATTTTTACTAACTGACGACCTCGTGATGTGTATTTACTAAAAATAGGGTATATGGGGGGGTCAACCTTTATTAATTAATACAAATACCATAATTTGAGACTTTTTATAGTTCCAAATTTTGAGAATTTATAATTTTATAGTTAATTAAAGTATTAATCTGTTCAATGTGTATATTATATTTATCAGTACAGCCAATAAATATTTCTAATAGGTTAGACTGCTCTTCTAAATAGTTAATAGCTTTTTTAAGTGTATCTTTCCAATTAATATTAATTACTAATACTTAAAGATGTTATATCTTTGTTAATTTATATATAATGAAAGTTATTGTACTAATATTGATTTAAAGCATCATGATTTATTTAATGTAATAATGTTTAAATATACAGCAGTTATTATTGAACCCAGAAGACATAATGCATTGGAGTTTGTTTTAGAAAATTTTTTAACAAATCTTTCTGAGGAATGGGGTATTATAATTTTTCATGGTCTACTAAATAAACAATTCATTGAACAACTTTTTAACAATAAACTTCATATGTTTAAACATAGACTTCATAAATTAATTCAACTAGATATTGATAATCTAACTAGTCAACAATATAGCGCAATTTGTAAAAATTCTAATTTCTATAATTGTATTGATACAGAGATTATGTTAATCTTTCAAACAGATACGTTAATATTAAAAGAAAATAAACGACAAATTAATGATTTTTTGGAGTATGATTATGTTGGAGCACCATGGATAAATAGATTGGTTGGTAACGGCGGGCTTTCATTAAGAAAGAAGAGCAAGATGATAGAGATTTGTGAGAGAGTTAATCCTAATTTTGTTGATCATGAAGACAATTACTTTTGTTATCAAAACATGGTAAATCTTAAAAGGCCCTTATTCGAGAAGGCTCAGCAATTTTCAGTGGAGACTGTTTTTCACGAAAAAAGTTTTGGAATTCATGCTCCCTGGAAATATTTGAACAAATATGAATTAGAATTTTTAACTCATAAATATCCTGAAATTACAAAGTTAATTGAATTAAATAGATAAATATTTTTGATGTTTCTTATTTTCTTCGTGGCGTTTCTTTTGATAGTTCTGATATGAACCACCGCATACGCATTGTACTATAGCTTTATCATATGTGATTCTGGCTTGTTTTTGTTCTTCTCGAGCTTGTTTCTTTTTCTCTTTTTCTTCTGCGATTTTATCGGCATTCTGCTCTTTCATCTTTTGAGCTGATTTTTGTTTGTTTTCTCGAATTCTTTCTTTGTTTTCATCTTTTTTAGCATATTCCTTCCAGTATTCAGCTAGTTTGTCTTTGTTTTCTTCATTATAAAGTTTCTTAGCTTCTTTTACTTGTTCTTGGTGTTCTTTGGCATATTCTTTCTGTTTTTCAGAGAGCATTTTTGAATTTTGTTTGCGATATTCAGCTCGTTTAGCATTTATTAATTCTTTATTTTTTTCTTTGTATTCTTGATGGTATTCAATAATAGCATCTTTATTTTCTTCATAGTATTTTTTCATATTTTCTTTTCGTTTTTCTATAGTTAATTGAGCGCTATTAATGTTTAAACATAGATTATCCGTTTTTGATTGACTAATATAGTATTCCTCTCTTTCATTGAGTTCTGATTTTATAGTACAGGGGAAGTCTTCAATTAATTCTATTTTAACTTTATCCCATCCAATACTATTTATATATTTATATGCTTTACTTGTACCAGTTTTTGATGAAAACTTATGATGGTTAAGTCTGTTATATAATGTCTGTGTTGTTGAACCTATATAATAATACCCATCGATACATTGCAGTTTATATATTTTACCACTTTCATAAATATTTATATTTTTAAAATTAAGACACAATTCATCCGATTTTAATTTAGATAAATAATATTTTTCTCTATCTAATAATTCTTTTTTTGAATTACACTGATATTTTTCAATTAATTCTATTTCTACATTATCCCACCCAATAGAATTAATATATGTGTAAACTTTATTAATACCTGATTTTGATGCACTTTTATGATTATTTAACCTATTATTTAATTCTTGGGTAGTAGAACTTATATAATAATAACTATCATTGCATACTAATTTATAAATCTTACTATTTTGATACCTATTTTCCATTCTATTATACTATATATCGGAGCTTTTAAGTTGTATGTTTTCATCCCAATATTTTTATTAAAATCAATTTTTAAATTATTGTATTTAATTTTAATACAAATATTGAATATACTTGCGATTAATGCCTACACAGTGCGAATGTATTCCCAGTTCTGGTCTTCACATATTTTTTCCCACGTCTTATCCTGTAGATAGAGTTTATCTCGATTTTTGAGCAAAGGGAAGCATCCCAAATATTCATCCATTTCTAGCAGCTCACAAAATTTATACAAGATATAACCATATGATAAGAAGTTTCTGCGACCAGCTGGGCGATGTTTTTTAAACGAGGGTTGAATTTCACGAAACATATGACGTAGCTTTTCTTCATCTTCACGAGACATAAATGGCGCATTTTGACCATTGAGACGATTAATAATATGAGGGATATGTTCATAATATTTTGAAGCTTTCATCTTTCGTAGAATTTCACGAAGCTTTGTTGGCTTCAAAGATGACATATTTGTTATACGCTCTTTTTTGAGTTGTATCAAAATTGTATCATAGATTTCATTAGGAATTTCAGTTGATTCTTTGGCCTGAAATTGTGCGAGCCATTCGTTGAAATGGTTGATCTTTTTGTATGCATAGTAACAAACCTCACGCGGCGGATCCTTATAACTCGGTTTATCACTATCAACTAAAATAAACTCTTGCTTCCCGCACTTTGAACAGGTAAGATTAGCTTCATTAAGACACATAATCATTTCATTACCACAGGCTTCACAGGTGGTCCATAGGTCATCATATTCTTCAACTGTATTTCGAGCCATAGACGGGTCTTCAAGCTGAAGATAATCATTAAGAAGTTGATTTCGTTGAAGACCTTTTTGGGCTTGAGGAATGACTACGGTGTTTCTTGTTTCTTGACCTTCTCTCTGTGCCACTTCTTCAAGAATTGCCAGAATTGAACCAGGCTTTGCTTTACTACTATTTGAAGTTTTCGTACCTTGTTGAATTTGATCTTGGATGTCATAATAATTGTAAAGTATATCACCAGTTCGAAGGAAATAATCCATTAATTCTGAATCATCGCCCACAGTTTTTATCTTTTTTTCAAGAGCCTCCGCTTCTCTCTCTAAACGCCATATCTCAATATCAGAAGTAGTTTCACTGATTTTCTTTTTAAGCTGTTCTAACTTATCTTTGTAGGCATTTATGTTTTCCTTTTGATCGATCATATTTTGGACTTTTTGGTTGTGAATAGCATCGAGCGTGGTGCGAGCTTCCGGATTAGAACGCTTTGAACTTTTTACTTTAAAAAACGCACTATCACTCATTGCTGAAATGTACTTATACGGTATGCGCACTCGGTTTTTAAACCCCCCAAAAATTTCATAAAAGTGTGTTTTGCCAAAATTTTTTTCTAATAGCAAGGTATAACGACAAATGACTGGCGGTGGATTAATGCAACTTGTAGCTTATGGTGCGCAGGATGTTTACCTAACGGGTAATCCTCAAATTACGTTCTTCAAGGTGGTGTATCGTCGCCATACCAACTTCGCGATGGAGTCCATTGAGAACCCTTTCAATGGTGCCCCTAACTTCGGCAAGAAGGTCACGTGCACGATCCAACGCAACGGTGATTTAATCCACCGCATGTACCTCCAGGCCACGCTCCCTCAGGTACAGCTCCAGTCCACGGATGGCTCTGGTGCTCAATTCCGCTGGCTCAACTGGATCGGTCACAACATCATTGACTACGTTGAGATTGAAATCGGTGGCCAACGCATCGATAAGCAATATGGCGACTGGCTCCACATCTGGAATGAGCTCACGCAGGAGCCTGGCAAGCAAGCCGGCTACGCCAAGATGGTTGGTAACGTCCCTGAACTCACGAACCTCCTCTATCAGGGCGGCTCCACGTGCGACAATGACTGCTATGGCGGCGAGCCCCTCACGTCTGAGGTCGTCACCAGCTGCGCGCCAATGTACACGCTCTACATCCCCCTCCAGTTCTGGTTCTGCCGCAACCCTGGCCTTGCCCTCCCTCTCATTGCTCTCCAGTACCACGAGGTCCGCATCAATCTCGAGTTCAACACGCTCAATAACGTCTGCTGGGACTACTCGAACTCGTCTGACCCCCACGCCATCCGCAACCGTGTTGGCCAGTGTGGTCTTGCCGCTGCCTCGCTCTATGTCGACTACATCTACCTCGACACGGATGAACGCCGCAAGTTCGCCCAGGTCTCGCACGAGTACCTCATTGATGTTCTCCAGTTCACGGGCGGTGAGTCGATCACGTCGTCGGCCAACAAGCTCAAGCTCAACTTCAACCACCCTTGCAAGGAGCTCATCTGGGTCGTCCAACGCGATTCGTTCGTGTCGTGCGATGACAACATCATCAACCCCTGGAAGGGCCAGCAGCCGTTCAACTACTCGGATTGGTGGGATCGCTCGGTGCTTGAGTCTGGCTACTCCGTGACGCGTGTTGAGGGTATGGCGGGCAAGAACCCCACGATCACGGGTCTCCTCCAGCTCAACGGCCACGACCGCTTCCAAGTCCGCGATGGCAACTACTTCAACTGGGTCCAACCTTACCAACACCACACGAACATCCCCGCGGTCGGTATCAACGTGTACTCGTTTGCTCTCCAACCCGAGCAACACCAACCCAGCGGCACGTGCAACTTATCGCGTATCGATAACACGACGCTCCTCCTCACGGTCAGCAACAACGCTGTAGGCACGAACCTCAGCTCGACGGTACGCGTCTATGCGACCAACTACAACGTTTTACGTATTATGTCGGGAATGGGAGGGCTCGCGTACTCGAACTAAACACTGGTTGGTGCGATTCTTCAATTTTATTTTTCAATGGAAAAAATTGTTTACTTGTACTACTATGTGATAATATAAAAATACAATAACGTTATATTAATAATATATATTGTATTTCAATAATTAATATGTACGCGAAATATACTATATCTTTAAAATAAAATTTGAAACTTATTTAAAATCTAATTAATGAGAATAAATAATGGAAACTTCAAATTGTAAAGCAATTATTCAAAGTGGAGAAAGAATAGGTGAAAATTGTAAAAGAATTGGAAAAGATAATGGATATTGTATTCATCATCAAAGGCAATATCAATATGATTTATTAATTAATGAAGATAAAAAAATATGTAATATGTTCTTTAGAGGTTGTGATAATGAATTATCTGAAAATGATATAATCAATAAATATAAAAATTGTGAAACTTGTAGAGAAAAAAAAATTGGGAAATCATATAATTGTGCTCTTGAAAGTTGCACATTTAAAATTAAAAATAAAGAAGATAAATATTGTGGAAAACATATTCGTCTATTACTTAAAGATGATGAAAAAAATACTAATATTAAATATTGTAATATTGATAGAGGATGTTTTAATAAGATCATATCAGGTACGAAATGTGAAGAATGTAAATATATTGAAAAAGATATAGTATCTAAAGAAATTACTAATTTACGTCAAAAACATAATATACAAGTAACTAAAATACCTAATAATTTAGATAAAAAACAAGAAGATAAAACAATATGTGTAGCAGAATTTTGGAGGGGCGTTCAAAAAAATGCTTATTCTAGGTCTTTATTATTTAATTTATCAGAATCTGACTTTGAAAAAATAATTATTCAACCTTGTTATTACTGTGGGTTTGTATCTAGTTCAAGATTAAATGGAATTGATAGAATGAATAATAATAAGGGTTATATTTTATCAAATTGTGTTTCTTGTTGTAAAATGTGTAATATTATTAAAAATATACAACATCCTAATGAATTTCTTGATAAAATTAATATTATAAATGATTATGTATTTAGTAGTATCCAAATTAAAAAGGAGTTTATTACAAAATGGGATGGATATTTATCAAAAGCATCAAGAGAAACATATAAAAATTATAAATCACATTGTGATAGAAGAAATATCTCATTCTTACTTACTGAAAAAGAATATGATAGCTTAATTAATGGTAAATGTTACTTATGTGGTATTGAACAAACATCAAATCATACAAATGGTATTGATAGATTTGATTCGACGATTCGTTCATATACTTTAGAAAATTCAAAAACATGCTGTGGTCATTGTAATTTAATGAAAGGGGCATTATCATATTCTGAATTTATTATGAAATGTATTCAAATTAAAAATTATAATTGTGATAGAAATATATTTAATTCTATTCCAATATATAGTTATACTAAATGTAGAAATGAGTTTTACACATCCGAAGATATTTACAATATGATGATAAATGGTAAATATATGAATTATATTGAATGGTGTAGAGAAAAAAATAAAACACCAGAATTTATTTCAGAAATGAATATTATATGTAATTTAGATGATATTACTAATGAGCCAAATAAAGAAACTATTATCACTAGTATTAAAAATGAAATGGAAAAAGAAAGAACTCGGTTATACTCTAAAGATGTATTAAACAATACTATAAATATTCAATGTACAACTCTATATTGTTATCTTACACAAGGGAAAATAGAATACTTTAAAGAGTGGTATAATACAAATTATACGAAAAGTGTATTATTTGATGAAAAACTACAATATTTAATAGATAGTCTGGCATATTTAGATAAAGAAAATGGTATAGAAGCTTGTAAGAAATTTATGTATGATGAAAAAAATAGAAGGAATACTCAACAAAGAAGAGAAAAAACAAAAAAGACAGTCAAATATTCATCAAAAGTAATACCTAAAAATACTAATAAATCTAGCACTGATATTATTAAAACTGAAACTAACATAATTATTGATAATGTAGATATATCACAAAATATTATCAATACTGTTATAAATGTACAAACAAATACAATAGTAGCAAATATATCACCAAAACAATGGAAGGTTAAACAGATTTATGAAACAATATCTTCAAATAAAGAAAATGTATATAAAACATTCTGTGAAGAAAATAATGATATTACAAAAATTCCAGATTGGGAAACAAAATGGATAGAATTTATATTATCAGTTAAGGGAAAAAAATTAGAGGAATCAGATAAAATAATTCGTGATTTTCTTGAAAATTTACGTAGAATACGTCATAATACACTATGTATTGAAAATAAAAATATTATTGATAGAGATGATAGACAGCAGTGGCCAGCTACAACAATTGTTAGAGCATATTTAGATGGCAAGATTGATACATTTAAAAAGTATACAGAAGCACAAACTGGAGATAATCCAGAAGATGTACTTTGGCAAAAACGTTGGGATTCATTTATTCTAAGTCTCAACGATAATAAACAAAACTCAAATAAACTAAAAGACTTATGTAGTAAATTTCTAGCGGCTCAGCGTACAAAGAGATATAGAAATAAAAAATAATAAGATTTATAACAATTTAATCTACAAATGTCTACAATAAAAATCCCACGCATCCGAATTATATACATCATTATTTTTAGAATGAATTTCAGTTAATTCTTCAACGCTTCTCTTTTCAGTAATATCAGCTCGCCCTCTATTAATTTTCTTTAAAAATTCCTCTTCTGATTTTGTGTAATAATGATGTATACACGCAATTTCATCACTACCTTTATCATTAAAAGGACCAGTTATAATATTACTATGTGTATCATAATTATTACCTTTAAGTAATACTGGATAATGTGGGCTAACATATATATAAATATTACTTAATTTAGAAATAGACTTAATCTGAATATCTATGTTTTTATTACAATATTTAAATCGACTAGTAACAGGTTCATCGTGGTATATCTTTTCATTTGATGTTCCAAACATTTTCCAACTTAAACCGATTGAATCGTGACTATCATAATCTTTTAAAAAATCATTAATGTTACTATGTTTTTTTAGAACAATAAATTCATCACAATCAATAAACGCACACCACTTATGTACCTTTTTATATTGTGCTATACATAAATTATATGCTTCTATCTGTTTTGTACTACCTGGAAAATGAATAATAGTAACTTTGTCAGTTTGTTTATCCTTAAGAGTATTTGTTAGACTATTATCGTAAATGTATATATGACTAAATCCTAATACTAAGTGGTATTTAATCCATTCATCAATATATGGTTCTTCATTTAAAGCAATACAACATATAGCAGCATTATTTACAGTTGTTTTAGGTAATACATATTTAGAAATAGGTTCATTTGTTTCTGGAATAATTGGTGACGATTCTTGTATAGGTTGATGTGGTTGAGGTACAATTGTTTTATTTGGCATTTTTTTCTCTCTAAAGTGAACTCTACCTCCACCCCATGATGACATTTTAACTTTAAATAAAAATCTATCTTTAAACCATTTAAAGTACTAATAAAATATATGATAAGAATGAAACGTTTTTTAACGTTTGACGATGTTGGGTTAGTACCAAAGTTTAATAAAATTTTGTCACGACTTCATACAGACCTCAAAACACAACTTGGAAGAGATAGTTTCAAGTCACCATTTATTCCAGCGAATATGGATTCTGTGATTGGTCCTAAGCTGGCGCAGATATGTAAGGAGAGAGGTGCACCTATTATTTTTCATCGTTTCGCACCAATTGAAGAACAAGTCAAATGGACTAAAGAATTTCCAGAGGCATATATGAGTTTAGGAGTTCAAGAAAGCAGTGCCAATTTGGAAGCTCTGTATGAAGCTGGATGTCGCAGATTCTGTATTGATATCGCACACGGACATTCCCAAGTGGTTTTAGATGCAATAAAAAAGATTAAGGATTTTGATAAAATGAATCAAGTAATAGCTGGAAATGTCTGTACATACAATGGTGTAATGGATTTGGCAGAGGCTGGAGCGAATATTATTAAAGTAGGTGTAGGTCCAGGAGCAGCTTGTATAACAAGAATGATGACTGGATTTGGAGTACCACAATTTAGCGCAATTAAAGAATGCTCTTCAGCTAAGCACGATTTATTATATGGAAAAAGTATTAAGATTGAATTAATAGCGGATGGAGGGATTAAGCATCCAAGGGATGCGGTGTTGGCATTGGCGGCAGGGGCTGATGCAGTGATGATGGGATCTATTTTTGCGAGGACATTTGAGTCTGCGGCACCTAAGAGGGAAGTGGAAGGTAAGACAATTGGGCGTTATAGGGGACAAGCATCATCAGAGTTTATGAATGAATATTTTGGTGATACTAAAAAGCGTCAGGCAGAAGGAGTTGCATTTGATGTTGAAATTACTAAATCGACTGTAGATGTTTTTGAGGAGTATGAAGGGGGATTACGGTCAGGTTTAACATACTGTGGAACAGATAATCTGGATGATTTTAGGAAAAATGCTGAAATATTTGAATCAACTGGAAATTTTATGATAGAATCAAGTTATAGAAAATAATTAATTAATTATAATCCTTGTAAGTTCTGGATCATCTATAATAGGAGAATTTCTAACAATATATGTTATATATGGTGACATTACAATGGTATGTATAGCATCTTGAATATCTTTAATTAGATAATAGTCCTCGTGCCCAGACTGTTTAAACTTGAACCCTAGTTGATATAATTGTGTTTTAAAACAAAAGCTTATACCAACTAGACCACTAATGATTTTTTTGACATTGTTGGGTGGATATATTTTATTAGTATCAACCATTCTAAATAAAATTAGATCAGCTGATGGTGTTAATACAATTTCTTCCATTAAGTTTGAAGTATAATTAGGGAGTAATATATCATCATCATCTAAAAAGCCAATCCATGGGGTAGTAACAAGACTCATTCCAATATTTCTAACATAACCTGCTATACCATGAATTCCAATGCTATCTTTTAATTTTCCAACTTTATTAACACTGATATACAAAAATCTACTATCAGATAATAATGCTAATAATTTATTATCTGATGGAATAATACCATCAAATACAATAATAGCTTTCCAGTTTGACTCATATTGATTTAATAAAGAGTGTAATGCGTTTATTAGTGTATTTCGATTAATTGTAGGTATTATAAATGTAATCAGCACATTTCTATTATTTTTATTAAATGATTCAAGTCTATTGAGTGTATCTTCATATGTGTGGTTAAGTGCTGTGGTGTTTGAATAAATACAATTCTCATCAGAAACTACGTTATTCGTAGAAACAACTTCAGAGGAGGTATTAATGGTTGGAATAGTTGGTGGTATTCTTTTTTTAGTTGGATGATTTAACCAAGATGACATTTTTAAGAGATAATATTTTATATATATAAAATCTACGCAATTAACGACCTCTCCATACTTTAATAATTGCCGTATTATAATATCGTTGTCTTAGAATATAAGCACTTGTTTCTGGATTACTATTTTCAGATTCAAATGCGCCAGGATAATTTACAATATTTCCAAAATTAGAGCAATCATCTTTAGCAATACCTTCATAGTATAATACAATTCCAATAATTCTTTCAAATGTTTCTCTATCAAGTCTTGTTTTAATTGATAATACTAAAGTTGAAAATAAATTATATTTAGTTTCCAGATATGATACAGTATCAATATCAATTATAGTTGCGGCCCCAAAGCACCCTTTCCATGAGCTTTCTGGATTATTAGCATAATCATATAAATTTTTATTATTATTAAGCATCGAAATATATTGTAAAATTTTTCTAGTATCTCTAACTTCATAATTATGAAAGTACCAATGAAACTTTACTTCATCTTTAATTTCATTTTCTATAAATCGTCTATTAAGTGACATACTATCATGTAAAAAAATCATTTTATTCGCCCATTTATATTTGTAAAAATAATAATAAGGAAGAATTTCACCAGCTCCACTAAATTCACTCTTAATTACTTCAGCATTTACTAGTTTGCCATCTATTGTATTAATACTAGAATTATCATCGATAATTACAATCTTATTTGTATAGAACTTTCTAATCGAATTATATGAGGAAATCCATAAATAATTGTCGTGTGTATTACGTAAATGTCTTAAAATAACAAAAACAAAAGATTTATCTTTGTACATTAATTCAAATGCGGTTGGATTGGGGGTAGTATTGATCTTTTTTGTATCATATTGTCTAGGATTTACAACTATTTCTACTACTTTTTTTGGTTCATTATTTCTTGATTCAATTATAATTTTATTTTGCGAAACTTCCTGAAATGACTCTGAAATTAGAACTTCGGGTCGGATGGTTTTTTGAATTACTTGCGGTCTTAGATATTCGGGAATTTGAGATATATCCCTTTTTCTAGGAATATGTCTATTGATCCAGGATGACATTTATTTTTAAAAATATTTAATCTACTAGTATATTAACACATTTTATCGTCCTCTCCATACTTTCATAATCGCCGTATCATACCCCTTTTGTCTTAGAATGTGTGTAGCAGTTTCCATATTATTATTCTCTGATTCAAATGCTCCTGGATATTTCAATATATCCCCATAATTAGAACATTTGTCATCATTAAATATTCCCTCATAATATAAAACAATTCCAAACACTCTCTCAAATGTCTCTCTATCCTTTCTAGTTCTAATTGCTAAGACCAAGTTTGAAAAGATTTTATATTCCTCTTCCAAATACTGTACTGTAGCTAAATCACAAATTGATGTAGCTCCAAAACATCCAAACCAAGTCGTTTCAGGATCTGTTGCGAAAGCCTGTAATTCTGTACTATTTGTAAGCATTGATACATAATTAATAATCTTCCTAAAATCACCTTCCTTACTCTTATTAAAATACCAATGAAATTTAATATTATTATCTAGTTCCGTATCTCTAAATGGGCGATTAATAAACATACTATCGTGTAAAAATATCATTCTGTCTGCCCACTTATACTTCAAAAAATAGTAATATGGCAGAATTTCACCAGCCCCATTAAATTCACTCTTAATAACTTCAACATTGGCTAATTTACCATCAACTGTATTAATACTAGAATTATCATCAATGATTACAATCTTATTTGTATAGAACTTTCGTATCGAGTTATATGAGGAAATCCATAAATCATTATCACGCGTTGTACGTAAATGTCTTAAAATAACAAAAACATATGATTTCTCTTTAAATCGGAGTTCAAATGCTGATGGACTTAGTGATGTATCGATTTTTTTGGTAACATATTGGCGAGGATTTACAACTGGTTCTACTACTTTTTTGGGCTCATTACTTCGTGTATTAAGAATTATTTCATTTTGTGTGACTTCTTGATATAATTCAGATGCTACAATTTCTGGTCGAGCAACACGTGGAACAATCTGAGGTCTAAATTCCTCTGGAATCTGTGAGATATTACGTTTTTGAGGTATTCTTCTGTTTGCCCACGATGACATTTATACAATGTATTAAATTAAATTAGAAAAATTTTACTCATCCAATCAGATATTTCTCTTTGAATTAAACTGAGTTCCGTATATGTTCTAATTGCTCTATAAAATTCTGTAGATGTGCGCGGATTATATAGTTAGACTAATTTAATACAACTTGATTTACTCTTAAAAATAGACTTATAATTAAAATCCATTCATTAATATATACATATTAATACCTGTAAGACTAATATGTGCGATAATATGCGGTATACAATTATTCATTTTCTTAGCTAATCCATATGAACTAACAGCAATAGGTAATATAAAGTATATTGTATTTACGGGAGCAATTGTATAAGTTATAACGGCACCACATCCAATAGTTATTCTATCTGACCATTTAGCAAGTTCAGATGTAGTAGAGTGATTCCATATACTAGTTATAAGAGCCATTACTATAAATATAATATAAGGTGTTGGCGGTAATTGTACAGACAATAAAAAAGCTGTTAAATGACAAATTGTCGAGCATAATGTGCTGGCTAATAAAATCTTATTAGCCATTGGTCTATATTAGTTATCGGTCTATATTAATATTATCTTTCTCTTTAATATAGAATGAAAGCGGTTTTTGGAATTAACTTTTTTATATTCTGTATTCTTATATTATTCATTGTATTATACTTTACAAAGGAAATGCGTGATGAGGGCTTCGATAATTCAGGTGCTTTAATTCAATTGGCATCGTCTGAAGCATTTGGAATGTCACCTGGTGTAATGGATCAGCTATCTTCTACTCGTGTAGTATCAAAACGGGAAGAGGATGTAGATGACCGAATTTATGATAATCTGACAAGACAGGGTATCATTAATATGACAGAATCCGGCTATAAAGGGTCTGACTTTGCCAGTACTGCCTCCTCGTATTAGATATTAATTGATTCATATATTGTTTTAAATTCATCTGAATCCCAGATAATTTCTGGTGGTCCAGATGGATATGCTTCGTAGGGAATACTCTTCTCAGTTGGTTTTTCTAAACTTAATAGTTTTTTAAGTGAATATAGACGACGATGTATGGGATTTTTAATATGTTTAAATTGTGTGCGTCCTAATTGTTTCCATCGCCATTCAATCTGTAAAGCCGAACGCCATTCTAGAATTCCTGTTATGTAACACCCACGCTTCCAAGTTAATCCCTCTGCTACGCGGATACCTGTTGCTCTAGCTCCTCCTGAAATTTCCTTATTATGTTGACGTAAACGCCTATTTGGGTCTATAGTTGCCCCAATATATGTCTGGTTTTTGTCGGTATATAGCATATAACAATAATTCATTATATACTAATTATAATATATAAATTATATAAATTATATATTAAGCTCGAATTTAGTCCAATTCTCTTCGTGCATTCCAACATTAAATTTAGAAGACTGATAAAATATAGGTTTTTTATTTGCTAGAATAGTAAAATTAGGCTGTAATCTTGATAGTAGTACATCGTGATGATATAGTATATTAGTTTTGATAGATTTGATTACAGCTTCCTTATACTCTCTTGATATATAGAGAATTGCGTGACCAGATAACATATTTAATATTTTTGCATGTGAATCAGACCAGGGTTCAAATACAGAATCTTCAAAGTGACTATTTTCTGTTGGATGTCCACCAGACCTACTAAGACCTAAATATATTGCATCTGCTTTTGAGTAAAATACAAACTCCTCTATACCAGTCCATTCTACATCATCTTCCAAAATGAGAATAGGATTATCAAGATTCTTTTCAAGAATATCTATGGTAGCCTTATTTAAACATGTTGGATAGTTTTCAGTTGAAGATACATAATGGGTAAAATCTTTAAAGCCAATTGTACTTAGCAGATTATCCATATGTATCTTTCTGGTATGATATTTTTCATTATGATCTGGACACATATATACAGTTTTTATGTCAACTATTTTCATATTTATTACCTAAAGAGATTATGCTTTAAGCTAATTAGAATGTCTTGTACTGTAGTATCGGCATATTATTCAATTAAATCAAAATTTTCTAAAGAAAAATATTTAGAATGGGGGAAAACATTTATGAAACTTGAATCGCCCATTGTATTATTTACAGAAGAACACTTGATTCCTGAACTTAAGATTCTAAGAGAAAATAGGCCTATTAATTTTATAATACTACCATTTAAAAAATTAGACACATGGGTTCTATATAAAGATAAATGGATTGAAAATCACAAAATCGACCCTGAAAATGCTTATCATACTCCAGAATTGTATGCTATTTGGGCTCAAAAGGCATTCTTTGTAGAGCGGGCAATTGAATCTAATTATTTTAATACAGACTATTTCTTTTGGTGTGATTTTGGGGCATTTCGTAATCCTAAGATTACTTCCGCTGTTTTAGAATCATTCCCTCAGATTAAGCATTTTAGTAGTGATAAAATTCTCTTACAGGCAATTAATGATTTATCTGAAGCTGAAAAGATTATCAAAGATGATGATATTTATGGCGAAAAAATATCTAGTAAATGGAATGAAGTGAGATTGGTTGGTGGATTATGGGGTGGTAGTATAGATGCTTGTTTAAATTGGAAAAAAAAATATCAAATAATGCTTGAAATGTACTTTAGTAAGGGACGATTTGCTGGAAAGGATCAGATAGTTATGCTATCGACATATCTAGCTAATCCAGATATTGCTTCAATTGTTAAATGTACATTATCAAATATAGATGAGTGGTTCTTTTTTGAATATCTTCTATCAAATACAGATACTAAATTCGAATTAAATTCATCATATATTCTAAATTGTGATAATACTCGACCGACTGTTTCTGTTAATATAATGGGAGGACTGGGAAATCAAATGTTTCAACTTGCTACTGCATATGCATATGCTAGAAAGCATAATGGAAACTTGAAAATAATGCGTAATAAGCGTGAAAGTGACGGTCGCCCCTTATACTGGGATTCATTTTTAAGAAGATTTAATAAATATTTAGTTGATTCGCTTCCAGATAATTTAGTACAGTGGCACGAAAGAGCCGCAACTGAATATTCCTCAACCCCAGATTTAAATTCTAATGGTATTTTTTTAAACGGTTATCTACAAAGTCCTAAATATTTTAATAATACACTAATAGAACAGGAGATAAAAGAATTATTTGCTTCAAAATGTTCTGTAATATGTAATATAAATGAAAAATATTTACAATTATTAAATAATAGAGATAGAGTTATTGTTGTACACGCTAGACGTACTGATTACTGTAGAAATCAAGATATAATTAACTTTCACGGACCATTAACAAGTGAATATTATAAAGAAGCTATTAAAAGAATGTGTCAATCTGTAAGTAATCCGATATTTTTATTATCATCTGATGACTCTAATTTTTGGATTGATTTATTGGAAAGTATACCAGAGTTTGATTCTGGAAATATTTATATTTTAAATAATGAAAATGAAATTAATACAATTACATTATTACGACAATTTAATTATTTTATAATAGCAAATTCTACGTTTAGTTGGTGGGCTGCGTGGTTAGCAAATGATGTAAAGAGAGTTATTGCACCGTCAAAATGGTTTGGCCCAACTGGTCCACAGAATTATAAAGATATTTATGTACCATCGTGGGAATTAGTTTAACATTTATAATTTTGATATACATTTTCAATATCTGAATAATTTGCATACTGATATGCGATTCTATCTTTTAATGTATACCAGTTTCCAATTGGCATTAATATTTTCCAAAACTGATCGAGACACCAATCACTATGTTTACCATATTTTTTCATTTTATTACTTGATTTAATATAATTAGCTAATAATGTATATACATAACTTTTTGTAACAATATATCCAGATGTAGTTTGTGATGACTTTACCTTTAAAATTAATTCATCCTCTGTAGTATTTGTTTTTAAATCATCAATTCCAACACCTAGAAGTAATATATCAAACTGAGACATATTTTTAAGTAAATATATTATTGACTTATTAATATCGTTTGTATTATTGGATATAAATGTAAAGTCATCTTCTAACACCATAATATTATTCCAAGATGGATTTTTAATAAACATCTCTAATGCTTTAATATGACTAAGTGAACATCCAAGGGCACCATTAGATTTATTAGATACAGCATCTATTCTATGCGTTTTTGAAAGTGTTGGATCTATTTTTTTAATTTCATTTAGACAGTGTTCATCTCTATCCTTTCTATGTTCAAGATTTATATACAATATAGCGTCAATATAATCTAAACAACTATTATCCTTAATTTGGTGTTTAATTTTAGTTATTGTACCCGTATTTATAGGGTTAACTACAGTATTTTTATTTGTAGATATTTGTCCTATATTCTGTAAATGATTATATACATATTTAGATCGATTACTCTCTCTTGATATATTATTTCTTATCCAAGACATATTCTACCAAATACTATTTATTATATTCTTTAAATTAACACATTTAAAGGCTCTACCTATTATAATTTAGAATGAAAGTTTTAGTATTCGGAGGTAAAGGTTGGATTGGACAACAATTTATTAATAATACTAAGCACGAAGTTATTCAAGCTAGTACCCGTGCTAACAATTACCAAGATACATTTGATGAAATTGCGCAAGTAAAACCTGATTGTGTTATCTCTTTTCTTGGCCGAACATATGGAACTGCTCCAGATGGAAAACTAATACCTTCAATTGACTATTTAGAACTACCAGGCAAACTTTATGAAAATATGCGTGATAACTTTTATGCCCCTTTTAATCTTGCCTCAATTTGTGACAAACTAAATGCCCATTTTATCTATCTTGGTACTGGATGTATTTACACTTACACAGCAGACAAAAAGACCTTTACAGAACAGGATATACCAAACTTCTTTGGCTCTGGATACTCAACTGTAAAAGGTTATACTGACCAGGTTCTTCGTCATTTTAATAATACTCTTCAGCTAAGAATCAGAATGCCAGTTTCTAAGTTAGTAAGTGGCCGCAATCTAATTGATAAACTGGTTGGTTATCCGAATATCTGTTCCATTCCAAACTCGATGACAGTTCTTGATGATATGTGGCCAATTATAGATAAAATGATAGAAGTACAAGAAAAGGGTGTATATAATCTTACAAATCCTGGCACAGCTGAGCATAATTGGATTCTTCAAGAATATACAAAACTAATTAGTCCAACCCATACTTGGAATTTAATTTCGTATGAAGAACAAATGAAATACATTAAATCTGAACGCTCTAATAATGAAATGGATACTTCAAAGTTAGAACATTTTTGTAAAAATTATGATTTGGAACTTCTTCCAATTCAAGAATCTATTATGCGCTGTATTCAACGCAGATATCTTGAAGAAGTAAACTAGTTTGTATTCTTAATCACAATCCATATTAATAGTACAGGGATATTTAATAAAACAGAAATCACGCCAGGTTTTATCGTACCCATAATTTCTATCATATTCAACCCACCCAAATAAACGCTTCCCTTCTCTAACAAACTCTGGAAAGGCCTCCCATACTTTATACTTCATAGTAAAAAGTAAATTCATAACAGTCATTTCATTACAACGGCAAATTGGATATTTATTCATAGTTTCTACCATTTGTGTCATATTACACATTTTAAGTAAGGCTGTGTCATACACCCACATACAATTCAAAAAATATCGTTCTTTTAAGATATCTTTTGAGTACTCTTCAAATAATTTTTCAGCAGCATTATGATTCGCTGATAATTCCATCATTGCTTCGAATCTTTGATCACCCCACGCAGGAACATCGTCAGGTGCTAAAATCTTTCCATTGCAAGGAAGACTATCCAAATATTTAATCTCATCAACTACTCTTAATCCTGCGTCTAAAAATATGACTTTATTCCATTGTGAAAACCACTCATCAAATACATAGAACTTATCCCACTGTGTTAACTTCAAAAGATGTCTTTGATCACCAACAGTCATTAAAGGATATTGTTTATACTGCTCAACTAAGTAGTCTGTATTAATATGCTCAACCCTCCTTTGAATTACATCATAATAATCTAAAAAGTTTTTTGATGGATTGAAACCAACAGTAATTAGAACTATATCTCCTGTCCATTTTCCCTTAGTACGAATATCAAGGATTGTACGTTTAGCTTTATTAAAATAGTTCTTGTCAGTCAGTGTTACAACTACACTTTTTGTCATTTTACTAAATATATCATTTATAGTTTAAGTAGCAGTTTCAATTAAACTCTCAATATTTTCTATAAAGTTTGTATACTTTTCCTCCCAGCCAAGAGATTTTAGTAATGTTGTATCAACTGAATAGCGAAAATCATTGAAAGGACGATCCTCTACAAATATAACATTGTTATTAATAGTCTTATCTTTAGTCATTCGTTCTATAAGCAGGGTTGCCACATCCATTACAGAGTACTCTTGTTTTGTTCCAATATTATATACCTCATTTAATACGCCATTATGAAAAATTAAGTCTGTAGCAATTGCAACATCTTCAGCCCAAATAAAATTACGACGCGTACTTCCGTTTCCGTGTATAGTTAGCAGCTTCCCTTCACGTAGCAACTTAATAAACTTTGGAATTAATTTTTCTGGATACTGATTAGGGCCATATACATTATTACAACGAACAATTACAACAGGTAGGTTGAAACTATGATAATAAGAACGAACTAAGAACTCAGCGGCGGCCTTTGTAGCAGCATATGGATTTGTTGGGTTTAGAAGAGATTTTTCGTGACACCCTGGATGCTCTAAATCAACCTCCCCATATACCTCATCTGTTGAAAAGTGTAAAAACTTCTTAATCTTACCATACTCTTTTGAAGCCTGAAGAAGAACGTGAGTACCCATTACATTATCCGTCGTATACTGAAGAGAATTATCAAAAGAATTATCTACATGACTTTGTGCGGCAAAGTGAATAATCGCATCAATCGAGTACTCATTCAAAATATGTAGTACTAAGTCTTTACTTGTAATATTACCCTTAATAAATTTATAATTTGAATGGGAATTTACATTAGATACATTGGCACAATAATTTAGACAATCAATATTAAAAATTTTAACAGTAGGATCTTTTTTAAGAATATAATTAATAAAGTTTGAGCCGATAAAGCCGCATCCTCCAGTAACAAGAATATTCATTCTTATCTTAATCACTAATTAACTTTTAGGTTCTAAAAAATTGATTTAATATTTCACATATAATAATGTAACGCAATTAGAATATCATTTCTTTACATCCCTGAAAATTTTGAGAATCAAAATATGAACTCGCAATCAGCAACAATGCTGATTGTTCCTGATATTTCCAAGACTCCTGAGACCCTACCATCTCACCCATATACCTTTCCACTTGACCCCTTTCAGCAACACGCCATCTCAGCTATCGCCAAAGATGAAAATGTTCTTGTCTGTGCCAAAACCGGTTCAGGTAAAACCCTCGTAGGTGAATACCAAATCTATCACTCCCTTTCCAAAGGCAAACGTGTATTCTATACTACACCTATCAAATCCCTATCAAACCAGAAATTCTATGACTTGAAACACTTATTCAAAGACGCATCAGTTGGCATTATGACAGGTGATATCAAGTTTCGCCCTGATGCTCAAATTGTAATTATGACAACTGAAATTCTACGTAATCTTCTCTATAAAAAAGGTACAACTACAGAGCATCTAGGTCTAACTGCTTCTATCTCTATGGATGGACTAGATGCCGTGATTTTCGATGAGTGTCATTATATTAATGATAGAGATCGAGGTAAAATCTGGGAAGAAACTATGATTCTCCTACCCCGTGAAGTTAATCTAGTTATGCTATCTGCTACACTGGACCATCCAGAATACTTTGCAAAGTGGCTAGGTGAACTTAAACAAAAACCAATTCATCTAATCGAGACTACTTATCGTATTGTCCCGCTTACTCATAATCTTCTTGATTCAAACTATAAACTTATTCCTTTGATGGATGCTAAGGAAGTATATACTGAAAAGGTGTATATGGACTGGCTAAGAGGTCAGCAGGGACTACAAGATGAACAAAAGGCTTTTCAGAGAAAAGTTAAAGATGCACGTCAGTCTGGTTTTGAGGGAGCAGTTGATGGTAAAGTTCGTACATATAGTTTCACTCACAAGATGAATGAAACTATAAAAATGCTTGAAAAAGAAGAACTACTTCCTGCCCTCTTCTTTATACTTAGCCGCAAGCATTGTGAGGCATATGCCGCAAAAGTCGATGGTTCTCTACTTTCCTCAAGTGATAGTGCTTCTGTAAGACATATTATTACATTTCATCTTCATCGGCATATGAAGGAGCTGGAGAAGGTGCCACAATATCATACAATTTATGATCTACTCTGTCGTGGTATCGCATTTCATCATAGCGGTCTCCTTCCACTTTTGAAAGAGATTATTGAGGTATTATTCTCAAAGGGCTTTGTAAAGATTATGTTTTGTACTGAAACATTTGCAGTAGGACTCAATATGCCCACAAAAACTGTCCTATTTGCAGGTTTTAAAAAGTATGATGACCAAACTGGAGGTATGCGTATGCTACGTAATGATGAATATATTCAAATGGCGGGGCGCGCTGGTCGGCGTGGCAAAGATGATAAGGGGGTAGTAATCTATCTTCCAGATCGTGAACCAGTTGAGCCAGGTGAAATGAAAGGAATGATGAAGGGTTCAAAGCCACCTATTCAAAGCCGAATGGACTTTCATTATGACTTTATTCTTAAGACGATTCAGAGCTCGGAGCCAGGTCAGCCTCTAAAATGGCTAAGCATTATGGAGCAGAGTTACTGGTTTCAGCAGCGTCAAAAACAGATTAAGGCGCTTGATATTGATATCGCTAAATGTCAAAAGAAGATGGATGATATTAAGGTAGAAGAGCCATTCCTAACAGGTTGTGAAATGCGATTTGAATTGGAGAAAAAGATTAAAGAGACTGTAAATGCTGCGAGAAAGGAAGTTCAGCGACAACTCGATACACTTAAGAATAAACAATTTGGGCCCAAATGGGTTACTGCTTGGACAAATTATAATCTAATGCGAATAGTTCAAAAAGAGCTTAATGAACTTATGAATGATAAAGATATTCTAGAAGCACATCAAGAGAGTATTACACCCTCTGTAAAGTTTCTTAAGGAAATTGGATATCTTAAAAATGATGATCCGCTTACGCTTAAGAATGAGGATCTAACTCTAAAGGGTATTCTAGCTACAGAAATAAATGAAGGGCATCAAATCTTAATGACTGAGCTCTATACACAAGAGCATCTTCATAGTCTATCTGGCGAGGAGATTGTAACTGTTTTAGGATGCTTTATGGAGGAGAAGGAAACAGATGATAGCCCAACAATTGGAGAACTTAATGTATCAAATGAAGTTCGCGCTGTTCTTCTAAAAATTAGGAAAATGGCTCAAGAGTTGGGGGGTGTGGAAGATCGAATTGGCTTTCCAGTTCAGGATTATTGGAAGGTCGGTACACAGTTAATCGAGCCAATGCGTCGTTGGATTGAGGGAGAAAATGCGTCTATTATTTGTCAGGAGCATGGCTTGTTTGAGGGTAACTTTATTCGATCAATAATGAAGATGGCAAATATGCTTGATGAGTGGCTTGCAATGGCGACATATTGTCAGCATACAGAACAGGTAGATAAAATTATGGAAGTTCGCCAAAAAATAATTCGTGATATTGTTATTTCAGATAGTCTTTATCTACATCTCTAAATATTATAAATATTATAAATATAAAAACAACATAAAGCAATAATGATATTAATATATAAAATGAATTTTTGGTATGATTTGGAACTGCTTATAATGAGCACAGACGAAGAAGGGGCAGCAGCCTTTTATAGAGATGAATACAATCGTTCTGATTCTAATGCGGGATTTGACCTATTTTCATCAGAAGATGTTCTTGTAGAACAGATTCCTCGATTTATTCCCTTTGGAATTATTGCTCGGCTCATAAAGGTTCAGCCAATGCCAGGTGGTACATCAAATGATTATTTGAAAACAGATAGTCATTTTTGGTTGATGTGTCGGTCTTCTATTTATAAAACTGGTCTAATAATGGGAAATTCGACTGGCACAATTGATAAGAGTTATCGTGGAGAGTTAAAGGCTCCTGTATGGTCAATGACTGCTAATTCACAAGTAACACGTGGGGATCGGTTATTCCAGATTGTGGCACCTGATATGGGATGGATTCGTAATATTCGTGTAGTAAATTCTATGCCAAATACAGAACGTGGAGTAGGAGGATTTGGCTCAACTGGCAGGTAATTTATTATATTCAAAGTATCTATATTTTTATAACAATTTATTCATATGTAAAAATTGAGAATCTAAACCCAATTTATAAATTAGGTTTAGAATGTCAGAGTCAATCTATTATGAAGATACAATCCAAGAATTTGGTGTTGCGCATAACTGGTATAATGCTACAATTAAAGATTCAATTGTAACTAGTCGTGGTACAAAAGTAGAAATGGTTGAACGCCCTCAATGGGGTCTTGCCTGTTATATGGACAATTCAATTCAAAGCGGAACTATTGATGAAAAGATTTATCACGAGGCACTCGTCCATCCAGTTATGTCAAGTATCCAAGAAAGAAAGCGAGTAATGATTATTGGTGGTGGAGAGGGGGCAACAGCGAGAGAGGTTTTGAAGTGGGCAGGGGTGGAAGAGGTTGATATGTTTGAATGGGATGAAGATGTAGTAGACCTTTTCCGAAATAAGTATCCACAATGGGCTCAAGGTGCGTGGGATGATCCGCGCTTAAATATTAATTATTCAGATATCTTTGAAGTAATTAAGACTCAGCCTATAAAGAAATATGATGTGATTATTATTGATTTATTTGAACCGTGTGAAGAGAATAAAAAACAATGGAATTGTCTTCTTAAGAATCTATGTAGTTGGGTTACACTTAATGGCTCTATTGTAATGTATGCTGGAATGCGAAATATTCTCGTTAAAGAGCAACCATACCAAAAGTTAATGAATATTATTAAGTATGTGGAAACTTGGCACGGAATTCCTATTTATGATGTCTCTTTGAATAAGGAGATTGTACCATATAAGGTATATATTCCATCATTTTCAGGAGAGAGTACATTCCTTCTGTTAAAGCATTGTCAGCTAGGGGTAATGAATTTTGAGGAAGCTAGCAGGCTTAATTCTCATATGACAAATGATATGTGGAATTCTTATAAGACTATGAATTGGTAAAAATATTCTATTCAATCCTATCTAACTTGGCAGTAATTTCACAAAAGAAGTTTACTTTCGCTTAGATTGAAAGTCAGTTGCAGATGGTATTTTCCAGGGTGTATAACTACTTGTAGTATTATCTGTAGTTTCTGACCAAGGTGTATAGGTAGTATTTAAAGTATTTGTTAAAGTGTTTGAGGTATCTTGTGGAGGATAAATGGTCATATTATCCATATCAGAACTTTTAGTATTAGGATTTAATGTTAAAAACTGTTTATCAATATCTTCACGAGCTTTTAGTAAATCACTGAGTCGTTTTTGATTTTCATTGTGAAGCTCCAAATTAGAGGGTTTGTCGGGTGTAAAAGAATGTTTTTGGAATCGGGTGATGCCGCACTGGAATCTATTCCCACAACTCATTTCTTGTAATACACAATTTAAAATTTGAATACAATTTACATTTTAGATTTTAGCAAGGGATGAATAACGCTCAGAAGATACTATCAAGTGTATTAGGTACAGAACAATTCCAAGAAAGACCAGCAGGGATCCAAGGTATTTTACAAACTAAAGACTATAATGAGTTTATTATATTAAGTGATACTGGAAATGAACTTCACAGATTTACAGGAGCAAAACTGGCCAACAAATGCCTTGCAGGAGATCATATTAACTGGACAAATGAAAAATGCCAACTGGAGCTACGCGACGAACACCCTCTTATTGTGGGCACATTGGAACTTACGAATAAATCGAAATATGGTCTTACATCGCGGGGAGGGTCCATTTATCTCTTTACTCCTTATAACAAGTCTTATCCACATTTTATCGTGGGATGTTCAGAGAGAGATGTGTCAAAGAATAGAATCGGCTTAATCAAGTTTGATGATTGGGCAGCATCTTCAACATTTCCTCGTGGTAATCTACAACAGGTTTTAGGGGCGTCAGGAGACTTTGAAGCAGAGCGACAGGCTCTAATTTGGCAATCTTCTCCTTGGAAATATCCTAAATATCCATATGTACCCGTATCAAAAGAGAATATTCTTCGTCAAAAGCTTAATGGATATACATTCAATATTGATCCTGTTGGCTGTAAAGATGTAGATGATGTACTTACATTTGAAGAACTTGATGGAGGTAAGTGGAAAGTGACAATTACGATTAGTGATGTGGCAACATATATTGAGGATGGTGGAGTAGTTGATACATATGCATCACTGATTGGTCAAACATTGTATGACATTGGTGGAACAGTTTTAAGGCCAATGCTTCCTAAAGAATATTCTGAAGAGGCTTGCTCACTGATTCCTGGAAAAGAATCCTATGGTATTTCCCTTCAGTTTATTTGGAATGGAAAAGAGATTACAAATAAAGAGTGGTTTGAATCAGTTCTTAAAACAGATAAATCATATTCATATGAAGAATTTCAAGAGTCAGCCTCACCCTATAAAAAGCCTCTTCAAGAAATCACATCATACTTGGCAAGAGAAGATGTAAAATGTTCGCATAAGTGGATTGAGCAATGTATGTTGTTTTATAATAAGGAGGCTGGTAAGAGGTTGAAGCAGTCAGGGATGGGTATTTTGAGAAAGCATTCGGCTCCTAACTTTGAAAGGCTTGAGAGATATAGGACGCATATTCCAGAGTTGGAGAAGCTAGCATTCTCTTCTGCGGAGTATTGTTTGGCAGAGGAAACAGAGACAAAGCATTATGGATTAGATTCAGATACGTATGCACACACATCAAGTCCAATTCGTCGTTATGCTGATTTAGTCAATCAGCGTGCTTTGAAGCTTCTATTGAGGGGCTCATCTGTACGATATATTGTTCCTTTAGCAATGTATGATATGAACTATAGAGCAAAACTAAATAAGAATTTTGGGAGAGATATGGATTTCCTAAATGCAATTGCTACAGGTCAAACAACATTTATAGGTATTGTTATTGATAAAACCATAGTGGAAGATCAGCAAGTTAAAATAAAGATATATGTTCCTCTTTGGAAGAGAACAATTTCAGCGAAGTACAAATATATTAAAGAAAATATGGTATTATCGAGGGATGAGAAGCGTGAGATTGATGTAACTGAGTTTAGAGAGGTAGAGATAAAGTGTGCTTTTAATGTTAATTCGAGAAATTGGAAGGAGCGTATCATTATTAATATTGCATAAAGAACTTAAAACAAAATAGATATATTTTTATTAAGATGAGTTCATTACTTAAAATGGTAATTGATAAATTTACGAAGCTGTGGCCAGAGCGACGTATTGAAGTAGAAGGTTATTTAATATTTAGTGATAATACAAATAATAAATCATTACTCTTAGTCAAAGTTGGCGAAAAATCTTGGAAGACGGTGTGGTTTAATGATAGTGAAAATAGGTATAAAGCTCCATTAGTCCCTTTAAGTAATATTTTTAATAATAATAATAAAGTATAATTACACCTTAAATAGGTAGTAATAATTTATTTTATAATATGTGTTTGTAGTTTGAAGCATATATTATAAAATTGATTGCTTAGAAAAAGAGTTTAAAGCCGTAACTAAATTTGACAAGAACTTAGACAACAGTTTCTATATCCAAGACAGAATGCCAGCCGGTTTTAATCAACATTCCTCGGACATTGAGTCCATTGTTGGAGTACAGTTCAGTATCTTCTCTCCTGAAGAGATTGAGCGTAGTTCAGTGGTGGAAATTACATCCCAGACCCCTTATGAAGGAAACGAACCAAAAATTGGTGGCTTATTTGACCCACGAATGGGCGTCCTTGATAATGGTAAAATATGCCGCACTTGCGGCCAAACCAATCACGGCTGTCCCGGTCACTTTGGGCATTATAGACTTACCCGCCCCGTATATTATATTCAGTTTCTCCCAATGATTATGAATGTTCTCAAGTGTATCTGTATCCGTTGCTCTAAACTTCGGATCGATAAAGACCTACACAAAGACCTACTTCGTCGTAAGGGAGAAGCGCGCTGGAAGGAAGTACTGGCACTTTCATCCAATATTAAGCGTTGTGGTCAAGAATGCGAAGATGGTTGTGGTGCACCTCAACCTGATAAGTTTACACGTGAAGGTATCGCACGTATTGTTGCGCATTACCAAGAACTAAAACAACTACAGCCACTCGAAGTAGAATATGTACATCGCCTCTTTCGTCGTATCACAGATGAAGATGTTGACTTTATGGGTCTATCCCGTTATTGGTGTCGCCCAGACTGGATGATTTGTACTATCCTTCGTATCCCCCCTCCTCAAGTTCGCCCCTCTGTCGTTCAAGATAACAACCAACGCTCAGAAGATGACTTGACCCACAAACTCTTCGATATCATCAAAAATGATAAAACTCTACAACAAAAAATCGAAGGCAATTCTTCAAAGAATGTTATTGATGAAATGACAAATGTTGTCCAGTACCACGTGGCAACGTTGGTGGATAATGAAATTCCTGGTGTAGCGCCATCTGCTCAACGTTCTGGTCGCCCTCTAAAATCTATCCAGCAACGTCTCGGTGGTAAAGAGGGTCGTATTCGTTATAACATTCAAGGTAAGCGTGTAGAGTTCTCTGCCCGTTCAGTTATTACTCCTGATCCTAACTTAAGTGTAGCTGAAATCGGTGTTCCTCTTGAAATCGCAATGAACCTTACTAGCCCTGAGCGTGTAACACCTTATAATCTTGATAAGCTTTATAAACTTATCCAAAATGGCGCTGACAAGTGGCCTGGTGCTAAAACTATCGTCCGCGCTGATGGTCGAATGATTTCATTGAAGCACGTTAACACCAAGGAACTTGTACTCTACAACGGTGATGTAGTTAATCGCCATCTGCTCGATAATGACATTCTACTCTTTAATCGTCAGCCTACTCTTCACAAGATGTCTATGATGGGTCACCGTGTCAAAGTTCTCCCTTATAAGACTTTCCGTATGAATGTTCTTGTTACTCGTCCTTATAATGCTGATTTTGATGGTGATGAAATGAATGCTCATCTTCCTCAATCGTACGAAGCAATGGTAGAACTTGAAGAGATTGCGGCGGTACCTCATCACGTTATTACGCCTCGTCACGCAAAGCCAATGATTGGTGTCTATCAAGATACTCTTGTAGGGTCTTATCGTCTTACTCAGCCTGGAATCAAGTTTACTCGACGTGAGTTTATGAACTTGATGATGTGGAACAAACGTTTTGATGGTAATATGCCAGTAGCACGCTCAATTGAAGATGGTAAAGAACGTTGGACAGGGCAACAAGTGCTAAGTGAGCTTCTATCACATATCAATATTGAAATGGGTAATAAGTTATTTGACTCAGACAAAGATTCTAAAGAGTCAGATAATTATGTTAAGATTGTACAAGGTAATATTGAACAAGGTGTAATTGACGGTGATATTTATATGAAGCCATCGAAGGGTATTATTCACGTAACTTATAATGATTATGGTCCTAAAGATACAATTGCTCTCTTGGATGCTCTACAAAACACAATTGAAAACTTCCTTGTACTTAATGGTTTTAGTGTAGGTATCTCTGATTTGATTGCGGATGATGATACAAAGAAGGCAATTGATGCGAATATTCAAGAGCGTAAGAAGCAGATTGAGCAAGTAATTCTACAAGTACATCTTGATTTGTTTGATAACAATACTGGTAAGACTAATCAGCAAGAATTCGAGGATCAGGTTTTCGGTATTCTCAATCAGGCAACGTCTGATGCTGGTTCTCTAGGTCAGAAATCTCTTTCATCTGAGAATCGTCTACTTGCGATGGTGCGTTCTGGCTCTAAAGGCGAGCCTCTTAACGTGGCCCAGATGATGGCTTGTCTCGGTCAAACAGCTATTGAAGGTAAGCGTGTTCCTTATGGTTTTACTGACCGCACTCTACCTCACTACAAGAAGTATGATGACTCGGCTGAGGCGCGTGGTTTTATTGAGTCATCTTTCATTCGCGGTCTAACTCCACAGGAATTCTTCTTCCACGCAATGTCTGGTCGTGAAGGTCTGATTGATACTGCTGTAAAAACCGCCGATACTGGATATATTCAGCGTCAGCTCATTAAGTCTATGGAAGATTTGACTGTCCAACACGACGGTACAGTGCGTGATGCTAATAACAACATAGTACAATATCACTATGGCGAAGATGGTATTAACCCTACAAAGATTGAGACCCAAAGTCTTCCAATTGGTAAACTCTCACAGGAAGAAATCAAAACACAGTTTGGTATGGTAGGTGTTGATTGGGCTACTGTTCTTAAGGATGGTGTAATTCGTGACAATGATAGTGAGCTTGTTACAGAGTATGTCAATGACCTTCTCTTTGATCAACGTATGATGGTAGAGGGTGTATTCCAAAGTAAGTCACTTGACTCTGGTAGTGTGTTTGCTCCTGTAAATCTTGCTCGATGGATTCTGAACACTAAGACGCGCTTTTCTCTAAAGGCAAATGAGAAAACTGACCTCACTCCTGCCTATGTACTTGATGGTATTAAGAGGATTATTACTCGTACTCATCCCTATCATAAGATTTGGTGTGCTCTTCTCCGTTTTCATTTGGCTCCTCATAAGTTGATTGTAAAGGAGCGTTTTACGAAGGAGGCATTTGAGATGTTGATGGAGATCATTGTATTAACGCATATGAAGTCTTGGGTACAGCCAGGTGATCAGGTGGGTATTGTGGCGGCGCAATCAATTGGTGAGCCTGCTACGCAGATGACACTTAACACTTTCCACCAGGCAGGTGTAGCATCTAAGTCTGCAGTAACTCGTGGTGTTCCTCGTCTGCGTGAACTCTTAAAGGTTACTCAAAATCCTAAGGCATCTTCACTAACAATCGCACTAAAGCCTGAATATCGTACTAATAAGGATAAGGCGCGTGAAGTGGTACAAGATCTTGAACTGACAGTGCTTCGTAATATCACCAATAAGGTAGCGATTTATTGGGATGAAAAAGATGAAGATACTGTAATTGAAGAGGATAAGTCGCTACTCAAGTTCTATAAGCTCTTTGAGGAAGGACTAATGGCGGATGAAGGAATTGAAGAGGCTTGGTCTAAGTGGGTTCTTCGTCTTGAGCTCAATAGTGAGGAGATGTTTAATCGCAATATCTCTATTCAAGAGGTAGTAACTGTAATCAAGAACACTTGGTCTAATGATATTAATGTAGTTTACAGTGATTATAACTCTGATAAGCTTGTAATGCGTATTCGTCTACCTAACAAGGAGCGTCAAGATAAGGATACTGCTTCTCAGCTTGACGACTTTACAAATCTCAAGAAGTTCCAAAATAAACTACTCAATAGTGTTGTAATTCGTGGTCTTCCTGGTATCAAAGCTGTTACTTTCCGCAATGATAAGCAACTTGTAGAAAGTGTGGATGGAAAGTATGAGCAAGTAGAGCAGTATGTGCTTGATACAGATGGTTCTAACTTTATTAAGGTGATGAATCACCCAGCAGTGGATGGTACTAGGTTGTATTCAACGAATGTGTGGGATGTGTATGAGGTATTAGGAATTGAGGCTACTCGTGCGATTCTGTATAACGAGATCAATGGTCTTTTCGAATCGGTGGGTGTAAACTATCGTCATCTCTGTTTGCTGTGTGATGTAATGACTCGCTTTGGTAAGTTGATGTCTATTGATCGTTATGGTATTAATAAGAATGATATTGGCACACTTGCAAAGGCGTCATTTGAGGAGACTGAGAAGATTCTCTTGAAGGCGGCGCTCTTTGGTGAAGTGGATCCAGTAACTGGTGTATCAGCTAATATTATGATGGGTCAGCCAATTCGCGGTGGTACTGCGTTCTCTCAGGTACTAATGGATGATCAGATGCTAGGCAAGCTTCTTGAAATGATTGATGTAGATAAGCATAAGGGTGTTCTAGAAGATGAGGAAGAGGGTGATATCACAATGCTTGGAGAGGCTGGTCTACAATTAGCGGATCCTTGTTCATCAACACAGTTCCAGATGAATATGGTATTGCCAAGTGGAAATACTGTAATCGAAGAGCCAGATATTGAGATCGATATTATTGGTTAAACTATTAATAAATAGAATAAAATATATTATTTTTTGTATATAGCGTACAAAAATTAATATAAAGATATTAGAGAGTATATATAGTATGGAATCTACAACAAGGGAAAGCTCTAAGCCTTGGGAGAATATTAAACTATGTAAGAGAAATAGTGTAAATATTGCTACTACTTTTGAACTTGAGTCAAGAGAATATAATCATATTGTTTTAGAAGAAGAGGCAACTTTACACGAGTATAGAAATAGAATTAATGATTATGAAATATCATTAACGAATGGTAAAAATTGGGAATATTATAAGAAGATTGTAAATCCATATGAGTTAGTATATACACAGAGAAAGTATGAGAATTTTCCAGATTCTATTTGTTTTTTGAAGCCGTTATCGCGTTCTTACTTTAAAATGATTGAAATGCTAGATTTAATTGGTTTTTTTATTACATTTAAAAGTGATAATATTAGGGGATCGCATATATGTGAGGGGCCAGGAGGGTTTATTGAGGCACTATATGATGAGGCATTTAAGAATAAGAAGAAAGTTCATACGAGTATTGCGATGACATTAAAATCAAGGCAGACAAATGTGCCTGGGTGGCGTCGTGCTGCGCAGTTTCTTCAGAAGAATCGAAATGTGCGAATCCTGTATGGTGAGGATGATACTGGTGATATTATGAAGCCAGAAAATCAGCAGTATTTTATTGATTATTGTATTCATCCGTCATATGGTGGTAAAATGAATCTATTTACTGCAGATGGTGGTTTCGATTTCTCGTGTGATTATTCAAAGCAGGAGGAAATGATTTTTCCGCTATTGCTCGCATCAACTAAGATTGGATTTGAGGTACTGAAGAAGGGTGGGGTATTTATTTTGAAGTTGTTTGATTTTTATCATAAATCAACGGTGGATCTATTATATTTTCTATCGTGTCATTTTACAGAATGGATATTATATAAGCCAGCAATGAGTCGTCCTTGTAATCCTGAGCAGTATTTTATTGGAAAGGGATTTACTGGATGTTCAGATGAAGAGTTTGATGTAATGCGACTCTGGTGTAATATACTTGAAAACAATCAGCCTCTTCATTCCCTGTTCAATGTAGATTATTCTACTGAATTTAAGAAGGTAATAGGGGAATTGCGAGAACACTCATTCAACAAACAGACGGAGTATCTTGAGAAAGTGTTTTTTATAATTGATAAGAATGATGATAATCTTATTCAAAGTTATTTAAAGAAAAACGAGCAGACAAGCTATGAGTGGTGTTTAAGATTTAAGGTGCCTATTTTTTCGCATCGGCACCATTCAATTGCGGGGTTACATAGCGATCGACTAGTTTCTTTCCAATAATAACAGAAGCTTGGTGTTGTGAAATATTACCTTCACCCATTCTATCAAGCATTGCTAGCATACTTTGGACGGGTGATAGATCTTGTTTATTAATGATTTTTTTGAAGAGTTCAGGATATTTTTCAATGAAATCAGGAACTTTTTGGCGAATAGTATCTTCAGGGAGTCCTTCGGTCATCCACAGTGCAATATCTCTTAGCATTTCGCGAATATAGCGGGCACGAACATTAGGGTCATATTCAAGGGATCTTGATTCAGCTTCTGTGGTGGCTTCTTCTATACTTTGACGATCGAGGGTAGGGGGACGATTATCATTGTTAGACATCTTCAATCTGAAAGGATATAGAAAAACCTTTTTATATCATCGCGCACACATAGTAGAATGAGTAGTAATTTAGGAGACAACGCTGCTCCAGCTGATACAAGTTTAATACGAAGTAGACAGGTTTCTCCGCTTCCTGTTGGTCCCGGAGGAAACAACCCTACAAAACTCCAGATGAATGATACAAATACTCGATTAACTATGTTGACTGCACAAGCATCAGCCAATACTAAATATGATCCTCCAGTACCACAGCCAATTACAAAGCAAGTTACACTTGAAAGGTTTTGTTCAGGTTCTAGTCCAGTTCCATCTATAATTTTTGTTATTGGTGGATTATTAATCGTGTATGGTCTTGTTGCGAAATAGTGTTATTAGATAATAGTAATAAAATGGACTCAAACAATAATAATAACTGGAATGAAGATACTGATAGCGAGTATGATGATGAATATACTGAAAATGAGGTTCCTCCGCCAGCAATTAATCAAGAATTTATAGATAATATTTTAGAAGTTAAGCATAAATTATATGAAACAACAGTACTTGCTCCTGAGTTAGAAACACCAGAGGCACAGAGTAACGAAGTTCTTCAAAAATATATGAATAATTTAAATTCCGTTTATGTGATGGCAATAAATGCTCAGAGTGGTAGAATTATAGGAAATGAACAGAGAATAAATAATTTCCCACCAGAGACTCGAGAGGTGATTACTCGTACGTTAAACTTGATAGCTGATTATTTTAGTAAGAATAATGTGCCTGATACAATTCCTTATTCGGATTTTATAAGAAAAAGTTTACATGAATATCAATTTGTACAGGATAATTCTTTTGAATAGAAGTAATAGAGATGGCTACACAAAAAAATAGTGGTTGCCCAAAGGGGTATATTATGAGAAGAGGGTATACTCGTAAATTTCGAGCAAGTGTAAAAACAACGGGATTTACGGTAAGACGTAAAGGAACTGTATATACAGTGCGTCCAAAGGTAAATACAGTTAGAGTGCCGCCAGCTTGTATTAAGAATCGTGGACTACCTGGTAAGGGTGTAAAAGAAGGGGAAGGTATTGGGAAACTCCGGAAAGGCGAACTAATTAAATATGGTTACCAGTATCGTCTTTCTGATTCATTGAGACAAGCAGCTTTGAAGAAGGCTATTAAGCGCTATGGGGCATTATCTGTTTATAGAAAGTTAGATGCTGTTGCAAAGCTTTCTTTAAGAACTGCTCCCGATGCCAGTGGTATTTTTGTAAAGGATAGAGACTGGGTTCGTCAAAACTTCGAAATGAAAGAAAAGAAATAATTTGTAATTGATCTCTATTAGACAAATCATTTGACTATTGAGATAAATTTTTGTATGGGGTCCTAGAGTGGAAAATATTGGCTATACTTGGTTGTTAGTGGTCAGTAGGAAGATGGTAGAACATCAATTATGGTCATTTAGTAATGCCCTATTTTTCGTTATACTATTCATTATAATAGTATTTGTAGCAGTATTTGGTGCTAATAAATTATTTGATATTAAAAATATTAAAAAGAATTGGGCAACGGAGAGATGTAGTCCGATGATTATGCCATTTGCAAGCTTATTTGGTCATAATGCCAAAGATAATTTTGAGTTTTGTATGGGAAAAATCTTTAATGTACACTCAATGCCCTTTTTGGGATCGATTGGCACTATCTTTTCATCCTTTACAGATCTCCTTCATATGATATTTGATTCCATAAGTTCTCTACGAAATATTATTGCGTCACTTGGTGGTGGTATAAATGTTATATTTCAGGAATTTACTGAGCGTATTTCTAATTTTTTCTTTAAATTGCGTGTAAGTGCAATACATATTAAGTCATTGATTGGGCGAATGTATGCTATTCTATTTTCAGTTATGTATATGGGTCTATCTGGTATAACTGGTATGTCATCATTCACAAATACCTTCCTATTCTCCTTCCTCAATACATTCTGTTTTCCTGGTGAAACTAAAATTAATATTGTTGGAAAGGGTGATATTCCAATCAAAGATATCAAAATTGGTGATGTCATTTCTGCATCTACTGGGACAGACAACTCCATAGTCACCGCCACATTCCGTTTCTTCTCTAAAGGGCAACCAATGGTTAAATTAGGCTCAGTTACAGTAAGTACAAATCACTATGTATTGTATTCTGGACATTATATTAAAGCAGGAGAACATCCAGATGCGATACATATTGGTGGATGGGATTCTGATGAACCGTTGTATTGTTTGAATACAAGTGATAATAAAATTATAATAGATGGTATTGAATTTTTAGATTATGATGAAACATCTGAGGGTGATAAAGATACTATGAATTTTATTGAAGGGCGGGTAAACTCGACAGCAGTTGATAAAAACTACAAATTTACTGAGTATTGTCCTGCAGTATGTGAAGATACACTTATTAAAACAGTTAATGAATTTAAGGCAGCAAAAGATATTAAAATTGGCGATAAATTGGTAACAGGGAGTGAGGTAGTAGGATTAATTCGAAGAGTAGTAAATGAGATATGTAAATTACCAAGTGGAAATATTATAACAGCTGGGACTCTATTCTGGAATTCTACTAATAATAAATGGGAACGAATGGGTGATAAGTATGAAATTGTAAAGGATAAAAGGGAGATGGTGTCATTTGTGGTAGTTCCAAATTCTCAGATTGAACTGGAAGATGGCTTAAGAATAAGAGATTATATGGAGTTGTGTTCTCCGGACTCAGAAATGTATTACTCTAAACGATTAGAGACTCATAAATCTAAGAGCGATTAGTTCACAATAGGTGATTTTTTACCAGATGACTAATCTAAGAAGATAAAAGGAGAATGGAATCAAAATGGCCTTTTATGTTAATAGCCTTTGGCTTAATTCTAGCCTTAGGTCTTACAATATCAGGTCTTGAACGAACATCTGTAATGAATAATTGGCCAAATAGACGCTGTGAATTACCTGTTGTTGCCGCAGCAATGTTTTTTAAACCAGACTCAGATCCTCGTTCAAAGGGTGATTTTGCCAAAGATAATTTCGATTTTTGTATGAAAACATATGTTGAGAAATTTATTACACTTTTAATGACACCAATAAATGCACTTTTTGGAAAACAGTTTAATATTGCGACAAGTGCGATTGATATGGTTAATACTATACGTGATATAGCTCAAAAACTATATAATACATTATTGGGATTTTTGGACCAATATATGCGAAGATTCAATGCGAGTGTATTCGAAATGAGCAGAATTGTTCAATACTTGAGAATGGCTATGAGACGCGCAAATGCTATGGTTATATCAATGTTATATTCTGGAATAACTATATTCCGTGGAATGCTTAATAGCATTCAGTTTGTAATTAAAGTTGTTCTTATTATTTGTGGTATTTTACTTACTATTATCATTATTCTTATCTTTGTGTTATTCCCTCTAATCCCATTAATTTTATCTGTTTTAGGCGCAATTATCGCAACAGTATTGGTGCTAGTAATGGTTATAGCGGGTGAAGTAGGGAATGAGGCAAGTAGTGACAAGAGTGGATTTTGTTTTGCTGAAAATACAAAAATACTTGTTAAACGAGATAATAAAGAAATGTTAGTATCGGTTAAAGATATTAAAATTGGTGATGAGTTAGGTAATGACTGTGGAGGGGTTACTGCAGTAATTCAGATGGATGGTAAAGAGGTGCCATTATTTAATATTAATGGTATAAATGTATCAGGATCTCATTTAGTATTTGGTACAGATAATATCTGGAAGTCAGTTTCAAAAGATGAAAGGGCAAACCCTGTAGATAATAAATCTGATATTCTATACTGTTTTAATACTACAACTCATAAGATCCCAGTATCATCATCGGATGGTATAATACAATTTAGAGACTGGGAAGAACTGGAAGATGATGATGTTCGCGGCCAATTTATTTGGAACTACGTAATTCTTAAAAATCTTAATAAACATTCTAATTATACTAAGTGGGAAAAGGGACTAAAATTATATTCCGAAATGCCACTTATTGGAAGTAATATTAAAGTTAAGACAGAATGTGGATTTGTAGAAATATCAAAATTATCATTGTTTGGACGGGTGCTTGATAGGAATGGTGTAGAGCAGCGTATTTTGGGTATTGTGAATGCGGAGATTGATGGTGCATTAGATAATAATGGTAAATGGCATACGGAGTTATATGAATATAAAGAGGATGTATGGGTGAAAGGTTTGTCTACGGTTCAAAAGGGAAATGGGTTAGTGTGTGGTATTACAATAATAACTGATTCAGGGGAGTTTATAATTTGGGATGAAGTTGAGAAAAGAGAGAAAATAGTGCGAGACTTTACGGATATCGGTCATAAAGAAATACACATGACATATCCTATGGTAGCTTCCAGACTCCGGTCTTGGAACAGTCAAATAGTCGCCGCCTGAGATTATCTAAAGTGTAATAAGTAGAATGAAAACTGCATTTCTAATCACTGGATTACTATTATTGCTAATTGCAAATATAATGATGGTCTATTCTCAAAGAACCAGCACAAGCGAGGGCTTTGCAGGATATTTCCTTGAAAATGCTGGCCCATCTGGTCTTGGAAAATACAAACTTGAGCCGATTGGTGCTTTTGATGATGTTCGTGTAACGCCTAATAATGGTGTAAGCTCTTGGCGTGGAACTGATCCTAATGAGCCACTTTTAGGGCCTGAGTTCCAACCCGGCCCAGATAGCTTATTCATCTTCAAGAATAACCAATCTAAACCTGAATGCTGCTCTGCCTCATATGCTTCAGATACTGGCTGTGTATGTACTACACCTCAGCAAAGAAACTTTATCAATATGCGTGGAGGCAATCGTACGGTAGAAGATGGTGTTTAAACATATTCAATAAAATCACAATTCTTACTTTTCTATTTGTTATAATGAATTAAATTATTATAACATTCAGTACTCTTAAATAGAATGAATGCGAACTTGAAGGCTCCTAATAATACGGCCCCACAAATGAATTTTGGTTCTTTTGTTTCGGCCCCTGTTAATGCTGTAAAGAATGTCGCTAATAATGCGGCAAACTCTATGAAAAATGCATTTAATAATATCGCACCTCTTGATATTTCAGAGCCTATTAATAATTCTATTAATGCAACAATTGAAAGTACACCATCTCCGCTTGTATCAATCCCAGTAATTGTTACATTAGGTGTTTTAATTGTACTTTTTATAATCGTTGTAATTTTCCGTGAACAAATTGCAGTTGGTTTGGAATTAGCTTGGGAAAAGATAAAAGAATTCCTTGGGTTAACTAAGCCAGCTGTCCAACCACCTCCTCCACAGTATGTACCTGAAGCACAATTCTTTGACCAAGGGGCAATTGAGAAAGTTCTACCTGGAAGAAAAGAGGTGTTTAATGTTGCTAAAGATAAATACACTTATACAGATGCGGAGCCATTATGTAAGGCGTTTGGGGCTGAATTAGCAACGTATGATCAAGTAAAAGATGCTTGGCAAAAGGGAGCGGATTGGTGTAATTATGGTTGGGTAAAAGGACAGGCCGCCGTGTTCCCAACTCAAGAGGCTACTTATAACAAGTTACAGGCTGGTCCAGAGGATCAAAGAATGGCGTGTGGTGTACCAGGTGTGAATGGTGGATATTTTGATAATCCAGAGCTTCGGTTTGGTGTAAATTGCTATGGTACCAAGCCATCTGAAAATGAAGCTGATGCTCGCGCAATTATGGCCCAAAATGGCGATCTAACACCTTCTGCACTCGCATTCGATCGCAAAGTACAAGGTTATAAGACAGAAATGGGACAAATTCCAGTAAATCCATTTAAACCTGGCACTTGGACTTCATAATTGGTTTATAAAATTACTTAACTAAATATTAATTAATATGATATTAAGTATTTTTCATTGTAATTGTTGTTGAGGTTGTTGAATACCAGTTTGCTTAATATATTTATTCATATTGTATCCTCGATTTGCACGAATGAAGGTAAGAATATCCAAAGTTTTATCAGGCCCTCCACTTTGTCTAAAGTAGCCGTGTAGGAGATCCTCAATTTTTGTGAGGGATAATTGATTTGGTTCACGTTTATCGATGACGTTTAATTGTCCGCCTCCGATTTGGATAGTAGCTTTTTCCATACCGCTTTGTTGTAAAGTTCCTATGATTTGTTTTTCGTAGTCATCTTTAACTTTTTTGGCGGCGCCATATTGTTTGTAGAAAGATTGTGATAGATTACTGTAATGTAGATAATATCGAACTAATGTTCCTACACCGGGGTCAGCCATGTTTTACTGTTGCTACGAATATAAACGGTTTTCCTTAAAATGTTTTTTCACAGAATGGGCACAGATTAACCTTGTTACGATTCATCAATAGTAATACAAATGTTAAAACTACAAATATAAGTATACCTGAGAATACACAAATGGCAATAATCATATAAGGAAATGAGCGTTGAAGAATATATTGGAGAAATGGCTCAATGGCGAGTTGTTGTATATAGTTTTTTGTATCAGAATTTGCGAGTGAAAGAGCAAATTGGTCAATCCATCCTTTAAGCATAATGGCAAACTTCTCTTTATCTTTCGTCCGGTCCAGTGGCATTTTGATAATGTGTCGAAATTATCAAATCTCTTCTAATCGCTGTGTTCAGAGAAATGCCCACCTTCAAAGCACCTCAATATACAAAGACCGTAAATCCTAAAACTGGAGCACAGGATCCGTGTTATACATTTAATATTGATTTCAATAATGATGATTACATATCATTTGTAGCAGAAAGTCAATCAGATCTATCATTACAGTCATTACAGAAATGTGTACTGGATAATCTTGACTGGTGGAATACATTTATAGGGCAGTTTTTACAGGCATCCGTTAAGTTCTTCTCTAAGCCATATACGGTTGAAACTATTAACAAGATTACTAAGCATACTCTTAATGGTACAACAAGTACACACTACCCAGTAAATGTAGTACTAATACCTAAGAATATTCAGATTTGTAGTGGTAATTTTATGGTAAATTGGGGATATACGGTTGAGCCGATGATTGATTTTCCGGATGTTGACGATGTTAAAAGCAATACTATTGAGTTGCCTATCCTTCCGGTTTCAAATGAAACAAACTTAGTTGATGGAATTCAGGAATTGAATATGGATGATTTACCGGTTGGAGGTGCCTCTACGGATGATGCTTTAGAACTAGATAGTCCTGCTAAGTTTTATGACAAGCAGCGGCTGAAAGAGACTCGACTCAAGGCTAAATTAGCAGTCTATAAAGCTCAGCGACAGATGGTACAGTATTATGAGAAATACGGTGATAATAGTTCAGACTCCGATGATTTAGAAACATCCGACGGAGAATCTGAAGATTCTGAGGATGAGGTCCAATCCTAAAAAGGAGGTGTTCGGCATCTTTTGGTATAAAAATAAGCCCTCATTCTTTTATAGAAAGTAATGGCAGGTACAGAAATGAAGAACACCGTTTTAATCGCTCTTGTGGTCTTAGTCACACTTTTCGTCGTATATCAATATGACCCATCATTCTTTGGTCTTTTAGGCAGTCGCGAAGGCTTTGCCGATGTAATGAAAGCTGGAGGTGCTACCCCATCTGGCAATGCTCACGGTAATCTCAAAGCTGGTCAAATGGCTTCTAATGGTAAAGCACAGATGACTCAAAATGCTAATGGCGCATCTGTAAACCAAGGTGCTAAGAATGCGGGTATGAATGCTAATAAGCCAGCTACAATGGCCACTCAATATACTACTGAGCAGGCCCTTAAGGCTGGCGCTGGTGTCCAAGGTAGTAAAAATACTGGTGAGGGTTTTGCTGATTTAAGTGCTTATGAAGGTCCGGCCAACTTTGGTGCTGCTGAAGCACCTGCTGGTTGCTACCCTCGTGATCAGCTCACACCATCTGAGCTCCTCCCTAAAGATATGAATAGCATCTGGGCTGAACAGAACCCAATGGGCCCTGGCTCCCTTAAGGGCAAGAACTTCTTAAGTGCTGGTGCCTTAATTGGTGTCAACACTGTTGGACAGTCCTTACGTAATGCTAACTTACAGGTACGCTCTGAACCACCAAATCCTCAGGTACCAGTCAGCATCTTCAATCAATCTACTATTGCCCCCGACATCAGCCACAGACCTCTTGAAATTGGCGCTTAGGACTTTGCACTTTTTAGTAATAGAAAACTCGTTATCATTCCCTAAGGGTGAGCCTCTGGCGAGGCCTTACGTTTTGTGCGCTTTTGACAAAGCGCTTAAGTGCCCAAAAATACTATACTTATAAAAATTCATTAATATTTGAAACTACTATCTACTTTATAGTTATTTCAAATCTATAAATATACAATGCTTTTTGGACACTTTTTCTAAAAAGTGCAAATAGGAGTAATGTCATTTCTTGATACAGCTAATAATATTTTTAAATCCATTATTGGTGGTGGTAATTTTCCTACTACATACACAACATCAACGGTTGATGGTAAACAATATAAAGTTCGTGATATGCCTGATAAGGTGGCAGCTGCAAATTTAATGGCTCATCTTCGTATTCGATTAACTAAGTTATGTGATGAGCTTGAGAAAAAGTACCCTGATAAAGCACAAGTTAAACAATTATGTAAAAATTTTCGTTCAGACCCTGCACGATTTATGGAGGCTACTCCTGATTCTGAGCACACCTCATACTCTATCAACAAAGGCGAGCAAATTCATATGTGCCTAAGACATCGTGACGGTCCTGATGAAAGTTTAGTTGATGAGAATGTAATGACATTTGTAGCCTTACACGAATTAGCTCACGTCTGTACCGAGTCTGTTGGTCACGGCCCAGATTTCTGGAATAATTTTGGATGGCTTCTTAAAGAAGCAGAAGCATTAGGAATATATAAATATACTGATTTTACAGCACACCCTGTAAGTTATTGTGGAGTTTATATTACTGATTCTCCCCGCTATGATCCTAAAAAAGATGGTACTGATTTCCAGATAGGTAAAATGTTTAAAAGATCTGAATAAAATAACTTAAAATATAATTACGTATTGTGAAAAGTGGAGTTAGCTTTTTTCTAAAAAGGCGATAGGTATGTCTGATATAGAACAAATACTTTATCCAACGGTACTTTCTAGTCTCCGTGAAAATACTCCTCCGGTCAAATGTATTGTCTGGAAGGGTGGAGATGAATATGAATCTATACAGTTTGATAAAGTATATCCATTCGATACAATTGATGATATCAAACGATTAATCTGTAATCATTATGAAAAAGATTCTGCTTTTATACCACGTTTCACATTCATTGGTGTACCATTAGGCGAAGCAGCATACTCTGAAGAATTCCCCACTATAGATTCTACATATATTCCTATTGACTGGCTATGGTATCCTACTGGTAGTAATGACCCCAAATCAACTTACATCCTTAATAACCCCCTTAAAGTTCTTACTGACCCAGATTTACGTTTTGTAAGCTCAGATGGAAGTTATGCTAGTCCTAACTATGAACCACGTGGTCGTTCTACTATAGAGCAGGTGTTCTTAAAAACACGCAATAATCAAATTCCAACATTACACGTGTTCCCTCTTAAATACCTTCTTAGAACGTATTCTGGACCAACACCACTTGCTGAAGAAGATTGGAATAAACGCTTTGCGCCATTTTACCCTTATATAAGTGTTGATGGCCCATATGAAGCGAGTGCCGAGGATATTGAGTTTTCTAGAAAGATTCAGTTCTTTGTAAAACAACGAGAAAGTACTCTTAATACTATTAATCGCTTTTTAGAGGAGGGTATAGATGTCCCAGCTATGAAAGTAACTGGTATTAGACAACTTAGTTTAACCTGGAAGAAACCAGTAAAAGGTTTTGAAGGATGTGGTTATATGTTTTATCGTCTTCCTGTTACAAATAAACGTCCTTATATTCGATTATTGCCAGCAGAAGGAAGTGGTATTACAAAATTACATGTAAAAGGTGTATTACCAATTCCTACTCTTGAAGATCCTCGCATTCTTGAAGTATGGGGAAAAGAAACATCTCCAACTCCTGGCATTGACTTCTGCTCCTTAAAATATATTCATAGACCATCTATTGGTATTACACAGCCAATTTATGGTACTGTGCGTATATTTAATGATGGTACGTTAGACTTACTATTACAGCCACCAAAACAAGTTAGAAAGTTAGACCCAATTCTTGACTTTCGTAATTTCAGCACAATCCTAGATGATGTCTTTACAGGCCTCCCTCAAACTTCAGATTCATTTGAACTTGGTGAAATTGCTATCTTATTTGCACTTAAATTAAACGTCAAATCTAAAAAGTTTAATAAATCAAGAATTCAACAACGTCTTCCCCTCTTTACAACATTCTTTAGAGAAATTAAACCACTGCCAAATGAATCCCCTATTATCTCCTTACGCTATAAAGCAGTCAGTCAATATGCAACTGAAGATAAGGTATTCAGTTTCCTAACACAATTTGCCACAAGCAAAATATTAGAAGGAGAAAGCCCTGATACAGAAGTAATTAATGCTCTGCAAAATGAATTTCAATATTCAAAGAAAGAGGCCACAGATGCTTTTGCTGAATGGTACAAGAAGAGAGGAACATTTACTCTTCAGACCCCAGAGGATGGTGAGTTTATTGAGAGTTTCAATCCAGGAATTGATATTCATATCTACGCACAACATCCTTCATATTACTTTCATATTAACCGCATAGATAGTTATGACACTTATTTAAGACTTCATACTTTGCTTTCAATATTGTTTGTTGAAGAAGATGAATATTTTAGGTCAAACAGTGTTAAAAATGAAGCACTATCACGCGTATCTCTTGAGTTAGAACAAGAAAGTCTTGGTCGAGAAGAAGGTGCTAACAATGCTGCGCTTGAGGAAAGAGAGGCTGAAGTACATACCGCGGCTAATGCATCTGTAAAGAATGCTATTCAACCAAAAGAAGGTAGTGTAGAATCTATTCCTGATTGGATGGTCGATGATCCATTCGCAAATACAGGTGATGCACTTAATGAAGGAGAAGTTGTTGTAGAAACTGCCCCACAGCCAGTAGTAGCAGCTACTCAAGTACAAGATATTCCAGGCATAGCTAAAAAACGCCCAGAAGTCGCAGTTACTACCACGACAGACGTATCAGGGCCGACTGAAAAATTAGTACCACTAAGAGGTGAAGATGATCAGAGACTAGTCAATCCTAAGAGTTGGTTTATTAAGAAGTTACAGGAGATCGATAAACGTTTATTTGTATTTAAAACTGAAGATGATGACGAGAATGGATATAGTAGAAAGTGTTCTGGGTATGATGACAGACAGCCATCTATTTTGACAAAGGATCAATATGAACGTATGCGAGAGATATATGAAGATGATCCTATTTATTGGATTGTGTATCCTCTTGAAGGCACTGAAGAGCCTATTCAGCCTCTAGGAACTGAAGAAACTATAACAGTTATGCGTTATGGTTCGGATGGTGAAGCAATTAACTATTATTTCTGCCCTCACTATTACTGTCTAAGTGATGAAATTATGGTTCGTGCGAAAGACTTTGAGGGTACAAAGGACAGAGATGGAAATCCAAAATCAGCGAATACGTGTCCATTCTGTTATGGTAAACTAATTACTGGTAAAAAATCAGTTCCTGGATATACTGTTGTTAAACGTAAGGATAAAAAAGGATCGACCTATCATAGTAAGATTGATTTTATGACAAAGACTACCCATCCAGAAGGATTCGCTCTTCCTTGTTGTTTCTTAAAACAGCAAACTCTTCGTATTTCTGATCCACAATTCTCACATCTGAGAGGATATCTACAAGATACAGCAGTTGAAGGTGTAACTGCTAATGAGCTTGCTGAAAACGCTGAAGAGCAGGATTATGAAGAACTTGTATTTAGAGGCGAGGAAGCAATTGAATATGCTGTATTATTTGAATCAATTCAAAAGAAATATATCTTAGAGTCTAATAAACATCCTGATCCTGGTGTGTTCGCAGCAGTTCCTCCTCAGTTTGATAAATACTTTAGACAGGATTCAGGTGAAAAGATTATTACCCGTGTTGCAATTCACTTAAAACTTCGCCCCAATGCCAATGGTTTTTTGAGAATTGGTACTGAAAACACTATTTATGAATCTCTTCTTGGTGTAATCGCACCACTACTCTATAGAAACTCCATCAATGAAGTTAAAGAACGTATTTTGGAAGTAGTAACACCTAGAATCTTCTTAAATTCTCACTTTGGTAACTTAGTTTTAGAGTTTTATAACCCAGCAGATGGAAGTGCGATGCCGCCAACTAAACAGGAGTTAATGTCGTGGTCCTCAACTAATCTTGGTATTGCGATTACAAGTACAAATATGTATGCGGCGCTAAGAATTTATAATGCATATAAGAGATTTATCAGATTTATTAGAGATCCTACACAGCGAAAGGATTTACGTCATATTCAGCCTCTATTGGCTGAGCCAGGTTTATTCACAACTCGTGGGGTACAAATAGTGGTATTGGAGGATAATGGCAATGAACCAATTACTGTAAAGTGTCCAACATTTGGAGTATCAGCTGATAGAAATAAGAGAAATGACTTTGCCTTTATTTCACGCTCCCTTAAATATATTGGTGCGACAGAGAATGTATATGCTCGTTATGAATTGTACTTACATACAAGTAATAAGCCAGCAAAAGGTGGTGAAGGAGAGATTCACGAAACAATTATTCGTTGGGATTATGCATCGCGTAGATTCTGGCCTGAGATTGTACAACGGCGAGTTGATGAATATATGACGCAGTGTCAAAGCAGATATCGCTCTATCTACACATCTCAAGAAGGAGTAAATCCTATGGCAATGATTCCTCTATCAAAAGCAGTTGACGCTGCACCAGTAAGACCTGAAGGAATTGTAAAAGATTCCTATAATCATATAGTCGGTCTAACATTCCGCTCTAAAGCTGGAGCATCTACTCTTGTTGCTCTTCCTATAGTCGATGATGGTGTAATTTCAATTTCATCTGCGTTTTCGATTAAGAATATCTATTTAGATTGGGATGATTTTAAGCCAGCACCAGTGGAGGATGTAGTGAATTATTATAAGAAGAATCTTGAACAATTATTTTCTTTGTATCCTGGATATATTGTAAAGTATATTGCACGTCAGAAATCAGATAATAAGATTGTAGCTGTTCAACTTGAAAATGGGATTTATATCCCTGTAGGGCCGCCAAAGGATGAGGCTTCATTAGCAGGACTTGGATTAGATATAGTACCAGTTGAGCAATTTGAATGGGCAATTGATAAGCAAATTGCAGGTATTAAATCTAAACCAAATGCTAATACGTGGGATAAAGTCCTAGAAGGTACAACAACTGAGAAGGGCTGTGGATTTGATTCTGAGCTTCTAAGGAAATCATCGTATGTACAATTTGAGGAACTATATCAACAATTTAGATTAATAGTTTCAAATTGGTTAACGAGTCAGAAAGCAGGCTCTGAAGTAAGAAAGGGAATTGAAGATATCATTTTTAATCCTGATTTGCCAGAATATGAAAAGAGAAAACGTCTCTATATATTTATCTCTTCTACCTTGTTATCCTGGTTCTATCCAGATGAAGAGAAATGGGAAGCACCTGCTTCTTTCTTACGTAAGGATTGTAGATTAATTGATAGCCCTGATGCCTGTACTGGAACTTGTTTTTGGAATGAGGGTGGAAAAGTAAAATGTTTATTACATGTGGATGCGACAACACAATTAGGAGATAAACCAGGTGAGAGAGATGTATCAACTGCGGAACTCTTTACAAAGCGTGTAATTGATGAATTGGTTCGTTTTCCAGTGCGTAGAAAACAATTATTGCGAAAAGGTGAGATTTCCAAAGTATCTACAATTGTACAGCCAATCCGTCAAGGTGATCAATATATTATTCCAGAGTCATCTCCAACTTGGACAAATCTACTACGTCTGGACTGGGCCAGACAAATTCCAGAAGAGCCTAAGTATTATGAAGAAATGTCTCGTGAAGCTACTGCTGAAAATGAAGCACCACCTGAAGGTGAAATGCCTGCGGAGTTAGAAGCAATATTAGGTGAAGATACTCCTATTCGTCTAAGTATACCTGATGTTCCTGATGAAACACAGCCTCTAATGCCATATCAGGGTATATTGGGAATAACGTTGGGTCAGATTGGGTTAGCAGATAATGCGACAACAATGAAGAAGGAAAACTTGGTAAAATATGTACAGCTAACTTCAAAGCCGATTGGGTTAATCGATTTAAGTGGTAATAATAATAATACAGATGAGGATCCTATACAGTTTGTAAGACCATTTACAGGTTCATTTGATTCAGTAACAATATTTGTATTCTTACCTGGTCAAATTGGATTATTAATTCAAGAGGAGGGTGAACCGACTGTAAAGATTGCATCATTGTCAGATGCTCTACAGGAGTTATATAGAAGTGCACCAGTTGTTCAAATGAGAAGACGTCCTGTTGCTGCGACTACTACCACGACTACTACAACGACTACAACTGCAACTGCTTTACCAGTTGAAGAAGAGAGAAAGCTTCCGCTAATTATAGGAAAAAATCCAATTATGGCAAAGACGCGGCGTAGACCATTAGTGGCATCTGCAGCGGCTGCGCCATTAGTGGAAGCAGAACCAAAAACAGCAAACAATAAACCAAAAAACAATAAGAATCGTACTAGACGTAAGCCACGAGTAGCGCCAGCTAAAGAATAACTTAAAAGTAAGATAATATAATGAAATAATATGAGTAAAGAAGTATATTTTTTTTATAAAGGAACTCCTTATAAAAAAAATTTATTTTGTAGATTTGTCTAAAGCAGATGAATCTTTTCCTGACATTTATTGTATGGTTCCATTTTATAACGATGATAAGATTTTAGGAGAGATACATAACTCAATATTATTTTAATATTACATATAAATATAATGGCATCTGAAAGTCAAATACTTAGTAGAACACTTCGTTCTGTGATTATATTTTTATTAGTATCATTACCCTTTACATATAAGCTCACTAATAGACTATTGGGTGGAATTATAGGTAAATTAGCTGATGCGTCCGGTTGCCCAACTGGTCTTGGATTGTTTATTCATTCACTCGTCTTTGGATTAATTATTTACTGTTTTATGAAGTTTTAGTTTGCTAAAACTTAAAAGCAAAATTAGCAAGTGGTTTCCCCTTTTCTTCAGGGAGCGGTTCAGGAGCTTCAGGAACAGGAAGAATGACAGAAACTTTACAGCCCGCAGCTACTGCGCGTCTTCTTGCTTCAATCATATCTTCTACTTCATCATTCATAATATTAAGACGCATTCTGCGATATGAAGGATTATCTGGATGAATAATAACAATATAGAGGTCTGCCACTTCAAGACCATAATATTTTTCAAGCATCCATTTATAAACGTTAAGCTGCATAGTATAGTGCCAGTAGTTCGTATCAGGCAAATGATCCAAAGGTGCAAGACCATTTTCAAATGGATTTTCAGCTTTGATTTCTTTAGAACGTTTCCAGTCATAGATTACGAATTTACCATCCGATTTACGACGGAAAACCATATCAATAGACCCACATAGTTTAATATCGTTTGATGTCCATACTTCCCATTCAGAACGGTAAGGTTCTAAGTCGTCGCCACAGTCAGCCCAAAATTTCTTAAAGTATTTCCATTCAATGGAATCAAATGTTTCAGGTGCAATTTGTTCAGGAGCACCGTGTAGGAATTGTTCAATGGCTAAATGCATAGCTGTACCAGCTTCTGATGCGGCCTTACCATTATCATTCCATTCTTTAATGATTTCTTCATCGGTTTTACCAAAGTATTTGCTCTGGGCCCATTTAGCGGGATTTTTACGCATTTTAGCAATAATAGCTTTGGGGTCAAAATGGCCAAAGAATTCGTGAATAAATCCAGTACATGATAAGTTTCCAGCACAAGATCCGTCAATATAATATTTATGTGTTTCTTCTACAAAGTATATTTTATCATCTCTTGGATGATAATTAATCCTGGACAGGTGTTGCCAAGACTTATATGGCATACTATATTAGTAGTTATATAGATTGTTTAAATAGTTTTAATGGTTTTAATTAATTTATTATCGTAAATCCAAAATTCAAATTTATATCCTTTATTTTTACAAGCATTTGCTTTTAAAGTATTTATTTCTAAATCTTTTATTTTATTATAATATATCGATGAATCAAAATTTATAAAGAAATTTCAGTCCAATCATCTATATAGAATAATTCAGAAGGATACCAATTGCCCATTCCTTTAAGATAATATACTTTTGAGAAGAATCCAAATAGACCAATAATATATGAAAATGTACCGCCTGTTAGAACTATATTTTTACAAGTGGAACCAAACATAATTGTTTCAACTTCATCATAATCAATAATTTTAAGATTGTATTTTTGGATTAATCTTTTACAGATTTCGTGATTTACATTATCACTGGCAATATAGCCATTTTCAAATGATACACGGGTTAATGCTTCATCATAATAGGTAAATCCCTGATTTAAATGAGCAACATCTCCTAATCTAATATGTAAAAATACATCATTGTTATTATTATATCGATGGTTAAATTTATTCGCATCAATAATTGATTGTTGATTTGATTTAAGGCGATAATGTTGATATAAATAATTGGAGAAGTCCATTGTTTGAAAAAATGATGCATTTACATTAATATTTCTAAATAGTGGGCCTGAAAGATATGGTACAATATTATTTGGTATATTTAGTACTGTATCAAATGTTATTGTTCCATTAAAAAGATTAATACCAAGTTGTTTCATTTTATTGTAATATTGGCCATAATTAAATTTAAGATTTTGAGATCTGGCAATAAAACTAGCCCCTAATGCTCTAATAATATGATTACAAAATCTTCCCTCTGAGCCAGTCATATCATTCATCCTATTAGTCTTTTAATATAATATTTCTTTAATTGGTTTTATTATCGCCCTGTTGGCTTAGAACTTAAATCCAGCGAGTTCCATAATGAAGCGACCAACCTTGTTCTCACCCTCAATTATACTTGTTGTAAGTGAACGAGTGCCACCAAGTTCAGATGCTACTGCAGCAATCTTAGTGCTGTAGAGTAGATATTTGCCAGCATTACGAGCTGCCTCGACAGTATCTCTGAAACGTTTATCGTGTTCCCAGCGATATTTGAGAGCATCCATAAGGGTTTTATCTTTGATAGGAATCCATTTAGCATCATCAAACACAACGCGATATTGATTAAGATGCGTTTTAGTCATCTTTTTTCTAACTTCAGCAGCTTCTTCAGCTAGGAGTTCAAAGTCACGTGCGGATTCTTGCTTGACTGACTCGACACGACGTTTTAGTGCGAAGTCTTGATGAATCTTGCCAGTTGTGCTCATCAGTTCCTTTGCTAGATTTGGTTTATTAGATGTCTTGAGTTTCATAGCTGCTAAGTAGTGTTCAATTGTTGGGTATTTAATTGAGGGATCATCAGGATCTGGAATGGGAAATGGTGCTGCTAATCCAAGCCAACGGGCAACATTAGGATCCTTCTTGCCTTTATCATCCTTAATGCCTAGAATATCTGCTTGACGAGCATCAATTCCAAAGCGGAATACTTCAACTTCACCAAACTTCTTATCACGTGCTGGAAGTTTAGCACCAGTTTCTGATACAACCTCCTCTTCTACAACTTCCTCCTCTTCCTCACCATCACGGTCCTCTTCTGCTTCTGCTTCTGCTTCTGCTTCTGCTTCTGTAGCACCTTCATCCTCTGCGCTTTTTGATTCAGGGAGAGTAATCTTAGGCATTTCAGAAACACCAACTTCACCAACACGCTTGAAGATAAACCAGCGATTTAGGAAAGAGAATTCCTTTACAGCATCTGGCATATTAAATGTCTTCTTACCCTTCTGTGCCATTTCATAGCTGATATCAAATGTATTTGTACTAGCATTCAGACCTAGCTCCGCAAGATCTTTCCTATCAAGTAATTCAAACCCAATAGTCTTAAGTTTCTTCTTAAGAAGTTCAAATGGTACAAGGTATTCTTTGTGTGTAGTACCAATACTAATAAATTCTACATCAACTGCAAGGCCAATAGAGTCATCATCAGGTATTAGTTCCTCTTTATCATAGTCTTTGGTGATAGACCAGATAGGGGTATCTTCAATCTTACCAACTTTAGCGCGTCCTTTGTCAACTGTGCGTAGAAGGTTGAAGACTTTATCGCCATCGAAGCAGCAACCAATGAAGAGTCCGCCAATCTTAACAGTTTCAGATAGATTTTTAATGAATCCGTTGAGCATAACTTCATTTTCAAAGAAGTAGTGTAGGGCAAACATACAGGCAGCGATATCGGCGCCAGCACGGAAGGATCCTGCCATAACTGTTTGGACATATTTGGGTACAGGACCTTCTGGTTCAAACTTACCAAAGATTGAGCGAAGGATATCACGCTCTTCAGGGGTAGCACCAGCATCACCATTTACAATATCTTTGGAGCTATTTCCAATTACAAATGTCATTTTAGGAACACGTCCCCAGCCAAACTCCATAACTGCCTCAATATAACGCTTATAGGCGCCATCATTTGGATTTGTAATATTTTCACCAGCTGTATCAATACCAACTACATACCGAGCACGATTGAATAACCATTTGAACAAATCACCACCTTTTCCACAGGCTAAATCAAGAAGATTCTTATTACCACCCTTTAAAGTGTGTTTTAACAGGATTTCATTCTTGATATATTTATTATGGAAGTCAAGCATACCTTGTACAAGTGTAAGGTCTTCTTTAGGGGCTTTGCGTTCATAGTATTTTTTGGCAACTTCGCTATCTTGGAATTTTAGGAGAATTTTGGATTCTTCTTCGCTGGGCTGTTCATTGCCGCTGCGAATCATTGATTCAGTAACTGGATTATGGATAGAGTCCCAGACATCATTAGCAACTCCTTCGTCGTTCATCATACCAGAGTATTTGATGGGGCCTTTCTTAAGGGAGGCGCGGATAAGGCGTTCTGTTTTGTCGTGGCGAATACGAGTGGGTACCCATCGCCATCCAGGTTCACGAGAGGGATCATAGCGCATTTCAACAATGCTACGATCTTGAATAGGCTCTTTTGAGTCCTCAGTACTGACATAATCTTCTGCGGTTTCAGGATCAGTTTCAATGGTTACATTACAGGTATTGGCCATTGTATCAGGAAACTCCATAGGATTAAAGAGTGATGGTTTGTATTTATTGCCACCCTTTTCTTTAGGAAGAGATTGTTGTAGTAGAATGGTGCTACGAGGATTATCAAATGCTGGATCTTTATCACTGCCAACGTAGAGGCGCATAGTTTTATATTGAACAGTGTTTTCAGAAGAAGGGTGAATAGTGGTAATAATTTTGTCGATGGTTGGAATATTAGGGTCTCGTTCAAAGTTGATAAGGAAATCAACAGTGTTATCTTTAGCGGGTTTCCATTTGAATTGTCTGGTCCAGCGTACACCAGGGCGTTCAGGAATAGGATCTGAATTAGTGGTAATAATTAGACCATCTGTATTATAAATACGAGTTGTATCAAGAATAGTGGCACACGCTCTAAAGATTGTAGCATTATTAGCAGTGGCAAACTGGAAACGTTTAAGAGAGACAATAAGACGATTCGCATCAGTTACACCTTTGGAAATAGTTTGAGTATCGTCGCGCCAGTCTTCGTACCACTTTCTAACAGAGTTATAGCGTGTATTAGCCTCATTATCAATTATATCATCTTTGTAGGTGATAAATGGATTAGGTGCTACATTTTTGCCCTCTTTAGAGTAGTAGATATCGAAGATAAGGAAGTGATTGATAGCGCGGTTATCTTTAGAGATAGTGACCCATTCGCCGTCAATGAGTGATTCAGCACATTTAGTATTTTTAAGGCCTGTGCGGTAGACATTAAGACTCATATCGATAAGGAAGAGTTCGCCTGTTTTATCAACGAATCCCATAGCGCGTAGGCCATCGGCTTTATCGGTTACATTGTAGCCAGCGCGGATATTGGGGATATCAGGATCAATTTCTTCGGTCATATTACGTGTTTTAAGGGTAACAGGATTGACACCGCGGAATTTTTCAGAGCCGGTCATAGTTTGGTATTCGGTTCGGACGGCATTGATAACAGAGTTGCGAATGAGCAGAGAGTTTTTTTGGATAGCACGTTGAACTTCGCCAACGCCGCCAATAAGCGCTTTAAGTGCCTTATCAGCAGAATCAGTGTATTCTGTATCGTGAAGTAGTTCGACTTCAACTTCATAGCGTGGTGCTTCTTTGAATACGTTCTTTTGTTGAAATCCAGTAACCCATTGAAATTCTCCTTTACCAGGTACGCTTGGGGTTTGACGAACCATTGACATGTCAATGCGAATACCTTTACTTCGGAAGGTCCATCGACGAAGTAGTCGGAAGGCTTTCTTTTGATTGGCCCAATTTGCGAGTAGGCCAGCTACACGTGGGTCATCTTGACTTAATTCCTCTTCACGGCGAACCTTAAAACGAATATTGTATTCTTTTAGATCGATATTACTGTCAGGGAAAGCGCGATCTTTAAACATAGCGCTAAATGCTTTACCCTCGAGTGTATCATCTTTACAATATTGTTGAAGGACGCCAAGGCCTAGAAGTGATAGACGAATATGATTCGGAGTGATTATACTCAGACGATCATCTTGTGGTATCACTTCAAAGCCTTTATTACGAAGTCTTTGTGCAATTTGAAGAAACGTAGTTGAATCAACAACACCTCCAACGCCGAAGGTGGTTTCTAATTCAAGCTTCTTATCCTTAAACCAGTCTTGGACAAACTTATTAATAAGTTTGGATTGTTCAGATGTCAAGTCCATTCTTAATCTACACTATAGCTATAAAAGTACCTTAAGCTTTAATGCCATAATATAGGATAGCATCTATATCAATTTTATTAATAAGTTTAATATATATATATAAGAAAAATATATATTAATGTATATTCATTGATATTTAGACTATATTTTAGATAATTTAGATAATTTCAATATTATTTATTGTCCATTTTGTAAATACTTTAATACAGTTTGCGCGGCCAAGCCGAGCACCAAGAACATCTTTGGTTAGTTTCTTATCTGTTTGTTGCCAGGTAGGAAGTTGAGATAGTTGTTCAAGAATTTCTACTTTTGTTCCCTCGGCTTCTGGCCATTGAATAACCCATCCAGTTTGTTCGATGGTTGAGAGCCAGTTAGCAAGGATTTTATGAAGGTCTTGAGCGTGTTGTTCAGAGGGAATTGCGACCCATCGTGCTCGATAGTCTGCCATCCATACAGGGTCTTCTTGTTTCCAATTTGAGGGGTCAGAAGAGAATACAATTTCTCCTTTAAGAGAACTATCATATTGCTTCTTGCCTTCCTCTATGTTTTCTTGTACAGCGGATTTCATTAGAACGAAATTGATATTACGCATTAGTGAGATGCCAGTAAAGAGTTCAATATAGTCTTTGTCTTCGAATGTAGTACCGTTATATGAGGCACCGATAAGATCGTGAATTTTTTTACGTTTACGCGAGAGGGATGTATTTTTGAGTTCGTCGGTTTGTTCTTGAAGTTTGGTAGTATATTCGATGATTTGTTGAAGGCGGGCTCCTTTAGCAGAGAGGGAATAACTGCTTGGATCTGAAATACACGCATAAAGGCTCACAATACCAGATGGATTTAGATTGAATGCAGTATAACCTTTAAGACCAAGTTTATCGAGAGAGGTTTCTTGGGAGGATTTGGCTGATTGAATCTCAATAGAATCTAGTGTTCGGTTTCTATTGGGATTATTCTCGGAATAAGAGATAAGCTCTTTAAAGCTAACATTCTGATATTGTTTAATGGGTGTAGTCATTTCACTTACCTAATAATAGCCTTTTATGCTTTAAGTTGATCAAATTTTATCTTTAGGTAGTGACAGGTGTTTTTTGGTCTTCATCCACATAGTTTTCATTTTGAATACGAATCGTTTCTAATTCTTTTAGACGTTCAGTGTCTTCTTGACGAGTCTTTAAACAAAAATCTAGATATTCTTTAATTTGATTGAATGTTTCTTGTGATACAGTCGATAAATCAAAAAAGATACCATTTGAGTTTTCCGTATAATTTACTTTTGTTTTACGAATAATTCTAAATAATTCTTCCTGTTCAGATTTTACAAGAACTTTAATACTTTCAAATACTTTTTTGCGCTCATCATAGCTAGAGGCCATTTCTAATTCCGTAAAGATGTTCAAAGTTTATTAACAACCGCAGTTCCTATTCAGCGTCTGCTTCTGCCTCTTCATCTTCTTCCTCTTCTTCCTCTTCTTCCTCTTCACCGTCACCTTCCTCTTCTTCTTCTTCCTCCTCGCCTAGTGGCTCTTCACCCTCTTTGGCTTCAACATCTGCTTCAACATCCGCTTCATCATCATCTTCATCATCAGTTAAACCAATAGCAGCACTATCTGTCACAACAACTGGTACTCTTGAGTTCTCATTGCCAGATTTTTTAGCGACAAAGATACCACTGGCAAGAATGTATGGATCATTAATTTGGAACTTAGAACGTTTTAATTCAACTTCAACCGTATCACCAACTTCAACTTCCTCATATTCTTCACTGCCAATATGAAGATCACGTGGGACCTGAATACGAATTGCTTTACGATAATCAATATAGAGACCCATCTTATTCTTACGAATTACTTCACCAACTACTCGTACACCATCAGCTGGATAAATGACTTTACCCTCAAGCTTAACATAATATACAGCATCACCTGTAAATCGTGCTGATTCAAAGTAACCCATAGAACGAGAAAGAAGCTTTATAGTACCGGACAGGACAAAACCTTGTTCAGAGCATTTTTTCTCCATCACTTCCTTAGCCTTTTTTTCTAAGAGCGAATCAACTGTACTTGTTTTGATTTCATTGAATTCACTTGGAATAATACTAATTTTTTTTTCAAAGAAAGCTGTGGATTCCATTCTTCTGTTTCCTAATATCCTTTTGGCTTTAGCTTCTCAATTTTTATATTCATCCTCCTATTTCTTACCAGGCCTAAAAGTACCCTTGTGCCCCGTATAAAATGCTTGAACTGGGCGGAAGAACCATCTCTTAGCCTGTATATTATCAGCATCTAAATATCTAATCAATATATCAAGTAATGTACACGCGCGAGTCGAGTTTTTAATCTTTCTTGTTCCAAGTATAATTCCTCGACTTAAATCAAAATCTGTTTTACCAGCTGCTTTAAGAATATCGCCAATTTCTACAAGATTTGCAATATGCCCAGTCATTGTACTTACATTACCACATTCTTTACCTCTACCAATTTTTCCACCTTCATTAGGTGGTTCAGCAGTTTTAAAAACAATATCACCATTCTTTGGCACAATAAATCCATATGGTTCACCAGTTGTATCTATATTAACCTTAAAAGCCTGTATTTTTTCAGTCTTATCACGTTTAATTTCATCAACAATCGATTTCAAACACATAATACCACCCTCACATAAATACTGTATCTCACCTGTTTTAGAATCCATAAATCTATTAACTAGAATCTTACCAAGTGAGTACTGATTTTCACTTATACATTCTAGAACATTAAGACTTGTATTGTATACTAAGAAGATTTTTTCTTCAAGGGTTACCCATTCATCCCAGAAATAGAAAATAACAGCCTTTCTGAATGATTCTGGATTTTTATCAGATGATTTTTGGAATGAAGTATGAAACCATTCTACCATTTCCAAAATCTGTCTATATTTATCAATTACTTCAGAATCATCGTGGGATACTTCTAAAATACGTTGTTCTATTTCACCAGGCGGTGTAATGTACTTAATACTGGTTGATAAACGCTGACACCATTCAGAAATGGCAGACCAAATTCCCTCAATTGATTCACGTGTATTTGCCTTTTCAGCATCTTCTTCTAACATTTCTGGTATCTCATATTCAAGTGGAGCATATAAATCACGCTTAATAGGAAATTTAGCTACACGAATTGCTAATGGAATTGTTAGATCAGCATATACGTTTGGTTGGAAAATATAGTACCCATTACAGTATCTTATATAACCAGTAAGATCGCCATGTCTAACTTGGAAACTCTTATTATCCACAATATCTGTCAGTAAATCAACTGATGCTAGACGTGGAACATCTGCAAACACATTCCATAAATCTTCAGACTGATAATAAGGCTGCTCTGCAAATAAAACACGAATACGCTCCTTCATACGATTTACACGCCAACGAGCCGAAAATTCATCATATGTTGAATCATCAATCTTTAACTCTTTAACATTTATAATCGGTTTACATTTGTATTCACACGTTTCTATCCAATCACATACTGCAGTAAATGGCATATCATTAATATCAACATCTTCTCGAACCTTGCCTTGGGAATCAATCTCAGTAATAGGTGGCTGACCTTTAATGACGATGGCTTGATTATTAAGATTACAATCTACCGCAGCAATCTTCATTGCACGTGTAACTCTTCCAACTAAAACAGCCTTCTTAAATCCAATGCGGTAACTGTATAAATCTGCCGTTTCACGCGAGTATTCACTTGGTGGTAGTTGAGCCGCATATAAGTATACAGTGTTATTTCGTTTTTCTTTAGGGAGAGCGCAATGTGAAAGGAAACGAATGGCGCGACCGAGAATTTGTTCGGTTTTATTCAAGTGAAACCAGGAATCGATGACGTGTGTTTCACGAACAAAACGTAAATCAATGCCTTCAGAGGCGATTTGTGAACCTATCATAATCTTAATTTTAGAACCAGTTGCATTATCAAATGCACGTTGAGCACGAATGGTTTGTTCATTTCGTGGAGAGAGAGTAATATCACCTGTTAGAAGACCATAGTATGCTGGTGTAAAGTCGTGATTGGATGCCACTCCTGTAGCGTGCTCTTTTTCTCTTTTAGGACATAGAGCACATTGTTTACCACCTGGTGTTTGTGGACCATTTGCTAACATACCCATTTTCCTACCATATGGAGAATAACCATTCGCCTCTAGAGCTAATGCAAGGGGCAGAGCACCACCATTTACAAACCGTGTATATGCAAAAATACAACCTTCCGCTGTCTTAACACGATTTATTAAGAACTCAAACTTAGGACTATACTTATTAAGTTCTCCTACTCCTAGCCATTTAGCACCGCCTTCTTGTTTGGCTCTGTATCGTACTTCCCCACCAGAACTTTCACGTGTAAAAACTGTACTAAGACCATTAATATCAGTTCGAGCTCTATATGCCTCTACAGTATCCCCAGATGTATCTTCTGTAACAGGTACGATAATATTGCCAGCGTGAACAAGTTTTTCTAATGCTATAGTACTGAGCCCCTTACCAGGTGGGAGAGCATTCATAAAAGCTAGAGATGCCTTTAAGGTATCACCACTTAATGTAATAGGAACTAATGGTAGATGTTCATAATATGTTGTATCTTCAACTGGAATAGCTGTGCCGCGTGGATTTGATTCAGGATAGGATGTGAGGGTAGGTATATTTTCAGGGAAAAGACGAACAGGGAAAGAAATTGGATTTTCACCTCTCATAAAACTTACGTATCTCTGAGCGATATAGGAAATCATTTTATTACCTTTTTCAGTGATATTTCCTTCTTTATCAAAAATATCAGCTTCAGTAACTGTTGCCTGTTTATCATTCATTAGAAGCATATTTAGCATAAAAATAATTTCTTTATAAGTATTATACATAGGAGTAGCTGTAAGCATACAGAACTTCATACCTTCTGAATACATAAGTACATCACGTAGGTATGGTGTAAGAATTTTACCGCCAGCAGAGTCACTTTCTTCAGATTTACCGCCAGTGGCTTTATCATCTTCTTCAATAATATCACGTAAGTTATGGGCTTCATCTACAATTAGAAGTTTACCACTAAATTTTTGTCGAATATATTTCTTTTTAAGTTCTGATTTGAGTTCATCAGAAGCACTAGTAGGTATACCTTTAAGAGTATCACGAATAAAGTTGGCAAATGAAATATACCCAAATACCTTATAACGTCTTTTAATAGCCTTACTTACAGCCTTTTCTATTTTCTTAGTGTCTCTTTCATATAGTGTGTTTGTTAACTTCATATATGTTGTCCCTGTACATTGTGAGGCTGTATTGGGTTCTGAATTATCGCCAATTACAACTTTAGAGATATCAAAGATTGTGCGAAAGAAACCTTGTTGAATTGTTGGTGGGGCAACAAGAAATACTTCATTGCGTGGATATGTTTCAAGCCAAGCTTCTATAATTTGTACTGCTGCACACGTTTTACCAACACCTACTCCGTGAAATAGAAGAGCTGACATATAGGGTGTTTTAGGTGACATAAAATTAGCAACGAAACGTTGAACAGGTGTTACTTCAAAAGTGGAATCATCCTCGCAGGGATCAGTACGAGGTTTCCAAGTAGTTTGTAAGCTTTCAGCAAATTCTCTTTTAGCAAGTAGCTTTTGAAGGAACTCTGGATCACGCACATCAGGATATGCGCCTGTTTCATATTCCCATTGTGAAAGACCAGCAGATGGAAATAAATCTCGACGTTGTAGTTCTGATAATATCATATCACGTTGTTTGAAGTCTGTAACAGTTTCCCATAGTTCAATTATTTCGGGATCAGTTATTGCGTCAAGATTCGACCCATTATTTGATAGAGTAGTTGAAACAGATGATGCGACTGACGTAGTAGATTTTGCATTATTGTTTGTAGTAGCAGCAGAAGTAGCAGAAGCAGCAGAAGCAGCAGAAGCATTTTCTTCTTCCTCTTCTTTCTCTTCTTCCTCTTCTTCATTATTGGCAGTACTAGCTGATGTAGCAGCGGATGCTATGGCATTTTCCTCTTCCTCTTCCTCTTCCTCTTCCTCTTCCTCTTCCTCTTCCTCTTCTTTATTATTGGCAGTACTAGCGGATGTAGCAAGCGACGCAGTTGCGGCATTTTCTTCTTCCTCTTCTTTGTTGTTGGTAGTACTAGAGGCTGCTAGTAGAGCATTAGGAGCATTAGGAGCATTAGGAGCTGCTACTGGAGCATTAGGAACTGCTATAGGAGCATTAGGAGCATTAGGAGCATTAGGAGCTGCTACTGGAGCATTAGGAGCATTAGGAGCATTAGGAGCATTAGGAGCTGCTACTGAAGAGTTAGGAGCTGTAATAGATACAGTTGATGTGGCATTTTGATTAATATTTGAAGACAAGGAAGGAGGTTGGACGAGCGCAGCAGGTGCAGCGGATGTAGCTCCCGTGTTTTCTTGGGAACCTTCTTCATTATTTTCGGCATTAAATGCGTTAACAACTGGAAAATTATAATTTCCAATCCCCATTGACATTGCTATTTATAGAATAATATTTCATTTTATTTTATAAACGCTTTTAATGGCAATAACAAGATATAATTAAAGTCAATAGACTATATTTATGGTGTATATGAATGCTAAATGGAGCGAGGTAAGTCGTTAGTATGAACAGGATGAAAGTTGCGCATAATCTTTCCAGCCTTGAGTAAAATTTCTCGTTTTTCTACATTATCCGGACGAATCTTTGAAGTGGCTTCATCGAGAGTACACCATTTAATGGCTCCAATTTCTCTTGCCATATGTAAATTCTCCATATTCATTTCAACTTCAACTGATGTATTACAGATGGCAATGTAATATTTGTGACAATAATGAACTTGATTTGAACCAAAGAATGTTTCTGAGATGGGATATGTATTTTGAATGATAGTAAAATCAGTACGTTTAAGGCCAGTTTCTTCTTGAAATTCGCGTGTAGCGCAGTTTATATCTGACTCGTGAGGATTACGTCGCCCTTTAGGAAATCCCCATTCTGGTTCAGTCCATTTTGTAGGATTACTCTTAATAAGTTCAGGAAGTCGGTCTTTAATAATAAGAAACTTCTTATCGGAACTATCATAATCGTTTTTATGTGATTTAACATTGGATGATTCACCCCATACGCTATGCCATAGTTGTTCGAATGATTTTGATAGAATACTTGATTGTTCTTTCTGAGTCATACCTCGTAGAAGTCGTCCAAGATATTCATCTTCGTATGGGTTATATTTACCACGAATAAATTCAACAAATGCTAATGAGTCTTTGCGTTGAATTAAAAGAAATTGGATTGATTCGTTTCCATCACTAATGGTATTTACCTTTGAAAATAGAGATGTTACATTATTATCCTTCATATATCTAACGGCTATGAGTCCATAACTTGTAACAGGTGATAGGCAGTTGCGGAAAACGTGTCCGCCTAATCCACAATTAGTACAATACTGTATCCGGTTATTAATATTATCCATTTGATTTTGCTAGTAAGCTCTTATAAATCTAATAATTAAAAGTCTTTAGACCTGTTTTCTAAGAGAGGGTAATATTTGTTTTAAGAAATGGGATAGGATAAATAGAATGCAATTTCCACCTAGTGTTTGGGGGCCGTTTTTTTGGCACACAATTCATATAGTAGCTCTTGGATATCCAAAGTCACCAACATACACTGATAAGAAGTGTGCTAAAGAATTTTATGAATCTCTGGCATACTTAATACCTTGTGCAATTTGTCGAGACCATTACAAGGAGCATTTAGCTAAAAATCCATTAACGCCATTCTTAGATTCAAGAAAGGATTTAATTAAATGGACGATTGATATACATAATGCAGTGAATAAGATATTAGGAAAGGCTGAGTGGACTGAGGAGGAAGTTATTATATATTATGAACGTCTGGGCCGCAGAGATCGTTCTCCTATATGGACAAGAGAAGATATGAAAGAAGTAGATTATCGTTCATTTGTAAAAGGTTTTATAACAGGTTCTGCGATTTTAGCTAGTATTGGTGGTGTAGTATATTTCATTAACAGGCTTTAGATATATGTAACAATTAATCAAACTATAAAAAGAGAGAATAAGCAGAATGAGTGGCAATAAAGGTATCAATATTACAAAGTATTTGACAAATGGCCCCACAGCAGCTTCAAATTATAAGTCAACTACGGGAACCAATCCAACTATAGGAAAAACTGCAGGGACAACCGCAGGGACAACCACAGGGAGTTATACGACTAAATATAATATAGGATCGGCAGGTGCTGGAACAGGAAGTAGTATTGCAAGAATCCTATCATATGTATTAGCAATTTTTGTTGTAATAATGGTTATTCTGTTATTTATTAATTTCTTTATTACGCCAATATTCCGATTACGACCTGGTGGTCCCGGTATAATACCAGTACCTGGATTCGATGATGGTAAATTGTTCTGGAATAAGAACTCAGCTGGTCAAATTCTAAATAAGAATCTACCAATTGCTTCACAATCATTCGGCTACACAATGAATCTTGACGTATTTGTTCAAAATCCACTACAATTCTCAAGACATCCACGCGTATTTTTTAGTAGAGGTGGCACCAAAACAGAAACGCCTTCTGGTGATACTCTACTTGGTGTACTAAGTAATTACAATATTGTAGCTGGACTATTACCTGATACAAATGATTTAATTGTTTCAGTGCTAAATAAGGATAATAATATGGAGTCAATCATTGTGCCTAATATTCCTATTCAGGAGCCATTTAGATTAAGTATGGTTGTAATGGAACAGGCATTGGAAGTGTATATAAATGGTCATTTGATGAGGACGCGATCATTTGGGGCGCCGCCAAAATCGGTCGATGGAGATATCTATCCAGCTGCTGGAATTGAAGCAAACGCCGTTCTTGTAAGAAATCTTAAAATATGGTCACGTATTCTTACAACAAGTGAAATTCGTCAGGCATCACCCGCTTTAAGTACAGGTAAGAATTTTGGGGCGGGGCCAATGCCGTCATCGTCGTCGTGCTCTACAGCTGCGAGTAATACAATGACGAGTATAGAAAAAGGAATGGACCGTTTTACGAAGCTATCGATTGACAGTGTTTCCGATGTTACTTCAAATCTTCTATAATCATATAATATTATAGGATGTCAATAATTGCTCTAATCATATTTGGTGTAATTTTATTATTAATTACATATTATATAATTGTTTATGTAATCTATAAAGGAGCTGGTAATAATGATATACTTACGACACTGACCCCTTTATCTTCTAAAAAAGATATACTGACTTCTGATATTACTCAGAGTACACTTTTAAGTGGAGCTGGTTCAACTGTTATGGGTTACTTTAACCTAAAAGGCGGTGACCGCACAGTTAAATATCAGGATGGTTATACACAATTAATTCAAGTGGAAAACAACTGGTTTTTAGAGATTTCTCCTTCGCCGATTGGAAAGGATAGTACAGCAGCTCGTCTCCGAGTTCAGACAAGTGACGGTGGGACATTGAAACAAGAAACAATTGAATTGCCGCAAATTCCAAAACAGAAATGGATATTTATTGCTATTTTACGAGATGGGAGACGTTTTGATATAATTTATGATAATAAGATTGTAGCCTCACAGAGACTTGAGTATTATCCGGTTGTAATAAGCAGTCCACTTTCTGTTGGAAATAAGGGACTTGATGGGTCAGTAATTCACGTAATAATTAATGGTACACGTTTAACGCCAAATGCTGTTGAGCGTGAAAGACTCACACATGTAGATACGAATAATACGGTATTAGAAGCAAACTCAATTGATATAAGCTTTCCAGGATTAAAATTATTTGCTCAATGTCCTTCCGGTTTACCGTGTGACCCTATTACAAAACCACCTAATAATAACTTAGTACAATGGAAAACACCATATGCTTAAAAGTTGGCTTGTAGAATATCCTTGTAAATGTCAGGAATAATGAACGCCGCCGCTAACAAATCATCTCCAATTGGAAGACTTGTTCCAGTGTTACTTGTTTTAGCGGGTTTAATTGGTTTATACTATTTATATCAATATCTATTTGGCCCTAAGAGTACAAATGCTTACACTTTAATTTCGGGTACTCAAAGTGCTAATATCGATCCATCCAAACCTATCACAATAACATCTGATAAACTACCAATTATCTATGAAGGTGGGGAGTTTACAATTTCTACTTGGATTTATGTAACAAACTGGTCTTATCGTACTGGTTTTAATAAATCCATTATCAGCGTTGGTGGGCCAAACTTTGATACGATTCGTGTCTATTTAGGTGGTAATAAACCGAAATTAAGTGTCCGTCTCCAAACGAAGGATATGAGTGGCGCAATGAATGCGGTGCCATCTGGAGCTACTGCAATTAATGTAAATCTTGGAGCAACTAAATCACAGGTTCCAGTTGAATCACTTGACAAGGGTACTCAGAATGCTACATTTGGTATTTTACAAACTGACTCTGGATTACTAGATGGTTCACCATTATGTGATCTACCTGAAATTGATCTCCAACGATGGGTATGTATTACAGTATCAGTTAATGGAAGAACAGTTGATGTATATATGGATGGTAAGTTAGCCCGTTCTTGTGTATTACCTTCATTCTTTAAGGTTGATGCAGGCGGCTATTCAGCTAACTTACTAGCGTACGGTGGTTTTGGTGGACAAATTGCTACTACTACGATGTATGACTCTGCATTAAACCCAGAGGTTGTTTACAAGAATTATATGGCTGGGCCTCAGCCAATTACTAACATTGGGCAATGGTTCTCTTCATTCTTTGCTCCAGGTGTTAGCGTTTCATTAACAACTAAATAAAGTTTAAAAATAGTCCAAAATAAATAATACAAATTAATAAGAAGAAATAGATGGACAACACTAGATTCAATCAACAGTTTAATTCTGGTGCGCAACCCGGTATTATACCGCAAGTCCTGTTTGCACTGGCACTTGTTGTAGTATTATATCTGGTCTTACTGTTTGTTGAGATCATTTACAAGTATATCAATCGTTTATCTATGAACAGAACTAAATTATTACCATACACATATAATACCGAGGATAAAGCTATTAACATTACCCAAGATCCTAATGTGAAAGGTTCTAAGCCTGTAAATTTATCGGATAATGAACGTTCAGGTGTTGAATTCAGTTATACCTTTTACCTAAATGTAAGTCCAGCAGCATTTAGACAGGAATATGGCCTCAATCATATCTTTCACAAAGGCTTTTCCAGCCAATTCCCTCTTTTAGCACCCGGTGTTTATATGCGTTCTGATACAAATACTCTCCGAATCTATATGAATACTTATAAGACTTGGAATAATTATGTTGAAGTTGAGAATATTCCAGTTTCAAAATGGGTACATGTTGCCATCGTATGTAGTGAGAATTCTCTTGAGGTATATATCAATGGTAATCTCGCAAAGAAACTACCATTTGATGGCTTCGCGCCATACCAGAACTTCGAAGATATCTGCTGCTTTTCACAACGTAGAATCACTATGAAGCATTCGATCGTACCATCAACAGATGAAAATGGATTTGATGTGTTTGGATGTATGAAGGGGCAACTTAGCAGGCTAAATTATTTTAGTTATGCTCTCTGTTATGCTGAAATCAATCAGCTAATGAATGAAGGGCCCAATTCTAAGATGGATTCTGCTATGACGAATACAAACATCCCGCCATATTTGGATGATACTTGGTGGTCCCAAGGACATTAATTAGAACCTATATTCTGGCGCGGAGGTTTAATTAAAATAAGTAATGATAAAAATACTTAATATGTGAATCTAAAGCATTACATATTAAATATAACAAAATTAGCTATGCCAGGTGGAGGTCTATATTCATTGGTTGCCTACGGAGCACAGAATGTACTTTTAAGTGGTAATCCTGATTTTACCTACTTCTATAAAACATATAAGAAATATACTCATTTTGCGGAGGAGTCTGTGACGTTTTCAATGGATGGTCCGCAGGATTTATCATATGATCAGCCCATTCAAGTTCGTTTAAAGATCCAACGTGTAGCGGATCTTATTCGCGATATGTATTTCCTATTTGATTTACCAGATATATATTGTAAATATATTGAGAGTTTACCAACATCATCAGGAAGAACATCACAATATAATTTTGCGTGGACAACGCATGTTGGGTGTCACATTATTCAGGAAGTAGGATTTTACATAGCTGGACAAAAGATTCAGAACTGGGATGGAGCATATATGATTGCACGCGCCCAATGTGATTTAGATTCAAGATCATTTCAGAAATGGTCGCGTCTAGTTGGAAATATTCCAGATTTATATGACCCAGCAAATGGGCTATATGGGGGTGGCTCTACTGGTACTGGTTATCCATTAGTATATAATAATAATGGCCCTGCCGCTTCAACCACTACTCCACCTAATATAAATAGACCATCAATTTCTGGAAGAACACTTCAGGTTCCGCTCTCATTCTGGTTTACAGAATCCACATTTGAATCACTTCCGTTAGTTTCTCTACAGTATCAAGAATGCGAAATTCAAATCACATTGCGTCCTATTAATCAGTTATATAGAATAAATGATATAAATGGATATCCAGTAGCTCCAGGGTATCAATTTAATCCGTCACCTATTTCTCTACAGCCTGAAAATGTGTATTATACATCGGTATCTGATATTTCTGATATTACAATAAATAATTTTTTAACGGATATTGGTACTCCTAACCCACTATTAAATACATGGCCTCTAAATCCAAGAATTCAGATGACTTATGTATATTTAACAGATGAAGAGAGGGCACAGTTTTCAGATCAACCCTTACAGTACTTAGTACGACAAATTACAACATATCAATTCCCTAGTATAACATCACGTCAGATTGTAGAATTACAGACACATAATCCTATTGAGCGTATGATAATTATACCACGTCGTTCAGATTCGCTATTATATAGAAATCAAGTCTCCAACTTTTCTAATTGGTTAAATCCACTTAAACCACCCTTTATTCCAGCAGGAGGTGGATGGCCACCAAATGTAAATCTTACATCTGCTACAGGTAATTTTGTACTAAATGGACAGCGCTCTATTATGCGAGCCTTTTCAGTATTAGGTGATGGTAACTTATTACAGGAAGAGAAACCAATTGATTACTTTACACAAGTGGTACCTTGGAAGTATTTAACGGGTATTCCAGATCCAGAATTGTTAGTGTATCCGTTTGGTCTTCATTCTCCCACAACGCAGCCTGATGGTACAATTAATAGCAGTCGTATTAAGTTATTCCAAGTAGATTTGAATGTATACCCATTACCAGCAAATTCATTTTATCAGTATGACATAACAGTATTTGTTGAGAATCTAAACTGGGTAAGTGTATCAGGTGGTACAGGTGGTCTCAAGTATGCACTATAAGGATAACTTCCTCCGTCTTAGTGAGATATATAGGGGTATAATAAAATCGATACAGGTCTTAGAATGTCAGATAATAGTGACACAACTAATAATGGTGCAGGTGACAATACCAGTGACAATAGCAATAGCAATAGTCCTGTTGATGAAGGCAGTACTAGTTCATTATTTAGTAATTTAACAAACAAGTTAAAATACAATTTACATAAGGCAGTATATGATCCAAATGCCAATAAGTTTATTGAAGAGCAGGCTAAAAAGAAGAAAGATAGCACTAATACTACAACTACGGATACTAACGCAAGTACCCCATCAGACCCTAATAAGTTTAATACTGTACGACTTGTCAAAAAAGTTGGTAATCAGACATTAGATATATTAAAAAAGATATTTTTCCCATTTATTGCTGTAATGCTTGCAATGATTGTTACAAATGAATTGATAATTTATGCTGTGCCTATACGCATTATATTTTTCATTGTTACTTTGGCCATATGTATTTACTCGCAGACTTCAGCAATTTCATTATCTTTGTATTATATTTTTAAAGGATCCTATAGCTATTATGTAAATAATATGACAGATAGACCAAAGAAGAATATAATGCCAACTATTTTTGCTTTACTTCCAATAACTACGTATAAACCTATGTCATCATTTTCTTCGTTCTTTATGTATCCATTTACGTATCCAAAGACGGAGAAGGCTGCGCTCAAGTTGCCAGAAGTAATGAAAGGGTATTGGGAGTCTTTGGTAGAATCTTTTAAGGATTTTGATAAGATTAAGAATCTTCCTCTTTTTGTGGAAGATATAAAGAATATACAATATGATTTATCACATTTACACGATTTATCAGGTTCTGCTATTAATTTTAAAGCAAATCAAAGTAATAAAATGGTAGGAACAGTTGTGTCCCCAAAGGAATCTGCTCCACCAGCAGAAAATATGGTTAATAAATCAAACTCACCATCTGCTTCACCAGTGCCATCTGCTCCACCAGCTAATAATAATAATAATCCTACTAACTAGGATTTAAAATAATTAGAGTATGAAAGAGATAGAGATGATTGAAGTATCAGTAGTTACACCAACATATAATCGTCGTATGTTTATTCCAACATTAATCGATATATATAAAGCTCAGACATACCCAAAGGAAAAGATGGAGTGGATAATTATAGATGATGGTCGAAGATCGGTAGAGGATTTATTTCAGGAGGTTTCTAAGGAGATACCAAATATTAGATATATTCGCATAGATGAAAAGATGCGTTTAGGGGCGAAGAGAAACCTATTAAATAAAGAGGCAAGGGGTTCAATAATTGTGGCGATGGATGATGATGATTATTATCCACCAGATAGGATTTCTACAGTGGTTGAAGTATTTAGAAAGAATCCAAAGATCGAACTGGCAGGAAGTTCAGAAATGAATTTATATTATTTAGATACTAAAAAGTTATATACAATTGGGCCCTATATGGATACACACGCAACGAATGGGACGATGGCTTGGAGAAAATCGTATGCGGATAAGCATAAATATGATGAGTATGTAACAAAGGCTGAAGAAATAACATTTCTAGAAAACTTTAAACATCCTATGATTCAGCTAAATCCTTTAAGTACAATTTTAGTAATATGTCATACAGATAATACTGCGGATAAGAGTGAATTACGTAATGAGTATTTGGAGAGAATGGGAACATTTCAATCAAAGTTTAAAGAGTGTGCTTATAAATTGGAGGATTTAGTAAAGGATAAGAAGATACGGGATTTTTATTTGAGTCTATAACTGCCTAAAGAATATTAATAACAAAATATTAATTAGAGAAGATAAATGACAGATGGATTTTTGTATGAGAAGTTAGTAATTTTAAATAATGTATATAATAACACGCTTGTACCTAGTAAGGCGCTAACACAGGTATCGGTAATTAAAACACAATTATTTCCACATCAGTCAACATTAGTAAATGGAATGCATATATATCGAGATAAAATGACACGTGGATTTTTATTAGGAAATCAAGCAATTAATGGTAAAATTGGAATTGTAGGGGACCCTGCAGGTACTGGAAAAACCTTGAGTATTTTAGCCTATTTGGCTAGTCAGGTTGCAACATTTCCAAGAATGACATGTGAATTAACACATAATTCTTCAAAGTATTTTTTCTCTCACGAATTATATCATTTATCAGACGCATCATCGACGAATTTAATTATAGTTCCTCATAGTTTATTTGGTCAATGGAGACAAGAAATAGCACAGCATACTACAATACCATATGTACCAATTGAAACAAAACGTATTATTCGAGGTACTGATTTAGCACAGAGTATGGTGAATAATAATTTTGTATTAACAACGAATAAATGTTATAAAAATGTACAAGAATACGCAGTTCAGCACGGTATTCAGTGGAATAATGTAATAATAGATGAGGCATCATCAATATATATAAATTCATCGGATCCACCTCTAAGATTTCAATTTCTATGGTTTGTAACTAATAATTGGATACCACTTATATTTAAAACGCCATCGATTGTTAAAAGTAATTTATATTATTTAAGAGACCGAGTTAAATTAAATCAAGAATTGGAACAGTGGTTATTAGATAATATAAATGTTCACTATGAGGGTCAATTAGTATCATCTTCATTTTTAAAGGAATATGTGCCATTCTTTCATCAAAATAGAGGGAGTATTGTAATAAGAAATTCACTGGATTTAATAAAGACAAGTATTAATTTGCCAGCAATAACGAATGATATATTACATTGTAGGCCGAATATATCATTGAATTCTCTAACGAGTTATTATTTAGCACGTAATATAGAGCCGAATATTAATTCAGAAAAGATTCCTAATTTATTTCAAGCTTTAAATATAGAATTTAGAGAGTTAGAGGATTATATAGTAAATCAGCCAACAGTGAAGCATAATTTAATTAGAAGAAAAGTAGAAGAGAGTGACTGTGTAATTTGTTTAGATCATACTGAGTATTCGACAATAGTGAACTGTTGTTATAATATATATTGTGGTAAATGTCTTTTAAGAAATATGATAGTTAACCAAAAATGTCCAACGTGTAGGGAAGTATTATTAATGAATAATATTTGTTGTTTAAAGTCGTTAACAGAAGAGGAGCGAATTTTAGCAAGAAATAAAACAGAAGTTTGTTTAGATATATTAAATAATAATAAAAATGGAAAGTTTATAATCTATTCATCATTTGATAATATTTATTATCAATTATTCGAAGAGATGGATAAATTAGGTTTAAAGGCAGAAAGAATAGAAGGCAATCTATTTTCACTGCTTAAGACTGTAAAGAATTTTCAGGAGGGTCGAACAAATATATTATTTGTATCAAATATTGATTTAATAAGAGGGTTATCATTGGCGGCTACTTCGCATCTGATTTTTTTCCACGAACTACCCGTTTTCGAGTTGAGGCAGGTTTTGATCCACTCTGCGCAGCGGATTGGGAGGAAGCAGCCCCTAAAGATAATTCAATTGAATTCTGAGATTCAAGTTTAACACCGAGAGTATCATACAATTTACCTGTTTGATGTGTCGCCCATTGAGTTACACATCGAAAAGGAATATCATACTCATTCGATACACGATTCATCTCCTTCCAAGCATTAAACAGTGCGGATTGTTTAGTTAGAACAAGTGTATATTGAAGTTCAGATGGTTCAGGAATTTTGGTAGGTTTTTCGAAGTTTTGTAGGTGGAGATTTGGATATTTGAGTTTAAGGCGATAGGATAGTGGGAGAAGATTCCAACATTGATGGAAAAATGCCCAAAAATCAGCACGATCACTCCAACGTAAGTAATCTAGAATTTCTTCATATATTTCAAATGGCATTTTTTCTAGAAAGAGTGGTAGGTTTTGATGAAATAATAGGCCAGCTAAGTTGGCATCTTTAGTTTCAAGATCTAGTTCATCATTATCACCCCAATTTTCAAATAAAGTAAACCACGCTGCTCTAATCGCTACATGAATATTTACATCAAGATTCGCATCTTTTCCTTGTGTATACATACCATTTTTATCATTATATATTAGACTTTGCGATACTTTTCGAATATCTCCTAATTGATATAATGAATCTGGAATATCTTTCTTAAAGAATTCAATAAGCTTCTCCTTCTTGGGCATATTAACATAATGTACACAGCAATATTTTAATAGCTGTTGCATAATACGTCCCTCTAAAATATTACAGATAAGAATTAAGGGACAATCATCTACAAAGTTTCTTTTAGATTTAAGATAATCTAGTAACTCTTGAAGACCACCCTTCTCACCCTGTGATAAACCATCCATTTCATCTAATAGCACTGCTCTACCATTAGGTGTAGTTGGATGAATCCATTTTGAAACACCAGTTTCAATAAGAAGAGGCATAATAGTTTGTCTAAAACTGGAGCCTGTACGTGTATGACTGGCATTAAATTCTTGAATCCAGTAATGAGCTTGTTTAGAAACTCTGTATACCATTGTTGTTTTACCAACACCAGGTGGTCCAATTAGAAGAAATGCTGGATGTGATCGTGTTTTTAGCCATTTTAGCATAGCCTCTTCTATTTCTGGATGAAGACACGCTGTATCTCTTTCAGGTAAACTAGTACGAACCATACTAAGATCTCTATACTAATTTTTCTTTACATTCAGACACACTCTTTACTTTTATATGTCTGTTGATTGTCTTTTGCTTCTTTGCTTCTTTGCTTCTTCTGCTTCTTCTGTTTCTTTTGCTTCTTTGCTTCTTTGTTTCTTTTGCTTATTTTGTTTAGATTTATACTTTTTATCAATATTTTCATAGTATCTATAAAAAAACAGAGCTGCATCAAATTCATCAAAATTAAATGTCTCTTTTATATCATCAAGTTTAACAAGAGCATATATATATGCAGTATGACTTTTGAAACGAACAACACTATATTCAGCATTTAGAGCCTCCATTAAATAGGGTATTACATTCATATCTTTTTTATCAAACTTTACAATGGGTTCAAATAACTTTTTAAGTGTTTCATCTGAATCAAATATTGGTAGATATTTTTTAGAAAAGTCATATGATAATATATTCATTTTATTTTGCCAAACAAATTCATCTTTTGTAAGATCATAAAACCCAAATATAGTAAAAAAATCTGGTCGTTGTTTTAATTGTGAGAATTTATCTGAAGCTTGTTCAATTTGAATTTCTAGATCTTTTTCACCAAAATTATTAACAATTGTAAATAGTGTTTTATCTTTTTCTGTCCACATTATTCTATAATTATAATATATTTTAGGTTATTTATTCTATTTAAAATATGCCGTATGATTAAGAGAGATGAGTGCTGCTAATATTCCTCCATTTAGCAATATGACTCCAAATGCGAAAGTATTATCTGGGTCAACAGGAGCAAAACTATATAAAAATACTACGGATAAAAAATGGGTTATTAAGAAATCTGAGAAAGGTGAGGGCGGCTTTCCTCAAGTACAATCAGAATCTGTTGCGAATGATATTTATCAGGCATTAGGTATTCCTGTGCCTAGACACTTTTTAGATATCCCAAATCAGGCATTAATTCTTGAATATATTGATGGTAAATCACTTGTTGATGCTACACCTGCTGAACGAACCAAAGCAAAGAAAGAACTTCAAAAGGGATTTATTGTTGATGCTCTCTTAGCAAACTGGGATGTTATTGGATTACTTGAAGACAATATTCTACTTCCAGTGGATGGCTCATCAGCAGTTCGTATTGATAATGGTGGTTCATTAACATTTAGAGCACAAGGTGGTCCAAAGTATTTTGGTAAGACAGTAAGTGAAATTGATAAAATGCGTAATCCGAGTATAGCACCAAGGGCAGCTGCAATTTTTGGAGATTTAACAGATACAGATATTAATGAACAGATTAAAACAATAATTGTTCCAAATTATGAATTAATTTTGTCATTCACGCCAAAAGAACTTAAAGAAATTATGAGAGGGAGAATGGATTATTTAATTGGCAAAATGGTATGGGTAAATGAAGAACCTTTCAAGAATACAGTGGAAGAAACATCGACGCCTGAATATATACCTGAGGTACAAAAAGCACTGATAAAGTTTTTTAGATCAGGATGGTTAAAGAATTTTAAGAATGAAAATAAGGGTGCAGGAAATTCAGACGAAAGGTTATTAGCATTTCTTAATAAAACATTAAAAGATAATCACGCGATTATTAGTGGTGGTTTTTTATTAAAAGCAATTGGAACATTTGTAGATGATAAATCAGTGGATATAGATATTTATGTTCCTACTGCTCATACAGCAGTATTTAGAGGTATAATGTCTAAATTATTTGATGAAACATCTCACGTAACACATTTTGCATCGCCAACAGGGTTTTTTAATAAGAATGGTATTGTATCTGTAACTAAGTACAAACGAGAAATAGATGCAGACCATTATGCAGAAATGGATATTGTTGAAGTAAAAGGTGACAGAACACCAAAAGATGTTGTACAAAATTTTGATTTAACATTTTGTGAGAACTGGTATGATGGCGAGAATGTATTTATGACATATCCTGAACATGTTAAAACAAAAAAAGGATTTTTAGAGAATCATTATTTAAAACTTTTATTTGAAGGAAATCAATTATTAATTAATCGTATGAAGAAATATATTAGACGTGGATTTAGAGTTAGTATTCATAATCCTGTTACAAAAAAAGATAAAAATGTGACTAAAAACATACTTACAAATACATTCTTTCAAAAAATTACAGATAATGCAAATACAGAAAATACTATAGTAGCCGCGGTAAAAGCAGACACAGATGCAGTAAAGGCAGAAGTAGACGCAGTAAAAGCAAAAGCAGCAGCAGATGCACTAAAAGCAGAAGCAGACGCAGCTGCACTAAAAGCAGTAAAAGCAGTAAAAGCAAGTCCATTACCAGAATCTCATCAAAATTTTTATAATCATATGACAAAGGGTAAAACCCTCGCACAAAAAGAAGCTCTTAAAAAATATGTTAAAGCAAAACATGAAGATGCTGATGAACCTACAATAAAAGGTTTGTTAAATGCTTATTTAGGAGTAACACCTGCTAGTAAAACTCCATTATCTGCTATATTTGGAGTAACAAATGCAGAAGCTTATAAAGAAGCAAAATTAGTTTATGATAAAGCAAAGTCAGCTTATGATGAAGCACTGTCAGTAAAATCTAATAATCATAAATCATACGACATAATATTACTTCAACGAGATCTTAAAAAAATAATGAATACAAAAAAGGCTGCGATGAACACAATACAAGAAGAATTTAATTCTCATACTATTCCAATCAGTGCTCCATCCCCTACTAATAAAACTATATTATCTCAAATTAGTAATACTCTTGTAAAACCTACTATATATAGTAATATTCAAATACACACAAAAGTAGAATCGGCAGTAAATGCAAATACAAATGCAAATACAGCTGAAAAAAATGCAAAAGCAAAAGCAAAAGAAAATGCAAATTGGAAAGATTATGTAGCTAAAAAAAATGCAAAAGGAGAAAGGATCAATTTAAATGAATTTTTTTCGGAACATCCAGAATATAAAATTAGCTATAATACTCCTCTAAAACCTACTGAAAATAGTAATAATATAACAAAATTATCGCTTATACCTAATACACCTGCATCTAATTTTTCTAGTAATATTAGTAGGCTTACACTAGTTGATATTAAAGCTATAGAAAATTATACAGGCAATGGATATGATACTGTTAATAGATTTTTATATACTAATCTGCGCTGTCATCCAGATAAAACTAGTGTGATATATAAATGGATACAAGATAAGTTTCCTCTTAATAATGAGGAATCTGTTATAGATTATAATAATAGAGTAATATACTATTATTTTGTAAATTTATTTAATGCTTTAGGAAAAATAAAAGGTATTACTGATAAACCAGTTAAAGTATATAGAGGTACTAGGACGTGGTATTTAGAAGAAAATACAGATAGGTTTTATTATATTAATTCATTTTCTTCTACATCTATTACATCAAGTGTAGCATTAAGTTTTGGATCAAGCTATATATATAGTAATAGTACATATGAACAAAAAATTTATGTATTTTATCTTCATCCTAATTGTAGTTTTCTAGATGTTGAACAGATATCATTTCACAAACGTGAAAATGAGATACTATTAAATCCATATCATAGATATAAGTTTGTTAAACAAACTGAATCAGCAGATGGTAAGATTATATATAAGCACCTTGTTGTATTGCCAATTGATATAGATATACCAACTACATATGATACATTTATGCCTTGGAAGAATAGAATTGTAGATAAGACAATTATCTTAAAAAATGGAAAGGCTGTTCCTCCACCAGTGCCCTTACCTGCTGTACCAGTGTCTCCATCGGTGTCTTTACCAGTGCCTTCATCTGTGCCTTCACCAGTGCCCTTACCTGCTCTATCCGTTGTAAAAGCTGCAGCAATAACTGAGGGAGGAAGAGTAATTAGTACAGTTCCAGGAATGTTAAGATATAGAACCTTGAAAAATACAAAGGTTAGAGGTAAAACAATTAAGAATAGAATAAATAGAGCCAGAACAAATAAAAAATTGAATTCACGTCAGACACCAAAGAAAGCTAAGCAGAACATTCGACGTAGAACTCTCAAGATGGAATCAGATAAAGTAAATACTTCCAAGAAACTACTCCTTAGCGAAGCGCCTAAGAAAAATGTAGCTGATGAAAATACAATTCGTAGATTTACTGATCCACTTCCATCATTCCCTGGAAAAGTGCCGACTAAAGCCGAAATGGAAGTGATTGAGAAAATGATGGCATTCTTTAAAAATGATAAGGAGTAATAAAATAAATAGTTAAATTACAAAATATATTTATATATTTTTATTAAAAATACATAAATATATAATGTGCCTTATAGTTTTGTCATTATTGTATTAGCTAAGCAGGGCAGCCGCCACCTCCACCACCACCGCCGCCAGGTGCAACAGGGCCATTGGGAGATATACAGCTTTCGCCGTTACTAATTCCCTCCCAAGTTAAACCAGCTGTAATAGTGCGTTGGCATAATTCAGCATTTTTAGCGGTAGGATCAGAACTCTTTGTAGCAAGTGAGAAGTAATACTCATCGCTGGTTGGGACATCGCCTTTAGGAAATACCTTTATTGAGCCATTCTTAGATACACCAATAGTATCAATACAAGAATCTTGTGTAGTACCATCTGCCAATTTACGTCCGTAATATACTAAGTAGTCAGGGCAGGTATTGATTGTAGTTGGCCACGAAACCGGAGTTTCAGAGAATAACGCTCCTTTTTTCCCAAACCATTTTAAGCCAAATACAATAAAAACAGTAAGAGCACCAATAAGGAATAAAATTCCACCTAGTGTTTGGCCTCCTCCTACTAATTTAAATGTACCGCCAGCAATTATTGCGATAGCGACAACGATGTAAATTCCTAAATAGATATTGAACATTTCTCTAATATCTTACAACTATTTTATAAGATGCCTAATTACCTTTTTTAGCCGGTCACTTATAATTTAAATAAATATATCTTTAAAGATAAAAGTAAATGAAAATAATGAAATATTTATAAAATATTAAATTATATTTAGTAAACAAAACCTGAATAAACAATAAATAAAACTGTTTAGAGCTGTCCGTCTGGGATGAGCGTAGCGCTGTTTTGCGTAACAGGCGTGGTGCCGCCAACAACTGCAGTGCTGGCAAGAACACCACCAAGAACCTCAGGGATGAAGAAGGTATTGTAGCCAGAATCACCAACGCTCCAAGTACCAGCGGGTTGGCCTATTACGCCAAAGTTTGTTACAGATGTAGGGAATTGCACAGTAACTGGATTAAGTAGCTGTACTTGACGGAATGCGCCCACATTTCCAACCGTGGTGCCAGCAGTGGATGTCGCAACACCTGCAACCACCGTCTTACCCATGTCACGTGCGTATACAGTCGCTGGCACTGCGCCATATCCCAAAACGGAGGCACCAGCAGTAGCTAATGATACCATTACAGCGGGAGGGTAGTTGCCAACATAGTTGCCAGATGTGGCAACCATTACATATAGATTAGTAGTATCAACAGATAGTGCTCGTGCACCGAGTACGCGTTGTCTTAAGAAGCTCTGAGTCGAGGACATTTTATATTCAGAGCTTAGAAAAAAAACACAGGAGGTGGATAGAATGTCTTCAACAGCCGGTGCTCCAATCCCTGATTTTCAGCTCCCGTATACCGCCTATGGTTATGGTGGTCAAAATGGTAGAGTCAATTTTAATCTTCGCGAAGGCGCTAGTGGTGCTCCCGTACCGGATTCGGCTGGCTTCAGTTATCCCCAAAAAACAGAAAAGAGCTTTTCAAGTGATATGCTCCGGGGCAACTGGGACCATACAGCTCTTTCTGACGCATTCTTTACACGTAAGAATGCTAATTTGATTCAAGTCGAAATCAAAAAAGAGATTTACCGTATGAGCGGTCCTAAAAAGTATGTAATTGATGATCAAGATGTAGATGAACTTAAAATGGTTATGCGTGCAATGTATTTACAATATGCTAAAAATAATGAATTTAACATTGAGGGGCAACTCAATGAACTTAATCAGCTAGTCATTAAATGGTCTGCACCCCGTATAATGTCTGAAATTGAGCAATATAACTACTACATTAATGACATCTCACACTTACCAGTACCATTACAACAACCACTGAATATGTCATCAGCTGGTACTCGCTCACTCCCCTTCCAGCCACAGATGTAATACACTACACTTTTTCATAAAAAGTGTGCAAAAATAAAGTTTTGAATATTTTTATTAAAAGTATAAAGTGCGCAATTATAACTAAAAAAATATATATCTTTATGTTTTATTTTTAGTTATTCAAAGTATAATTTATTTAGATACAACAGGCTTCTTCTTGCGAGGAGCTTTTCCGCTGGGTGCTTCAGACTTTGCAATTGATACAGAATCTGCAAGGCGTACATCAGACATCTCCTTCCAAGTTTTTTCAAAGTCATCCAAATCTGCCATCCATAGAGAAGAGGCTGTTTCTGCTTCTAGACGCTCAATCTCAGTCTGCTTATCTACGATCTGTTTATCCATCTCAATCACTGCAGCCTGCTTCACACGATCAATACGCATCTTAACACAGTACTCATATGAATCATAGTCATCAGGTGCAGCAGGATTTGAAAGAGGTGGGATATTACACTTCTTAAGACCTTCTACGATTTCACTATCTGACTTCTTTTGAAGTATCAACTTATCATCAAGAATGGCTTGAATGAAGCGGCGTTTAGCATCAAGTTCCTCAATCTGTTTCTTAAGTGTCTCTAAGATACTCAAACGGCGAGCCTCATACATTGGAAGACGCTTCACCACAAATGCTTCAAGGATATCACCAACCGTCTTGTACTTAACAATATTGAAGTCAGTGTCGAAACACGTCATATTTGTAGTCTTCCAAGAGGATTTGAGCTTGAACTTCTTCTCAAACTTCTCAGTATCATCCTTTGCTGCTTCATAGCCATCATCTGTGAAGTAGAGAATAAACTTAACATCAATATCATTATAAAGATCATCAAAGCCTTTGATACCAACTGGTTCATCATCATCTTTTGATACACGCGTTCCCTTAGAACCAACACTGCCTCCCTTCTCAAGCTTTTTAGCATCTTTCTTAGCACCTTTTATCTTCTTGTCATCATTTTCACAGAGCTCATCGAGGAATGCTTTATAGTCCTTTGTCCAGGTTCCAACAGGAAGTTCTGTGATTGTTACAGACTTTTTGTCATTGTTAAACTCATAGATACCCTTTGTTATCCAAGTATTATCATCTATGCGAGTAGTCTTACCCTTAAATCCCCACCACCAAGGATCAAGTGGTCGTCCCTCAAGAGTGTCGATGTTGCCATTCAAACGATGGCGGAGTAGACATATGATATCATCTGGTTTGTGAGGCGGAACGTCAGTTGAATAACCAGTACCAATACCTACAGAGCCATTGATAGCGAGTAGAGGTACTACAGGAAGATAGTATTCAGGTTCAACAAGTTCGCCATCATCGTCGATATGTTTCAACAGGCAGGCGTCTTCCTTTCTAAAGATCTTACCAACTACTTCCTCAAGATAAGTGTGGATATAACGGGGAGATGCTGAATCCTTACCACCAAGGAGTCGAGAACCAAACTGACCCACAGGACGAAGAAGGTTAATATTGTTGGCGCCGACGAAGGTCTGAGCCATACCAATAATAGTGCTCATAAGGGATGCTTCGCCGTGATGATAGGCAGCGTGTTCTGAGACATAGCCTGCTAGCTGTGCTACACGGATTTCCTCTTTGAGGTTGCGCTTGAAACAGCTGTAAAGGATTTTGCGCTGAGAGGGCTTGAGGCCATCGATAAGATGAGGAAGGGAACGGATATTATCTGCATTCGAGAAGTGAATCAGCTCATCATTTACAAAGCTAGTATATTTAGCCTTACCGTCTTCAGGTACAAGCATCTTTGTAGGATCATAATGTGATAGCCACTTCTTACGATCGTCGGCCTGTTTCTTATTGAAAGCAAGATTGATGGATTCATCGGTCTTATCATCCCACTCGTACTTGATTTCGTGGAGGTCCTTGAACCATTCACGAGCCTCAGCTGGAGTAGATGTACCCAACCCCTTATAGTATTTAATCTTCCATCCTGCGAGTCCATTTGTATCCTTCCAAGCATTGAATTCAGGGATAGAGTAGAAAGAGAAGGTGGATTTACCTTTGGATGCTTTTAGGATAGGGGTGAGGAGAGTACAGAGGAAGCCCGATTTCATAAGACCAGGCCATTCTGCGTGAAAGAGATTCATAAGTAGACCCTTAATATGAGAACCATCGTGATCCTGATCCGCCATAACCATTACACGACCATAACGAAGTTCAGATACATCTTTGTAGTTCTTACCTTGCTCTAGTCCAAGAATCTTCTTAATCGCAGTGAGTTCTTCATTGGCATTAAACTTTTGGATAGTAATATCACGTACATTGAGTAGCTTACCGCGAAGGGGGAATACACCCCACTTTTCACGGCCAACCTCTTTAAGGCCAGAGATAGCAGATGTAGCAGCTGAATCTCCCTCGGTGAGGATGAGGGTACATTCTTTGGATTTGGTGGTGCCTGCGCAAAGTGCATCTTCAAGCTTTGCCATACCGCGAATTACAGTACGCTTCTTACCATCAGTCTTTTTGGTATCGCGTAGATTTTTGGCTTCGAGTAGGTATTTGGCTTCGTCAAGTAGGCCGAGTTTGTTAAGGGTTTCGATAAGTTTGCCACTGTATTCAGCACGAGAGCCAAACTCAGAAGCGGGAGTAGTGAGAAACTCTTTGCTTTGGCTATCGAATGATGGATTTACGATAGTGGCATTGATGAAGAGAACAACTGAGTTTTTGAGTTGTCCTGGCTTGATATCGACCTTCTTCTTTTTAGCGAACTCACAGAAGTCGGTTAGAACTTTGCGAGTTACAGTTTCGACGTGTTTACCACCCTTCTTGGTATTAATACCATTAACGAAGGAGATATGTTTATCTTCAGGAAGATCTTCATCGTCGGTGTAAAGATGGCGTGAGAGAATCACACCAATTTCCCAGCGAGTTCCGCAGCTTTCATATGCGAAGCCGCTGGCGCCAATACCATCACGAAGGAAGAGCTTGATATACTTTTCAAAGTTATTATTGGCAATAACCGTGCCATTCCAGGTGACTTTAACATCTTTACCAACGAGTGCGGTGAGTTCAATGACGCGGGTATGGAAGACGGCGATCATATCATCAGAGATGCCTGAATCTTGAAATGCACCAGCGAATAGTTTGCGGTCAGGGATAAATGTAATCTTTACAAAGCCTTTAGAGGATGCAGCTTTTTTAATGGAGGCTTTTTCAACCTTAGTCATATTATCGTACCAGCTTTGGCTATATTGTTTTCCAGAGGCAGGGCAACGGATATCAACAGTAAATAGTTTTGAAAGAATATTTGTAAGTTTAGCGCCATAACCATTCTTACCACCTACAATTTTATCCTCTGTTTTATCATAGTTACTTGAGGTAAGTAGGTGACCAAAGATGAGCTCAGGAATCATTACATTAGTTTCTTTATCTTCGTCGATATTGATGCCATCGCCGTCATTTTCAACAGAGATAAAGGTATCACCATCTTTTGAGGTAACTGAAATGTCAATATGTTTAATGGGTGTCATATCGGCAGTGCTGATAGAGCGTACGTATTCATCACGGGCATTTACAAGAATTTCATCGAAGATTTTGTAAAGACCAGGGTTAAAGTTGAGTTTCCGCCAAACCATCTTGTTTGAGGAGGCGTCATAGATCCAGCGAGTTTCCTCGTTGGTTTTAGTGCTGCCAACATATGTATCTGGGAGTTCCAGGATATGTTGGTGGTGAGTGTGCTTTTGATACTTGCGGGAGGCCATTCTTGGAATAAAGTCTTGAACGAGTGTTTAAATTGCGTTACGGCTTTAAATAGGTCTTAAGTTTAAATCAAATTTCTTTGGATTATAATTAAGTATTTAATATATTTTCTTTTAACTTCTGCTATAATTATAAAAATTTGAATTATATATTTGTATATAATATTATTGTACGCATATATTAGGCAAGATGAACGCTAATGAGATAATTTCATCCAAGATTCTATCAGATGTTGAAATCATCGCAGATATATATAAGATTATAAAGGATGCAGGTTTAGAAGCAACTAAGGATAAAGAGGTTAAATCTTTACAAAAAGAAGTTTGTACAATAAAGCCAAATAAAATGGGCATAACGCGTTTTAGTCCGTGTGTGCCGAGTACTAACCGTTATTCAATTGAATATGATGCGAATGATATTATGATTGTAGGTGGATCCGCACTAAATGTATATGATTATAAACTAAGGGCACTTAAAGAGAGACGTGGATTAGGTGCTTTAGAGGATTATATTAAGAAAAAAACATCAGATATTGATATTGTTTGGTGGCCTCGCAAAGCTAGCAATACAGAGATAATTATTTCAAAGTCTACTGCCATTATCGAGCTTGTTAGGATATTTGAAGTAGAATTACAGGAAAAATTAAATAAAGCATCAAAAGAATTGGAACTCAAAATTAAACCATATATTACAAATGCTTCAAATGCAGATGAACTAAAGATATATGTAAATAGTTTTCAAACTAGACCAGCTGGAGTATTTAATATTACTATAACATTTCAAATTAAAAATAAATTACTAAAAATTTGTGATATTAGTGTTCATGATGGCGGTGCAGGCCAAAAATTAGATGAGAATGGCAATCAAATTAATTATGTACAAGATATGAGTAAGGATCCTATGTATTGTAATCCAACGCCAGGATCAACTAATTCAATTAAATATCTTACTGTAAATGGGATTGACATTGCGGTCCCAAATATTGAATCATTTGTTAAACAACAAATGCTAGCATTTGATAATCTTATAAGACTAAATGAAGTAAAGGGATTTATTAATTATAAACGAGTAGAATTTATTAAACAACTACTAAGTAGTTTTAATCTAAACAATCATAATAATTCTAATGATTTACTAGAAGTATTTAGCACAGATTCTCGAGATCATCTGTCTCGAAATATCAATGCAATAAATAAGCGAGTTATTGAAAGTGTAAATAAATTAGATACTCAAATAATAGGCATATGTGAAACAATAAATACGTCCTCACGGGAATCTGATAAAATTGTAGCTGAATTGTGTACAATCGCACATCAGTTGCTAGAAAGCAAAAGGAGTCAAGCTGTGATAAGGGTTCAACAGGAAAGACAAGCCTTTGAGACAGACCAGCGAATAGCAGCCCAGAACTACGCCATAAAAGCTATGGAAAGACATCGACATAGGTTAGCGAATCCATCACCCGCATTTATTAGTGCTGCCAATATACCTCCTGGATATTTTGGATGGGCTCCTCCATCACCACCCCCACATTTTGCCGCTGATATATATGTAGAATATGGTACAAATCGCCCTATGATATGGAATAATCATTATGGTAGATATTATTATCTTACGCTAGGCCCTGGTGTGAGTCCTTTAGCGCCATTTACTCCATTATCGCTATCTGGTCAGCCTCCATTACCAGATGGTCCACCTCCTCCACATGGACATCGAACAGGAAGTGGAAATACACACACAATAAAAAATAGAAAACGTGATAATATAAGATAATACAAAGTAAAAGCAATCTAGATTTTATCAATTTGTACTTCTATCATTCCTGTAAAGTAGTACCCGAATATTAAAATAAAATTAAATAAAATTATTTATAAATAGTTATAAATAATTTTATTTTACAAAAATAATTTTTTTTTATATAACTATACAGTCTGCATTTGGTACCATAATGTTCCATCACAAATTATTGTTGTTGAATATTGATTAGAATTTAAAAGTGTAGGTCCGACGGCGGGGATGGTTGGAGAATTATATGGAATTATAGCTGTAGAGCTAGTAAAAGTTATTGTAAATATCCCCCCTATTTTTCTGAAATTAATAACCGTTCCAATATAGGTAGTTCCTGGAGTTGGCAGCGTTATTGTATAAGCTGATGTTGCATTAACTGTGTAATATTGGCTTAGAACGCCAGATAATACAATAGCTGCTGTAATAGGTGTACCTACTTTATAATTAAAACCACCTTGTATATACATAGTCTCGCCAGCAGTTCCTATTGCAATTTGATTATTTCCTACTGGATTAGGAACTTGAGCGAGATACCCTATTCCTATATTTAGACTTCCTGAAGTCAATAATGATAATGAATCTCCTCCTATAGCTGTATTCTTCGTCCCAGAAAACGCTGCGACTAATGCTGAATAACCTACTGCTGTATTTAGTTCTCCTTGGTAGGGATTATTTGATAACGATAGGGAACCGACTGCGGTATTGCCACTTTTATTTGAATTATATCGCAGTGAATTGTGTCCAACTGCTGTATTATTATTACCAGTATGTGCAACAGCTGATATACATAAACTCCCCACTGCTGTATTTTGACTTCCTGTTGTGTTATTACCTAATGCTCTGTCTCCAAATGCAGCATTATTTGTTCCACCTAATATTGCAAAATTACTTAAATAACCAAAAAATGTATTACCTATAAATTGGTCTATTCTACCAGATTTTTGATTATTTACTTTTATATTAAAAGGAATATTATCAGTAGTTCCAAGAAAATTTGTAGTATCTACTGTTCCAGCATTTCCTAGTAATGCCCACGCATTTAAAGCTCCTGATATTCCTGTTGCTCCAGTGCAACATGGACCTGTTGGTCCAGTAGAACCAGCTGGTCCAGTTGATCCTGTTGGTCCAGTAGAACCAGTTGATCCAGTAGAACCAGTTGATCCAGTAGAACCAGTTGATCCAGTTGATCCTGTTGGCCCTGTTCTTCCAGTTGGTCCTGCTTCTCCAGTAGCACCAGTACAACAGGGTCCAGTTGGTCCAGTTCTTCCAGTTGGTCCTGCTTCTCCAGTAGGACCAGTTGTTTCAATAAGAACTGATGGTCCAGTTGGACCTGTCTGTTGAATAAAAACTTCTGGTCCAGTTGGTCCAGTAAAACCAGTACAACATGGTCCTGTAGGTCCTGTTTCTCCAGTTGGTCCAGTCGGCCCAGTAACACCAGTGCCTTCTGCTCCAGTAGGTCCAGTATATCCAGTAGGCCCAGTTCCAAGAGGGCCAGTATAACCAGTGGGACCTGTTACATCACTAGGAGCACCAGTAAATCCTATTGGTCCAGTTGGTCCAGTATATCCTGTTGGTCCAGTATATCCTGTTGGTCCAGTAGGTCCTGTAGTGCCTGTAGGACCAGTATCACCAGTAGGTCCAGTTCCAATAGGGCCAGTAGAACCAGTTGCGCCAGTTGGTCCAGTAGAACCAGTTGCTCCTGCTTCTCCAGTAGCACCAGTACAACAGGGTCCAGTTGGTCCAGTTCCAATAGGGCCAGTAGAACCAGTGGGACCAGTTGTTTCAATAAGAACGGATGGTCCAGTTGGACCTGTCTGTTGAATAAGAACTTCTGGTCCAGTTGGTCCAGTAAAACCAGTACAACATGGTCCAGTAGGTCCAGTATCGCCAGTTGGTCCAGTTCCAAGAGGGCCAGTAGTGCCAGTAGGTCCAGTAGATCCAGTTGGCCCTATTTCTCCAGTTGGTCCAGTAGGTCCAGTATATCCAGTAGGTCCAGTTCCAAGAGGGCCAGTATAACCAGTAGGACCTGTTACATCACTAGAAGCACCAGTTGGTCCAGTTCCAAGAGGGCCAGTATAACCAGTAGGGCCTGTTACATCACTAGAAGCACCAGTTGGTCCAGTACCAACGGTTCCTGTCGGACCGGTAATACCTGTAGGGCCTTTAACTATACAGGGTATTCCACACGGTGGACAGGGATTACAAGGATTTGGAGGACAACTAGGAGCAGGGCAACTAGGAGGTGGGCCGCCATATCCATTATTAGATGGTTGACAATATGACATCTTCTATTAAAAAGACTATAAATATTTAAATAATCTTTTTTACACAAATAAAAAGATTATTTAATTCTTATTATCTTCTATTATAGTATAGTAAGTGTTGCCATCAAGAATACAGTATTTTAAGTATTATTAGTTAAAAACCATAATATACTACCTGTAATAGTAGTTCAATTAATTTCCTACTAAGTTGAGAGCCAGTCCACGAATAAGACGCATTTGTATTTGAAATTATATTATCTGTGCCTATAATATTATTGTAACCAAATAAATACAAATTAAATTAAACAAAGAATGTTACTATTTTACCATTTTCTCCAGCACCTCCAGATTCATAGCCAGCAGAAGGAAAAGTTAAATCAAATGTTACCATTGCTGAATCTGCGGCGGTAGCCCAAGTCTGTGAATTAGTTTGCAGACCGCTACCCACTTGACTGACAAGCAGAGGGGCAACAGCACCGTTTGTTACTAGGGTATTACCTGTTCCTGCAACGGGAAGAGTTCCAGTACTTCGTGCTACGACACTGTATTGTAAATTGTTTGTTGTTGGAGCTGCTAGTAATGTCGTTGATATACCTGTGACTGCAGATAAGGTATTTGTTGCTGTTTGTGCTAATGGAAAAGTTCCGTTTGCTTCTGATGTATTAAATACAGCATCTATAATATATCTCACACTTGCTGGTGCTACAAAACTTGCATAATTAATGATAAGTCTAGGGTCATCTGAAAAGGGGATATTATACCCAATGCCAGAATCTTTGCGGCCTATCCAGACCTCTAATCTTCTTAATACTGCCCCATTATAATTTACATTCGCAAACTGATACCATTCACATCCCGCACCCGTCATTGATGCTATAGTTGCTATTGACGATGCAGTTCCTATAATAGCAACGGATACAATATAGATAGTATATGTTGTTAGCGTAGCTGTTGGAAAAATAGTAACAGTAGTTGCAGTTGTTGAGGTTGAAGTTCCATATGACGTACACACGGGACTATTTGTTCCTAACCCAGTAGTTGCTCCTCCAGCACCTCCAGATACATCAAATAGTGTAGCATTATATGATGTCTTATTCGTAACGATACCCATTATTCCACCCCCACCTCCACCACCTCCACCGAACGTTCCTCCAGTTCCTGCTCCTATCCCACCAGCACCACCTCTTGCTTGAATATAACCAGCATTACCAGTGATTAAAGGAGATGCTAAAAACATAAATCCACCACCTCCACCGCCTCCACCAGAATTCGAAGAGGTTCCAAGTGCAGATTTAGATCCAGAAGCACCACCAATAGACGGCGTTGGTTGCCAAAGAGCAGTTGCGGTTGCTAAGGAACGTTGATACCAGAAATTGATATTATTCACAATAAAACGTCCATCATCCGCATTCGCAGGAACGGATAAATTATAGTTCGCCATTGACATTGAACTTATTCCCGCAAAAGTGGTAGTCGCACTTCTAGCAGATGCTCCTCGTCCTCCAAGCATTCCAACCCATGTGAGAGTCGTTGGAACAGCTGGAGCAGTTCCTACTGCACCCCCTGCTGCAGCTCCTAATCCTGCTGCTCCAGCAATAGATGCTCTAAAATATCCACCAAGAGCAGCAATACCAGCAGTAGCGTTAAGAGCATCACCACCATTATTCCATATTACATTATTTGCTATAATCTGAACGGTTGCGAAAATACGGAAACCACCAGTATATAATGTTACATTTACCGTAAATGTTGTTGCAAATACATCACGTGTAAGAGTATAGGTAGTATTAGCAGCATCAAATGTTGCCCATTGATAAGTAGTTATACTGCCGTTGAGATTAATAGCACCATCATAACCAGACCCAAAATAAGGACTATTGAAAGCAGTTCCAGTTCCCCAGACAACTTGTCCTCCAGTTCCACACGTAAGAACTTGACCTGATGTTCCACCGCTATTGATAAGGTCGCTAATGGTATTTGCTTTCATTGTATTTATAGTTAGAGTTCCTGTGCTTGGATTATAAGAGAATGGTGATGTAGCAATATCTGCACGAAGTATCTGTCCCGCTCCTGCAGCAGATACAAAAGTAGGGTAAAAAGTAGCATTGGTATTGGTATCTGTGATCGCGATAGCGGCAGCATTAGCGTTAGATGGTCCAGTTGACCCTGTTACTCCAGTTGGCCCTGTTACTCCAGTTGCGCCAGTTGCACCAGTTGATCCAGTTGATCCAGTTGCGCCAGTTGATCCAGTTGGGCCTTGATATGCTAATTGAAATACTTTTAACTGTAAAGGGGGTGTATCTGTAGAAGGATTGGGACTATAGTTAAAAGCAGCTGGATCATATGTATTAGTTATTTCTACATATTGACCAGCTGTTAATGATAACTCACATGTCTGAATATATACACTAAAATTACCAGATGTATCCTGAGCTTGATAGCCCCCTGAATTTGGCACTTGGATATCATCAACCCAAAATTGTGTTATGATTGATCCAGTGGCAGGAAATTCTCCTTGTATTCTTTGCTCAAAATGATATACACCAGTTGTTGGGATAACTATTCTAGTAGGATCTCCAGCTATATTATTAGCAATTGTAATACCATTTGAAATTGTTGAACTTGGCCAACTTTCAAATACTGTAATTGGTGCACCAAAAGAAATATTAGTTGGACTACTATTATAAAACTGACCATAATTTGTTATAATGCCACCTAATCCAGCAGCTCCAGCAGCCCCCGCTGCTCCAGTTACCCCAGTTGGGCCTGTACAACAAGGGCCAGTTGGTCCTGTAACACCAGTTGTACCAGTTGTACCAGTTGATCCTGTTTCACCAGTTGGTCCTGTTTCACCAGTTGGTCCTGTTTCACCAGTTGGACCAGTTGGTCCTGTTTCACCAGTTGGTCCAGTAGAACCAGTTGGTCCTGTTTCACCTGTTGGTCCAGTCGGTCCAGTGTAACCAGTTGGTCCTGTTGGTCCAGTTCCTAATGGTCCAGTTGGCCCAGTGTAACCTGTCGACCCAGTTGTTCCAGTTGTTCCAGTTGGTCCAGTTGGTCCAAGTATACCAAATGTTGTATGAATATGCGAATATGTAGCACTACTTTCAAAATAAATTATAGTATGATGATTTGTTGCCAGTGTATTTGTAGCAGTAACAATTACATACAAATCATCATAACCTGATATATCTGTATATGGAACTAATAAGGATAAAATATAAATACTTGTTGTAGCTGTACCAGTAACATATTGTATAGATGAACCTGCGCCTATTTCAGGACCTAATGTAATAATTCCACCAGATACATTACCAGGATACAAATGATATTTTAAGTATATGTGATCAGCATCTCCTGCAGTTGGCGCTTCTGCGAAAATATTCATATCCCATATCCCATTGGGTATAAATGATTGATTATTTAAATCTGATTTGTAAATAGCAAACTGTGCCAACCATTCCTCTTGATTTTGACTATTTATTTGTGTATCTATGGATGTTTGTCCTGCCGCAGTTGTAGTTAAAGATAATAGTCGTACATTGGTTGGATTTGAAGGGATTGGAGAAATTACAGGTGCAGAAGTAGGGTTAATAATTCCAGCTGGAAGAGTTCCACCAGTTAAATCTGTTATTAACGGATTAGTAGTTTCACTGTAATTCATATAAAAAATTAAACCAGAACTAACACCAGAATCTCCTTGTGGCCCAGTTGGACCTGTTTCACCAGTTGGTCCTGTTTCTCCAGTTGGTCCTGTTTCTCCAGTTGGACCTGTTTCTCCAGTTGGACCTGTTTCTCCAGTTGGACCTGTTTCTCCAGTTGGTCCAGTAGATCCAGTAGGCCCAGTATTACCAGTTGGTCCTGTTTCTCCAGTTGGACCTGTTTCACCAGTTGGTCCTGTTTCTCCAGTTGGTCCTGTTTCTCCAGTTGGACCTGTTTCTCCAGTTGGACCTGTTTCTCCAGTTGGACCTGTTTCTCCAGTTGGACCTGTTTCTCCAGTTGGACCTGTTGTACCAGTAGGTCCAGTAGTTCCAGTAGGTCCTGTTTCACCTGTTGGACCTGTTGTACCAGTAGGTCCAGTTGGCCCAGTATCACCAGTTGGTCCTGTACAACATGGGCCAGTTGGTCCAGTAGGTCCTGTTTCACCAGTTGGTCCAGTAGATCCTGTTCCACCAGTAGGTCCTGTTTCACCAGTTGGTCCAGTTCCAAGAGGGCCAGTAGGTCCAGTAGGTCCTGTTTCTCCAGTAGGTCCAGTTTCACCAGTTGGACCAGTTCCAAGAGGGCCAGTAGGTCCAGTAGGTCCAGTATATCCAGTAGGTCCAGTATCGCCAGTTGGTCCAGTTCCAAGAGGGCCTGTAGTGCCAGTGGGACCTGTTACATCACTAGGAGCACCAGTTGGCCCTGTGGGGCCAGTATAACCAGTGGGACCTGTTACACCAGTAGTGCCAGTTGGTCCAGTAGGTCCAGTTGGTCCAGTAGGTCCAGTAGGTCCAGTTGGCCCTGTTTCTCCAGTAGGTCCAGTTCCAAGAGGACCAGTATAACCAGTGGGACCTGTTACAACACTAGGAGCACCAGTAGGTCCAGTTCCAAGAGGGCCAGTATAACCAGTAGGACCTGTTACATCACTAGAAGCACCAGTTGGTCCAGTGCCAACGGTTCCTGTCGGACCGGTAATACCTGTAGGGCCTTTAACTATACAGGGTATTCCACACGGTGGACAGGGATTACAAGGATTACAAGGATCTGGGGGGCAAGAAATCCCAAAAGGTGGAGTATAACAAGACATTTATCTATTCTATGCTATAGCAAACTTTCTCATAAATCTTTAGACCAGTTGGCATTTGAAAAGAGGTTTAAAGATTTATTAATTTTAGTAACTAATGGAAAAAATAACTCTAAACGGAAATGATTTTAATGTAAAACCAAATGAATTTGTAATTGAGCCACATATTGAATATAATAATTTAAAAATATATCCTAAAGTTGGTTATTTAGAAAGAATTATTGGATTGTTAAATGATATTACAGAAAATAATACTAATAGTACACTATTAGTAATAGGTTGGACTCACGGTGGATTTATTCCAATAGGTTGTTCCAAAGTATATAAAACTGTTATTGTCAAAACAGACGAACCATTAATAAATTTACCAAAAAATATAGAAGTCAATATAGATTTAGCAGAGCCCTATGCGATTTATGTAGATGACAACAATTTTGATGAACAAAAATATAATAATAGTTATATATTATGTAATTCAAAAACTATGTTAAACCTGAGAAATGTTATGAAAATTAATCTTGAGGATACAGATTTAATACTTTATATACCAATTACTAAATTTAATGAATTTTACAGTAAATTTTGGTATTATTTTGATGATGATAGAAAATTTAAATATGATAATTTAATTCATCTTTGTATAATGGTAAAGGATGGTGGTCCTCTATTTGAGAAGGTATTAACAGAAAATTTACCAATAATTGATAGATGGACTATTTTAGATACAGGGTCGACAGATGGAACACAAGATATAATTAGAAAAGTTCTAAAAAATAAAAAAGGTCGGTTGATTGAAGAACCTTTTATTAATTTTAGGGAAAGTAGAAATAGATGTTTAGATTTGGCTGGAAAGTCGTGTAAGTATAATTTAATGTTAGATGATACATATGTTATTTGTGATGATTTACGTAAATTCTTAAATACTGTTCGCGGTGATCAATTTGCGTCTTCATTTTCTTTACTTATTAAGAGTGCCGATTCAGAGTATTATTCAAATAGAATTACATTATCAGAAAGGAATCATAGATATATATATACAATTCACGAGGTAATTCAGTTTGAGGGAAATAAAGAAAATGTAGTAATTCCAAAAAAAGCTAGTCGTATTGAGGATTATAGATCTGATTATATGGAGAAGAGAACAATGGATAGGAAAAAATATGATTTAAAATTACTGTATGATATGGTTGAAGAGGATCCAACAAACCCTCGTCATTATTATTATTTGGCACAAACATATAATTTATTGGAAAACTATGAAAAATCTGCAGAATGGTTTAAGAAGCGTGCTACAACAGAATTAAAGGGTCACCATCAAGAAGTGTTTGATTCTTGGTTTGAACTAGCTCGAATATATAATTTTAAATTAAATAAACCTTGGGAAGAATGTAAGAAATTTTATGAGGAATCAATAAGAGTAGAACCTACTCGACCTGAAGGTTTTTATTTTATAGGTGTTCATTATTATTTAGAGGGGGATAAAAAAACAGCATATGAGTATTTTCAAAAGGCATTTGCTTTAGGTTATCCAATTCACGCACAGTTTAGTTTAAAACCAACATTATCTTTTCATTTTCTCCCAAAATTCTTGGCAGAATTATGTTATGAATTTAATAATCCACAATTAGGTATTCAAGCTTGTGATATATTCTTAAAGATGAATAAGCCTAATTCAGATCATTATCAGGTAATGGTAAGTTGGAGTAATATATTTAAAAAATTAGTAAATGTTCCTACAATATCTACTCTTCCTCTAAGACACAAAAAGCCGTTATTAGTATTTGTAGCGGATGGAAATTGGAATGCGTGGACAGGTAGAGATATTCTTACAAAAGGAATGGGTGGTTCAGAAACATATATTATTGAAATAGCAAGATGGGTTCAGGCAGATGGAAGATATAATTGTATAGTTTTTTGTAATTGTAGTAATCAAGAAATATTTGAAGGAGTACAATATTTATCACTAGACAAATATGCCGAATTTATTACAAAAAATGAAATTAATACTGTATTAATTAGTAGATTTTCAGAATATATTCCTATGACGTTAAATAATAATATTAAAAATATACATTTTGTGTTACACGATACAAGTCCATCAGGAATTATTATCCCAATACATTCAAAGTTAAAGAAGATTTTATGTTTAACAAATTGGCATAGTGAACTATTTTTAAAGACATTTCCCCAATTTAGGGATAGAACAGAGGCATTTTCTTATGGCATAGATACTAATTTATTTAAACCAGATAATAAAATAAAGAATTCATTTATTTATTCATCTTTTCCAAATAGGGGTTTATTGCCATTATTACAAATGTGGCCCAATATAAAGAAAGTAATTCCTGATGCTACATTGAATATTTATTCTGATATTAATGGTGAATGGGTAAATAAAGTAGCAAAAGAACAGATGAATGAAATTAAAAAAATATTGAAAGAAGGATTACAGGATGTGAAAGTGATAGGATGGGTCTCAAAGGCAGAATTGGCGGTTGCTTGGTCAAAAGCTGATATATGGTTGTATCCTTGTATATTTGAAGAAACATTTTGTTTAACAGCACTTGAAGCAGCTGCAACAAAAACCCTTGCTATAAGTTGTCCATTGGCAGCATTAGAAGAGACGATTGGGAATAGAGGTGTTTTAATACCAGGAAGTCCACTTTCAGAAGAATGGCGAGAAAGTGCTATTAATAAATTAATTGAAATTATTAGTGATAAACATAGAAGAGATGAGTTAATTGAGAGGAATTATACGTGGGCTCAAAAAACAAGTTGGGAGCATAGAGGTAAAGAATTTATTAATAAATATTTGGATAAGGATAAAGAAGATAATAGGATTAAAGTTGGAGAAATGTTGAACTGGGCAAGTGATGTACCATTAGGGCATCGTGTATTATTTGAAGAAGCATTATCTAAAGTGAATCCAAAACGTATTCTTGAAATAGGTACATATGTTGGCACATCGCTAATAGCTATGTTAGAATTATATCCAAATGCGACAGGTGTAGCAATAGATAGTTGGAAAAATTATGAAGAGGATAACCTTGAAATTGTTAAAAATATCGAGAAAAACAATATTGAAAATATATTTTATGAGAATATTAGAATCGCTGGAATAACAGATAGAGTAAAAGTAATAAAAGGTGATTCTATTAATAAATTATGTGAATTAATTGAAGCTGGGCAACAATTTGATTTTATTTATGTTGATGGTAGTCATAAATGTCTAGATTGTTATACTGATATGATATTAGCTTGGCAGCTTTTACGTAAGGGTGGAGTTTTAGCGGTAGATGATATTTTATATAATTATGTAAAAGTTCAAAATGGTAAATTATTAGAATACCCATTAATGGCTAAGTTACACTTTATGAAAAAATATGAAGGGCAATATACTGTTATTTCAGATTCATACCGTTTATTTATTCAAAAAAATTAAATCTATAAAATTATCTAAAAAATAAATATCTAAATATAAATAAATGTCAGTCAAAATATAATATTTGTCTGATATTCATTTAGAGACCCATTATAATACATCAAAGGCATTATTTGAGAAAATTTTTAGACCAACGGTCGTCCGCTCCATATTATGACATTATTATATAATTTATTAATCATTTAAGCTGTACAGTGGATACATTCATCATCTCTGTAAAATGCGCAACTAATTCATCATTATTATAGTTATTAATATATTTTATATTTTTAATACCTGCGGCAAGTAGGATTCTACAGCAAATAATACAGGGATAGTGTGTAATGTATGCGGTACAGTCTTCACAGGAGACGCCGCGTTTTGCGCAATCGCTGATAGCATTTTGTTCAGCGTGTACTGTTGCTTGTTCGTGCCCGTCGCGCATAATTGACTGATGTTCACAACCAGGCAAAAATCCATTATAGCCTTGACTGACAATACGGTTATCTTTAACAAGAAGGCATCCGACTTGTAATCTATCACATGGGCTTCGTTTAGCGGTAACTTGAACGATTTCTTTGAAGTATTCATCCCAAGAAGGGCGATGATGTTCACTCATTAATTTTAAATAAGCAATACAATCTTAAATTGTTTTTATAAAGCAGATAGAATGCCGAAACTATACAGAAATAAATCTAAGAAGCGCAACGGTGGTGCGGCAACAGTTATGCCGTTACAATATTATAGTCCAGATGCTCGTGAGCCATCTGCAGGAGCGGGTCGTGATTTACTTGGAGCAATTCCACCAATTGGAGTTCGTCCAAAGATTGGTGGCAAACGAAGTAGACGTCATTCTAGAAGGAAGCATAGTACAAGAAGACATCATAAGGTAAAGGGTGGATTTGTTCCATCAGTAATGGATGGTTTTGTAGCGGCTGCCTCAAAATATATTGTGCCTTTAGCATTATTTGCTGGATATAAGCTTATGACGAGAAAAGGTAAGAAAGGATCTAAGCGAAGTACCCGTCGCCGTTAAGTGCGTTTGGAAGGGGGCTATGTCAAATTCCGGACAGCCGGACAAAAGACCAAAAATAATAGTCTAAAGCCAGAACTGACAATTAAACACAATGAGTCTCGCCACCACGTCCTCCCGCGCGAACGCAAATGGAAACCTATTTGAAATCCGTACCGTACAATCTGCCGCCTTTCGAACACTAATTGAAGCTCTCAAGGAGATTCTTACCGAGGCCAATCTTGAGTTCGATTCAACTGGTATTCGTGTAATAGATGTTGATGAAACCCATACTGTTTTAACGTATTTACGTCTAATATCGGATCGTTTTGAGTATTTCTACTGCCCATCCAAGTATGTTCTCGGTATTAATATGATTTACCTGTTCAAGCTTATTAAAACTCTTAGTAATAATGATAGTCTAACACTATTCTTGCCTGAGTCAAATCCTAATAAGTTAGGCATTCGTGCGGAGAATGCTGAGAAGGGTACAACGAATACGTGGATGATGAAGTTATTCGATACGAATGTTGAGAATATTGAGTTTCCTAATATTTCATTTACGTCAATTATTCATATGCCCTCTGCGGATTTCCAGAAGATCTGTCGTGATTTCAATGCTCTTGCTGAGAAGATGGAGATTACGAGTTCAAATAATGATTTGATTTTCCGTTGTGTGGGTGATTTTGTAGATGGAGAGACGGTTATTATGTCAAATAATCAGGGTGGAATTGAGGTTGAGCGTAGTACAAATGAAATTGTGCAAGGTATGTTTGAGCTCAAGTATCTAGTACTTTTTACGAAGTGTACGAATCTTTGTACTAGTACTCAAATTCATTTGAAGAATGATTTACCGCTTGTACTAAGATATATGGTGGCGAATCTTGGTGAGGTGCGTTTGGTATTGGCTCCACAGAAGCAGAAGACGGAAACATCTGGTCGTCCTCAAAAGGTCTAAATACTATTTTAGTAATATATATAGAATGGATAAAAAGACTAGTATTTTTTTGACTGAGAGGATGAGAGATTTGGAGTATAAGATTGCAAATTGGGGTACTTCAAACAGTCAGAGTAATCCTGGGGCTATGATGGAATTACGAGCAATGAAGAAGGAACTTGAAAAAATTAAGAAAGATATAATTTTTTATAAGGAATATAAATAATTAAACCTGAATATTTTTTTGTTGAAAGAAAGAAATAAAAATATTAAATATTTTATTTTCTTTTAGTAAGCTTTTTTTCCTAATAGTTTTTTGGGCGCTTTTTCCTAAAAAGCGCATTACATCTTTTTCTGTACAAATGGTGTATACATAATATCACTGTCGCGAATGGATACACATACATTCGAGTTAAGATTAGAAGGGCTATTAAACTTTTGAGCATCGATATTCCAGACTTTCACAATATTGAATCCACGTTTAGGGCTGATGGAAATACCATTAATACGATTTTCATTATGGCCTGTGAGAGAGCCAAGCATAGAAGCAATAATATAATTTAGATAGGTCTCAGCCGCATCTTTCTTTTGGCAACGGAAAGAATAACATCCGCCGCGAATATGATGATGACTCTCCCAAAGAGGAGGAGAAGGATCGCGCATCATAAAGAACATTCCATCAGACAGTGAATCCTGTTTAAGGGTATCAATAACTGTCCAAAAGTCGCTCCATGTTTTCATAGGACCAAGATTAATAAATGTATTAAGAGTCCATTTTGTCTCTTCTGGAGAGTGGAAGTAAAGTGTCCACGGGCCAGTAGGAATAGCTGAATCAGAGTTCATCTTGGAAATATCAACTAGAGAAGACATCTTGGATAATATGAACAAGTACCTAAGATAATAGGAGGTGTAATATCTTTAAGTCCGCCTTATCATTCAATTTTTATGTATTTCTATCATATTATTCATCTTTTTTATCTTGATCTTCTTTTAAAGGGGTATTCTCTGTAGGCCCTTCTATAATAGTATTAGTAGTCTCTATATGTGTATCATCTTTAGTATCATTAACTACATATAATTTATTACGTTTAATAATAACACAATTCTTATTATCATTATAACTATTCAGGTGGTGTTCTTCGCCCATATCATCAATGATATGAAACTCAATATTATCATCAATGTTAAACCAATGTTTAGTATGCGCGCACCAGCACATAAATAGCATATAGAGTGAAGGAGTAATATTAGAATTAGTATAAACTGTGAACTTTTCAATAAAATCATCAATTGTATATTCAATCACTTCACTTGGCTTATTAGCGTTGACTATTTGAATTTTAGCAGATAGCCAAGAAAATTTAAATTGAGTATTATCATTATCACTATCATTAGAAAGTATAAATGTATTGTCATAATTATCATAAAGCCATCTAATATTAACCATATCAATATTAACCATATTATTTAATGACAGTGGTAAACTATGTCCTGGTATAAATACCCACATATCATGATAACCATAAAAATAGTCTTTTAGATAATAATACATATTTTGGCATTTATTTTTAATATCACTATATACAGCATTACAATAATTCCATATTGTTATCAACCTAATAAGAAAATAGGTATTCCATCTTGCCATTTAACTACATAAATATTGTAACCAAGTTATTTAAGTAGTTAAAAAAATATATATATTTTTATAAATTTATTATAGTATACTATCTACTTAGTCTTATAGAATGCGATAGTTTGTGACTTTTCTTTCCAGTATCCTACTGGATTTTCCGAGGGTTGTTCATCAGTATCAATTGTATAGATAAAGTTTTCGGCATCTTTATAATATTTAGTACCCTTATATTCTAGTTCTTCGAGTTCAAGACCTTCTTCCTCTTCCTCTTCTGCTTCCTCTTCTGCTTCCTCTTCTGCTTCCTCTTCTTCCTCTTCCTCTTCTGCTTCCTCCTCTGCTTCCTCTTCCGCTTCCTCTTCCTCCTCTGCTTCCTCCTCCTCTTCTGCTTCCTCAACTACTTCATCTTCCCTGGTATCAACTTCTTCTTGTTTGGATACACGAATAGTTGTAGGAGGATATGTAGCCTGTTCAGGTTTATCTTCTGTATCAGAATCAATATCAGGAGGAATACTACGATCTTCAGGTACATCAGGAATGATACTAGGTGTACCTACAGATGATTCTGTCAGGATATCTTTCTTGTGAATAGTGTAAAGGGGCTCAGAGATATTATCATCTTCACCAATTACTTCATTTTGTAGGGGTTGGCAGTCATCATCGATCCAGGGATCTCCTCGTTTTTGTCCGCCAGTTTCATTGATAAAGATTGCACGATTTGGGCGAGAGAATCCTTCAAGAATATCAAGACGACCAAGAATATTATTGAGAGTAAATTGTTGACTACTGACATCTTGAGTGAGATTATCGATAGCACGTCTAAAGCGTGATAGCTCATCACGTTCATCATTTGTACGATGAGAGGAAGGATGCGATTCATCAGAATCAGAGAGATTAGTCAGCCAGTGTTCAAGTTGACTAATCTCTTTTTGGATATTGGACATAGTAGTCCGAATAAGAACAGAGCGAATAGATGACATCTTGGAATTCATTTTAATATGTGCTGATTTTTTAAGTCGGCATTATGTCGTCAAATTTTATAAATTTATGTGTCAAAATAGAGCTGAAGAATAATAGCAGAACTTAAGAGATATTTTGGCTATGGTATTTCTCTAAGCCTTGATTTTAAGATTGATACACGCATCAAGAGTAGATTCCCACGCCTTGAGGGGTTTAGTGCGACGAAGACGAAGTACTTCTTCAGCTTTTTGTAGGCGTTCCTTAACAGTTTCAGTAACGCCTTTTGTTAGACTGGCATCATAGAAATCAATAGGTTTAGTATCCATAGTGGCAAGAATACTTACCATAGGTGGAAGATGGATATCAATGCGTACTTTGTGTGAACGAATTAGTTGGCGATATTCTTGGATGGATAGATTTCCACCGAAATGTTTAAGAATATTGCGAGCAGGGGCGGGATGTATCTTACTGTTACATGCCTCGCCATAAACACGGTAGAGTAGTGCACATTGTTCCCAGCGTGTATGAGCATCTTGGCGCATATCAAAGAGATAGGCACACGCACACTCAGGAGAGCAGAAGTTACCAGTAACGGTTAGATATTCACCAGTATCACGAACAGGTAGTACTACAGGACGATTAGTAAAGGTATGACAGCACCAGAAGCAAGCAACATCTGAGGTTTGTGGGATAGTTTTAACTTCGGTCGCATCTTTAAATTGAACAAGGAGTGATGATTTTATATTATAATAATCAATTTCTGTTTCCTGTATATTTGTAGATGTATTAGTGGTTGTGGTAATAGCTTCATTGTTCTTATGTTGTTCGTATTTAATAGGTAATTGTTCTATGGTTAGAGGTGTAATAATAGTATTGTTTTGAGATTCAAGGCTTTCAACGGTTTCGTAGAATGGGTTATCGAGATGCATATCGTATGGCATAGCCTCAGTTGGTGGACGAGGATCGTAGATAACTGGCATATCATTATTGGGTACATCTCTACTTTGGATGGGTAGATGAATAATTAGGGGGCGACGAACTTCGGTTAGAAGACTGCCTTTAATACCGTCAGGTCCAACGGTGGCAACAACGGGAAATTGTTTTTTCTTGGTTGTTTTCTTAGGTTTCTCTTCTTTAATGGGTGTTTCAATGGGTTCTTCTGTTGGTTTTATTACGCTACGTTTTCCTCGACCTCTTCCACTCATAGTATAGTACTAAGTAAGAAATGTGCAAAAACGTTTAGGTTGTTTAGCATTTTGCCTACTTAAAGCCGCTTTAAGTCCCCATACAATCCCTATATTACTGGAGGGTATTTAAGCCCTATTTACTCATTTAAAGTAAGATGGCTGTTGATATCTCTTTCTGGTGCGAACGTGTCAGAAAATGTTTCTCAATGTTCTTAAAAGATCCACAAACTTTACAGCATTTACTTCTATTTGGCCCCCCAGGCTCTGGAAAGACAACAAGTGCAGGATGGCTAGTCGAACAGATTTGGGGTAATCGTAAATCTCTAATGTGTATTTCAATGAATGCTGCAGATGAACGTAGTTTAGAATCTATTCGACAAAAAGTATTTCCCTTCTTACGAGTTGATTGGCGTGTAGAAGGTGAAACTTCACCGCGATTTCTCATTTTAGATGAATGTGAAACCCTAACGGAAGCTGCGCAACTATCTTTACAAACTATTCTGAATTATGACTCCAAAGATATCTGTGTAGTTCTTATCTGTAACTCTCAAAGCAGAATTCATCCAAAACTTCGTCAACGACTACTTAAGATTCGTTATGATCCACCAAATAGAAATAATCAAGTAACAGATATTTTTACAGCAATCACACGCGGCGACCTACGACAAACAACTCGCAAATCAGATATAGAATATCGCATTTGGAAATACATTCATTGCCATCCATCACAAATAATAAGTATAATTCAAGATGATAATGTTGATTTTCAAGCAATAGTATCAGAAATTCTTTTATTATCAGATATATTCTCAATTATGGATAATGAACTAATAAATAAAATTAATTTAATGTATCCGCTAATTATTGATAGTACTATTCTACACGATGAAACTGAAGAGCAGATATTGGGTCTAATAAAGCTATTTAAACGAAAATTTGAAACCAAAATTATGAGTAATTAAAGGATAGGGTTTAATTCAAATGGCTAATTATACTAAGACTAATTTAAGAGTTTCCACGATGGTTATTACTGCGCACTGGGGGACGCAGATTAATCTTGACACATTGTTTAATGCCCTTCGAAGCGTTATCATTCCAGTTTGGTACCCTGATGTAGGTATCCTCAAGTTTGAACATAAAAATATGGTTCTTGGCGCAAGCTATAAAGATATCTTCACTAATCGTAAGATTACTTCAAAATCCTTCTTTAATCAATCGACGATTGTTTTAAGGAGAAAAATTAATATTGGAAAGGCAGATGAGGGTTGGAAGGAAGTAAATGTAAAGCTATTTGCGAATGGTGGTATTCAAATGACAGGTGTTACATCTGAACCATTTGCTCGAGAGGCTATTGAGTGGCTACTCACACTTATTAGGACTCTTCCTGAAAGTCCATTTGCAGATAATGCATCAATTGATCGCTTCTCTGTTCAGCTAATTAATACAGATTATGCTCTTAATAAGTTTATTAATCAAGATGCACTTCATAAACTACTAATTAATGAGTATAACTTGTTCTCAATGCTTGAGAAGACAATTTATCAAGGTGTTAATACCAAGTTCTTCTATAATACAAAGAATCCTGGAAAAGGGATTTGTCAATGCGAGAACTTCTGTAAGGGACAGGGTACAGGTGATGGAGAGGGAGAATGTAAAAGAATTACGATGAGTATCTTTAGAACTGGGCGAATTATTATTACGGGTGCTCGAGAAATTAAACAAATTGAATCAGCATATGATTTCCTAAATAAAGTATTTGATAAACACCACGCCGCAGTTCTATACGCACCCAATACAGCATAGATAACTAAAAATATTGCGTTAAATCTTACAGAACAGATTATTTTTTATTGACAGACATAGACAATGGCAACCCCGGTCCTAAATACCATTATCACTCAAAGCACGCATTCTGCAGCTCCTGTAGCCCCTGTGGTCTCCGCTGCAAACACCGCCGCTGTAGCCTCTACGGAAAGCCTACCTGGTGCCACGACACTTCTCCAAGCAGCCAAAATCTCTTGTGAACAAGACCGAGCCATTATGTTAGACTACTTTCGTCAAACCGCCAACGGCACTGCCTTTCTTGGCGAAGATCCTGAAACTAAAGAACGTATCCTTGTAAAATCTAAAGAAGAGTTCACTTCTCTTATCAAGAAACTCTATAAGGTTGGCGATGATTTCATTATTTTAACTGAGAATTCACTCTACATTGTTTCTGGTAAAATCCAGAAACGTAAAGTGAATCTCGCGAGTCTTCAAGAGGCATACGACGCCAATCTATAAACCTAAATCTACTTATACATTCTGTCAAGTTGGTAAGAAACCAACCATCCAATTCCTGTAAATAATGTATCAGTTGTGCTGTTTAATATATTATCAGGATATGGTTTTCCTCCAGGCCATAACCCAATAAAGTATGTATTTATGAAATTCATACCCATTGGTGTATTCTCAAAATATTCAAATAATATATGAAGTATAATTGTCATAACAAATGACAATGACCAGAAATAAGCTATAACACCTGCCGCAAAATGCAGTATTGAATATTGATCAAATGCTCGTAGACCCATTCTTATTATATATTAGGAATGAAATTTAATATTGTAGTTAAAGAAATTATATTCCTAAGTATATTTTTTACGGCACTCGCTTTATACTTTGACATATATCGAGAACAACATGTACTATCTTTTGTTACTAATCACGTTATCGCATTATTATTAGCACTAATTATTTCAAAAATAATTTACGGGTTTATCGCAAATATGAAATAGATTCTTATATAATACATTATAAAAATTGAACAATATGTCAGACTAAATATTTAAATGTGTATAAAATGTCACTAAATGAGCAACTCTTCGAACCAAATGTCATTGTATTAGGTATATTTGGTAATACAAATAAAGTCTCAGAACAGGATCTCCAAGATAATACTTTAACATTAATTCTACAGGAATTAGGACGTATGCCAGACAAGGTACTAATTCCTACAGAAGGAAATTCATCGATTTATATTGATAACTGGGCAGAAGCACTTCATATCAAGACACAAACATTTCAGGCAGATTGGATAAGAAATGGTAAAGTCGCACAAATTATTCGAGATGATAGAATTGCTAAAGAGTGTACACACGCATTAGTATTTCTTGGTCAAAAATCAACTAGACTTGAAAAGTTTGCTGAAAAGTTATGTAAAAAAGGTAAAATGGTATTTACATCATCTCATAATCAGACGCTGTCGCAATTTGAGATGTCACGTTGCGAACCTTCCCGCCCATCGAAGGCTTTAACGCACGCTCGCAAATCAAGTAAAGGAAAAGAGCAGACGTTGCTGAAATTCCAAAAGAAAGAAGAATGTTAAAGATAACACCAACTAACACACCAATGGACATCTTTGTAGTAGCAAAGATCCATACACCACCTAGCAGGCTGAGTGCGGCCCAAACAGCAAAGATACAGAAGAAAACATAGAAATAATTACAGATGACAGTGTCAGGAATCTTGTCGGTCCATTGAGCGGTGTTCATTTTTTCTATTAAGGCCGTACAATTTTTACACGATTATAGAATCCGTTAATTCCAATCTATACCCGGAATTACGAAACCATTAATAGAAGATGTCAACTATTAATGATAATATTCCGCCTTGTGCAAGAGCTAATGTATGTGATGCTAATCCACAAGTCGCGGATTATGATAATCGAAATGTTGTAATTAGCAAGAGTGGGGCGCAGCTGGTAACGGCTGTGTCCAATTTCTATGCGGCAGCAGCTGCTCATCAGATTAGACCAAACGCTCCGCCAATTTTTAAAACATATCAGCAAATGCTGGACTGGAGACAAAGACAGAACCGTCGCTAATTATTGCGGCGGCTAATGACAAGAATTGTCAGAACCGAAGATAATTTTATCAAACTAATATATAGAAATGGCAAGAAAATCAAGACACTCGTCATCCCGGAAGATGAAACACACTCGTAAACACAAGTCTCATCGTCGTAGCACTCGTCGTAGAGGTGGTGCTGATGAGCTCTCAGGCGCGTCAGTTAACTATCACCTATCAGGCAGCTGGCCTTCCCGTATGTCACTCGGTCAAGGTGCGGATTACTTCAAATACCACGAAGGACAGCACGGTGGCGCTGCTTTAGGTATGGGACCATTCCCTGAAGCGGTTTTAAGCCCCGGTCTTCCTGAAGCTCTTCGTGGACCAGCCCATATTGGCGGTATTGATAAGGCAATTGCAGATGTACGCGGCCTCAAGGACCAGGCTGGCGGCAAACGTAGAAAGCACCGCAAGGGCTCTAAGAAACATAACAAGAGCCGCAAACATTCCAGAAAGCACCGTAAAACACATCGCAGACACCGACGTAATGGTGGTGCTCTAGGCTATGCCCCTTTCCCATCAAGTGGTATGCTCCTCAGCTCCCCAACTGCCTATGCCCAAGCTGGTCTCAATCCTGAATGGAAGACGGATGTAGCCTTTACTGATGCTAAGATCCGTGAATCACAATAAGGGACTTTTTAGAAAAAAGTCCGCAAAAATATTTTTATATTTTTTTAATTAATACTTAATTATTATAAATTAATATATGATTACTTTGAATAATTATATATTAATCGGGCCAGACAATTCTAAGTCCATATTCCTTTTCCCATATATTTCTTAGGGCATAACGAATTCCTTTATTATCACTATATTTCTCATAAGCATCCTCTATCCACTTCTTACAGAAGTTATTGTATTCAGGGCGACACGCTTGATATCTAGTATTTTCAAAGGCGGCATCCATACGTCTTCCTAATTCTCCCTCCCATATACTGCGAAGTTTGTTAGCGATATTTCTTTCAAGTTCAGTGACATTATTCCAATTATCATAGATAGCAGTTGTAAAAATGACGGCAAATACATAAATAGATTTTCCAGGCTCCAAAGTATCAAATAGATTATCGCGAATTTTTTCAAAGATAGCCAAGTGTTCCATTCTAACAGTTCATATGTGTTCAATGGTTGTCAAATTTTATGTAAATAAAGTTCAGTTTGAATGGAGTCTTCAGGACATTCATAAGTCCGAATTTTATCTTCAAATAATGGCGCTAATAGTTCGCGCCCTTGTGTGGCAAAGAGTTTACGTTCCATTGGTTTAATTAATACATCAATTGTAACATATAAGTCTCCACATTTACCAATATTACCAGGAATAGGCATACCAAAGCCAGATAGGCAATATCTATCATTTTGGAAGGAGCCAGCAGGGATTTTAATAAATAGACCATCATCATATCCAGGATGACCGTCAATTTGTACAGTACATCCGATTAGTGATTCCGAAAGAGAGAGAGAAACAGTTGTTTCGAGATGTTGTAACTTATCACCAGAACGCTTAAAATATTTGAAAGCGGGATCATTAGGGTCTTCGGCAATAGTGATATGAGCATCTCCAGGGCGTTCAAAGGCAGGGTGATCAGAGCATACTTCAGAAAAAGTGTAAGTTTCTTGAGGGCGTATACCAGGAATAATTTTAACAGAAAGAGTACGCTTTTCTTGAAGGAAGCCTGTACCTGAACATTTATCACATTTTTCGTGGATTCGTTCTCCTTTACCTTGGCAATCAATACAGGGTCCCGTTGTATGCATAGCCATTGGACCCATTTGAACAATTTGAGATATAACTCCCCGTCCATTACAAGGCTTACAAGTTTCCTTTGATTTAGCGCCACTGTGGTCACAATTAGGACAAAAACTTTGTCGATTAATATTTATATCTACATTATGTCCTAAGTAAAACTGTTCAAGAGTGATATTAATAGTCTGAACAGCAGGCGCAGGTTTTTTACCTTTTCGTATGGGTCCCTTATTAGGGCCAACAGGAGGATTACCAAACATACCTCCAAATAAATCGTTAAGATTAATCTCAAATGGGAAGGGAAATCCACCTTGACCTTGCATACTATTAGGAAAGGGCATTCCATTAAATCCCTCTGGTGCGCCTCCATTTTCACCTTCAATAACACCCATTTCATCATACATTCGTCGTTTTCGCTCATCTGTTAAGATTTCACTGGCGCGAACTACCTCCTTAAATCTCTCTGGATCTCCACCCTTATCTGGATGATGCGTGCGAGCTAATTTAAAATAAACCTTTTTAATTTCATTACACGTATCAGACTTATTAACACCAAGAACTTCATATAGTGACTTTTTTGTAACACCTGACATATTTAAAGTAAAGAGTATACAATCTTTTTAAGTTATCTACTAATTCCAAATTAGTAGTAGTTGCGTAAATTAGGGGAATATAAAGTCTTTTAAAGAATCAGTTGTAATGACGTCTCTTGTAGGCCAAGAATCAGTATGGAATGAATGTATTAATCAGTTTGATACACCAAGTCATATTTTTATAACGGGAGCGGCGGGTTGTGGAAAAACAATATTAATTCGTGAATTACTTCAGAAATACGCTACTCTTAAAAAAAGACCGAATAAGCATTTATGGGGATATGAATCAGTTGATGAATGTCTTCTATTGGGCCCTGACCAGGATAGAGGAATTCAAACTATTCGCGGACAAGTAAGTCTATTTATTAGACAAAAATCGGTAGGAGAAGAAATATTTCGATGGGTTGTGATTGATGATGTGGACACATTTCCACAAATTTCTCAGCAGGCTTTGCGCCGCCCAATGGAATCATATTCACATATTACACGGTTTTTATTTGTTGGAACATCAGAGGAGGATTTAATTCCAGCATTACGTAGTCGATGTATTCATATCGCTATGAATTCTCTAGATATGTTTACATATATGCCTTTATTACTTAAGAATGTAGATATGCCACATCCAGAAAAATTTACTATGGATATGTGGAGCTGGATTGTCAATATTGCTGGAAATAACATTAGTGATTTAGTACGTCTTTTAAAATTAGTTAGAGATATTCACGTCACATTTGATAAAGAAATTACTTTAGATTGTGTAAGAATATTATGTTCTGCTCCATTTTATTATGATTTTATTCCATTATTAAAGGCGATGTCTGAAAAGAATTCGGTTGATGCTATTAAAAGTTTATTGGTTATTTGGAAACGCGGGTATGCTTATGAGGATATATTAGAAAGTTTTCAGACTATTAATACAATTTTTGGCAATGATAATTTTTCAGATAATATTTTGATTCATAAATTTCTAATCAATTCTTGGATTTCATATTGTAAAGGAAATACAAGTATTTTAGCACTTCAAAACATAGTATACAAAACTTTAAATGAGTCTTAGCGAAGACCCTTTTCTAATAAGTATTTAATGGCAATATCAGAACCCATAATCTGGTCTTCGCTCATACGAAGGAACCAGCCAAAGATTTCACGATCTCTTAGCTCAGGCCAAGGGAACGGCACATATACAGTATAGGCACAGAGGTCAAACGGTAAATTACCATCTGTACCTGTAGCAAGTAAGTCTTCTAATTGAATTCTCTTTCCATCCTTCTTACGCATACCTTCAACGGCGGGATCAACAACAATTCCAGTGTTGACGTATTCGGTTGAGAGGCGAACAAAGTCCCATTTGGCATCACCGCGAATCTGGTCGCCACCTCGCTTTTGTGCGACACGAGCATATGTTATTTGAGCCCATTCTTCAAATAGGGGATGATGCGGTTTTGGTGACCATAGAGCACGGAATCCAGGAACATTTGTGCCATCAGGTCCAGCATATGTTTCATCTAAATCGGTGCCGAAGAATACAACCTTATTTTCAGGTAATTTGCCAAATCCTTTTAGTGAAACACAATATGGGGATAACCATAGACCACCGTATTTAGCAAGGATGGCAGCACGAATGTAGTTAAGTTCAGCTTCATTTACAGGACTAATAGGGTCACGGAGACCGGGAGGAAGTTGGTCCCAGCCACCTAGTAATTCTGCTACACCTGTCAGGCCACCAATTACTTCAACTCGGTAGTCTTCTTTATTTTGTCGTACGATTGTTTCATAGCACAGATTTAAGAATGGCATATTCAAAGCACGGGATGATCTAGCACCAAAGTCTAGATATTGACGGGAGTTGACATCGCTTGTGTCGTAGTATAGCCAAATTGTGGGCTTGTCCATTCCACGTTTCAATAAATTTTTATCCAAGAATGGGTTTTTCTTAAGTAAATCAGATGAATAATAAAAGGCATATACTACTGCTGCGATGAACAGAACTGCTATAACTAAAAGAAGTCTGTTAATTGGACTCATTTACCTACCTATAAAAAGCATAAAAAGCATAAAATACATTCTACTAAAATTATAACTTAAAGTTAGTAAAGTATATACTTATAAATGTGGAATGATATATTAAAAAATTGGAATAGTAATAGTAATAGTAATATTAATGAAATTAATGAAATTAATGAAATTAATGAAATATATAATATTAAATCTGATTTAGAAAATCTAGTACCAAGTAATTTTATGTTAACAGAAGAGTCACCAAAAGACCTAACGCCAAGTGATAATACTATTAAGTTATGGTCTCATCAGGAGGCGATGCTTTATAGGATTCGCCAGATAGAAAAGGTTGGATTTTTATGTAAAACTCAACATACAGAAGCATCTATTGCGAGATATATGGATAAAAAAGAAGCACCAAAATCATATGATGTGTGTCTTGGTATAATGAATGACCCACCAGGTTCTGGTAAAACTTATGCGATTCTTACACATATTCGAACGGATTTAAATCCAGGCCCAACAATTATTATTGTACCTCAAAATATTTATGGTCAGTGGAGAGAATCAATTGAAACTATTTTTAAAAGCCAGATGAGTAAGTGTAAGTTTTCCAATTCGTATGCGGATATAATGAATATGTATGGAAATCCTGATTCTATTACTCGCTATAAAGTAATTTTGCTACTGGATAGCTTTGCAGAAGCATACTTGAAAGTTCTAAATGATAATGAGTTAGGAGTATGTCGTATTATTATAGATGAAATTGATATTATGGATAAGTTTGTATGTTCATCAGTTCAAACAAAGTTTGTGTGGTTAATGTCAGCATCATATAAAGACCAAAAACAGTTAGGCCCGTATTATATTGGAGATCATACAAAGGTTATATGTAAGTGTGATATGGAGTTTGTCAAGAAATCACTCAATCTTCCTGAAGTAAAAAGTCAAACTATAGAATGTAATGATAATCATATACAGCTTTTTATAAACATTGTTGATGATAAACAAATGAAAGCACTAAATGCGGGTGATCACAACATTCTAAATCGCATTATGAATAAGTCTGGATTAATTACCCCCGTATTATATAAGGATTTTGTTAACAAGTATACTGAATATCTATTACAGAAAGCAGATTTATTACCAGAGGCTGAAAAGGAATTAGAGAGATTTGTGATAACCGATGAGCTCACCGAAAAAGAGTATAATATTTTGAGAGATAGAGTTACATTGTTAAAGAAATTTAAACACAACGCAGTACTACTTTCTGAAAGGTTACAAACAGTAACAGATACATTTTTAGATAGCTGTAAAGAAACATATTTGGAGGGCGAATTTATTGAAAAGATGGAATCAGATAAAACTAGTAAATGGCTTATTTTTAATGATAATGGTAATGTACTAATTAGATATCAAGAATTATTGTTAAAGCGGGATGTTAAAGCGGTTATGTTAGATGGTGGAAATCAGAAGTTGATTGAGAAGACATTGAAGGATTATAAAGAAGGTGATGTACAAGTTTTACTTCTAAACTCAATGATTGAAGGGGCGGGGATGAATTTGGAGAATACAACGTATCTTCTATTTATGCATAAAACAGAAGAGAAGTTTATTGAACAAGTGATGGGTCGCGCTCAGCGCTTCGGTAGAAAGGAGCCACTAAATGTAATTATGTTATTTAATAAGCACGAATAAATTATAATTCAACAATGAAGCCCTTATAGGCATCTTTGCCATATTTTTCAGGAGGCCAGTTTTCTAACTGTTGGCTTTGTTTAGCATCAAACTCAAAGAAATCTTTCACTTTCTCTAAGTGTTTAGTCTGTTCAGCCACTTTTTTCTTTTCAAAATCAAATAAGGCTTGACGTTCAGAATCATCAAATGGTTTAATAGCTGTATTTCTTTCATTAATTATATCCTCCAGAGTCTTATTAGTTTCTTTGAAGGTTGTAACTTTATCTGTGATGGTATTTGCGGCAGTAAATGCTGAAAAAACATCAGTATATTCAGGATTAGTAAAGGCACTAGATGTATAACCACCTTCGTGAATTTCAATGATATCTGTTCCAATATTATTGCCTGAAATATATGCCATTGCTTCAGGATGTAAAATGATCGCACTTGGCTCTGGCTTATCTTTCTTTACAGCTTCTTCAAATAATTTATTAAAGTCCTTCTCATCGAAAGTAGGAGCTTTTTGTGTAGCATCACCAAACTTTCCATCAATTAAGTTAGAGTCTTCTGATTTATTTTTAAGCCAATCTTGATAGCCGTGTCCTTCGGCTTTATGGGTTTCTTCAAACTGTTTATTAAAGTTCTCATTATCAAACTCCTCAAAAACACGATTGACTAATTCATCTGGTCTTAAATCTCGAAGTTGATCGGGTGATATGACATTTTGTAGGGTTGCACGGCCTCCATTTATGCGTTGAAATGTTTCTGATAAATATACAAATCCTGCTAACATTCCATCAAACTCAATGGCATCACCGCCTTTATCAGGATGTACTTGTAATACTTTTTTCTTAAAAGCTTTTTTAAGGGAATCAGCCGTAATATCATCGATTGATATGAAATCAAATAATTCTAAAACGTGTTGAAGCTCAGACATTCTAAATATTAGATTACGTTAATTTTTTAGGTTATTATTCTTGGTCTAAAGATTACTTTTAGGTATACCTGAACTAATGATTTAAACCAGAATAGATTTAGTATTAGAAATGGTATCATTGTAATTTGATTATTAAAATTAGGTGTATTATAGATATAATAAGATAAATAGATTATACGTACAAATGACCAATGTAAAAATGTAAATGTGCCAAAAATCTTATAAAGTATATAATCTTTATATCCAAACTTATTTCCAATCCAAGATATACTCATTGGTGGATTTGTAGATTCAAATAGAATTAATAGATGATTAAATATTGCTAAGGTGTCAATAGAAGCATATTCACTATTTACATAAACTACACATAAAATAGTAATAATATGATGTAAATAACTAGAAATTCTACGTATATAAAATATATAATGTACCATATCAAAAAACATAAATGATGCGAATAAGTAAGATGCTTGAGTATATTCATCAGCAGTAGTTGATGATAAACACATATAAATTATATATAACTGGTATAAAAAACAATTGACGTGTCCAATTGTTTCGTGTTTATCTTTATAATCAAGTATTACATATGTATTTGAATATGATTTCAATACATTATCTGTTAATAGACTACTTGATAACATTAATAATCCTGAAATTAGGAACATCTTTACTTATTATTATAAGTATTATCCTTAAATGGGTACTAATAAGTTAATTTTCCTTGATTTAAATCAACGCCATCTGTTATAACTCTTTGTTTCATTTGGTCAAAATAGTTTTGATTTCTAACAGACATTTCAGCACGCCGTCTTTCTCGCATATCATCTTGCTGTTTTTGTCTATTTTCAAAATCACGAATGCTATGAAGCTCTGATTGGTTAAACGGATCAGGTGCTTTCTCTCTTGAAGCTCTATATTGTTCAAAGCTTCGTTCTCCTACTTGAACATTTGACACTTTATCTGAGATAGTGCTTTCAGATGTATATGCGCCTCGTAAATCTGTAAATTGGAATTTAGAGTTGGGCGCGGCTGTAAAGGAATCGGGTCTTTCACCAACTAAATCTACTCCACTATTTGGATTTAGAGTAAGTGCCATTTCTCCAGGGTGAATAATTAGATTATTAGACTGTCTTTGGCCTTTTTTTGCTTCTTCATCGAACATATGATTAAAGACATCGCGGTTAAATTCACCTTTAAACTTTGGACCAGCTGCGCGAGAGTCGCTACCTTTGAGCCAATCACCATAACCATCCGCATCAGGATCTGGTATATGTGTTTGTTCAAAAAGCTTATTAAATGTATTCATATCCAGATTCTTTGCATTTAATTTAACAGGTTCAACGTGTTTCCACTTTTCCGCATCCGAATCTCTACCTGTATTAAGTGTAGTTGGAGCTTCAACCCGTCCATTTGTATCTCGTCTACCACCTTTCATATGTTTAAGGATTTCAGCGAGATAGGCGTATGCGCGGGTTACAGCTTCAAAGTATTCTTCAGAGCCACCCTTATCTGGGTGGGCGCGTAGTGCCATTTTCTTATAAGCACTTTTAAGAGCCTCTTCAGTTAAAGCAACTTCTTCTTGTATATTGAGTACTTCGAGACAAGAGGCAAAATAGGACATTGCTTTTTGTTTGGGGGTATCTGTAATTACTTTCCAGCTTGGGGTATTATCGGTATGAGTAATTATTTGGGATTGTTGTCTCTGTGCTTGGGTATATGAAGAGGCGGTAGGGGCATTCATAAGGGAAGGGTGTGTAGCACCAGGGCCTTGAAAGTTAGGCTGTAAAGTGCGTGGAACAGTAGGAGAATATTGTTGCTGTTGTTGCTGCTGTTGATATTGTTGTGAATTGTGTTGTTCTCCCGGGAGTAAAGGGGGTGAACCACCTGAATTAACGGTGGCGACATAGTTAAGAAGGTAGCTATATATTCCAGCCCGTTTGGCGGAGCTAACATATTCCATTGAAGCCAAACAGGTATTAATTATACCGAGTCGCTTTACTGGGTCTTTTATTTGAATGATATTTGTATACATTCGTAAATGAACGGGTTCAATAGCTGATTGGTTATTACCCATCGTTCCTACATTCTCATAAAATTACTTTAATGTATTTGATACGCAAAATAATATTATTAAGTATTAAAGATGTTTAATGTTATTCCACTTGCATTTGCAAGTTTAATGGCATTTATTGATACAGTAGTATTGTCATTATTTAAAGGATATAGTTTAGGACTTATAAAATGGCGGGCAGTTGTTCCGTTGGGAATGTTATTATATTCATTACATCCATATATATTCTTAAAATCCTTAGAATTCGAGTCAATGACTGTTATGAATTTATTATTTGATGTATTGAGTGATATTTCAGTAACAATTATGGGTATATTTTATTTTAAAGAGGGATTAACAAACATTAAGAAAATTGGTATAGTATTTGCCTTTATAGGTATAGTATTATTATCATATGATTCACTAAACGGTAATGGTGACAAATAAATACTTAAATAAATTCTAATATAATGATATATTCAAGATGAGCGGGGATGAAGAACAAAAACGTATCGAATCGGTTATACAAGAACACACAAAAATTCCAGAAGCGGCTATAGAGAAATTAGCTGAATCCGTAGGTATTGATATAAGTGCTGTAAGTCCTGTTATAACTGAGGTAACTAATGTAGTTGCCACTACGGTTACTACGTTAGCTGCTACAGGACTTAAAGAACTAACTCATAAAATGGGGCTGACAATGATTAGTGAAAGTAGTTTAACTGAGGATCAGAAGAAACTTGCTACTCAGCTCTACGATTCAACTAAAGAGGCCATTAAAAGTTTTATTACTGACCCAAGTCTCAATAATACAGTAAAAATAACAAAGACTATTAGTCAACTTATTAAGCAACTAGAAGGTGTTAAGGTTGACGGTAAGTCTCTATCTGGTGCAGATAAGAAGGCCGTTGCGATTCAATTAGGTCGTATCTTAATCAAAGAGGTAACACCCGATGATAAAGGTGAGGCGGAGATACTTATGATATATGATTTAGTGGCTGAGCCAACATTGGAGGCGATGATTGATGTATCAAAAGTAGTAAATGTAGCTGTTCAAGAATTAGCCACTAAATGCTGCCCTGGTCTATTTAGCTTTTTTAGACGAACTAAATCTAGTTAGACCAACGGGCATTTTAAAATGCCCGTTTGCCGCCGGCCGCTGGGTATTTCTAAACAAGATTCAAGCCTATTTTGCCTTCGGCGAAATTTGCTTAGTACCGGTTTGAAATGCCCAGCGGTCTAAGTATATTGTCTGATAATTTCTTTAACTTCTAGAATGCTTGGTAATGGAATCATTGATTCACACTCCCAAAAGTATCTTTTACCAACTGATTCAAATGAGAATACAGATGGATAGAATTGTGGCGCAGCTAATGGCAAAGCTTTTTCCTTACAGGGTGGAATTAGAGACCAGCTCTCCAAAGGTAGCACCAAAGATAATTGTTCAACGGGTCGAATATCAGTAGCTTTTACAAGTACTTTTTCAGGAAAGTTTGGAAGTTGTTTAGAATCACGAATAAAGTCACGAAGCCATTGCCAGAGTGGAGGTAGATTGAATGGATAGAACCAGTTGAAACATACATTATCTATTGCACCCGTATAGTATGCCCAAATCCACTGAATACCATACAAATATTCTTTACAGACTCTACTAATATCTTTCTTATTATAACTAAATCCATTGAAGAAGTGTGTCATATATTTCTCCTTCCAAGTACTATCTAATTGTTTGCCATCGAATAGAACATTTTCTTCAACGTGTGAAAGTGGCCAATTGTTGTCTCCTATTTTTGAGGCATCTGAAGTTTGTCCAAGATTACGAGCCATCATTTGTTTCTTATAGATATACTTCTGAATACGCGCCTCTTCATCACTTGATAGTATAGTAAAGAGCTGATTTACACCATCAATAGATACATCAAGTGTTGTTGGATTAATAAGTGCGATATCTTTGGAGGTGAGTGATTTGATGATATCAAGAAGTTCTCCGTGTCCATCTTCGCGGATTTTTAGACCAAGTGAACTTGGGAGGAAATCATTACCTAGTACTGACATTGCGAAACAATAGTTAAGAACAAATAAACGTTGTTTTTTTACATCTGATGTAAAGTCTGCAGATAACCAATCACGCAAAGCATTAATTGAAAACCATTCAAAGACCTCTTCGCCCATATCATCATATACAATCTTCCCAGTATTAACTTCTTCGCGAAAGAGCCATATATTATTGTTAAGTGAACAACATTCGCGTCCGAGAATGGATAGAACGATAAGATCTGCGTCAAGTCCATATACTGCAAAGTTTCCTGTATAGGTTCCCTTACGCCATTCTGAAATAATTTTATGTTCTCCTTCGCCAGGCTCATCACTTGAGCTCAATAACCAAGTTTTCTTACCTTGTTTTTTAATCATAGTTTCAAGTCCTAATCTAAGTTTTGTCATAAATATAGTGCCAGGTGTGATGGAGTTTCTGTCCCAGGTTGGTCCAGATGGTGTTTCTGTTTCTATTTCAGGATGTGCTGAAAGCCATACGGATTTAAAACGTCTGAGGCGTTGTTGACGCATTTTAGCCATTGGAACAACACCGTCAATTGCTATATAGACGCCAGATTTAGGGTCAACTTCTTTAATAACTTTTAGGCAATATTTTACGATACACTCGATAAATTGAGTCTCCCATTCATCTTTCCTATCTGGTCCTGGATATGGTGGTGTATCTTCTCTATAAAGACAATGATAAATGAGACAATTAAAGTCCATAAATAGCCAGTTGATATCTCCTTGGGGATGGCCTTTGGAAACTAAGCCGTGTATAGTATCAATAAGTTTCTTGTAATATGATGGAATACCCATTTGAAGCACTTATTATAAAGACGTGGATAGGCTTTATGTCTTTATGCTTTTCTGAAATGAATTAATAGGAATGTCAGCTGCAGAAGAATCTACAGTATGGGATAAGGTCAAGAATTTTATGGGTGGTACGGTGATAAAGAGTATTACTGAAATTAATATGTTAATGCCTGACTCAATTTTATTTGGTTCTCTGCTAATGTATTTTTTAACTCAGAATATGGCATTTGGAATATTTTCATTCTTTATATTTGAAACAGTCCTATCACACAAGCTAATATCGTGGGTATCATCACAAGCGGTAGGTCCATCCCGGTCTGATGATACACAATGTCGACCAGGATTTAAAACAGCACATATTAGTCCTGGAAGAATATTTTCACACGATCCATATCCATCATATGGGATATATGCCATAACATCAATTGCTACATATCTAGGATTAGCAACTAATGAGTTTTCAAGTACATTAAAGGCTATGGGGCCTGAATGGCAATCAAGAAGTACAGTAGCATATACATTTATTGGACTAGTTTTAGTCGCATTTATTGCGGCTCGTTTATGGAGTTGTGACAGTATGGGTGAAGTAATTATGGCATTTACAATGGCAATTGTGGCGGGCGCAATATTTTTCTCGATTAATAAGGCAATCTTTGGGCAAGAAGCAATGAATTTTTTGGGGCTACCATATATGGTAAGTAAAGAAAGTACAGGATCTCCAATTTATGTATGTGCAGCCGATACAAATAGTGATTAAAGTTATTATAGTGCTTAAAAGATATTTATGATTAAATTATAAGATGTTTTTAAGACAGTTTAGTCAAGGAATTTTAGTAGCAGGATGTGGGATTATGTCATTTACAACGTTGGGATGGATAGTATCTGATATTCATAAAATGGAGAAGAAACAAATCAGAAATGAATATGAAAAAACAATTAAAGTACTAAATGATGAGATCGCAGCGCAAAAACCCGAAAGAGATGTAATCAAGATGAATTATATTAAGTAAATTCAATTTTAAAATACTAAATTAGTAGGATTAAAATGGAATCGTTAAAGGATATTATATCAGACATCCGTGTTTTTATGTACGGCGGCGTTTTAACGCTTCCGCTAACAATAGCAGGAACATTATCCATTCTAGGATTATTTACAGCAAATTATGCTATTCTATTCTTTTTAGTAGGGTTTCTAATTTTAACACCGATTACTTCATCGATACTTAACTGGGCACTAGGAGCTATCTTTGTTGGAAAATCATTTAATCCTTTCAGAGCAAAAACAAGTGATATTTGTAAATTAGTAATTCCATATTCTACACTCAAGACCCCAGTTGGAACTTCAGATGAAAGTGTTGTATCGTCATCTTGGGTAGCAATGATATCATTCTTTATTGGATATATTTTTACAAATGCTCTCCAACTATATAGTCGCGAATCAGAAGATACTACAATCAAAGTAACAAGTACATCTGCTTCTGATATTAATACAATGGTAACTAATCGTAAATCTCAGGCAATAATTGCGATGATATCGACTATTGTATTTGCATTGGTTGTATTAGGATTCAGATATTATACAGGGTGTGAGAGTATTCTAGGAATGATTCTAACATCATTCTTATTTGTATTCAGTGGACACGGATGGTATAAACTTCTAAGTAAAGTTGGTCAAGATCGCCTTTCAGATCTCTTTGGAATCGCTAATCGTCTACTTTCGCCAAGTGCGATTAATAATTCGCCGATAGCTTGTGTGCCAATTCCATCCTAAAAAAAGTCATAAAATCCTTTAAGTTCTTGGAGGTTACGAATAGTTTTTTGCATATCTTCACGTTTGGACCATCCTAATCGCAGCGCACGATTCATTTGTTCAACAACAATATTATAATGATGTGTAAAATTGAATGGTTTACTATAGATCTCTGGTATTTGTTCTATAGCAATCGTATTAGGTTTATCTATGCGTAAGTTAACTTGATTATGTAGATTATAGAGCCATTCTCTAATAAATGCTTGATTTATATCAATTATGGGTGTTGATGATAAATATTCGGTATAATGCTTTTTACATAGGGGGCACGGAAGAGAGTATCGTAGGCTTCCAAGTAGATTGATCCAAAGACGGGATTCTTCTTGAGGAAGTCGATTTAGAGTTTTAGTACCTATGCGTTCAGCGGAGGAATGAAGAATTATCCATAGCTGCGGGCCCCATATATGATTTTGTGGCGAATCCATTTAAAATATAAATAATAAATTTAAATCCGCAAAGAAGCGCAATACCATATGCGAAGTATAAAATAATATCCCTTATTAATTCATCTATAAATTCAAATGTACTTTTAAGGGCTAATCTATTTGGTAAACTAGGAAGGCGAATATCATTGATTGATGAATTCATTATTTAATCTAAAATATTTTTTGTAAAATAACAAATCGCGCCTAAGATTAGGAGATGAATGAATTTTCATATATGGACGAGGAGGAGATTCCAGAACAGTCATTTGAGAAGAATGAACGGGCAACTGAAAAAGAGGTTAGATTAATTGAAGCATCTGAACCAAAATCAGAACCAGAACCAGAACCCGAGCAAATGACTACAAATGGGAAGGTTAAGCCTGAGACAGTAGAAATACAAAATAAGACTAGCATATTACCGTATGTTACAAGTCAATCTCCAAGAAAGAAACACTTTATGTTTACTAATGATGCTGATAGAGAGCAACTATCAAATATACTTAAAAATACTGGACTTACGGTTGAATATAGTACAGTCAGAGATAAACCATATATATCATTGATGAAGGATAATGAATTAGTAGGTAAAATCCATTTTTTATATTATAATGAAAATACTCCTGAAGATAAGTATATAAAACTATATTTATTTGACTTTGTAGATCCTGACCAGTATAGTACAGTAAAAGAAGAATTAGTAAAATTTTTTTATAATTTTAAACCATCAAAGAATCTTCAGGGAGGTAATAAGCGAAAATCAAATACGAAACATCACAGAACACATAAAAAGAGACATAATATTCGTCGCAAAAAGACTCTAAGACGTAAATAAAATTTGAAAATTGCTGTGAAGATATGAATATGGCGTGGATAAGATAAATGTCAATTGAATATAAGGTTCCAAGACTACTTTGGGAGAATTTTGAGTCAGTGCTTCTAGCACAATCAAAGAGATATATTGGGGAGTTGGCTAAAAGGTTAGGAGTTCCAGAGAAAGAGCTTCTTAAAAAGGTTCTACCAACATCTGATTCTTTAAAAGTAATTATTCAAGATACACAGGCAGAATCTAATCAGTGTAAAGCGTATATTCAACACGATAAGCTAACTATATATTGTAGAAAAGCGACTGCGTATGGTTGTGAATATTGTTCATTTCATAGAAATAAACGAATGACTGTTGTTGAAGGAACAAATCCTATTCAGCTTCAAAAGGTGAAAGATACATCTACGTTAGAGCCACTTTGGATAAGTAAAGATGCTTTATATAATTCGAATGGAGAACTAGTTGGAAAGATTAATAAGGAGAATGGAAAAGTGAAGATCTTTGTGTTGGGTGCCTAAAAGTTGAACTATATATATTTAATAAGTTAAATGAGTGCAACACAGAATAATATTTTTGATAATAACAATAATAATAATAGTGAAAGTGAAGAAGTAGAAGCAGTAGAAGAGGCGGCAGTAGTAGCAGTAGAAGTAGTAGTACCAGTAGTAGTAGCAGTAGTAGCAGTAGTAGCAGAGGAAGCAGATGATGAAGCAGATGATGAAGCAGATGATGAAACAGAGGAAGCAGATGATGAAACAGAAGAAGAAACAGAAGAGGCAGCCGAAATAGATGATGAAATTAATGAATTATGGGGTGGTGAGGCAAATAGGACCCTAGAGTCAGATATTGAAGTTCTAAATTCCAGAGTGAGTATTATTGCCACATTATTTGGTTTTGAACCAGTTTCTGAAATTCAACAAAATTCAAGTAGAATACGACGACGCGATGATACATATCATCCACCTCCACAAAAAATATTTCGTAATAATGCTGGTAAGCGTATAGCATCAGAACACATATCAGCTTATAAATATATTAAATTAAAATCAGGGGAGGAATTTTACTTTGGAGAGGGTGATGGGAAAAATATAATATTAAATGAAATAATAGAACCACATAGGCTAATTCGCAATATTATATCTAAGATTCCAGTTAGAATACGTGAACGTTTAGAGTATTTAGGAAAGTTTGCGTATGATGAGGATAGTGATATAGATAGTGATGAAGAAGAGAATAAGGTGAAGGTCCAAAAGAGGTATTTAGGAAACTTGAAAGAAGCAGTATATAGAGCATATATTAAAGAATGGCGTCTTCGCTATTTATTTAAGAAGGTATTGATATTTTGGAGAATATATAGGATGAATAAGACGTATGAAAAGGAGATTGATCCGATAACATTATCAGAGCCTGAAAAGGAGGTATATATATATGATTGGACAAATAAGCGAAAGTTTGTATTTGATGCAAAGAGTCTTGCGATATTAATTGAATCAAAATTAATGTATCATGAGCATGGATTTCCAGTTCCCCAATATCCAAAAAATCCTAAAAATAATGTCGAATTTTCTTATAAACAATTAGTTTCATTGTATAATCAATTAAAGGTACATGGAGAATTACGATGGGGATTTACAACACTAAGAGAGTATAATTTTAATAAGAATCGTTGGCATATGTATCACAAATCGGCATTAACAATGAACTCTATACGGTTTAGTATTTCCTTGTTAGATACTTATGAGGCAAGAGATTTATTTTCAGATTTTATATTTTCAAAGATGGATGAACTTGGGTTAAATCATAGTGTAGATATCTGTACTGCATATCAGATTGCAATGATACGGATACCGACACATTGGTATTTAGAGAAGTTAAAATCATTAGCTATATCATACTATGAGGCAGAACACTTAGGTCATAATAGAAAAAGAATTATAAATGCGGCTTGTGTTAGGATATTTAAAAAGCATAATCAGTTTATGACAGATTTGCGAACTAAAAATATAATTACGTAATAAGTATGAAACAAGTTACCATAATTAAACTATTTTTTGCATTATTATCTGTGGTATTATTGATTTATTTTATAATTAATAAAGGTGTATTTAGTAGTATGAATAGTGTAATGGGAGCAGTTGGCGCAGTTGCAGTATTTAAGACAGATAAGATTGAGGGTGAAGTGGTAGTATCTGAATATAGAGATGGAGTGAAAGTGAAGGCGCATTTTACAAAGCTTCCATCTGGAAAACATGGATTTCATATTCATAAGGCGGGGGATTTAAGAGGTGAAGGATGTCAAGGCTTATGTGAGCATTATGATATTGGCAATAATGCGCATGGTGGAACTCCAGAGCACGGTGGAGAAAGACATACAGGTGATTTAGGAAATATTGAATTAAAGAATGGAAAGTGTGAAAGAGATTACTATATAAAAGGAATTGCTCCACAAGATTTATGGGGTCGCTCGATAATAGTTCACGATGATGAGGATGATTTGGGAGAAGGTCCATTTGAGGATAGTAAAGTAACAGGTCATAGTGGGGCACGTATTGGTTGTGCTATATTTGGTCGCGCCGCAGTTGGCACCTGTAAGCCTAAGTATAATAAGACAAAAAAGAACAAAAAATAAATATTTTATATACTATTAAACAAGTTTAATTTTATGAACGGGCTCTAATTCCTTTAAGTCCTCCTCGGTAAGAGGTTTAGGCACTCTGTAGGTTTCAAGTAGCCGCTCAACAGAACAGTCGCTAATATCTACTTTCTCCAAGTAGTTATTAACGGTCTTTGTTGTATTCCAGGCTAATTGAGGTATACGTGATAGAAAGTTACGAGAATATTTCCAAATAGTGGGTTTATCTGTCGGCCCTAACACACCATCACCATGTGATTTCTGCTGATCTTTCTTTGTCCATTCATCAGGAATATCATCTGGAAAGTATTTTTCATAGAATTCTTCCATTTTATCATCTGAATTCCATTGAATATCTCCACTATCATTTACACTAGCATATTCAGCTAACACACTATCCCAAAATGGACATCCTACTAAATATTTTTCCACATTATATAATTGTATAAAGTTATTTTGTGACCATTTACTTCTACCACGCAAAGTAGTTCCATACAGACAAGAAGTGGGAATCTGATGTACTCGTCTATCACATCGACCAACAGACACATTCAGTTCATTTAGAATCTGAGAATTATATTTATCAATTTCATCAGTCAGAGGCTCCAAACTTTGCTCTTGTCTATCAGGCTGAATAGACATCATTAGTACAGCAGCACATCGTGTAATTGTATCATACTCTACTGATTTATATCCTAGCAGTTGTTCATAACCCTTTAAAGCTTCCAAACAAACCTTATATTGTTCTTGAAACATAGTATTAACATTTTCAGCAAACCAATCGAGTAGAATCCAAACACGTTCTTCTTGAATGAACTGTGAAATCCACCAGGCCGCGCGCGCTTTTCCCTGAAACATAGCACGTACAAAGTATACTTCTTTAGGATCTTCTGATGGAATCACAGAAGGTGTTTTTCGTGTAACTGTATCAGGCATTTCATTTGGTGATTTTATAGTTAGTGTAAGAATATTCCATAGAGAATTATCGCGATTCGTATGGTGTATAGTTGATAGTCTGTATGTAGAAAGTAGAACATCATCTTCAGTAAGTTCGTCTGATGATAATGATTTCCAGGAATTAATGAGCCATTGAAGTCTCATTGGGCCTGTATTCCATAACCAGCTTTGAAAGATAGTTGAAATTGCTTCGCCAACACAACCACTTAGAATTAACTCTTGACACCAGAATAATGCTTCTGTAGGACTATTGCGAGTGGTGGTATATAGCAAAGCGGCTTGGACTTCATCTAGAGAATACAAGTGTCGAGAAAGGGGCATTGTTATTGTCAATATATATTTATGGCTGTTTAATATCAATTTTTAATTGTTTGGACAAAAATGATATCTATATGTATCAAATAGAATGTGTTAATATATATGAAATAATATTAAGATAATAAGATAATAAAATACTAAGTATGTCGCATAACGATAATGCAAATGAAATCATACCCAATCTCTGGCTAGGTAATGCAAAAGCATCTATGGATGAAGACTTTATTAGACAGAATAATATAACAGTTGTTTTTAATTGTACAAAAAATCTAGCATTCTCTCCGATCATTCCAATTAAATACAGAATTCCAGTGGACGATAATTTAGAGGAGGAAGAAATTCGTAATATGGAGTTATGGTCTGGAGAGATTGCATTGAAGATTATGACAGAATATATTGAAGGTAAAACAATTTTAGTACATTGTATGGCAGGTATGCAGCGATCAGCAGCATCAGTCGCATTTATGCTAATAGCATATAATAAAATGAGGGCATTAGATGTAATGAAATTTATTAAAGAGAAACGTATTGTCGCATTCTATCCACGAGCGAATTTTGGACGGTCTATCGATTATTTTGATAGAAGATTCCACGGAGAAATAATGCCAGAAGTCAAAAAATTACCATACAGAATAAAAATGGAATAGATTAGGGAATGATAGCTCCTAATCCAACAGCAGCTATTTTATATAGCGAATTAGTCTTATCATTATATCCAGTTCTTATTAAGACTGTAAATACTAATATTTTTACACAGATTTTAGCACGCTTCATAGCATTTCCAGCTCTTGCATTAGCATTTGGTTCAACTCACGACTTTTCTGCAATATGGGGAAATCCATATGAAGCCTTTGTTAGTATTCTACATAATCTATTAAACTTAGGTCACGTAGCCGCAAGTTATATAGCATTTAAAAATCTACATATTGGTACAGCCATTTCTTTATTCTATCTTTATCCAATTTTTAATATTATTGCAGGGTCTCTATTATTTGGAGAATCATTGCCATTTACATCAATATTAATAATATCCATAGCTTTTATTGGTACATATTTAATTGCTACATCACATAAGACACTAGTAGAGCCTGATGAAGATAAAAAGAAACGTAATTTTGGAGTAGTAATGGGTATTTTAGCAGCTATCACTGAGACAATGATATTTATTTTTGTAAAATCAAACACAGATGCTAAAGCATCGCCATATTACACAGTAAATCATTTGTATCCAGCTGGTTTAGCTATGCTAGCAGCATATGGTATATTTAACAAAAATATAGTTGATACTAGTGGATTAAATTGGACAAAACTATTAGGATTCAATGCACTATTAGGTTTTACTGGATATATTGCTAGATTTTATGCGATACCAAAGATTCCAACAATAGTATTTTCTCTTTTATCATTTTTTGGAGTAGCATTTGGATACTTATGGGGTGTTCTTTTTATGGGTGATAAACCAACTATGAAGGCTCTAATTGGTGGAGGTCTAATTGCTGGGTCTACTGCGATCCTGCGTTATTTTGGTAGCGTTTAATCCAAGAATCACGTACTATTTTACGACGTTCTTCTGCAGTAACCTCTGCACTAACCTCATTAACGGGTGAGGATGGTATAACAATTGGATTTGTTATAGATTCAGGAATCATAGGAATCATAGCGTCCATAGGACTAATACTTGATTCTAAGGGGGCGGTTGGAGTAACTTCCTTAAACTCATTTATAAATTCTACATCAACTTCTCCTTCGACAATTTGAGAAATAGCAGCAGGCTCAACCTTTTCAATGTACGCAAGCATAGTATAATCCTTACCAAGTTGAGGAACAGGTACTGTTAAAGTGATACCTTCTTTAATAGAGTGAAGATTCATAAATGCCTTTTCAAAGCAAGCAAGAGTATCTAGTTCGAATGCGATCGGGTCAAGGGGTTTAATAATAATTTTAGTAGCAACAGGTATTTCACTCATATCTGCCTTAGTAAGAGTGATTACAGATTCACAGCACCCAGTACAATCAATAAGGTCGAGAATCCATTGTGGCGCAAAGATAGTGTTCCTGTCGAATGAGTGAGGTGAACCAATTGCGACAAGAATATTTTTATTAGTATTAGTGTTTGTCATATTAAGATATAACTTTTCCCCTTCTTCAAAGTCGTCTATTAGTCTATTTAAATAATAAGATGGTACTATAATTTGATCAGACAACTCTTGACAATTGTCTTCAAAGAATCCTGGATAGAATACAAGGCTTCGAGAGATAAACATTGTATTATTCATTGTTACACATTAATAACATAAAATAGTACATCAAATTTTATTTAACTATAATAGTAATAAATGGCACAGGCACTTACACTATATAAGGAAAACTATCGTAAACCTACAATATTTACACCTAGAAGGAGTTGGATTTTGTGTACACTATATAAGGATAAAAGTAATTTTCAAAACATTCTGAATGAGTTGGATTTAAGTGCAGTACAAAAACAAATTATTATAACGAGATATTTAAGTATATTGGAAAATTTCCAGAGACGATCTAGGAATTACTCATATCTATTTTTTAGTGGACACTTTATAATTACGGTTGGTTCACTATTTGTTCCAGCATTACTTTCAATTCAAAACTCAGATAAAACATTTACAGGTAATAATGTTACAGTTGAGATCTATTGGGCAACCTTTGTCATTTCATTATTAGTAACTATATTTAATGGTGTATTGACACTATTTAGAATAGATAAAAAATATTATTTTTTGAATACAACGCTAGAGCGTTTAAGAAGTGAGGGATGGCAATATTTCAGTTTAACAGGTCGATATGCTAGTCACAATAATAGCCAGCCTACTACACACGCCAACCAATTTTTGTATTTTACACACTATATAGAAAAAATTAAAATGAAACAGGTTGAAGAGGAATATTATAAGGCTGATGAGAAAGTAGTACAAACACCAACTGGAAGTAATACAAATAGTACTATAGTGATAAGTGGTGCTCAAGATCTATATCCTCCATCTCCAGATCAACCACTTAATACTATGACAGGTAATGTTCCAGAAGCAGTTAAAGATGCGGTTAATTCTCTTATTAAGTCTCAAAAGACAATTGAAGAAAGCGATAAAAGTGAAAATGTAGTTATTATACCTGAGCGCAGCGAAGTAGTCAATGTGTTCCCTGAAAATAAAGTGATATCTAAAAATAATAGCGTAACTGATTTAAATAGTATAGTAGTTAATAAATAATAAAATCTAGTAAAATAATAAGATGGTAAGACATACAAGGAAAAAAACAGGGGCACGATGTCAATGTTCACCATTGTGTAATAATCCTCCGTTGAATAATTCTCCATTTTGTGCAACACATATTAAGTTTTGTCCACGTCGCTCTCCATTATCAGGATATGAGCCTAATTTCAAACCTGAATTATACAATAAGCATCTAGGTTTAAAAGAGGCGCTAAATTGTTTTGCTTATGCATTTGATTATCGTGGGTTACCAAAAATAGCAAATTGTACTAATGAATCGTGTCCTATACCATTTCCTCAGCCCGGTCGCGCAAGTGGTTACCCTAAATGGTCAAAAGTTAAAGGTAAACGCTGTCCAGATCTAATAGGTCGCTTATTGGGAGATGTACCTGATATTAAAATGGCAACATTTGAAAAAAGATGCCCTAAAAAATACAGTAAAATTGCCTTAGTTGTTGATGAAGATGAAGATTATCATTTTTATCGACAAGATTCGAATGGATATTGGTCACATAAGCCAGGAGCCACAGATGTTACACATATAGATTCTACTGGGCGTCCTATTTATGACCCGCAATTAGCTTCAAAATTATATCCAGGTTCAGGATTACACTATAATCAGTTCTGTAGTTATCTATGTGCTCCAAAAACTAGAAAGTTGCGTTTAAAGCGTGGAGGCACAAGAAAGGTAAAAAAGGGTTTAGCTTTTGTTTAACAGGTGTCTAGCATATGAGAACATTTGTCGCAATGCGATTTGTTGAATAGTATCAAACTCTATAAAAATTGTATCAAGCCATTTACAAATTAGTTTTTGTTTCTTTAATGCCGCATGTAAATATACTTTTTGAAATATAAAATCCCATGCAATCTCACGACCAAAATCTGTATTGACCCATTCGTCCCATTGTTCCTTTAATCCATCCAAATTACCCTCATTAATATAAGGTTTAATTTCTGCCACAAGTTGTTCCTCAATAGACATCTATTGCTATATTATAATTTAGAGAATATTTTATATTCCTAAATCAGAATCTAAATGCGATTTGTAACAATTTTAGGATTTTTGGCGACTGTAACTGCAGATTGTAATATTTTAGCCCTTAGTGGAGGAGGAGCATTTGGGGCAGTAGAAGTTGGAATTCTAGATGGATTAGCTTCATCTGGGCAAATACCTAACGTGTATGATATTGTAACAGGTATTTCAGCAGGTGGCTTGAATGCAGGATTCCTGTCATACTTTGATGATGTCCCGAGTGCAATTCCACATCTAGTTAATATCTTTTCAAATATAACTACTCAAAGTGTATATAATACTGACTATTTAGGAATATTTACTCGCTGGAGTATATATGATAACTCTCCATTAGAACAAACTTTGACAAATATACTTGAAACTACTATACAATCTGACAATCCTCCAATAACTTTAATTGGAGCAAGTAACGTATATACAGAAGAGTTAGATATATTTAAGTTTAATGAGTTAACTTTGGTGGATAAGATAAATGTTCTAATGAGTACAAGTGCTATTCCATTAGCATTTCCTCCAAGAAAATACAATAATGCATTATATGTTGATGGAGGTGTAATAAGTAATGAAATAATAAATCAGGCAATAGGCGCAATATCGTGTTCATTCTATAATATTACATTTATAAGTGCTAGTTTAAAGAGTGCGGGAAATAATAATGTAACTGGTTTAGTTTCATATATTAGCTCAATATTTCATATGCTTTTTAGAACATTTGATTATCAGCTAGCACAAGTTACAACATGTACATATCCAAAAGGGCAAATTAACGCGTGTTTTCCAACTTCATCTGAATTAGATAATTATAGTATATTAGATTTTGATAATGGTTATGCTTTGTATGAATTAGGCAAGCAAAGCAATAAATGTATTCAATATGAATTATGTTAATAGATCTTCAACTTTAATATATATATTATCAAGCCACAGATTAGCAGGTTCTTTTTTCTGACCAGTAGTAATATTATATGAAGTTGAGAAGGGATGTAGTGTCTGAATTTTCACATCTTTTAATGCAAAATAATATGATACAACACGCATTGCATCTTTCTTCCAATTAGAACCAGTAAATTCGTGCTTTACATAATAGTCACCGCTATTTATTGGCTCTTCAACAAGAATACGAATACCCAAAATAGTAGTTTGGTCTGTATAGATACCCATTTATACTATTAGAAACAATATTCTTTAAGTATAATAGAATGAATGATTGGTATAAGAATTTGAAGAAGTCTGTGCTGACGCCTCCAGCTTATGTATTTGGCCCAATATGGGCTACTCTATATCTGCTAATGACTATCAGTTTAATAATATATTTAAACGCAGGTTATACGACTCGCGGTCTAATTCTATTTGGAGCGCAACTGGCCATTAATTTAATGTGGTCTGGTTTATTTTTTGGTCAAAAACTTATATGTGGTTCCTTACTTAATGTGATAGTTATGAATATTCTAGTCTTCTTTACATATCTAGAGTTTAAGAAGTCATCTACAATCGCCGCAAACTTGTTATTGCCATATATGATATGGATTTTATTGGCAGCGTATCTCAATCTATATATTTGTGTAAATAATTAAACAGCTTTATTGGTGATAATATAGTAGAGGAAGATACCAAAGAAGTTTTTAGCAAATATATCAAGAATAGTATAACTTACATTTTTAATAACAGGTGGGCATAAGAAGGCGGCACCATAAAGGGCCCATATTCCAAACATAGCCCAGAAGATCTTACGTGTTTTCTCCGAGTATTTAGCATAATTCTCATAGATAATTCCAAATGATCCACATAAAGCTCCTATACCAAGAACAAACGCAAGAGTCTTATTCATTGCCCCACGTTCAGCTAAGAAGCCAAAAAGAAGCATTAAAAAGTTAAGAACAACAAATCCGAAAATCTGTTTAGAGTTATTTTTAGCAAAATCTAAAAGCCCAATAGTGTCTTTATCTTTATCCTGACCCTCAATGAAATTAACATAGAAGAAGTATAAAGAAATTGTAAAAAGCATAACTGGTGTAGATAAGAACCAATCATAATAACGCTCTTGTGTTAAGGAGTTTAAATTTAAAATAGATAGAAATCCTAAGTAGAAAACAAACTCAATAATTTGCACAACTATTTCGAGTCCGAGTACTTGGCGGAGAATCACATCTTTGGGAGCTAAAGGTATAGTAAGACCATATATGCCGAGTAGCCCAGTTATTGCTTGAACTCCAAGTGATATTTTAGTTGCGCTGCTAACAATCGCACTCATTCTTAATTAATTAAAATATTAAAATATATTAGATATGAAGCAAACTTTTTTATTAGGATCACCCGAATATTATAAATCAGAGGATAGAGATATTGATACAATTAAAGCAAAGGAGCAATGGGAAAGACTTAAGAAACATATCGAATCACACGATATAACTGTAAAGGTAGTACCAGGTTCATCTTCACATATTGGAAGTGTGTATTTAACAAATTCAGCTTTAATAATTAATGATTTTGCTATAATGGCACGATTTCATAAGGTTAGTCGTAGGGGTGAAGAAAAGATACTTGCGGAGTATCTAAAAGAAAAGTTAGGATTGCGAATACTATATCTGCCTGAAGAAGAGGGATTATTTTTTGAAGGGGAAGGAGATATAAGATGGTCTCATAATTGTAAACATATATGGTTTGGATATGGAGTTGGTAGAACTACATTAAAAGGTATAGAGGCAGTTGAAGAAATACTTAAGAGAGAACTTGGATCACATACTCCAATATTTCATAAATTGAATCTTAGTGATAGAAAAACATTTCATATTGATTTAGCATTATTACCATTGCCAAATGGGAGAGTCTTATATTATCCAACATTATCATCGGCCGCAATAAAACAGCTTGAAACTGTATTTGGGAAGCAGAATATGATAAAAGTACCATCAAAGTATTTCTTTGCGTGTAATTCTGTATGGCTTGATGAAAAGAATATTTTAGTTCCAAAGCTACCATATGATGATTTTAGACATTGGATGTATAAGGCTACACAAATGAAATTAGATGAAGTAAATGTTAATCAATTTCATTTAGGAAATGGTTCGGTACAATGTATGATTTTAAGAATGTGGCAGGTCTTGCCTGTAACTAGTTAGATTTTGCCGTCACCAACTCTATTGAGCCAGGCTTTGCCATATTTACGAATAATGAAGCTATTAGGTTTGATATAGTTAAGAGCTTGAACACAGTCGATTCTATTGAGTGGGCTAACAGTGCATAAACGGCGTAAAACAGGAAATAGTTTAGGACTAATTCTCTTTAGAGTAGCTGAAAATTCAGGCCAGAGTGATAATTTAGTTATGAGGTCAACTATGTTAACACCGACTGCCCAACTATCGATTGTTCTCCAATATGTATTGAACCACTTAACAGAATCACCAATTTTAACAGATTTACTGTCTTGATAGAACTTTTCCAGGGATTGTAATTGTTCACGTGAAGTAATACCTAGAACATTTCTAATTTTTTTGAGGATAGGCTTTTTATCAATAATTGTTTCGATAATACGATCAGCATTAAAACCTAGCATAACAGCATTTACTATTGTTGAATCAGGTGGTTCCTGAGCAGTAATATAGCTGTACGTATGTTTCATTTTATTTGAAGTAACTTTACTTTCAACTGGTATAGCAAGATTAAAATCAATTATACGCGGTACTTCATTGTTATCGACGAGTATGTTACCTTGGTGAATATCGCGATGAACGATACCAAATAGGTTAAGAAGTGCTACAGATTCGATAAAATGAGTAATAAATGCCATAAAGTCGAATGATTCTAGATTAATACGATATGTATTGAGTGGGACACCGCCATAAGGCATATTAAGAATACGAAAATCGGATAATTTATGGTCATCAATGACTGGGCAGTCATAAAGTTCTTTATCTTTTTGGATGAGAGCGGGCTCACAAATAGATTCCGATACAACAAAGTAATTTTTCCAAAGTGGTATTTGACGTATTACTTTTGAGATAGCATATTCAATATTTGCAGCATCAGCAAGAATTAATTTACTAAGAGCTGGAAAGTCGGTTTCATCGAAGGATTGTTTCGTTTTATTTTTACATTCGAGGGGTGGTGTAAAGATACAACCATACATTCCCTCATCAAATAGTTTACCACCAGACAGCATAGTTCCTAGCACTTTAGAAGAAACTTTTTATAGGTCTAAAACATGTGCTTTCTAAACTCTGTGACTTTTGAACAATGATTTTAAATGATGGTAATATAGTATGTATCAGCTATATCTGTGGATTGGGGTAATAATTCTTATTACAGTCACAGTAATAGAATTATGGAAACCTGAAATAATAAATGAGGGTTTCGCTAGTTTAGTATCAGTCGGAGATACAGCGTTCTGGGCTAAATGGTTACCACGTCGTGGTGATGTAGGGCTCAATGCTACGGAAGAACAAGGAGGATATATTCGAGATATACGTTATTTTGCGGGATATACGGATGTTCAACGTTTAGGAGTAAATCACGATTTTTGTCGAATGGTACAGGCGGAAGGCGACGCAGATGATAAGTTCTTCGCATGTGCCCTTGGTGGTACAGAGGGTCTATCAACTGTAAAGTATAGAACACCATCAGTTCGTCAGGGATTCGAACTATCAAGAGATGACTATATGCACGATGTTCTAAATGAGGGCCGTGACGGATACTGTCGTATTTTAAAGACAGGAACTGACACCTTTGAGGCACAATGTAATCCAGCGGGAGATACTTCCTTTAGTTCCTCAATGATAACAGATGCCAATCCACCAGAGGATATTAAATTACTGTTGACCTTTTATGAGGGAATTGTTTTCTGGCTCAGACTTCGAGACGATATGCTCGATTATGCTAAAAATCTAACAATTGCTAAAGCGGGTGGTATGGAAATACAGGAGGCACCACCTAACCCACCCGTTACAGAAGGACTCGAATTTAATGGAAATGATCAGTTCCTACGAATTGGTGATGCGAAAGATTTATCCTTTGGAGAAGTGGTTCAGTTACGATATTTACGTGCTACTTGTTTCTGGGTCTATTTTGATGAATTTACGAATAATGCCCATATTTATGATTTTGGAAATGGTGCTGGTAAGGATAATGTATTTGTAGGCATTATGGGGCGTGGAAATGCGGGACCTCAATCAGACGAACTACTAAAGCCTGTATGTTTGGATCAAGCAATAACTACAGTACCTAGCGCGCCATCAGGTCAACAGTGCGTAGAAGAAATGTCTCCAGAACGTTCAATGATAACAAGTTCAGCAAATGTTAATTTATGGCAATGCCCTAAACCAGAACTATTTGGTAAGATTATGAAACCATTAGAACCAAAGGCTGCGCCGCCTGGCGAAGCCAAAACTGCAGACCTAATCTACGAAGTATGGGAGGGACAGATGCGTAAATTACATATTCAAGTAAAGAATGTAATTCCACTAAGAAAATGGGTACATATCGCCATTACCGCAGGTGATAATGATGCGTGGAAACCAAATCTGAAGATATACAGAAACGGTAGAGTAGTACATACAGAGGGTGCAGCCTGGCTACCACAGACTAATTATACTACAAATAATTATATTGGTAAATCAAATTGGCAGAATATGACAAGTCCATATGAGAATGCAGATAAATTATTTAAAGGAAAAATGTTTGATTTTAGGGGATATAGAATTGCGATGGATGAAAAGAAAGTGAAGGATACCTATAAATGGGGCAAAAATCTTCTTGGTTTAGAACAGGATGAAGCATAAATCTACCTTGAAACGGGGTAAACGTTTTAGACGGCATACACGTAAAAAATCAGTATACGGTGGTATGAAGAGTGCACCTCGGCAGGTGCGCCCTTTAAGGGCTGATGCTCCCTCATTCTTAAGAGCAGCCGCTCCCTCATTCTTAAGAGCAGCCGCTCCTGAATGGAGGCCAGTGCCAGAACCAGTGGCAGAACCAGTGCCAGAACCAGTAGTCTCACCAAGTGCTGTTGCGATTGATTGTGAGATGGTTTTAGGTCCAGAACGTAAACATGTGTTAGCACACATAGCTATTGTAGATTTTGACGGCAATCAATTATATAATAAATATGTAATACCAATAGGAGGGATAAATTCAATTACAGATTATCTTACACCATTTAGTGGAATAACAAAGAATCTATTAGAAAATAAAAATAGTAACGCATTACCATTTGAAACAGTTAAATCTGAAGTTCACGCCATATTAAAAGATAAACTAATTGTTGGTCACGGATTAATTAATGATTTTAAGGTTTTAGATTATACTCCAGATGATGATAGTGTATGGGATACAACTCTTATCAATGGATATATGAAGAATCATCCAAATAATATTGGTTTACCTGAAGGCTCAAAAAGAAGACAAGCTAAGAAATTAAAAATATTAGCTAAGGAAATAGCAAATAATAATATTCAAATGCCTGAGAAAATGGGGCATAGTCCGTTAGAAGATGCCAGAGCTTCGATGAATCTTTATCGTATATCACAAGGTTTTACTAAAATAGTATACGATGATATGGCAGTAGCATAACAGGTTCTAAGATAGTTCATTTTGATTCTTCTTGAACCATTTCTCTAATTGCTCCATAATCTGTTCCTGAACATCAGCAGCAGAACCCTTAGATAAAAGAAGTACCCAGGACTTAAAGCCCGCAACGTGTGCGAGATGTTGAAATTCACCATCAATGAGTAGTTCTTGTTGAAATTCAATCACACAACATTCCTTAGGCAGAGCCCATAGTTTAGCCCAGGATTTATTCGCTTTTTGTCCACCAATAAAAATACATAGTGACGCACCAATTAGAGAATCATATGAAGCATAGTCAGATTCATATACATAGCGAATAGACCACTCCTCAGAGTGTCCGTGTAGCACCTTAGAAATCTGCTCCTCAGCAAACTTCTCAGTAATATTAGATCCAATAACAACTGCGCAAATCTTTTCAACAGGCTTCTCAACCCAAGGAGGATATAAGGCTCGAAGGGCTGCGATGTCTTCTTGTCCTAGTTCGGATGCTGCTGGTTCAGGTAAGAAACCGATAACTTCATCAGCCCAGACGCCAGTATTTTCATCAAAGTAAGCAGCATTAAGTTTCTCAGTACCCCAGTCAAAATATTCCATATAATCGGCAAATTGTTTAGGAATCCAGAAAGATGTTCTAGGATTCATTTTTAGAAGTCGAGCGCAGCGAGAGACATACTGTAGAATATATGTATCAGGATGTTTGAATACATCAGTATTCTTAAAAGGAATAGCTAACATTTTATCGCGTTTCTGCAAAGGTGTCAGGATATCCACATTTGCGCTAGTCCAGTAATTAAAACGATCATTGTCTGCGTATTTGCCCTTATAGATGCGATAGGGGTCATATACTAGACCATTTGGAGTAACACACGCCTTATTCCATTTATAGACAGGAATCGCAGCCTCGAAATAATGGTTTTCTACACTTGGTTCCCATTTATAACGACCCTCCTTCTCTAACATAGTACAATATGTGATTTCATTAGACATAGAGGAACTCTTAACTTCAAAAGATGCGAGTTCATTACTAATTGTGTCAGGCTTTCCAGGAGGGGTAGTTTCCTGTTTAGTATCAATTATAAATGTTGGTGCGATATTAATATAAATATCAGAGCGGATAGAATCCTTCTTATCATAATTACGAATATTAGTATTATGAAGATGGAATGTTTTAAAGGAGACGGCTGGATTGGAGATAGAGAATTTTTGGCGAAGAATATGTCCTGCAAAAGCATTATCACATCCAGCTTGCCCGAGTTGAAAGTTAAATTTGTTATAGTCCCACGATCTAGCCTTAATAGAATCAGAAAGGAAAATCCAGGTGTCTTGAGAGTCTGCACGAGGGCCAAAGATTTTAGCATCACTTTCCAAGCCAGATGACGGCACATCCCATCGTAATAGGGCAAGCATCTTATCAGTCATATTAATCTTATGAAGATCCAAAAGAGCATCTCCAAAGTAAATATCAGCATTACATAGCACAATAAATACATTATTAGGAACAGCTTCATTTACATATTCTAAGAAATTGGCATATGCCAAGCGTTGTTTAGAAATAAATTGCTGAATCTTCTTTGAGCCAGGGATTTTATCAAATTCATCTGTATAGTCCTTCTCGTTGATAAGTACAATCTTATCAATGTGTGGATTTGCGCAGTTTTTAGCGAGGCATTCTTTGATTTCATTAAATCGCTTGTTATCCTTGTGTTTAAAGAATTGAGTAACCATCCAGGTTTCATTTGGTGTTATACCATTAGAAAGAGTAATATTTGATAAATCTGTCAAACGTTTTGCAGTAACATTGCAGTTAACGATACGATTATAGCGGCATAGTAATCCTAGAATGGCAACTGCGTCATTTGTAGTTTGATCCCAAGGATTATTAATAAATGGATAGTGTTCAAGGATATTATCAAGATTGAGAACGTTATCAAAGTTGTCGGTCCAGTATTGTTCAGATTTGAGGGCAAGAACTGTTTGTGAGATAAGGATCATAGGAACTTGTTTAGAGACTTTTAAAAGTTCATCAAGTGATGTAGCAGAAGTAATTTCAGTAATAATGATTCCGACAATCTTAGTATTGTATTGGCACCAGTAATTATAATCTGAAATAGATGTGACAACAGCATCCCATTTGGACCAATTTACGGTACTGCTTTGCATAGTGCTTTGATTTTGAAGCCATACTAGAGTGCGCTGATTACGTAGTGTAGGAGCACTAAGATTTAGTAATTTAGGAACAACTGTTGTGGCCATTTAGAAGATAAAGAGAAGATGGACTTTAGGTTGATATAATATCTTAAGATTTAAGAGAATGTCTACTTCACAGCTTCCACCATATGGTCAAAGAGAATGTCCAGCGCCTCCCTACAATGCTACAAACTTCACAGCAGCAAATAGTGTTGAATTTAGTACATTAGTAAATTACGCAAAGAATTCACCGAATTATCCTTGGGATACTGGTACAGATGCTCAACAGATTTATAGAAGTAGACAAAATATATCATATTTTACTGGTATAAATCAGCAAACACAGGCAATTAGAACCGCAAATGGTCTAACAGGAACAATACCATATCCTCAATTTAAAACACAAGCTGAGAGACTTATGTATATACAGGGACAGAGTTTAACAGCGGCAAGAAATCAGATTACAGGGCAAAATCCATCAGCACCAGCAGGTGTTCCTTGTTCGACAATTTATAGTATTATTAATTCCTAAAAATCGATAAAATATTAGATAAAAAAATTGAAATATTTATTTTGTGTATATAAAATAACGCAAAATGAATATCTTTGTACTACACTGGAAACAGCGCAAGGCGGCAAGATGGCACGTTGATAAGCACGTTGTAAAAATGTTGCTAGAAACCTGCCAGTTATTATATACAGCTCACTGGGTACTATTTTATCCTCAGCTCCGCGACTGTAAATCGGCTATAGCTTTATCCAAGACTCAAAAGCAGTTAGAAGTACCAGAATATATATGGTCTGCGCCACTATGTGAAACATCACAGGAGCCAGGATATCGTCCGTGTCACGTATGGCATCCTTGTCAGAAATGGACGCGAGTTTGCTCAGGAAATTACTTATGGCTTGCCAAACTCGGAATTGAGTTGGCCAGAGAATTCAGATTCCGCTTTAAAAAGGAACATTCTTGCGAAAAGCATATTAACTGGCTCTATGAAAATCTTCCACTTACTATAAGGATGTTTCCACGTCGTGGATTTCCTATCGCAATGGCAGAAGAATATCGGATTTCAAAAGATCCGATTATATGTTATAGGAATTATTACAGAACTTCAAAGGCCGATCGAGGTCTTATCAAATATACTGGACGTGAAGTACCACATTGGCTAAGAGAGTAAAAATATATTTTTATATATTTCCTAGGAAGTTGTGTAGATTGTATGACATAGTTGTTGTGCCAAATATTACCAATAATATTTTTTCATACACAGAGAATGTATATGTAGTTTTTAGCCCTAAGTAAATGAGATATGGTCCATAGAGTAAAACATCAATAATGCGAACATATTGTGCTTTTTGAAAACCGGTAGCAAGAATCCATCCAAGAGCACCAGAAATAATTATTATGAAGGGTAAATATTTTTTAAAGTCAATATTATCCATTTCTACTAAAAAAATATAATATTATTTTTGTGTTTTTGTATTTTTGTATTTTTTTGGGCACTTTTTCCTAAAAAGCTATAAGTTTTTTGGGCACTTTTTCCTAAAAAGCTATAAGTTTTTTGGGCACTTTTTCCTAAAAAGCTATAAGTTTTTTGGGCACTTTTTCCTAAAAAGTGCTAAGTGCTAAGTGCTAATATCCTACAAATTGTTCTTGAAATTCCGAAATAACTTGGCATAGGGCTTTAATATCAGCTTCACTCACTCTTAGCAGTCTTACTTCTGGTGGTTTTTCGAGGAGTACGTGTGGTTTTACGTTGCTTCGTAGGTTTGATGATAGATTCGCGGAGTTTGTCTCGCTCTTGGGCTGTAATGGCTCCGCGGAAGGCATCAAGATTTGATTTGACTCGCTCGCGCCAGTCGGTGTAATAGGTAATTGAATCTGAGGGCGCATCATAGGTTCCAATTGCGATACAGTTTGCTCCTGGTTTTCCAGCAACAAGTTCAAAAGTGCGGACGGTTGTTCCATCAAGGTAGTATGGGATTCCATGGATGTGTTTAAGTTCATAATTCATTGTATCTTGTAATATCTGTTGCCTGGTTTCAAATTTTGTTATCAGGCTGTGTCAATTTTTATGTGTATAAATATTTCAAACTTATATTTTATAATAACCTACGTACTATATCTATGTAGCGGCTTCCACTAATTTTTTAATTAGTTTAGGTACATCAGGCCATTTAAGTGCTTCATATGGTGCAGATGAGATCCAAAGATCATCTGTTTCGGTTTTTATAGATTTTACTTTATTGCGGTCATCGGGATAGAAATGAATGCCTATTGTTTTGGGTGTTCCCGTTTTGGGTGTTAAAAAAACAATAAGCAATGCGTGTGTCATATCAACGCCTTTAAATCGTCCTCGCACACATGCTCGAGCTCGTGTTTGTGGATATCGAATGGGTACGAGTTTCTTCCAAGCATCATCTCCATTAAATACTCCAATTATTTTAGTATTTTTGTAATGATCCATAATATGTTCAGCCATTTCTATTTTATATAGATATTTTTATTTTAGAACTGTATAACTACTGGCAGATTTAGACCCGTAACTATTTTAAATCAGATTAGCGCAAATTTGACATAATCATTTTACTATTTTTGAGTAAACAATAGTAAAAGAATGGAAGAGTCAATTCTGTGTTATATTTGCTATGAAAATGAATCCAAGGAAAATCCATATGCTTCAGAGCCCAATCCCTGTCCCTGTAAAGGCTCTATTGTAATTCATACCAAATGTTTAGAGAATGTGATTAAAACTTCGCGAAGCTGTAGTATTTGTAAATCAAAGTATAATCTTAAATACCTGCCACAAAAAGACGGTCGAGAATTAATTATTGAAACATCCGAATATGGAAAAAGAATTGAATATACAGTTAATGAAAGAGGTGAAAGGCACGGATCATATGTAATTAAAAATTCTAGTGGTCGAACAATCCTATTTCATTCCTATATTAATGGAATTATGGAGGGTCCGTATGTAGAATATTATCAAAATGGTCAAATCAAATCAGTTTGTAAATGTCGAAACAATCGTATTGAAGGTGAGTTCAGTGAATGGGATAAAGATGGAAACATTATAGAAGAATCAATCTATAAAGATGGACAGAAACACGGTGAGTGTATTCAGTGGGTAAGAGAAGGTTTGTGCCGAGTAGGAAAAACTGTAAATTATATTGAGGGAGTTGGAGAGGAAGACTATTAATAATGAACTGGTTTAGTATTTACTATAAGCGGTTTAGGAGCGACAGGCATTTTTGGGTCTGGTAAAGGCTCACCTTCTACTGGATTAAATCCAGGAACACCTCCATATTTGCGCCACCAAGGTCTCCATCCATATCCCCACCAATGTGTTTCAAAACTCTGTAGTGGTGGCAACTCATTCATAACTTGTGTTTTTTTAACAGACTGAGCCTTTTTTGTCATAGAATATAAAAGAAATCCAATTACTACAATAGCAATTATATAAAGAATAAAGATGGAGCTATTTTTATCCATTCTACAGTAATTTAAGATTATTTATGGCCCTGGTGGAGCAGGTGCAGGAGGCGCGGGTGCAGGTGGTGCAGGTGGTGGAGCAGGACCTGGTGCAGGAGGTGGAGCAGGACCTGGTGCAGGAGGTGGAGCAGGACCTGGTGCAGGAGGAGCAGGTGGAGCAGGAGGAGCAGGCGGAGTGTGAGAGCCTCCACCAGATCCCATTCCAGGTAATCCTCCAAAATGATGCCAAGGTTTCTTGTATCCTCCACTCCAACCTCCCCCACCGCCTGACCAAATTGGCAAAACATAATTTGGTGAGGAATAATAAATTGGCTGTTCATATATAATAGCTCTAATTGGTCTGTAAAATAAATAAGATAGTATTATAAGAATAATAATTAATATTATTAAGTAAAATACATAATTAAAGTTCTTTTTCATTCTATATTAATAATAAATATTTTTAACGACCACCGTGCCCACCACCTCCTCCGCGACCTCCGCCTCCTCCACGACCGCCTCCTCCACCAAATCCGCCTCCTCCACGACCGCCTCCTCCACCAAATCCGCCACGACCACCTCCACCAAATCCACCACGACCACCTCCACCAAATCCACCTCGGCCCCCACCGCCCCACGGGCGAGACCCGCCCCAATGTCTTCCACCGCCATGACCGCGGCCATAATAACCGTATCCGCCACTGCCGCCACCATTATACCATCCGCCCCAATATGGCCAGTAGTTATAAGCGCCACCTGCCCACGGAAACCAGTTATATTCAGATGAGACAGGTGTTTCATCACCATATACTACAACAGTGGAAGGGACAGATTTATAGAATAGACCACCTATAAAGTATATGATAAGAATAAACGCAGAGCCGTAGAGTACAGCAAAAAATATATCAGATAGTTTCATCTCTAATATATTTAGTTTTAAAATATTCACATATATAATATCTTAGTTATTCCACCAACCAACAGGGGTTATATATTCGACGCGTTGTGAAGAGTTGTCGTAGATGTCATATGAGGCAACATCTTCTGCAGTATGTGTTTGGCCCCAGAAGCCTATTTCAGACTCCGCAGGAATAGACCCACCACCACTTCGCATTCCACCAGACGGAGATGGTCCACCTGATCCAAACTTATTGGGGATAAATCCTTTACCTGAATTGGGCCAGAAGGAACCTTGACCAAACTTGAAAGGCTGGCCGTCGTACATTCCTAATTTATTAGATCCCCAAGTTGGAAAAAGTTTATTCATAGCATTAGGAAATAGTTTTTGTGCTTGAGGGGAATTATATATAGTAGTTACACCAGGTGTGTAGTAGACTGAGTAGAGCATTTGAACTACAAAGTAGATAATCGCAAGAATGGCTACTCCGTAGATAAATAGTAAAATATAGCTCATTGTTCCTAATATATTTTGTTTTTTAAATGCCAAGTAATTCTCAAAAAAGTTTTGCTTCAGAGGTGATTTGTTTTGTCTCACTGTATGGAGCAGATATCTTAGTCATAATAGGGACGGATCTCCGTTTAACAATATGTTCAGATGTCATAACAGAGGATTTAGTTAAACACGCACCCATTCTAATATACTTATGACTTTTTAGGAAAAGTCAGCAAAAAATAGGTTTTGCGCACTTTTGCTAAAAGTGCTTAGAAGTCTGCATCTAATGCGAAGCTCATTTCCTGATTTGTTTTACCAACACCTGACTTAGCATATGAGGTTACACGCTTTTCAAAGAAGTTATCCTTGCCTTCAAGAGAGATGCGTTCCATAAAGTCAAACGGATTCAGAGTATTATAGATTTTACCATAACCAAGTTGCGTTGATAGTCTATCTGCAACAAACTCAATATAATCAGCCATTAACTTATCATTCATACCTACAAGGTGGCAAGGAAGCGACTCAATAATGAATTGTTTCTCAATCTTAACAGCTTCGCGAATAATTTTGTGTACTTTGGCTTTAGGAAGTTTGCGTTCAATTTCTTCATAAAGAGCGCAAGCGAAGTCAGTGTGAAGCCCTTCATCACGAGCGATAAATTCATTTGAAGTAGTGAGGCCAGGCATTAGACCGCGTTCTTTGAGCCAGTAGATGGCGCAGAAAGAGCCGCTGAAGAAGATGCCTTCAACGATGGCGAATGCAACAAGGCGAGTGGCAAAGTTTTCATCACGCGACTCAATCCATTTCTGAGCCCATTCTGCTTTAAGTTTTACACAAGGAATCGTTTCAATTGCTTTAAAGAGATGAGCCTTCTCTTCTTTATCTTCTACATAAGTATCAATGAGTAGAGAATAAGTTTCAGAATGTACTGCTTCCATCATAAGTTGTACTGAGTAGAATTGGCGTGCTTCTGCAAGTTGGATTTCGTTCATAAAGCGGCAAGCGAGATTTTCTTGAACTATTCCATCTGAGCCGGCAAAGAAGCCGAGAATATTTTTAATGAAATATTGTTCGTTCGCACTTAGTTTTATCCAGTCTTTCATATCTTTAGCTAGATCAATCTCTTCAGGAGTCCAGAAAACGGATACGTGATTTTTATATTTTTGGAAGAGTTTTGGTTTTTGGATAGGGAAAAGGGTGAACCGAGTAGGATTTTCTTTCAAAATTGGTTCAATAAAGTCATCTTTCGAGTCTTGGAGTTGTTCAAGAGACTCGATATCCTCTAACTTAGAAGTTTTTGCCTTAAAAGTTGGGGAGTTAAATGCAGACCTGGATTTGGGACTTTGAATAGGGTTCTCCATTTCAGCCGCTATTCTAAAACCGGAGAAAAGAGATGCGTTCATTTTACGTCATAATCTTACGCATAATGCTAATCAATTTTATCGATTTTTATAATGTAAATAAATGTAAAACAAATAAAAAATTTTAATAAAAGGATATCTGAGTATTTTATATTGATTTATAATACGAATGACAGTATTTAGTTAGTTATGTATGATTTTTTCAACCTTTACCCATCCAAGAAAACGTACTTTTTTGTAATTCTTTTTCTATTTCTGTCATTTGACCATCTGATAATAATTTATCCCCACTCTCAATTGTTTTAAAATTATCATAGTTTGTTTTTAAACTACTTCCAGAAACGGAACTAACCATAAGTATATTTCCTTTTCCTTTATCTTGAATGTATTTTTGTAAATAATATCTATTTATTTCGTTTATTATTTCAGGGTTAAGAACGGTTCCTCCTAGGTATCCGCTTATAGTTGCAAATAACATTACTTTTATGCCTAACTCGTTACATTTTTCAATAAATATTTTATCCATTCGTGGTCTCCCTTCTATTTTGCCCGATGGTGGCCGTGCTTGAATCTGATTTGCATAAATATCATATTCTTCTGATTTTAATCGTGTTATGTCTTCCATATTTTCACAGTTTGAAACACCATAATTTCGTATTAGCCCTTCAACTTTTGCTTGCCTCAAAATATCCATCATAGGCCATTGTTTTCTCCATCCATGAATTAAATAAAGATCAATGTATTCACAATTGAGTTTTGAAATAGTATCTCTAATTTCATCAACTGATGATGGCTCTCCTTTCCAAGTTATCCAAAGTTCTTTTCTTTTTATAGGTGGTTCTTCTGCTTCGGAGTAAACTTTTTCCAAAACTCGGCGAATAGTTCCAAAATAATCGGGTTGCCACTCAAAATAGGCATCAGCACCATCAATGTGTCGATATCCAATTTGTAATGCTAGCTCAAGCATTTTTTCAAGATTTGCCTGAGCTGTACCAAAACATAATTGTGGCATAGATTCTAATTCACCACCTCTAAACTTTCGTTTGGTCTTCCGTCTTGTTATTCGTTTACTATTTTTTTGACGTCTTGTTTTCATTCCTAATTAGAAGAAAGAAAGTGTTCTTTGATTATTTTATTAAATAAATTTTCCATTATAATAAAAGTATATTATATTAGGAATGGCTGTATTTAATGATAATCCATCGACAAAGAAGCCAAGGCTCCGTTTGGGATATGGCTCAGCAAATAAGGCCCGAGCATCGGTAAAGAAGTTAAGAAAGGAGCCCCGTCAGTATCAATCGCAGGCAGCCCATACATTATATTCTAGAGCTAAGTATCATAAATATCAGACGAAAGGGATGAGAGAGGCTCAGAAGGTATATGGTAAGTTTATAAAGACTTTAAAGCATAAGAGATTTAGACCAGCGCACATTATAAATGAGCGCTGACGCCGATAGCGAAGCAGGTGCGGAATTAATAAATATAATTATAGGCATAATTATACCTTTGGTAGATTTTGCCTAATGCTCATTTAAATTCCGCACCGGTCTAAAGATTAAAAGATATTTTAAGTGAGATGGTATTTCCTGCAGTAAAACTACACCAGCTCTATTCGCTAAATTTTTATGATGGAATGGATATCATTTTTGAGAATTTAGAAATGGTTAATATAAATAACCTAGAAGAAGTAATTAAAACAGAGAATTATGATATAATTAAGGTTGTAAATAGAATATTTACAATTAATACAAGTAATAAGTCAGTAACAATATATGGGCATAAAATTAATAATAAGACATATATAATTAATATGGCTGGTAAGGGTGACTTAATGTTATTGCATTATAGTTGTAAAAATGAAGATATTATAACAGGAATTAAGTATTTATACAATATGTATAAGAGTCATATACAAGGGAACTTAAAGGGCTAAAGAGACGATACAATGATGAAGAGATAAAATCTCAACATCAGGACAGATTGACCGAGTGGTCTAAGGTGTCAGACTTGAAATCTGATGAGTTTTACTCTCGCAGGTTCAAATCCTGCATCTGTCGACCCTTCTCTATATTTTTGTGTAAGTTCAACTTCAATAAAAATATAGTTATTTATCTTAATTTAATTAATATATAAGCTAATTAATTTGCCAATCAATCGGTTCCTTGCCCATTTCTGTCAACCATCCATTAATTTTGCTAAATGGTTTTGTACCAAAGAATCCCTTTGATGCGCTCAGAGGTGAAGGATGTGCAGATTCGAGAACACGATGACCATTCTTATCAAGGTAGAGGCCAAGTAGTTTCTTCTTAACTTGTGCAGATTTGCCCCATAGTACAAAGATGACATTTTTATTTTGTGCAGCGATAGACCGAATAATTTGGTCAGTGACCTCTTCCCAGCCAATCTTTGAATGTGATTGAGGAGCGCCAGCTTCCACAGTCAGTACTGTATTAAGAAGCATTACACCCTTAGTAGCCCAGGATTCAAGGTTCCCGTGTAAAGGCATAGTGAATCCAATATCACTCACAAGTTCCTTGTAGATATTTTTGAGTGAAGCAGGAATAGGTCGAACATCTGGTAGAACTGAGAAGGCTAGCCCGTGAGCATTACCAGGTGTGGGATAAGGATCTTGACCAAGAATAACAACCTTTATAGACTCAAGTGGTGTAAGTTCAAGTGCTCGCCAGATGTTTTCCTTAGAGGGAAGGAACTCCTTAACAGCAAGAGCATTGGAGAGTTCAAGGAGTTTATCTTGGCAGGGTAGTAGACAGTCCTTCCAGCTAGAAGGTGCTGTGTCATAAAGCCAATTGGCACTTTTGGCAAAAGTGCCCAAAACTGGTGAAATTGCACTTTTTCCCAAAACAGACATAATTGGACTTTTTCCCAAAGAGTCCCCAGAAATGGGCACAGTCAAACTAGCCTCTGCATCTTCTTTGATAACATTAATAGCTTGAATAGGCTTGGAGGACTCAGCGATTATTGGCTTCATATCAACCTCTTTAGATTCTGCAGCGTGTTCAAATCTGGCGGTAATAAGTAGTTTCAGATCATCATCGCCAATCTGCTTAGTTTGAAGTTCAGAATAGAACTTTTTGACTTTTGGGTGTGCCTTAAATGCAGTGGAATCAAAGTCATATACATACAGAGCCTCTAATGAGCGAGCGCGTGACAAAGCCACGTATGCCTGACCAAACTCAAAATTACCAGTTCCAATATCAACTAGCGCAGCATCAAGAGTTGACCCTTGACATTTATGAATTGTTACAGCATATGCTAGTTTCAAAGGTACTTGAGATCGTGAAATAAACTCATAATCTTCAATGGGCCAAGTATGATGACCGATTGCTTTCTTAACACCATTTACAAACTCGACAATGGGAAGTTCAGTGGAAGTACAGAATCCAACGACGACACCGCGCGAGCCATTTACAAGACCAGAATCAGGATCCACGTTCGCAATAAGCATAACTTGTGCGTCGACCATAAGTTCTAGTTCTTTCGAGTAGGCGCCATCAGAGTCAAACATATTGAGCGCTCTCTGAAAGTTTTCATCAGATTCGATAAAACCATCTGGAATCTTGCCATCATATACTAGGCGTGCTTTGTAGTTATAGCGTCTCCCTTGAAGTGCGCGAAGATTAGAGTCATTAATCATTTCAACTTCTGCACGGCGAGGAAAGAGAAGAGTGGGGCGAATCTTGTTCCCTTTCCAGTCGCGACCCTGGCATCCACGTAAGATCTCACACGACTCTTTAGTTAGATTTCCAGTACGCGCCTCTTTAAGTACTCCCTGAAATACTTCGTCTTTTTGGCGTTGAATCTGAGTTAGTTCAATAGTACTTGTAATTGCTTCTTTCCACGTTAGAGACTCGAATGCAAACATTGTAGGCTCATTACTCTTGTTAACAGGAGGGAGTTGGAAGAAGTCACCTACAAATAGTACTTGAATTCCACCAAATGGTTTTTTGTTAGAGCGAACTTTTTTACCGATTTCATTGAGTTTATCGAGGAGTTCAGCGGTCATCATTGAGATTTCATCGATAATTAGTAAGTCAGTACAGAGCCAATTACTCATTGCTTTCCTATTGCGGCGAATCTTGATATAGAGTTCAGAGACAGATCCTTTACCGAGACCGATGCCTGCCCAGGAGTGAAGTGTTTTTGCTTTATGACCAAGAAGAAGTGCAGCACAACCTGTTAGGGCGCACATTTGGATACGTGGTAGCTTTGCGACAGACCCAGGATTCTTTATAGCCATCAATCGCTTCTTAAGGCCAGGAAACTCAGTATAAATTACTGAAAGTAGATAACTCTTGCCTACGCCCCCTCCACCTGTTAGGAAAAGATTTTCTCCTTTGAGTAAGTGGTCTATTACTGAGAGTTGCTCTTTAGTAAGTGTATCAAGTGGTAAAATAGCTGGGTGCACCGCATGTGGAAGTGGTGGATTAATAGTATTATATTTGTCAAGGTATGCTTGGGCTTCAATCATAGTTTTAAAGCCTTCATAAAGACAGCCTGAGAATCCTTTGACGTTTTCATTGGTGGTTGCCCAGTTGTCATAGATGCCTGGATTGTGGCCTTTGGCCACAGCGTAATATGTTGTAGACTTTGATGAGCTCATCTTGGATATATTTTCTTTAAATCCCTAAATGATTTCAAATTTTATGTTTAGCAACAGATAATCTAGGTTCTCCATCTTCATTCCAACATCCCATAAACAAAAAAGGAATATTGTTACCATATTACTATTGTCTGACATATTTATTTACATCTGTCCAGTCAACCTCTAAACAATCATCAATCTCTTTTTGAAAATGTTCGCGTAGAAATTGTTTAGTTACTGACTTCTGAAATTGAATTAATTCACGGACTTCAATCCATTCTTTAATGGATAGAATTTCTTCTTGACTGAATTGTACATAGTATAATATACAATTCCAGGCATACTTGGATGGATTATGCAATATATCTATTTTAGGGATATTTTCGTAGAATTCCTTACTCATTTTGTGTTTATAGATTTTGATATATCACTATTCAATTTTTATAAAATATTCTTAATTAAAAGTCATATTATTAAGTGCTTCTAGGAGTTTCTCGCTAAAGTTATTAACACTAGTTTCCTCAATATTCTTTAAAGATGATGTATGAATTGATTCAAGTACATTATCAAAATCACAGTCTAGCGCATTATAAGTAACTTGAATATTGTTATTATTTTTAACTAGGCTTTTAATATTTTCTAGAGTAATATCTGCATTATAAATGTGTTCGTGTAGTAGATGACATTGATCGATTAATTGACTGATCTCTTCACACACTGATATATCTCCAAATGAAGTTACAGATGAAGTGTCAGACATTTTATGCTAATTAATATATGTTAGTATTATTTATACTGTCTATTTATAAGGGGTAGCATTGAATGCGAGAAGACTTATTGGAGTGTGATAAGAAATAGTACAAACCATAGGGGCTTTATTTGCTTTTTCGGTTGTTGTCCAAGATACGAACCAGTGTGCGGGCATAAAAACACAATTACCAGGACGTAAGATAATATCAATAAACTTAAGATCACCAACGAATGGTGTGTCTTTAGTGGTAAGGTTAGCAGGGAAGCAACCAACCCAGTCGGCAGGTAGAGATTGTTGAACGGTTTCAGGCATAATTGTAAGGATAATTTCACCATCGACTGGAAAGAGACAGGTCCAGGTTGCAAATGTTTTTCTGAGGCCGATATTGCCAGCCCAGCAGTGATATTTAGGGAACATCCAGAATTTTAGGAGCGGATTAATGACTGTAGGATTTATCCATTTATTGGCCCATATGTTAATACCAGATATCTTGGCGATTGTTTCAGCTTGTGGATATTTCCAGGGGCATAGGCTATCAGGGGTTGAGGTGGATATCCAATCGGTGAGGGTGGTTTCTTGGAATATCGGAATGTCTTTGAAGCAGGGACGGGCAAGGATATCATCGTGTGTCCAGAATGTAGCGGAGGGAATAGAGCGAAGAACAGCTGGAACTTTTTCATTTAAGAGTGATGAAAGATTATCTCGTTGTGACCATTCGATTTGGTTAATACGAAATTCACAAACAGCCTGTTTATAAAAAAATGTTAGAATCAGAAATACTATACCAATTATTAAAATTACTTCCAACATTGGAACCTAATTCTTGATATCAACAAAAATACTAAAATGTCACGCACCTTAGAATATTATTATTGATAGATATTTTGTTGAAGAGAGATATGATTTATAAGAGAAAGAGATGCCATCAATGGTAAGCTTAATATAGTAGGATATCCAACTGTCATATCACTCTTAATAACAATAATATCGTCTACTTCTGCAATTTTAGGAATATAAATCCAAGTTTCTTCTCCTAAACCTAGTTGTTTATTATGAATGTTTGCTGATACAACGGTGTTGCCATATTTTTCAAGGCGTTTATCACGGTAGTATTTATCATAGCAATAATACTTACAATTCTCTTGTAGAAGTTCTATAGGAGAATGGGTAGTAAGAATAAGGGGTTTAATAGTTTGAATTTTATAGAAGAAGAAGTGATGCCATCGTCCAGGATATACACGGGCTACTTGGAAGGCGTGGAGTACTTGGGGCCAGGAAAGGATAGTATTAGAATAGAGGCGCATTTTGTTACAGTTTTATTTAAGCCTCGTACCCTTCAATTTTATTGTATATGTGTATTAGTGATGTCTACGTGTTTTAGCAAGAGACTTCTTATTCGAACTAGATTTTTGCCCAACACGTCTGGTGGTAGCAAGACGGCGCTTAGCTAGAGGCTTTTCAGTGACTGCTGTACTGATTGCAGTTTTCTCAACTTCTATTTCTTTTTCTAATGGAGGATTTATCAAGTTTAACACCTTTTCAATCCATTCTTGTGGTAAACTGCCAGTTTCTAGAGCACTGATAAAGAAATTCTCTTCTGTCTTAACTAGTGATTGTACAACTTCAATTAGACAGTCTTCGATTTTGTCAACTTCATTGATATCTTGTGCGATATCAATATCTTTAAAGTATTGGAGCCAGGTTGCTTTATATTCTGGTGTAAATATATCGAGTATTAATTTAGTATCCATTGCAAAACCGTATCGAAGACCAATCTCATTAAATTGCTTATCACAGTCAAAAGTAAATTTAGGTGTTGACAGAGTAGTTCCTGATATATCGATAGTATGTTGGGCAATGTCCTCCATAACAATAAAACACCCGTAGATATGGTTCTGTAACTTTAAAGAGTATAAACCATTTGTATTGGTTAATTGATTAAGAACCACGGATTTTATCTTAGCTAAATCCATTCTAATAGAAATCTTTCTTATATTAGATTAAAATAACCGCGTATATAAAGTATTTAAACAAATGTTATGATTATAACTATAATAATATGCACGATACAGCTATGATGTCAGGTGCTCTATTTGGGAGAGTATATGGAAAGGAGGGAATGACTGTTTTAGATGTGGGTGGGCTTGATGTTAATGGTAGTTTGAGAAAGCCATTTGAACTTTTATTAAAAATAAAGTATACTTCATTGGATATTGAAGAACATCCAAGTGTAGATGTAGTTATGAAACCAGGTGATGTATTTCCATTTCCAGATGAGTCATTTGATTTAATTGTTTCTACATCGTGTTTTGAACACGACCCTTGTTTTTGGATAACATTTCGAGAAATGGGGCGTATAATTAAAAAGGGTGGTTATATTTATGTAAATGCCCCTTCAAATGGTCCCTATCACGAACATCCTGGTGATAATTGGAGATTCTATTCAGATGCTGGTCAGGCATTAGCATATTGGTCAGGTAAAACCCTAGATGGCAAATCCTATCCAGTCAAAGTAGAAGAAACATTTCATATTCTTCCACCCCCAGGTGGATTTTGGATTGATTTTGTATCAGTATGGAAACGAGTAGATGAGAAAGAAGAGAATATTAGACTTAGTAATGAATTTAAAATGAAGTATGGTCCATTACGTAAGGCATTAACAGAGGCTAATTTACAAACACAGGGAATTATTTATGTACAATAAACACAATAAACACACTAACACAATAAAAAGAATATAAACTAATTTAGAAGTAGTATTCATTAAGAGCAAATTCCTATATAATGTCACATATATTGGAATTTTCACAAGGTTCAGTTACATTAAATGAAGAACAATATAAAGTAGTAACAAGTCCTGTATCGGAAAATCAACGAATCTTGGCATCAGCTGGTTCAGGGAAAACAACTACAATTACAGCGCGCATCGCATACTTGGTAGAATATTATGATATTGATCCATCTAAAATTCTACTTGTAACATTTAGTCGAGCAGCAGCACAGGAAATGATTCAGCGCGTACATAATTTGATTGGATATGTAAATATGTATGCGGGAACATTTCACGCTCTATCTGCACAGATTTTAAGAGATATGGCACCAAAAATGATAGCAGATCAGCCCTTTATTGATGAACTCCCTTATCGTTTAGTTAAGTGGCTTGAAACAGACCGTGCCAAGAAATGGGTACAACGCTTTAGAACAATTATTGTAGATGAATATCAAGATATTAATGAAATTCAATGGCAACTTCTAAAAGGCTTCTATCATCAGTGGGCTACTATGACTATTGTAGGGGATGATGCTCAAAATATTTATACGTGGCGTGGATCATCAGTGGATTTTATATTGAATTTTCATAATAATATTCCACGTGTAAAGGATTATCAGCTCTGTATGAATTATCGTTCAACGGAAGCAATTGTAACAATAGCGAATTCTATTATGCGATTTATTCCAACGTTGCCATTTAAGGAAAAGATGGTTGCGAATCAGAAAGGAGGTAGAAAGCCAGAAGTACATTTCTTTTTTAGAGCATCAGATGAATATGATTGGATTGTTAATTCTTTAGAAAAGTTTATTAAGAAGTTTACAGGACCAGGTACACCAAATTTTAATTTTGCAGTAATTTCTCGATATAATCACGATTTATTCAAAATCGAAGAACGTCTTCATCTAAAAGGCATTCCATATAATTTGTGTACAAACTATGACCCAGAACGTTCAAAGGAGCATAATAAGAAAGTAACACTTACAACAATTCACGCTTCGAAGGGTTTAGAGTGGGATATCGTTTTTTTTATGAATTTACATGATGATGTATTTCCATCGCGTAAGAGTGATGATGAAATTGTGTGTGAGCGTCGTCTATTTTATGTGGCGGCTACGCGTGCAAAGAAGGGGCTATATATGACGTATTCTAGACACGAACGATCATTATCCAGATTTGTAAGAGAGATTCCGCGTCCATTTCTAAAGTTTCATAATATCGCATCATTCAAACTTAGTACAAATGAGGCAGCGGCATCGACGATGAGTATTGAGGATATGATTCGTGGATTTGATGGGGCAGATTGGAATGATCTGAGAGAGAAGAATTATGTTCCAATTATAAAAAATGTTAAAACAGAATCAATTTATCAATTTGGTCAAATGTTTTCAATGCCAGAATGGGTGCGTCAGTGTGATGCCCGTGAAACTTGGTTAGAAATGTTACGATGGATTACATTGAGAGAATGTGCAATTCACCAAAATAAATTAGATGAGTTAATAACTCCAGCGGTTAATGAGGCACTTCTTACATTGAGAATTTATAAGGAGGATATTGAATTCTGGGAAACATATGAGGCGGAATTAGAGCATTTGATACATAAGTTTTTAAAGCACACACAACAAATGCCAGCTGTAGAATATCACCAATTAGACGAATATGTTAAGGCCAAGTTAAGGCATTTGAATTGGACAGTACAGGATATGACACACGCATTAATGATTATTGCTAAAATTCGAGGACAACTAAGACCAATGAGACATCACGGATTCGACCTTAATGAATTTAACTTTGGACTAGTAAGAAATTCAGTACCTACTGAGTTACGCACAGAGGTATTAGGGAGTTGGCACGCGATTCTTGATAAGAGTAAAAAAACACACGACATACTTGGTGATATCTGGCGAATTTCTTCTATTAAATCTATAATTGAAGGTAGAAATATTCCATTATATCAGTACAGTACAATATTCCCTTTCTTGTTTCAAGAGGAACAGCAGAATATAGTAAAGGCGATAGAGGTGGCAGTTCCGTTATGGATAGTATCACAGGAGAATCCAAGTTTTAATTTTTTGTTTGAGGTGGAGGGGATTCGTCCAATTCAGTTTGATATAATGACGGAGAAGTGTGCGTATTATGTATTTTTTGATCCGAACTTTGTACCGAGTACTGAGGATAAGATACTACTTTTACTAAAACAGTATGCTTATGAGGAGATATATGATCGTTCATTGGAGGCAATTGGATTTGTGAATGTTGCGACTGGAGTAGTTATTCAATATGAGATAACAACTACCATACGGGAGCAGCTAAGCCAGATGTGGTTGTACCTACAAACGAAGTATAACCTGTACCAGGAGGTTTAGGCCCGAGATTTTGTTGGTTAGGTGTTTGTGTGCCAGGGGCACGAGTGCTACCAAATCCGCGAATAGGGCGCATAGTAGGGTCACCCTGTTTATAGTCAGGAAGTGCTCCGCCAGGTTGTTCGATGGGCCAAGCAGCACGAATGGCCTGTTGAGTGGGTGGTACTTCATTTACGCCACCGTGAGGCATTGGGTCACCACGTGCACCGCCGCCAGGAAGGGCATAGAACTTAGCAGCGCCATAACGATCTTGTTTGGTGGGGTTATTGAAGAGGCGGGGGCTTCTATCAAAATATTTAGTATCATTTTCAGAACGGCAGGTGTAAATGTCAGTTCTGAGAAGAGCTTGAGGCATAGAGAGTTCTGAGACGAATGCGTCAGAGACGGGTTTTCTATCAGGAACGGTCATACCAGCAACGTACATATCGGAACTTTGTCGAGGAATGTATTTGGTGGAAGGGCACCATTTATCGAGGGGATGGTTTAGTGTTCGTAAGATAGATTCTTGGTCAATATTGGCAGCATAACGACCGGGTGGATAGAACTCTCCTCCAGTTGGAAAAACCATATCTTTAGGGGGCATAGGGGCTGGAATAGCAGGAGCACTTGTTACATAGTTTTTACATACTTTGACCCAGGGGCGGAAGTCTTGAGGAAGGCCGACTTTTTGTTGGGGAAGGATATGTCGTAACATTTCGGTAGGATCCCAGTGTGTGCGGAGGCAGACAGGTGTAAAGAGATTACCCTCCACATTTGCGAAAGGAAAGTTGCTAACAAATGGAGATGGTGGCTGAACTTGACTCATTACTTAGTCGAAATATTTATTTATTGTTAGGATTATCCTTCGCTGTGAGCCCTACATATTGAAAGTCCTGAGGATTATTGGGAATAGGAACAGTGGGAATATTTCCTGAAAATCCAGCTTCTCTATTAGCAAAAGCAACTTGTTCATCTATTTGGAAAGTAGCGTCCCATTCATTAATACCTATATCAAAAGGTAAGAATTGCCACAGAGGTGTTAGACTGCCGTCATCTGCATATATTTTTAACTCCAATTTATCCAGTTTGCCTAATGGGGTTTCAAATAGAATCGGATTTTGAATAGCGGTTTCAGATGTCTCTCCAGTTGCGACACCTGCCAGAAGAAGTTTTGCCGCCATAAGTTTAACCTGACCCGTTGTTTGATTGGAAATAGAATAATTCTCATTCATCGCTATATCCATATTATTAAATGATTGAAAATTGTTAATTTGTAAAAATATATTAAAATTACTGGTAGATGTAATTCCAAAAACAGTACTGGCAATATTAAAATTATTAAGAAAATCAATACCTAAGCGATATGATGGAAATTGATTAATTACAGTATCAACAGGTACACAAGAATACCATTTTAAAATAATGCTTTCTAATGCTTTACAGCAGTCAATATAGCAGGTAGAATATGGTATGTCACCATAGGTTGGTGGTGGGCTAGGTGATACATCAGCTAGTGATTGAAATGCTAGAACAGGATGTGGTATTTTCTGGCCAGGACTAAAAAGTGTTTGGTGGGGTAAAAACGCAGCAGGAATACCTCTACAATCGTGATATGTTTTATTATTTATTATGTGATGAGGTATTATACCTGTATATTTAGTTGATATATATTCGTGATGTTTAGAGTTAGAATACCCGTGAATAGATGAAATAGTGCTATTAGCATTTCCAACAATATTGTAATAACTAGATATAGTATTATGATAATCTAAGAAGTTAGTAAAAGTAAAAGTGGAACCGTGATAATTACCATGTAACTGTGCTCCAAATATATTACTAAAATTAAATATAGATGAAAAACCAGGATGGGCATTCCATTCGCTTATAGTAGAATTGGCATATATTAAACCACCTGTATATGAATAATTAGTTATGCTACCAAGAGAATAATTGTAAAATGTAGTACTAAGAACAGATTCCAATTCCTTAAAGACAGAATTAGAGTGCGAATAGGATGTTTTAAGAGTTTGAAATGATCTATTATTATGACCTTTAAGGGTTAGTGCGTGATTGTATAATGAATTATATTTATTTGTAATATCACTTTGAAGTGAAGTATGTAAACTATTATGGCTACAACTAAATCTTTTAGAGTCTTCATTGTATGAAAAAATATATTTATTAATATGTCTTAGTTCAAATGTAAACTGTTTTCTATAATTATCAAGAGTGCCTTTATTAAGAATACATAGTGTGTAGTAGATATCGCTATTTAGTCCGAGAAACTGACCGAGAACATAGTCTGATACTTGTGAGAATGTGTATGTGCCAGTTTTAACAAATACTTCACCTAAACCTGATGCTAGTAGTTCTTTAAGAATAGGAAAATAATACGCATTAGTAGCAATTTTATCGGTGATAACAGAATGTGAATCAATATGTAAATTAGTATAATATGTATTTATAATATCATTTTTTGAATGAGAACCACGTATGGTACGAGATACATTTGTCTGAAAGTAATCACCAGGTTCATTAAATAATATTGAAATATCACGATGAATTTTGAATTCGTTCGCAAATGTTTCATATGAAATTACATTAAAAGGTGGTGTATTATTAGCACTTACTGTTAGCGCAGTAGCTAATTTACTATTAGTATAGCTGCCGTTTGGAATTGAAAACGCATAGTATGTAGGTTCTCCATTAGAATTAACACGTGCTTTTTCAGCTACTCCGACACTATTTACTCCAGATGGACAGCCTGCTACTGTAATACATGTACTAAGACACTCCTCAGGAACACCTAATGCTAATAGTTCAAGAGCAAGTTCTGCAGCAAATATAGGAGAGTTAACAAAGTTTGTAGTATTATTGGGAAATGATATTTGTACAAGTTGAAACTTTGTAACATTTTTGTATACACGTGGTGTTTTAAGTTGAAAATTAAATGGAGACGGCCATACATCAAAATCTCTATTGGTGGATTTAATGCTCAAAAGACTTGTCAGGGTTGTTTTAGGTGGATCTAAGTATGTAAATGAACTAAGATTTGTAATATTTGTGCTATTATCATAAATAGATCCTGGTGCGTGCTCCATATATTTAAGTTGTTGGGCGGATGTATTAAAATTAGGTCCCGCGGCAGCTATAATAGCATATCGCGGGTCTTCTTCACGTCTGATACGAGGATCTTCATAATTAGGTAAAGCATCACTATTATAATCTTCAGATCCGTCATCCGTATCTTCACCTGTATCATTCTCTGTATCATTCTCCGAATCATATGGCATATAATATTTTGGAGTATCTTGATTCATTTGTCTAATTAGCAGTTCTGTAATTTTTCTTTATATCATCTTTTGAGGAGCATATAAAGAAAAATATATATGATAGAGGTAATTAAATGGATAGTACTCAAACACGACTCGATAGTAATAAATATCGTAATAGAAATAATTTAGAAATATCAAATGCGAATCTTTTTATATCCAATAACAATAATCCATTTTTAATTTCACCATATGCCCCCCCCACAAACGTAGCTAAAGAGACCACCGTTGTTGATATTAGTATAATTATATCAACTCTTATTGGAGATCTATCATCTATTATTAATTTATCTACATTTACACTTTCAATAAGTACAATTCGGCCAATACCATCCGATCCTAACCAAGAAATAACAATAATCGCAAGTACATTAAGACTTGATGTGGCAGATACAGTCATACATGGTACATTAGAAGTTGATGGTAATTCAAAGTTCAATAATATTAGCACAGGATATCTGTTCGCATCTGTTGCTGATATAAGTACTCTTAATGTTAGTACTGTTAATGCTGATACATTTAATGTAAATAACTTTGAAGCTAGTACTATCACAGTTAGTTCATTGTATGGGAATAATGCATTTACTAACTCATTAAGTACAGGATATCTGTTCGCATCTGTTGCTGATATAAGCTCTTTATCTGTTAGTTCATTGTATGGAAATAATGCGTTTACTAACTCATTAAGTACAGGACAGCTGTTCGCATCTGTTGCTGATATAAGCTCTTTATCTGTTAGTTCATTGTATGGAAATAATGCATTTACTAACTCATTAAGTACAGGACAGCTGTTCGCATCTGTTGCTGATATAAGCTCTCTTAATGTAAGTACAATGTCTATTTCTGGAAATATATACTTTTCAACACTTATTGGGAGTACAATTACTGCGAATACAATGACAATACACTCAACACTGAATGTATCTTCAATAGATGCGACGGGTCACATTTCATTTGTAACAATGTCTGGAAGTACAATTACTGCGAATACACTAATTGTTCATTCAACTATAGATGTATCTACAGTAAGTACTGGTAATATACACTTTGAGGTATTGGGTGGTGCAATAGGAACAATCTCATCATTTACATTTTCATCAATACATATGCTACCAGGTGTAGTATCATCTGCAACAACTGGTATAAATTCATCTTTTATAATTACTATTGGTGGTATTAAATATAAAATTCCATTAGAACTAGCATAGAACTATTTTAGGTTTATAAATATTTTAAATCAGTCTGAATTCTAGGTGAGTAACGCAATCTTATATGGTGTATTGTTTATAGTAAGTAGGAGATATGTACTACTAATAAGAGTAGTTCCACCAGTCATATTAATTGTTGAACCAACATACATATTAAGGTTATTGAGTGTAGATAGGGTGATTTGTTGGCTATACATATTAAAATCGGCATACGCATTAACTGTAATATTACCACCAGTAGTTCCAGCATTCATTAAAATATTGCCACCTATTTCAAGATCTAAATCACCGTCTGCTGACCCAATAATAACATCAGCAAAAAAGCCACCAGTTGTGTTTCCGTATAATTCTATATTTTCACCGTTTGTAATCATATTAATCTTACCTCCGTTGGCTGTCATATTTAATGCTCCCGCCGTTGTATTAATCTCAAACCCAGCAGATCCAGTCAAATCCATAAAGTCAGTTCCAACATTGTAGCCCATAGAGCCTTTCAGCACTCCAAGACCATTTTTGAACTCTGCCTTTGCTAAATCGCTTGTTAAGACCATAGACTCTGCTCCAAGGTTTCCACCGTTGATTAGGTCGTTTGTATCCAAATCTAAATTACCGCCAGTTATTTCAACTGTTGAACCCGTCGTCAATGATATTGCGCCAGTTCCATTTGCGGTTAATTCTATATTACCAGAATTTCCAAGACCATCTACATCTGTCTGTATTGTAATCCGATTTCCACTATTAAGAACTGTTAGAAAACCGCCGTTAGCAGTGACATCTAAATCACCCGCTACTGTTGTGACCGTTAATTCTCCTTCGCTATCCAGTTTAATTTTATTACTAGCGGGATTATAGTCTAATGAACCTCTTACAACATTAAGAGCATCCGAAAACAGAACTCGGGCTGAGTTTGATTTCAACAAAATCTGATTAGCATTTGTGATATCTTGAAGATTCATATCTAGAGTTGAATTAATATTTACGTTGATAATGGGATTAATAGCAGTTCCTGTTGTTGATATATTTATTCCAGAACTGACTGAAACAACTCCAGTAGTACCTGGTGGGGCATCATCATATGTGACGGCACCGTCTGTTGTGTTATAATAGAGTATTTTATTTGTAAATGCAGTATTCAGTGTAGACATCGTAATTATGGGAGAAGTAAGATTGATACCGCCCGTGTCAGCGGTTACATTAACGCCCGTGCTAGCGGTTACATTAATTGAACTATAGTATGATATGATATCTATTTCACCTGTACCAAAAAGTTCAATATTCGCGGCGGTGCTGTTGAAATCTGTATCTAACCTTTTGTCCAACTTTAATGAAATACTAGTACTGCCTAATGTAATATTACTGAAAGATGATGCCCCATTTTCTCCAATAAATAGAGTCGTTGTCGAGAGGCCCATAATATAGGATACAGGAAATCCTCCAATAGTACTAGTACCTATTCTCATAGATTGACCGCCAGTTTCATTGTAAACACCAAGTTCACCCGCATTAGTTATTAGAGCTGTATCTCCAAATGCTGAACCATTATTGTAAAAAGTAATATTTGTTGAGGTAGTAGTATCATCAAACTGTAATACTGGGGTCACATTTTTAATTACAACTGGATTCCCAGTTAGATTAATTGGCCCTGTTATAGAGGTTATAGTAATATTTGTACTTGCCTCATTTAAAACAATCGAAGTGCTAGCTGTACTAAGATTAATAGTAGACCCTGAGGCGATAGTGATTGTGCTATAATCATAGATAGGAAACCCATTCATAAGTAGTGTTGAATTAATATCTACATTGATGATAGGGGTACTGGCCGTTCCAGTAATAGAGATATTTGTTCCAGCAGTGACCGAATTAACACTGGAGGGAAGGTCGCCCACTGATAGGTAGCCCGTACCTTCTGCAATATATACCATCTTAGTTGTCTGTAGCGTAGATAGACCATATAGTCTAATGTCTGTAGCTACAACATCAAATAGACCTTCTCCTATATCTAGTGTTATTTTCTTGGTTGCACCGTTTGTTTGAAGTAAAATACCACCATCAGATGATACCATATTGGTAGATGTCCCGTCTAGATTTAGACTAGCATCAGATGTGATACCAAGAGCACCAGAAGAGTGAATATTATTACCATTCATCTCCAGTGTTGAATTAATATTTACATTGATGATGGGATCAGTAGCAGTTCCTGATGTTGAGATATTTGTTCCAGCAATGACCGAATTAACACTACCACCTCCCCCACCGCCTGATATAGTAGACCATATGACTTGTCCACCAGTTCCAGCAGTAAGAACTTGCCCTGATGTGCCGCTAAAAACATTATTATCATAAAATGTTGAGGCTACATTAATTGAACCATTAAATAAAGTACTGCCTGTAATGTTTACATCTCCATTTCCATTATTCGCATTTATAGTGATATTACCGCCCGCATTTGTGATATTGGGAACGTTGATGATGTCAAACCCCGCCATATCCAGTGTTGAATTAATATTTACATTGATGGTGGGATTAGAAGCAGTTCCTGTTGTTGATATATTTGTTCCAGCAGTGATTAAAATAACGCCGCCGCCACCACCGCCATTAATAGTACTTACAGTCAGAGTACTAATTGTAGCAGTTGAAACATTAATAGTACTAATTGTTAAAGTATCTGAGAATATAGCAGCGCCATTTGTGCTTGTTACATATACATTATTAGGCGGAACTAATGTATTATTACGTCGATATGCGACAGCACTTCGGAGTGTCGTAAATCCAAAATCACGTGATGTCATTTAATCCTAATTATCTGTATCATAATTAATTTGTATAAAATACGAGAGAAATTATGAAGTATTAATTAATTGTGAAACCAAAGAATAGCATATCCTTTGCCACCATTGGCGCCTTGCTGAAAGCTTACATTCTGAAGTGACGCTGCCCTTAGAATTAGCATAATTAACTAAAAATATCTTTTGTTTAGGATTAATTTAGTTATTTTATAGTGCGAATATTTGTATACTTACAGCCCCATTACTGCCGCTACCGCCACTTGATGCCGCTGTCGACACGCCGCCCCCTCCAGCACCAAAACCAGTAGCTGAAGCGCTGCTTATTCCACCAATACCTAATGATGAACTTCCGCCGCCGCCGCCGCCAGCGATAAGAAAGTCAATCGGTCCGCCTGTGCCCCCTGTCCCAACACCATTTGGTCCATCTCCATTTCCTCCTGATCCTACTGTACCACCATTTCCAGTACGAGAGATAAATCCCTGAGGCACTACTAATGATTGTCCGCCACTGCCAGGAGTAACAACCCCGCTGCCGCCACCTCCACCATAGAATCCAATGCCTCCCAAACCCAAACCGCTTGATATAGTTCCACACAATCCACCAGAAGCATATATATATACATTATTTGTACTATTAATTACTGAAGTGGCTGTGCCATTTGTATCAGACGCGCCGCCATTTCCAATAGTTATACTTAATGAAGTATTCTCTGGTAAATAATAGCTACCATATACTTCTTGGCCTGAGCCGCCACCGCCGCCGCCATAGCCAAAAAAAGAATTAGTGCCACCGCCGCCGCCACCACCAATAGCTAATATATTTATGCAAACACTTCCTGTTATTGAAGGATTATTTATTAAAGTTGATAATGTGACTGATTGAGTTGTACTTATTATACTATTGTATAGTTGGTTTCCACCTGATATTGTAGACCAAACAACTTGTCCACCAGTTCCAGCAGTAAGAACTTGTCCTGATGTGCCACTAGAAGCGTTATTGTCATAAAATGTTGATGCTACTTTAATTGTACCATTAATTAATGTACTGGCATTGATATTGATGTCATTGTTAGCTGTTAGAGTAATACTTTGACTTGCTTGATCTAAAACAATCGAAGTGCTAAGTGTACTAAGATTTATAATATTACTTGCGGCGACAGTTGTATTATTAAATGAGTATGTATTAATATTACCAAAAGCTGTCAGATTAATATCACCTGATGCATTCAAAGCAATAGGCAGTGAAATAGGAGCACCTGCTGGGCCAAGAGTAGAAATAGCAATACCTGTAGCATTGTTTAACTCTATATTATTAACAATACTAGTTCCAGGAAGAGATGTTGTAATAGATATATTTCCACCAATCGAACTTAGTGTAAGTAACCCAGTAGTATCTACAATAGGAAACCCATTCATAAGCAGTGTTGAATTAATATCCACGTTGACAATAGGGGTACTAACCGTTCCAGTAATAGAGATATTTATTCCAGAACTGATTGAACTAACTCCTCCACCTCCAACACCACCGCCATTAATAGTGCTTACATTTATAGTACTAATTGTTAAAGTATCTGAGAAAACAGCGCCCCCATTTGTGCTTGTTATATATACATTATTGATTGGAACTATTGAACCGTCAAAATGATATGCGACAGCATTTCGGAGTGTTACAATTCCAAAATCACGTGATGTCATTTAATCCTAATTACATATATCATAATTAATTTCTATAAAATATGATAAAATTATGATTCTAGATGGGTGTTATAGTTAGGTTAACATAACCACTGCCTCCATTGCCTCCATTTCCGCCATAACCGCCAGTAGTGTAATAATATATGCTCCGTCTCCTAATATACCATTTCCTCCTGGAACAAATGGCGTTGTAGGACTATTTGTATAATAACATCCATAAAATATTGGATTTTACGACTCAGTATGGTAAATCAGGAACATTGCGGAATTTCTGTGGGTTCTATTCTGAAGGTTAAGGACGTAAATATGTTATAGTCAAAGTTGTACTAGCCTGAGCTGCAAAATTTCCATTAGGAGCGCCGACGGGGGTCTCATTATCTACTAATATAGTATCATTTGTACTTAAATATTTAATTACAACTAATTGAGTTTGATCTCCACAGAGCTCTTCCACTACATATCCGTTAAGATATCCTTGCCATCCTGGCACTATAGCTAAATTATAACGAATGCCATACATAAATTGAGAAACTGCACCTAGGGAAGTTAAAGCAAGATTAATGTTAGTACCGCCTTGTGGGACGTCACCCATACTACCAGAAACAGCTCCACATAGTGTACCGACAAACGTTATCTGATACCACCCATCAAGCGGTACATTATATACAGCATTAGAATTTGTGAGGCGACCAGTATAACCTGGTTGTTCATAGTTTGCCCCATCCCAACTAATCCAAGTTCCAGCCTGATTTGCAGCACTATTCAGAGTCTGGCTTGTGGCATTAGAATATTGCCAAATATATGGATAATTACTTACTGCTGGTATATTCCATATGACTTGTCCACCTGTTCCAGCAGTAAGTACGTATCCACTTGTACCAGTTGATCCATTATTATCTCTAATTGATAAAGTGCTTAAGGTACCTTGTACATTCATCATTGACGTGTTCGTGTTTAGCGACAAAAAGGCACCACCGCTATTTGCGGTTCTAAATGTTAGAAAATCGCAGTTGATATATCCATTTCCTGAAAATCCTGCGGCCGTCGATGGTGTAATTGATAATGTTCCATAGGTACCAGCTACATTATATAGTGTATAACTTGTATTTGTTAAAATACTCCCATCTACATTTAAAGCAGTAGATATATTAACATTGCCTGTATTAGTATTTATAATATCACCACTTAAAGTACTTGCCCAGAATGTATCATTTTGTGGAGGATAAGGAAGTCCATTAATTGTACTAGTTGATATAGATGTAGCTGATATAGATGTAGTTGATATAGATAAAACATTTAAAGTATTAGACCATATGACTTGTGCTCCGCTAGGTCCAGCTGTAAGTACTTGTCCAGTTGTACCAGGTAATCCTATATTATCAAAAATTGTTAAAGTGCTAAATGAATTATTTACAATTAAACCAGTAGATATAATAACACTACCAGTATTAGTATTTGTAATATCACCACCACTTAAAGTACTTGACCAGAATGTGTCATCTTGTGGAGGATATGGAAGTCCATTAATTGTACTAACATCCGTTATAGTACTACATTGTAGGAATGTGTTAATCTGTACAGATCCAGTATTATCATTTACAATACTTTCATTACTTGAAGTACTTGACCAAAATACATCATCACTGGGAGCATAAGGTAAGCCATTTATACTTGAAATGGTAATACTTGATACGTAAATATTATCAGAAGGTGTAACTAGACCATTAGTAGATGTTACTAAAACTCGATTACTTGATATTGGTATATCATTGTCGCCAAGAGCATATGTATTGTTGATAGAACTTCCAAAATATGAACGAATAATTAATGGGCCACTATTTATGGCATTAATGCCTGAAGAACTCATCTAGAAACGGGTGAGAATGAAATTATCAGATAAAAATCTTGAGCTTAGAGATGAAACACCGCGAATCAAATGAATTATTAAATATCCGGAACGTACTACAGAATGCCAGCAGGTGGAGGTCTATTACAACTTGTAGCAACAGGAAAACAGGATTTATTCCTAACAGGTAATCCTCAAATTAGTTTTTTTAAGATGGTTTATCGCCGCCACACCAATTTTGCCACAGAATCTCAACCAATGTATTTCGACGGTACCCCCAATTTTGGCCAACGAATCAGTTGTCTTATTCCCCGAAGAGGCGATCTCTTAGGCAGAGTGTATTTAGATGTAACCTTACCGAGAATTTATGATACAAGTGGGACTGAATTACAGTATACAAATTCAGTTGGTCACGCATTAATTCAGGAGATTACGTTTGAAGTTGGTGAACAGGAGATTGATCGACAGACTGGAGAATGGATGGAAATCTGGACTCAGTTAACAACGCCTGCTGGACAGCGTGACGCACTAAATGAAATGATTGGGCGCGTCGAGCAATATGTTCCGCCATCTGGTCCGCCACCAATTCTACAAGCAGGCCCACAGTCCGAAGGCCTACGACTCCTAATTCCCCTACAATTCTATTTCTGTAATAATCCTGGTCTATATCTTCCCTTATTGGCTCTACAATATCACCCAATTCGTATTAATATTACACTTCGACCATTACAACAATTATTTTGGGTATTACCACCGCAGCCGCCAGCTACACAGGAATTGTGGAAGCCTGCGTGTTCGATTAATGTAAGTTGTACATCACAAATTGTGAATATGATGTTATGGGGTGATTATGTATATTTGGATGTGGAGGAGCGTCGTATGTTTGTATCAACTTCACACGAGTATCTTATTGAGCAAGTTCAATATACTCCTCCATATGCATTAACGGCGCAGCAGACTACAGCGACAATTTCAGTGGAGTTCAATCATCCGATTAAGGAATTTATATTTGTGGCACAGCGAGATGAAATGATTAATCGCAATGAATGGTTCAATTACAGTAATTTAGCAATCAATGAGCCCTGTCCAGCAGTTGTCCTGCCATATGTAAATGGTAATGCTCCAGCGGGTCGTTTAGACTTGATAGCAGGTGCCAAGTTACAATTGGATGGTTATGATCGCTTTCCACTCCGAAGCCCAATGTATTTCAGATTACAACAGCCATACGACCATCACACTACCACTCCGGTCTATTCATTTATCTATGATTACTCTTTCGCTCTAAGGCCAGAGGATTTTCAGCCCACAGGAACTATGAACGCCAGTCGCATTGATAGTATTGTATGGCAGATTCAAATGAATCCAGTGTTAAGTAATCCAACGATTCCTGCTTGGCAGCAGCGAGGAAATTGCCGTATTGTTGTTTACGGACACAACTATAACGTTTTCCGTGTAATCAATGGATTTGGTGGTCTTCTATTTACTATTTAATTGTATTGACCTGTAAAATTATTATTATTATTGTATTGTCTTTGAATCTAAATGAAGCGCTAAAGACGATCCAAAAAAGTCACATTAGACAGTAATGAGCTCAGGTGTATCTCAAATTGAATATTGGTTAGGTACCAATAAAAACGCTGGTACCAATAACCAAAATAGTAATGGTAAAGAAGGTGGAGATGGGGCGGTTTACTTATCTTATGATGTATTTATGGCCTTAGCAGTAATAGGTGGTTTTTTTGCGTTAGATCATCTTTATTTACGTTCACCGCTGACATTTTTAGCCAAGATTGTAATTAATCTATTATTTTTTGGAGTATGGTGGATATGGGATGCATTACAGGCGGTATTTAATGATGATGTGATCAAAGTATTTGGTCTAGGTGTGCCTTCACTAGGCCCAAAAGGGATAGCGGCGGGTGTATTGGCAAATGATGTACCTGATAAAAAGCATATGCGATTCTTCATCTATGCAATTTGTCTATTGTTTACAGGCATATTTGGAGTAGATTCCTTCTTAGTTGGAGATAAGACCTCAGGATTTATTCGTTTAATTTCACTTATTACATTGATATTTTCGCCTATTGCGTTGGTGTGGTGGTTATATAAATTATTTAAGTTTTTCTTTGATACAAAGACTGTAACAAATACGAATTATGAGTATTTTGGTGCGCCATCTCCGCCAATTCCGCCAACTGTGGCAGAGAAATTAAAGAGCTCAATACCAATTTTAGGTAGTATTATTAACCCATTAGTGAAAGTCAAAGATGCCGCGGTTGGAGCAGTAGAAAATGTAGGTGAATTTGTGGAAGGAGTTATTACAAATCCAGGTGCAGCAATTGGTAGTGTTATAATGGGCCCTGTCGAGAGACTCGCAACGGCCACACGTCCAATTATACAACCATTCGCCAATGTCGTATCAGGCGCTATAAAACCAGTTACAAATACTGTACAAATAGGCCTACAAACAGTAGATGATATAGCTGGAACAGCGCGGGAGTCACTTGCTCTAGGTAGAAATGCGCTAGATAAGGGCGCTTCCTTGGCACAAGGTGTGATATCTACAGCGGGTGACGTGGCAAAGGCGGCTGCGTCAGCGTTAACAGTTGCGCCAGCGATAGCGGGTCTCTCATCTGGACTAACACCTAACGCAATTAGTGCAGCAAAGACAGCATTAACAACGCAGGCTGGAGGGGGCTCAATATCAAATGTATTACCGTTTGTGTTAATGGGTACATTGGCATTAATTGCTGTGTCTGGATTTATTTTAACTTACCGTCGCTCAAGACAGAATGAGCGACCACGGAAAGATGATTCCCCTCCCGAGCCAGGAGTTCTTCGAGAGTCTGATAAAAAAGAATCCTCCTAAGCCCCACGATCCAATTGTAATTATTAAGTTTGGTGCCACATGGTGCGGCCCTTGTAGACGACTTGATATGGATTTCTTAGTTGGGTTAAGTGATAAAATAAAATGGTATGAATGTGATATTGATGAAAATGATTACACATTTGGCTATTGTGGCGGTAAATCAATTCCCGCATTTTTAGCGATTGTGAATGGGAATGCGCAGCCTTTATATGTACAAAGTGATACAATGAAGGTGGCGCAATGGATTAAGAATGGATTTAAACTTGCCTAGATGATGGCAAATGTAAAACACATTACACAAGTATCTACTTAGAAAGTTCATTTAAAAAATTAAATTGCTCTAGTGTAATATGATGTATTGTATTATCTGTTTTCTCTGTATGAAAGTCAAATAAATAATCTCCAATTTCTTTCCATATGTGACCCTTTGTGCTAGTATTCAATTTAAGTTCCATAGAGCGTGCCTGTTCGCTATTTAGGGAAAGTGATAGAATATCATATACAAAATATATCATTATATTTAATAATATAACGATATCTTTAGATTATTGTATATTTGAACCCATTTAAAAGAAGTAGCATAGTTTATCGCGGTGTTCTGAATATTGAATACATTTATGAGGTCGTAATACAGAACGTAAATATGGATAAGGAACGCATTTATGTTTATTTTTCTTGAGTTCTGAAATAAAGAAATCTACAAAGTGTCCAGTTGTTCTTTGACGTTCTGGATGCCATTGAACACCATATACTGGATTGTACTTCCCTTCAATTGCCGCCACATATTCTTTACCATTATTATCTATACTTGTAGCAAGTATATTATAAAAACGACGTAGGTGTGAATTGTTTAAAAAATCGCTAGGTGAAATGCCATATTCATGGTTGTTGTTACAGGATTTATTGTGTTCTAGGTAGTGTAGATAACTTGTAGAAAAAGATTGAAACATTCTAGAATTGTGTCCTGCTGGAGTAATCTGGAGTGGATAAAATCCCTGAGCTGGATAGCGTTTTAACTTTGTAAATCCACCAATTAAAAACATCAATAACTCAAATCCAAAACAAGTACCCCATATTGGAAAATATTCATCTTTGACTAAGGACAATTCAAAAAATCGCGTAATGGTATCTATAAATTTTGTGTTTTTGACGATGTATGTAGTTTCGCCGCCAGGAATAAAGATGCCGTTTACCATATTGAAGTAGGCCTCGTGCTCAGTGGTGTCGTATGGTATGGGAATAACACGAACACCACGTTCTTCAAACCAATCAACATATGCTTTCATAATATGTGTTTGGCCGTATTTAGTTTTCTTTATATGAGGAATTGTAATGATACCTATACATAATGAATCTGTACGTTTATTAGTCTTATGCCGTATATGTATATGCGCGCTCATTATTGTCTATTAGCACTTCTTACAAAAAATGCGCAAAAAGCATTTTTTTTGAAAAAGTGCCAAAAATATTATTGAATACTGTAAAGAATTTACATCAAGAGAGGGGTTTAAGGGGACACTTTTTCCTAAAAAGTATTATCTGTTTTTTAGACACTTAAGCGCTTTATCAAAAGCGCGCAAAACGAATAAAATGAGTTTTCTACTAAAAAGTGTTAGTTTGCAAACAGTAATCTACCCCGTCCTTCACGTACATCATAAACATCCCATCCTTCAGTAAATACACGGAACTCTGATCTACGTCTTCCATCATTCGGATTACCAGTTATATTTGCTAAATCTATATGTAATGTTGGCCTATCTGCTGTAGTAAAATTAACTGTGCCTTCAGGTTGACGTGGGGCTGGATATATAGTACCATAACTATCACCAGATGACCATTTCATTTCACCAATCTGTAGTCCACTTGCCTTTTCATCTTTGACTAATTGACAAATGTCTTGCCATAAGAAGGGTTCGTGTAGATTTTCGCGATCACGCCCAGCAATAACAAGTTTTATTTTGTAGTAGAACTCTCCATAGAATAGAGTATATGGATTTGTAGCAGTTGGTGGATGGGTGACTGAATAGTCATTGGAGAAATCATCGAGACGATTTCTGTCAAGTGAATTTTGATTCCTAAAGAACCAAAAAATCTTTTCTGTTGGATGCCGTCCATCTAGCCGACGAGTTACAGCTGCAGTGCCACCCTTATCCAACGGAATATAGTCCAATTCGCCAAATGTAAAATCATTCTCAAACTGTCGCCGAAAAGGAATCTGGATAGGTGTGGAGCGGAGTTCTTCTTGGACCCGAGGTGGAACGTAATGTTGAACAGTTGAAAGAAGAATATTTGGATTTCCCATCTCAGCTAGTGTATTTGGTGTAAAGTCGATTTGAACTCCATCTTCACCAGTGTATGTAAATTCAGGAATTAACCAGGGTGTAAGGTTTGGTTTATAAATTAATTCATTACTACATACAACAAGATCTTCCAGTTTTCTTAGAGTCACTTTAAGGCGAAATTTCTGCCAGGCCATTGCGACGAGAGGAAATCCTCCATCCCCTGGACATTGTAATCCTGGTAGTGGTAACTTGACTCTAAGGTGTCCAGGTGTCGCCCTTAATTGAATACCACGAATAGTAGGTAAATTGGTTACTGGGTCAATTGGTTCTAGAAGCCCACCTAAAGTTTGTTGTAAAAAGCTACTTGTATAAGAGCCTTCTGATAGTTGTTTAGCAAGAAGCCCATCGCCACTCCATTCTTGAATTAAGAATTGGTCTTGATAGAATTGAATCTTTTCAAAGAGAAAATATCCAATATAGTTAACGTATCCGTATGAATCATCCGTAGTTTTGGTGGTAATTGGGTAAAGACCATTAATTACGCTTGGTTTGTAAAGGGGGCCATTAAGAACGCGGGGGAGTTGTGGTAACCAAGTAGGTAAATCAATTTCGAATGCGCATTCTGTCATAACATCGCCATAGGGATCTATTTCAACTTCAAAAGTATTACCCCAAGAGGTACCATTAATGGGAACAATTGTTTTGCGTTCTGCGAGATGGTGTGCGGAGGATTCATAGCTTGCATCATATGGGTAGAAGCTATCTTTGGAGTCTTTAAGGAAGTAAGTATCTTTGACGCCTCTAGCTACTAGTTCAAAAAGAGCACCTTGACCGCTGGATTGATTAATACTGGTCATTCTATCTTATAGAGACGAATGTAATGTCATTTTATACTCCCTTAAAGTTTACAAGTTTACAAAGTTTATGCGAGTAGGTGGCGAATTAAACTGGAAAGGATTCCAGATAATAGTGCAATACCGAGAGCTTGTGGTAGGTTAAAACGCTGTATAAGGATGATTAGGATAGCAAGGGAAGAGAGTAGGGCAACAGCTAATACAGCAAGACCTTCACTAACTACAGCTTCAGCGCGAACCTTTACAGCCATAGCCTTAGAGACGAGGAAGTGTGTAACAGTTGCCGTAAGGAGGGAGGCGATAATCATAACGGTCAAAACACCAGACCAGTTAAGATTATAAGTAAATGCGGAGACATAAACGGCGGCAATATTTAAAGCCGATATAATAACAGTTTCAAGCATAACTTCAGTAGTTCCTTTCATCATTTTTATACTATACGCATAGATTTTTTTATAAAATTTGATAAAGTCGGATGATTAATTAAAAGTGTGTAAGAAATGACGAATCTAGTTATTGTAGAATCTCCTGCAAAATGTCAGAAAATCCAAGGTTTCCTTGGTCCAGGATGGCGAGTTATCGCATCGATGGGCCATATTAGAGCTCTAGAGCATTCATTGGATGCAATAGGTCTTAATAATGATTTTGAGCCAAAATATGAATTTATTAAAGAAAAGGCAAAAGCAATTAAACAATTAAAAGAAGAATCAAAAGATGCAACTAATATATATTTAGCAGCAGACGATGATAGGGAAGGTGAAAATATTGCATATTCAGTGTGTTTATTACTTAAGTTAAATCCAAGCACAGCAAAAAGGGCTGTCTTTCACGAGATTACAAAGAAGGCTGTAACAAATGCGGTTAACTCGCCGCGTAAGTTGGATATGAATCGTATAAATGCACAACAGAGTCGTGCGATGCTGGATATGATGATTGGATTTACGATGAGTCCACTTCTATGGCGATATGTAGCTCCTAGTTTATCAGCGGGTCGTTGTCAAACACCAGCACTCAGGTTGGTAGTAGAGCGTGAAGATTTAATCACTAATTTTAAGGCGTCGTCAAGTTGGCAACTAAACGCAAATTGGATTACCGCTCAGGGAGGACTTAAAGACTCCTTTAAGTTCTCTGCACAAATGGACGATGAATTGGAGGATGAGGAGTCTGCCCTAAATTATATGGAAATCATACACGAAACTCCAGATGCCTCCATTATCTCTAAAGATATTCGTCCCTGGTCTCAATCTGCTCCAGAGCCACTTATTACAAGTACACTTCAGCAACAGGCTTCAGCTATGTTTAGTATCAATCCTAAAAACTGTATGAAGATTGCGCAGAGGTTGTATGAAGCGGGTCATATTACGTATATGCGTACAGATAAAGCGGTTATTTCTGAAGATGCTATTACTGAGGCGAAAAAGTGGGTTCTAGACACATATGGTGAGGACTTTTTAGAAAAAAATCCGCAAAAAACAGAAGTAAAAGAGGAAAAGAAAACAAAGAAGAAGCCAAAGGTGGCAGGAACAAAGGAAACAGGAACAAATGAAACAGAAGCAAAAAAAGAAGATGGTGAAGTGAAGGCTCAAGAGGCACACGAAGCTATTCGTCCAACTCATATGGATCTAACTGCCCTTCCTGAAGGAGACTGGACCTCATATGATAAGAAAGTATATAATCTTATTTGGCAGCGAACAATTCAGTCAGTGATGGCTCCTGCTAGGGGTGAGACTTGTAAGGTTAAGATTCAGATTGAAGGTGATGAGGACTTTACGTGGTCGTCACAATGGAAGCGCACAACATTTGAGGGTTGGAAGCGTGCTGGTAAAGTCGCCCAAATTGACAATGATTCTGAACAAAGTGGCGATGAAGATTCAAAGGATGATACGTGGTCAAAAGCTTCCATTCTAGAGCCAGGTGACAAAGTAAAATGGTTGGATATGAAAGCAGAGCCAAAGGAGACAAGGGCGCAGGGTCGTTATACAGAGGCGACACTGGTAAGAGAACTTGAGAAGTTTGGAATTGGCCGTCCATCGACATTTGCATCATTAATTGCAACAATTCAGGATAAGAATTATGTGGAAACAAAAGATATTGTAGCCCGAGAGGTGAAAGTAAAGGAGTATACAATGAAGCCCAATCAATGGCCCGCAGAAGAGAAGGAGTTAAAGAAGAAGGTGGGTGCTGAAAAGAATAAGTTGGTGCCAACTGATTTGGGGCGTTCAGTGCTATCCTTTGTTCTGAAACATTTTAACGATTTGTTTGATTATGGATTTACTGCGCAGATGGAGAAACGTTTGGATCAAGTGGCAGATGGTTTAGAGCCATGGAAGCAAGTCTTAAGAGATATGTGGGCATCATATAAGGATCGATATGAGGATTTGTGTTCAAAGCAATCTATTAAGACCAAAGAAGGGGAACAGAATGCAAAAGTGAAAGAATTTAGTGGAGGACTTAAAGCCGTTCAATCAAAAAAAGGACCACTGTTATTGATTGAGGGTGCGAAAAAAGAGGATACCCAATTCCTAGGTTGGCCAACTGGAGTAGCGTTTGAGGATATAACAGAAGATAAGGCACTTAAGTTTAAGGAGGAGGTTGCGAAGAAGAAGCGTGGAGATGAAGTGGGAGAATGGAATGGCCAACAGATTATTAAAAAGTCAGGTAAGTTTGGAGATTATCTTCAGTGTGGTGAAGTTTCAATTCCATTTCAAGCAGGAGAGGAATTAGATAAGACAATTGAGAGATTTGAGACCAAGCAAAATGGGGGTACAGGAGTTCTAAAGCAGTTAAAGGAATATGTAATTCGTACTGGTCAATATGGCCCATATATTATGAAGACGTCACTTAAGAAGGCGCAGTTTGTATCAGTTCCAAAGGGTATAGATATTAGTTCCTTAACAGAGAAAGAGGTAGAAACGCTTTATAAGACTGGGTTGGAATCGAAGAAGAAGTGGAAATCTGATAATAAGAGTGATGCGACTAAATTAAATAAATAAAATTTAAATAGTATAGAAGAATGTCAGAAACTGATGTAAATAATAAAATGGCAGAACACGGTAATACATCTTTATCTCCAAGTAATACGGAAGAGCCTGAAAAAGCGGAGATAGATGAAATACCAAAGAGAATTTTTAATGGATGGACACCTGAGCAGGAAAGGCTCTATGCGGATTGGAATGAAATTGCGTCTTGTTGTAGATGGATACACCTTCAAGTAGATAAGATAATTCATATTAAAAATGTTATAATAAACATCCCAGTTGTCATTTTATGTGGTTTAAGCAGAACAACAAAAATTGTGGTACAAGTATTATTTGAGAATGCGATGGAAGTAATAAAAAGTATAAAAGCTTTATGATTATCCCAAAAAGAAAATTTGAAAACTAAAGAGGGTATAAAATAAGGTGTCAATTAAATATTAAGTATTCAACACATATCTAGCTTTCCAATATCCAAGAAAGAGAAAATGAAGTTAAGTAAGGCTACAGCGCTTCAGATGATTCAGAGTGAGTTTTCAGTGGATTCGGTATGGCTAAAGCATAATACGCAGGTACATATCGCAATTCTTATGAAGCGTGGAAAGATTTTGGAGATTGCTAGTAATGCGGTGGGAACTCGTTCAAAGGGATCTGGATATCAGGAGAGAACTATTCACGCAGAGAGGGCCGTGCTTAAGAAGGTGGGTGATATTTCAAAGTTGAATGGTGCTATTCTTATTGTAATACGTATTATGCGGGGTACAAAGGAGGTTGGAAACTCTGAGCCTTGTCATTCTTGTAGGTGTCATTTGGAGAAGTGTATGAGGGAGCACGGTCTTAGGCAGGTCTTCTATTCAACCTGATATACACGATTTCTACCAAGATGTAAAATCAAAAATATAAAATCAATAGAATATACTAATTTTTTATTGATTTTATTGTATATATAAGGCTGTAACTAAAGTCGATTAATTAAGTGAGGAAAGAACAGTATAATACATAATACTAAGCCTAGCATCACTAAATATATTTTAATTTTTTCATCTTTAGGTTTATCCTCAGTATAGATATCAAATAGGCCCCAAATGGCTATCCACCAGATGATAGCAACTATGGCAGAAACAATAAGCATTCTGATACAGAACTCTAAAAAGAATTGTATCCATTTACAGTAAAGGGCTGTAAAGAGTATTTATCAAATGAGTTATTCAAAAATATATCAATGTTTGAATAATATAAACGACCAAAATCGGACTTGAACCGACGACCTTGCGGTTAACAGCCGCACGCTCTAGCCAACTGAGCTATTTAGTCATCTAGGAGATTTCTCTCCACTATTTCCGTAGGACTAATTCTTTAGGCTCTGAACGCACTACATTTAGATTCGCAGATGAAGGTAGTATTTTTTTAGGTTTGCACGGTTTTTTTCGCATATTATGCCGATCCATACTACTTTTACTATATGTGATGTAGCCACAGATACCACAATAGTAGTCACCCATTATACTATTTAGTTAGTACTTGTTTAGAATCAATTTTTAATAGATATAAGACTGTATATATATTAAAATGTAAAACATTATAATAATATATTTCTCGCGAGCCGGAATTGAACCAGCGACTACTCGAGTTTTACTTAGCATTAAAACTGCTACAATCGAGAATTCTACCACTGAATTATCACGAGCTGTATAGAGGAGACCTCCTCAATTATCATAGATGATTGTTTTTTAAGTTTTTAAACGCATTATGTAGTCTGTGTAACGCGACCAAACAAAAAAATTGAACCTAAGGATATCAAGATTTATAACAGTATTTAAATGAGTTTTATAACCACACATCTTGAAATGGCAAAGGACAGTGTTAGTGACGCACAACACGAAGTGAAAATTATAATGTCAGAACTTCTCAAACAAAAAATGGGCAATTCGAAGAATCTGGCAATTCTGCAGGAAGCATATAAAATGCTTCAAGAGGTATATCGTATGTTGGGGGTGGGTGTTGCAGTTTAAAATTTACTTACAATGATGAACAGAGGTCGAGAGGTGTTTGTGAGAAAAACTAGAAATAAACTATCTAGTGCGTGATAGGGGAAATGGAAACAATCTGTATTAAGTGTACAATGGATCCAACAAGTCATTCTTTTAAGAAAATATCTGAAAAGGATGGTGTATGTACTTACTACACAAAACCAATAAATTCAAAACTATATACGGATACGGATGGAATCCTATCACATTATGATAATGCTTTAAAGCAAATTGGAGATAAAAAATGGATTTGGATATTTGACAGTGATGGATTTGATTTGAAACACGCGATGGAAGTGAAAACTGGCTCAGGGATCGCGAAACTCTTAACAGAAAAGTATGCAGACAATTTATTAGAAATAAAAATAATAAATCCAACGTGGCATATTAGGACAATGTTAACGGCAGTTTGGCCATTTTTAAGTCAGACTACATGTGATAAAATTAGGATCTTGAAAGACCGATATTACAGTGTCCTTGAGTTTGTTTAATTATATCTAGTATGCCTTCGATGATTATGATGACTGTGTAATTTCGCTAATAAATCCTATAGGATCATTTTCATATTTGAATAGAAGTTGCGAGATTTCTGCTTGAGAATATATGTAATCAGGAATATTATCTATAGAGTATTCTTTAAGATCGACGCCATACCATTTTTTATAAATTTCTGCGATATGGCAGTGTCGTAGTTTCTTAAACTCAATCTGCATATCAATTCGTCCAGGGCGTAATAGTGCAGAATCAATTTGATCATTATGATTGGTAGTCATAATGATTACACGTCCAGGGCACTCAATAAGTCCATCAATTATTTCAAGAATACCACCAAGAGTAAGCTTATCTTCATTTTTGTCCTTTAGTAGAGATTTATCGACCTGTACAGAATCTGTAATCTTTTCAACAAGAATATTTTTAGAATTATCCTCAATAGTAGTCTCTTCTTTGATTAGAGAGCGATGGCGTATAATATTTTCCCACCCATTACAATCAATCTCTTCAAATACATAAATGCGTTTTTCCTGTGGGGTACTGATTCGGTCACAGAAGAATAGTTCTTCGAGACGCTTTTTGGTTTTAATTCTATTCATTGGAACAATCATTAGGCTCATATCAAGATAATTGGCAACGGCTTTGATACAGCTTGTTTTTCCTGTACCAGGAGCCCCATAGAATAGAAGACCAAGTGTTTCAGGCAGTCCAAGTGTTTTATATTTATCACGATTAACAAATGTATCAAGCCGTTTAATAAGCTCTTTTTTACCATCAAAGAAGAGATTATCAAATGATTTAGATGAATTAAAGTCAACTCTATCAGGATGAGATAATTCAATTACATCAGGATCACTTGCGTTACTAAAGATTGGCTTGATAATATATTTAGTAGTTTTGTTTTTTAATTTTATAACCTTAATATGCTCATCAATAATAGTATGCATAAATTTCGTAAGGATTTCAAATGTTTTTGTAGTTGTAAGAGTGAATGTAATTGTTGTACTATCAATCATAGTTGACCTTTGTGATTTTCCTGAATCTCTACTTTCTTTTACTAACTCAATATGACATTTAACATATTCAGTTAGGTTAAGTATAGTATTAGAAGTAGGAATTACAATAATATCATTATCTTCAAATACTTCATTGTGTGGAAATTTAATATTGGTAGCATTGGAAAGAAGTGTGTTATTTTTTTCTATAAGATCATTAATGAAGCGAATGATAGCCCACATAGATGGGCCAAGCTGTCCATATGTATGACCTTCTTCAATATTTGTATAAAATGCACCTGATATTTTGTACTGTGTTTTACCATACGTACGCATATTATTATTATAGAGATTTACAATTGAACTCCATTTTTGAAATATAACTACAATAATAATTATAAGTGGAATCCAAGAATTGTCCTTTCCAAGTAATAATAGAATAATATAAGATGGATCAAAAGAGGAGCCTGGAAACATTTAAAATTTATACTTGGAATGCTTGAAATGCGTGTATTATTATTTATTATACATTTTGAATTCAATTTTTATAATTTATATCAAAATGGGGCACTTTATGTGAAGAATAAAATAACAGATTATAAAATATTCTAAAAAATTGACGGTGTGTTTTTTTTATATTGACTATATAGAGATGTTTAAATTACTTCTTGTTGGATTTCTAAGTTTTGTTTCGGGTCAAGATAGTATTTCGTGTGGTACAGGATTTGTTTATAATATGGCGGTGAGCAGTTGTCTTCCAACATCTCCAGGTTCTAATTGTTGTGATGCTTCACTAGCATCTTGTCAAGATGCTATTAAACTCTGTATGGCCAGTGGTACTGCTACTACAAATTGCCAAGCACTAGCATGTCCAACAAGGATGCCAAGTCCTACGTGTTGTGACCCTACCTTAATTAGCTGTCAAACTGCTATCCGAACTTGTTTAACAAATACTCTCAATCCACAAATCTGTCAGGCGTTAGCGTGCCCAACTCCATCTGTATCACCAATTCGTACCCAACCACAATATTCTACAACAGCCACCGTGAAAGCATCGCCAAATGCTATGTCTACTTTCACTAGGCCCATTGAATCTTCTACGGCTACACCTAAACAGACATTAGCATCCAATACACCCAAGCAAGCGGATGTAACTGCGACAACATCTGAGACAGCGACTACGTCTAGGACAGAGACAAGTACAGCAACTAGTACAGCAACATCCTCGGCATCTAATACGCCCAAGAGGACTGAACCTTCGGCATCTAATACGCCAAAGCAGACTGAACCTTCGGCATCTAATACGCCAAAGCAGACTGAACCTTCGGCATCTAATACACCAAGACAGGTTGATAGAACAGCAACTGCAACGACTACATACAAGCAGACTGACTCATCGATGTCGATGAAACCAGCAGATCCTGCTGCGTCTGCGTCTGCGTCTGCGTCTGCGTCTGTATCTATGAAGCCCACACGTAGTGTATATCCATCACGATTTGTCAAGTATAGTTTCTCTATTCGGCCACGCCCTTCACAGTATGTATTTCCAGGTAATTTTACTACCTTTATTTCATCTTCTATTATATTTCCGAAAGCAAATCATACACTTCTTCGCGAGCCTGCAAAACTACAAGAACTTCAAATAATTCTTGCGTGTATTCTTCGTATGCCACTTGAAGGTATTGAAATAACAAATATTGCTACAAGTTCCATCGATCTTCCATTTGATACTTCTATTGCGCGTCTTAACAGTAATGGTCAAATTGTATGTATTAATCTACCAAGTGTATCCACCACACAGGGGCCAGCATTACGCAGGTTACAAGTCGCAGATACAACGGTTTCTTACAATATTCTTAATCCGAATAATGTATTTATGACAGATAAAGATTCCTTTGCGACTTCCATTACAACAGATTCAAATATACTATCTTATGCAAATTCGGTGGGGAGTACTAATCCAACGGTAATTCCTCCCATTGTGCTATTTACTCTTATTAGTCCTGAACCATCAACAGTCCCTGCACAGCCACCGAGTGCTGGAGCAATTGTAGGAGGTATTATTGGGGGTATTCTTGTGATAGGTCTAATTGGTGTTGCGGTGGTCACAATGGTTCACCTACGTAATCGTGTTCCACCTATTACATCTGTAAAGAAGCCATCTATAGCTGTTTCAAACCCTCTAAATTATACGAATAGTTCACACGTAGTATTTAACCCAGTACCAACGCGGCGTTCTACGTAAATTAGTCTAAGCATTGTTGACAATCCTTAAAAAGGCCAGGTACAAATTGGCACCTTTTAATACATTTAATTTCATCACGCGATAAGCGTTTTTTAGATTTTTTGGTGACGCGGCCAGATTTATTGCGAATGGTAATCATTTTATATCCAGATTTTCCTTTAATTGTTACACGATTTGTCCGTATATGTCCTTTACCATTTTTAAACTCAGTATGTGTTTGCATAGAATTATATTCAAACATTTTCTAATATATGGAGAGTTTAAAATAATGATACTCTAAAGTATAGGGTGGATGAATGTATGAGAATGTGAATGAACTAAAGACTGTTGATTCTATGCCAGGAAGTATAAATGAATTAATAAGTACAAATAATCGTTTAAAGCGTCCGCCGTCATTATCAGAATCTTTTGCGTGGACGCCAGAAAATATAGCACGTGCCAATCGAATTCCTCTTATATCACTATCTGATAAAGTAGATATAGATGATATAGATCCAGTGGTGGTGGCGGAGCCAAGTATAAAATATTGGAGGTATGAAATAAAAATCGTAGAAGTATTTATTAAGTTATTGCTTCATATACTATTAATTTCTATATTTGAGACATTATTTTACTTTTTATATGTCTCAACGCTGGAGAATAATGGTATAGAGACGACAGTGAATACATTTATAAATGAAGCTGTAATAAATTGTATAAATATAAGTCCATTAGAGATTCAGATTATAGATGATTTTTTGGAGCCTTATATAAATGCGACGCAAGTGATAACTGAAGGTAATAATGCGGGAATACAGAGGATGATATATAATGAATTAATATCAAGGCGTGCGTGGGCGTATGTGGGTGGTTTAATGGGATTATTTTCGGTATTGACGGTGTATATAAGGTGTCGTCGTATAAAAATTAATTGGAGATATATTATATTTGAGAATACAGCGATGGTGTTATTATTGGCATTGTATGAGATGATGTTTTTTAATACGATTATATATCCATATGAGCCAATTTCAACGGATGAGATATCGAGGGATGCGATAAGGAAATTTCAGGGTTCGTGTGGGATATTAAAGTAGGATTTCAATTATTTTTAGTTAAATATGTGAAAAGAACTTAAAGAACCCTCCAAATATATATATTGTGGAGAAATCCACAAGTGAAGATGGCCGAGTCTGGTTAAGGCGCAAGACTTAAGTTCTTGTAGAGAAATCTGCGTGGGTTCAACTCCCACTCTTCACATAATGAACTATTTTTTATGTTTTAGTAAAGCTTAAAAAATGGTTTCTTAGAAATCATAAATCTGGTCTATTAGAATATCGGTAGTTCGCTTGATTCTGACTCAAGAAGGCGTGGTTCAACTCCACGATGGACCAAATGGCAAATATTTTGCCCTACATACTAAAAGGTAAGTAGGGGGTAATATCCCATAGATCTTATTATCTAGTTGGTTATGATGTGGGACTTTGAATCCCAATGCCTCGGTTCGAATCCGAGTAAGATCAAATCTTTGTTATTTAAAGCCCTGATATGGATTTTAAATAGCAGAGTAAAATCTGCGAAAGCCTTCTTAGCAAAGTGGCATTGCGTTTCTCTTGTAAAGAAAAGGTCGACAGTTCGATTCTGTCAGGAGGCATATAGTTATTAAGAGATTTTTCAAAAGTCTCCTAATAGCTATGTCAGTCAACATAGCTTAGCTCTCATAGTTCAGGAGTAGAACGCTTCATTAGTAATGAAGAGGTCGTGAGTGCGAATCTCATTGAGAGCAAATATTAGGGTCATTAAGAAATTATTAGTTTCTTAATGGCCCTTTAGTTCAGTGGAAGAATATTTCCCTTCTAAGGAAAGGGTCGTGGGATCGAACCCCACAAGGGCCTAATTATATTATTATTAAGTTATACCTAATAATAATATAAAGCTCCTATGCCATAAATAATTAAGTTAATGTCAAATACAGTTAATACCACATTGGTATCATATCCAAAAGCTAAGAAAAAGACAAATATTCCACGCGCTTTAAGGGAGCAAGTTTGGATAACAAATATAGGTAATAAGTTTGACGCAAAATGTTTGGTTGTCTGGTGTCAAAATACTATGAATGTATTTGATTATCACGTTGGTCATAATATTCCAGAAAGTCGCGGTGGTGCTACAAATATTACGAATTTGAAGCCAATTTGTGCTAGATGTAACTTATCTATGAGTAACTATTATTCTATAGAGGAATGGTCAAGAATGGGCCAAACTATTCAACAAAATATACAACAGTCTATAAATAAAAACTCTGTAAAATGGCCTTCCGTCACTGCCACTGCTCCAACTGCTCCAACTGCGATTCCAGCCAAAAAATCTTGGTGGGTATGTTGCTAATATTACTGCGGATATAAAGACTGAAATGTTATTCTTTATAAGTGTAGAGTATGCCATGTGGTTGTGGAAAAAAGAAAACAGGCACTGTTCATTTTATGGGCCAACCAAATTCAGATGTTCCTGAACCTGAAGAATGGGGACCCATTGTATGGAAATATCTACATTGTCTTACTGAAAAGATAGGTACAACTGGAAATAAGATTGTTGATACAGATCAAGCAAACTATATGGAAACACTTTTAACAACACTACATCTTGTAATCCCCTGCCCAGAATGCCAAGCTCACGCCACCTCATATATCAGTGGGAATCCTATTCCATCACTCAAAGGCCTTTATAACGAACAACTTCGTAGCACTGTGCGTAACTGGCTTTTTACTTTTCATAATCACGTTCGTACTATAAAGGGCAGACCTATTATGTTAAACTCACCTGATGAATGTGCTGGACTGTATGCAGGATGTTTTATTCCTAAATGTGAATATACACTTTTTATTCAAAATGTAGCATATGCAGTTAGACAAGGATGGGTGCGTGTAGATAACTGGAGAAGATGGTATAGTAACTCTGAACGTATGCGCATTATAAGTGGTAATGTTGTAATATAATATAATTTAATCATATGCCTTATAAAATATAAGTATTATTATTAATTCTAAGCAGTACTAATCTGCCAACTAGCATCAATGAGTATATTTAATTCATCCGCTATACTTTGACTTGCTATGTTAGCTGTACCACAATGAATACCACCATATAATCGCGATTTACCAGCACCATAGTCACCAGATGACATTTCATCCCAAGTAGTAAATTGTAGTGTTAGTGGTATAGCAGGAACCACTCCAGATTGAATTTCAGACTTACCAGCTCCAATAGTAAATGTACCGAATGGCTGCGTATCATTTGAAGTAAATAATGGAGAAATTAGCGTCTGTTTATCATAATATATAGTGGTAGGTGTAATATTCGCAGTAAACCACTTAGTCATTGTTAAGGCAAATGCTGAAGAGAATTGACTATGCCCAGATGGGAAATCCGCAAATGGAGGCGTTATAAAGTTTGCCGTTTGATATGGAATCCATTGATCACCTTTTACAGTTCCGTTCCAGGATTGAACATCAACACCAACATATCTGCGTCTAACTTCTTGAATAGGACGGTCTTCCATATTGGCCGCCTTCAATCTCCAAGTTACACGACCACCCTCGAACAAATGTATTGATAAATCTAAAAGAGAATATACTATATTTTCCTTATTAGTAATAGCAGAAGTACGCATATATTCTTTCCAAAACCAAATAAACATTAATGGAGGACTGACCGTTCCAGGCCCGCCAGCCCAAAACTCAGCACAACATTTTTCAGTATCATTTAAATTAGCAGTAATATTCATTACTTCATCTACTTCAGTATCACGGGGTAACCCAGTAAGTGGCTTGTGTACGTCTTGAATTGCTTGTTCTTGTGCTTCTGTTAGGCAAGTGGAGAGAACAGTATCCCATCCATATGTCATATAATTTTGAGGGGCTGCAGCACCCGCACCCTTTAACCAAAGCGCCGCCCATAATACAGGGGCAGGAAATTCATTTATATCATTTACAGTTATACCATCAACAATTATAGATTTACCAAAATTTAGATTTTGTGTAGAATTGGGTTGTCCTATTGCTGCGGCGGCTGTGCTCCCATCTCCTACTCGGTAGCTGTACCAGGTTTGCCATAATGAAAACCATCCTGTCCAGTTACCAGCGGCTTTTACACTAGTCACAATAGATGCTGGGCAGTTATATATAGATTTATAACTAGCACCAACAAAATAAGGAGTAACAGTATCAATTACATTACATAGCCAAATAATAGAATCACTATCTGATAAGGGGGATGCCGCCTTATTGGACCAGTTCCAATTATCGTGTGTGTTAGAAATGCTGGATTGACTAGAAACCCAATTCCAGGCTTGGGTGACTGAAGCAATCCATACATACATAATTCGCGAGCCCTTTGTTGGTCCAAGATTTACAGATGCTACATACTGTAACATAGTATCAAGTCCAGCATTAAGAACATATTTTAGAGATGGAACAATATCTGCCACTGAGCCACCATTCATAATAGTAGATAGACTATCAGGAGGTGCTAAGAAATAAGACGATGATGGAATAACTGGTCCTTGGCCGCCAGCATTCATAGCGCACACTGTAAAAGTGTATGGCTGCCAATCTTGTAGGCCAGTAAATCTATATGTAGTTTCACTTGTTGTAACTGGAGAAAGAGCGACTCCATTTAGGTATGGTGTAATAATATAGGTAAAAGGTCCATCGCCAGTGGTAGGGGCATTCCAGGAAATAACTATAGAACCAACAGTAAAGGTGATTCCAGAGATGGCTCCAGGAATGGCGGGAACATATGGGGCAGTAATAAGTGACGCATTAAGTTCAGGACAAGGGCAACCAGCACTTATACCAATACAAGTGGGATAACGAGTATATTCGGTCATATGGCCAGTTTTAACGGCATTCATAATGGAGCTATCATAAATACCAGGTAGTGGTCCATATCCAGTTTGGGGTTGTGTAGTGTTACTCGGAGGATATAGACGTGTTAAAAAAGAACCAGCTGTAGCTCGTTCAGCTCTACGCTTAGTAAGTTGTGAGCTATCATAGATGCGATTAGACATTCTAATAATACTAAAAATAATATTATTTGAATGATTATTATAATTATATGATAACTTTATTTTGAATTTAGAAAGTGCTTTCTACAAACGGGACGATATGCTTCAGCGCCGCCAATTGCAACACCATTTTCGTCTTTAGGGACTTCTCCAAAGTATTTAGAGTAAACTGCGACTGTTCCATCACGGCATACTGAGCAGAATGCACTAAGGCGTTCGACTTCTTCTGAGTGAGGAATGAGTTTTAGCATATCACCAAATGGAGTTCGTTCTGATGTACCATCGAGACCTGAAACTACGATATGAATCGGTAGTTCATCGGCCCAGGCAGATACGTATTCGTGGAGATCTGTAAAGAATTGGCCTTCATCGATAGCGACTACGTTGTAATCGCCAGAACGTACAAGGTGATTAACGGATTTGAGTAGTTCAACACAAGCCGCTTTTTCAACATCTTTGTCGTGAGAAGATACACAATCTTTTCCATAACGATTATCGCCAATATAGTTTACAACAAGTACTTTGTAGCCGATTGATTTATAACGTCTAACACGACGAAGGAGTTCGGTAGTTTTCTGACTAAACATACAGCCGATGATAAGTGAAATATAGCCCATTTTATGTCCTTGCTATTTTGGTTGGTGGGCTTTAGGAGTCAAATTTTACGCAATTTAATTCGGTTATAAAAAAAGAGATGTCTAGTTGGTCTATAGATTCAATACCAGCATTTTGTATTACGTTGGAACGCCGTCAAGACAGGTGGCGTCGTTTTCAGGATCAGTCCGGAATCGATGGGTTGAATTTAAAGAGATTTCTAGGTGTGGATGGAAAATCACTTAATGTAAAAATGGATGACCGCATAGCATTATGTGCTAAACGAAATATTTTAGAAAAAACGAGGCGTTCACACGAAGAACTTGATAGTATAGGTGGAGTAGGGTGTGCTTTATCTCATATCGCAATATGGCAATGGATGGTTGATAATAACCAAGAGCTTTGTTTAATATTTGAGGATGACGCAGTCGTACCTCCTGATTTTATAGAAAAGGCGAATAATTGTATTAATAATTCGACTATTATAAAAGATCCAACAAAATGGGATATATGGCTATTAGGCGGTATTTGGGATAAACTTACTCAAATTCCAGATGAACCAACAGCGGTTCGAATAGGTACATTTGCTACTTCACACGCAATGGTAATGACTTTACGTACTGCTAAAAGATTATTAAAAGACGTATACCCAATACAGGCACATATTGATTTATGGATGTCTATATATAATTATGTATATGACTTAAGAATTGTTGGATGTTTGAACTTACATTTAAAACAAGCATCAGCCGTTAAAACAGATATACAGTCTGAAGATGGATGTGATATTTGTAATGTAGAGAAGGGATTTAGTAAAACACATACATTAGTATCAAAAGTTGAATGGAATATTGCCAGAACTGCAGAAGTAGTTGCTATTGGATTAATTGGATATATTCTCTATCAGCAATATCAAAAAATGAAATAAAAGTTAAGCTGTCTTTGTCGTAATCTGCGTACAAAGAATCTCTGTACCGCTTGGATCGTTCCAGGTAATCTTTACAACTAGCTTACCTGATACACTGTTTTCTGATGTTGATACCTGATGATGGTGACCAACTAGAAGAGGGCAAGGGTCACCAGATTTTAGAGTCTCATCGCAGAGAAGTGCCTGGCTAGTGTAGGGAAATCCATTGAGTGTAGCGGAGTAATATGCTGTACCGCCTGTAATTGGCACATCCAAGTCAAAGTCAAAGATTGTTGATACATTTTCTCCTTTGGTGGGAGTATCTGTTGATAGAGTTACAACAAGATTTTTGGCAAGTGCTGAAGTTGAGGAACAGACTGTTGTGCCTGATAGAGTGTGGTTATATACCGTATTAGGATGTGCATAGCAACTCGTAATAAACAAGAAAAGAAGAGCAGAAATCATAGTATCTACTTCATTATATATATAAATCTTTAGATTAGGTATCTTAAAAAGTTTTACGTAATGCTTCCCAAGAAACAGGAAAGGCTTCAGCAAGACATTTATCTACAAGACCCGCATACATACGAATCTCTTTTTGAGCATCCGCGCCTAAACGAAGATGACATAGACGAGCATATGCAGCAAGAGACCCAGTCTCCACAAATTCTGTATACATACTTTGTGGAAGAATGCCGCGTGCCACTTCAGGGGCTACACCTGAGGCAAGAAGATCATTATAAGTCTTAATGAGCTGACAGGTTTGTTCTGCGATGATACGACGAACCTCTTCAGATTGTTCTACAGGAGTAGCTTTAGAGCCTTGTTTTGCTTTAGGATCACGTTCTCGGATTTCGTCAGGTTGAGGTACCCAACATTGAGGAGGAGAATCTACATAACGACGACTGACTTCATTACGAGCAAAACCGATTGTATGACGGTACCATTCACGAGTTACAAAGATTGGCATCTTGATACGAAAGCGAACTTGAGGATGAAAAAAAGGACTTGTATGGTTATGTTTTGCCAAATAGTTAATTAGTTTTTTATCACCTTCGGTAAGTTCAGTAGAGATTTTATCAAAAGATACGCGGGCTGCATTTACAACAGTAAGGTCATCACCAAACTTTTCAAGACATTCAACAAATCCAATGCTATCAGGCATTAATTCTTTTTGGGAAGCGGTTGACATCTCACTAAAAATATATAATGTTTATTCTTTAAATCTTTATAGTATTTTTATAGTTTTATATTTTTATATTTTGGTTTTCTATATTATTAACTATCAACTGATGAAGAGCGAGAGCTAATATCACATGCAATTTGACGAACTAGAGGGCCAGTAGGCATTGGAGGCATTAGAGACATTAGAGATATTGGAGACATTGGAGACATTGGAGACATTGGAAGAGCCGTATATATGCTTTGTAGAGGAGAAAGGTTGGGAGAAAGTGCATCGCGCTGATGAGCTCCTCCACTAACAGTTGCGCATAGTTCAGAACTAATATGGCGTTGTGCGGAGTTAGAGAATGTGCGGGTAACAGAAAGAGGAAGAGGATGTGAGGGGCTGTTTTGAGGATCTCCATAACCGCCGCTACTAGGCACTTGAGACAGAGCAGCAGGAAGGCCGCGCATACGACCTAGATACCCTGCGTGCTGTGTCATAATCTGAGCTGAATTGGCAGCGGCAAAATGGCGATTCTCAAGAGTTAGCTTACAAGTATTTAGTTCTTCAAGAAGAATATCCCATAGAGAGTGCTCGTGTTCTTCACGATACTCAGTAATAGTTGTGATACAGCTGTTAATCTTCAGAATGTGAGCAGCCGTATCAGCTGAGGTACCAAAATAGGACATAATGCTTCTAGTTTGTTCGAGTAGTGCCAGTACCTCAAATCGAATGTAATGTGCTTCGCCGTTAACCTGAAGTAAAGCATCTGTTGTTGTGACTACAGTCGAGTTGATTTCATAGGTGTTATGTGCCATAAGATCATATCCCTTGAGTGTAGCGGTAGTTCCACTAGGAATCTTTGCAAGGAATGCTGCCTCAGTGCCAGCAGGCATATCTCCAATGACAATTTCAACCTTGTTACCAACAGTATTTGTGCCATAGCGACTCTTTACCTCAGTGCCAACAGGAAGAACAACTCGAACCTGTTGAGAGGCACAGGATATGAGGCCACCGAGGATATCGCCAAAGACACTGGCTACATCTTCAAGGTTATTGACAACATAGTAAGAGCCACCGCCTTCAGTACTAATACTTTGGAGCAGCTCGACATTGTGGTCAGTACCATATCCAACAGATGAGATAGAAGTGCCATTGAACTTAGTAATGGTATTACGAACAAGCTCAATAATGTCAGTTGAGTTAGTAAGACCTATATTAGCAATACCATCGGTAAGAAGGAGAATGCCCTGTTTTAAGCCACTAGTATCGACTTGAAGGGATTCGTGTGCCTGAATGATGCCTGCGCTGAGATTGGTATTAGACTCAACGCGAATAATGGAGATACGGGTACGGATATTGTCTTTTTCAGTTAAGGACACTGCAGTCTGAGTTAGGATAGTACGAGCAGCTTCACTGAAGGTGATAACGGAGATAGAATCCTGAGGGCCAAGGAAGTCAAGGAGGAATTGAAGAGACCGCTTGACATTCTCAAGTTTGTTGTAGGATTCCATAGAGGCTGAGGTGTCAATGACGCAACATAGATGAACAGGAGTCCGAGTCTCGGATTCAGGCGCCTTGACCTGGAGGCAGGCCCATTCAGGATGCTTGGAGAGAGTGTATGCTTGGAAATTCATTTTACGGTTTTAACGATAAGAGTGTTTAAATTATAAGCTTGGAAGGGTGTACAACTAATATTCGAAACTAAAGATATCAATTTTTTCTGCTAAGTAGGATTAAATCTGAATAAATATTTCTTAGTATAAGAAAATGATATCGCCTAATATACTTATATTTATTCTTGTTGGGTTTGTAATGTCTATTCTATCATTGATATTTAGACAGAAGAAGATATATAATGTAGTTCCGAAAAAAATATGGACTTATTGGCATAATCCAGATAACTCTGGAGTCAATAAAATACCAAAGGCTGTTAAATTATGTATGGAGTCTTGGAAGAAATTTAATCCAGATTATGAAATTGTACTTTTGACAAAGAAGAACTTTCAGGGCTACGTAACTATTCCAGATGCATATAGAACTCATCCGCATTTTAATGATTCTCCGCAGAGGTTTTCAGACTTGGTAAGATTATATGTGGTGGAGGAGCACGGTGGGATATGGATTGATGCATCTGTTTTAATAAAACAGCATTTTGATGAATGGTTATTTCCAAAATACGCAGAGTATTCTGGATTTTATAGTGGGCCGTTTACGATAGATCCTAAAGCACCAGTAATAGAGAACTGGTTTTTTGCGGCGAATAAAAATAGTAAATTTATTAAGCTCTGGAAACAAGAATTCCTTGAAATGGCAAACTTTAAGGATATTCAAGGATATTTGGATTCACGAAAGAAAATGGGCGTGAATTTTAGCGGATTAAGAGATCCACACTACTTAGCAGCATATGTTTCTGCTCTAAAAGTTATTGAAGTAGATAAATATCCACAAGATACTCTTATTCTAAGGGATTCAAAGGATACAGCATTTAGATATTTGAAGGATGCTGTATGGTATCCTGAGAGGGGGATGAAATTGGCGTGTAGTGATAGATCATATCAGGCACCTATTATGAAGATGCGTTCTGATGAGAGAAATATACTTGAAAGGGATATAGATGGAGATTTATCGCCTGAAAAGTGTGGATGGCTTACTTAGCTACAGTGGTGGACGCGGCGTCTTTAGCCTTCTTCCACTTTTTATAGAAGTGTGTCCATTGTACAAAGTATGATGATTGTAGTTTATCAATCGCGAGTTGGTGGAGTTCCCGTTCCTGAGGGCTTAAAGAAGCATAGAATTCATCAAAATCGGCGGGGAGTGGAGAGGATTTAGGAGGAGTATATTTTTCCATTATGTCTGTCTACATCAATGTAGAAAATCGTAGTCAAATTTTACCTCTGATGCTAATAGGTGAAGGCATCAAATGCATTTCAAAGATAAACGGGTGCTATCAATTAAAACACCCGAAGATATGCTAAAAATCCTTAATTCAAAAGGTAATTCTTTAAGCAGTTATAAGAAAGGTACCAAGATTACAGTATATAACAAGATGGAGTCAAACTATTCCTATGTGTTAGCTGAGAACCCGGGCAAAAATTTCGCAGAGGGTTTTGAACCCGAATTAACCCCTGCGAAAATGTTAGAACTCGGTGTATTTGAGGGAAAGTATCTGAATGACTGTCTTTTAGAGTTTCCTAAGGAATGGTTTTTAAAAGCTATTGATAAGGGTAAACTAAGTCCTGAAGGTGCGAATCCAGAAATTAATTTATACAAAGTTAAGTCTCGATTGGACCTCGATCAATGGGAAGATTATGGATGGATTCCTAACCCAGAAGGGAATATAGCTAAACAGTATCCAATCCTATCAAGTAAAGAAAAAAATAATGATGTTCGTGGTTGGTTTCAGTGGTATTGTAGATTTTTTCTTGGAAGAAGAGAGCCTGAAATAGATGAAGTTCAGATTAAGCGATGGAGAGCTTTTCGCAGACATTTAGGACAGATTAAAGCAAACTGTAAACCAGGCGATTTAACCTGTAGACCAGTGCAACGGCAAGCCCTATTACAATGGTCTTATCGTAGTAACATTTAAATCTCTAACATCTGAACATCTTCTTCCAACTGTTGAACTTCGTCTGAAATAACATCTTCTTCGCCCTCATCCAAATCTATATCATTTACTGAAAGTTTTTTAATAGCTTTTGCGGCTTTTTTATCAGGATGAGCTTTATTGTATTCTCTAGTGAAAGCGGTTTTAACCTTAGTAGAGAGTTCAAACTTATCGAACATAACTTCTTGTAGATTATCCATAATATCATCGCGTGTATATCGCATTTGATCCATAGTTTTAATGACTGACATAATATCAGGTTTTAACGAAGTATCAGCTTTGAGTGGATTTAGAAGTATAGTTTGAAGTGGTTCAGCATAGTCTAGGCGGAAAGAATCATTCGAGCAGAATACTTTAGAGGAAAGATCATCAATGTAGCGCTTGTGTTTGAGTCTCTTAGAATTTTTACCGAGCCAGGAAGGAAAGATTTGAAAAGGAGCTGGGCCTGAAACAGTTTTAGCAGCACTTACTACTGATTGTACAAAGTGAGGAAGCAAACTCCAGTCCTGAGTTCTATGAATTCGTCTGTCTATCACGTCACCAACAGATATAAACTCTGCTGCACGTACAGCATCCTCTAATGAGTTTCTACTTGATGCGGCATATGCTTCTTGAACCATAAGAGGAATCATATTATAATCTACAAAGACTAGGTTAGCGGCTTCATCTAGTGATGCTTTTTTATTACCGATGAGTTTTTGAGTGGCTGAGAATAAGTCAAGACGAAGATTGGAGTCTTTATCATTTTTGGATTCTACAGTATCTGCTCCATAGAATTCAAGATTGTTGAGAATGGAGCGAATATCGTTGCCGTTTTTCTCGCAGAGCCCTTCTAAATCCAACTTTGTTATTTCAATTTTTTCCGCCTTTGCTACTTTGAGAAGTGCAGTAGCAATTGTTGATTTCACTGGTCGATTAAACTTAATATCTAGACACGCATTTATAATCGGTCGCAACTTAGGAGGTTTATCATTCGCAATACAAATAATAGGTGTAGAAGTCTTCTTAATGATAGAGGCGATTTCACCAACACCACCGCGTTCTGATAGGCCATCCACTTCATCCATAACAATTACTTCTTTCACTAAACGCCGAATACCAAGTGCGAATAGACCGCGTAGCATTGAAACAGAGCGAGTGTCTGAGGCGTTATATTCTTTTACTTTGTAGCCGAGGGATTCTGCGATAAGATGCATAGTCGTCGTCTTACCAATACCAGGCGGGCCTGTTACAAGAATACCACGACAATCAGGATAAGCTTCGTCCCAGGATTGTAGCCAAGTAGTGATTTGATTAATTTGTTCTTTATGACCGATAATATCAGCTATGTTCTTTGGAGCATATTTATCAACAAACATATCTTTAGCTTCATAGTGTTTCTCTTCAGCCACTTTGGGGGCTTTTCTTACAATTGGAATACCTAGTTTGAGGGCTTGTTTGTATCGCCAAGATTCTGTGATGGGTCTGCCATCATTACATTCGGAACCGACATGGAGTTTGTAGCCTGGAAGTAGGACTTTATGAACAGTAAATTTCTTTATAGAGTCCCTATTAAGATTTCCTGTAATAGCGATATCCATTGTATTACAGCGTTACTGCATTGCTTAGATATATTAAAGAATCAAATTTTTTCGCAAGAACTTAAACCATAATACCAGAATATATATAATAAGTTAAATGTCGGATATGGAAATATCTAATTCTGAAATTGAGGCTACACCAGTCGGATATATGTCTACTGTTACACAGACGGTTCCAGAGATGGTTCCAGAGATGGTTCCAGAGACGGTTCCAGAGATGGTTCCAGAGATGGTTCAAGATACAGAAGTTTCTACAGTAGAAGAGGATTCTAAAAAAGGTAATATTGAGGCAACTGATACCCCAGTAGAATCTGAAGAGGAAGAGGAGGAAGATGAAAAGAGTAAAACTGAAAATAAGGTTCACTATATCCAACCAGTAGTAATCAGGCGCGATGAGGGGCTTCCATTTCCTATTGTATGTTCAGCATCACTTCTAGCATTTGTATATTTGCTAAAACTATTTTTTATGTTTTGTGCTTTTACAAGAATGGGATGTAATAGAGATTGTGTATGTTGTAATGTTTAAAACCTATTAAAATGCTTTGAGTAAATGATGTGCGACAACAAAGAGAACACCACCCCATAATGAATCAGCAATTGCAAATTTCCAATCATATTTATCAAGTATAGCATAGTTAGTAAAATCATATACAGCGTATATTGATACACCGTATAGGAATGCTTGCTTATAACTCGTAGTTTCTAAGAGCATATATGCCAAGAATAAGTAAACAATAGCAGCACCAATCCATCGTGCTTGAATTGGAGATCCTTGGATATTTTCAGTCATTTTGCGAGCATAGATACCGCCAGTTAGGAGCCAAAAGATATCAACCAATAAAAGAATTGCGGCGGCTTTGAGTAATGAATATGGATATGATGTCATTTCTAATATAGCCGTGTTTTATTTCATCAAATAATAATTTGTAATTAAATAGGCCAGATGGAAACATCAACGATTCAGATAGACGCATTTAGTACAAATCTTCACGGGGCAAGAATTCTATGTCAGGGTCCGTTTCCGAATGGAAGGTATGCTCCGATTATGGAATCAATACAAAAGTTAAGAGAACCATTTAAAAAGAAAATACTTCTAACAAGAACCACATTTTCACTTTCAAAGTATCTTCCCTTACAATATGACGCAGTATTTCAAGTAAAAGATACTCACGACTGGACATTAATTCTTACTTATATTACTTATGCTCCAAAGCCTCTGTTAGTTGTAGCGGAGGATGTTCCGATTCCAGATGGATTATGGCAGAAACTAAATAAGACAACAACATTTGTGAATATAACATCATCGTATGTACTAAATATTCGTCCATATGATGCTATATTTTTTGCGCCAATTGAGGAATTAGCGACGAGTTATACAGAATATGTATTGAAGTTACTTCAAAGTGTGTATAAAGCATCATATTCACCAAAAGAGCATAAGGAGGTATTACAGGAATTGCGAGTGGCTTCAGCGGGTGTATGTTGGACCAAATATGAAGAGGATACGCAAGGAGGAGCGATTTATTGGTACGATCCAGTAGGAAATAACCAAGGCGATAGTTTATCAAATAAACAAATGTCAGAATTATTTAATTGGTTATCTCAACAATTTAACCGCGATTAATTTCCATTTTCAAGACGATTTCTATGAACCTCGCTCATTAAATTATTGAAATTATTAGCGTTTTCTTCATTTTGAGTGCGCATAAGCTTCTTTAAGTAATTTTCTTGAACACGCATACCTCTATTAGTTTCCAGATTAGCAAGAAGATTGTTAGAAGGGGTATATGGGGTGGCCTCAGCCCTAAATCGTTTAGGAGATACAACACGATTGATTTTATTAGCATTAGTATTAGCAACCTTTCGATTTAGTATTATATTTTCACCCATATTAGCTTCAGCCAGCATTCGTCGAGCATTTCTATTAGCTGCTTCATCTGCTAAACGAGCTTCTCTTCTCTTTTTGACACCACTGCTGCCACCGCCGCTGGAGAGTCCAGGGGTGCGACCTGTCATTTGATAGAGTTCTTGAGATGCACCAGTTGTAAAGGCGTGGCCTAGATCGGCTCCACCCATTCCACCGCGGCCTCCAAATTGACCACGCATCGAACAAGATCCGCACGTACCACCACGTTTACGCGTATGTCTGCGAGTTTGTTTGCGACTGTGTCTTCGCTTATGAGACTTGCTTCTATGAGTTTTTCGTACCATTTCTATAGTATAACTACATTATTTTTTAATAGTGTAGTGATACTAGCATATAATTAATTATTAAAAGGGAATATTTTTAAGCCGTATAGAGTTAGTTTAGAGCTTGGGGGCGGGGGCGGCGCCAGGGGCAGGGGCGGAGGCAGAGCCCATGAGGGTGGGGACACCAGCGGCGCCGCCGCGCTTACGAGTGTGGCGCTTGCCGTGCTTCTTGGAGGTCGAGTGTGCCATTGATTTACTGAAGAGCTTGAAGGTACCCTTCTTGGCGATGTAACCGAGAGTGCGTAAGTGCTTGATTGCTTTCTTACCTGCTGTGTGTTTGCGGCGAGAGATGATGCGACCCTTGTGTTTCATAAGATCTTTCTTATGTAAGCCACCAGAGGTGTGTTTTGCAGTTCCGTGAAATACCTCAGCTTTCGAGCCAGTAGCCTTGATTTTGTCAGACATTTCTATATTAAACGCAGATATTTTATTTGTGTCGTAGGGTTTCGGCTAAGCGGTCTGAATAAAAATTGAAAATGGCGGGATAGATTAGAATGGATGCCGAAATGTCTGTGCCGTATTTCCAAGAAACGATGAACTCCGTTGAAACAGGCGCAACAATGGATGAAGATGGTTCTGATATAAACACGAGTGATAATGAATCAACTGAAAGTGATATTGAATGGGAGCTCCAGCACCTCAAAAAATATGATAATATGAAACAACTTGATATATTAAGACGCGAAATCGGACATATTGTAGCACATAATGTACTACTACCTGAAGAATGGTACAATGAACGGTTTGTGTATATTCATACTTATTCACAGTTAGGATGGGCTCATATGGCAAAACGATTTCACAATAAGGATCATTATATTCACGATACGGCCTTATATATTATGAGGCTTCTTGATGAACTAATCGAAGAACGCGGAGCAAAACCAACCTTTCATATTCCTACTTATCATAAAGTGATTCACAACATTCAAAGTGTTTGGAATTATTATAGTCGGTTGTATATGGCTGGGGAGGAGGATGCGAATGTGATGGATTTGATTGAGGGAATGATGTCTCTCGGTAAATAAAAATATATTTTTTTGATATTTAGAGGCAGTAGGTATAAGAAAATTAGGAGTGGGGGGAAATTTCAATTTTTTTGTGTAGAAGAAAGGGCTTAATGCGGGTCCACTATGAGATACAAAATTGATGATATCTAATACATTTTATGGCAAACCGCTAATAAGAGCCTAAAACATTGATCCGAATATAATATAAGATGAGCATAAAAATTGAAATCTCGTTGGTAGCAAAAAGGGGTGTTAAGACAACACTACCTCTTACTAATAGCTCCACGATGACACTCAAGTATATTAAAAACGAAGACGGCGACTTCGTATGCCCAGATTGCGGTGTAATAAAAAAGAACCAAAACACGATGTTCTACCATATGAAAAAGCACGAAGAACAACTGACTCACATATGTAAGGCCTGTAAGAAGGGATTTCTCCAAAAGCAAACTCTTGATCTCCATATCCGCTCAAAACATCCTGAACTTATTAAGGATACTGCCAACTCTGAAAAGAAATTTAAATGCCCATTCGACGATTGTGAATTTTCAGCACTTACTAAAGGTAATTGTGTAATTCACTGCCTCCGCGTACATTTTCAAGATGAGATCAATAATCTTATGGTCAAAGACAACGAAACTAAAATAATTTGTTGTAATGAATGTCAAAAGGAATTTAGCAGTTCTTGTGCTTTCTACTATCATTGTAAAAATTGTCTTACATTTGAAGAGAATGATGAGAAATATAAGAAATTTCAAGAGATAGCTATATAATAATTACATAAATATCTATCAATACTAGGTTTGTAAAAATCTATAATTTTTAGCAACTCTTAATAATGTAATTTAACTGGAAATTCAAGTCTTTAAGTTCTGTGTTATAAGACCGCACTTACTTACGCCTTTTAGTACTTCTTGATTTAATTTTTTTACGTAAGACTTTTTTATATTTGCGATGTGTCTTACTAACTCGAGAGCTTCCTATACTAATAGTATTCTTGCTATTAGGATTGTTGGTATTAGGTTTTGTATTACCATTATTATTGGTATTAGTTTCATTATTTGAATTAGTATTTGATTTAACTTGTTCAAATGACACTATTTTTAGTAGTTTATCCCATTTTTGCCATCGTGGCGATGTCTTGTTTAAGATATATGTAGGCATACCTAACCAACGGAATTTACTATCATTGTATATTTCAGCTATTTTAGATGTCATCTTATTAAATACATCCCTCACAATTTTAGACATATTTTCAGTTTGTATTTCTCCCATTTTTTTCATAACTTTTGCTATTGTATCTTTTTTATCTATTGTTATATCTGGATATTCCTTTTTTAATAAATTATCTATATTCTCATCTCCTATATATTCACTCCATCGACGCTCTCTAGCAAATTGTGATATGAAAAAAAAAACTTCATTCCAATATCCATATTTAGCATAGATTGGTTCTTCACCCCTCACTACCCTCCAATAGGAAAGTGGTACACTAATTCTTCCATTTTTTGAATCTTTAACTATCGCTGCATCAGCAAGTGTTACATCCTTATCTGAGCCGAGTATTAAAATTTTTAATTTTGTATTTAATACCTGTAATATATCAGTTTGTTTTATACCAGTAGGCAAATTATCTTTAATATTTATACTAGGTGTAAAACAATGACTTTTATCACTATTTGAACGTATCATTGATGATACTTGTGTACTGTCATCCTCATCAATATCATCAAGTTTATATGATATTGTAATACAATTATTTGTAATTCCGGAATAAGTAAATTTAAAAATTGTAGAGTATTCCTTTGTAGTCTCATCTGTGCCTTCAAATGTGAATGTAATTTTATAGTTCTCAGATGGTTTAATATACTCTTTAAACTTATCTTGAATAGCCTTTTCAATTGTATCTATAGGTTCTACCGCCACAGACATATTTTATTCTACCCTCAGAAATTAAACACAAAAATATATAAACTTATAATTGCTCCAAAATTGTTAAGGGCTATAATACTATTACTTGTTAGGTTCAGGATGTGCGTCTAATTGTTTAACTACTGAAAACATATGATAACCTCCAGCAGCAAATCCTAGCATCAAAAGAAGCTCATATGCATAGCGAGGTGTTTCTTTTTTATGGTAGCCAATGAATAATAGAAGTGGGGCAATAATAATAACGTGTAGAGCATTAACCCACGCCAAGTTAGACCGTGATTTTAACCGTAGAACAAGTTTAAAACCGTGATATACAAGAATAACCCATCCAATAGTAAAGAGGGCTAGATAGACCCATTGAGGAGTTTCAGCACGTGTAAAGCCAACATATAAGAATAAAGGTGCAACGAATATTAAGTGAACAATAGCTAACCAAAAATGATTATCAAGTTCCATTTCTAAATCGTAGCAAGTTTAAAAAGATCTTTGGCAACCTTTTTATCGTCACCATGTTTATATAAATTTGTAATCAAGACAATAAGAGTTCCAATGTAAATCCATTTTAAGAGTTTAAATTGTAAGAAGTAGTCAGATATATATGTAGATATAATAAAACCAACTATAATATAAAATATATGCTTAAAAGTAAATGGATAAATAAATTGTTGAATACTATTAATACTTCTGTACCTTTCTGGAGAAAGGCCTTGCCATAAATGATCCATACTAATTACTAAAAATAATTTAAATTATATTATTTATTATTATTATTATTATTATTTTTAAACATCCATTTACACTTCTTATCTTCATCTAAATCACCAACAAATTCATTCATAAATTTTATATATTCTTTTTCTATTTTAATTTTACTTTCCATATACTCATTGAATGAATTATTTCTATTAGGTAGTATATAAGAATTCATACTTTTAGGTATTATATCAAGATAATATGCGGCATCATCTTTACATTTATCAGTTAAAGCTGTTTTTTTAGAATTATCAATTGTATCATAAATAAACTCAAGAGTTGGTTTAATAATTGTGAAAATTAGATCAGATGTATCTGTCATTCTAGCACTAAGTAGTATGTTATTAATTCTCCAGCTTTTCCCAGAATTTATTGCTTTCTTTTTAATATCAAGATGATCTTCTGCTAAACCAAAATCAATCCAGCGTAGTTTACCATCTTCAGGATTAAATAGGATATTTCTATCGTGAATGTCTTGATGATAAATCTGTATTTTGTGTAATTTACTAAGGCCAATAGCCAGTTGTTTTAGAGCTTCCATTAAACAGCAGCATTTGATGGCACTAATAGGATATTTACCGCTTAATATATTATTAAGTGTAACTCCACAATATGGAGCAATTCCATAGGCATCTTGGTAATCATTCATACCAACTTGGATATATTTTTCTTCAGGGGCCCCACACATAAATTCAATAAAACAATAATAATCTTTCCAATGTTCTACATTATCCTTAATAAGTGCACCTATATCTAATTCTTTTCTGGCATAGTATGTTTCGGTCAATTTAGATATATAATTAGGATTTTTGTAATAAGTTTCTTGAAAAACAATGCTATTAAGATTGCGTTGATTAATATTTTTGCTGTTTCTGGAGAAGAAATGATCGCATCGCGCAGGTGGCTGTGATACAGTTCCAAAGGCACCTTCACCGATTTTTTCAGCCTTAATATTTTTATATGGCTCTACACTTCGAGCACGTCTACTATTTTTACGAAATGTGCGTCCTCTATTAAGACTTCGGCTACGCCGTCTTCGTGTATTTGACTTCACTGACTTTACAGTGTTATTTGAAGACATTCTACTATTCGGAAGGATATTTAATTTAGACCAACGGGCATTTTAAAATGCCCGTTTGCTGCCGGCCGCAGGGTATTTCTAAACAAGATTCAAGCCTATTTTGCCTTCAGCAAAATTTGCTTATTGCTGGTTTGAAATGCCCTGTGGTCTAAAGAAAATGTAAGATATATAAAGTAGATGGATAAAACAAATAAAGTAGCTCGTTATAGAAGTTATACAACATATTCAGAAGAGAATGGACAGCTGGTACCATCAATTGAACCACAAGAGAAGAATGTTAAGTGTAAGATACTTGAAAATATGACAATTGTATATAGGGCGACTGATGAAGTTATGAATATTGAGAAAGAAAAATTGAAATCTGGTACCCTGCTAAATATAAGCAAGCCTGATATCAATGTCAGCACTAAGTGATATGTCCAAGCTTGTCAAGTCAGTCCAAGATATCTATGCGAGGAAAGAAGACTTTACTTGTATAAACTGTAAACAAGTATATAAAAAGAAATGGTGTAATACAGATAATAAACCCTGCTACTTCTGTAAAAATTTCATGCCAATGCGCGATACATATTCATCAATCCTAAGAGATCACGATTGGCATTTTCTAAAATCTGGGGAGAGCAATAGAGAATTATTCTATCCAGACTTTCTTGATAACTTGCGTATCTGGGCGGACCGCTTTCACGTATTTCCTACTAAGGAGGACTTAAAGACGGAAGCAGAACTACGTGAGACTAAAAATTGGACGCGCGATGAGCCTGAATGTGATTATTAAATCTCAAAAGTTAGAATATGATCCCAATAATTCTTAAAAATATCAGAATCTATTTTTCCTTCTACTATCTCGATTGTTTTATTTGTAAAAAGTGCGCAAAAATTAAAAATAAATATTTTTAAACCCAGATGGCATACAAGGTAATACTTGCTCCACCAGCATATGTAGTAGTATAACCTGGTCCATAATTTGTTCCTGAACCATTAGCAGCAGTATTCCATCTACTGAATGTAGAAGGTGCTGTAGATTTTGTCAATGAACCTGTATTTCCACTAATTGTAATGCTTGTAGTAGCGGTATAGGTTGACATATACACTGGTGCTGGTATATTACCACCTGTAGCACCATTTCCGTCATACTGAACAGTAAAGTTGGGCATTGGTGGATATATATATTCTAAAGCATTTGATGGTATAATTGTCATAGATGTAAGAGCCGCACTTGAGCGTGGTGTAAGAGAGCCATAATTATATGGATATAGCGAATTTGGTGTCTGAGAATAAACAACAGGTGTAGCGCCACCATTGGTGCTATAAAATGAATTAGTTGGAGATGCTATAAATACTGTATTCGTTAGGTCAGAATAATTTAGAGTTACTCCTTGATTAAAGAAACAAAGATTATAACTTACAGGGGAAATAACACCTCCTCCTGCGATGACATTTAAACCACACCCATTGCTACAGTTACGAGTTGATAAACGATATGTTACAGGACTACTATTATTATATGTTGGTGGGGTAAGGAATGGGTTATTCGTAAATGTTGGGAATGTTATACTTGATATTGTTGCTCCAGAAGGCCAGTAAGTAACGCCTGAACCATTTGTTATAGTATAAGCATAGTTATAATCATTTGCCGAATTTAGATATGTTGTATTAGTATTAATTGTTATAGTTGCCGATGTTATTACTGTTTTGCTTGTAAGTGATATTATTCCTTCAGGAGCTGTTCCAGAACCATAGTTTGTAGTGGTTGTACCAAAGAGAGCAGTAGTATAGATTGTAATTGTATTTGTGCTTGCGATAACTTGAGCAAATGGAAAAATAAAAGTAAAAATACTACTACCACTACCTCCACAGCTTTTAACAGGTGAACCTTGTGCCCATTGTGCATAAAGAGTTACTGTTTTAGATGTAAATGTATATCCTGGAGCATAGAGTGAACCAGCACCAGTAGAAGAAGAATTCCATCCTAAAAATGAATATCCAAGTCTTGTAAGAGAACCTTGACCTAAAATTGGCACTTGAACGCCAGTTGGATAATTTGTTGGGCTAGCAGGAACTGCTCCACCTGTAGCACCATTCGCATTATATGTGACTGTAAGGAGTGGCGTACTTCCCCACTGTGCGTATAGTGTTTTATTAGCATTCATAGTAATAGTTGAACCAGCTAGGTAACTTGTTCCTGAACCATCAGCCGCTGTGTTCCATCCATAAAATACTTTCGTTGGATCAGAATTTGTATAGGGCCCTATGTTTCCTAATATGTTAGCAGTAGAATTTGAATTATAGCTTGTTACAGAGGCTGGTGGAGTTCCAGAACCACCAGCAGCGCTATTCGCATCATATGTTAAAGTATACTGCGTAGCAGGATTAATCCATTGAGCAAATAGAGTTACAACTCCAGCTCCAGGCATAGTGTATTCAGCACCAGCTGGATAACTAGTACCAGAGCCATCCGCGGCAGTATTCCATCCAGCAAATGTATAACCATTTGTATTTGTAAAAGTATTTCCAACTACATCTGCTGTGCTAAATGCTGGATATGTAGTATTAGAACTTGCGGGAGCAGATCCAGTCCCACCTGCTGCGCTATTCGCATTATATACTAAACGTGGTCCAATTATCCAATTGGCATATAAATCTGTATTAGCATTAATTGTGAATATATCACCACCAACATAATTCGTTCCAGAGCCATCTGATTGAGTATTCCATCCACCAAATCCAAATCCTGTTTTTGCTAATACTGGAGAACCAGAATTACCTAACACTATTACTGAAGAGCCACCAATATACGGAGATGATCCATCAACTGGGGCTACACCAGATGTGTTTGTATTACCAAAATAGGTTACAATATATGGTCCTTCACTTGGGGCAGAGCCAGAACTTGCAGTTACTGTCGTAGAACCTATACAGTTGCAAGACAAGTTTATATCCGTACAGCCTTCGGCCTTTCTAAAGTAGGTAATATTGCCGTTATCAGCTTCACCTAACAGATATGAGCCATAACCAGCCTGTGGTATAATAATAGGCTTCCCATTATCAGTAGCCTGTTTAATCTGTTGAGCGATTACCTTGTCGCGACTTCTCTGAGTTATCAGAGATGAGTCATAAATAGTAGTAGGCATCTAATTTAAAAATACAAATATTTTTATTTGTACTTTTATTTTTTTTTTAGTATTTATTTATTATTGGAAGATAATATTTTTAATCAGTTTTATTATAAACACCTAGAACACGATATGAGGGATCAATGTATTCATTCAAATCTTGATTTTGAGTGCTAATCTGAATAGACCTCAGTTGGTTATTATTTGATAATTTCTTTTTGCGTAATGTAACAGGTATTTTTATAAATTTAGGAGGAAGTATAATGCGCTTCATAAGTACTTCATCATAATTCTTCACACCCCTTAGGTGTTCAAAGCCATATTTTATAAATGTTTTTCGTAATGATTCTGTTCGTGGTGCAGTATATATTTTAATACATTTTTTATTTATTGCAAATCCATGTACAGAATAAGCTATCATATTTCCATATTGTAATTCATTTGGAATAGTACATAATAACAATATATCACATACGTGTTTATTTGTTATTTTGACTAATGCAAAACATACTATTTCATTAATGTTCTGTTTTGATGTATAATATAAAAAATAATTACTTGATTCGATAACACTATTTATGTATTTTTCATCATATTCATTATGACATAAAAGTATATGCCTATTTGTAATGGTTAAAAGTCTAAAACAAGAATTTTTATTTTGTTCTTTTGTAATGGGAATAACTCTAAATATATAATCATCTCTATTTATTCTATCCGTATTCATTTCTATTTATTATTTATATAAAAAGGTCATTATATCACATATCCAATATATTTTTAATCGGTTTTACTATATACGCTTAGAACACGTGCTGAGGGGTCAATGTATTCAGTAACTTCTTGACCCTGTTTATTCCATTTTGGTTGCCAGTAGCCAGCAATGACCTCTTGACGCTCTTCATCAAATACATCGCAGAAAATCTTACGATAGTAAAATGCTTCTTTGGTCTGAGGAGTACAGTAAGGAAATCTTTCAGCAGCCGAAGCTAATTCCTCATCTGTTACTTTATCTTCTACAAATTCTTGAATTATAGAGTACCAAGACTTTTCTTTGCTACTACACGCATCACTCTGTGCCTCTTTGGTTCTCCATAATACTTTATCTGGTAAAATATTAGTTTCATCAAATGCTTTTCGTAAAAACCATTTCTCCATATTTTTATAGGTCGGCATACGCGCATCACCAGGAATAGTCCAATATGCTTTAATAAATTCAGGATCTAATAATGGTACTCGACCCTCTAATCCCCATCGACAAATACAACGATCAGCACGTTTTACATCGTAATAATGGATATTTTTTACATACTCCTTAGAGCATTGATGAAGAGCAGTTCCATTAGGGGCATACCAATTAAAAAGATAGGATGATGCTATCTCATCAACCCCTTCACCTACCATAACAACTTTACAATCTGTATACTCACCAATATATTTACATACTAAATACTGTACAACAGAAGCTCTCACAGTCGTTGTGTCCCAAGACTCTATAGTACGAATTACATCAGGAATAGCGGCTAAACCTTCTTCAGGAGTAAATAATACTTCTGTATGTGATGATCCAATATGCTCTGCAACCATACGCGCGTATTTCAAATCTGTACCAACACCTTTTCCATCTTCTCCTTTTATAGAGCAGCAAAAAGTGCGAATAGGCTTACCAAGAATCTTAGCACTAATTGCCGCAACTAGAGAAGAATCTACACCACCTGAAAGCAAAAAAGCAAACGGCTTATCAGCATTGAGACGGCGACGAACAGAGTTGAGAACAGCAGTCTGTACAGCCTTCAAATGTTCCACATCAGATAAATTTATAGGCACTACATCATATACTGTGGAATAATTATACTTATCACAAGAGAGATTATCTAGCTCATCCAGAGTGTAAGTAAAGATATGACCAGGAGGAAACTCTATAATTTTGTGGGGTTGTGAGAGACCGCCCTTGATTTCAGAAGCAAAGAAGAGAGTCTCAGTAGAGTCAGGTGTGTAGTAAAGAGGACGTACACCAATTTCATCGCGACCCACAATAACCTTTTTTAGATTCTTCAAGCGGTCAAACTCATATAAAATAAATGCGAATTCACCCTTGACCTCCTCCTTAATAAAGCGGTTAAAATCAAATGTATTATCACGTTTTAGCATATCCATATAGGCTTCAGGAATAACCATACAATCATTCTTAATATAAGAAGGAAGATGATGACGTTCAATTAACTCTTTAAAGTTGTAAATCTCACCATTACAGATAAAGATAACTGTGCGATGATTGTCCTCTAGAATAAATGGTTGATTCGCATTAAAGGTGTCATCCATAATTGCTAGACGATGAAATCCGATTGTAACATTGTTATAAGTTTCAAAGTAAGAATTATCAGGGCCACGATGCTTCAAATTATAAAAGTCTTGAAATAGTTTAACAATATCTAACTCAGGATTTTTTCGTTTTAGATTAATCAGACTCCAGATCCCGCACATCTTCCTAGATTTTATATATGTACAAAGTTGTTTAAATCACTTGCCATCGTTGTCGCTTTTTACCAACCTTTGGCGCAAATTCATTAATAAGTTTAGCATTTTCTTCATACTGTATTTTTAATGTTAGTATTGACTCTTCCAATAATTTAATTTTAAGTTCTAACGATTCAATAAGTTTATTAGGATCAATTCTTTCAGACATTCTATTTAATATATAATAAAACAAATCTTTTAAGTTTTTTAGGCTTTTAGATTTTTAGGTATTACGCATTGTAACACAGAATGAATTATGTTCTAATAGTTTATCGGCTTGTACCAATGCGCTTTCCATCCAACACTGATTAACCGCAAATGATTCACCACACATAAATAAATTAGGAAACTTGTCTGGTAGCGGATGTAATGATTTGGTGCTCTCTTCTTCTACATCGTAATTTCCAGGTAGCCAATAAGTACATCCTGAAAACCAAGGATGTTGTTTAAAGAAGATAGGATTAGGAATAGATCTTTCAGGAAATAACTTTCTAATCTCAGTCATTACCAAGTCCTTAACGTTTTCTTCACCGTGTTCAGCCGCAGACTCATCTTGCTTAATCCACCACTTGGCATCATCACCATCAGTATATGAAATCATAACAATCCCCCGCTTCCCATTAACTGGGATAATATAACGAATAGGTGAATTAGTAACTATTTTATTAAGACCTGAAAACCATGAGACACCTCCTTTGGTAGGAAATATAGCATACATACGTAACAGTGGTGTCATTTTGAGATGTCTAAGAACTGGAATTTTATTAACACCTTTTATTTGTCTGACTGCGTTATGATGAAGTGCTAAAACAATGGCATTACTAATATATGTTTTCTTTTGAGTTAAATTATGAAATTGACAATCAAGGGTTATAGAGTTATCTATATTATTTGTAATACCTTTTAGAGTAGTATGCATAATAACAGTGCCACCTAGAGAAATAAATTCCATCATCATCGCATCAGTTAGAGATGATAATCCTTCAGCACATACTCCAAATCCCTTATTCGATTTCATTTCATTTCTAAATGCGTGAAGAGCTAAATCGGCGCGAAGAGTATGAATCTCAGAATAATAAGGAAACTGTATATAAAAATTCTTTGCACCACTATAACCAAGAGTTTTATCAAGTAATTCTTTTAATGTATGCGAGGCTAACGTTTCAGGTGATAATTGTGCTATAGGGCCTAGAAATACATTAATGAAATTAGAGAATTTATTACCTGTTATTTGTGGGTCTTTATCACTATGTATAGGATCAGCTATATAATCAGTTTCTTCAGGAATTGGAATTAAATTTAGATTAAATTGATTTAATAATTTTAAAACCTTTGTGTGTGAAAAAGAAATACGTCCAGCACCATTTTCCCACTGAACTTCACCAACTTTGGGAATATATTTTCTGAATGTATTTACACGGCCTCCAATATATCCATACTTTTCAAGAATACAGCAACGTAAATTAGAATGTCGCTTTAGAGTTTCTATACCCGTACGCAAACCTGCGATTCCGCCGCCAACTATTATTAAATCATAAGTTGACATTCTTACTAAAAATATATATTATTCTTTAGTATTTATTTTTATCATATTTATAGTTTGTGCATAATACAGAGTCTATATATAATACCCCAAAGGACAATAACAATAGCAGTAATAATACAGATAGTAGGAAACATAGATATCTCAATATTCTTCATCATATATGATCCGCGCAGTTCATAGCCGCGCTTCTTGTAATAGTCGCGAACACCAATTCCAGAGATAATGGCCATCTGTTCATATCTAGCCCTTGATGAGATTGACTCTGCGATACTTAGAAGCATCTTACCAATACCGAAGTGTTGTGACCCTGTGTTTCCATCAGGATCCTTATAGCCAACATGCTTCACACGACCATACACATGAAGCTCACGAATCATCGCAGTATTACCCTTCAGCTCAGGAATGATACTATTTTCAAGAGAATTGCTATGACGAAGACGAATAAATCCAAGGAGTAGAGGCCTGTTGGGGCGAGAAATTTCAGCAGAGATATAGTACTCAATAGAACCACTGGCCTCGAACATCCTTACCAAGTACTGAATATCATCCTTATTGTACTTTTCATTTGAGACTTCGCAACAGCGGATACACTGACAGTAGATACCTAACTTCTCAGCATCATCCTTTACAATTTGTGCCAAGTTAGACTTGATAGAAGTACTGGTATAGCCAAGGTTGTCCTCACGCGCCTCCTGAAAGTCGCGCTGGATCCTATTTACGCGCACCCAAGGAGGAGTGATACTCTGACGATAGATAAGAACCCTTTTAAGGTCAGCAGCATCAGGAGTGGCCTCAGCATAGGGTGTCCATTTGCCTTCAGCCTTCCACTCCTTAATCTTAGTGAAATCTACATCAAGACAGGGATAGTCTTTCATATAGTCAGGAATCAAATCCTCGCCTTGAAGAACCTGTTTGTAGCATTCCATATCGCCTTCAGGCGTAGCACCAGGTAGGTCTGCCATAATATGAATCTCAACTTTGAAGCCATAGTTCTTGAGAAGTTTGATGGCAGCCTTAGACTGTTTAACTCCGTGACCGCGATTGACTCTACGAAGAAGAGCATCGTCGGTATGCTGGACACCAATCTCGACGCGAGTGATGCCATAGCGGCGAAATCGGATAATCTCGGCATCCTTAATCTCATCAGGGCGTGTCTCAACACCGAGGCCGACAACGTGAACTTTTGCAGTTACATTGATGGCCTGTTCCTCCTCAATAGTGCCACGTGGTCTAGGATTTTCAGGATCCTCATAGTAGGTGTTAGCTGAATAGTAGAGGTCACGCACAAAGGTATCTGCAAGATCCTTATCATAGCAGCTGAAGGTGCCACCGAGAACGCGGAACTCAAGCTTGTCGATGGGATGGCCGTTCTTCTCGAGCACATCGAGGCGGTTGTAGACCTGCTTAACGGTATCGAAGTCGACGACGAGGGCACGCTTGAAGACATCCTCATTGCTAAGATAGCTGCGAGGCATACCAGGCTCATTGGGGCAGAAGTGGCAATTGTATTTACAGCTAAACTGGTTTGGAGGAAGAGAGATACTAACATTTACAATGCCACTTTCACTACGAACACTCTTAGTAATGAGAGCATTCCATAGTGGTTCTATGTAGGGATAGTGTGGAAGGCTCTTCTTAACAAGGTAGCGATAGACCATACCAAGTTCTCTCTTACTGGTTTGATATTTGTACTTCTTGGCGAGTATACGAAAGCAGGTATTGAGCCCTTCACTAGTATCATAAGAGGATGGGTCCATCTTGATAATATCTTTAAGGATAAGTTTGGTTTTGGGTGGGTTAGGAATAAGAGGAGTGGAGGTGATATCCTCGATGCTATCTTGGAATGCGGATGTCATTTTACTTGGTACAGATTCGCTAGAAGCTCACCTGTAAGGAAGGATGGAAGTATAAGCTTCGCAACAATTTTATATTGTGCGCAGGACTTCAATTTTTCTTTGATACCAGTAATAAAAATAATTTATTTATAAATACTTTAAATAAGAACAAACTCCATAATATATTCAGTCCCAGTTTTGATGATTATTACTTTTAAGTTATTTCCCATTTCTATATGTAGTTTAATCCAGGATTTATAAAGGCGTATAGTAAAATCCCTTATACACTTAATACTTGGCCGAGAGCAACCCAGATGGGTATGACAGATATGTTCAAAGATTCCAAGCCAGCTATTTGCATCTAGGTGCGCCTTTATGGCAGTAGTAATATTTACTTTGTTATTTTTGAAGCTATTATAAATCGGTTCATACAGTAATATATTTAGTAGTGAAGCTTGTGCTTGAATGGCTTCTGCAAATTCAATAAGTTTTGTGTCAATGCTTTCTCCAAATTGTGCTACAGTTGCTTTATGGAAGTGTTCGCGAAACTTGCCACGATTTGACCAGCTAGGTGTAGTATTCTTAAAATATGGGATACCTAGTAATTCACTGGTTTTATAGATATCGGCCTTATCAACGGTTAGAAGAGGACGCATAATGCGAACACCTAATTGTACTTCCTCGGCTTCCATTTTCTTTAAGTTCTCTAGGTGATGACAGTGGGCGATATTAGTCCAGATATTTTCTACTATGTCGTCCTTGATATGTCCCATTAGAACACAAGGTTCCCCTTCACTCACACAAGGCCCGCAGTGGGACTGATTTGCAGCACAATAGGCGGCAAATCGTAATTGACGTGTCATATCTTCGTAGAATTGCCTATCGATCTCACCACGCTTCAACCACTTAATTCTATACACGAATAATGGTACAGCAAGCTTGGCACAGAATTCAGCCAACAGACTATACTCGTGCTCTGACTCTTTTCTATTTCCATACACAATATGAACTGCGCTTACATTTACTTTATTATACTTAAGTAAAGTGAGCATTACCATTGAGTCGACACCGCCACTGAGACTTACAATAACTTTTCTGTCAGGTTTGAGGAGTGGAAGGAGTTTATCGTCGGCGGCAACGAGGGGATTCCAGTCCGAAGATGTATAGAGTTTAGGATAGTAATCACAGATGAGAGATGCGTCATATGGAAACATCTTGTGTTTAGTAATGAGGGTATTGCGAACAGTCTCAAGTGTGAAGGCTTTTTTATAGGTATCAATATAGAATTTTTGGAGCTCAGGAAAGTCGATGATTTTCTTATCAGCAGGAAGCCATAGATCATAAATGCAGACAAATATGAAGTTATAGTGTTGTATGTGTTTAAAAGACATTAGTGCAAAGATAATTTCAATCTCATCAAAGTCTTTGATTAGATCGAGATTATGTCTAAGAATATCTGCGGCATAGTGACGCATTCGTTCAACCTCTGACTCGTTGATATGACCAGATCGGCAGAAATGGCGACTAAACTGATCAAGATAGATGATCTGACCAATTATATTTTCAGATTGCCACTTATAACTGAAGAATAAATCACTGATTAATTTATCAACTTCCTTCTGCTTGGATAAATGAGTAATCCAGAAGGAGCGGTTCTTTTTCCAGAAATCGATAATAGTAGTTGTCATCTTGGATAAAGAGCTTGGATAATTAGTGCGTACATTTTATTAAGGCTTAATGGATTTCAATTTTTTTCTACATAGCCTGACGTTTTGTATAGAGAATATACGTTAAACAATACACAGTAAATACTCCTAACGCGCTAGAATTTATTGGGGAAAGTCGTTTATAAATCTCCATAAACGCTGCCGAACCTAACATTAATCCAGCATCTCCTAAAATTATTTTGCTACCATTTTCAACAGCATATTCCTTAAAAACATCCATTAATTGATTTTCACCTTTAGGGAATGGTCTAATAATAAAGAAATAAAATAGAATATCGTGTATAGCCTGTACTACAACAACTAAACCTAAGAATAAGAATAAAGAATAACTACTAAAAATAAATGGATATATAAAATTAGCAATTAAGAATCCTATCATAATGATTGTAACATCCGATAAAACAGCAACTAATCCAAATTTATCATACCATTTATTTAAGGATTTTCCACCAACATCAAGATATCTGTTTAGAAAAAGAACAGATGTATCAAGTGAAAGAACTGAAAAGAACAATTTAGCAACATCTGAAACGGAATTAATATACATTCTAATAAGTATAATATAAAAATTAGTCGGAATGAAATATAAATTTATATCTGTCATTTTCTGATAAATTAGTCCTCGCACTCAAAAACTTAAAATATTTTTTAGAAAGTTTGTATTCTTTGGGTTTTTTATTTTTGAGAACTTCAAGTCGGACTTTCATAATCATTCCAACCTGCCAAATTCTTTTATGAGGATATTTTTTTGCTTTATATAATCTCTCTAACCTTGTAATTGTATCCTTCACATCATCTACAGTTTTATAGCGAATAGGAATAGTATCTTTTGGATTTTTATTAATATATACATCAAAGCTCTTTTTAGGATCATCTGGATTAAATAAAAACTGTTGTTTTCTGGTTTTATTTAGTCCTTTTCTTTTCTTATGAGTATGTCTCATCCTACTAAAAATATATATAATATTTATTTTAGTATTTACTTACCAAGACTTGCAGCAATTGCTGCCTGTAGTTCAGCATCTTCTCCAAGTTCTTCTGCCAAAGTATCCTCTTCAGATGGGGCTACAACAGGTCTTCTTCTTTTAAGAGTAACTGTCTCTGTAGTTTTTTGAACATTTTCTACAGCAGCAGGAGTAGAAGCAGGAGCAGGAGTAGAAGCAGGAGCAGAAGCAGGAATAATAATAGTGTTTTCCTTTAGAGCGACTCCCTCACCAGGCATAGAAGCTATACTAACAGTATCATCATCCTCCTCTTTTGTATTGTGCTTCTTCTTAACTTCATCTGCAAAGTTCTTAGTCTTCATACTATAATACTGACCATCTAGATTAATATAAGGTACTGAATAGCAATAGGAGATACTAGCAGTACGTAATGCGTCATTAATCATTGTAATAAGTGTATTAATTTCAATATTAAGTTCTTCCATAAACTTAATAGCCTCTTTTACAGGTAAATCTGTGAAAGTGTTAATTTTACCATCTTCAGAGCGATAGTTCTGTACACGGTTAATAAGTTCAACTGCTACCATTCGAAACGCCGCGAAGATTTCTTGTACTTCAGTATCACGCTTTCTCTTACGTTCATTCTTGCCTAAGAGTTGTCCCCAATGTTTCTCATCAAAATCACTAAGTAGGAATTTTACATTTATAGTATTTGTAGTAGTATTATCAATGTGGCTACGATATGTGCGTTGTGAGATATCTTGTAGTTCTTGGCTGATGCGATGAAATTCGAAGAATAGAGCTGCCGCCTTATTGGGCATTCCTTTTGGCATTCTACGTAGTTCCCAAGCATTAGGATAACCACCGCAAGGAATATCTGCTGGATTACGAGGTGCCGCGCCTCCATTGCGCTTCATCCATTCGTAGTAGTGAGGGTTATGAATAACTCCACCAGTTACTACTTTACCTGTAGTCCAATCCCAAGGAGTTTGACAGGATATGCACCACATTTGGGAACATCCGCTGGATTTTTGAATAAATTCGCCGCAGTTAGGGCACGGTTTACAATCCTTCTTAATCATCTCAGCAGTCTCAACATCCTCCTTCTTACACTCGTGAGGATCATCGTGTTTCGTAGTCTTTGTTACAAAACACTTTGAACAAGAATAGAATTCACAGATACCGCACTTCCAGGCGGTACTTAGGAAACCTTGACAGTTTTCGCGGGTGCAGCGGCGGATAAATTTCTTCTTTTCTTCTTCTGGTTTTGCGTGTGTACCGCCATTAGTAGGAAGACCATATGCGGCGGGCCAACGAATGCGATTAATATCGTCACGTTTGGTTGCGATAGAATGGCGTATAGCGTCAGATTGAGCAAGTAATTTATCAAGCCTCTTACGAATATCACCTATATCTTGCTTAGCACCAAGTTTGGTATAGTATTCAGTGTAAAGTTTATTATAGTCGGTCATAATGATATCACGTCTAGTTTCAAGAGGTACAATTTCGAGTTTAATAGCATTAATTTTAGTTTCATTTTCGCGTTTTAGACGTTCATCGATGGCGACATCTTGTAGACCAGGTAGATTAGCACGTTCACGATTGATTAGAACTTCTTGGCGATGTTTAAAGTAAACGTGCTGAACATATGTCTTGGTACAAATCTCACGTAAAGTGGCATCATTATAGTTGACATTGCAATGGAGACAGTGTGCGTCTTGATGTTTATCAAGAAGATACCGTTCAATACACTTTGAACAACTATCAGCTTTACAGTATTTACATATACACTTTTTACGAATAATAGCTGTATAGTTATTTAGACAGATTGTACAGCATTCGGGTTCAGGCTTTTCTACAATGGGTTTCTTGGATCTGATAGTCTTGGATTTTGGTGTATCAGTTTGTAGCGAGGACATCGTGACTATAATTTTGAGATAGAGTTTTGAAGCGTCAATTTTTGCCCATTTGATATCAACAGTATTAAAACAATATAGAAGTAAATTGTTTTAATATAATAAGATAAGCATATCCGTAGGTTTACTCTTTTTTCCAGACTTCATAAAAGTATTCATAACAGGGACTCCAAGAAGCACAAGGAACACCTTTTTCTTTATAGATTATGTTGAACCCCTTACTTGTAAGAATGGTATCGACGACTTGTTTATGATTTAGATCGTAATAATCATTCTCCATAATGACAGTATGAATATTATCAAGCATATTAGGGTCTTCTTTGAAAATGTAGTATAATGACCCTTCACAGTCAGCAACTAGTACATTGAAGTCAATATCATACTTTTTACATAGTTCAGAATAGGTAATAGTTGGAATTTCAACGGCGCTAGGAGGAATATCTTTTTCAAAATGTCGTGGAGGATCAACTCCGCCACCAGTCATATATAGTTTTACGTATGAAAGACCAGCTGTTTCAATAATAGCGTCCGTATAAGTATTGAAATCAAGATTGGTACGTAGTTTTTGAGCAGTTTTAGGATCACATTCCATAATAACGTGATGTTTAGGGTTATTAACTATAGTTTGAATGATATGTGAAGCTCTGCCAATTTGGCCACCAATTTCAAGAACTTTATGATTTTCATTAACATATCGCATAATCATTAATTGCTCAGGATATTCCGCTTCAAATCCCCCCCATTCACAAATAGGTAAGTTAAAGTGTTTTTGAAGTTCATTCAAACGTAGAACAGGGTCTTTAATATGTTTACCAACTTGTTCCCACCAAATCTTAGGATTTCTATCATCTATAAGATGCTGACTTATTGAATCAATATGAATAATAAATTCCTTTGTATGTGTATACATATAGGAATTGCCTTTATGATCAAATATCATAATATGTTTTAGGATATTGGGATATGGATCGTATCCAATAATATCACATCGATTTCCATCCCCTGCGGGGATATGAATCCCATCATCTTTAAGGCATTTTTTAAAGACATCTGCGGTTATATTGATATAATGAGTATTATCATAGCCATATAGAACTTTCATTTTAGAATTATAATACATATATTATTTAAGTTCAACTGGTATAATTTTATTAGGCTCTTTAATTTTAATAATTCTTTTTTCAGATCCAGAATAGTTTGATAGTGGCATCTTTGGACTAATATACATATGAAAGGCGGTCATTACTGAATTTATATCTTTATCTTTTTCAGTATCACCTTCAGCTCCTGTCATAATATCAAATGCTGTAAGATATCCGTGTATGGCACAAATAAGGGATAAAAGTTCAAATTCTGATATAATAGGATTATAACTTATAACATTAATTTCATTAGGAAGCATATCTTTTCCATTCCAGTATTCGGCTGGTTTCTTTTCTTTACTCAATGTAAATTTCATTTCCTATAAGAAAGAGATAAAATGTCTTTAATATTCAATGTCAGCAAAATTTGAAACAAAACTCAGACTTAAAATAATATGAGCTAATCGCATATTTAAGATGAGCGTTTCTAATCAATTCCAGGTTCTAAGTGAAGAAGAGTCCAAGAAAAAGTCAAATATAGTCTATTATGATAATGGAAATATAAATATAAATGAATCTTTTCCAGAATATCAGGAGCTTTGTGATGCAATGAAACGCGGTGAGAGTTGGTATGATATTATGTATCCACGTAATCAAGATATAGTAGTTGATAATAGTGAATGGATTGACTCTGCAAAGGCAGGTAAAAAGCGTCAGCGACCAATTACTATTAACGATATTTCTAGAGATATTAAGAAGCCCCGTTATAATTAAATATATTATGTAAGAAAAATTGAATTATATTTTTCTTAGATAATCATTACACGCATATATTTCTCCAGATATTATAAGTAATTTCACAAGTATTCCAAGAAATGACAACAGACTACAAGCAAATTATTATTGATTCGCTTGAAGTTCTTAGAAAGAGGGATGTAGCGGATAAGGCAGTACACTCTGCTCGCGCATATGCTAAAGTAATTACACAGCTTAAGAATTATAATGGGACTATTACAGAATACGATGATGTTAAAAATATTACGGGTATCGGTGCAAAAATGGAAAAGAAAATTAAGGAGATTCTTGAAACAGGTAGTTTGGCAGCGGCAGAAAAGGCACGAGAACTCTATAATATTGATGCGCTAGATGCACTTCAGAAGATTTACGGGGTTGGTCCAGCAAAATCTACAGAGCTTGTCAAGTCTGGTATTATAAGCATTTCACAGTTACGAGATGAAGTAAAGAGTAATCCTAAACTGTTAAATGATAAACAGAAGATTGGATTGAAGTATTATGAGGAACTTCTTGAAAGGATTCCTCGTACTGAAATGGAAGAGCATCGTGATATTCTTCATACACTTCTTCCAGATGAAATGACAGAATATGATACTGAGATTGTAGGTAGTTTTCGTCGTGAGGCGACTAATTCGGGTGATATTGATGTTCTAATTCGTGTTCCATTCAATGTGGATGCGAAAACAGCGAAGGCCAATTTAGAGCTCTATGTGAAGATGTTGGAGGGTTTTGGATATATTGAAGAGATTCTAGCACTAGGAGAGCATAAGTGTATGGCAATTTCGCGAATGTATAATGGAAAGGCTCGTCGCCTAGACTTATTGATGACACCAGATGAAGAATATGCGTATGCTATATTATATTTCACTGGCTCTGACCGTTTCAATGTAGCATTTAGACAATATGCTATTGACAAAGGATATACATTAAATGAGCATACTTTAACACCAATTAAGGCTGGAGTACAAACGCCACCTTATATGAAGACTGAGAAGGATATCTTCAAATTCCTTGGGCTCCGATATATTGATCCGTCAAAGCGAGTAGATGGGAATCAGATTATTAGTATTAAGTCAAGACCTAAGGTAGCCACTTAAAAAATGCTATTAAAATAAAATAAAATAAAAAGTAGGAGATGGGTGGGCGATACTTTATTTTTGATATGGATGAGACTCTGGCTGAGTTATATTCAGTATATTATTTTATAGCAAGTCTTCGTCTAAAAGAAACACTAGAGAGGGTCAATAAAGATGAAGCAAATAATATTCCAGAGTCTCTAAATACTAGTTTGAATAAGGCTTATAATAAATTTTTAGAAGATGTACTAAGTGAAGAAACTTCTAATGAGCCGTTAGGTATTTTAAGGCCAGGTGTATTGGATATAATGACAAGATTATATAAACTTCAGAAAAAGGGGTTAGTAAAGCACGTTTTGATTTATAGTAATAATGGTCATTTACAGAGTTTAGAGTTTATAAGAGACTTAATTCACAAGCATCTAGGAACAAATAACTTGATAAGGGAATGTATTCATTGGAATCATCATATGAGGGATGAGGAGAGATTAATGCGGCCAGGTGCTGCAAATAAGACGTGGAATGTGATAAGGAACATAATGGTAAATGGGCTATGTAATGCTCCAAGTGATTTAGGACCAGACAATGTCTATTTCTTTGATGATTTAGATCATATAGATCTTCAAAGAGCACTTGGTAATAATTATTATAAGGTACCTGCATATAATTTTAAGTCTTCATTTGATAGAATAGCAGATATTTATAAAGAAGCATTATTATCATTGGGTGTAGATATAGATGAATTTATTGAATATATTATGGATATATTTATTGGTAGACAAGAGGATTATTCTAAGTTAAGAGATTTATCAATTAATAGAATAATAGAAGTATTTAGAGGTAAGACGGGTGACACAGTAGGGGAGAATGTGATGCCACCTAGTCCAGATAGAGGAATAGATATGATGATGGCTGCAATAAAAAAAGTTGAAGGGATGCGTGTGGGTGGGAAAAGAAAAAGGTTTGTGAGAATTAGTACAAAGAAAAGAAGGGGGTATCGTCGCGCAAAGACGACAAGAAAAAATTGAAATCATTTGTCAGGCTAAATAATAATGCGACTGCTATCCAAGATTATAAGTAATTCAAGCTAATATCCAAGTTATATCGAAAATGAATCTCCTTCACGCAACATCATCTGCTGTCGCATCCTTTTCACTCTCATCATCACCCTCTCCATTTCCCTCTCCTTCACTTCCCTCCTCACTTTCCTTATCGCTTCCCTTCTCACTTCCATCCTCACTTCCCTCCTCACTTCCCTTATCGCTTCCCTTATCGCTTCCCTTATCGCTTCCCTCCTCACGTCACTCCTCACCTGATATTCAGTATGTGTTTAATAAGACTATGACAACTATTACAACTGCCCTAACAAACTTACGTACTTCCCGCAATGTATCATCTAAGCAATTGACTCTGTTTATAGGTAATCAAAATCTAAAACCCTTTGTCACTAATTCATCTAATAATCTAACTATAGTATCTATTATATCTGTTATAGTGGCGATAGGAATTATTGGGTTCATTCTCTTCATAATTAGTGAGAAATTGTATTTAAAATTTAAAAAGGAAAAGATACACATTCATAGTCCTATCAATTGGATTATGAATATGTATAAAGGATATACAAAAAATGAGATCCTTCCAATTATAAGTCCTAAGAAGGCAAAGGAGTCTCCATTTATTGGACCAATTCCAACGCCAGCTGTTCTGCCAAATTGTGCTAAGCTAGATGAGGTTGAGAAGGGGCAGAATATTATGTTCCGTTTTCGCGGCCCAGTAAGTGCAAGATTTGAATCCAAAAAAGCCTTAAATGATGATAATACACAGATTACAATTGTAACAATTGTATAAAATAACCTCTAATAAACCAATACTAAAAATAAACAAATAATATTTTTTAGACTTATATAACACATAACACATAGCCCGCACTATTTTATATTAAAATAGCTCTCTTCCGATAATTGCTAAATAATAAAATAAACCCTAAAAAGTAGGAATGAAGCCTAAATACTTTTTTATGGTTACTCTAATCATTTTATTTTTAGTAATGATTGTGAGTACCAAACAAAAAGAGGGATTTATGGATGATTATTGTGCTAAATACAAAACCTGTATGGACTGTTCAAGCTCGAGTGGATGTTCTTGGTGTCCAAAGTCCAATGTATGCCTAACAAGTACTACATTAAAGAGTACGGATGCTATGTGTAACCAAAATAATACTATTGCGTCATCGTTTCGTTGTAAGGGAGCGGGTGGTATAGAGACACCTACTCTACCAGAAGCGATAGAATCAGATGATGTTATGTATGATTTTGCATTATACAAAAACAGAATTACAGACAAGATTCCGCCACCAAATCTTTATATGGCAGGAGAACTGAAAGTTAGTAATGAGGACCTATTAAGTAATATGAATGATGTACGAAACGATATTGCTAATTATAAGATTGAGATGCCAGGTATAATTGCGTCAACGGTTGAGCAGAATATTAAACCGATGGTAAAGGGAATTTTAGGTGAGAATTATTATATACAGGGTTTCGAAGATATGAATGCAAAAACAAAATGTTCTACTCTAAACTCGTGTAGTTCTTGTGTAGGGGATAATGATTGTGCTTGGAATCCGCGTGGAAATACGTGTGAAAAGAGGGGGCCAAACAATTTATGGCAGATAATTCAGCCCTCGAGGTGTGTATTGAGTTCTTCAACAATTGGAAATATGCTAAATAGGCCTGCAGGAAATGTATAAAAAATTGAAAATAATAATTGACCAAATAATATCGCAGCTCATTTCAATAATGGCATTTGATATTAAGAAATATAAATCCAAGTTCGCTTCAATGGATGCATACTTTGAGCATTCAAGAGCACTTAAAGAATATAATAAGAAAATTACGCTACTTAATAGGCACGCGGAAGATAATGTATCGTGTAGTATATGCTATGAGGTTATTGATGATAATCAGTATATAGATTCGTTCATTTGTAAACATTTATTTCATAATAAATGTATGAATAATTGGCTTGAAATAAAGCTTAATAGGAAAGAAGATCCAACCTGTCCAATGTGCCGCGAACAAAAAGTTATATCCATCTTTAGAGATATTTATACATATAGACAATGGCGAGAACAATATAGTGGAATATTTGAATCAATTACACGCCCACCCTGTATATTTGCTGATATAGAAATTATTGAAAAAATACGCCATAAACGACATATATTTAAAACTAGGAGAGATAAACTTATAACTATAATTAAGAATTTATAATTGATTTGTTCTCTATTAATATCATACTTTCTCCATTATCTTCTATTAATGTAATATCTCCTATAACAGGAGTAGAAGATTGAAGATTTTCAATAATTTTTTGTTTGTAATCTGTGTAATAAGAATACAAATATGAACCTATTTTTTCCCCGCCATACCAGATAGCGTTGGTTGTTATAGCAGCACCAGAACCTGCTAAAAAGGATATTCCAAGGGCACTAAAACGTGAGGTGGCTGTGATGGCTGGCTGTGCTATTGCACTATATGATCTAGCCATAGTTCTCACAGTATTTCCAGCTAGTGGTCCTACTAATAATTCTGTACCATAACCAAGTACATTTCCAGTTAATTCAATACCTGTTCCAGTGGCAGAAGCAGCGATATCCCCAGTGGTGGTAATAGTTGTATAAACGATGGCGGTGACTGTTGCGCCGACAAAAGTAGCAGGGGCAGAAAATGATAAATAATGAGTGGCACTCATTATAGTTAATAACCTATAGTTATCTTAGCAAAATATTTGAGGCTCGCAACGCGAATAAAATTGAAACCGTTGCGAGCTTAAATATAAGTCGTAGATAAATAGTTATTCCAAGAACACTACTAACTAACATCCATCCATCCTTCCAAGTTAAATGATGTCTTCACAAATGCTTACTGATCGCGATGCGCGTCTTAATGAACTTTCTCAGCTTGTTATTGATGGTGTAGTTACTTATAAACTAGATCATATTGCGACCATTTCCATCAATAGTCGTCACTACTTTAATGTCTTTCGTCGATACAATAGTGTCTACAACATTGTAGTAGAGGATAATAATGCTGATATTTATCTCCATCAGGATTATACTGTGCGTAAGTCTCTCCAGACGGTGATGTGTCTTCCTGAGCACGAGGCGGCACATCTCTACACGTGGAACGCAACCTCTTATAAGCATAATGGACCTGTGCCGTCTATGTCTGTTGATATTGCAGATATGCGATGGACTGAGCTTCAGACTAACTATCAGGCAGTTAATGTGAACTTTGGAGGCATCTTTCAAGATCCCCCCACTTATGAGTTTGATAACGTAGATAATACAGAAGCAAATAATGTAGTACTAGTAGAACCTCCTTCAACTCCTGTCGCACAGATTCGTTCTACTCCTACAGACCCTCCTGGTGCACCAGCACGCCCTCCTACCATCACTGATAAGGAGGCAGCGTGTATCCTTCTTACTCTAAGTATGCCTCCTCAGCCACGGCTCTTTATGAGGGGCGAATCTGATGGTCCTACGCTGTCTATGCGATTTGCGGATGTTAAGAAGCGTATAGAAGGTCGTCAATCGAGTTGTTATTGCCATATGAATTCGGATGATGGCGAGGATGATGGCGAGGATGATGGTGAGGATGATGATAACAGATATACAGTTCTTCGCAGTGGTACTCAGATTCCTAAGCCATTTACTCAGTAAATAAAAATAAAATTATATACTAAACAAATATAAATATATTATATTTTTATTAGTTACGCACTAAGCAGTATAACATATATGGATTAATAGTATTAAAGTCAAGATCAAAGTATCGTTTTTCGTCATATTCATAAAGAGATTTATCTTCAAAAAGGGTATTATAATCGAATAGGGCTAGATTAGAAAAGTAGCAGGCAGCTTGGAATTGATTTTCAGCATTGAACCAGTAGTCATCATTATAGGGTGAGCGTAGAAACCCATACATATATGGTAGACTTGGTATAAGGTTGAATAGGTCGCGGTGAACAATATATAAATTATTTGCTCGAATTACAAGAATATATAGGCCATTTTTAATATAATTATTTAGATCACTGGGTGATAAAGGAATGGAATTTGAATGATTTGGGATATAGCGTGATATGATATTATGGATATTACTGATAAGAGAATCAGAAATAATGGTGCTCATAAAATATTTAAGTGTATTTTCAGGTGTTAATTCAATTTCAGACAGAGTTAGTTCTTCATTAATTCGGTTAATACGTTGTTCAACTTGTTCGTCTGACCAGTTTAGCCAATGGAAATCGACAGGTTTGGCAAAGATTGTATCAGTGCGTGTTCGAATAATATAGTCATATTTGGAGTGGCCAGATTCATACTGACACATTTTAAGGTATGATAAGTACATTTGATAGTATTCAATAATGGAGCCACTATGTTTGATATAATTTTTCCATTTTTCGTCTATGTTAAGATTGGATAGTGATTTGTCACGAAGGGAGAGCCAGTCCGTGTGGTCAGAGAGGGAGAACCATTGAGTATGTTTGAGGTGATCGCCCATTTCTTGTTTTAGCCATTGATCCCATTCTTCATTGGGTGTATCAGTATCATTCTGGATACAAGCAAAGACATCAACGTCAGGAGTTATAAGAACATTTTGTTTAAAGTAACGAATAGTTTTTTTAATGGTGCGTAAGGCACCAGTGAATATAACAGCAACTTTCATTTATATACTATATATTTCAAGTGTTTAAGTCTAAGAATATAAAGATATTCTATAATTATTATTGTAGATATGGCATATCATTCACAAATTGGTCAAGATAAATGGGTAAATTCTATTTTAGGTAATAAACAGAATGGATATTTTATTGAATTAGGTGCGTGTGATGGATTATATTTAAGTAATACATTATTTTTCGAGAGAGAACTAGGGTGGAATGGTATTTGTATTGAACCTAATGATGTATATTTTGAGACATTAAAGGGCAATAGAAAGTGTAATATTAGTAATGAGCTAGTTTCATTTCAATCAAATAAAATAGTTGACTTTTCATTTTGTGAAGCAGCGAGTGGAATTATTGATGAAAATGTTGGTCCATTTACATCAAAAAAACATTTTGTTAAAAAAGTAACAAAAACTTTAGCAGAAATACTTGATAATATTAATGCACCAGAAATAATCGATTATTTATCATTGGATGTAGAGGGTCACGAGTACAGTATTTTAAGCACATTTCCTTTTGATAAATATAAATTTAGATGTATGACTGTAGAACATAATGAACCGCATCAGGGTCCCACACAACAAATGTTAATTAGAGAAATACTAGAAAAAAATGGATATAAATATGTAAAGGGTAATGATGATGTTCATAATTGGGGTCACGGGCCAATTGACGATTTTTATATTAATACCAACCTAGTTTAAAGAGATAATATGAATATTCTATTATTATGTTAGTAGATGGTGAAATAATTAAAAAGCTATTAAGCCGTTATGGTATTATTATAAGAGGAGCAATTCATATTGGGGCTCACGAATGTGAAGAGAAAGGATTTTATAATAATATTTTAGGGCTAAATGATAGTAAAATTATATGGGTCGATGGAAATGAGAATAAGGTTAATGAAATGAAAAGTAGAGGGCATCAAAACGTATATAATGCTGTACTTGATGAAGATGAAAAGGATATTATTTTTAACATTACTAATAATACACAAGCATCAAGTATATTAAAATTAAATCACGATGAAGGATTTTATAGGGATATTAACATAACATCATCTGTAGCATGTAGAACTGAAAAATTAAGTTCATTTTTAAAGAGAATAGAAAAAGATTCGGCTGAGTATAACTTTTGGAATCTAGATATTCAAGGATCAGAGCTTCATGTGTTAAGAGGATCAAAAGAGTTACTAGAAAACTGTGATGCCATTTATACAGAAGTTAATTTAGAACATGTATATAATGGCTGTGGTTTGATTCAGGATATAGATAAGTTGTTAGAAGAATATGGATTTATAAGAGTTGAAACTAAATGGACAGATATGAAGTGGGGCGACGCACTCTATTTAAAGTCTAAATCTCTAAATTAGATATAATGAAATTAGTTTTATTTATTGTAAATGGATACCCTCATAATAAAAATTATCAGGCTATTCAAAGAATGTGTAGAAGTTTAAATATAGAATATGAAGAGAGTAGTAGTATAGATAGAATTACACAATCAAATTATGATATATTGTTATCGTGTAATGTATTTGTAGATCCAAATATAATCCCATCAAATATTAAAATAATAATGGGTCCACAATTTTTCGTATTGCCAGAGGGGCCAATTATAGGTAATCAAAAATCAGAATTAGTAAATAATTGTGTATATAATATATTATCACCCTGGATTAGACACTTATATTTAGAGTTTGCCAATGATTTTATTATACCTATGAAGGAATTACCATTTGCAGTGGATACAAATCATTTTAAGCCAAATAATGATATTAATAAGGAGTATGACTGTGTAGTATATATTAAAAGGCGATCAAATGATCTAGTTAATTATACGCTAAATTTACTTAATCAGAAGGGATTAAAATATAGAATATTTAGATATGGAAGTTATAATGAGGAGGAATATAGAGATGCTTTACATAAAAGTAAGTTTATGTTAACATTAGATGCACACGAATCGCAAGGTTTCGCATTGGAGGAGGCGATGTCATCAGGAGTTCCCTTATTAGTGATGGATGCAAAGTCAATGTATGATGAGATGGATAATGGTGTCACAGCTACATATGAGTATTTAAGGTCAAAAAAACTTGTCGCGACATCTGTGCCATATTGGTCTGATGAGTGTGGTATTAAGATAATAGAACAATCAGAACTTTCAGACGCGATTGATAGGATGATGGAAGAATATAAGAGTTTTACGCCACGAGATTATATTGTGAGAACATTATCTGATGAGGTATGTATGAAAAGAATATTAGATTATTTTAAGTTAGATATATCGTCTGATATTTGTATTATAACAAGTGTAATAAATGTAGGCGACACAGCGTGGACATATTTCCATAAAAGAAGTCTATTTAGTGCAGAAGAAAGATATCAACAAACAGTTAAATCTATAGAATCAATACGAAAATATTCCCCAAATACTAAGATCTTATTAGTTGAAGGAAGTAAATTGGATGATCAAAAGCTAAATAATTTTAAATTTCTATGTGACTATGTATATTATATGGGAGACGATGAAGAAACATATAAAAATTGTATTTTGTCAAATTGTAAAGGTCTTGGGGATAGTTGGATGACAAGAAAAGGGATAGAATTTATTGAAAATAATGGTATTAGAGCAAAAAATATATACAAATTATCTGGTAGATATTGTTTAAATGAAAACTATAACTGTAATAATATTTCAAATGAACTTCCTACGTTTAAACATGTAATCGACAATGTATATTGTACATTTTTCTTCTCAGTTCCTTATAGTTATTTAAGTATATATAAGAATATACTTGATACTGTTATTGATGTAATGAAAGTAAGAACAGATATAAGTTTAGAAATAATTTTACCTGAGCAATTTAAAAATAAGAATATTGTCAGAACTATTGGTGCGGAAGGTCTTATAGCGGTTGATGAAACATTTAATCTATATAGAGTATAATTGATTGTTATAATTATCTAACTCTTTCACAGATATACGAATACACGCCATATTTTTGTATAAAAAAACTATTGGATGATGTAGGTCCATAAGCAGCTAAATTATTATCCTCTATAACATTTGAATATAAACCATCTATAGCAAATATTGTAGAATTTGAATAATATTCTTGATATTTTTCAATTAATTTATTAATAAAAGTTTTATTTAAAATAAGAGCGTGTGTCAAATTAAATCTATTAACTTTTGAAATAGATGTATTTTCTATATTATGTGTAGATACTGGGTCATAACCTAAAGTAAATAGATCCCAATTTAAATGTAGATTAATAAAATTAATGATGGATGATTGTAAGTTATCTAAATTATTTATAAATTGACAATCATCCTCAAAAATTACAACATAGTCATAATTCCTTTCTAAAGCATCCTTACAAATATTAATATGTGAAACAGTACATCCAATATCACCTGCCGCTCTTGTAAATGGAGTCCCTTGTTGTTGACAAGTTGTAGGATGACCATCTTCGATTAGTTTATAACCATCTGCACCATCAAATATGTGTAATTTAATATTTAACGCATGTTCAAGATCCTGAATTATAGGCAATCTTTCAGTAGCCTTTTTTAAGTGAATAATATAATAACCAACATTGCTTGTTTTAGTTAAATTTTCAACAACATTCTTAAAAGAAGCTACTTCTTTATTATCCATTTTAATAATATATATAATTTAATATACTTTAAGTTATTAAATTATATAGTTTAAAGTATATTTATTAATGATAGTTATATATGACTCATAATCAGCCAATATCTATACATTTTAATAAATTTTGGGGTGGATTTTTAGAGGGTACTAATCCTAATTCTGTTATATTCTTCATAGAGTTATTTAAAAAAGTATTTAATACAGATGTAATTGTGGAAAGAGATTATATAAAAGCAGATATACTTTGTGAACATATGTGTCATCCTGAAGATTCGTTAATTTATAAAAAACAGTGGAAGTATTCATTTTTAGCAACTGGTGAATGTGTTGCTGTAACACAATGTACCAAGTTCCATTTTAATGATTTTTCTTGTATCTTAAGTGGATTAAAACCAGATAGAGATCTTAAACGTCTCAAGTTTCCATTATTTACATCATATTTATTTTGTAATAGCGAAAAAAGTTTAGAACCAATAAAAATAGTACCTAAAAAAATGGTTTGTGCAATCATAGGAAATCCAAATGCTATTGTTAGAAGTAAATTTTTAGATGCTCTTGAGAAAAAGACTGCAATATCATATGGAGGACCATATAGAAATAATATTGGATTTTGTATTGGTGGAGATCATAATTCAAATGAATTAATTAATTTTATTAAAGAGCATAAATTTATGATTTCAATGGAAAATAATAAGGAAGATTATTATATTACAGAGAAAATATGTAATGGATTGTTCGCAGGTGTAATACCTATCTATTGGGGATCTCCAAATATAACAGAATATTTTAATGAAGATAGAATTTTACATTTAAAAGATGATTCAGATAATGAAATTAATAAAATTATTGACGAAATGCTTAATATGTCAGATGATGTCTATCTAGAAAAAGTCAATTCACAAATATTTAAAAATGGCAATAACGATACATTTATAGAATCAATTACAAATGATATCAAAGATTTAATAAATACATAGTATATTATTTTATTTTTTAATTAATATGACTATGGCACTAGTAGTTTCAGGCTGTGTCCATACTATTACTTGTTTTACTTCATTATCTGGTATTAATAGTTCATTACTATTTAATGATAAACCTAATTGTATTTTAGATAAACTTTCAAATAAAGTGGGTGATTCATCCCAATATTTTTTATGTTCATTAAATTGATTCCATCCCGATTCAGTTGGATACCAGTGTTTAATATTTGTATGTATATCCTCAACAATATAAAAACCACCAGACTTTAAATATGGCCAGAATACTTCAAGAGTATTTCTTTGTTGTGTACTAAAATGCCCGCCATCATCAATTATAATATCTACCGAATTCAATGAAATGTCTTTATTTATTGAATTCTTAAGAGACTCTTTTGAGTCCTGATCTGCGCGAGAGAAAAAAACATTAGGTAAATTACTAACATAAGATCCACATTCTAAATTAAAGTCAGAACAATAAATTTTAGCATTTTTAAAGTAGTCTCTCCACATTTTAATTGATGCTCCTCCAGCTATACCAATCTCAATAAATGATTTAACATTATGTCTAATTAAACTAAACAACTGTTCATATATGAGTGTAAAGTTGTGATATGTTGCTTTATCTGTTTTATATTTTGAACCCAACTGGGTTAGTGTGAGATTAGGAATATTATCTAAAAGTGCTGTATCAATACTTGTCATATTAGGATTTGTCATCTCTACCCACGCTCTAGTATCTCGCTGACCCATTAAAACATCAATTGAACTTCCAATATCAATTATTAATACATTTTTATTTTTACTTTTAATATCCTCAATAAATTTATATGACATTGCTCTTCCACCACATCCTAGCGCTAAAATACATACAGTGAAGCTATTAAGACTATCTAATATATTTGAAAATTCAGACCAAATACGTTCTCTTTCATTAAATGAATTATTGGAATTTCCTCCAATGTATATATTATTTCCAAAATAAAACTTAATTTTTTCTCTTTCAAAATCCTTATTGCCAATCACAATTGTAGAGTTATTTGCGATAATAGCTTTTAGAAATCTAACATACAGTTCAGGATTATGTACTAAAGTCTGATGAAGTGCAACGCTACTATATAATCTATTAAGATTAGGGATAAAAGAACATATCCTACTAATAAAATCTAATGCAATATGATCTGGACATTCGTGAACACCAGGCTTCATACCTATTTCAAGAGTATTTAATGATTTACAAAAAAAATTAATAGATATCATATCTGTAGATTTTAAATATCCCATAAGTAATTTATAACATTCCATCATTTCAATTGATGGTGTAGCTAATAAATCATTCTGACCTTTCATAAGATAAAAATCACCGTCTCCAAATCTTATATATGAACCTCCATTTTTATTTTGAATTAAATTAATTAAGTGAGTAACAGTATCAAATGATGATACATATTCCATTTGTATTATTATATACTATATAATAATATAAATCTTTAGGTTAAAATAATTTATAGTTTAATAATTCTCTTAGAGAATACCCCATCTGGGAGCAATGCAATTCCATCAATTATACACGTATAAGTTATTCAGGAGTTCGCAGATACGAGCAACTTTGTGCTAATTAAGCATTCAGGTACAAACTTAGAAATACCCTTAATATACTTTACAACTCCTTTCTTAAGAACTGCTGAGTCCTTAACAATGGACATTACATTCGAACGAATTGTATCCTTAGATAACTTATGATACGCACCCAATAGCTCAACTAGCTCACGAACCTCAATCTCACCACCGGGCTCACACACCTTCATAACTGATTTAATCCAAGTTATCTCCTTTTCCTCACCAGAATCGCGGAATACTCCTTCTGGAATTACTAAGGGACGATCGCTCACAATCTCCTCACTATTACGAGCCTTCTTCAAAATCCTATCAAGTCGTCCCTCACTTTCATCAAGAAGGTCGGCAGTCCAACGCGACAGCTCATCTAAATGCGCTTTATGACGGCGCCAATCTGTTCGACGCTTCGAAATATCCTCAATCGCCTTTTCTAACTCACGAACCATTTCTATTCGGTCAAACGTATTATTCTCTTCACGGTGATATTCCCACCAGATTCTGAACAGAGATGTTAGCATCTGGAATACACGATTCTCATCCTCTCCACAGAATTCCTCAAACTTGTTAATATAAATCATCATCTTATCATTATCAAACTCAGTAAGAAAATGACCAGCCAGATTCTTACCATATATATCAGTGGAACGCGAGATCATAACACCAATCTTTGCCTGTGGATTCTCTTTCAAGTCGCGAAGGAATTTTTCAACCTCTGCTTTTGGCACGACCGCTGTATAATTCTTAACTTCCCACATTACAACGTGGCCTTCCATTTCCATTGCAAAGTCCATCTCGTGCCCCATACCGAGCCGAGTATCTTTGATTTGAAATCCGCGACAGAGCCCATAGCTTCGTCTGAGTTTTTCACCAAACTCTTCTTCATAATCATTACCTTTCGTTTTAACATTTGCCGCCCTCTTTGAAAGATTACCAGAAAGCTTTGTAATCTCTTCAGATTGTTTAGAAATAGTTGCATTAAGAAGCTTATATGCCGCTTCCATTTTTACAAGTTGTTCCTCCTTTGATGTTACTAGCTTTTCCATAAGTTCTTCAGTACGTGTGGTGGCATCTTGAATATCTTTGGTACGAGATTCTTCTAGAGACCGTTTACGCGCCTCCAAACTTTCGTAACGAGCGGTAAGAATTTCGTGGTCTTTGCGAAGGAGACGCATCTTTTCCTCCCAGTCACGCGTAACCGCATCACGTTCCTTGCCGCGAGCCTCTTTAAGCCCCTCAGCATATTCAGCTCCAATATGATCCTTTTCTAAAGTAACTGACCGAATATCATCAAGGAGTTTTGTTAGTTTCTCATTGTACATTCCTTGAATGCGGTTAATCTCATTATCCTTGAGTTCAGTAATTTTCTTAACTTCATCATTGGAACGACGTGTTTTAATACTATATTGTATGTTTGCGCCAATCCATAAAGCTTCCTCTACTTCTTCCATTGTACCCTTATTATAAACATCTGGCACTACAAATTCTGTTTTGACGTGAATATTAATTTGTTTACAGGCCATATTATTTATATATCGCATCTAACGTTTATATTCTCAATAATAATGGTTAGATATATCTAAAGTATATGAAATTTAGTTGGTAGATGTTAATAAGAATGAAATATTTATTATCAGATTACGGATAAATATATTGGCTCGATATTCAGATTTAGAATTGTGTATATATTAAAAGATCTATATATAATAAGTCTAAATGAAAATTGTCTCGTGGAATATATTGGCCAATGAATTTATAAAAAAAGTAGACTATCCAATGATAAAAACAAAAATACTATTTAACCGAAAAGGGCGATTAACACAAATTACTAATATATTAAAAAATGCAAATGCTGATGTTATTTTATTACAAGAAGTAATGCTAGCAGAATATAACTCTTTATCTGATACTTTTGAAAAAGAGTATCATATTATTAGAAGAAATAATATTAATTGGTATAATAAAAAATCATATAGTGGAAATGTAACATTTTTACGGAAAAATATATTTTCTCTCTCGGCAAATAATGAGAAGGCCCTGATAAAAGATTTAGAGTTTGGACTTTATGTAAAGTGTTATTTTAGAGAAACTCCATCAAAAAATGTCTGTGAAAATATATGCTCAGTCACATCTGCACCATCAAATCAAGCAGTAAACAAGTCTGTAGAAATTAAAAATAATTTAAAAGATAAATTGGTGCCTATTGATATTATAAATGTTCATTTAGATGATATCTCTCACGCAAAAAGAATAGCAGAGATAAAAAGTATAGAAGAAGATATAATAACAGCTAAAAGAGTTATTTTAGGTGGGGATTTTAATCAAGATTATAAACCAAAATCAAACTTATATAAACTTCTTATTCAAAAAATGGGTTTAAAAATATATATTAAAGACCCAACGTATCTGATTGAAAAGAAAATATGTATTGACCACCTAATGACAAAAGGGTTTGGAGGAGATACGTGTGGATGTGTTGTAAATAATTTTGGTGATGATGTTTTACAACAATTTAACGAATACGGTTCTGACCATCTACCAATTATTATTAAGTTATGATAAAGAACATAGTTGATAAGAATAACATAAGTGCGTAAGTAATAATAAAAATTTTAAATATACTATAATAAATAAATAGTAAATGATTACGAATGAAATAGATGAATTCAGAAACAATTTCTTTGAAAACCTGATAAAAGATGAACAAGAAAAAGAAAGAGCTATAAAACTGGCGCAAGCAAACTGTTTTCATAATTATAATATAATGGGTCTTGTTAATGGGAATGGATATCAGAGTAGAACTTGCTCAAAATGTGGTCACAGTGCTTTTAAGAATATACGAGTATGGGAAGGAACAAAAAATGGCCAATGTACAATTCAATAATTGCGTATAATTATCAATGATTAATTAATATACGGTAATTAGAATGCTAAGTTGGTTATATGATATTTTTGTGGCAATTGTCACATTTGTTATGGGCCTATTTGGTTTCGATCTTAAAAAGAGAAGTGTAACATTCGCAGATGATGTGAAAGATGCCCCTAAAGAATCTGTAACTGCTTCACCTGATACTACTGCGATTGCAACTGCGACTACAGTTTCTGAAACTGTTGCAGAAACAACACAAGTTACAGAATCTACATAAATAAAATTGAAATATGTACACCATTTAATAATATTACAAGGCAAGATGTCAATGCCTTCTAAGATTATTATCCTTGTTGGATTCCAAGCCTCCACGAAATCAACCATTGCTAGAGAAATTCTAGAAAATGTATCAAATGCCGTTCTACTTTCAAGAGACGCTGAAGGTGGTACAATTGAAAGTCTAGTACCAAAAGCTGAACAGATGCTAAAAGATGGTAAGGTTATAGTTCTTGACAACACTAACCTTACAAAAAATAGAAGAAAGTTATTTATTGACTTGGCAAAAAAACACAATGTGTCAGTTGATGCTCAGTATTTCAAGACAACAATTGAAGATTGTCAGATTCGCCATCTTAAGCGAATGTATGAAAAGTTTGGAGAGATTTATCAAACAGGAACATCCCCAAAACACAAAAAAGACCCACACTGTTTCGGTTCAGTTGTTCTCTTCAAAGCCAGAAAAGATCTCGAACTTCCCACTAAAGATGAAGGATTCTCTAAAGTAATTATGCGCCAAGTTCCACCTATTACTTGGGATAAGAGTGTATATAAGAATAAGGCACTATTTCTGGATATTGACGGGACAATTCGAGAGACAGAACACTTACCTAATAAGTATCCAATCAGTCCTGATGAAGTTCAGCTCATTTATCCTGTAGAGATGATGCGTACCAAACTGGAATTATATCGCTCTCAAGGTTACACACTTATCGGTGTATCAAATCAGTCTGGTATCTCTAAAGAGATTATTACAGTAGAAAAAGTGGATGAAATCTTTGATAAAACGCGATCACTTCTAGGCTATTCAGAGGTAGAGTTTCCAATCTTATACTGTCCTCATCGAGCCGCACCAATTACGTGCTTTTGTCGAAAACCGCAATCAGGGATGGCTATGGAGTGTATTATGAAACTTAAGTTAGACCCTGAAGAATGTGTTATGGTTGGAGATATGAAGACAGATGAAGAAATGGCAAAACGACTAAATATTAAGTATTATGATGTTGCTGAGTTCTGGGCTATCTAAGAAAATTGAAGAATAAAATATGTATTATTTTTAAGACAGCCTACAAATATCCAAGAATGCATAAGAGACATATTCAAGCTCCCGTCCAAGCCTCATATAATTTGGAAGATGAAGTAAATATTAGAGAATATCCATATTATCGTAATATTCCAATAGAAAGTATTGCTGAGCGACAGCAACAAATGCTTCAACAATATAATTCTGTTACACCTGTTATGCCTATTACGCCTCATAATATAACATATGAAGAGTCTCTACCTCTCAGGCCTACATATGAAAGACAACAGGAGCAAAAGGAGCAAAAGGAACAAAAGGAGCAAAAGGAGCAAAAGGAGCAACCATTATATACTAAACCTCCTCCCCCTTCTCCTCTTCCAGTACTTCATCTTATTAAAATTCCTGGTGAAAATATGTACAGAGTAGATATAAGAACTATGGAGAAAAAGTTAGAAGATTTGCAGCGAGAGATTAATGAGAATACTGAAAAACTATCTGAGCAACGCCGAGCTATGGTCCTAAATGAGGAGTCAATTCAAAAACAATTTCAGAGAATCACTGAGCAGAATACTACAAACAATAATAACATAGTATGTATTCAACAGCAGCTTCAAGGATATAACTATAATGATAGGCTTATTCAGCAGCAAATATATACTTATCAATCTAATAATGCATATATTGAGAGTCAGAATGAAATACTTAGTAGTTTACAAACTCAGATTCTAGAATGTGAAGAGCAGAATGAAAAGGCAAAACAAGAAACAGAAGCACAACAGCAACAAATGACCTACCAGAAAACAATGCTTAGTGCGTTTAGTACAATGATTAATAATCCTGAATATTTTACAGAACTAATATCACTGTCACTGAGATGCTAATAACACTTGCCATACATAGTATAAACATATATATCCTCTTACTATTAGAAGATGCCTGATTATTCGATAATAAAGAATGGTATTTTTATTGGTAATGTTCATTCAGTAATAGGTAACTATAGTACAAATGATGATGATATTCTATCTGAAATAAATATTAAAGTAGTAATTTCAGCTTTAACTGAAGAAGAATATGAAGACTATATGATTGGTGAACAGGACTTCCATAATATCGAGTGGATTCGCCTAGTAATTGACGACGATAAAGATGAAAAAATATCACAATATTTCTTTGAAGTTCATAATATTATTAATAAAGCTCTTGTAGAAAATAAAAATGTAATTGTACATTGCGCGGCAGGAATAAGTCGTAGCTCATCACTTGTTATTGCGTACTTAATGATAGAGAATAGATGGTCATATGAAGAAGCATATAACTATGTAAAGAGTAAACGCAGCATTATTAATCCAAATATTGGATTTGTTAAACAGTTGAAGGCTCTAGAGTATAGGCTTAAGATGTACTAGTTCTGAAGGGGCTGATATTGCTAAAAAAAAGTATTTTTGTTTATTATTTTTTAAGTTATTTTAAGTATTTACTCATCGTCATCGGATGAATCTGATTCAGGATCATATGCGGTTCCCTGAGAGCACATTGCAAAGAGTTTTATAAGCATTTTGCGTTTCTCTTCTGCCTTGGCATTAATAAGCTCATCAATGTTGATTGTAGCTTCATTCTCTGCGGCAAGACGAAGGTGATAGACCTTAACAACTTCAGTTTGCCCCATACGAACTGCGCGGGCGATAGCCTGGTCCATAAGTGCACTAGTCCACCAAGGACTTACAAAGATGATTCGATCATACTCCTGAAGATTAAGACCAACACCGCCAGCTTGAAGCTGAAGAAGCATTACAGTAGTCTCAGTGGTCTCTTTCGATTTAGCAAGGACTTCAGTACGTTCCTTCTGAGTCATAGAGCCGTTGTAAAGGAGGATATTTTCATCTTCGACAAGGCACTCATTCAAGAGATATTGGCGGATAAGTGCCATCTCATCGTTAAACTGACAGAAGATAATGTATTTATGTATGCGACTATCGTCGTCTTCAGAGATGATTTCATTAATTTTTTGGAGCTTAGTACTTTGAGCATCCCAATCTTCGCGAGTATAGCCACTATCTTCGCGGCGTTTGGCATTGATATAAACCTGAGGATGAACGGAGATTTGGCGAAGTCTTAAGAGAAGCTTGAAAGCCTGTGCGGAGCTAAGAAGATCGCTAGAATACTTCTTCATCATTGCCTCAGTAGCACCCTGAACGCCATAGTAGAATTCCTCTTCAACCTTAGTGGTGAAGGGAAGGATTTCATTATAAATTTCAGGGACAGGAGGAGCATCCTTGATAACCTTGCGAAGAGAGTCGAGGGAGCGATGAATAACAAGCTCAGGAAGTATGCGAAGATAGCGAGGTTCCCATCGCCAAAGCTTAGAATAGGGAACTCCAAGAAAGGCAAGAAGAGACACTACATCTTTAAGGGAGTTAACAAGAGGAGTACCAGTAACAGCCCAGCGAATAGGGGCAATAATTTTGCGAGCATAGCGAGCCGCCTCACCATCGCCATTGCGAATCTTGTGAGCCTCATCGAGAACAACTCGGTCCCACTCCCTACGAAAGAGAGATGGATTATGATAGAGCTTCTCATAGTTAGAGATATAGATTGCTGGGCGATTCTTAATAAAATAGCGGGGTATAGGTGCATCAGAATTATTCATAAGCTTCCAGGGGACAGCGGTATCTTTCAAGGACTTTGTCTGGGAGACTTCGTAGACTGCGCAGCCTGCTTTTTGAAGAACAGAGGACCAGGTATCAATCATTGCGAGGGGTGCAATGAGGAGAGTTGTGGGTTTGACGTTGTTGATGATAGCGGCGGCAATCTGGATAGTCTTACCGAGCCCCATATCGTCACACTGAAAGCCGCCGCGAACGGTAGTATTCATAGTGCCATCACGATTTGGGACGAGGGTGCCATTGATTTCTTTATCTAGCATCCAGTTAATTCCCTCGAGCTGATGAGCAAAGTAGGTAAAATTGGTCCATAAAGGGCGGATCTTGGATGACATCTTGGATAGGCGTGGATTAGCGTGGATTAACTGTACAAAAAATTAGGCGTTATCGTTCTTCAATTTTTTTTGTCTTTTTGATTTTATATTTTTTATATTTTTATTTTTATTTTTGGTATTTTACTTTGTAGGCTAAAGCCTTAGGCCTGTAAGGCTAGACGAACTCATGTGGGCAAGAGCGATGATTGAGATTGGGTTGGGTGTTAGCATAATTGTTTGCCTGATTTGGGTCAAATAGCACGGGTGAGTTACGATGGACTGGCTTATAACTACAATGCGGATGAATATATGTGGTGAAATAGCAGGTCCCATCATTGCGCTCTGCGATAGGAATCTGTATGTGCCGAGTATGAATCTCTTTGAGCTGTCCATAGTTCGTGACATTATTCATAGGCTGAAGAGCATTATATGCGACTCGGTTGTGGACTCGTGCGAGGAACTGGCCAAACTGCTCTGAACAATGGTCAGGATTGGAGCCATCTGCGTTAAAGGTATATGTATCAGGAGAATAGGCTCGGTAGGAAATCTGACCGTTATTGTCAAAGATGAGGATGGCAACAGGAATATTCATATGAGGATTTTGGGCTGCCATTTTGTACAGATTTGCTAGAAGCTCACCTGTAAGGTCTTGGATTAATAAACTTGGATTAGCTGAGAAGTATTATTGAGCTAAGATAATACTATGTGTGTGATAGCATTTTTATATGGGCAGTAATTCATTTCAATTTTTATATGTTTGGGTAAAAAAATAACAAAACTAAAAAATCATTTTTGGGTTTGTAAGTTTTGTTATTTTTATTTTTATTATTTTCTATTTTATTTTTGGTTAGATTATGGGAGTTTAGATGGCATCGATATCTACCTCGGCAGTAGGCACACCATCTGAATCGCTGCCTTCATCGATAGCATTCTTTCCAGCCTTGCGATGACTCTTCTTACCCTTCTTGGTGTCATCATCCTCATCATCAGACTCGGACTCGTCATAGTCGAAGAGATCGTGGCTATCATCACCCTCAGCACCCTCCGTCTTAGCAGATGCGAGCCACGCAGGAATGCGATTTGATCGGACAAGGCGACCAATATCCTTCTTAGCGAAGACGGCCATAATATCGTATACAGCATCGGCTGTGTCAAAACGGGACTCATATTCGCGCTTATTAAGAAGCACAACATCGCTTACATTAATACGGGCCATCTTGCCTCGAATATGGGCGAGATGTTCCCGTTTATCCACGTCGAGGACCATGAACATTTTATTACCGAGGGTTTTGGTGATACGCCCATAGGTACAATCAGTGAGCTCATCGTTACAGGCAGCTTCGACTCGACGGTTATTTTTGGCCTCCTTGGCTCGGCTACTCTTGGATGTATTTTTGGCTGCGGAACGAACAGTTTGGCCTGGCATCTTGATACAATCTGCTTATTGCTTGGATTATAATTCGGTCTTGGAAGAAACTTGAATAGAGAATTCAAGGAGACGGACAGCTTGAAACACTTTGATTTGGACTAGGTCACATCTTAACATTAAGATAATAATTCACTTCAATTTTTATTTTTCTCATAATCACAGTATTAATAAAAACAAAAAAGTTTTCTTTGGTTTTCTACATTTTTATTTTTATTTATTTTTATTTGTTTTACTTTTTTATTTTAATTCATTTTTGTGATTATGTAAGAAGTAAGTGTTTTATAGTTATCTAAGCAGCAGAGAGAAGGAAGGGGAGGAAAGGGACCTCACCCTTAATGAGAGACGCGCCAGCAGCGGTAGGATGTCCCTTGAGAATGGTACCTTCAGTGAGGTTGAAGCCGCGACTACGAGCTGAGTAAACGTACATAGTCTTCTCCACCGCCGCTGGACCCTTGCCATACAGAGTCTTCTTGCGATAGTTGATAAACACATTAACCAGGGGATAGTGTTGGAACACAATGTGTGCCGCCTCAGTAGTATCAAGTGTGATGTGAGTATTATCAATGATAAAGACATTCGCACCGAGCCAGCCAGCAGGAAGATTCCAGCCAGTGATATAGTCCTGATTGAAAGTGTGGAAGGTACCTGCGCCAAGGATGCCTAGGAGGGCAATATCCTTCTGGTCGAGAATCTGCTTGCCCTGGGCAAGGACCATCATTAGACCGATAGGAGTAGTCATATTTGCGAGGAAGAGCTCAGTAAGTGTGAAGGCCTCTGCCTGCTTCTTCTGAACAGGCTTGTGTGCGATGTTATTCAGCACCTCGCGTATACACCGATCCTCGTAGCTGGGGTTATCCCATCGGTCAATGCGGTCGATGTGATGAAGCCAGAAGGGTACAGGTACAGCAGGATAGAACTTCTGCCAGGTCTGAAGGGCTGCGCAGGCGGCTGTATTGATGGGAGATGCACCAGCGGGCCAGTGCTCCACAGCGGATGCGTGGTGATCAATACAGTTGACGGAGAGCGCTCCACCAGCGATCCAGGCTACACGATGTGCCTCAGCAACTGACACATCTACAAGGAGAATATGTGTTCCTGCCATTTCACCTGTCTTAGGCCAGGTATTGGTCTGAGAGGGCGATATGGGATACATATTGACTATGCCAGTATTCTTGAGAGCGGAATGGGCGATGTAGGCGGAAAACCAGCCATCGATGCAGTTACCGTGAAAGAGAATTGTATGATTCGTGGAGGCTGCCATTTTGCTTGGAATAATTCTTGGATGAACCTGTAAGGTTTGAAAGCGTTAAGAACTTGTTAGCTTGGAATTGTGACGAAAGCGACAATATATTTTAGGCGGCGTCAGACTTCAATTTTTCTTTTCTCTAGCTGTAAAATTATGCTGAAATATCTAGTTAGAATAAGAAGTAAAATCATAAATACAAAAGCAATAGTTGCAAAAAAGAAAAATTGAAATCTGATGTCCACCGAATATTGGGTGTGGCGCCAAGATAAGTATAATTCCAAGTCAAATTATTCCAAGATGTCTATCATTTCAAATTACCGCGTACAGAACTATAAGGCTATGAGTCGTCAGTCCACTCCGTCTAAGAAGATGCCGATTCAGGTGGCATTCCCTATCAAGAAGAAGAATGTTGTGCCGCTGCCAATGGAGATATTTATCTCTCTCCTTCTGAAGGCTAACTCGATTGTACCTCCTGCACCTGTAGCACCACTAAAGCCATCCGCGCCACCTGCAGAGATGACAACACGGACAATCTGTGTATATGATAAGATCTACAACATAGATCTTCCTGTAGGATTTGATATCTATGAGGGCCTACGCAGATGGTATCCTGCCCTTTATGAAGCAGTGATTGAGGAACAGGCTGTGTGGGATAAGACATACATTCCAGCTACTAATCAACTGACAGATGAGGAAGAAGATGCGATGTGGGATCATTATGATTATCTTGAGTCACTATGCGATTTCTAAACAACAAATATATTAAAATAAAATAATTATAAATAAACACAAATTATAAATAAACACAATATACAAATCACAAAACATAAATAAATATTTTTGTTTTTTTAAATACGAATAATACACACTTCCTCTTCCTCCACATCACTAGTCTCATCTTCAATATCTGGCTCCTCATCATCAGAGAAGGTAAGATCAATCACCCCATAAAACTCTGAAACATCAGGAAGGGGACAAATATTCTTATTTGGCTTTTTACCATTGGTAAGAAGGATTTCGTAATGGCTATTGCGTCTGAAGAGGTGAAGTGGTGGATAAAGGGCATCTCCATTTTCAACTGGAGTATGAATCTTATCAATAGTTCTACCATTGTAGTTATGAATGATAATATCTCGTCGCAGAATCTGAGCAGTAGCATGAGGCGCGATATCACACAGTTCAGAATTCCAAACACGCTGATTACTATTAAGTTTCACTGCCTTTATAAAGTCTGCTTCTGTCTCAAAGAAGATAGAATATTCTGCCTTTTTAAAGATAAAGTATTTCATAACAAGTTCGCGCATTTCAATTGCATTGAGGCCACAGAAGAATCCTGTCGCTGTGTAAAAGCAATTGCCATCTGGGGCAACAGGACAGCGTGTAAAACCCTCTACGAGTTGATACGCTTTAATGCGTTCTACATTAGGATTTGGAGCAACTTGAGGACGCTTTCTGCGAATAATCTTGGATAACATTTTAGAGAGGAACACTTGGATGGTCTTGGCTGGCTCAAAAATAATATATTCAATCTGAGACTTCAATTTTTCCAATAAAAATAGAAGATATATTTTATATCTTTATTTGAGATTCTCTGATTACATAGACACCATATTAGATGTGACTAATGTCTGAAGATATAATTGGTATATAGTCATAAGCTGGTTATATATATTTTGATCATAAAGTGCTGCATCATATACCTCAAATTCTGCTAACTGATCCTTATAGGTATCAATCTTATCAAGTGGTTCTCCTTCTATAATTATAGAAGTAGAGTCTTGTTCTTTAAGAATGTCGTTATTATTGCTGAGAGTATAGATTGGCGATGGAGGATTAATGACTATTTCTTCAGTGTAGATAAAGTCGTCGTATGAGGGAATGATAATATCTAAATCACAACTATCATCCTGTTTTTGTCGAGTTAATCCAGGCGGTGGTCCTCTAGTGGCAAGCCTGACAGGTTTGGCGGTAATAGTAGGAACAGGAGCAGTAGGAGTAGTAGGAGCAATAGGAGCAGTAGGAGCAGTAGGAGCAATAGGAGCAATAGGAGCAATAGGAGCAGTAGGAGTAGCAAGAATAGTAGGAGCACTTATAAGTTCTCGTCGTATCTCTTTCCTCTCCTTAAACCATTTTTCAGCACGATCATATTCTTTTTTCTTCCCAAAGTTATATGAGCCCCCTTTCTCATATTGACGCTTTGAAAATAGATGATAGGCAGTATGCGGAGTATGCGGAGTATATGACATTATTCTATCTATACAGCAAATATTTAAACTAGTTACAGTCAATTTTTTAAGCACCATATTAGCAAAAATAATATTCTATTTTGCTTTTTTTGCTTTTTGGTCTTAGACCTTTTATATTGTTCTATTTTATTTTTTATTATATACAGTCAGCATTTAGGCAGTGAAGAGAGACTTATTTGCATCAATGAATGCACACATATTCTTATAACGGTTAGTCTTACCAGGAGGGATATATGTCTTTATCCACTTCTTATACTGTGGCATTATTGAGTCATTAAAGACAAGTTTGTTCTTCTCAAAGAGTGACTTCATCAGTTGGGTGCGAGCACCCAGTTCACTAAACTGACCTAAGTAGTTATTCATTTGCTCAACCTTGGTAGCTCCAAGCACGTTGCCCAACTTAACAGCATTCTCATAGTAGGACCAGTACCTACTGGGCTCCTTAATAAAATGGCCGAGTTGATGTTCGTGGGCTAGTGTAATGAAGAGTGACACATCAGAATTGTATAACGAACCTGCCACTGTAGTAGGTACAGGCTTAACAGGCTCTGTAACAGGCTTAACAGGCTCTGCAACTGGCTTAGCTACAACTGGCTTAACAGACTCTGTAACGGGCTGGACAACGGTATTCGTTGCCTCAGCCAGGCTGCTACAGCGGCTACAGGGACATTTGCCAAACTTAGTAAGAACAGCATCTGCCTTCTCAACCACAGCAGGCATATCACTATTTACCCGCTTGAACTCATAACACTTCTTGATAACAGTATCCTTGAAGCGTTCAGAGCTCTTAGTAAACTCTAGTGCCTCACCACTGACATAGTCAAGGATCTTAATAGCAGCAACTGCCTTGCTCTCCTTGCCTTTAAGAGTTTCAGACATATCAAGTAATACTCTAATTACTGCAATATGCTTGTTCCTCTCTTCTACAGCAACAAAGGCCGCGGTGTCAGGAGTAAGAGCAGGTACAGGTACAGGAACAAGCTCTGGTGTAGGCTCTGACTCTGGTACTACAATATCTACTGTACCACTTGTTGATACAACATTGTTACCAGAAGTCATAGTGATAGTCCAATCAAGCTGGCTATCGTTGTTGAGCTCTGTAGGTAGAGTAATACTAGCAGTAACATTATTGAAGGTAATAGAACGAGTGAGAGACATCTTGGAAATAAGTGTGTAAAAGCTTGTAAACTTGGAAGTATGTGTGTGTTGCAGAACAACTCTAATTTTGCGGCGCACCGATATCAATTTTTTCAGTAACAGGCATCAAATAAAAATATTTTTCTCTTTTTAAGTTTTGGTAAATAAATTCTTTAATACTCCGTTATAAATTGTTATGAAATGTCCATTCTTCAGAACCATATACTGATTCATCGAGTGGATTAAATTGTATCTTTTTAGATTCATCTACGAGATCCATAAATTTTGCATAGTTCTTTCCTTCTACAACAAATGTGTAAAGGAGCATACCAACACGCGTTGCAATTGCGCCTTTGATGTTGCGGATTTTGTAGTAGTAACCAATGGAAAGTTGATCTGTTGGGATGCTAGGGCTTAGTGTGGACATCTTGGAGTAAACTTGGAAAAGGTGATAAACTTGGAATATGTATGCGGTGGTGAGGGACAACTATAACTTTGTGGGGGCGTGTATTTCAATTTTTTCTATACTAGCGCCGTAAATATGATGCGCTCTTATCACAAGAAAAATATTGTATTCTTTTTACTCTTTTCTTATTTCTACTGATCATAACCCTCACAGTATATTAGTGGCGGTCACTTGCCCCCTTTTTTCATATTTGCTTGTGCTTTTTGTGTACATTTGTCACAGTCTACTAATCTAGGCCAGTCAGACGCTGCCTTGGCTTCCGCCACAACTCCTCTTGAATGTAGCACAGATATCATAGCCGATTTGAATATGGTTCTTTGATAACTATATATAGTCGGATCATAGTACTCACAATAGTCGTTCAAAGCCTTAGCATCACTTGGAATGCCGTGTATACATTTGGGCAGAGCGTCATACTCAAGTTTCCGCATATGCGCAAGTATAGCCTTTTCACGCTCCTTCTCCTCTGCTTTACGCTTATTTTCAGCGATACGACGTATCGCCTCTTGTGCGATATCATCGGGTACAGAGGTGATATGTCGTATTGCGAGCTCCTCTAGCACGTGCGCGTCACCATTATTTGTGGTGAACATCTTGGATAGTCTTGGATATTTATTGGCTTGTGGGCAGCTTATATATGTTGTGAGCACCATTCAATTAGCTCTTCAAGCGATTTCAATTTTTTTGTGGCACATGTCATAAAAAAATATGGTAATTATTTAAATTGTAGTTTATTATGGTATAACAGGTTTATTTACAGGTAGCGCAGCTTAGTCGCGAGCTTAGTCACGGTCTTCACATCGGCTCCTACAAGTCTCAATACAGCCGCAAGAAAGAGTGCCACAGTCAGCGTTACAGGCCCAGGACCCACAAGGGCAACAGGGCTCAGCGTGTAACCACTCCTCCTCATAGGAGTCATATAGTAAGTAGCGCTCATCATCATAATAATCACAATAGCTAGGATCATCTGAAGGATGAATGTATGCAGCACATGTAGGACACTTTGTATTGTTAGCGACTATGTAGTGGTCATTAATACACTTAGCACAGAAGATGTGCTTACAGGCATTCAGTACCTGCGGAAAGACAAGAACATTAGTCCTTACAGGTGAGCTTCTAGCGAATCTGTACTTACAGAGCTCACACTTCACAGCAGCACTAGCGCCAGCACCATCAACGGTAAGATCACGCCACAGGTGGGGCAGTGCAGGGTATGGATTTACAAGAGGGATCTTCTTGGTGAAGGTACTAAAGACCTTGGATGACGGCTTGCTGCCTAAGGGCCTTGGAGTGCGCCAGTTAACAGACATATCTGCCTTAGATGGCATTCTGCTCTTGTAATAAGTGGTAGTCATTATAGTCTTGGTACAGATTCGCTAGAAGCTCACCTGTAAGGAAGGTCTTGGAAGGTCTTGGTACAGATTTGCTAGAAGGTCTTGGATGGTCTTGGATGGTCTTGGAAAACTTTACGCGTTTTTTCGTGGGGAGTCAAGCTATACTATTATCACACCACTACACACATTCAAAAGTGGGGGAGAAGATTTCAATTTTTGTTGGGGGGCGTGGTATGTGTAGTGTATGTGTAGTATAAGTAGTACTTGATAGTATATAATGTGTGAAAAAAGTAAGTTATGGTGGTTAGAGAAGTTTGTCTCAGGGCTTAGTACAGATTCGCTAGAAGCTTCACCTGTAAGGTACAAGTTCGCTAGAAGCTTCACCTGTAAGGTACAATAAAAAAAAGGGTAAGAAAAATTTTAGTTTGTTTTTGTGGTTTTCTACTTTTTATTTGGTTTAGGGGTTTTCTATTTTTATTTGGTTTACTTAGTTGTAGTAGCCACAGAGGGCTTCTTACGTGGCAGAGTAGGTATTTTTTCTAAAGCAAGTCTCTTTCTAGCTTCAGCCTCAATTAGTTGTTCTTCTTTTTCACGTAGTTCAGCCATCTTAAGTAAGATGCACTCTTCACGAATAGCAGCTTTTGTAGAAGCTGGTATTTCAGCAGATTTGAGAAAAGAGGCTACAAATGCACGATTAAATGGGAAATAGAACGGACCATCGCCAAATTTGTACCACGGTCTTTTGAAGTAATTTTCAACAAATATATTTTTGTTATATAAGGCCACGTATGTGGCAGCGTATAGGTAAGCCTGTGGCACCTTTGCGGCCTGGTCAGAGAAAGTTAGTACCTTGTCGAGAAAGGCTTGAAAGATTGGAGTATTGTCCTTGATAACACACACCTTAGTAGCGATAAGATGATGTTTCAGGGATCCATGGTAGAAGCCTATATCGAAGCTCATCTTGGATAGTCTTGGAAAGTCTTGGAAAAGTCTTGGAAAAGTCTTGGAAAAGTCTTGGAAAAGTCTTGGATAGTCTTGGATAGTCTTGGATATTTGAAATAGGAATGCCATACACGGTTTCCCGTGTTTCGCTGCCTCCCACGGCAGCTCATCAGTGGCTTTGAAAAATTTTTTCTTTGGTTTTGTAGTTTTCTAGTTTTTATTTGGTTTATGGTTTTGTGAACGTTTTTATTTGGTTTAGGGGTTTTCTATGTTTTTGTTTGGTTTTCAGTCAGGTGTTTAGCGATCG